AGAACCACCTACAGAACCACCTACAGAACCACCTACAGAACCACCTACAGAACCACCTACAGAACCACCTACAGAACCACCTACAGAACCACCTACAGAACCACCTACAGAACCACCTACAGAGCCGCCTCAGCCAACTGGCTTCGAACCAATGCTCAATAGCATCAACCTAAATGACTCTGATTACCAAGTCATTCGAGTTCAGAAGCAAAGCAGTCCTGTCAACATAACCCCATACGTTGAAGAGGCTAAAAGCGCTAGAAACAATGGTAAGATACCCGCTCTTTTGTTGGAAGCTGGCGGCGAGTTTATTGTGAATACGAGAGATACATATTGGGGTTGGGGACAGTTCTTGCAGTCTAACAATCCGAATAAGCCCGCTATCTTCGGTCGTTTCGGCGATGGAGACAGGCCAACCATAAGACCTGGAGAACCAGGCACCAATCTAATGACAATGATTGGCAACGGCAAAGGATACTGCGAAAACGCGCTTATATCAGGAATCCGCTTTAGGCCTACACCAGGATACGAATTCCGTGGCAAAGGCATCTCCATCGTTGATAAAGGTCTGAATGTCAGGTTTGAAGACTTGGACATTCAATGGTTCCTAGATGGCTTTGTTATCGACAATGGCGGCGGCGCTAAGAATAGTAACTCATGGTATGAAAACCTTACTGTTGCGGGTTGCATTATCGCTCGCAACGGAAATGGGTCAGCTATCGATGGCACAGACTCGCCTGATAGACATAGCAAGCGTTCTCAAGGCGGCTTCTTTAATGGTGTTCGAGGAATCGTTTTTGAATACAACATCGTTGCTTTGAACGGCTTTACTACATGGCATGATCCTATTAGGCAACAACTACCAGCAGACATTAGAGATGACGATAGAGCGAATGCCTCCGTCTACAGCCATGGTGTCTACACTCAGTATTGGTGTGATGACCGTCCTGACCTTGGTTTGCCTATCATCTTCCGTAATAACTACGTTTACCGCAACGGTTCGCACGGTATTCAACTTCGCTCTGGCGGAGTGATGGAAAACAACGTTTTCCATAGAAATGCTATCGCGGCGTTTGGTGGCTCGCCTGAAGCAATCAATACCGCAGGAGACAAAGACTGTCGTTATATTTGCGATAACAACCTTGTTATTGAAGGCGAAGCTATCAACAATAAAGCTCTTCGTAACTGGGGACTGCATCTGAGACCCGTTGATCAAACTTCTCAAATTACAAACAACGTGTTGATTTCCGATGGAACAAAACAAAATAGAGGACTCATGTATGACAATGATGCCCCAGGCAATGCCACAGTAACCATCAGCGGAAACATTGTAGTTGGATTTGGAGCTTTGGTTCTCTTTGATAGTCCCGTCAATGGCAATCTTGTTGTAGCCAATAACAGGTACAGCCTTGAAGATGGTCTTGGAACTCCGATAAACGACATATATCGTGTATCAGGTTCGGGAAGAGACGTTACTCTGAATGATTTCGAGAGCAATGACAATACTCCCATAAACTACACTGCTCCTAAAATGACAGATGTTTATGGAACAAACCTCGAAGCCAATCTACTGAATGGCATTATGCCGGATGACCCAATAAACATCGTGGAAAGATTCAGAAACGACGCTTTGTCGTAACAAGTGAAACCAAGAGCCGATATACTCGGCTCTCTTGCGGAAGAAGCCAACTGGAAGGCGGCAGGCCACAACCTGCGTCAGACTAGAATGGGAACCTGGGCAGCCTAGAGCGAAATGCGCAATAGCTCATGGCAAGAAAGCGGAACATCGGTCGCGGCTATAATCCTGAGCATGCACGGGTATGCCGAATAGGGGGTTCGAATCCCTCCTTCCGCTTTTAGTGTGAAAGACTAAAGCCATTCATGGCTATAGTCGAAATACGTAACACGACCTACCCAAGTCGTATACAACTGAATATTGATCAGGTGAACATGCAATCGCCTATAATATCAGTGTCTACTGATATAGGCGAACAAACGATGCTCTTTATTGACCATTTGATGCCGACTCAATGCGGGCTCAGAAACCCTGACCTCATTGAAAGGATGATGGAACATGCCAACAAAGGTGGTATGTTCAGTATGGATGTTCTGCAAAGATACGGAGGAGACGTAAAAATTCAGGTTCGTCAGTTTGAGGATAAAAAGCTTTTTCTTCATGACGGCCACCACAGAACTCTTGGAATCTGGCTTTCTGGTAGAGATTTTCTGTTTCCTGAAGAATATGATTTGACTTCTTTCAGGTATGCAGATTATACTAGTCCCAACTTCGAAGTAGGCTTTGTAACGCCCTTCGACCCCAGAGAAGAAGTCAGGCACTTTGAGTTTCATAGCTTCAAACATGAAGCTCGCGAGCTTGCGAAGGTCAGCGTCGAACAGGCGATGATGTTCATTGAAGAAAACCGTCAAAGGTACTCCGAGAAGCGGAGTTGCTGGCACGTAAGCCAGCTTGCTAACTCTTTGAATAGGCAAAGAGTCGAAGATAAGGAGAATGAAAGTGGGATACACCAAGCACTACAGCAGGAACAAGACTGAGACGCCGCAGACCGAACAGGCTTCGCCGAATCAGGAAAAGAACAACGCTGGTGGATTCAGCTTCGTCATCTCCGATTGGGACCGCCTTGAGCGCTTCCTGATCATGGGTAGCGAAGGTGGAACCTACTACGTCGGTGAGCGCAAGTTGACTCGTGATAACGCCAAGTGCGTTGAGCGATGCTTGCAGGCAGACGGTGCGCGCACTGTTCAGATGATCGTGGACGTTTCGGACGAGGGTCGTGCTGCAAAGAACACTCCTGCTCTCTTCGCGTTGGCAATGGCCGCAGCTTGCGGCTCTGAAAAGCAGGAGCTTTCGCAGTCTGACATCGAGACCAGGAAGCTGGCTCTCGAAGCGCTGCCGAAGGTTGCGCGTATCGGAACGCACCTGTTCATCTTCTCGCAGTTCGTTGATGCCTTCCGTGGTTGGGGCACGGGCCTCCGTAACGCAATCGCAAACTGGTACCTCGACATGGAACTGGGCCGCTGCGCCTACCAGGTCGTAAAGTACCCGCAGCGAACCACGGAGCAGGGCGAGAAGGCTTCGGTCTGGTCGCACCGCGACTTGATGCGTAAGGCTCACCCTGTCACGAAGGATAAGGACCGCGACCGTCTCTTCCGTTACATCGTGAACGGTGGATTCGGGGACAAGCTGCCTTCGAGGGTCAGCAAGCCCCTCAACATCTTGGTTGGTACCGAAAAGGTCAAGAAGGCCAAGACTGCCAAGGAAGCTGCTGAGCTTATCGAGCAGTACAATCTCCCACACGAGGTTGTGCCGAAGGAACTCTCGGGTGATCCTGTTGTTTGGAAGGCTTTGCTCCCAAGCATGCCTCTGAACGCAACCATCCGCAACCTTGGTCGTATGACGGCCAACGGTCTGCTGACCCCAATGGGCGAAGAGACCGGCATGGTTATCGAGCGCATCACGGACGCGGAATACGTTTCGCGCAGCCGCATCCACCCAATCAACGTCCTCGCGGCGTTGAAGACCTACCAGTCTGGTGGTGGATTCCGTGGCAAGCTCACTTGGAAGGCAGACCAGAGCATCGTTGATGCGCTGGACGAAGCTTTCTACATGAGCTTCAAGAACGTCGAGGCAACTGGCAAGCGCCACTTGCTGGCAATCGACTGTTCGGGCTCGATGAGTTCGCGCTGCATGGGTATGGAAATGCTTTCCAACCGTGAGGCGGCGGCTGTCATGGCGCTTGCAACGATGAAGGCCGAGAAGCAGACGCATGTCGTTGGCTTCTCGAACGGAAGCGGTTTCCAGGTCAAGGGACAGTCCCGCTACGGTTGGGGCACTGGTATCGACACGTTGAACATCTCGTCTCGCATGAGGCTGGATACAGTGTGTAGCACGATGCAGAAGTTTGGTTGGGGCGGAACCGACTGTGCATTGCCGATGCTCTACGCCCTCGACCGCAAGCTTGAGGTTGATGTCTTCTGCGTCTACACGGACAATGAGACTTGGGCGGGCTCGATCCACCCGCACGAGGCCCTTCGTAACTACCGTAAGGCCATCAACCCTGAGGCGAAGCTCGTCGTTCTCGGAACGGCTCAGACGGAGTTCAGCATCGCTGACCCGAACGACGCCGGAATGCTGGACATTGCGGGCTTCGACTCTGCGGCTCCGCAGGTCATCGCGAACTTCGTTCGTGACTAACTGGGAGTAATCCCTACAAACAAAAGCCCTCATCTTCGGATGGGGGCTTTTTTGTGTGAATACCTAAACCAAAATGCATGTGCTTACCGAATTAATGTGTAGACGAACGCTCATGTGAGGTTCGTTGGATAAATGTTGACCTTGCTTTATAAGGAGGTAAGCTATGGTAAACGGCAAGAGTCTTTCTCGACGTGCGCCGACTCAGAATCGGCAAGAGGTAACGCTGGGAAGCGAACACCCTCTCAACTTTAACAGTCCTATTCTGGACAGCTTTTTCAACTCAAGCATCGGATTCGATGAGATGTTTGAACGCCTTTTTCAGGGCGTCCCAAAAAAGCTAGACACGTATCCCCCATACAATCTTTTCAAACTAGACAACGGTTATTTACTAGAAATGGCGGTAGCGGGTTTTTCGCGGAAAGACATCAGTATCTATCGCGAAAATCAACAACTCATTATCGAGGGCGCAAAGCCTTCTCTGAGTCAAGAAGAAGAACAAGCCAACTCGAAGTCAGTTCTTCATCAAGGCCTTGCGCTCAGAAGTTTCAAACAGGCTTTGAGAATTTCCGACTTGATCGAGGTCCAAGAGGCCCGCCTCGAAGATGGCATTCTCCGAATCAGGCTTGAAACGGTCGAGCCTGAACAGCCCGATAGAGAATATATAGACATCGGGTAAGCAAAAAAGCCCTCGTCTACAGACGGGGGCTTTTATTTGATATAGACTCTCTTTATTGAATTGTTTCAATCGCTTCAGGATTAACCTGATCCATATTATTACTGATTGAAGTATTAGATTCAATGGCAGGATCATTAATCGTACTGTTTACAAGTTGAATAAACTGCGACTGCGTGGGCGTAAGCTGACCGCCTTGCTGCTGTGTAATCTGAGCCGCAGCCATATCGATACTGTTACGAATCTGTTGTGGGTCAGTCATTGGGTCGAGTGCCTGAATCTCCTGAACAAATCGAGTAGCATCAGGCACCGTCTCATATGCAGACTGAATCCATTGAGCAACGAATGCTACAATATTTACCATGTTGGCTCGTTTATACCAGTTCATTCGTAATCGGGCTCTGCTGGGTCATAGTCGCTATATGCATTACGTTCGTTCGTGTGACTAATAATAGCATCCTTAGCCACAGTCATAAGCCTTGCTGGGGACGAATCATTCGGTGACAGATATTGCTGAGCCACAATTTCTGTTCCTGTTAACACAAAAACTGATGACCTTAATAAGGCTTCAAAAGACATCGGTATCCCCTCCAGACGGCCTGTGCCCATAGGTCCAAACTGTAGATTATTCAGTCTTTCGGCGAACTCAAGCTGAATACGTATAGTGTATTGCTGGCCCTCATATGAGGCTTTGATCATAAAATTTGCTCGTTGACCATCGTTGATGGAGTTTTTATGAGACTCTACCGCAATGCCAGCATCTTGCAGCACAAAATCAGCGGTGTTGTTCATATGATAATAGAACTCATTCCACCAGTTTGAATTCGATTGTGCTTTTTTCCACCAGTTCATAGTTTCTTATTGGCGATAATTCTAACAAAACCTTTTTAGATTATGCTATCTCGCGAATACCCCATCCGAAATAGAGCCTTAGCTATATCATCGGCTGTCTCTCTGATAGACTCTTCTGACATATCCCAATAACATGCAAAAAGCATGTATTTGAGAAGAGCGGCACATTCTTCTTCGCCCTTAAGACTGACTCGAACTTTGATTGTCTTATTTGGAAGGTCTGCACGAGTTGTATATCCATTGATGCCAGTAGGCAATCCTGCAACACGCTCATAACGATATCTCTTGTTACGAAGCATGATATATTTAGGAGGGTCTTCGCGGCGATCTACGCGGTCTCCTGGTAATCTATACCCCAATCTCCAAAGACTTCTGGCAATGTCCGTAGCAGAAAACTGTATACCTTCTTCGCTGATATCCCAAAAACAAGCATGAAGCATCTCATGAATCAAAACATCAAGACGCCGCTCGCCGCTGAGTCCAACATAATAGCGTATCATTGGCGATGTAGACCTTGGGTCTGAGCACTCGCCATGATTAGGATTATCTGTTGGCCCTAATCTAGAACAAAGAATAATGCGAAACCTGCGGCCTCTGAGGGTAATGTGTTTGATGTTTCGGAATGCTTTACGCATACCTTAAATTCAGTAATTAGAAGCTACCACCCTTCCCAAACCAACGATCCACGATGCAATGTGAACATTTTCCATCAAATCATCAAGGGAAGAATTAGAAGCAACTCTGCTGTCGTATAAAGCGCATAACATACGCTCAGCAGCCTCCTGGTCAAAGTGATAGTTCTCTAACTGAGAAAGCATTCGCGGATTACGGACGCATTCAAGAGTACAATGCGAGTTTGTAAATATTCCTGGCATACAAGTCGCTGTAGGAATTCCTCTCGCGATAGACCGGATAAACACGCTGCTAAAATTTGTAACAACGGCTCGGGATTGAGCAAGCGATTCGCCTAAATCTCTTTTGTCTATTTCCCATCCCTGAGCATCGCAGAAAGCAATAGTCCTCTCGTATGCCTCTTTGTCTTGATGAGGATGAAAGCGGACACATATGGGCTTATCAGATAGGTATTTCTGAACCTTTTCAAGCAGTTGAGAATCCCAGCCCCAATGAGACTGCAAAGCTACAAGATAGTGACCATCCTTTTTGTAGCCGCAATACGCTTCATGTCCGAAGAGCCTTTCAATATAGGTCATTGCTTCATCTCGCCGGTATGCTGTGGGCTCCTCTCTGTTCAACAGATGCGATGAAAGAGTTGACCTGCTATGCCACCCTGCCGAGTTGATATAAAAGAACGACTTATCGCCAAACATATCATTCTCTAGATAGATGACATTACGTTTGGCAAGCATCTCATACGAAGATTCTTGATAGCATCCCCAAGTAATGATGTTATCGAAGTCTTGCATAAGAGATGCATGCTCTTCAGCCTTACCGTATTTACGAAGACTTGGCTTGTGTAACTCTATATCATATTTTTGACACAACGACACCAAAGCGCTGCCGATGGGATTGGTCCAGAATCTATCGAAACAGATTGCAAGAGCTTTCATGCCGATGCTGCTCGCTTGAAGTTTTGCGACACGAGCATATTCTTGATGCAACGCAGGTCATGCTCGTGTTCTTTGATAAACGTCGAGATGTACTCAATAGAGTTTTGTGGAACAGAGAAAACTTCTTCCATAATGCCTCTTGGCATGATATAAAGACCTCCATAAAGGCAATCTACATTGGAAATTTCTCGTGTTACACATTCTTTTTGGGAAACATCGGGTTTGACAGGTGATTTACCGTCGAAATGCCCACCATACGCGAAGCCTTCATGTCGTTGATAATCGCTAAACTCATTTGCTGCGCCGCAGAAAGCGGCGTTGGGATACTGAAGATGCGCAGCTATAGACTTCTCGATATAAAGGCGAGGAACCTTGACATGGCTCGATATGAAGATGACCAAATCTCCGGTAACTTCTTTTGATGCAAACCTCATCAACTCTGGCTCTGTCATCACTGGAGAGGCCTCGGCAACTCTTACATTCTCAAGTCGGTCCAAGAACTTTCGTTCAGATACACGAATACCGTTGTCAACAACAATAACTTCATCAGGAGCAAGCTTGCGGGGAACGATAGACCTCAATACGCAGTCGTACAAACTATCCTGGTCATTAGGTATGATGACGATGCTAACCTTGGGAACCTTGGACTGCTTGACTTCGAACGCACTAGCATCTAAATCGTCTGACAGAAGCAATCTCTTTATCATCATACCGTATACTTCTTCGTTGCGCGATTTTGCATACGATACGTGAGTAAATTTTGAGCAATGCATGCCAAACTCATTGGTCATGAACACAGGCTTCTTTTCTTCTCGGAGGGCTAAAGCAAAAGGCAGAAACTCTGCTATCGTAGTATATGTCTGAGAAGCATATTCTGCGAGTATTGCATCCTCGGGATAGGATGACCTACATGATGCATCAAAGGCTTTTCGCTCTTCAACGCTAAACTTATTAGCATAAGCCATCGCCTCTCGGCCTAGCAAATTCAAGAACATAATATCGTTTCCGCCTACGAGAGAGCAACTATATGAGCGGAACATATTGTTCTTACAGGCTTCTTTCCAGTAGTCATCGACCTCAACTATTTTTGACATCTCATCTGGTCTGTGTAGTGCAGATTGAAAAGTATTGAACTCCTCTTTTGTGTTATCAAAGACACATTGAGCCTGGAAAATAACGTCTTGTGTTACAGTATCTTCCGGCAGCGCATCCCATAAGAACATATCGTAATCGATATGGAAAAACGGCTCCGCTTCTTGGGTCATTACATAGTATCTTGATGCGCTAGAAAAGGCTGGATCAACATCCGCAAGCGCGGAATCAAGACAAACATTGACTTCTGCAAACTCAAGACCATACTCATCTACGAGCAGTTTTTTGCCTTCTTCGTCAGTATACAGAACAGGTTTTTCATGCGACTCGGTTACTGCTTTAACAGAAAGAGCCCACGATAAACGAAAAGCCTTGTCGTTTATCCACTTATTATGTAGACCCATCTGATAAGGCTTAGACCAAAAAGACATCACAGGTTTCATATTACTACCTCACTACATTTCATCAATGGCATCGCCATTTATCTTCTTCGACAATCCGTATGATTCTCCATATCGCGAGAATCTAGAATCAGGACTGAGCGTTCTTGTCGAGTCAAATGGCCCCATTTCTAGCGCCTGTGGAACTCCGGGGCCAGGGCCAGGAACTAATGGGGGTGGCGGAATAAAAGGTGGCGGTGGCGGAGATGTCGGCGGCGGAGATGTAGGTGGAGGCGCTGTAGGCGGTGGAGCCGTAGGTGGAGGCGCTGTAGGCGGAGGCGCTGTAGGCGGTGGAGCCGTAGGTGGAGGCGCAGTTGGTGGAGGCGCAGTTGGTGGAGGAGCCGTAGGTGGAGGAGCCGTAGGTGGAGGCGCTGTTGGCGGAGGCGCTGTTGGCGGAGGCGCAGTTGGTGGAGGCGCAGTTGGTGGAGGCGCAGTAGGCGCTGTTGTAGGAGGCGCACCTCCACATGAATCATCTAATCTATATGGCAGAACCATTCTGCCATGAATGTATTCAAGAACATTCAGGGCAAAGATTATCTCATTGAGATTGTCTCCTATAGATTGGGTAAAAGTAACTACGCTTTCTATATCATTAGGGTCAGGAGGTTTGCTCCAATCGGCTTGGTCACTGGGCAAAATATTTGACAAACCTACAATCGGAAAACCATTTTCAAAATGGAAAAACCCTATATAAACATTGTCACAGAATGAAAGTCTGCCAAATGATTCAATAAGCGAGCCAGTTACAAACTCTTCAACAGCTTGCTGAAATAAAAGAATAGCGTCCACTACGCCAGCCGGCGTGGTCGCATTAAAGCCTTCTACATCCACAAACTGAAATTCAGGAACACTAAAACCTACGGAAACAGCCTTTTGTCTAGCTCTAATTTGTTCTACAACTATAGTAAAACTAGCCTCAAAATCTGCAAAGATGAGAGCATCGGGCTCAAAGACATCTTGCTTGTCAAATGAAGTAGTGTATTGAGATAGTTCGAAAGGATCTCTTTGCATTAGATGTCCTCAATGCTAATACCATCGACATTTTTCCCAAGACCCCAGTTAATATTCTCTGAGCGGTCTACAGGATGCACTCCGATACTAAAACCAAGCGCTACAGGCGTTGGCCCTGGCCCCATAGGAGGCGGAGGCGCAGCAGGACCAGGCGTCGGCGGTGGTGGCGACGGTGGTGGAGGACTTGGAGGCGGTGGCGCAGTAGGTGGCGGCGGAGGAGATGTCGGTGGCGGTGGAGGAGATGTCGGTGGCGGCGGAGGAGATGTTGGCGGGGGCGGCGGGGCAGTTGGCGCTGTTGTAGGTGGCGGTGGAGGAGATGTAGGTGGTGGTGGAGGAGATGTAGGTGGTGGTGGAGGAGATGTAGGTGGCGGTGGAGGCGCAGTTGGGGCTGCTGTAGGCGGTGGCGTAGGAGGCGCAGTTGGCGCTGTTGTTGGTGGCGATGTTGGGGGAGGCGATGTAGGTGGTGGTGCCGTTGGCGGAGGGGCAGTTGTAGGGGGTGCGCCTCCGCATGAATCATCGAGGGGATACCTGAATACCATTCTGCCATGGATATATTCAAGAACATTCAGGGCAAAGATTATCTCATTGAGATTGTCTCCTATAGATTGGGTAAAAGTAACTACGCTTTCTATGTCCCCTGGATCCGGTGGGGTTGTCCAATCAGATTGGTCACTGGGCAAGATATTTGACAAACCTACAATCGGAAAACCATTTTCAAAATGGAAAAACCCTATATAAACACTATCGCAGCTTGACAAGCGGCCAAAGCTCTCTATCAAAGAACCTGTCACAAACTCTTCAACAGCTTGCTGAAATAAAAGAATACCATCTACCGCACCGGCAGGTGTTGAGGCCTCATAAGCCTCAACATTTACAAAAGAAAAATCTGGAACGCTAAAGCCAATAGATATTGCTTGCTGTCGAGCTTTGATTTGCTCTGCGACTATAGCAAATTGAGTGTCAAACTCTGCAAAGATGAGAGCATCGGGCTCAAAGACATCTTGCCTGTTAAATGAAGTAGTGTATTGAGATAGCTCGAAGGGGTCTCTTTGCATCTATGACTCCTTCTTATTCTTCCCAGATATAGTAGCCACCCAAACCGAGCGTACCAAGCGTTTCCAAAGAAGAAACGTTTGGGTTATTTACCGATACAGTACGGATAGTAAAGTTTGGCGTATCATGCAAATCACGCGCCACAGCAAAACCACGAGTTATATAGTCTTCAAAACTGGTCGGTGCCCCACCGCCGTCAGGGGGCGTAGGAAAATTGCTATTACAATCGCCAAATACGCCATCGCCTATAACAACTACACTACGCAACGTACTCGTTCCATATGTTCCGCTCCAAAGAGAGGGAAACGCTCGACCTGGACCACAGAAGTTAGTGGTTTGGTCTGTATCACTTGGCAAACTTGCAACCCAGTTCAGAGCAGCTTGCTTACTTGTTGTTTCTGTTGCAGCGAAGCTATCGCCAAATCTGCAAAGCCACATCTGATCGCCGTCTTCAACGAACTGTTGAACAAAATCTGTTAGTCTTGACTTGACTAGAGTCATTTTAATTGTATCACCTGTACCTGTATTAAACATAGAACCAGATACATCAACCCAAAAAGCCCAAGGCGCTTCGCCTGGATAGAACGGGAATGGGAAAACTCTGAGGTCTTCGCCAGCCTGGCAACTGCTCATACCCACGGCGGTTTCGCCTATATTGGCTCCCGTCAAAATCGTCGTCGCCGCAGTCTCCTTATCGACTACGAAGATTTGTCCCGAAGAAGTTACACCATATAAACTCGCGAAATCTTCGCTGCCAATATCAAGTGCAAAGTCTATACCTCTGAAAGTATCGAAAGCGCTGTTATCCTGCACATACGTTGATATGCCAAATGCAGGTGGAGGGTCCGCATAGTTGATAGTGGACAGATTGCTATTATAAATGGAATAAGCGCTGCCAAACGGGTCAAACGCGATATCGCCTACATCCGTATCTCCAAGGGTACCCGAGGATTCCTTGGTCACGGTCCAAGCGTTATCGCCCGTAGGCTCTAGTTCATAGAAACGATTGTTTGCGTAGATATACAGTCTGCCGTTATTCTGATTATATGCCATGCCCGGTCTTCCCAAAGAAGAATCAATGGGGAATATATCAGTAGTTAGATACTGTATATTTGCAGCAGGTACGCCAATCGCATTTCTTGTATCATTACCAGGTAATATACGCTTAAGGCCATCTTTCTCTAGACCCCACAAAAAGTTACGGCTTTCCCAGGCGAGGTCATGGTATTCTCGCTCAGCGGATAAGCCAACAATGGCATCATCGATAGCGCCACGGTCAACAAGAGCTTCTGATGGGTCCAGTTCCAAATCCCATGAATAAAGATGCGGCTTGATCTCTGCGCCATCGCCTTCAACGATAATCCATAGTCTGAAGCATTCGCGAATAAGACCCGGGCCTGGTCCTGGCGGGTCAGGTGGCACAACAGGAATATCACAACATCCGAGTTCTTCGATAAACTCCGTTGCAGTAAAACGAAATACAATACTGCTCAAGTCATCAATCGTTTCCTCGGCAAACTCAGGACAGTGAGTATCGGGTGGGCCTGTAGTTGTGCAATCAGTATCTATACTATCATATGCCGCAAGAAGCGTATAGCGAAAAACACGACGGTTTTCTATATTGATTACGTCTTCATAAGTAGACACAGCAACAATAGAACCTGAACTATCGCCGCCGAGAGCCTCTACTGTGGGGCGAAATATAAACCAACCGGGTGCTTTAGTTGCATCCCATGCAGCAGGCGGATTTGTCTGCACAGCACAAGAAGCGTTGTCCACACGCACGGTGATAGTAGAATCAGCAATAGCGCCAGCATCAGCAGGGTCTACCGTGGTATGTGTGGACTGTACGCTATTATTCTGGTCTTCTATTTCAAGACGAGCGTGCCACCATTTTCTTTCAAATTCACAAATACCCATGCGTTAGTTTTCCTGATCATAATAGTATCGGTAACATAGCTGCATTTCAGGAGCAGTGAACACGTCTCCTCCAAGAACTAGATTTACGCCGATTAAGATATCTTCTTCACGAACTCCATTGGTCCAGTTTTTGAACTGAAATCCAATACCTGATACAACAACTTCATCCACACTACAGTCTTTGTTGACATCCTGTACAGGAAACTGGAATCTTGGGTCAACAAGAAGATAGGAGTCTTCAGTACTAATCAAAGATAGTATTTGGAAGCCATCTGTAATAGGGTCTGGCTGTCCAGGAAGATAAAGAGCTTGCTGGTTGAGCCTTTGTATTAAACCCGCATTGTCGCTGATAAAGTCGCAGTTTCCGCTTTGTATGAATGCGAAATCAGACCGCGAAGGCCAATAAAATCCTTGAATCTCAGGCGTATACAAGCTCTTGATAAGCAGGAGAGCATTACCGTTCTCAAATGTCGGCACGTTTTGAATGTTAATAAGAACAGGCGCACCAAACTCGTTAACGCTTCCATCGCTATCAACATCAAGCCTCTGACAGTCTATGAGCGTTTGATAGTTGAAAACAAGGTTGTCTTCAATAAGCTCGGGAGGCTCTGGTTCCGGTGGGTCGGTCAGGTTCCAGAAGAAATCGCAAAGACCTGTATCAAACACACAACGATAATCATGGAATATTGTTACTCGGCAAATGCCCTCAACATCAGATATGCGGCCCGTGACGAACATATCAATGTCAACAGAACACCCATTCAAAGAGTTTGGCGGAGCTATCAGTCTTTGAGCCGTCAAGTAACTCTTAACACCAGGCTCAATACGCAGAGCCCACACCTGCGGATAGCCAGGAACAGGATTCAAACTTATAGAGTTCTGGACCTCAACCGGCAGCGTATCAAAGTTGAAGAACTCAAAATCATAGCCTTCGTCTGTATCAAGATATTCTCGATCATACGACCTGCCAAGGTAGTCAAACTCGCCGTCTGCTATCTCTCGAATAGTTGCTTCGGGGCCAATTAAAACGTCCCAAGCGCCTCGATTGTCAAGAACAAGACCGAATACTCGACCCGTCTGAGATTCTTCCATGGATTGATTATCATTGGTCCTGTTACGGGCCAAGAATGCAAACTCATTAAGAGAAGAAGGTATATTGAATAGAGTAACGTTGAGCGAATCGAGAATATTCGTTTCGGTGATGTCAACATCTATACGGGTAGATTGTCCTTTGACAGGAATAGCTACAGGCATCTCTCCGCCGAGCGAGTCTTCTCCCCAAACATCAACAAACGCAGAATCGGTTGTTTGGAATACTCCTGGCGTTTGTGTTGGGAAACCATTGCTATAACGTGCTGTCGCTGTATAGTTATCCACATCCGAAGAGTAAACCGTTCCATCAACATTTTCGCGCGTTCGGACGAGTAGCCAAATCGTATCAGCTTCTATTGTAGTAAACTCAATATCAAAAATCGTGTTGAATACCGGCTCAAAGAACGTATTAGGAGCGCTATTGAAAAAGTTGATGCCATCAATAGTGTATCCACCAAGCGCAACCTGAATGCCAGTTTCAGAGTTCGGGTTGCCATCGTCGGCAAAGCGGACGTTGAACTCGATACTTACGTCTTCTCGCGGAGGAACTGGCGGATTAACTTCGTTGACTTCTCCCAATAGGATAGCAGCGTCAACGCTGTCAGTCCCATTAAGACTAATCTGCCCATTAGTAGTAAGCAAAGCGGTTGGAACCGCGTCGATACGGTCAATAGCATCTGGATGAATCTCATAGAAGATGTCCTTTGCGTTCCACTCAGAGTTTAGGCGGTCTACAAAATCTTCAAGAGTCAAGAAGGCTGACAGCGTTAGTGTTCTAACATCATTTGTAACCTCTGTTGTAAAGAGTGTAACTGAGTCGCCAAAGTTCAAGAAATCTTGGTCGGCTTGCGAGTTTATAGTGGTAGGCGAAGCATTCCCATTACCAGAAGTGGGAACCGAAGCATCAATGATGCTACTATAATCCGTATTTATCTGCGCAACAAAATCATCAATAGTTGCATAGTCAGAAACAGAATAATTGGTATTATTAGCAATCGGAGTATCATCTCTGCCATCGATGCCTGACACGGCCCTATATATTGCATCAGCCGGACTGGAGAATAGGGAGTTAAACTCCTCGAAAATAGTCGTATTAGGAATGTAATACGACATCGGCAGAAAATCATAGAATAGACCCGATGATGCAAAGAAGCTATCGGAACCATATATGTTATTGAATGCAGTTACAAGTTCGCCTATTGTTGCATAATTTGAATGGGTAAACGTATTACCAAGAGCAGGAGAAAAACTAGCATTAAAATAGGCATTGCCACCAAGCCAATAGCCTTGAGTTTCAACACTATCCTGATTATCCCAAAATCTTGTCTGAGAAGGCCCTCTCAAAGCCAAAGGAGTTAGATTAGAGGTTTTCCATGAATCCGGCATATTAATATCGTAAACCGGCTCCATAGGAAGCCATAAATCGTGCTGGTCTCTGAATAGGTTATATACATCTGCAATCTCTTCAAGAGTTGGTATTCCATCGCTATAATTGAATGTAACACTAAGACCGCTAGCTCCAGGTATAGTTGGCATATACACAAGAAAATTAACCGTTGTTCCGGCAGATATAACTTTTTCAGGACTACAGAACGTGCAGTTGACTTCATTTTCAAATGTAGATGAACGACAGCCACCAAATACAGAATCATAACTAAAAGAAAGAGCGTTTGCCCAACCAGGCCTCGATGGTAACTGATCTATAATTTCGGCTACAGACTCATCAATGGTCAAATCCGTAATAACAACGTCTAACACGCGAAATGCGCCGTTGCTATCCTCTCCTTGAATACGACAAGTTATTTCATCTGAAACATTCCTAAATTCAACTATTAGATTCTTCGAATAGTTGTTTGTGACAGCAATAGCATCTCTGGTGTACTTTGGAAAATCATCATTCACTGTCCATCGCCAAAAGTCTCGATTTGTGCTACCTGTTGCAGCCGTCAACTCAAAACCGGCTCCACTCTTTATGCTTAGTAAATATGCATCGCTTTCAAAGGTATCGAACTCTTCAAGACCGCCAGGGTTTAGGACAATGCCAAAACCTAAAGAATGAACAACAGTTGTTGCAGTCGGAGTAACATTTACGCTGTATCGGGCATAAGGCCCTAGTCTTTTGCCTGCTTCATTGATAAACGGCTCGACAGGCGGAGAATAAGCTGCTGAAAACACAACTCGACCTACAACATCTTCAGCATAGCGAATAGTAAACAAATCGCCTGCTTTACCCGCACGAAGTTCCGCAACTGTTCTTTCGCCCGGATTTACTATATTTTCAAGACTAAGAACAGGAATATCCTCAGACACAGTTCCGGCTTTTGCCGCAAAGATTCCATTGGCTATAGCAATCCAGTTATCCCCCGAAGGCGGGCTAGCCCCCTCATATGCGCGGATAAAAGGAATCTCTATGGTATTATCAGGATAATCAATCTCCTGCTCTTGATAAGGAACTGTAACAGTAAATCGCTGAGCGCCTATCGCTGCGATAGGAGTGATTTGAAAATCAAAAACGTCTGTCTCGTTCTTTGCGCCAGGAGTTACGGACAAAGATGAAACAATGGTAGAAACCTGGACATCGGTAAGGTCATCACCAGAGACATCAATATCCTCGATGACTGGCTTATAGTTACCGCCATATGTGACCTGATTACTGACAACCTCAGAACTGATAGCTGTAATCTCGACCGTAACTCGCTCGGTTATGGGAGGAGTAGCAGGTAAGTCTACAAGAGTTTCCCATGGAGACTCGATAAGCGTTTCGGCGTCGCCCGTAAAGAACGGCTGAGTATCGCCTGCGAACCGAAACTCCTGAAAAGTTAGTTGTTCTATCTCAGATGCGGGCATTCAGTTAGACTCTTTCAACCAACAACGGCAGTTCGACATCATTCATATCGAACTTTTCTGTTTTGCCGTCTTCCCATTTAACATGAAGCATGCCGTCCTGCTTTTTAACGACCTTGCCTGCTATCTGAGGCATAGCCAATCCACTCTGACGACGGCGAACTTTATCACCCGTTCGGAAGCGACTGTTTTCTCCAGGTTCGTAACGCAGCATCTTTTTCTGGTCACGATGACGGTCCATGGCTGTGTCTGATTCGGGACCGGCATTATAACCCTCGGGACCAGCGCCCGAGCTTGCGTCTGCCTTAATGTTTCTTCTATACCAGTTTGACATGGATGACTCCGTTCGAGGTTGACCAAAAGTGGATTCAACCTCTGGTCTAAGAGATTCTACAAATGATTGAGCGCTCGCCATGTCTGTAACATTTCCTGCGCCTTGCTCGTCGAGAAGCTTTTCGTGTATAAAACGAATGAAGCCTGACTTAGGACTTAATGTTGGGAAAAGTTGCATCAATGTCCTTCCGTCCACGAGTGGTTTTACTGGTGGTGGAGCATTCATGTATTCATTCATCGCATCGAAGCGTTCCTGATACTCAGGATAATCAGCTACTTGAGACTCTTCGGACTTGGCAGCAGCATCGGCATGAGCATGCCACATGACAATCTTCCAAAGCTCTTGGTCGTCCTCTTGACCCGGAATTGTCGTCTTCGAGCGGAACTTACCCATCTGACGCTTGTTCCACTCCTTACCGTAGTTGTGAGGAGTCATATGCTCTCGTACAATCGTATTAACAATCTCTCTATCATCCTTGCCGATGCCGATGCTTTTCAGGAAAACCTCTGAGAGGTCCGCTGAGACATCCTCATGACCGTGGTAGGTCATGTGGTCAGGATTGTCGTCTTTCGGGCGAGCAATTTCGGGATGAAGCTTGCCAAAGTCATGAAACCATGCGCCCATCAAAGCAAGCGAACGCCTTTTGCCGTCCACGCCGTTCTGTGCTAGAATATCATTGAGGTTCTTAACAACCTTGAGCGTATGGTCACGCCAGTTGAGTTGATGATTCGGGTTGCGCTGATCCATGTCCGAGCCTTGCAGGTTTGTAAAATCAGGCAAGTTCAATAAAGCAGCATCCATTCCCGTGTCATAAAGAACTCGCAACGACTCCTCGGGTGTCGCACCGGAGAAGAGTTTCATGATTTCGGGGCCTGCACGCTCAGGCGACACCTTCTTACGGTAAGCCTCATGAACGTCAGGATGGGCCATGCCTTCTAGAGTCTCAGGAGCAATCTGAGAGCCTTCGTAACGACTATGGAAGCGAAGCACTCGGAGAATACGCAAAGGGTCATCTTCGAAAGTCTGCTTTGAATCAAGCGGGGTTCGAAGCGTGAGCGTCTGAATATCCTCAAGACCACCAACGTAGTCCTCTATTTGTCCTGTTCCGATATTGTAAAACAGCGCATTGATAGTAAGGTCACGACGAGAGGCATCTTCCTCTGGTGTGCCTGGCCTCATATTTGGTATGCGAGAATCTGAAGCGTAATCTTCAGTACGCAAGTTAACGAAATCAATCTTGAATGGTCCAATCTGTATTGCTGTTGTTTCAAGATGCTTCGAGGCATCAGGATTCTGATCTACAACATAGCTCTTGCCTATTTCAGCTTCGGGGTGCCTCGCGGCGTATTGTTCTACATACTTACGAAACTCTTGTCCCGTCATTTGGTCTAGAGCAATGTCGATATCGTCGCTTTCGGTTCCAAGAATACGGTCGCGTACCCAGCCACCAGCTACTCGATACTGTTGGCCTAGGCCAAACTCCGCATCAATAGCGAGAATAGTCTGAAAGACCTTCTGCTCATCCGTTGTTAGATTTAGAGTCGGGACATTGGCCTGTGCTGTCTTGATATTCATGTCGCTCGACGACTCTTTGACAATATAATCCCAGAAGCCCGAGTAAAGCCAGTAATCCGCAGAGTATCTGGCGGGCTTGCGCTGAGTACGGCTATCAGGATGGCGGTCCCATCGAATAGCCAAAGCCTTCTTTACGGCTTCATAGTCGTTGCTTGCCATGACCTCTTCTACAATACGCAGAGCAGGCAACGTTATCTGAAATCTACGCTTTTTGTTTGTGCTGGCGACCTTCGTTTGGTCTACTCCGGGAATCAAGGCCTTACCATAGACCGGACACTCGGGAATTGTTTCAGAAACTATCTTTTGGACGACCTTATACGGAGCGCCTTTTTGAAGGATAACGCCAGCAATTTTGCCAGTAATATCAAGACTATGTGTATCGCACACGATCATACCACCAGCCTTGAGATGTTCGCAGTCAAGGTCTTCAGCTTCGCATCGAAGCAAAACCAAGCAGTTATAACCATCAATCACGTTCTTGGTCGTCTGTGGCGAAAACAGAACAACAGGTTTCTGAGACGTAATGTGTTGCTCAGACAGTATCTCGCGAAGCTGAATGACATCGCAAGCGTATACGCATTTACCATTGAACTCGCGGCCAGCATTGATAGACTGTAGTAAATGTCTAGGCGCAGAAGACAAGTATTCGTCCATCTGGCGAACATTGACTAAACCTCGCAGAACTTGGCGGATTTGGTCATCGGAGTAGTTGCCACATGAACGGAATATAAGCCTGAAATCGCTTATGAGGTTTAAGTCTTCCACCTTACTTTCCCTTTTTACGCTTACAACCGCAGCCTTTCTTTTTTGGCTGAACACCATTCGTATTTGTTTTCATGCCTCTGCGAATCTGGCTTTGACGCTGCTTCTGCCCAAGCTTTGACATGAGTCGCTCTTTATCTGACTTGTAGTTATCCATCGACAACAATCTCCGATGCTTCTTTTTCAACAGTATCAAGAATCTCTACCAGCGCTACGCGACCTTCTTCTGAGTCCATTTTCTCAAGATGGATCATCATCGTATCACGGAACTTCTGGACAAAGATTTGTATAGGCTCCATTCGCTGCCTATGTTTCTCAAGTCTATCTTCAATCTTAGCAGCCTCTTCCATGAGCTTAACAACAATATCAGAGGTTTTCCTCATTGCATCGGTGCTGTTTTCATCTGTCATGGAGTTGAGCTTATGTATCTGTCTATCAATCAATACCAAGTAGGATTCAAGTCTTTCTTCTTTGGACTGCTCCATTTCGGACCAGGCCTTCACATCTTCAGCATACTCTCTGAGCCTTTCCTCACGAAAGGGCTGAGCAAAGTGGTTCATCAAGTGGTTGCGCACCGAACTCTTGTGGATATCTTCTCCTTTAGAAGTGAGAAACTTATGGACAGCGTTGAGATTGCCCATTCTTTCCCATAGTTCTTCGGCTTCATCGCGAAATTCTGAGTTGCAAAGTTTACAACGTGCATTATGAACAGGCTTACCCGATAGGTTATCGACATACTTTACCAGTGGTTCGACGCTATTCACTTCTTCTTTTTTCTGAATCTCTTTACTCATATATACTCCTACAAACCCTTATTGGAGTTGTTTGGATGCATCAGCGCACGTCGCTGCTTCTTGAGCTTGACGATGCGGTGGCTGATTTCTTCAATACTTGCGAAGCAAGCATCAGCGAATCTCTGCGGAGAATCCATAGCGGCGGAATCAGCCTCGGCTAAAGCATCCAAGACAATCGGATAAGAAGAAAGGGTTTTATGCGATGTCAACGGAGCGATTAGCTCACGCGCTCCTCGCTGTGTCTGATAAACAAGCTTCGCTGCATAGTTCAGTTTCACTGCGATAGACTCAAGCTTACGAATCTGCATATTGAGTCTCGTTCGCTCATTTAGGTCATTAACGCTTTGTGCTTGTTTATACCAGTTCATTTGCTAGCGGTCTTCCAGCCCTCGCTAATTGAAATCTCAAAACTACTTGTAACGTTAATAAGCTGTCCATCTTCTTCACGAGTAACAAGACCTACTACCTTATCTCCTTCAACTGTGGGATACAGAGCCTCGTTGCCCATAAAAGGCCCTCTGGCTCGCATTGAATACTTTTGTCCCAGAATCGTAAACTCCATACGAACGCCGCCGCCGTCAACGGCATAGAAACTACTCGCATTTTTAACAATCTTCTGTGTATTGCTCATAATACGAGTCGCACGAACACTGTTAGCTTGCTTATCAATAGCCTGTTGCATACGAGCTATTTCTTTATCTCTATTCTCAGAGAAAGGGAATGAAAGTATCGAATAGATGACGCCATTGAGGTCGCCGAAATCAGGAGTTGTGTTTTGTGAAGACCGAGAAGCCTGTTTTGCAAACGGGCTTGCAATTGTTAGGTTGCCGCTTTTGCCAACTCGGTATTGCTGGTCGCCTTGAGATGATTGAGCAGTCGGCATACTATCCGCCAGCGCAGATAAATCCATATGCTCAGGCTCCGGCTCTGGGACGCCCCCTCCAAGACTTGAGGCTGTCTTGCGAGTAGACGGCGTGCTTTGGATAGAAGAGCCATTAGCGAGAGCGCCGGCTAGTTGCTCAAGCATGCCATCCATATGCGTTGCATTATGGACTTCTTGGCGAATGTTCCTCATATCTTCCTTATCGTTGTCTCTAGGCATCTAATTCTCTCCGTTTTCTTTCTGCAATAAGAAGTGCTTCTGCTCGGTCGGAATCCCTTTTCTTAGACAAATCGTCTTTGACTTCTGGATATAGTTCCATTGCTAATTCCCTGGCAGTATCCTTTGCAGATTGCTTTCCTCTTCGCTTTTCAGCCTCATATTCTCTCTTGATATCCTTGGCTGCTTCGCGCTTTTTCTCGTCCATTTTTGCGAGTTCTGCTCTCGTAAGCTTTGCTTCATCGGGCTTCGGAATCCGCTTTTGAATCAACCTATCTCCATACTCCTTCTTCCACACAGAAGGAGAGACTTCTTCATAGTCAAACCCTAGACCGGCTATCACGCCCTCCCAGAGGCCTACTCCACGGCCAAAGCTGAACATGCTAGTAACACCTTGACCAGTCATTGCTCCTACTTTTTCCATGCAGACAACTACATCTTTTCCTGCATACGGACGAAGCAAATCGGCCATTGCCGCTTTGTCGTAATGCTTTATATACGATTTTTTCTTCTTCTTGACCTTGCTCTCTGTCCAAGTCGGAGTATCGAAAAGCAAGACTTTTGGAGAAGTTATGCCCTCAAAGATAGCAACGGCTCCGCTGATACCTGGGTCAATACCAATAATTATGGAATAGCTCATACTCCTTTTTCGTATTTTTACCGTAAAGGAAATAGTCAAGAAACATCGAAAGTTAATATGCCACCAATCGCCCTTTTAGGAGATTCAGGGTAAAATGGACGACGAAGACGGCCCTAGTAGATATACGTGGAAGACACTGTTGCGTAACTTTTTGCTTGCATCGCTGCTTGATGACGGTGTGAGGGGTATTGATTATGGAAACTATCTTATCAGCGCTGGTCATGGGAGCAGTAGTAATATTGTGGGACATAGTGCGCATGTTCTTCCAGAGTTGGTGGATAACTCGCGAAATCGACAAAAAACAGCAACAGCGACAACCAGATAACTGCTGCCGCAAATGCGAATGCAACAAAACTATCGAGTCCAAGAAGGATGAGGCAGAAAGCAACTAGAACTCATGGTATCTCAACTAGGAGTAACCATGTGTCAAGTAACATTACTCTCGTTTGATACAGAACATCTTTGCTGTGTGTTCTCAAAAGATAGCCAAATATTTAGCTCTTGCAAGCTAAATAACTGGAAGCCAAGAGTCTTGGTCAGAAAACCGACCGCTGGCTATAAAGAAGAAGGCCTTGTATTCAAGAGCGTTACGGACCTAGTTTACTATGTTCGTAACGCTTGTCGCGTACAGATAGTCAAAAATATCGAGCTATGTGCCGAAAATAAGTAAATGCAAAAAGGCGCTATCGCATACCCATTCTTCAAGGATGAAGAAAGAACAGATTGGCTCATACATAGCCTCAAGAAGATGAAGAAGCACTGGCTAAGCTTCTATCCTTATCCTGTTTTCATTTTTCATCATGCAGAGTTAGAACAAGGTATCAAACACAAAATATCACAAGAAATACCTGAAACTGATATCAGGTTTGTTTCTACAAACATGGTCAAGAAACAGAAAGCAAATGAGTTCTGCGATACTGTCTCTCCTTGTGGACTTAGAACATGGGATATCAATGATTGTTCAGCCTATCGCTGGAAATCAGGCTTGTGCTACACCGAACCTGTACTAGCAAAGTATGACTGGCTCTGCATTATTGATACAGATGCTTTTATTGCCTCGGACGTTGGCGAAGACCCGTTTCAATATATGTCAAGAAACAACAAGCTCTATGGCTATCGGGCCCTGTCTTATGACGACCCTGCTCTTATCCACAATCTCTACCACACACTGCAAAACTATCTGACTGAGTATAATGTAGAGCCTAAAAACATATATGGAGAAAAGACTAAGCCATATGACTATTGCATACCGCAATCTTACGGTCAATGGCCTCAGTGCCCTATAACTTACTACACCAACATCGACTTCATTAGTCTTGATTTTGCGAGGTCAGAAGAATATCAGAGCCTATTCAAATATCTTGATGATACGGATGGATTTTATGACTATCGCTGGGGCGATTGCCCTGTGCGATATCTAATCGTGCGAACGTTTGTTGATGAGCAACAAATCCACCGATTCGAAGACTGGGAATATGTTCACGGTCAAACGGTTTTTCAGATACCCCACCAATCGAACGTAGATTCTAGTCCATCCCAAAACTGAACTTCAGGTTCATAGCCAATAAGTTCCTTCGCATAAGAAACATCAGCACGAGTATGCATAATGTCTCCTGCGCGAGGAGGGGCATGAGTTATTTCCACGTTCCATCGCTTCTTGAAGACATCAAGAATCTCAAGCAAAGAAACCCTGTCATTACAAGCGATATTACAGGCCTCGCCCTTGAACTTCTTGTCCGAAGTCGCAGCGAGGATATTAGCGTTGACCACGTTCTGAACATGGCACATATCGCGGCTTTGCTCGCCCGTCCCATCGAGCCTCAAAGGGTCGCCACGGGATACTGCGCCACACCAGGCAGAAACCACGGTTGCATATGCATTATCCGCAAACTGATGAGGCCCAAACACGTTAAAGTATCTGAGACAAATGGCGTCCAAATCATAAAACTCGCACATCATTCGGATATAATCTTCGCCTACTCGCTTCTGCAAGGCATACGGAGACTGAGGATTTAGCGGCTCTGTCTCGGGTGTGGGTAAATTCTCTGTTCCACCGTATATAGAAGACGATGAAGCAAAAACGAAACGACGACAGTTTCCTGCCGCCGCTTCTAATAGCTGAACAGTCTTGGTTACATTAACGTCATTGGTTTCGGCTGGATGTTCGACTGAATATGAGACTCGTGGTACGGCTGCTTGATGCAAGATAACATCGAATTCTTGATCTCTTACTCTCTTCAGTATTTTATCGCTTGCGAAATCGGCACAGACTTTATAGGTCGGCAGAACTTCATTGGCACGTTTGATCTGATTCATGTCCCAATCGACATTGCACACATCCCAGCCCTCGTCCAAGCAACGAAGAGCTATATTTGTACCTATGAAACCGCATCCACCTGTCAATAAAATCTTCATACTTCTGCTCCATGACCTCTCTAAGAAACGCCAGGTTATGCTGCGTCCAGTTCAGCTATCGATATTTAGAAAGACTTACAAAGACTTTCTTATTCTTGCACATTCGGATTTGGGATAACCTTTCCTTCTTCATCTATGTAAGAAATATTGCCCTTGGCATATTCTCGCTGAAGATAATGAAGCTCCACGATGACCGAATCACGATTGGAAACAATCTGGCGAAACTCGGTTCCCTGGTCAAGCTTGGCGTCTGAAACACGGAACTCACCAACATAATCGTCGGTGGTCATCCAAATCTTTTGATTCTTAGCAAACTTAGCCATATGACTCAGCGACTTGTTAAATACTACGCCGTCCGAAATAAGACTTTCAGCGCTGGGTCGCATCTTCCGCATTGGCTCTGACGATGCTTCGACTTCAGGCTCAGCTTGTGCTGCCTTTTTGGTAGCTGTTTTCTTCGTTGCTTTCTTTTTAGCCATTATTCGTCTCCTTTGCTAAATATGTATCTATGGCAGTTCTTTGTTTGAAAGTTTCCGGTAAAACTTCTTCATTTTCCAATTCTTTCAAACTTTCAACAGCTTCCTTGTACTTATCGTATGTGGGACTTGCTGTCTCTATGAAAAATGTTAGAAGCATACCTGCTCGTATACCTCTTTCATCGGCCAAGCCCATCTGCTGCAATACCTTTGTATCGCCTGATTTCGTGCCTTTTGGAACTTTGATGAGTCTTGGACCGAAAATAGTAGGAATCTTGATTTCCGTGCCCAATACAGCCTCAGAATAAGTCAACGAAACATCGAGCATGATTCCGTAGTTAGAAAGTTCAAATAACTCATGTGATTGCACCTGTATTTGGATGAGCAAATCGCCACGAACGCCTACAGGGTCATCATAGAGTCCATGGTGCCTGTATCGCATAACTACTCCATCGGTCACACCACGACTCAAGTCCACGGGCACCGACACAAGACTCGATACAAGACCTGAACCAGAGCATTTCTCGCACCTGTCCTCATCTTTGATGACTTTGCATTTGCCGTTACAAGCTTCGCATGGTACTTGCATACGGACTTCGCCCATGCCACCAAAATGTGAGACTTCTTCTACAAAACCGTTACCCTGGCATGTAGGACATTCAACCCTATCAGCCCCATCGCGGGTTCCCTTGCCACGGCAATCGGAGCATCGGTCATTCGAGTTGAACTGAATCTTGACCGTACGTCCTTTGGCTATGTCCTCTATTGTGCAACGACAAACGACACGAGCAGTCTGACCAGCATAGCCACGATTATTGCCACCGGAAGCAGAGGCCCTGTAGACCGTGCGAAAGAAATCATTGAAATCGTTACTTGCAGGCCTTGACCGCCTCGGGTTTACTGAACCGTACCTATCATATTGTTGACGAGTATTCTTGTTCGATAAAACCTCATATGCTTCAGAAACCTCTTTAAACTTTGACTCTGCTTCAGAGTCATCAGGATTTCTGTCGGGGTGATATTTCATCGCTTTCTTGCGATAGGCTTTTTTGATATCATCCTCCGAAGCAGTTTTATTTACTCCTAGGACATCGTAATAGTTTGACATTACGTATCCTCATCAGGTTCATCGTCAGAGTCGTCGGAGTCGTCTAAGAAATCCTCTTCGTCTACATCGTCTATATCAAGCGAAGGTCCGTTGCCATCCATAAAGAAATCGGGAGGCAATGGACCATATTTTTCCTCTAACTTAAGCCGAGTATCAAAGTCAATAATCTCTCGCGAAAGCTCCCAAGCCATTTGTAGAGTCAAAGTTAAATCACGTAAATCCTTTATAGAATGCTTAGGCGACTCTTCTTTGTCTATATAGTCATCGTGCAAAGTTTTGATAACATATGCGCAAAGCTCAATGATATGATCATTGTAAATACCGAGATCATCCAATGGTGGATTGTGGTCTTGATTCTTTCCATCCTTATCCGCCATTATATCTCAACTCCATTTTCTCCAGAAACACCAGTGATTGTCGGGTCTTCCTCCGAAGTCAGTTCTCGAATGACATCAAGCAAGCCCTGCTTATATGCGCCGATTAACCCGTCAAACTTTTGAACCTCTTCGGCTACTTCATCGACTATATCCTGCTCTAATCCATCTTTCTGTAGACGATCAACAAGGCGTTGGAGGTCCACGACTTGACGCATAATTTGCATGGATGTCTTGTTGAAAGCATTGTAAGAAACAAAATCACTCATGCTATCTTAGTCCTTTCGAAAGCTTTTATAACTTGTTCAACCTGCTTATCAGGTAGGAGATTACAAGCCTTCATGAAGACCATATCGGCAATCATGAGCGATTCGTTTTCGGATGTACCCCTTAGTAAGGCCATCGCCTCTTGTAACACTAGAATGAGCCGATATATGTCTCGCCGGCTCCAAAGGTCTAAAGAAGCTGTCTTACCATACATCCCCTCGCAACAGTTACGAGCTACGTTATGAGTCCACACCGACTGAGGCTCGCCAGCCTTGTCTCCTGTCTTGTAGGGCTCCGATGTCATTCTTGCTGACAAGCCTGTGCCTGTCTTTGTTAGCTTATATACTTCGGTAGCATGCTGTATTGCCTCTTGCTGCGAAGCGCCATTTGATACGGATTCCCGAAGAAGCAATATAAGACGGTATCGCCAAAGCAGTGTGGTCATCATCTGAGTGACCGCCGCCGGTATGTTTGGGTCAACCAAATGCGCCTGAGACAACATCTTCATGCAACGGCCATAATCACGAACATCAAGAGCGTTAACCAAATCCCAAATCACGAAGTTGTCGAAGCTATACATGGTGGCTTCTACATCTACAACACGAACCTGTTTCTCAGGAGCGACATAGAGAATAAGCCGTTGAAGAGCCATCTCAAGCTGGTCCGCTCCCAGTCCCCCTACCGCTGCATCATAAGCACAATTCTCGATGAGCATTTCAGCTACACCGCTTTCCGCTTTCATGCCCATAGACTCAAGACGGTCTTCTATATAGAACTCAGCTTGTTTGCGTTCAAATTTTGTCTCGAAATCGTAAACCTTGCCGTTTTTCTGCGAAAACTCGAATAGAGCCTTATCTTTGATTTTATCGAGACCATTGAACACAACGAAGCAATCGTCGTTCATGCGAGACAAGGCTTTGATAATGTCGTCTACGTTCTTCTTTTTGACGCCCTTGAACTGTGGCATCGCGTGAACGATGATAAGTCTTTTCGGGTCAAAACAACCGCCATCGCGGAGTTTCTGAATCAGATAGCCAACAGACATCTCGCCGTCAATTTCCGCTTGCTCAAAGCCATTGAAGCGCTCACGGATAGAACGAAGTCTGGCTCGACGGCTATGGTAGCCGCCAGAGAGCCAGGCTACTTGGGGTTTCTTCTTTTCGCTCATGGTAATACCTCTCCCAAGCGTTAGCTCAGGAGAGAGTTAGCTTAGTCGTCTTCGGTAAAGGTCGCGAAGAACACAGTAAATCGCTCATCCACGCCAAACGACTCGTTGGGCTTGCGGAAATCGTCAGCCTCACCAACCTGCTGACCGGCGTGGTAGCGGATAACAACAGGCTTCAGTTCATTTTCAATCTCAATCTGCACATGCTCGTCATCAGACGCATTCTTGAATGCCTCAAAGAGATACTTCGAAAGGAAGTTGAGATTGACAGCACTCATCGAATCGCTATCCTTGACTTCAGCATCTTCGATGTTGATCTTACGCTTCGATCGCATCGTGCTGCCTGTCGTCTTAGCGGTAATGATATTGCCAGCCAGATCAATATCAAGGTTGGCGACATGATAGTCAAAGGTCTTCTTGGCATCTTCGTTATAAGTCGCCGCAAGGCCCTTGACCGCATTCGGCCAGCTTCCAACTCGCGTGGTCAGTCGCAGTTTGTTCTCTCTCTTGAGGAAGACATCAAGATCAGGCCACTGAATTTCAGGGTCATAGTTTGAAGCAACCGCGATAAAGTTGTTCGTCTTGAGAACAAGGTGCCTGTCTGTTTTATGTAGGGTAATCATGTCATCATTGACCTTGCCAACAATGTCCACGAAAACCTGCGTCTGCTCATTGGGAACAACAAGGGTTGTGGTGTCGGTCGCGTTCGAAAGGTCATGACCAATGTATTCGAGAACCGCAAATCGACCACCGCTACCAGAGGCAAAGCGTAGCTCATCCTTAGACGCGCGAATGACCCAATAGAGATAAGCAGGACGATACTCCTCAAAGCCATGGGTAAATGTCAACGCGCTTGCGCCCGAAGCAAAGAGGTCACGACGAATCTGAAGACCATCATCGTCGCTTACAGCCTCCATGTAATCATCGATGTAACGGTCACGAGGTATGTTCTCGGAGTTAACCGGCAACGTCTGGAACTGCTCAGGGTCCGACTCAAGCGTAAACATTAGCTCACGACCCTCATCGTCATTACCAGTTATCTCGACATTGACGATTTCATTCTCATCAATCGAGGCAAGCACGGCTTTCAAATCAGCAGCTTTAACAGTAGCAATACCGCTGACTTCATGTTTGAAGTTCAGCTTGTCAAAACGAGAGTTGGTAATATCGGCATAGATACTGACCTTGCCGCCGTCTGCAACACCCGTGATGCCATTTTCGTCAACAATCAGCGTGGCGAAGAAAGCGTTCTCGTATTCTTTGGTAACGCCTTTCACCGCGACAGAAATAACAGGCTCTAAGCCTCTCGCGAAATCTTTCACTTGAACGCTAAACTTCATCAATGTACTCCTTAATCGGTTTCTTCATCAGGAACTTGGTTTTGCTCATATTGAATCAAAATGACTCGTGCCTTGTTCTTTATTCTCGACAAAGCGTTATCAACTCCCTTGATATTCACTTTGACTTTGACACGATTTTCGTTGATCTTGTCTGCAATCTCTTCGTAAGAGTATCTCTGGGCATACAATAGGAAAACTTCTTTCTCAAAACTTGACAAGCTCTTCAGTAACCTGCCCATCAAGTCTCGATAGTACTCCTTTTGCATAACGTTGGTTAGAACGTTTGTATCATCAGACGCGACTATATTGATCAATGATAAATCGTCATCTGAACTGGTACGGGTTTCATGGTCAAGAGACATGCTCTGATTGAGGACTCTTTTCTTGTTTTGGTAACTAGCCTTATATTCGGTTGATAAGTGTCGCCTTATACAAAGAATGGCGAACTTATCAAACGGAGACCAGCCAGTACCGTTTCCTCTTTCAGCATCATAGTCCTTGATAGCCTTGTATCGTAAAGCGTATAACGCCTCCTGCATAACATCATCATTGCCGAGACCCGCGATGTTGAATCTATTAACCAACCGTTGTATTCGAGGCTTTAGTCTATAGACTATCTCCTCAAATGCGGCGTTGGTCTCATTTAGATTATCTGATTCGCGGATGATCAAGATTAGCTCATTGCATCGCTCGGCTTCTTGTTCTTCAACGCTGAGTTTCTTCTCAGCTTTTTTCTTCGTCGTTGCCTTCTTCTTGGCTACTTTTTTCTTGACCTCACCCCGCTTTTTGCGGTTGGGTTGAGGCATTCGTATTCTGACTCCGTGAAGTGTCCCTTCGCCTCAGAGTCGCAGCGCTCATGATTGTCTTTACGACAAAGCCTTCAAGCATCACTTGAGGATTCAGGTTTAGCTGAATACTCCGCGAAGCCTCTGCCAAGTTCTCCAGAGCTTCAATAATGAATGCTGCTGCAAGACCATTCGGAAGGCTGTTTCTTTGATGCACGTAACGTTTCTGCTCATCATCTGTCAGGTATATCAAACCCTGAGTTGAAGGGGCCGTTGTAATAACTAGCAAGTTTCTTAGATGTCCAACGAGACCATCCAAGACTTCCCCGACATCGCGTCCGTCAGCAAGCAACTTGTCAACGATACGCATGGCTTCTCCAGCGTCAGGTTTCACTATAGCATCGACCAAATGGAAGTAAAAGTTCTCATCGATAGCCGACAGAGCTTGTTGAGCAATCTCAGTTGTGATCTTATTTCCCTCACCGGCAAACGTGATCAACATTTGTAGGTTCTGCAACGCATTACGTGCAGAGCCCTTGCTCTTGCGTGCTGCAATCTTCAGCGCAGCTTCTTCGTAGTCAATTTTCTCTGCATCAGCAACTTTGCAAAGATGCTGAAACGACTGATTCCAAGATAAGGCATTGAATCGCAAAGGCAGGCAGCGACTATGAATCGTGTCCTTAAGCTTCTGCGGGTCAGTTGTGCAAAGAATGAAGATGACATTTGATGGAGGCTCCTCGATCATCTTCAATGCGGCTTCTGCCGCCGCGCCGCTCAATCTGTGGGCCTCGTCAAGGATGACGAAGCGATACTTGCACTCCATCGGAGCATACTTAATTTGCTCTTTGAGGTCGCGGATGCCATCGATGCTACCACTGGCTGCCGCGTCGATCTCTTTGATATCAGGATGCTTGCCATTGAAGATTTTCTTGACAAGCTCTGAGTCAAGATCAGGCTCAGCAGAGGCTCCACCTGGATTATTGACGGCAGCCGCAAAAATGCGAGCAGTTGATGTTTTGCCACAACCAAACTTACCCGCAAAGATGTAGGCGTGATGGTAGTCGTCTTGTTTCAGCGAGTTCAGTAGCACCTTGACCACATGCTCTTGGCCCACTAGGTCTGCAAGCTTCTTAGGGCGGTACTTTCTGGCGAATGCGTCTTTACTCATGTCATACCTTCTGCTTGGTAAGCCCGTGCATGACCAACAATCGGTCAATAAAGGCTCCCGTGTATTTCCACGTTTCTTCTATGCCCATACCATCAGGCACTAACAACGAGTTGCTACTCGTAGAGGGTTCTTCGGTCCAATTCCAATCATCCAAAGCTGTTTCACTAGGGTGACGGTCTTGCATGTATACGTTGCGTGTGAGACGAATAACATATCCGTTATTCGCATATATCGCTCGCAACTCCGAAGGAAAACGGGTATCAGGAATGAGAGCTATGTCTGGATTATCCCGTCGAATAGAACGGAATGTCGCATTAACCCAAATACAATCATCAAACATCTGTCTCATAACATCCGTGCCGAATACCTGCATCAGTTCTCGACCCGACATCAATCCGCTTTTATTCCCATTGACTGCGCGTATATTTTCAGGCAAAGTTTCCCAACGATAAATAGTTGGAGAGTTTTTCTCTTCATCAGTGCCATGACACTGACTATACGCAAGGCCCATTGAGTTGATTAGAAATTCTTTCAACGGATCTGCAAATGAATACGAACGGACATCCCAACCATGACCTTTATACATCTCTTCAAAGCGATTGACCCAGGTTGTTTTGCCGCTCTGCTTCTTTCCAGAGATAGCTAAAACTAGGGTCATTATACCCCCTTGACAAAGAAATAGGTTTTATCCTGTAGGTTTTCATCCTTCAATGTCGCTACCGGATCGCCCTTGAAGTTCTCAAGGTAAAAATCTTGATTCTCATTTCGCCCAATGTAGATACGCAGCTTGGTCGTATCATCAATCATTGACTTCTCGCCAGTCTTAACATTGAGAGCTTGATGCTGTCCAGCGGTCATGTTACCCATATAAACAATATCGCTCTCGACATCGCCCGCGCCGTTAATAATGTCAACCATAAACGCTTCAATAGAACGGAACTTATTATCCGTTGTAAGGGCGTTTGAGAAGTTCAGATTTGTAACTTCTTCACGGCACTGATTAATCGCGCCTTCTACGGTGTCATGCGTACCAATAATGGCCGTCTGTCCGTAATCGTCTCTTGATATAGCCTGAAATTTCATCTATGTCTCTCCTTAGCCTCGTACCCAATCAGTTACACCCTTGCGGATATCAGGAAGATCAGGGTTGTCCATGAAGTCAACCCCAAGCGTGCGAATCATCACACCATGCTCTTTAACATCCTTGGGCACAAGCTTGCCTTTTCCTTCGGCGGGAATCGTGCAGAGGATATCTGCTACCATCGCAGCCTTATGCGCATCATCAAGCATCTCATAGCTGTTCAAGTAAACAGCGATAATGTAGTCTTTGTTGCAAAGGATATTGGCAGGAGCCTTGACAGGCATGATTTCCCAAATCGGCTTGCCTTCCTTGCGGTCTTTATTGGTAATCGAGAACGCAGCGATGCGAGTCAGGTCAGTACCTCCAAATAGCTCGGGATACAACGTGATCAACTCATCGGCAATATCGATAATCTCTGGATTCTCTTCGTAGTTGGGGGCAATCTGCGGCATCTGTTATTCTCCTTGTGTTGCTGCTAGTTCGTCTACTTCGAACTTAATCACTTCTTCATCATCAATCGTAAATGCATAGAAGATATCGGCATCAGAGTCCGCTATCTCGACTATTACACCCTCATCGGATATTCTTAGCTGCAAGAGGACGCTTTCACAAGGTGAATAGTATCGACCTGCTTTTAGCCCTCGTATTTCATTCTTCATCTGCTTTTTCACCTGTTATGAACTCAAACAACTGATTCGGGTCCATGTCTCCGAGTTCATCAAGAGAGACCTCTTCAGACCTAATCTTCTCCAGTAACTCTTTTAGTTTTTCCATAGGAATGCGATTTGACTCGTTAACGGTCAACTGCGAATCAAGTATACGGATTAGGCTTTCGATTTCTGTAGCTTCTGCTTCATTTGCAGCGCGCCACACTCTCTTGTATAGTCGCTCAGCCTGTATCAGATTTTTAGATACTCTTCTATTCATTTTTTCTTTGCTGATTTCTTTTTAGTCTTCTTTGACCACTTCTTCTTGCCTGTAGATTTCTTAACTTCTTTGCCGTTCTCATCGCGCATGCCGCGACATTTAGGAAACTTAGAACACCCAAAGAACTTGCCATATTTGCTCTGCCGCTCTGCCATAAGCTCATCACAGATAGGGCATTTATGAGTAGAAAGAATAACCTGTTTTGGAACTTTCTTCTCAGGCTTGCCATCGCTACCGATATTTGCAGTAAAACCGCAAGCTTTGCGTTCTGGACAAGCAAAGAATGGCTCGCCTTGGCGTCCAAACTTCTTCAACAGCATCTTAGAGCAATCAGGGCATGGGACGGTGGTCTGACTAATAGTATCTTTCATCTTACGACCAACATCCATGTCCTGCATCAGCCGTTTGTAAAATAGATCAAGAACCTTCTCTTTAGTCTTCTTAGCAGCGCTGATTTCATCAAGGTCGTCTTCCATGTCAGCGGTGAACTTCAAATCAATGAAGCAGAAATTAGACCGAACCAAAAAATCATTTACTCGCATCCCTAGATCAGTTACATGGAATGCCTTCTTTGTTAGTTCAATATATTCGCGGTCCTTAAGAGTTCGCATCGTTTGCTCATAAGTAGACGGCCTACCGATGCCGGTCTTCTCTAGCTCTTTCGTAATTGAAGCTTCAGAGAATCTGGGCGGGGGCTGTGTCCACTTCTGCTCAGTTGACACCTTCGATATATCAAGCTTCTCGCCAACCTTGAGAGCAGGAAGCTGAACATCTTTAGACAGCGCATAAGACCAGACTTTTTTCCAACCATCAAAAACAAGACTGGAGCCCGATACACCTAGCGTATACTTTTTGGTCTCGAAGCGGATTGTAACCTGATTAGAAACAGAATCAGTCATCTGCGAAGATACAGCGCGCTGCCAAATAAGCTCATACAAACGCTTCTGGTCCATATCTCGTCCTACGCCGACGACGTTGGCATCGGTTGGACGGATAGCTTCGTGAGCTTCTTGAGCATTCTTTGCCGAAGTCTTGTAGAGATTGGGCTTCGAAGGATAGTAGTTAGGCGTAAAGTTTGACTGTATGTAGCCTCTGATATTCTTGATACCCTCTGATGAAATCGATATCGAATCCGTTCGATGATATGTAATATGGCCGTCTTCGTATAGCCCTTGAGCAGCACGCATCGCACGACTTTGAGAAAGCCCAAGTATTGAGACTGCCGATTGCTGCATGGTAGAGGTTGTAAATGGAGCGTATGGTCTAGAAACTCTCTGTTTCTGGTCATATTTTGTTACCTCTGTCTCATTGCCTTCCAAAGCGGTCTTGATGGTCTCCGCTGCTTTTTTATTCTTGATGTCCTTTGCTTTAGGGTCTACAAGATCAACTACCAGTTTTTCGGCTTTCTTGGAGAGCAGGCTTGCTTTTATCTCCCAGTATTCTTCTGGCACAAATGACTGAATCGATTTCTCGCGGTCAGCCAAAATTCTAAGAGCGGCGGATTGAACGCGACCCACAGATCGGCCACCAGTTGCTTGTGTTGTCAAGAATGAACATTCATACCCCACAAGGCGGTCAAGAATACGACGGGCCTCATAACTGTTCACTAGGTCTTGGTCAATCGACCTGGTTTTCTTAAGAGCTTTGGCTATCTCTGACTGTGTAATGCTGTTCGTCGTTACTCGAACCGGCTTAACACTCGCAGGCAACTGATTCGCTATATGCCAAGCAATAGCCTCGCCCTCACGGTCAGGGTCCATCATCAAATAAGTTGTCTGGTGTTTTTGTGCCAAGTCTACAAGGTCAGAAACGATTTCCTTTTTATCATCGAGAATTTGATAGTTTGGCGTAAAAGAATAATCACCAGTAGCTTTATCTTTCTTAACTGATATATTCTTACCTTTGGCAGGCAGGTCAACGCAGTGCCCCTTAGAGGCAACTACTTTATAGTCTTTGCCTAGCGCTGCTGAGACCTTCTTAATCTTACCAGGGCCTTCAATGATTACTAGATACTTAGGCATCTCTCTCCTATCGACCAATAAACAAGGGGAGCGACAAACAGTCACTCCCCTTGTTTCAGATTCTTCCCGCCTTGATTAGCGGCGGCGTCCGCCCGCGTCAACCTCGATAGGGAGGTCATACAAACTGCGGTTGGTGGTGGACTGAATGTAACTCACTCCATTGCCCTGAATAGCGCGAACGCCAGAAAGCTCACCCTTGCGAGCCATACGAACAGCCTGGGCACGAGTAATACGACGACCACCAGTTACGATGTATCCAGTGGTGTGCCTCTTGCTGTTTACAATACGCCTATTGATACGCATTTTTGCTGCCATACCTTGTTTCTCCTTATGTATCGGCATTACGAATCTTTGGGCTTACGCCCTAATCCAAACTTCAGCATGTAGTCCATCATCGTTGGCGAAAAGCCATCTTCATCATTTAGAAAATTCAAAGTGCATGCAGTAAGTTCTTTCTTTGCATTTCCATGCGCAGTGCGCAACATGCCAAAAATACCATTGTCGCCCAAAAGCCTCTGCATTCTTTCGTCATTCACTATTTCTGCGAAAAACTCCAAGTCTTCCTGACTATAGTTCTCTCGCAAATGAACTTCGATATCATGCATCACATCGCTAACTATCGTAGTCAAAAGCTTTTCATATAAGGGAGCCTGAATTTCAATCAAGGACTCGCTCACAGCTAGAACGATGTTCTTGATGCTCTCTAGCAATTCTTCGTCTACGCTTCCTTCGCTAACGCCAAGCTGATAAGCAACATATGGCTCCAAACTCTCTTCCAAATGCCTCTCTCTATCAGCAGCTTCGCTTAATGGTCGCAACATATCGTCCATATTCTCACGAAACTGCTTGATAAAGGCAATTGCTATAGAACGTTCAGGAGTCATTTCTATGCTTTTTCCTCTCAGAGAGTTCTGGTCGAGTAAGGCCCTTACCAGTAAACCCACTGGACAAACCTGCAATATGACACCATATCAACATCGCTCTATGAGCATCATCAGCAGACCTACTCTCACCCTTCAACAAAGGTTCGGTAAGAACCCATGACCAGTCATTGAAGATACCATTCAAATGCAATCGCCTAAATGGTATTTCAATAACGTAATGAGGAACATCTATCTCTTTAGATAGCTCAGCCAACCTTGCTGGTGTGCCTCTAAGAAAGGCAAGAACCATAGCGATGCCAAAGCCGCCATCTTTCTCATCCGGCGTCTTATGCTGCCCACACCAATCATCGCCACACACTACACGAACAACGCGCTCATATTCCTGCTTCATAGCTCGATTTCCTTGTAATTAGTCAGAAATCTTGAGGTTATTGATAGCCTCAGACTCAGCAGGACTTGGAACATATAGTTCTTCAGTTGCGCGCTTCTGCTGCGCCTGCTCCTGCTCCTTCTTGAGGTTATCAATGAACGACTGCAATTCATCAGCGTACTGTGAAATTGCGGTTTCGAGATCGTCTGCGATAATCGGGAAACGAATCTCGTTAGGAATCGCAGGCACAGGGCCTTGCGGCGTAGGGATAGCTGACATTAGCGTAGCAACACCAGCATATACAATAGCAGGCTCGCTACTCCCCATTTCCTTGAGACTCTCGGCATTCAAGTCTTCGAGAGTTGTAGGATTGATTGCGATAAGAGCCTCAACACGCTCTCCTCGTGGACCGAGGAAGCTTGCAACACGACGAATAGGTTCCATTGGAATATCCTATACTATAACCAAGAACATCAAGCATCCTACTCAAGTAGAACTACAAACCTGATGCTCAGAAACACTGACCCGGCTCAATCTTTTCATCCGGGAAATCTTCATCAGCAAATATAATCTGTTCTTCGGGGACCTCTCGCTCGGGAGGAGGGAAGACAGTGAACTGAACGCCATTTTCATGAGACTTTGTATCGAATGACATCTCAACATCCTTGAGCAAAGTCTGCATTGTCAATGCATCGGTCTTGTCTGCCACGAACTTGCAAGTTTCACGGCTAAGCTGAACATAATTGATGACCGTATAGATATCATCCATCTTGATGATATCAGTTACTTCATACGGAAATACTGTTGGGATTTGCTGTCTACGACGGGGCATAACTTGCTGCCTTTGTTTCACTTCTATCGACATCTCTGCTTAGGTTCTTATACTTTTCACACTTTTAGCCACAACTCATTCCCTTCGACAATCACTCCATCTAGTCCCGTAGAGTCCAAAGTATCGAAAGCAGTTTTGAGTTTTGTGACCATCGGTCGTCCTCTTGAATTGAACGAAGTGTTCAATAGTACTCCTACACCTACAGATTTTTCATACTCGGTTAGCAGGTCATAGAGCCAACGATGCTGTTGTCTTGTAACTGTCTGCAACCTTGCTGTATTATCGACATGAGTCACGCCGGGGATACTGTCTTTCACTTTATCTTTTACTTTCACAACCTGCGACATATATGGAGAAGCGGCATTGAACTCAAAATACCTATCTACATCTTCCTGTCGCACGACCGGCGCATACGGCCTATACCAGGCTCGAAACTTGACTTCCTTGTTCAAACGGTCCTTGATATCTTTCTTGCGGCAATCTGCAAGAATCGAGCGATTGCCTAACGCTCTGGGGCCTATTTCGCTATTTCCCTGAATAACTCCAAAAACCTTGCCATTCGCAATATGCTTTGCTATCTCTCTGATAGTTACCTTACCCTTGTAGTCATCTCGGTCACGGTACTTCTGAATATCTTTGATATCCAAGATAGGTGCGCCGATATAAGGGTTTAGAGGTCCAAAATATTTACGTGGCTTCTGCTCAAACCATTGGCGATATGCAAAAGCCGCCCCTAGCGCAAGGCCACAATCACCTGGATTTGGTGGAACGTAAATGTTGTCTGATACTTCTTTGAAGATAGCATGATTAGTTATACCATTCATGGCACAACCACCTGTTACACATAACGGCTCGTTTTTTGCAAGATGACGCTTGATAAGATCAATGGCTCTATCGGTCCACATTTGCTGAAAACTATGTACGTAGTTCTTTGCTAACCATCCGTCTGATGGCCCAAGATGATACAGGTGTGGTTGATCGCTTTTGCTATACTTAGCGTACTCCACCATTAACTCTTTCCAGCCGCGAGGATTAAGCCATACGTATTCCGAAACAAACTCAAAAAACGCTTTGGCCTCTTTGTAAAGCTTATCATCAAGCTTACCGTATGAGCTTAGGCCCATAAGACGGCCTGAAATAGCAGGAACAGGCCAAAACTCATCATAATCACCAATGCGGCGACCAAGCAGATCATAAGAATGACCAAACCTGCCTTTATAGCCAGCGATATGGTCTATCGTATTCTCTGACATATGATAGAATTTGGTAAATCCATCATTACCTGTTCCATCATATGAGAATACTTTAGCTTGCTCAAAGGGCGAACCATAAAAAGCAAGCGATGCATGACACTCATGATGGTTGAACAAAACCGGATGCTGCGGTATATGATTACCATATCTTTCCCGTAGAACTCGAAGAAGACAGCGGCAATGCTCTATGTATAAATGGTCCTTGACAAAGACCGTAGCGCATAGGGCCACAGCAGTTATGTCTTTAGCATACGTATTCCAGAAATCAACTGTTCTATCTACAAACGCATCCGCTTGTCGCATATGCTTGCTTCGCGGATACTCTGTCATCATAGAGTTATAAGAAAAAGGACTATAGCTTAGACAATACCTTTCGCCGAACAGTCTTTCCCATTCGTAAACTGTTACAGGACAGCCATCGTCGTCCAAAAGGGCAACGTTCTGGTCATGTCCGTGTGGCAATATTCCGAGAATCATGAATATTTACCTAGAAAACATCTAGCACGATTGATTTGCTCTGTTGACAACTCATCAACATAAGAACCTATCTGTCCTTTTCGGTAATGGTTGGCATTGATACCTGAAGCTTTCTTAAAAGCAAAGCTCTGTTGCTCAATAGCATTCTGAACATCATCAAGCGTAGTTTCAACAAATCCTAAAGTGTGAATGATTGCAAGCAACTCCCAGTCTGTTTTTTGCAAAAGCTTCTCATAAGTAGTTGCTATGACCTTTTCGGATAACCAGTCTTTTCTATATCTGATATAATCAAAACCTGAAACTTCTCTGTAACCATGCTGCATTTTATGAAGCATATCTTCAAATGATGTGTTATAGTAATGCATGCAAGATACCAGCACATCAAGAGGGTCTCTGTGTATAAATACTGTTAGTTCTCGACTAGCTTCAAAAACAGAGTTTTCAGTAAACACAACTTGAGGATGGCAATGAGTTTTCATCAGAGCATAATCTATACGGACACAACTAGCCAACTGGTTTACATCATTAGCAAAGCCATCTGAATTCTTATAGCATAACCTGTTGCCGTTATAGTATGAGTTGATGGGGCATCGCAGAGAGTCTGCGATCAAGCGGGTTAGCCAGCTTGTACCTGATCTTGGATATCCTGCTACAACAATGTTTTTGGCAAGTTCAAGACAGGACATTCGCTTTTCCCGTTAGCGATTTTTGCGAAGCTCTCCAATACGGTCATTGGACAACAAAATTTCCTGAATCAGCTTAGCATCATAACCCAGCTTCTCAGCATATCGAGCAATTGCAGACACATCTTTAGGGAAGCACTTCCCACCGAAAGGCTTTTCGCTCTCTTGGAATACTGCTGTATGCATTGGGCTCAGTCGCGGGTCAAGAAGCCATGCCTCTCGCAGCTTGTAGTAATCCACACCCATGCGCTCGCACAACTCGTTGATTTCATAGCAGAACGTAACTTTCATAGCATAAAAAGTATTCTCAACATACTTTGCGAGTTCAGCAGTAAGGGTATCAGTCTGGTGGTATGTCTTTGTTGGACCAACAACCTTGATGAAGAAGCGAACCATTGCCTCAGTATCTTCTGGGTCGCCACCAAAAGTAAACCAAGGAGTCTCTTTGACATCAGTATGAAACTTGTATTCTGTCCAGTATTTAGACTCGCCACAATACTCAGGTGAGAAAACAATACGCTTACCAGTTGCCTCTTTAAGGCGGTCGGTAGTGCCTGGCTCGATCGTTGACTTAATAAGGAATAACTCAGCATCGATGTCACGAATAGCCGATTCCACTAGGCTCGTATCACAAGAGCCATCATCGCTGCGAGGGGTAGGCAGGCAAACAACAACCAAGTCACAGCCATTCGCAGCACATAAATCATTAGTAAATAGATGATTGCGACCAAACTCTTCGTTTTTGACTGAAGATGGTCCCGTGAATTTGGTATCGACTACCACGAGATCATAGTGGTCTTGAAAAAACTCGGCCATGGCCTTTCCGACATATCCATGTCCAATAACTGCTATTTTCATAGTATGCTCCTCACATCAGGTCTCTAAGGCAGCGAATAACCTTACAACTCTTATCGTCAAAAAACGACTTCCAATTATCAAACCCTGTGAAGTCGCTCATAAATACAAAATCCACATTGAACCCTACTGATGATTCATAATCGTATCTGCTATCGCCAATAAACACAGTTGGCTCATCCAAAAAACCTCTGACTTGTAAATTCGCGAATGCATCAACCTTGGAAGCAGGAGCCCCATAAACCGCATCAAAATAAGGCAACAATCCTCTGTCGCCTAACATCTGAGTTGTTTTTATCTGACCCGAACCAGTTATAATGAACCTATTACAATCTCTTGGTATGGAATCAAGAAATTCTCGAAGCCCGGTTGTCTCTTTGCATTGCGCAGTTAGCTCGTCAGATAATATAGAATACTCTTGCTCGATAGCGCTTTTATCGATAGGACGACCTACGACTTCAGACTCAGCTATTTCGATGATCTTAGACCTCGACTTGCCGCTATTAGTCTTAAATACTTCTAACATAGCATAGGCATGCTCGGGCTCGTACTTCTGGCAAACTTGCAAAAACGATGCGTGTTTGACGCCGTTAGAATCAAGAATAACTCCATCGAAGTCAAAACACCAGTTCTTATAGTATTCCTGCATAGTGGTTCTCAAACTTCGTGGGTGTGATTATTTTGAAACTGACATACTTTGATAAGTTATCTAAACATGACTGAACTGCCGCGTCCTTCGCAGCACCGTCTTCCCACGAAACATCGTCTGTATGACCTGTCCCATAACAATGCTGCGTCGCTTTGCCTGATTGAACATCATCGTGGGCATGAAGCGTATACCCATCCATACCTGCAACCCAAATATTCTCTGCCTCCATGAGATGCGCAATCGCTATCGCGAGAACGCCCGCTGTCCTGAATCGGCCCTTAATATGGTCTTCGCGTATTGCAAATCGCTCAGCGAAACGGTCATCATCAGAATAGACCACTTTGATATAAGGCCCTTTATGGAAGCGTCGAATAATGTCTTTTGGCATGCGGTAGTTAAACATCAATCTTGACTTAGCAGCATCTATACATTGACCGAAAGCTTTTAGTCGCTGACGATTGGTCCATAGATGGTAGTCGGGATGACAAAAATTGGTCATGTAGTTGATGCCGATGACCTTACAATCATTATCTACAATGAAATCTTTTAGCTTCGAATCATTGTCTACAATAGTCTTACCCGCTCCGACTATGATTAGATTGCGATGTCTAATTCCCTTGTAAGCCATCATAGCCTCTCTGTAAGATGTGAGCATCAACTCCATAAGCAAAAAAGTTCATACCTATATCGCCATACATATCCATCTCCTCTTTGGTATGAACAAATCCCCCTACAGAAATACCAGCATCAGCGACTTTTTTGATACCTTGTTCTATTGTGTCTCTAACTTCCTTATGCGAAATATCGCCAGGATGACCAAGGGCCAAAGAAATATCGTAGATACCAAAATAGATTAATTCTACTGTATGATCCTTGATGATATAATCCAGAGAATCCAAAGCAGTTTTGTTTTCTATGATAACACTCGTTACAGATTCTTCATTTGATTTACTCATATGATCAACACGAGAGCCATAGCGTCCCGCGCGGGTGTATGGAGATAACCCTCGACAACCTGCGGGAGGGTATTTAGAGCGACTAATTATATCCCAAACTGCATCATGCTGCTTGATTTGAGGAACAATAATGCCTTCAGCGCCGATATCAAAAGCTTTCAGTATATTTGATTCCGAGTAATCAGGAACACGAATCATTCCGTGACAGCCCTTACACTGAAGAGCAATAAGCATGTTCTGTGCTGTTTCAAAGCTAACTGGACCATGCTCCATATCTAGTATAACGAAGTCCAGGTACGAAGCTAGAGCATCAGCTACAACGGGCGAAGGAATAACGCTCCATGTTCCGACGAGCTTTTCCCTATTGGCAAGTTTTTGTTTTAGAGTTTTTTCAGGCATTGCAAACACTTTCTCGCCGCTTTACTGCGAAGCTCGACAATAGATTCATCTGAATAAAAAGCAGAATGAGGCGTATATATAATGCGATTGTCTCTATACAAATTTGTAGGCGGCTCCGTCTCGAATACGTCTATACCTAGACCCTGAAACTTCCCCGCCTTGTGAGCCTCAATAAGAGCATCATAATCCACAACACCGCCTCGGCAAGTATTGACAAATATAGGAGCCTTGTTTACATAATGTAAGAACTCATCATTGATCATATGATGAGTTTCTTCTGTTAGAGGAACATGCAACGTGATAACTGAGCTTACAGCAGCTATCTTGCTTAGATTATTTGTTCTCTGAAAACCAAGACTCTTCTCGATACCCTCTTCGACGTACGGGTCATAGAACAAGATGTTCATTCCAAAGGCCTGCAATCGCCGAGCTACAGCCAAGCCGATTCGTCCAAGACCAACAATACCTGCGGTCTTGCCCTGCAAGCGTATATTAGGCTGCTCGTATTGGTCAACCCACGCTCTATGGTCATTCTGATGCGCTACAATACTACGAGAGAGACCGAGAATCAAAGCAAGAGTATGGTCAGCAACCTCATCTACGCCATAGTCAGGAACATTGAATACTTGTATACCTCGTTGCTTACAGAGTTCCTGGTTTACGTTATCCAAGCCCGCTCCAAAACGAACAACACACTTGCATTTATCCATGTAAGCAAGCGTTTCTTCATTGACACGAAAATGATGCCAATGCATAACGGCATCAAAATCTCGTAGGTATTCTAATGAATCAGGTGGCTGACGGTAGGCAGTTATCTCTGCATCACTGCCAAAGACTTGATTTTCAACTTCTGTATCATCAACGATGTGATCCGGTATTACTACTTTGAGCATGTTTCTTGACCCACTCCTCTACCACTCCTAGCTGCCACTCTTCATCGATATCGAAGACTCTCGCGTCTCGAATGAGGGCTTTGGGCTTTTTGCCCATCCACTTAAAGATAGTATCGGTTCGATCCATACTTTCGAAACACTCGCGACGAAGAACTTGGACAGAGAAATCCAAGAAGTAACAAGCACCCTGACTGTTCCGCAAAGAGTTTGCCTCTGGAAGGTGCTTGGGGTCTACAAATGGCATGACCTCGCCATCTATAACCTTTTGAGCGCGAACAGGGCTAAACATATCAAATTTACAAAGCGAGAACACTGAACTCCATTCAGGCTCATCGAGAAGCGTCTGTATGCCTTCGTCAATCAATACGGGGTCGATAGCGGGTGTGTTGCAGAAATGCAGCACAATGATTTCTGGCGGCTCAGGAAGCTCGCTATCCATGAACTCAAGAGCATGGCTTAAGACATCCTCGGTAAGCGTCTCTGGCTGCGCAAGCTCGCTTGGTCGGTCAATGATCGACCAGCCATGCTGCCTGCCCATAGACTGAATTCTGCCGCAATCGGTAGACACAAAGCGGTGCTGTATTAGCTTGCTATATTCCGAAGCACGATAAGCATACTCGGCTGAACGAACTCCGTTAATGAGTCTTACGTTCTTGCCTGGAACCCCTGTACTGTTTTTCTTGCCTATTAACAAAGATGCTATACTCATGAACCAACCTTTCTTGCAAGCTTGACAGTATTCGAACAATACGACCATTCATTGTCATACCAAATAACAAGGTGCAGCATCGGACCAATCTTTCTAACCCACTGCAAATCAATAGCCACAGCTTCATCCATGGCTAAATAGTCCATACCAACAAGATGTCGCTCGTTGACCTTGATGTATTCTGAACGCAAACCTCGTAGAAAATCTATAACTTCTTCTAGATCGAAATCTGACCTAAGACTAAGGGTCATGTCTGCGCTTGACACAATTGAAGTAGGAGTCCGAAAAGAAATAGCATCAACTCTCTTGCTAATTTCAGGTATCACGTTGTCTAGAGCAGGAATCAAGCTCGTGTTCTTTGGTATCATCGTGCCGACTGACGACCTGCCCAAGGAGTAATCAGGCCATGAATGGCCGGGATTGCTTTGGTTTTCTACAGGTCCATCAATAAGATTCTGATATGACAGCCAAGGATGCAGCGTCGTGACAAAACCATTCTCGATGCCATACTTTTCGTCAAGAGGCTTTATAACTTGTGCCGCACCGTTTACATCGCAAATGCTACTTGAAATAACCTTGTGCGAATCTTTGTATTCAGCATCGTTTACGCCCATCACGATATAACTATCTACTCCGTCTTTGGGAGAATGAGTTACAATACTCGTAATCTGCTCGGGAAGATTGCGTGCGTTATAAACATTCTCAGTTACACCAGAAGCGTCTATTACAACGGTTGCACCGTTCCAGTCTACCTTGGCAATGTCTAGCTCATGATGAACTGGTATCTTGATATTGTCTCGTATCAAGAAATTTCCCTGCGCGTCAAATTCTGGTATTCTACCATAATGGGAATCAAAATTAAGAAGATAGCACAAGTTATCTGTGCTTACAGGATCATTGATGGCAACAACTTCAAAATCATCGCTAGCAAGCAAAATGCGCATGCACACCCTGCCTATTCGTCCGAAGCCGTTAATACCTACTTTAATCATTGCTTACCTTAGTTTGACTTATTTCATAGGAAACCATTTTTTCAACCAAACCTTCGATCGATGTCTTAGGAGACCAGCCAAGAATGTGCTTGGCTTTTGATGCATTGCCTTTTAGCATACGGATATCAGATGGCCTATAGAAATCGTCCGATATTCGTATTACGGTCCTCCCATCGATGGAACCTGTCTCGCTCAGTCCTCTACCATTCCACTGAAGGTCACAACCGAGATTCTTGAACACAAGCTCACAGAAAGACCGAACCGAATGGGATTCTCCTGTAGAGATAACCCAATCATCTGGCCTCTCGTAAGCCATCATGAGACGAATTGCCTCCATATAATCAACAGCGTATCCCCAGTCTCTTTTGGCATCCAAGTTGCCAAGATAGATACAATCTCGCTTGCCAGCCAGAACTTCGACCGCATGCTTAACTATCTTCTTGGTTACGAACTTGTCGCCTCGACGAGGGCTCTCATGATTGAACAGAATGCCATTGACCGCAAAGAGGCCAAATGCCTCTCGATAGTAACGGACATAGTGGTAAGCGCTTGTCTTCGAGATTGCATACGGCGAAATAGGCTTGAGCGGAGTAGACTCTATCTGGGGGATTTCTTGAGGGTTGCCATACATCTCGGAAGATGACGCCTGATAAAACTTGCATTCTGAGCATGACTGCTTGATAGCCTCAAGCATAACCATAACGCTCAAAGAGTTAACTATCTCTGTATAGAATGGAGACACAAATGAGAATGGAACATCCGACATCGCTGCGAAGTTGTATAGCTCATGTGGTCGTATTTCGGAGATAAGATTGCTTAGGCTAACAGGGTCTCCCATGTCGCCCTCATGAATAGTAATCTTATCCAAAATGTCGCCCTCTTCAAGACGGTCAAATTTGTCTATAGAACTTCGACGCACAAGACCATGCACATCATATCCATCCTTAAGAAGCAACTCGGCCATGTAGGAGCCATCTTGTCCCGTGAGCCCTGTTATCAATGCTGTCTTACTCATCTTCGCTCCATACAGAAACCAATGCTATAGCTGTCGCGCCAAGCTTATTTCCCCTGTATCGACAATCAGCGGCAGCATCTCTATCCGAGATGACCCATTTGTCGCCCTCAAGCTTGTAGACCTCTTCTAGATAGTTCTTGCCTTCAGCTTCAGCCACCGCCTTGATATAGTCAAGCATCTCAGGGTTGAACTGATAGAGGTTCTTGCGACTCTCATCCTTAGCCCAACCTGGTCGCTGACCGAATGGAACCGTAAGAAAGAAATACTCCGAGTTCTCTATCATCATCTTACATATGCGATATTGATATCTGCGTATAGCGCCTTCATTGGGATGGAGGTCATGGCCCGCATGCTCCACAGACGAGATAGAAGTCGCTATAGCGTATGGGCCTTCTCTGATAATCTTGCGTTCCAAGGCATCGTCATATTGGCCCTCAAAAAAGTAGTCTACGTATCGTTTGCCTTCGGGTTTTGCATCAATGCCATATGTCTTCAACTTATGCATTTTTTTAGCTGCTTGTACATACTTGGCTTTGTTGCAACCAAAATCAAACATTTTGGCCCCTGAAAGGTCTTTATCAATAGATGAAATCTTGTCTAAAGTCCATGGATTCTCGATACACCGCTCAAAAGCTGGCTTGCCTTCATCTTCGGGTCGGTCATACGCCCATTTCTTACCAGGCTTATTGGTTAGCCTAACTATAGCTTCTCTCACGTTGTTAGCTGAGTATCTTTGTATCATGAGTTTCCGTACCTCTTAAATTCAGGGAAAGACCCGCACAGTTTGTTAATTTTGTTCTTGGCATCCACTCGCTCGATATTTATGTCTTGCGCTTCAACCGCCTTTCTTCCTCTTTCCGCATCTGAATTGCTATCTCGCACCTTATCAAGGGTCTCCCACTGCCTAGAGAGAATGCCAAACAGCATATCTTGATAGGAACCAAGACGAAGCTGCTCCTCCTCCGAAAGATGTTGTGTGCAATACATAATGACAGCGGACAGAGCCCTGGCTTCCTCTTTTAGAGCCTCTCGAACAGACGCATCAAGTTTGCGTATTTTGATTTGAACAATCAAGTACCTATCTATTAGGTCGCCTACAGAAAGAACTCGCTTGATATCGTCTTCAATCGCCATTAGAACACCTTGAACTCTGGCATTGGAACAACCCACTTGCCGCCGTGGTCACGAAAACTCTGCTCTCGCTCTTTGAACTCCTCCATGAAGTGCCATGGAAGAGCAAGGAAATAGTCAGGCTTATCGGCTCGTGCCTCATCCTCAGAGACAATAGGTATCCCCGTACCCATAATCTCTGTACCCCATTTCATCGGATTACGATCGGCGCAGCCCTTGATGAGTTCATTGGTTATGCCACAGACTTGTAGCGTGATAGCCCCCTTCGTTGAGGCTCCATACGCATATACGGTTTTGCCTTCCGCCTTCGCCTGCTTGAGAAAGTCAACCAACTGCTTATTGTTTGACTCTACACGCTCCTTGAAAGCGTCGAAGGGTTCTTCGCTATCAAGAGCAAGCTCAAACTCCCTTTCTAGCAAAGACTGTATCCGCTTTTCGGCTTCTGGTTGAATCTTGAATGCTTTTCTCTTAGCAGCATAAACTTGAAAACTACCACCATTTATATCATTTAGATGAACGTCAACAACCTCCATACCATTTTTACGAAGAAGATGCTGAATGGTTGCTAAACTATAGTATTCAATATGCTCATGACATATAGTATCGTATGCATTCTGGCTCAGCATAGAAGGTAAATAAGATTGTTCAAACACCCATATACCCTTACTATCTAATGCAAGACCAATATCACGAACAAACTCATTGGGGTCTTCAAGATCATAGAACATCGCTATACTCGTGATAACCTTAGCGCCAAAAGCCCTTACTCTACCCATGTTCTCTAGATTGAAATAATCAGTTGTGATATTCGCGCCTGATTCAGCAGAGAACTCAAGCATATTTTTCGCAGGGTCAAAACCGAACAAGTTTTCGTAGCTCTTTGACTTCCAGTATTTCAAACTCGTACCATCATTGCAACCAACATCGATAATCATATCATTCTTCTCTAAGGGGCTTTCCTCTCTTTCAAAGAACTCATGAATACCTTCAACAATGCCATGAAGATGCTCTGTCATTGTTCTATTAATACCAGAACGATAGAAGTATCGAGGATACATAAGCTTGCCAGGAGTTGTGTGACGAAGTTGAACAAGACCACAGCCGTTCTCGTTGTTTACTGTATCGCAGCGACAAAGAACAAGAGGAACCTTACGCTTAATAGGCTCATGACCTTCCGCCCCGACATAACCAACAAGATGATGCTTACCGAGGTCGAGTATCTCGGCTAAAGGCCCGCCACAGATGCGGCATGTCTGCCTCGTCTTCAACATACTCATGCTAATGCTCCTATCTGCCTGCTCACTGGACCAAGCCTCCCGCTGTCATAGTAGAAAGAGTATTTATCGCTCATGTTGAGACTTCCATAGCCCTTCCTATAATCATTGATCATCTTCTTGACGCTTACGCTAGGCTTGATATGTTTTCTAAAACCAAAGTTAATTGAGGCTCCCTGTAGTAACTGCGCAGAACGACCAAATCGTGTCGCTGTCGATGAGAATAAAGCTAAGCGATCAGGATTGGACTTGAACGGCAACTCAAGACCTTTACGCTTGAATACCTCAACAAAAGGGTTTGTTCGTATTACTACGTTTGAGTAACCGTAATACATCCAGCATACTCGCTTAGGAGCGAAGCCTGCAAGATCGACTACACCCATGCCTCTTCTATCTGGCGCAGGCTTGAAAAAAGGATCGGTTGGCTCGAAGATAGGAGCGCGACCCCAATAGCTCCCAAGAACAGGTCGTATCTTATCGTATATACCTGCGATACCCTTCTTACCGGGGTGTGAATCTAGTTCTTCGTTCTTAGTGTGTTCCTTGAGATGAACAGCAATAATTTCAGGTTCCTCTTCAAATATCTGTAAAGTGCGCTCAAGGTAGTTAGGTCGAAAAAAGTATTGGTCATTGTCTATAACCATCATATAATCATACTGACTCTGATACTCATGAAGAAGCTTGTTGAGCGTGCCAAGATAGTAGTCTTCTGTTGTCTTCCTTCGATACATCCAAGTATTCGACTGATAGTCTTGAAGAATTTTCTCAGAACCATCGGTTGAGCCATTATCAAGTAGTAAGGCGTGAATTCTTGAGGGGTCGCCGCATGTCTCAATAAACGAGTCAATCATGACTTTGACTCTTGGCTCTTTCAGGTCGTTAGACGTTCGGTAGCCATCGTAGTTAGAGAATATAACGAGTAACCTATCAAGCATATTAGGCCTTTCTGAGTATCATATAAGTGGCGTCTCGTTCGGGCTCATCATTAACCCAGTCGGTGTCTTTCTGATTTTGCAAGACTTCAAAGCCCGCATCATTTGCAAGCTTCGCGGCCTTCTTGAGGTCGAGCGTATGAACATGAGCCTTGTTGAGTTCTTCCTTGCTGCGCAAATGAACGTGCAAGAAAAGTGTTCCGCCAGTTGTAAGGATGCGGTTGAGTTCCTTCATTCCATGCAGCATGTCAGGAATGTGGTCAATCGCATTGGTACAAATTGCATAATCAAAGAAGCCATCCTCAAATGGAAGCTTTTCAGATAGATCGCCCTTATGTATCTTGACTTTAGAGACCTTCATGGCATTATATTCATCTGCCAAAACATCAATAGGGTAAACGTCTGCCCCTTCAAGCTCGATAAGAACGCCACCGAAGGGGCCGCACCCGACATCTGCGACCTTCTTACCGTAAAAACTATGTTCTGCAAGCTTGAAACTATCAAAATAGTTTTTGTAGATATGCGAACCTTTGCTAAGGCCATTCTTTCGCCAATATTTTAGTTCATGTCCTGGTGTCCAAGCCATTACGCTTCTCCTTTGCAAAAATCAATCCAATCTTGCGTTCGCTTGCTCCAGCAGTATTTGTCCTCGATAGTCTTTCTCATGGCTTCGCCTATCTCTTTTCGACGGTCTACATTGTCCTTAAGTAGCCTCAGCCTATCTGCAATCGCATCCACATTCCTATCGACCAAAAAGCCGTTTACTTTATCATCAATCAAATCCTCACAACCACCCACACGAGTCGAGACGATTGGCAGACCACATGAAGCCGCTTCTAAAACACTCAGCGAAAAACCCTCAGATGATGAAGCACAAAGATACCCGTCAAGCGCCTGGTAGAAAGCGGGCATCTCTTCAAGCGTGATATGATGTTCAGTGGCTAGCATAGCAACCTTGAGTTTGACGCCTGCCTTCTTTGCTGCTGGCTTCATGAACTCGGTCACACCCTTTCGCCAATCGTGAGCAGAAGAACCAGAGTAACCCACGGTAAACTCTTTGTTTCCGCTTGGTCGAGGAATAAAAAGCTTACTATCTACACCATTCGCTGTATAGATTAACTTCTCAACACCAGCTTTTCTGAAGATACGGTCAAGCTTGCGAGAGACAGTATTAACTCTGATAAACTGATTTAGAAAATCAACCAGTTCTTTTGGAGGGGTAACGTCCCTATCTGGCTGAGTCTTGCGATTATCCCATGCATGATGTCCATGTATGCCAATCAAGGTATGTTTCTTGGGCAAGAAATCGACAAGCTTATAGTTCTGCCATCCCATCACGAGAACACGGTCATACTTAGTATAAATCTTCCTAATGTTTTCAACATTGCCCTTGATATGAGTGTAAGACAACTCAACCGAATTATCTGTATTGTACTTAACAAGATTCTTTCCGATGCTCTCATAAGCCCAGTGTCTCTTGTCCGTAAGCATCAAACATTTCATAAGTTATACCTCTTTTGCTGTTCTTCGATATGAGCGTATACATCCCTGAGTTTTGATTTCGGAAAGACTGACTCCCAGTCAACCATTAAAACATCAAGTTCTTTAAAGCCAAGATGCTCGACAATCGACGAACGATGCGAGCCATCTAGCCTTGCGCCATTTGATGTCACAACAATATGACCCTGGCGGTAGTCGTAACCCTTCTTTCTGATTGACTCATAGGTCTTACGAAACCGCTCTATCTTCTCAATAATCTGAGCGTGTTTCTTGCCGTTGCTTTTCTGATACTTGTAGTATTCAGCTTCACGAAAATCTGTTTCGCCTGCATCGAACATCGCAAGCAGTTCTCGGTGACGGCTACAGTCGCCTCCTGCGATAGCAGGTAACTGAACTGTCGTTATCTTGCCAATTTTCTTGGCCTTCCTCAGAAGCTCGGACTTCTGTGCTGAGTTTTTGATGCCTACATACTTCACTTCTTCTTTTTCGTCCTACGAGTTAGAAAGACATCAACGCCTTCTTTATACCCATACTTTGACAACTCTGCAAGAACCTGATCATCCATGTCATCGTGATAGAAGTAATGAATCTCAATCCACAAAACGGGATGGCTCTCTTCAAGGATGCGACTTGCGCCCTTGAGAAGTTCAAGTTCATCGCCTTCTACATCTATCTTCACGAAAGTAGGCCTGACGCTTTCATCGACAACATCATCAAGACGCATCGAGGTATACTCGCCGTTCGGGTCGGGCTCAAAGCAAGTTGCGCCACGACTAACTTCCGTGGTAACAACCTTATATTTACCTGGTGAATTGCCAAGAAGGACACGATAGGCTTGTCCTGCAATATTATTCTCTTTCATGTTTCTCTTGAGGAGTTTATAGTTTGATGGGAAAGCCTCGAACGCATGGACTTCTTTGCAGTGCGCTCCCCAGAAAACTGAGTGATTTCCGATGTTAGCTCCACAATCAAATACAACAGCGTCATTGTTCATGAACTTGAGATAGTCTTCTATCTTATCGATCTCGTAGAACTGCTTGTTCTCCCAGATACGACGACTAATACTATCTACGGGCTCTTTCTTTCCCGTTTTCTTATTGGTTCGCATTTCTGGATATACATACAGCTTGAAATCCTTGTTACCATAGTTGAGTTTTACACCTAGTTCTGCCATGCTTATCTCCCAAGAAGTTCAATCGACTCAAGAAGCTCTTCAAATCTCTTTTCGGTCGTGTGATACTTTCTAAAGTTTTCAATAGAGCGGTCTTGCATTTCTTGCAACCGTTCTGGCCGCTTGAGCAACTGACGCATCTTACTCATCATATCGTCAAATGACCTGTATATGATGCAGCTTTCCATGTCAACATAATCATGAGAAACAAGATGAGGATAGCTGGGGCTAACGATTATCGAGCCTGAAGATGCAATCTCTTGATAGCGATAGCAACAATAGCCAGTCCCTTTGAAATGAAAATTGAATACAGAGTCGGCCATCTTCGCCATAAACTGTTCATGAGATAATCGCTCCTTGGCACGGTCGCCGCCACGGTAAACGATAACATCGGCTCTCATGTCATGTTTGGTTTTCTGATATTGCTTGAAGAATTTGACCCGTTCAGGGTCAGACTCATTGCCACGAAAGAAAATGTCTAACTGCTTATCTTTGATTGGCTTTGCCAAATAAGTAAAGTCCTTACACGGCATTGTGAACGGTTTTACCCTCTTATCGTATTGCTGCTTCTTCATGCCTTCTCTGAGGAGATAGAAGCGACAGTCGAAGTTATCAAAGAACATTCGCTGCATTCTCTCGCCGTGGTGCCTGACCTCTTTGGTCGAAAGATCATCGAACACACCAATCGGTTTGTCGCCTACAGCGTGCTTGAGATAGCGATGAATACGAGGAATAATTTCAGACCACCCCATACCGTGTTTTTTGCGCGCCAATCTGGTCCATGTTTTAAGCCCAAATACCATAGCGCATGGAGCATCAACCTTGTGAGGTTTCTTCTTGATAACATCAGTCCAGTCGATTACCTCAACATCAAGCCTATCCGATGCCTGATGGAATATAGGGTTATCGAAAAACTTGACCTGATCAGCCAAGAAGTAGTTGCCTCCCACAAGCAGTTTACAAATATCCATGACGACTCCGTAGTTTATGTTAAACGGAAGTCAAGTCGCGATTCCTTGCTTCCTGGTTTCATATCTTGATGTATATTACATTTGAGTTTGCTGATTCCTACCGCATAGGCATAGGCTGCGCGGTGATGGCCGTTGTATATCTCAAGACCTTTAGCCTTGACTGGTTGTCCATATCGCGTTTCCATCATTGGCCGATCAAGAAGATTGATAATCTTCGTGTGGTCATAGCCATTTTTTTGTATCATACGAACTAGCTTGGAGAACTTATCTACTTTACGTTGAGCAACGTGTTCTGCTGACTCTCCCGTGCTAAAGCCAATCTCGTAGAGATATCGCTGCCAGTTTGCATAATCGCTATCCATAAGCTTGCGCCCATCATCGGTCAACATCTGTTTAACAAAACGAACATGAGGCGAGTTTCTAAGATAAGGGTGGTCGGCTCCTTCCCAATGCTCGGGCCTAAAGACGCGGGGAACATATTGGCACAATAATACATGCGGACCAACTTTGTTGGTCTTTATGAGTTTGAATCCATCTCGTTCCATCTTTGATGACATTAGACTTTTTCTACCTTATCTGACTGACTGTGTTTATCAGATGTCTTTGGCTCCCAGCCCCATGTCTTTGTCATATCTTCAATAAAACAAAAGCTATTGCCATTGCCACGGGCTTCTATGCACATTTCGTCTTCCTCGCTTGAGGGAGTAAGATACAATTCTTTAGGTGGCGGAAAATAATCTCCATGACGCTTATCGCCTCTAACATAGGCACAGTTCTTGATCATAGACATATTTGGAAAAGCAGATAACATTCGATATGTTCCTCTGGTTTTCTTTGCAAACCAGGCTTCGCCACTCACATAACCCTTTTCCTTGCCATGTATACTTACGCCAACCGGATAGAGGCCGATACGGTCGTAAAGGTCAACACGAGTAAAACCATTGTCGCATGGCGATTTGTCGAGTAGCTTGAACCACTTGTGCTTCCCAACTTTGATAACATCGACGCCGCCTATTTTATGGAACTTCTTCTTCCAAATCATGTTAGTTTGAAGCTGAACTACGTCTTTACATTTTTCAAACGCAACATGAACGTTATTAAGCATATCCTTATCTCTACGGATATACTGGTAATCATCTTGTATAAAATTGATATACTTGCTACCGTTTTTCCTGGCAAACTCTATGCCATAGTTCATGGCACGATGAAGCTCATTTGGGCAACGGTCTTCAAACTTCTTTACTTCTATAAAATCAGGTAAAGAGTTTAGATACTCGTCTAAGCCCTCTTCAACTGAACCGTTATCAACGACAATCATCTTTATACGGTCAACATCAACAAACTTCAGAACGCTGTCTATTGAGTTCTTGATGTAATGCTTGCGGTTGCAAGATATCATTGCAAAAGTAAACATCATACGAGTCCTTTCTTACTAAGCTGAAAAGCAATTTTCTCTTCATTACTTAGTTCGCTCTTGTGAGTGTCGTTTTCTAGAAGCAAATACCTATTGTAGAGGAAATACAGCAGTAGCTTTTGTCTCCGGTTCATTTGCGTCCTTGCTTCTTCATCTCTTGCTACGTCAAGAGCCTTGGATAGGCCCTTGCCCACGTTGTCATCATGACAAACCGCACCACTATTCATAAACAAAGACTGACCGCAATGGGATATAACTGACCCGTTAATACAGCCATCAACAATCGAACCAGTATTCATGCCAGACATGAATAAGCAATCTCTACACAATTGATGCACCGAGCCGTCTACCGGCTGAAAGATATCGCCATATCGCCTTCTCATAGCCTTGAACAAAGCATCTACTTCTTTAGGTTCTTTTTTGTAAGCATGTGGGTGCTTTTTGATGGCGAGAGTTATCGAACGGTCTGCACAAAACTGAGCAACCTCATTGACAAAATCGACATACTTTGTCTTGGTAAACCTCAAAATGCTCTGGTCTTGCATATACTGCATAGGCAAAAATACGAAGTCTCCCTCAATATTGACAACTGATTCTGGTTGACTTCGTTTGCTGATATTGTTTTCTATCAGGTAGCTTGAATACTCATCAGCCCAAGCAATCGCCTTAGCGTGATCCAGTTTATCCAACTCTTGACTGATAGTATTGACGAGATACGAGTCTCCCCAAAAACCTGTAATGTCACAGAGCAATGAAGAAGGCAAAAAGCCATGTTCCATATGAAGTAGCGGCTTATGATAGTCTTTACATTGCTGTCGAATCTTATGACTCGTTGCGTATGGACTAAACACAGCAGCAAACTCAACTTGACGAAGCTTATCCAGATCATAGACAGGATACTTCTTATATTGTATGCGCTTCTTTTTGATAACTTTACGGACACGCAAAAGATCAACCTTGATACCATTGCCATGACAAACGTCAATCAAGGCATTGTACGATTCTGGACAATGGTCACGAATTTCAGGTTCTACCATAGCTCGACGCTTCATGACTTATTTTTCACTTTCATAATAAGGTCTTTGTCAAGCTCATAGCCAAACTCGGTCAGATAGCTTAGAATCAAGTCATCAAGATTGTTCTGTATCGAGCAATGAACTTCTACAAAAATAATGGGATGATGGTCTCTTATTATACGTTCCGCCCCTTTCAGTAGCCGGTACTCATCGCCTTCTACATCTATCTTCATGAATGTTGGCTTGATACTTTCGTCAAGCACCTCATCAAGCGTTACTGCCTCGTATTTACCCTGGGGGTCATTTACAAAACGATTCGACCCATAGTAGCCCGCAGCCTTTTGCAAGCTGCACTTACCAGAGCTATGCCTGAGCAGTTTGTTGTAACATATAACAGGAACATTATTGTCCCTAACATTCTGCTTCAATATCTTGAATGCTTCGGGAAAGGGTTCAAACGCATGAACTTCTTTACAGTGAGCGCCCCAGAAAACAGAGTGGTTTCCAATATTGGCTCCGCAGTCAAGAACAACCGAGTCCTTGTGGACCCAGCCAAGGTCCAAAGATCGCCGAAGTTCATTCTGCGAATAGAAGGCTTTTGTTTTCCAAATAGTCTTGCTTATAGAATCAATAGGTCTAGCTCGCTTGCCATCTGTGTCATTGACCAGATGCATCGTAAACTTGCGACCATCAAAATCCACAATAGTAGTAAAATCCATATTATCCATCTCTAAGCACTTTTTCTGCGTGGTCTTTATCCATCTTATCACAGAAGTTGTAGTTGCTCTGAGAACCAACTATATAAGTTGGTATAGATGGAATACGAAATGCCTTTTTTGCATCTTGTATAATACTCTTGGTCAGCCCATCATAACACTTGACGCTCTTTACATAGTTACGCTTGGCGCTGCATTCGCACTTATAATGACATTTGCCTTTTGAATACTTAGCAAACTCAGGTGTGACGCCGCCATCTGCGCCAAGAATGAAGATATCCTTTGCTCGACCCAGCGTTGCCATGATTGTTAGAACTTGTATCGTATCAAGATTTGGGTACATCAAAGGCCTGTTTGGCTGAAACTTGGTAAATCTCTTGACAAGTTCTAGCTCTGTGAACATAGCATTAGTACCTTTATAATATCTATTTAGCCTATTTACCATAGGGCGATACTTAGACTGTTTCTTAGCCAACTCTGGACTTGGACTAGTAACAAATAATAAAGAACCAGGTCTTTTCACGAACTCTAAGTTTGCTTCATGATATGCGCGATGTTCGCCCAGAACGATGAGGTCAAATGATTGGCCTACGGGCTTGAGAAGATCATTCTCAATTGGCATCCACCAGTTATTACAGGCAAACTTATAGTCCTTGTCTTTGAAGATATCTCGCCTCTCGACCCAGTACTCCATCGATGGAGAGTTCGCCATAAGAACAACCCGCTTGTCTTTGAAGCAGTTTTGTAGCTTTTCTGCGTAGCTCATTTCTTCTCCATAGCAACGGGGATACAGTTCTTCTTGAGAGCGCTATGACGAAGATAGTGGCCGCTTTTCCATTTCAAGTCAATAATATTGAACAGTCCCAAGCCATTGATAAACTCGTGCCACTGTCGCTTAGACATAACGCTCTGATGATGGTCAGGATGTTTATTGCTCTTTGTGCAGGTAAATGAGCCGATGAATACACCGTCATCTGCAAGATGCTTGTGTATATTCTCGAAGTAGATATAAAGCCTGTCAGGCGGTATATGTTCCATAACCTCAAACGAATAGATGATATCAAACAACAAAGTCTCGCCGTTGCGCAATATCTCAAAGGGGCGGGATGCGTCGCAGGTATGAAGACGGTCAGGGATACTACCCCAAGCGGCTCTCCTAAGCCTCTTTGAGTAATCGGAGCCTTCAATACCCCAAGCATCATGGTGAGCCGCACAGAAATCCTCGATACAACCTCCACCCGCACAACCGATGTCAAGGATGAGACCCTTGTCCTTCCCTCGCTGCCGAAGTAGCTTCTCACACTGCTGCACAAACTTTGGGTTCTTAGAGTTGTCGTTCTTCGTCCCCAAAGGTTCAAGATGGTCAGGCGAATCAAACGCCACCGGATATTCTGTTCTCAAATCAAATAACTCTGACACTTAGATTTTCTCCTGACTTTAGGTGGCGAGAATGCGTGACAACATTGAAGTGAATGTTCCTGTCCCTATCGACAAGCTTCATGAACTGCTCCCTCATAGCCCGACCTCTTGCTCGATTTGCTTTGATGCCAGCATGAAGCTTCTCTTTCGCAAAATAATCGCTCTCATAGAAATCTAGACCAATGACATGAATCTCTTTGGGCTGAAAGAAACACGCCAAATCTACAGCATAAATACCAGTCGTCTCCCATTTATCCATCGGACGACGAGCAGTCAACCCTTCAGGCACAAGATGGACTTCTGCCCAGGGGTTCTTCTTTCTAATCTTTTTGAAAAGCGCGGTTTTTCCTTCGCTGAGTTCTTCGCCGAAGTAACTTCCGAAATTGCACTGTATATCACGGATGCGGTATTGCTCGCAAACCTTGCGGTCAGTCTGGATTGCACATTTATTGATGACCTGCACGATATGCTTATTGCATAGATAATTGCCAATCTTAAGAAGACCATTCTCGAACTGTCCCACCAAAAAACATGCCTCAAAACGGTCAGAGACCTTCGATATCTTCGATATTGAGGCTCCTCTACATATGACGCCGATAGAGTCGAGTTTTGAGAAATCACACGTTGAATACATCATTTCAGCCCATAGTTTTTTGCATGCTTATGCATGGCCTTCTTACTCCCCACACAACCATACTGTTTAGTGTATCGAAAATCTGGCTCGGTTCTGAACGTAATACCGTTGTAATCAAGAGCCGATGATAATATTTCCTGGTCTCCCTTACATATTGACTTCTTCTTGGTGAGTATGTAATTGCTCATATCCATCCAAGTATCAATAATCTGAGCGTATTGCTCAGCAGGAAATAATACATAATCAGATACGATACGAGCCTGAGGCAGTTGGGACATCTTATACCTAAGAAACAGGTCAGCTTGAACCTTGCTCCCAAAGTATCCTTCTAAAGATGGCCTATGGTCAAGCTTGGGGATTTTGTGCCGCTGCTGCATTGTCCTGACACGACTTGGCCTGAGATAGGTCCATTTCCTTTGAGCCCATACGCCATGCTTATCAAACGATTCATCTGGATTGCGAACAAAGATTGCATCTACATCGGTCATGCAGATGTTTGCGTTCTTTGTAGGAAGCATATTTTTGACAACACGATAATAGCTGATAGGCTTATAGAAGAAGAGCTTTCGTCCTCTTGAGATAGATATACTATCTGCATATTTGTCAGGAATAGGAGGACCGTGGATGCCTTGTATGCCGAACTGTCTATTCAACTGGCGAGCATGCTCTTTGTTCTCGCACACACAGATAACTTTTTCTGCTGAAAAGCCGGTATGCAATAACGAAGCAATACAAGTTCTCGTTAGCAACCAATAGTTTGCCTCTTGAGATTTCTTATCTTTGCCTTCTGCAAAACAGCATGTTACATATACATCTTTCATGACGAGAAAAAAGACTGCCAAGAGTCTTGGCGATGAGACCAATCCCAGTTCTCTCGCATAAGACCTCGAATATTTTGACGCATCTCCGAATATCGGCTAGCATCTATACTCTTCAACTGCTTGAGCATTTTACCTATGCTGTTTTCATTACTTTCAACGAAGAAGCCCGTACCCTCAGACACGATATCTGGCATATTCCCTACTCTCGTTGCGATCAAAGGGACACCACATGACGCCGCTTCGAGCGCCGGGTTTGGAGTCCCCTCAGCCGTGCTAGTGACCAGAAAATAGTGAAGTTTGCCATAGAACTTGACCATTTGTTCCCTGGTTAGCAACTCTTTGGCCGTGTGGCGCTTTAGCGTGCCCGCGATCTCGAATCGGATGCCGTCAATCTTGCTCGCCATCAATTTCTTGACAACATCAAAGTTCTTGACAGCACGGTCCATGTTACCGCACCAACCAATCACAATAGGACTTGATAGCTGCTTGTCTTCGCACGAAAAGAACTTAGTATCAACACCATTGGGTATATAACTGACATCTGAATGCAAAGACTGATATCGCTCAAGCAAGAACTTGTTGTTGACAGATATCTTGTGAAGATTTTGTAGTTTTGGAACATCCTTATGGCTCGTCACCGAGCCCAAAAGACGCTTGTGCTTAAGAGGGAAGGTCCAGTAAAGACCAGCGCTGGCATAATACACGGCATCAGCATTGTCGGCCATTTTCTGAGCCTGTTTGCGGTCGCCTTTGACTGTCTGCAACAAGAAATCAATACCCGTCATATTTTGCAGTACATTGATGCGAGCATGCTGAACTCTGTGCTTTTTATCAATGACCGCTAAAACCTTCACGCAAGAACCCTTTCAAAGAAAGCCTTGTATTGTTTCGCTGTATGAGAGATATCAAGGTCAGGACGACGAACAGGTTCTTTGATATTCGTAAGTTCGCGTATCTGTTTTGCGAGTTCGGCCCTATTGACTTTTGGTATCTGCTTCATATTTCGCAAAAATCGGAAGTCAAACTTGGGCTCGATATTCGCGATAATACCGCTCGAACCCACTAGTTCTGGCGTGCCACCGATGTTATTGCAAACGACAGGCAAGCCAGCACTCAGTCCTTCAACGACCGAGTTAGGGCAGGAATCTATGTGGCATATATGAATCATATAATGAGCCTGCTTGTAAAGCTCAATGATGTCCTTACGATTCTTTGTTCCTGCATACTGTATTTTGGCATGCTTGACTTGCTTGCGAGGCTCAACATCGCCAATAAACACGAGGCGAGCATTATCCAGTCCTGATTCCAGAAAAGCATGAGCAATAGTGCCTGGTCGCTTATTCGGTCGCCAATGAGCCGCCGAGACAAACACCAACTCGCCGCTATAGTCCTTCTTCATGCCCGCAAATACCGATTGGTCCATACCGTTTGCTATGACCGCACTCTGCCTTGCCTGACACTTGAGCATGCGAGTACACATCTCTTTCGAGAAGTTACTTTGGAACACAATTCCATCACCAAACTGAATGTTCTTCTTGATACCCTTGTTCATTTTATCGCGTTCGGTATCGTAATACATGCCGTCAATGCGATATACGGTCTTACACTGATGAGGGTTTTTTCCATAAACAGGGCAAAGAGCGATATTGGGTCTGCGATTCGTAATCGTACAACCAAGGTCAGTTAGCCCCTTTTCAAGCTGCGTCATGAAAATACTTGCGCCTCGCAGCTTGCCCCTCTTGTTATCAATCCATACTCTCATACGTACTTCCTAAATCCTGTTCTTTTATTCAGTTTTGGTAGCATAGTCTTCAGCATTTCGTACTGCTCTGAAATAGGTTCGTCACCCACTACAAGTTTACGGTTATGCTTTGGTGCGATACTCTTCCAGAGGTCTCGATACTTCTTTTCGTCTTCGAGGTCAGAGTTAGCATGGATACCTACAACACTCTTATCCATGGCAAACTTATAACCCCTACGAGTTATGTCTTTGCGAAAGTTTTTATCAATCTTACCAAGCTCATTAGGTCGAAAGCCAACCTCTCTAGCAATCTTAGTGTTGTAAAGCTTAATGCCTCGCACCGGCATCCGCTCGGCAGGTTCATAAAGATGACAGATATAGGCTGCTGTCTTGCTATGATTGCAACGAGCCATCTGCTTTGCCATATACTCCACGGCACGAGGATGCAAGAAGAAATCATCATCTACACGAAAATAAAAAGGCGACTCTACCTGCTTATTGATGAGATTAAGCGCTTCATGCCACACCATGTTCTCAAGTTGCGTAACTTTGAGCGGCAAACTTTGGTTATGCAAACATTGCAATGCCGTGTCAAAGGTTTTGCGTCCGTTTGTTATGATAAATGCTTCAAACTCAACGTATTTGCTCATAGGGAATCACTTTATTCAGTAAAGAACTCTTGCTTGCGCTTACCACCTTTATCGACGGATTGCGCTCATCAAACTTTCGTACAGCCTCTATTGTCTTCTTGCTTACAGGATGCCGGTCCAAGACCTTTATTCCCTTCTTCACAATAGTATGACGAGGAGAATCATCTAGCCAGAAGTATTTTGAGTTGTTCAAATCTATACCCGCAAACACGACCTTCTTATATCCAAGATACTGAACAATATGCAGTACGTTGTTAAGCGTTATTGCTCCATGATACACTCCTTGCTTAAAGATATCATCTTCAAAAGAACCTTTCTGTCTGTCATGGACGACGACCCCCTTGCCTTCAATTCTGTCTAGATTTGCATTATAGGGGTAGGCATGAGGCGAATGATTTGAGACATCATGAACAATAAAGCAACATTCGCTGTAACGGTTAAGCCGCTTGAAAAGTATCTCAGGCGTTTCATCTCTTGATATCCGCTTGGGTATGTTAGCCTGCTCTCGAACAATGTAGAAGCGAGGCTCGAAAGAATCGTGTTTACAGAACCAGTTAAAAGCAATCGAGTCAGCAGACCCAATAGCGTCCCACTGACTCGGAGAGATGGCATTGATTGAAGAACCAGAACCTAGGATGTAGATGGTATCGCTACTTTTACATGAACGAAACTCATTTGGGTCGATTATCCTCATGCTTCAGCATCCTAGTATTTGATTCGTTGATTCCATTCGCTCTAATAGCTGATATCTTCTTGGCGTATTTTTGTATCTTTGCCAAGTTCTCCGCCTTGTACTTTGAGCGATGCATTTGCTTCTTGTGTGTCCTATAAAAGCATATATAACCATCGGCATAAACTGGTATACTATTTTGATTTATGGCCCTCAACCACATCTCTCGGTCAGCAGAGAACCGCATTTTTTCATCATACAACCCAAAGTTTTCATAGAACCTTCGGCGGACCATAACTGTCTGAGCATGAATAGCCTTATACATCATGTCTCGTTGGCCCTTCGCCGATACATCTCGCCATCTCTTGTAGAGCATCTTTTCAGGTTTAGCATTCTTTGGGTTATCTGAGAAGACCATCGCACGGCCATGAACCCAGTCGGCATGAGGATTGGCTTCCAGTGCAGCTAAGCGGTTTTTAAGGGAATCAGGAGTTAAGAGATCATCAGCATCAATAGTCGTAATGTAATCGCCCCTTGCTCGCTCTATCGCATAGTTCTTCGCGTGAGAATAGCCTTTATTCTTTTGCAACTGATAGAAATAGATATTCTCATGATTGCTAACGTATGGCATAACTACACGAGCAGGGTCATCTTTGCTCGCATCATCCACGATGACCAACTCCCAATCGGTATGCGTCTGAGAAAGAACGCTCCTAATGTTGGCTTCTATATAGTGGGCATAGTTATATAAAGGAACTACTACACTAATCACAGATGCTCGCCTCGCAGGATTGACTGATGCAAACGTTCCAGGATAACACGATATCCACTAAAATAGATATGCGTGCATCCTGTGTTCTTGATATCGCGATTGATGTATTTTGCCAAGCGACGAGATGACTTTTCGAACCCGTAACGAGACATATATGTCGCCTTCGGCGAGAATGTTCGCTGATTATTGACAATGAAATCTGAAGCCTCCCTCAAAGTTTGGGGGTCTTGAGGGTCAAACTCTCGGCCTGTTGTTTCTTCTACATATTTCCACCCACCCCAAATGTTCTTGTTTACAAGAATAGGAACATCGCGAGACAAACATTCGGTTATGATGCGAGGACTACAGTCCATGACGTTCGGGAAGAAACCGAAATGGCATCCGCTCATCATGCGGTTCAAGAAAGCAGAAGTCTTCCAACCCCAATGGTACTTCAAGAAAGGGTCTGCTTCTTTAAGAATCTGCCGCTGTTCTTGCGTAAAATCAACCTGCCAATGCTCAATCTTATTTGGAAAATATGGCAGAACTTGACCACGTAATCCTTGCTCAAGACAAAGAACCTTGACAGCATCCACAAACTCATTGAGGCCTTTGTAAGTGAAACCTTTTTTGTTGTTGAGCGTCATGTAGAAGAAATCGTATTTCTTAGGTCGTTTGATGTTGCGTTTGTTAACAGGAATAATAGTTTCGTCGATAAAATCCGACTCAGACATCAAAAACTGACGCATCTTTTTTGGAAGATATTTGCTTTTGACATCGCTACGGAATGGATGGCACCAGAAATCTGAGTTCTGCTTTGCAAAATCACACTTATACATCTTGGGTGTTGAATACATTGTGAAGTATTTAATTGGTTGGCGACGAGTCCTAGGAAGTAGATTGTAATTAGGCTGATAACGAATACCTGTTGCATTCTTGCGAATGCAGTAAATGTTGTAAATATCTACAACCTGTCCATTAGGCTTTAGACCTACAAGCCCCTGTATAGGATGACTTTTTTGTAGCGAAACGCTCATAGTTGTTTGATTCCTTTTGGCAGTATATTATTTGCTTTCCTATTGGCATGGATAGCTTTGGCTTGCCTGATAATCGTAGGTCTTTGCCTTCCTCCAGAGGTATGCGTCATATTTTGCTTATGCTTGCGATAAAGATAAAGCGGTACATCATAGAATCCACCCTTTCCAATTTCTTCTAGTTTGAAGCCGAGATATTTGTCTACGCCATATTTTAGACCAGGCTTGAATAGCTCTCCTTTGTCTCTGGCAATAGTCCTAAAGGTTCGCCAATGAGAATAGCAATGAGCCCTCCCCTTCAGAAAAGAATCAAGTAAACTCTCATTGATATGGGGCATCCTGCTTATTCCTCGCTTTCTACGGCCAAGTTCCGGATCGCAAGAATAATGCTGGGTATAGATAAAAAGAACATCAGGATTCTCTTGATATATACGCACAAGCTCGGAAATAGAATGAGGCAACAAGGCATCATCACCATCTAATATACAGCAAATATCGCCTGTTGCCCTTTTTAGGGCTTCTCCGTATGCCGATGAGCAATATAGTCGCTTCGGATTTCTATGAATAGTTAGAAAATCGTTTTTCTTCTCATATTTTAGTAGCTTCTTCCACGAGCGGTCCTGGCTGCAATCATCTACGACAATCATCTCAATTTCGCCATCATAGTTCTGTTGCGCAACACTATGGATAGCCTGTCCAATAAGAGTATCGTAATTGGCGCAAGTTGTTAGTACAGAAACTTTCAAGCTCAGTCCTCAAAACACACAACCATGCCCGAACCGTGTTCTCGGCCATTCTTAACATAATCGGCATCTTTAGCCTGTTTGATGCAAACATTTTCGATGTACCAACCATCCGTATGAACAAGATAGGCGTTTCTAAGCCTCATTTTGTCTATCACTTTCTTGATAGATGAAAACTTATTTCGGTAATCATCAAACACAACAATCGACTTGGGTTCAGCGAGGGCTTGACATAGAGCGTAGTTTGCTTGGACCGAAGGTCCATCATGCTGGCCATCAATAAAGAAGAAATCAAAACGACCTGCGAAATCTGAAGGTTTCATCTTATTAGCATTGCCCTTGATAAACTCAATATTTGAAGTATCAATACCGCATTGCTTGATAAGCTTTCGAGCATCTTCTGACGAAGAGCGGTCAACTGTGGCAATATGATCAACGTCGGACATTTGCTCTACACAAGCTGCTACATAGCCGCGTCCGGTTCCTATTTCCAATAGACGCTTTCGCTCAAACTTGACCGCAAGCGCTGACATTAAAATACCTCGCTCATAGTTGCGCCGATATTTCTTGCCCTTCATTTCTCGAATAGCAGTCTTATCGCCAATAGCTTTGTAGTCTTTCAAAGTCTCGGTATCAAAATCATATTCAATGATATCAAGAAAATCTGGTAGCGATACGTGTTTCATTTCAAACCTTTCTGCGATGGCAACGGCTTATGCCTCTGAATAGGGTAAACCTTTCGTATCTTCAGCCTTCGTCGTCGGCCCATGGCGTCGGCTCGAACATCTTTCCAAGCTTGCAGCGAGTTATATTGCTTGGTTACGCCCTGCTTGAGGTCTCCTCGATACTGGTAACAAATTTTGTCATAGAACATGCCCCTAGAGAGTTCTTCGAGTCGATAACCCATATATTTGTCAACAGAAACCTTTCTTCCTTTACACAAGATTGATTCTAAATCAGGAACTCGCCTAGAAAACGTCCTCCAATGCGAGTAACAATGACGCACAATACCCAACTCAGCCGTAAGCATATTCTTACCCTTTGGGGGAGCTTGACAAAATCCTGTTCTACATTTACTTAGATTTCTGTTACACCAACTAAACTGCGTGTAAATCCAACCAATATGGGGGTGCATGACATAAAGACGCATGATATCATCTACCGCATGAGGAAGAAGAACATCATCCGCGTCAACTACGCCAAAATAGTCTCCGGTTGCCATTCTTAAAGCATGCAGGTAGGCCGTTGCGCATCCTACGTTCTTATTAAGCCGCTTGATCTTGAGGTCGATACCTTTGGCCTTGAATTCTGGTTCGAAAGAGTGGGCAGTCTTGTAATCATCAAGCTTTGATGCATCATCCACAAAGACAACCTCAATATCAGAGTATGACTGACATAGCAAAGCGTCGGCCCACTCCCTAAGCCATGGAGTGTGGTTATATGATGTCGTCAATATGGAAAACTTTTCAGCCACCCTTAGCTAGTCCCTTCGCTAACTCATAGTAATTTGCAGCCATGTGTTTTGCATCCAAATTTTCCAAGAAGTTTCGCTTCGTGCTGCGCTTTAGATCGTCAAGCCTGTCAGGACGACGAATCAAATCATTCATAATTCGCATAGCTTCTCGACGGTCATCATAGACAAAGCCATTGACGCCAGAAGTAATGATTTCCTTGTTGCCATACCTATTGTTGATGATTGCCGGCACTCCACAAGCTAGAGCTTCGAGCAGAGCCATGCTCGTACCTTCGGTTCCTGGTATCTCATACAAGAAGGCATCCCAGCGCTTGATGTAGCTAATCTTACGCTCAAAATCATCGATTCTACCTGGAAGATTCACAACGTTCTGTGTCGGTCGCCTAAACCGCTTTGATGCATAGTTCTGCGCATGCTTAAAATGAGCGCCGTTACCGATGTAGTCATGCCACAACGGTTTAGCTAGGTTGACCGTTTTGACATAGGTAATCCAGTCTCTAGGATGCTTACAGTTATTGAAGTTGTTCAATCTGCCAGTTGCAAAATAATCCCTAACCTGACCTGGCTTATACGGCTGTATATCTTCATAGCGACAAGCATTAACACCATTCCGAATCTTTGCCAGCTTGTAAGAAGGAAGCCGCTTACGAGCGGCCTTATACATCTGCTTCGATACGCACACAAGAGTATCGCATGGAGCAATGCCCTTGAATGTATTTGATGCTGTATGATTGATGATTGCAAAGGGGGCCTTCTTGTGCAGCGTCTTTGAAACATCTTTACAATCTGTAGCAGACAACTTATGATAGAAAACGACCGGATTGGTATGTTCTTTGACGATTGTTCTGCGTAAGAACTTAATATCCGTATGCTCAGCAGGTATCTTAAAATGCTCAGGCGTTGGGTCACTACGACCATAGAGATACATAACCTTCTGTTCTATCTCATCGCCATAGTATTTATTCAAAGCATAGTAAAGCTCGTCCAACATGGCATATGCGCCATATGGAAAACGATTAGGTAGTAGATGGATAATCTGTATTGTCATTCTGTCCAACTAAGCTCCTGCTTATCGAAGATGTATCGCACAACTTCATATACAACAGCATTGCCTCCTTTTGCATCCGTAACAATATTGGAGACCTGTTTTACCTCTTGGACTGCATCAGCGGGACATGCGGTAAAACCGCAGAGTTCCATAGCCGCAATGTCGTTCTCTGCATCGCCTATATAAGCTACCTGCTCAAGTGGTATGCCTTTTTCTTCAGCAATCATCTTAAGGTCGGCTGCCTTACTTGTAGATGCGCTAACAAGAGGAATGCCTGTTGTTTGCGATTTCTCATCAGCACATCTATCCGTTGCCGAAGTCAACATAAATGTTTCGATGCCTTCTTCCCTGGCCCTTCGTAGCGCCCAAAAATCTCTGGTATGAAAAGCTTTTATAACGTTACCCGACTCGCTTACAAAATAACGGCCATCAGTCAACGTGCCATCTACGTCTGTAACTATCATCCTAATATTCATTCGCTACCTCTGTTATTTGATAACTTTTAGTTTGTCTCTTTGCGCCTGCTCATCGGCATCCATCTGTGCCGGTCGATGGTCTAGAGCCCTATAAACTGCGTTCAAATCTCGCACTAGCTTTGACAAGCCCTGTGGCTCAAGACTTGCTGAGGCATCCGTGTGTCGAACCATACGGTCGTCGATAAAGTGCCTCTCAATCCATTCTGCTCCAAGCGTATATGCGGCAACATCTGCGGCAATACCTTTACCGTGATTACTAAAGCCAATACGAATAGGACTGCCACGATAACGAACAGATAAAGACTCTATCTCTAATAAATGCAGGTCTTCAAATGGGCATGGGTATTTGCTCGTGCAATGGTAAAGAACAACTCGTTCCTTGACATTTTTATGGGCTATCCAAGCACAAAGCTCGGACATCTCTTCTGCCGTAGTCATGCCAGTAGAAAGATGTAGATCGCCCCTATAAGAATCTCTCAAGTAGTTCATCATCTCCCAGTCTTGATTGCAGGCGCTTGGAACTTTAATGAAGTCAGGATTCATAGCGACAACCTCGCGGGCGGATGTCATGTCCCACACTGATGTCGAATAACCAATGCCTATCTCCTCGCAATAAGCCTTGAGTTTTACATGGTCTTCAATGGGAAGCTCAAGATTCTGTCTATGCTCAAGATACGTGTCGCCGTAAGCAAACATCTGATTAGGGTGAGGCTTATGCTTGATGCTCTCTGGAACGGATTCATCCGGATTCCGCTTTTGAAGCTTAACATAATCAGCGCCGCAAAGCTTAGCAAGACTGATAAGCTCTTTAGCTCTATCGAACTTACCTAAATGACAACAGCCGATTTCAGCTATAACTTTGGGCTTAGTATAGTTTTTCACAGGAAACCTCCATAATGCTGAGCGAGAGATTCAAGCATGACAAAATCATCCTCTATATCTATCTGCAACGATTCGAAATGAGTCGTTTCGTAAAGGCAAGGGTTATCTCCAATTCGGCCCTTCCTTCTCAGGTTATCGACAGAAACGGCATAAAGGTTCCCATTATCATGATACATTATATCTTCATCGGGTATGTCCTGCCTACGAGGTCGATTGTTCGGGTCATAATCAGGAATCGCTTGTCCGGCGCGCACGCGCCAGAAAAAGGGAGTATGAGAAGAAACGGTCATCACGCTATCGAAACCCTCTTCCATCTTTTTTAGACATCTATCAATAAGACCAGAAGGACGAGCAGGAGAAGTGGGTTGCAACAAAACTGCATATCCATACTCAACACCATGCTCTTCTTTCATGTAGTCAATAGCATGAATCATCGCAGGCTCAGTCGGGGCTTCATCAGTGCAAAGCTCTTCAGGACGAGGCACACAGTAAAGATGGAACTTCAAGTTAGCTTTACCATTTGGACTATCCCCCCAATAATGCCATCTACTAAATGCTACATTTGTTTTGCAACAAGATTCGACATGGGGGCAGTTTGTGCTTACTACTGTAGTATCTATGATGCTGCTATATACTGACGCATTAATAGACCAATCGATAAGCGGTCTGCCATAAATAGAGCGGAAATTCTTGCCTTTGACTCCTTTCGAACCTGCTCGGGCTGGTATGATTCCAATAACCCGCTTACCGTTCAACATATCTTACCCCAGCTTATCTATAGCCTCTTCTACTGACATCCTTGGAAACGTATCAAGAACACCATCAGAGCAGTTGATAATTTCTACCTTGTCTCTATTACATTCTTCGAATGCTTTCCAATAAGTCTTGAAGTCATCAAAATGACTTTGAGCTTCCTGTAGATATTTAGCCTCAGTGATTTCTGGTATGATAGGGTATACGTGAGCCTCTCCTGGAAACTCCCAAAAATAACGCTTATCTTCCTCTTTTTGGCAATCACATCCAAATAGTATAAACTTACGAATACCCATGATGTAAGCAATATGTAACGAAGTAGCTAACGAAGTTCTTGCTCCGATGAGAGGGGCATTAGGATTGTCTGTGAGATTGATATTGCTCTTGCTCTTGGAACACCAACTCATATGGTCGTAATAGACTTTCTTGTCTTCGGGAATATGTTTTGCAAACCGTTCAAGCTTCTTGCCATACAAAAACTTCATGCATTTTGAGGGCACGATATATTCTCGATAATAGTTCCAGAACATTATTCCGTTATCGTCGCTAACATAATAATCTGTCTCTGGCAACTTTGCAATAGATGAGTTTACACAGAACATCACAAAACGGTCATCAAACATCTCGATATCGAAATGCCTAAGCGATGGGCCTGCCCCCAATATGCAAGCTATCTTGCCTATATGTTTATTGTGATAGTCTTCCATTTTCATCATGAAAACTCATCTCTTACATCTTCAATACTGATCTTCTCAAAACAGTCTACACGGCTAAGCGGGTTGCAGTTATATACGAGACAGTTCTTGTACATTGCAAAATCAAGCAATGCAGGATACGCTTTATTGTTGTAACCAAAGGCGTATCGCTGATTGTCCATACTGTTTGGCTGGGAAGATAGCCCGCGCTTAGGCTGACGTTCTCGCGGCCAATACTGCCAATAGTGGCTCTTGCCGTTCTGTGCATACTGGTCAACACCAAGAAGATAGACCCTGCTACATCCAGCCTGTATCGCCAAATCAAGAGAAGACGGGACACTTGAGCAGTAAGCCAAACCAGTATCGTTTGGCCGAACTACATCTTCCGAAGTTGGCCTTGGCTTAAACTCATAAAAATCTGTTGTATCAAATTTGTCATATAAAGATGACCAGCTATCACGAACTACCTTGTTCGACTTGGAGTTCAGAACAAGCTTCCAATAATCCCAAGCCATCACGCCTGAATCGTTCGAAACCCAGTATCTCTTGCGGCTGTCGCCTCTTTGCCATGGCATCAACAAAATAGATGAGTTGACGGAAAAGACTACATGATCATGGATGAAACTAAGGTCAACATCCTTGAGACTCGTGCCCGCGCCAACAATGAAAGCAGTCTCTCCACAGTGAGAATCTATAAAGTTAGTATATGAAGGCAGTGTTGTTGTCATGTTATAGTCCTATCGCCAAAATCTCTCAAAACCTGCTGCATCGTCGTCTTGGGAAAAGATTTGACGATACCATGGTCTGAGACGTATAGAACTCGTTTCTGCGTCTCTGGGTTAGCAGCAGCTATTCGGTCCCAGTATTTACAAAACTCCAAACAATGCAAATCCACTTTCTGATTGTCCACGCTAGGTCGATTGGGCTGATACCTTACCACACGAGAGTCGGTCCTGCAAGGGCGAGGCTCACCATCGAACTGCCAGAAGTATCTCTTATTGTCTGTGTAACAAGCATCGCAACCTAATAGAACAATCGGGTCGCATCCCATCAGCCACGCAATATGCAGAGCGCTGCCAACAGAAGTTCTAGATGCAACGACATAGCCATCTTTAGTTAGTTCGTAGCCTTCTTCAGATTTAGGATCGAAATCAGGACTATGCTGCGATACATGGTCATAAAGAATAACTTCATCTTCGCGAAAGAAATAGGTTCTCTCAGCGAGCTTCGCTCGATGCAAAAACTTCGTGCATTTACTCTCTACGGCTGTATTGCGAAACCAAGACCAGTTTGCAGACGCAGAATCATCCGTGACAAAGTAATCGCAATCTGGCTTTTTGACGATCGAACTATTAACAGTAAATGTAACGTAATCATCTAGCGCAGACATATCATGCATACGAAGTGAGGGGCCCGCGCCAAGAATAAAGGCCATCTGCCCCTTGTGTTTATCAAGCAGTTCATCAACTGGCAAACAAATCCGGCTCGTGCTTGGTGGCATTTTTAAGTTCCTCTTCAAGTCTCCGCCGGCTTTCTTCTAAGTAGTCTGCATTGACTTCTATCCCACGATATGCTCTGCCATGATTGATGCAGACTACGCCTACCGTTGCCATACCACTGAACGGGTCTAACACGATTGGTTTTCCTACCTCTTCGCCTTCTATCGTGTCCCATCCAAGATGTTTGACTTCTGTGATGTGTCGTCCTGAATCACGAAAAGCCATACCTGACTCATCCTTTTTTGCATTCGTGCCAGGCCGAGTAGCATATCTTTTCTTCTCAAAAAGACGACCAATCTGTTCTCCTGTCTTCGTAACACCGTAGTCGCTTGTAGATGCTCGCATCATTATCTCCGCCAACTGTGGAGGGAACGTAGCGAAGTGTTCTGAGGCGTTCTTGCGAGTCAATACATCAAAGACCCAGAAATCAGGGTCGGGATCAAGAAGAACAGTATCTCCATTGCGGAAGTTACGAGTTGTCAATCCTGCTGCTTCTTTAGCAGACAACTGATCGTAATAATAGTTTCTGGGCCTCTTCGCAAACATAAAGATGACTTCGAGATTGTCATGCGGACGATTATTGCCGCCACGCGGTATTCCATTCCGCTTGAGCCAAGGGAACCACCTTCGCTGATACCATCCTCGCTTCTTCATCTCTTCCGCAAACAAAAAGGGGACATTGAGTTCATTGCCCTTCTCCCCTTTGTCGCCAAGATTAACCCAGAGCGTTCCGTCGTCTCGCAGAACGCGATGACACTCATCAAAAACATCGCACAAGTTATCAAGATAACCCTCTAGCGTGCTTTCGTTGCCTATTTGGTCATCGCTATGGTAATCTCTTTGCCCGTAATAAGGCGGACTGGTTATGATGGAATGAACGCTCTCGCTGGCAAATTCTTTCCTCAGAACCTCAACGGAAGAACCAAGGAAAAGCTCTATATCATTCTTCTTTAGGCTTGTCATTGGTCTCTCTAACCATAAATATCAGCGGAAGTTTTAGGAAACTCGATACATTGCCAAGCTCTTCCAAGTCTTGAACTATCGTAGCATATAACTCTATGACTTCGTAAATATCTAACTCATCACTCTGAACCGCGTCACTAATTCGCTCGGCCTCGCGAAGCATGTGACCCGATATATCAGGATTTGGGTTACGAGTACAGAACTCAACATGCAGCTTAATCATGAGACGCATAACTTCTATGCAATCTTCATGTAGAGATTCATCGTAAAACACGTTATCCATTTTGTAACCCTATATAGTTGTGCATCATTGCCAAGGCTATCTTATCCAAATCGATTCCTTCAGATTTCGCAGTCTGAATGAGTTCGTGATAAGCTTTCCATACGTCCTCATTCGAAGCTCGTGATTCATAAGCAGCAACAAGCTCCATGGCTGCTCTCGCCATATTCGTAGATAGCTTCTGCTCGGTCCTTTTGAGGTAAACTATGATAATCGCAGCATATTTATTTGCTGTTTCGATAATGAAATCCTGTAACTCTGTAGCCGATAAATCGCTCATATCTGTTCCTCCAGAACACCCATCTCTATAAGGAACTGACTCGGCTTTGTTCTCTTGTTCATGAAGTTTTTGCCATTACGGACCTGCCTATTGCGACACCTACTAAGAATCAACCTCTCCTTCGCTCGTGTCATAGCAACATAACAAAGCCGTCGTTCCTCATCAACCGATTTTTCTGCCTTAGAACGGAAATGAGGCAGAATATCATCTTCCATAGACGGAATGATAACCACAGGAAACTCCAAACCCTTTGCAGCATGCATCGTCATCAAAGTGACTCGCCCTTGCTGGGTTTCCTTATCGCTACTCGAAGTTAGAGCTTGTCTAGCTAAATAGCTTTCCGTATTCTTACGAGATGCATCGCCAGCGACAGCAGCATCCTTAGATAGTTCGTTGATGTAGTTTTCTCGCTCCAAGAAATCATCTGCGTATTTCTCTCGCAAGAAATCTAGATAGTTGAGCTTAGTTACAAACTCATAAAGCATCTGACCAATATTGTATCCTGAGTAATCTGCACTGAAGGTCTCATGAATAAGCTTCAAACTAACTAGAACCGCTTCTTTCTTGGGCACGCTTGTAAGATATTGAGGAGCTAATCGCAAAGCCTCTAGCATGTCTACGTTATTTTCTTGGGCATAGTTCTCAATCTTACCCAAGGTTACGTTGCCTATTGAACGCGCTGGTTTATTAATGAAGCGACTCAAAGCCATACTATCTCGCGGATTAACATAGAACTTGAGCATAGCAAAACAGTCTTTGATTTCTGCTCTATCGAAAAAGCTCTGGCCACCAACCATATTGACCGGCATTCCTAGAGCGCGAAAACCTAGCTCAATGTGCTGCGAATGAGCATTGACTCGATAAAGAACGGCACAGTCTTCAGGACCATAGCCATGCTCAACCATCATCTCATACACTTTATCTGCAACCCAGGAGCCCTCTTCTCTTGAGTTATCATGTTCATGGTATTCGATGGGAGCGCCCGAAGCATTGACAGTTCTGAACTGAACCTTATCACGACCGTCATTCCAGCGTATAAGCTGCTCTGCTCGTTCAACAATCTCAGGCGTCGAGCGATAGTTCCAAGGGAACTCTATAACCTTTGCTTTGTTTTGCTTGATAAAGTCATTGATATTATCATAGCGAGCGCCTCTCCACCCATAAATCGACTGGTCAATATCACCGACCATGACTACGTTCTTGTGGACACTGAGAAGGTTGACCATCTCAAACTGTGCAAGGTTTGTGTCCTGGGCCTCGTCAACCTGAATAAACTTGAAACGGTCTTGGAGTCGCTGCAAAACCTCCGTATCTTTCTTAAGGAGACGAATCGTTTCCGACAACAGTCCGCTAAAATCTACCTGATTATTCTTTTTGATGCGCTCAACGTATTCTTGTGCGACTCGGACCTTGTTCTCGTCATCATGGACCTCGCCGAACCGTTCGATAGGAAGGAGCTTTTCGCGGGCAGTATTTGCAATCCAGCATAGACCGAATATCTCGCCCCTCTTATAGTCAAAGCCAAGCTGCCGAGCGGTTTGCGACATGACATCCTCTTGGTCGGATGAGTCCATGATAGTCATGCCATCTACATACCCAATACTACGACCAAAGCGTCTCAGTATGTTTGCAGATAACGAGTGGAACGTGCTGACATATAAATCGCTCACGGCGTCGCCAAGGCGAGCGCGGAGCCGCTCTTTCATCTCGGCTGCGGCCTTATTGGTAAACGTGATACAGAGAATGTTGCGAGGGGAATGGCCTTTATCTATCAGCCGTGCTGTTCTCTCGACGACAACACGGGTTTTCCCTGAACCTGGACAGGCAGAAATAAAAGCAGAACCATACTCATGATTCGCTGCTATTTCTTGTTGCTCATTCAGAACGGCCTTCGGCTTTACCGCAGCCTGAGCATCCTTTTCCTGGTTGTCTTTTTGGTTTGACAATATGCCCATTGGGAATTCCTACTCCTTTTAGATGCAGGTCGTTGTTTTGCTCTTCCTCTGAATCAGCAACAATGGCGAGCAGCATATAAGGAGCTATGTAGCCAACGTGCTTATACAGAACTTTGCCTTCTTCAGATAGGATTTGTGTATGAGGTAGCTCATCGACTTCTTGTTGCTCGCAAAGCTTGTCATTCACTTCGTCATCTGCATCTATGAATTCATAAGAGAACCCATGCATATCGAAGGCCTTCATCAAATGACCGCAGGATTTGCATGTATTTGAGCCGAATATGCGTATTTTTAGCTCGCTGCCCTTCATTCTACGCTATCCTTGAAAGTATCGAAATGCTCGGCCATTTTGTCGGTAATATCGTGGTATTGTTCCTGCGTTCCCTTGGGAGGCTCATAGTACGGCACTCCTTCAGCAAGAAAGTTAATCTCTTTACCCAGCATATTTTCACAAAACTCGTGCAAATGTTCAGGTTCTACCTGATCAATCGCCGTAATACCGACCGCCTTCAATAGGTCAACACTCGGCCAGCAAAAAGACTGCTCGGTGCCTGAATCGAGAAACAAGAAATGCCAAATGATGAGGTCTTTCTCCTCATCGTATTTAGCTCTCTGAATCTTCACTCTCTGACTGTTGACCTGGTCTTCCATGCTCTCTCAAATCCTTTTGATAACTCCAGTATGCTTTCATTAGGTGGTCTATATGCTCTGCTTTTTCTTCGTTGCTGCTATTAACCTTGATATCAGTCAAGAACTCCATGCCAGATTCGCCAAATATATGCAACAATATGTGGTCATGATAAGTCCTGTAACTGCCGCCAAAATCATCGGTTATTAGCTCGGAACTGATACCGATCATTTGTTCAACCTGCTTGACTTCTTTCCAAATAGCATCAGATTTCTTCTTGGTAAACTCAGAACCATCTGCTGTTGAAACAAGTCCGCATTGAGGCCTAGTATCAGGATAGATAACCTTCAATCTCTCATACCGTGGCTTCCACTCTTCTTCAGGAGTTATGCCATAGACACGACAGTTGAATGGTCGTGTTTCATGCTGTCCACAAAGCTTTGTCTTTTTGTCCCAGAAAACACAGCCCTTGACATGGCTATCTTGCATGTAGTTTTCAAGAGAACGACGAATAAGTTCGCCGACCTTCTCATCGGACCAGTTATGTGTAATATGATCCCATGTTAGCAAAAACTCTGAGTATAGAACCTGCGGATTCTGTAATTCACAACACCATGCACCGCAACCACCTTTATCAACAGGTTTACTGATATGCTCCATACAACCTTTAGTATCTGGTATCTTCTTATACAGATACTCTAGAGTTTTTCGAGCGTTCTCTAACTTATGATTATCTTTAGTGGAACCGTACATTTTGTTCTGCTAATTTGTTCAACTGTTCTAATAGAAAAAGCGACTGTATAGAACTAGGTAATAAATCGCTTTCTCTTTTCTTATTAACAGCCTGTTTTGCGCCTTCAAGGTCGTAACCCAAAATAGGCAAAATGGTTTCCCAAGTATCGGGAGTAATAGCAGGTAATATATTCAATGCCTGCTCTCGCCACTGATCAATCGCTGTGATTTCTTCTTCGGAAAGATCGGAATAAGGAAACCTTTTTAGACCAGACAGATCGTCAATAATGGCTTGCGGTATACTCATATTTCTAACTTATCGAATTCGTTACTGGGAGCCTCGGCTTGCTTCTTGACCGTCTTCACCTTTTTGGTCGCCTTATCTTCTTTAGCAGGAGCCTCTTCCTTCGATTCAAACTTCACGGTCAAGGATTGCTTATCTTCTTCTCGCTCAACAAAATCGCCAAGGTTGTTATTCTGATCAAGCTCATTGAGAACTTTGTTCAACTTAGTCTTGTTGATCTTAATAGTCTGTTCAATACCAGCCTCGTCAGCCATATTGAGTGACTTCAGATGCTCGACAAGAGCTTTCTCGTCAGCAACATTCCACTTGCCCTTGATGTTGCGGATATTGGCGTTGCCCAAGCCAGGAAACTTCAGACTCTTCTTGCCGCGTCGGTCCATGCAATCAAGAACAGCATCACGAAGCGTATCAATTTTTTGCTGGTTTTCCTTGATTTCGGCATCGTAGAAAGCCGCACGCCGCTGCTTAATAGCTCTCACATGCGCAATAGCATCTTCTGCTCGCTGAATCTCAAGCAAAGCATCTTCAAGCTCAGCGGTATTCTCAAACTGACTAATACCTGCAAGAACCTCTTTGATTTTATCGCTTGCTAACGTCTCGTATTCATCGTAATCAAACTCGTGCGACATCTGCTACTTCCTTTATCTTGGTACTACTTTCAAAACAATAGCAGTCTTCGTGCTGCCATCAAACTCTGCGTTATCAAAGCTCGGCTCTATAACCAGGTCGAGACCTTTCTTCATGCCTTCGCCTTTGGCGATGATTGCTGCCTTTGTAGCATTGCTAAGAGAAGGCGCACCAACTACTTTGAGCTTTGCCGAACCATGCTTTCCAATAACTGTCAAAATAGCTCCTGAAAGCTTCTTGACATAATCCTTGCGGCTGGCCTCTCTGTCTGCCTCGGAATCTCCAAAACGGCTTTCCCCACGAACCTTCAGCAAAGTAGGGTCATCATTGATCTGTGTCATCTCATTCTCCTTCAACGGAAATCGCCGTAGAACTTCCTCCTTTTCTCACGCAGATGAGGGTCATTCCACACGGCTGATGAGTGACATATCGACCGAAAATCACAATAACCACAATCCATTGACTCTTTAGAAGTAGGGCGCGGCGGGGGAAGTTTTTTCTCTTCCACCATTTCAGACATAACGTTTGCTTGTTCGATAATCTTCTTCCACATCGCTTCATTGCGAGGAACCTGATATATCTTCGTATCGCAGTTGTCTTTGTTCTCGTAAATCAAAACGCCATACTGCAAATCAAGAATGTGTGTGTAGATAGTTAGCTGAACCCTGTAGTGAAAATGTGGCAACGCGCCAAGCTTCTTGAACTTGAACGAGTTGATTGTCTTCATATCTACAACAATTGGCTTCTGCGGTAGCTCGTTCTCTTTGAATAGCATTCGAACGGCATTGCCTGTCTTGTAGACGGATGCATCGAAGTTCGAGAAATCGAGAATGATATCAGCGTGCCCATGAAAGTTTAGCTCTTTGTCAACAACAGAGATTTCTTGATAATCAAACTTGTCAGAGCCACAGTTACATTTATCTGGCTTGAAAATACCAATCTTGTTATCGCGCCCGTGAACACGAGGCCTCTCAAGGGGTTCATCCTTGGACTGACCTACATGCTTGCCTTCATCATCATATTCGCGACACAAAGGGTTGCGGCAGGCCCAATAACCTCGAAGAACACCCATGTCAATGAAGTATTGCTCCCAACGGGTCTGAATAATATGACCTGTTTCCCAGATGCGGCACATACGAGGGTCAGGTTTCGCCGGCTCTCCCTCGATAAGGCCTCGCTCAGCGTATCGCTGATACTGCATCTGTCGCAGGCAGCTACCGAAGGCAGATGGGTGATAAACCTCATAACCCCTGGGCGGTCCATTAAGATTCTTCCACTTCAGATGAGTGTTGACAAGATTGATAAGATTGACTACTTCAGGCGGCTGTTTCTGTGGTAATGCCATGCCATTCTCTTTCTTTGTAACTACTGGCTAGCTCTTTCGACTCTTTGAGTAAGCGATTAAAAGCTTTCACGCCATGGTTGCTGATGAAGTCGTCCGGGTCTTTGATGCCTTGCGGCAATCTAACAGGAATAAAGTTGACATCGAAAGTTGCGAGACTTTTTTCGTCATACATCCTCATGGCTCGAATTATATTTTGCCATCCGGACTTGTCTCGATCAAACGCAAGATAGAAGTTAGAACAATACCTTCTAAGCTGACATACATGGTCAAAAGTAAAGGCACTGCCAAGAACTCCAACTGTATTGATCAAGCCATTTGTATGCAATCGACACGTATCGAACTGCCCCTCAACAAGAACAACCGCGTTCCAGTTAAGAATGCTTCTCTTTGCGGCCTGAATGCCATACAAAAAACGCTTCTTATCAAACTGCTCATGAAGATGAGGACGCTGCTTATGGTCCGTCGTGCGAAACTTTCGGCTTGTCAGGACGATAAGATTATCATGAGAGTCGTATAACGGCATGATGATCCTTTCAGACCAATCATGCCCGACACGCTTAGGAATGTAACCGAACCTGAACTTCTTCAAAACCTCCAATGAGATACCACGGACATCTGTGAGATATTTGAGCGCCTCAAGAGTATCCTCGGTCGTCTCTTTGAGAAGAGTTTCATTAGCCAAATCGCATATTTCGGCTCGTTCTACTTCGGTAAACTTTGTAATCATAGATCAGGTTGCTCTTCGGCGGCAGGTATAGTAACTGCTTCCAAATTGCTCTTATCTGGTTCTGCGGCTTTACGCTTTGTGCGTCTCTTGCGCTTTGGCTTTTCGGCTTCCTCGGCGGTGTCGTCTTCAGAGCCCTTCTCAAACCTCTGATGGGCTTCTATGTTCAATATTTCTGGAGGCAAAGGTGTTGAACGCTCTTCGGCTGCCACCTTGATTTCCTCAATCAAGTCATCCATGTTTGGTATTTCGGACAGCGCTTCAATGAACTCGCGCCGGCCTTCGACTTTGATATCTCCCCAAGAATACACGCTCTTCCGCTTGTTTATGACACGAACCTGCCGCCCAGTGTTAAAGATAACCTCTTCAATATCTGGAAAGTATGGCTTGTAGTAAACAGGAACATTAATACCGGCTTTGTGTGGCATCGAAAAGCGGTTCTTCTCAATCCATACGTTCGCTGAGCCAGCGATAAGTTCATCTTCACCATCGTCACCCTCAACATATATCAACGAATCCTTGCTGCTGAGCTTATTAACCTTGAGGATAATCGAAGACTGGTGGCGAAGCGTGTTACCACCCTTGGTCCCCTCGGGATTACCGAAGCTCACGCCGGGTTTTTCTCGTAACTGATTGATAGCAATAACCAAACAGTTATTCGCGGCAGCCAAAGAATTGATTGCGGGTATTGTCTTGCCAAGAACACGAGCCAAAGAAGCCATCGTGTCTTTCTCAGCAGAGTTCTCAAGCTCAGCCTTAGTAACAAGAGCAGCAATCGAGTCAATCACAATTACATCAGCACCGGCCTTGATTGTGTCAGCAACCGAATCCAAAATCTGTTCTGCGTAGAAAACATCTTCGGGGTTATCCTTGTCATACATACGCATGCGACCAATCTTCGAGAGGTCAACACCATTGATCTTGGATAGGCCTTCGCTGAATGAGTTTTCAACATCGAACCAAACGGGAGTCAGGCCCATCCGTTGAGCGTAACCACAAATACGATAAGCCAAAGATGATTTACCGCCACCAGGACCGCCATAGACCATGCAGATACAACCGAGAGGAAGTCCACCGACTTTGCTTTCATCGAACTTCCCGAACTCTTCGTCTTCCATAAGACCACGGGCAATGTAGTAGTCAAGCTCAGCATGACCCGTTGGGATAAGAGTTTTGCTCTCATATCCGCCCCACTCAAAACCCTTCAAGTTCTGAAGGGCGGCTTTCTTGTTTTTCGCCATCTCACAATTCTCCTTGCATAGGGATAGAACAGGGGCCGCGACCGTTTAGGCCACGGCCCCTTTAAAGCATTTGGATTATCCGTTAGGATTAGAAGGGGAAGTCGTCGTCAGACGCATCCTTGCCGGAACCGGCGGATACCGTCTCGTTCGAGCTACTGCCACTGTCACCAGAGGGAGCCTTGAGACCAAGGGCCTCCTCGATCTTGTCCTGCGGAGTCGCACGGAAGATATCGAGCAATGGGTGAAGTCCCTTGCCATCATCCTTCAGATACTCTGCTTCCTCATCGGAGAACGGAGTCTGCTTGAGAGGGATTACCTTGTATTTGGTGTTGCGGGGGTTGTTACCCTCTCGCTGAACCTTAATCTTGAAGTCGCAGCCTTCGGGACCGCCGGGAGCAACCTCCCATTCCTCGGCCCAATCAGCAATCTGATTGAAAATGGTCTGAGGCATCTCAAGAATCTGAAGCTCGCCAGACTCGCGGTTGATTACGTTCAGAGCGTAGCGGCAAGCAGGCTCCTGATTGTAAACATTGCGAATGACGCACTCTTCGGGGTCCGACGTTATTGCGGAGAGGAATGGTCGTTCAGAGCCAGCAGGCTGGTCTACATAATAGCGATAGAACTTGACCGGGCGGCCAATGCAGCGAATCTGGTACTCGCCAGGCTTGAGCCTGAGGAAATCATTTCCGCTGCGGTTCTTCTTGCTATTCTTCTCACGATCACCCCAAGATACTACGTTTGCCATAACTTTTTCTCCTTATAATCAGTGTTGGCAGTGCTAACGTTACAGTGTGTTTAGCGAGACAAGAACACCTTGAATCGCTGAAGCCAGTGACCAGTGTCTCTTTGAACCAGTGGTTTAGGAGAACAAAAGTCTTTGTCCAATCATCTACTGTAGTTCGTCGCGTAAATCCTTCGATTTACCAGTCTATTTCTACTGCTCCATTCGTCTTTTTATCTATCGACTTTTGGCCTTTTGGAGATGACGTATTCACTCCTTTTTGAGGCTTATTTTCAATGCTATCAAAGTCAGATAGTTTGGGGCTCTGGACGCTACCAGAACCACCCTCATGACGCTCAATCGACTTCTGAGGCATTGACATGGTAACCTGTCTACTCAGCGAGTCATAAGCAGCATCAAGATTGGCAAGAATATCTTTGCTTGTGTCATGCATTGTCTCTAGTTTACTAAAGTATTCGATCATGTCGTGCATGCGATCATAAATGACGCCTTCTTGCTTTGCAGCGGGCTTTTCATACTTGACCATAGCTACAAGACCCTCAAACAACGGGACAAGCCGCTTCCAAAGATAAAACTGCGAATTAACCTGTGCGCGAATCTGTGTAACACGGTCACGACACTGCTGAATCTCTTGCATCTTTTCTGCAATAGCATTATGGTCGCTCATGCTAACACGGATATCCACGTAAGCCGTTTTGAGTTCTTTGTAAAACTTACCAAACGGAATCTCCCGACCCGCGACATACCGCTGTAGAGCGGAAATCTTGCGGTCGTAAAACTCTTGCCACATCGGAGAAGGACAAGTCACGAGCCAGCCGTTTGCTTCAAGCTCATCTATTGTCTGCTTTTTCTTGGGAGAAGTTTTCACCTCTTCTTTAGATGACGATACGTCGCTATCGTCGGGCCGAACTTCCATATCATGCTCTTTCTCATCTCGGGACTCATTTGTCGAACTGTCGGCCTCTGCACCTTGCTCCACTTGTTCAGTTGAAGCGGGTTCAACGGTTTCGGATGGAACAGGGCTCTTGGAGACAACGTTTGACTCTTCTTCCTGACAGGGTGCTTGTCCTTCACGGTCGGCCTCGCTTTCTAAAGAGGGTTCTTGCTCGGCATCATCTGGCTTATCGCCATACTCCACCTGAACCTCATCAGAGGTTCCAAGAGATTGCTTGACGAAATCAGCCTTATCCTCAAAGGACGCATCATCATCTGTTACTGCATCTGCATAGCTAGAATCATGCGATTCTTCGCTATCCTGCTTGGCGATATTGCTGCCATCTTGGACAACGCCAAATATATCGTCTAGAGCTTCTAGTGCCTTGCTTTTGGACATGCTACATCTACCTTATTAATCCAGCGAATCGTAGTCAGTTTCCTTCCCAGCCAGTTCACTATTTGACTTGGCAGGACCATATTCATTGACAAACGCCTTCTTTTCTTCAAGACTCAGTTCTTCAGCTACGAGAGAAATAGTATCCATAAAGTCACGGTTTACCAGTTTTGTAATATTTGCGGACTTCTTCATAAACTCGTCAAGACTTGACCATTCAATAGTATGTTCTTGATCAACAACGACATCTATGTTCTCATAGTTACCCAGATTATACTTACGAGTAATCGCCTTGCGGATACGTGACTGCCTCGGTGCTGCTTCTTTATCGCTCATCGTGTTTTCTCCTAGCTAAATAGGTCTTGCGATACGACCCCTTTTCGAGAGGCCTTCTTCCTGTCTTCTCGAAGAATCGAGAACTTCTTCACGCGCTCTGATGGAGGCGTGTTATCAACTGTCTTTCCGTGCGGGGCAAAGAAGTTTGCCAGAGCAAGAGCTTCAACCGCTTTTGTATCAACCTGTTTTGAATCTGTTCTAAACGCGAAGTCCCGCATGTCTTTGTAAGGTCTATTTTCCAAGATATTCTTAGCCGCATGAGAAGGCAAAGCCTTGCACCTAATCGCGGGCTGAATCTGCGAAACTTGGACGCCGTTGCCTTTCTTCTGAACAATCTCGTAGTCCCAGTTAGCGCTATTTATACTTCGGCGAAGTATCTCGATTCCCATAGCCTTGCACTCTTGTTCGAGATGCTGAACCTTCTCATGCTTTGCACGGTCAAGTTCGACGTTCAAATATGCCGTCATAAACTCTTCTGGAAAGTTTGCCTTGAGGTAAGCCGTCTGATATGACAAGAACCCATAACAACACGAGTGAGAAGCATTGAAGCCATACAAGGCGAATGGCGTAATAAACTTGTCCCAGTAATCAGTGGCAAGACCCTTGCTAATGCCATTGCTCACGCAGCCGTCAATAAACTGAGCGCGATATTTAACAAGCAGCTTCTCTTTCTTCTTACCAATAGCCTTGATAATGACGTAACCATCAGAGATAGAGAAACCTGCAAGCGAGTTACAAATCTGCATAATCTGCTCCTGATAAACGAGCAGTCCATAGGTTCTCTCTAGATAGGGCTTTACGAATGGTTCGATAGATTCATGGAAGTATTCAACCCTCTCAGAACCATGCTTGCGAGCGCAATAGCTCGGTATACTCTCCATTGGACCAGGGCGATAAAGAGCTACGCCTGCCATGATATCGTCAAAGCGGTCAACGCCCATCTGCTGCATAGTCCGCTGCATACCAGGTTCTTCGCACTGGAACACACCAACAAGTTTACCCTGCCTGTATAAGTCGAACGTCTTCTCGTCATCAAGCGGTATCTCTGTAATATCGAGCTTGAAGCCGCAGTTCTCTTCAATAAGTTGGATACACTTTGACATAACAGTCAAGGTGCTAAGAGCGAGAATATCGAACTTGATTAGACCCATTTCCTCAAGGTCTGCGTTTTCAAACTGAGTTGCATACTCAAAGACTTTTTCGCCGCCGTCGAGCGTATCTTTAATGATACTTGTTTGTCGAAGCGGAGCAATCTCATCTAGAGGACAATCAGATATAACGATACCGGCAGCGTGTACTCCAAATGTAGAGAGAAGTCCCTCAATATTCCTAGAGTGAGTGAGGAGGTCAGGATATTTGTCGATATAACTAGCAAAGTTCCTGCAATATCTGTATGCGTCTTCCGTTGTTTTGATTGCATGCTCTTCTCCATCATGTTTGACCTTTAGAACAGCACCAAACTGCGTAGGCAGAGACTTGACAATCTCATCGCCCTTGAGTCGAGAATGAGTTATCCACTGTTCTTTACCCTTCGGCGTGGGCTGCCACACGTTGTCAGGGTCAATCGCCCGAAACGCACGACGGACGAAGCTTTTCATCTTCAACGCGCCATATGTTCCGATGTTACCGACGTTTTCTCTTCCGTATTTATCGATGATGTAGTCGTATACTTCCTGCCTGCGAGCGTAGTCGAAGTCCGAATCGATATCGGGAAAACCTGCACGAGCAAAAGCACGGCGCTTAGGAAGAAACTCGCCGTCAGGTTCCTTAGAGGTCATCCCCAAAGCAACAGCAGTCCATGAGTTTATCTTGTTCTCTTCGCCCGTCTTATGGCCGTGCTTTTTGTATACATCATAGAACTTGAACAGTATTGGCTTCCCATCAAGACCCTCTACGGAAGCCATTGTATCAATCTCTTCCTTGATCTTATCAAGGTTCTCGTCATCTCCAACGAGGGATAATATAGACTGTTTGATTTCCTCTATTTCCATATCTACCTGCTAGCTTAGTATCTATCTACACCGCCAAGGTCATCTTCTACTTCTCGTGCGACCTCTTCATCAACTTCGACTTCAACAACCTTGTCTTCTTCTTCGATGCCAAAATCTCTTTCCGTTACGAAATACTTATCATCGAAGCCCAAGAATCGTTCCCAAAGCAAACCGTAAGCAAGAGGGTCTGGGCCATGGGTAATGCCGAGGCATCTCAATAACACACTGCCGAAGCCCGAGCCTCGCCCACAGCCGGTCAATATCCCTCTCTCTTGCGAGGCGCGAATGTAGTCTCGCACAATAAGGAAGTATGTCGCGAAGTCGTAACGGTTGTTCTCCCACACAATACGAACATCGTTCAGTTCCATCTTGAGGCGCTCAACGTGTTCTTGACTCTTGTCCCATCCGAGTGATTTCATTCCGTCGAGCGCGAGTTTTTCAAGGTAATCATACGGAGTCTGAAAGCCTTCAGGAATCTTGAATCGAGGCAACCTCATCTTACCAACCAGGTTATCCATAATATCATCGGTATCTACTTTATCTGCTACAAGATTCGTGTTCAGCAACAACTCAGGCTTCGTGCCGAATGTTTTTGCCATTTCTTGAGCAGACTTCAGATAGAACTCATCATGCGGAAAGTGAATATGCTTTGGGTCCGTCAGACATCGCGACGTAGACATAGCCATCAAAAGTTCCTGAGACTTGCCCTGGCACTTCTCACAATAATGACAATCGTTCGTGCAGATACATTTGCAACCGAGTTCCTCACCAAGCTTAATAACATCAGAGATGATCGCGCCCTCGGCATCGATACCATGATACATGACTTCGAGATAGAAGTCGTCCTTGAAAATATCCTTGAGTATGGTGCCTGCCTTCTTCGCCTGGTCGTATCGCCCATGAAGCAGGTTGGCGTTGATGACGCTGCTCAAACACGCAGAAGAGCATATGAGTCCCTCAGAATGCTCGTAAAGCAAATCGAGGTCGATACGGGGGTCGCGATAGTATCCTTCGACCCAAGACGCCTGAGACAAGCGACAGAGATTCTGATAGCCTTTCCAGTTCTTCGCAATCAGGACGAGATGACGATTGCCCTTGCGACCGTCAGTTTGACCCTCTTCAAGAATCCTGCCTCGACTATCTTTCTTGTTTGTAAAATGGACATGCCTATCTTTGGACAAATAAAACTCACAGCCTACGATAGGCTTGATGCCTGCTTCAGCACACTGTCGCATGAATTTGAAAGCGCCACCGATATTGCCGTGGTCGGTCATCGCCAGAGCTTTAAAGCCCTTCTCGGCTGCGGCCTTGGGGAACTCGCTGACTTTATTTAGTCCATCAAAAGATGAATACTCGGTATGGTTATGCAAGTGAACAAAGTCAGCGTTGGTAATCTTTCGTGCTTTCATGCCTATTTATCGTCAGGCGAAGCATCAGGAGTTGGCATTTCACTTTCGAAGTCAAAGATATCATCCATGGATAGGCTCTCAAGTTCATCAGGCGCAATCGGGTCACGAATAGTTACAGACATTTCGAGTATATCACCAAACGGTACAGCACGCATCGTCATGGTATGGTCCGAATCTGCTGATACAAGGTCGCAGGTATGCTCATCTACTTTGAGTATGCGGATCATTTTGTATCTCTGACTAGAACCAAATCGCCTGAGCGTTGCCGTTATCTCCATTCTTTGCTTTTTAAAGCATAACAAGACCGCGCGAACACGGTCTTTATCGCGAATGTCTTCGCTGTCCAAGGTATGAACGACAACCTGTTTACAAATCAGTTGCATGGAGTTATCTTACTTTTATGGCTATTACTTGTTGTTCTCTGCCTTTGTTTATTCTTGTTGCGAAGCACCTTAAAACTGTCATGTAATAACTTTTCAGGATCAAATCGCTCAGCGATAATACCTGAGATATTATTTACGTAATCGTTTATTTCATCTTTTGGAACAGGTTCTTCTGTTTTGATATATTCAACGAGATTATGCATCCATGCGCCATCTTCATCCTTCAAAAGTTCATCTATCTCAGGAGTTCCGATAACGGTCAACCAAGCTACGGAGTTAGGAGATATACTTTTTAGCTGGTCGGCAGAAAATAGCCAACCAAACTTGAAGTTATCAAGCAAATAATCTCTTGCCTGTTGAGAGGCCTCAGAAGACTCAAACGGAGCCGTCCGGTATGAAGGGCGCTTGTCGTTTTCCTGTGTCTTCTTCAAGGTCTACCTCAATGGGATTGTCGCGAGATACGTCATTATCGTCTTCTATATACACAGTCTTACCTTTTTCACCCTCGCCTAAACGTATAGCTATCGGCTCCTCGGTTCGTACTCTTTCTTTTTGAAGCTCTTCCTCCGTACCGCCACGGTGACGAGGCTGAATACTGTGGTCAATCTTGCGACGACTAATTTCAGACCGATCCAAATCGAATGAGTAGGACTTGCGGACTTCTTCGCGACCGTGCATGCCGCCATCTGCACCACGAAATCGGCCCTGCGATTTTGGGGCTCGATGCGGCTCAAAGTACCTTGTTTCAGATATCTCTTGTTGCCACATAGAATAGTCACGTTCAAACAAATCGCACATCAGCGAAGTAAGGTCATCAACCGAAATATCAAGACAGTTGATAATGCTATTGTCTGTGACAACGTTGCCACTCAGAGACAGCACCATAAGCCAAGATATATCGCTTGAATCATCGGCTATAAAAGCTTCAAGTATGGCCTTTCTCAGTGCTTGAGTCTGCTCTTTTTTCATACTCCACCTTTAGGGAAACGCTTGCGAATGCCCGCCTTATCGTCTCGAATATATTTAGGCTTAGACTTGTTAATATATCGCCTAGTCGCCTCGCACCAATCCCATGCAGGACCGCTATGCCTAACATTAGGGCAGATGATTGCTCTTTCGCACGGCTGCCCTGTTTCAGGGTGTTCCGTATAGGCATCATCAGTCATCTTTTGAAAGACTTCAAACTGCTCGCCTGTTGGCTTCCCGTCAGGACCAATATAGTTGTAGACATAGGTCGGCACTTAGTCCTCGTCTTCCTCATCGTTAGACATTTCAGGTACAAAACCTTCGCATTGAACAACAAAACTGGGAGTGTGGCCTGATACGTAACACTTGCGAAGCTTTGTCACGCCAAACACACTAACTTTACAAGGCCGGATTGGGTTAGAACAGTCCCTATTAGCACAAGATTCGCACAACGGTTCCGCTACTCCATTAATGGAGACAGGCAGCTTATCTAGGGGTATGAGTTTCGTTTTATAACGACTCATTCAGAATCCTCACTAACTCGTTTGAGCGACTTCTTTCCGGCAGAGGCCCTTTGCTGCTCGCGGAGCGCCGCCCTTTCTTCTGGCGTAGAACCTCTCGTAGAAAGAATTTCGTTCTTGGTTTCTGGATCGACATTAGGACGATTACGGGATGCCTCGCCGGGTAAGAAAGATACCATCGGTTCTTGCGAATCGAGAATCATCGATGGGTCACGAGGGTCAGGCTGTGGGGTCTCTTGTTCCGCTTTGCTCTCAGCAGGTTGTTGACCAGTTTTTACCATCTTACCACCGATGGTTGGTAGCTTTAGCCCGCTATTCGGCATAGGCGATGTGGCAACTTGTGTAGACTTAGCAGGACTCGTCTTACCTGAAAGCATTCCAATAATAGACTCATAGCGGTCTACTTCTGCGACCGCATCTCGAAATAGCTCGACAGGAAGCGTAAGAACTTCAGAGCCGTCTTGCGACTCCAAAATAGACAAGCTAGGTATGCCATCGTCTGTTTCGTGATATCTCATGTATATAACGCCACCTGCATTGCCGCTTGGGTCTTCGAAATCCCATGCGAAATCATGGCTCTTTGTATTGTGTCGTATTGGCATTGCTGTCCTCCATCTTTTTCTTCAAGTATGCTCTAAGTTGATTTTGAGCATCTTCATGCCTCTTCTCTAAGTCGTCAATCAGTTTTCTGTGTTTCCAAGATAGCTCGTAATGACCGCATACAGCACAGAAAATGCCAAGCAGGTCTCCAAAATGGGAAACCTCGGCGCTACAATTTCGACATTTTGAAGTCTGTTTCATGAGTCTATTTCATCATCATCTGAGAAAATCATGTCCTTTCTAGGGCCATACTGTTCGTCGAAAATTGTAGAATCAACTACATATGTATCCCACTGATTCTTCCAAAAGTCCTTCATACTATCGATTGTAGCCTGAGTAGGCTCAATACTGGTCCATCCAGATTGGACTGCCCAAAACTTCAAACAGCGGATATCAGGATTGAATGTATCACGAATGCTCGGCGTATAATCCGTAACAACAATCTTGCCGTCGTGATAGAAGTCAGCTTTGATAACAGCAAAACCAGACATATGCTGAATTGTAACTGTAGAAGAAATAACCCAGTCCTTGACAAGTGGCGTTTCTACAAAGTTAATAACCTCTGGTTTAGACATGATGCGAACAACATCATCGTATTCACCATTCGCCTCAAGCAAGGTCACATCTGTAAACTGAATCTCAAACTCCATCAAAACACCCCACGGAAGCATTGATTCGCCTACGCGAATACTCAACAGAAGCACGGTGATTGTCAATACCGATATACCTGCGATTGAGAACCTTTGCCATTTTACAAGTTGTTCCTGTGCCTGAGAATGGATCAAGAACTATGTCATTAGGATACGAGTAAAGCTTGATAACTCGTCTCGCCAGTTCCTCGGGAAAAGGAACTGGATGACCGCCAAGCTTGCGAGTTTCGGGCTGTATAAACCAATGGCTCATAGTCCACTGCTCAAACTCTTCTTTGGTCAAGTCGCTCTTGTGGTCAATCGGAGGCAAAGACCAGGGGCCTTTGTTCCAAACAAGCAGATATTCATGGTTACGACGAACGATCGGATTCTGACAGGACATCCAGCTTCCCCACGCAGTTGCGCGGCCAACTACTTGATGCTTATACCATGCAATATCGCAACGAAAGTTGTATCCAACATCCGCATTGATTCTGCATAGGTCGGCGTAAATAGGGCGGAAGTATTCTTTACCCGTGTCATCAGCCTTCTTTGCAAAACGGTCTTCTTCATGATTGACCATTGAATCGATATTAATGACTAGACGACCGCCTGGACGAAGAGCGCGATAACACTCAGACCATATATCTTTGAGCCAATCAAGATAATCGGTATAGGGCATCGTATCATCATGATTGCCATACTTGATGTCCACGTTGTAGGGCGGAGAAGTAAATACAAGACTTACGCTGTCGTCTTCTATCTTCTTGAGTCCATCGATAACGTCATCGTGCATAATCTTGTTAATCATTGCTACTCCCGGCGAAGATATCTGCTCTGCTTGCCTTCTTGATTCTTCTATTAGCTGTCTCTACTGCATCAGGGCTAATATCGCACCCTATCACGTTGCGCCCCATACGAATACCTGCCTCAAGCAACGAGCCACTGCCCATAAACGGGTCAATGATAGTGTCGCCTTCATTACTCCATAAACTAATGATGCGACGCATCAACGCCAATGGCTTCTGTGTTGCATATCCTGTTTTTTCGGGCTCATTGCGACATAAAGCCGGTATATCTGTCCACCAATCTTCAAGCAGCTTGCCCTTCCTCTCATACTCTTCCCAAGGTATCTTCTCTTTCGACCATGCGTTCTTCCCTCCGACGTTCATCTTTGTCTTGTGAGGAATACGGATAGGATTGAACACGTTATCGCCGATGCCATACCACAGAAGATTCTGATGCTTACGCGGCAACCATTTTTCGTTAGTCGATGGATTGCTAAAGCACCAAATGATATCGTTCTTAAAGTTATCACGACCAAAGATGCTATCCATCATGACCTTGAGATTATGAACATACTTCCAATCAACATGAACTACGATGTTATAGGAATCTCCTGAAATATCTCGCATGTGAGCAAGACGGTCGTGCATGTAAGACAAGTAGTCATGTGAGTTATCGCCGACCCCATAATAAGTGTCTTCGCTTTTGGGTCCATACGGAGGGTCCATATAGATGAGAGACGGCTCTTCGCCATCAAGCTCAAGACCAATACAATCATCAGGATATATCCAACTTATACTCATTCAAATAGGTCCGCTTCTTTGGTCCAGTATTTATCGTTTATCTCGTATCCCACTACCTTGTAACCCATGTCTCTTGCTGCTTTTCCCGTTGTTCCACTTCCCATAAACGGGTCCAAAATGGTCGAACCCCTCGGTAAGTTCATAAGCTTTAGACATCTTCGCGGAATCTCTTCAGGAAACATATCTTTATGGGGTTTCTGGTCTTTGTTTTGAACAGTAGTATAGGATACATACCATACGTTTCCTGCGCAACGCAGGTCTTTCTTTGTTCCGCTTTTTGTATCGGTAGCGCCATATCGCTTGATGTTTGTCTTATCGAGATAAGGAATACCCAGCGCCAACCTGTCTATTTCGGCTTTGCCCTTTGCAAACTGAAATATGTATTCATACATATTGTTCATACGATATTTACTGTTGACAGGTGTATAATGGCCTCCCATCCACTCGTTACTTTTGACCCAGATGATTGTATCTATCCAATCAAAATACTCAGCAAACTCATTAGCTACGCGAAACGGACGACCCTTGTCCGTAGCAAGTTGTCCAAAATTAACAAAACAAGAGCTACCATTCTTGAGAACTCTGTAGCAGTTTCTAGCCAAGTCTTTCATTAGTTCTTCGGTATAACCATCCTCATCCTTATACGGTGGAGATGTCACGATGCCGTCGATTGAGTCCGTCGCAACTTCCTTCATACCCATGCATGATTTTTTGTGTAGAGTATACATATCAGCCCTCCGCTATACTAGCCTTTTCCATTTCTTGTCGTTCGCTCCAAAGCTTGTATCTAGTACCGAGCTTGTCGGGAAGAACCTCGATAATATTGTCAAGCTCTGCGACGTTCTCGGCGTACACGTACTTATCGACAAGTTGGAAAATCTGCTCGCATAGCTTTGCTTCTTCTGGGCTTTTATCTACTTTGGTCAGGAAGTCGTGTACCAAAGCAGCGATATACAAGGAACGAGTCAGCGCCTCATCAGGGGTAACTGTGTGTTCTCCTCTTAAGGATTGCCTGGCCTCCTCAACAGCAGCATCAAGAATTTCCTCGATGTCAATATTTAGCTCAGCGCTTAGCCGTTGAATGGCTTTACGCAGACCAATCTTCTCATAATCAGCTATGAAGTGAATGATACTTCCGCCCGACTTACATCCATAACAGTAAAAATCTTCATGATTGCCTTTGTTATAGATGTAGAACGAAGGGTCATTATCTCCTGGATGGTGAGGCAAGGGACAACGATATAACTTGTGGTCACCCTGTTCCTTAAGAGGAGAAATACCTTGGTCTTCAAGGTAATCAGAGATTTTATAGCTCTGTTTGATTTTGTTGATTTCGTATGAACCCATCAGAAGCCATCCCCCAATGAGTCCTCGTCAGGAGTGTCACCAAATATAGAATCACTGATGGGAGGCTGATCGTCTTCGAAAATATCGAGATCAGGATCTATATCTGGAACATCAACATTGATATCTATAGGCACTTCATAGTTAGTAACGGCCTGTATTGGCTGCATTTGAAGCTCAGCCTTCCAAGCCGCGTCTCGCTCGCCGGAAACTCTACCCACGGATGGCTTGACATTGAGCAAAACCGAGTTTTTACCGCCGAAGGTTTTATCTCCGTAGCGAGATTTTGCGCAAAATACCTGTATTTTTTCATTGGGCTCTGATGGCAATGGAACTTGGATGAATAAAGCATCGGCATCCGCAGACAGATCATGAGAACCACGAATGTCTTCAGAGCCAACTGTCTGAGAACCCTCTTTCTGGCTCTTCAATCGCTTAATAGCATCACGACCTAGCTGTGCAGCAGATATAATACTGAAACCGTGCTTCTTGCCAAGTGTGCGGAGGCTCTTGCACATATAACCGAACCAAGCATGTTGGCCCAGCTTTGCATACCAGGCTTCAGGCTTGAGAATAGTCAAATAGTCAACAACAACTAACGATGGCTTTGCATGCGAATGTTGTTCAACGGCCCTAGCTATATCTGCAACTGTTGCACCGTCTACAGCGTCAAGAATAATGAACTTGCTTTTTAGATTGTCCCATTTATCTAACTCGCGCTCAACACGTTGAACTTCTTGTTCAGTCATTAGATGCGGATAGCTTAGTTTCTTACCTGGTACGCCTGATTCTCTTGAGATGATTTTATCCATCAAAAGATGACCGGGCATTTCAAGAGAAACAAACATGACGTTCTCTTGCGATTGCTTGAGAACATTGAGAGCAATATTGAGCATTGTAGTTGTCTTAAAACCGCCGACATCGGCAACGAAAAATACGAGCATCCCTGGCTCGGTAATGCTCTTGCTTAGACACTCGTCAATATCTTTGAGACCAGTAGAAACGATTTGCTCGGGATTTGCCCGTTTGTCCTTAAGGGCATCTAGCCACTCTTTGCGAGAGTTGGCGAGGTCCATAGTCTTAAATGTCGCGTCATCTTTGCTAGACGCAATGCCATTCGCTTTCTCAGAAAGTTTTGCAAGGGCTCCGTAGAAGTCTCCTTTTTGCTCCGTAGCAAACTTTGAAATAACCTCTTCTGCCTGAGAACGGTCATAACTCTCCTTGACTTTGGTCATCAAGAAGTCAAACTCGTCGCTCTTGACGTTATCTAGCTTTTGAACGGAAGTAAACTTGCGCTTCTCTCCAAGCTTCGCAGGTATAGGCTGAGCATCACTACCTGTCCATTTCTTGTAATCGCCTGCATTGACCGAGCGCTGTATGAAATCTTCGTAGGCATTCGCCGTTAGAACTATGTCTGAAACATGGGCATGAAAAATGCCTTGCACGATTGGTCGGTATTCTGCGTCGAAGCATTCTGCATCTATACGCTCAACAATAGCTTTGTATCGCTCTCTATCATTTAGAGCAATATGCAACAGCTTAGATTGGTAGGTCTTATAATCTGACATCTATCAACTTCCTCGGAGACTCTGACTGGCAGGTTCGACACGAATACGAGTCGTTCCTGAGGAATACACTAGTTTGTCAAAAGCATCACCCATATGTCCCGGCAGGTCAACCTTCTCTACATCAAAGTTGCAAACTAAAATGGTAGGCTTATGATGATCCATTCGATACATAAGGAAGTTGTCAAGCTTTTCTCGCGTCCAGTTCGCTGCCTTATCTCCAAACTCTCCACTGATAGTATTGATGTCGTCAATAACCAAAAAGTCTGACTCCTTGGCCTCTTCTACTTCTTGATGTTCTTCTATATAGCGAGTCTTCAATAGAATTCGCATCTTAAGAAACGAAGCCCAGTCATAGGTAATCGCTGTATTGGTTATAAAACAACGACGCCATATAGCGTCAATTGTCGCTATCGAAGCAAGAAAGCTTTTACCTGTCGGCATTCGCTCCTGCATGTGCATTTTTTCGTATTTGCTTTGACGACGAGCGTCGCCGTGTATGACAAGGCATTCGCCCCGCTTAAATCTATCATCAAGCACAGATAAGGCATTCAGTTCAGGCCGTGTGAGGTCTTCTTGAAAAGGCGCGTCGCCATACAAGAACTTCCACATTTGGTCCTGTATATGCTCTACATCTTCTACACTAACTACGCGAACAACTTCTCCATCAGGCTTTTCAAGAGTGCCTGTGTAGTCATATATTGTAGCATTACGATAGTTTGGCTGAATTAGAGAGCGTATGTGCCCTTGAACCTCGCCAAACTTTGCACAGATACAGCCGCCCTTATTCGTGCAGGCTTTCTCTGACTTATCCCAATGGCTGCAATTCTTGCGATAAATGCTGCTAAAGTAGTGAATGTACTTGCTGATATCCTGCATAGATAACCTTTCGACTCATTTGAGTCTCCATCCTAAATAAGTCACTTGGTTATCGCGGAATCAGTTGGTGATAGTATTTGCCACGCGGCAACGCTCTTCAGCCCAAGAACGCATCTTGGCGAACTCTTCGGGTCGAGTTTTGGCAAGCGGCTTGAATTTCACTGCCTCTGCCTCGATGTCCTTGAGAGTAATTGTCGTTGCCCCGTTCTGCATAAATGCCGCAAAGCGAGCTTCATCAATGGCCTTTTCAATTTCAGCGCCACTGAAGCCATCAAATTTGTCAGATGACAAGGCCTTACTGACCTTCTGGTCATCAATATCAATGCCCCTCTTCTTCAGCAAAATCGAAGCAATCTGAGCGCGAGCGGTCTGGTTCGGAAGGTCAATAAACCAAATCTCATCGAACCTACCTGCACGCATGAACTCAGGAGGGATCTGCTCTGTGTTGTTGGCTGTTGCAATCACAAAGACCTGTGCCGTTTTCTCGTTGAGCCATGTAAGGAACGATGACAAGACTCGCTTCGTGGTGCCCGAATCGCCAGAAGTTGTAGAGTTTGCGCCTGCAAGGCCCTTCTCGATTTCATCGATCCAAAGCACACAAGGAGAAAGAGTCTCAGCCAACCTGATTGCGTTTCGCATTTGCTGCTCAGACTGTCCTACCAGCGAGCCAAACATACGACCAAAGTCAAGTCGCAGCAGGGGCAGCCCAAAGCTTTTTGCTGTTGCCTTTGCAGACAGGCTCTTACCGCCGCCAGGCACTCCAAGAAGCATCACTCCCTTTGGCACAGGAAGTCCTGCATCTCTTGCCCTATCAGTGAAAAGAACTCGCCTGTTTCTCATCCAGGTCACGAATGGATCAAGGCCTCCAACATCATCAAGACTGACCTTCGGCTCGATGTAGTCAAGCAAACCTGATTTGCGAATCAGATTTCGCTTCTCCTTCATCAAGTCAACAGGGTCAAGGGGCTGTGTTTTGACATGCGCAGCCGTCACAAGAGACTTGTGGAATGCTGTAGAGGCTTCATCAAGCGTCAGACCATGCACCGAAGCACGGATGGCCTCACGATTGGCATTGACATGCCCTTCAAGCTCGGGAAAGCGGCTCTGGACGTTTTCAGATGCAAGACATTTGTCAAGGATTGCATCAATCTCCGACTCATTCGGAAACGGAAAATCAAGAACAACAAAAGACTGGTCAAGCGTTGGAGTGGTTGCGTAGCTATTACCGAACATGATGACCATGGCATTGACATCAAGGTCGATAATGTCCTTGAGATATCGCTCAATCTCTGGCGTTGAATCTCTGCCCAAAAACCTGTGGAAATCAGGCAGAATGAGTATCAGTCCATGACGAATCGGATTCTTCTTGTCTTCTGAACGAGCCTTTGCGTGTTCAAGGAAGCTTTTGAGAACCGCTTCAGGTCGCTTGGACTGTCCTTCAAGCGGCTTTCCTCTCCAGCACAAAAAGCCCTGCGATGCAGTCCAGCAAATAGCTTCATAGTCAAAACCATTGACCATGTTCTGTAGATGGCTGATCAGTCTTGGCTCTTCGTTCGATGCAATGAAAGTCAACGGGTGGCGACTTCTCATCAGAGCAAGAAGCTCATGGTTGAAATCATCGGTGGCGCAGCCATAGAAGGCAGCCTGAGCTTCATCGGTCTTTTTTGGCATCGTCCGTCCAGTATAAGGGTGAAGAGCCCATCATACGGGTGAAAGCGTCACGAAAACAAGTCGGTCGCTCTCTTTTATCCCATCGTGCTTTGCCTTGCCATTGAATGCCAGAAGCGAGTTCTCAAGGATGGTCCGGGCCTCGCTGCGGAAGCTGCGCTCCCTGCCCTTGAGGTAAATGCCAAACTTGACCTTGTGCTTCTTCTCCAAGAAACCCTGAACCTTTTTCGTCTTGGTCTCAAGGTCATGTTCTGATGTTCGCATATGAAACATCATCTCTTTTACAGCCGGTGGTTTCTTCTTGTTCTCTTTTTTGGACTGGTCATATTTGAACTTGCCGTAGTCCATTATCTTGCAAATAGGAATGTCCTGGTCCGGCTTAGACATCAACACGAGGTCTAGCCCCTTGCTTTTTGCCTTCTCCATCGCAGCATGCTTTGAATGCTCGCCAAGGTTAGTGTTATCAGAGTCAACTAGAAGAACTCTATTCGCACGAATATTGTCGTTAACAAAGTAACGGTCAGAAGCCATCAAACTTCCTTACCAAATGTAGGAGCTTTTGCATTGTCCGAAAACACAATACTCAACAGGCTCAGTCTTTTACCAGACAATGCAGAAATCTCCTGTTTTGCAGTATCAAAGCCATCAAACTTCAGAGAGTTGTGATACGGACCATTCTGCTCAGTAGCAGTAACAAATTCCGAGAACTTCCCCTCATTGACGGCCATCTTTAGAGCCTGTCCAACAATCTTGGCTGATTGTTCTTTTGTTTTTCCATTACGCATAAAATACGCAAGAGCAAGTACCATGCCATAGGTTGTAACGAAACCTGAGACATCTCCGGAAAATACAACCTGAGAATCATTTTTATCAAACTTTTTCTTGCGAATCGAGCCTGGCGTTTGCCTTAGCTTAAATCGGTCTACAAAGTTTGCAACGTTGATAGGATGCCTAATCATCTTTGCCTTGAAGACACGGTATTTAGCGACAAGCTCAGGAGCCCTTACGTCTATAAACCAATCGATATAGCTACGAGTAAGCTCAGCAGAGGGCCAGTCTCCAGTGTGAACGCGAAGCTCTTCTTGAATGCGCTTCATTTCAGAAAAGCCATTTGCCAACGCAACAGGAAATGAGTAGCCAAACTTTTCATAGAAACGGCTCTTCGTGTAACCAAGTAAATCGCTCACGCCCCAATCCTGTATTGGTCGGTCACGGAACGTTTTATGTTTTCTTCGGCTATGCTTAAATTCTACCTGCTCAGCAGGCGATGGAGATATCTCTACGGGTTTGTTTCCGTCCTGAGAAGCAAATATCTTATTTGTCTTCCGAGACGCCGCCATCAATATGTCTTCCATGCTCTTTGACATAATCACCTAGCTCGCCATAACCACATACTCGATACCACTATCGCGGACCTTCCTGTAGTTGTATCTGTAAACTATTTGCTCTATCTTAACATCTTTTTTGAACTCAGAAACGCATCCGACTATCTTATCAATATTCGCCCAGCTTGATTCGTTATAGCTCAAGACCCATATCGGTTCCGTGGGTAGTATACTTAGTAGATTGTTGAAGTTTTCTTCATAGTTCTTTGACATCGTAAAACAATCAGCGCCTTCGGGCCTTTCTTCCTGTCCGAGCCAAAACTCGAAAAACTTATACATCTTTGCATAGTTACTTTGTTCGCCTCCGTATGGAGGATCAAGATAGATGATATCTACCTGTGGATTGTATTTGTCGAACAGATCAAAAACGTTCGCATGAGTAGAAACGCTTTGCAGCCCGTTGGAATGCGCAGCCCTGCCAATCATCGGTATACGATTGAAGCTAATCGTATTACCTCGATTACGTACATGCTGAATACGATGTTCAAGTTCAGCAAGAACTTGACCGCAGTTCAATCGTCCGCCTACAAAAGTCTTGCTTGTCACATACAGCACAACAGAAGCTAAATACTGAGCATAAGCGTTTCGCTTATCAAGCTCTTCAGATAAAACAACTGCTTTGCCAAAACTGCTCAATGGAGTAGTGTCTTCGATATGCTTAATGATGTCAACAACAGTCCCGCCGAAATCATGTTCGATGTTGCATCGAAAACGGTCAAGCCAATCTGCTTCGTACTCTGCAAATCGACGCGGCACGTAGCCCTCTTTGATGATTCTGTGCGGAAACTTTCGACCGTGGTCTTTACAAAGTATATCGAAACGAGACCTGTCTACGCAGCTTTCCGAATCTATCAAAGAAACAGAGTTCAAGAATGCTGAAGACAGCATATCATTTGACCAAACTGCTGCGCCCAGGTGTTTGAAGAGGTACGAAACATAAGCGCTACCCGAGAAGACATCAAGAACTCTACCTCCATCAATTACTTCATGAAGACCGTGCTGATACATAATGTCAGCGAAGTCAATCAGGATTTTCTTCTTGTTGCCTACGTACGGATTTTTGGCTGACCCCAACCGCGTTACAGCATATGCAGCCCGCTCAAGCCAAGCATCTCGCTCGCTGTCGCCAAGCTGAGCGGCAAATAGGTCTGACTCTGGGAGATGACGCATTGTAGTATTATCGTCTCATAGAATGCCGTTTTCGGCGTGTTTCACTGATGATTAGCTCTCATAGTTAGCGCCACAAAATCTTCGGTGAAAGACGGGTCGATGCTCTTGATAAACTGAGCCAATCTTTTACCCGCGATTGATGGGCCTGAGTTTTGAGTATACCAATCTCTAGGAGATTTTTCTGTTTTAGATAGTCTTGCATATGCATCTATGATATCTTGTTCATTGGTAAAAAACTCTCCGGTCTCTGGTTTGATATATTTCCAACCACCCAAAATATTCTTGTTCATCAAAACAGGAACATTTAGACAAAAAGATTCAGTTACTATACGCGGAGATGCATCTTCTTGACTGGTACACAAATAGAACTTTGAAGCAGACAAATGGTTCATAAAGTTACGATGTTTCATTCTTTCTGTTTCAATGACAAGGTTCTTACACTGAGGCAAATCAAGAAGCTTACTCCGCCCTATGAGCATTCCTTTTAGTCCTAGCTCATTACACAAGACAGGTATTACTTTCTTGGCTAAGTTCCAGCCCTTTGCCGATGCAACCCATTCAATATCGGAAGATATGGCGATGAAATCTCGCTCTTTAGGCATATCAAGATAGCTATTAAAGAGCGAAGGAGAGATAAAATCTGAACGACTCAATAAGTCCCTAGGTCGTCCATCATTGGGCAAGAAATCATCGGGATTCCTAAAAGGATGAAGCCAGCCCTCGAACACTTCGCTATAGTTGTATTCGTATTCTTTTGCAGTATGAGATATACGAGGCCAATCTTTTAGGCAGCAAACAGCGATAAAGCGGTATCCTTCTTCTTTCAGCCTATCAAACTCTGCTGCTTCCTTTTTATTTCGCACAGGTCCGGCCATAAGAATCCAACCCGTCGATTTCTTGCGCTGTGTAACAATGTGCCTAAATAGCCATGCGTTTTCCAAATCCGTAGACCTTTTCTTCTGTCGCTGAATAGCGATTGAATGGTCTAATGTTTTCGTAGTGTCAATCTCATCAAACTGTTCTTGTTTTGCTTTAGCATTCAAACTTTCAAAGAAGAATCGCTGCCCATGAAAAGAGCATTGCTTTACCCCTATACCAGTATCCCTCCACGGCACATAGCTATTTATATCAAAAGACTTTCCATATTTAGTATCAGGTAAATCTTGATAATGCAAAATAGGAGCAGCCCTATCCTCAGAAGCCAACCATTGCAATCCTTTGCCTTTGCTTTTGAATCGAAAATCTGATTCAATCATTGCGAATGTCATAGCCCATCTGTCCCATGACTTTCCTGCCTGATTCATACCCTGCTCATCTTGAAGGATTTTCTCAGCCTTGCTACCGTATATTTCTGATAAAGTCATCATGGTACCAGTTCTAGCAAGGTACATATTGGCAGCGCCACAATCAGCCTTGTGATGGTCGGTGAGCAAATGCTTGTATATAAACTTTCTAACTCTATCATGCGCATCCACAACCATGCTTCTTGAATAACCTGTCAGTATCTCTCCGCTTTCTAACGAAGGTATATCAAACAAAGATTGTGAAACAAGCGTTTCGGCATCGAGCAAAAGAACATAGTCTTCTTGTATTTCAGCATTGCGCATGTAATCACGAAAACCCAAACAACGATTAGCAGCAAGCGTGTTCGGATTGTAAGAATCGTGATAAGTTTTTGTTACAAACGTATCGCATGAACATGGGTATGAAGGCGAGTTACTATTCAGGTTAATAACTCTTGTTAGATTTGCTTCATCTGATTTATGATGTCTTCTCAATGAAGCATGCAATAGCTCGGTCTGCCACCATAGCATCGCATTATCTATACCGACTACAACAAGACGATACGACATCAAATCTTCCAGTCTTTTACATCAAACCTTGGCTCTGTGTTATAGATATGTTTTCGCTTCATGCTGTGACCTCGCATGTATTTGACGTTATCAAAGAAGTCCACGACAAACGCATCCTTTTTGATGAAGCCTGTATCAGGGCACTCATACTTGCGGATAACACGGCCAATGCGTTGCAAAGCTCTTGTTTGAGATTTACCACTGCCCGCAAGGATTAGCCCATCAAGAGGTTTCACATCAACGCCTTCATCAAAAATGCTCGTTGCGATAGTAACCTTTGCTTCCTTGTTACGCATCTTGTTCAGCCAGTCTTCTCGCTGTTTGCTCGTATGCGAACCATGGATGAAGAAACTATCGTTGATAAGGCCCTCAAGTATCTCACCATGCGCAATGTGCTTGCAAAGAATAAGAACCTGACGCCCTTGGTCAACCATTTGTTCAGCAATGTTTGCGATGGTCACGTTGCGATGGTCATTCTCGACAATAGCATCTTTATAAACTGTCGCGTATTGGCCGTCCATTTCAAGACGAGGCATATGAACGAAATAGATAGAAGGCGGAACAAGTATCTTCTTATCAATCAAGAAAGAAGCATTGATATCAGCGATTGGTTTGCCGAAGCAGGCATCAATAAGAATATCGTCACCTGCATCTCGCCAAGGAGTTGCAGAAAGACCATAACGGAATCGCGCATTGACCGAATGGTCTGCGATAACCTGGCAAGTTTTAGCTGCCCAGTGCTGAACTTCGTCGCACATCATGCCGCCTGACTCGTGTATCAGTTCTGCTATGTCCTTCTTATCAGCTTTAGACATAGCTTTCTTGTCAGAACCAGAATCCTCATCATCAAACTTAGTAAAACGAGCGCCAAGGGCTCGAACCGCAGTCTGCACGGTCATAATATTTACGTCTTGAATATCGCACTTGCCATCACCAATCGAACCAACCGATAAGGGCTGACCGTCCTCGCGGATGAACTTTTCAAGCTCAGCCTTTGCCTGCTTGAGCAAATCAACACTCGTGACATAGAAAATAAATGGCTTGACGCCGAGCGCAGCGATAATGCCCGAAGCAGTAGCGGTCTTGCCGCCGCCGGTAGCCATCTTGATAATGCCTCGCTCAGAATCGCATGCTCGCCGTATGATTTCTTGCTGATAATCGCGGGGCTCAAACTCTTCAGTCATAGAAAACGAAGTCGTTTTCTTGATAGGCTTGCGCTCATCAATCAATCCATACGGCTGATTTACTTCGCCAAAATAATCGCGAGCCTTAGTCAGCAAACCTGTAGGAAAATGTGTTCCATCTTTTTTGATAGAACATTTGCAATGGTGCTTACTATAGCAAACGGTTGTCTGCCAGCCATCCCAGTTACCTTTGGGGCGACCGTTCTTATCTTTTGGCATTTTCCAGATGGCTTGGTCGTCTTTGTAGCCAAGAGCTTTCTTTAATCCCTTGTAGACTTCTCCATCAAGCCGCCCTTCGATGAACGTGTGACTATCTCGCACGCGAAGGGTGATTTGTTGATTCGTCATGAATAGTTCCTGTTTTCCTCTGCTTCTTCTTCTGGACTCTTTTCGACTTCGATTCCAAGCTGGTAGATTTTCTTCTTCTTGCGCTTCTTCTTCGGGCGGTCTTCATCCCATCGTTCAAGGATTTTGTCAACGCCCTCGGTTCCTCTATTCACAGAACGACCAAGACCACCCGGAGACGGATGGCGATTAACCCTACCTGGACCTTCATCTAGGTTAGCGGCAAGTCGTTGAAAACTTTTACTCTGAAGAACCTTCATCTTTCATCCGTTCCACACGGCCCTCAAGGACGCTCATGTTATACACAATGCTATCCCTCATACCATGAAGCTTTTTCCATACATCAATATACCTGGCATTTGCTTGCAAGTTTATAGCGCTCTCAAGCTGTGTAGCAATACGGCGCAGCGACTCAGCCAAATGAGCCTCATACTCTACTGAGGTTGCTTCGACTGCTTCTTGTCTTTTATTGTCGGCCATGATTTCTCCTACCAAATTCTATCGTCGGACAATAGTCCCTGTAACGTCTGTGTTTCATCTGTCATCTGTTCTTCAGACATAATCCGAAGAAGCATTTCGAACGGAACCTCATCAAGGCCGCGAACTCGCCTTTGCGTTTCTACCTTTGCCCACAACTCTTCAGTAATCGGCTTCCATGTTTCATAGACAGTCCAGTCTTCTGACCTCGCTGGTTCAAGCATCTTTTCAGTAAGACCTAAGAACCACCAGTTATCAGCCATGCCCTGAGCCGTTCTAACCATGTCATCGGCATCTTCGCTCATTAGCTTTATCGCAATCACTTCCATATCTTCGCTGTTGCAAATTATAGAAAGAGTGGCAAAGAAGTCTGCTGCCTTTTCTGGATCCGGATAGGCCATACTAATAAAATCAACTATCTTGTTTCTGAGATAAAACTCGGACACAATCGACCGCAGAATATCTTCTGCTCCGCTATCCGACTCGACAAGCATACACAAATATCGTAGAACTTCAACCAAAAGAAATGCCGCCCTAACTGCCTCCGCTTCTATGTCAAGATTTATAAAAACAAAAGGCTTGTCTCTTTTTACAGGCAAAGGCCCCTTATTGTCATCTATCAAAACTGCACCATCTGCAACGCCTGATGGACCTGCGATAATTTGCAGATTATTCAAAGGCAAATTACAAGCGGGACAAATAATGGTCTTAAGCAGCATCCAGACAACTGGAAACTGGTCTAAACGCATCGTATGAATATCAGTGCGGCTACAACCTAGTTTTGCATCTGAGGTAGCAAAATCACGCACCAGTGCCAAGGCAAAATTCTTGACAGACATACGGTCTTCTTCATTAGGAATTTGCTTTTTGCAAATAAAAGCCATATTATCCACGTATAGCGAAACGATGCTATATATCGTTTGAGGCAACGTTGCCTCTTCAGGAAGCTTAAGTATCTGTGAATCATAGTCAAAGCATGGCTCATGTCTGCCAAAGTCAATGGCAAGATTGACAAAATCACAGCGATTCTTATGACAAACAATCTCTAATATACGCCTGGCAACAATGAAATCACTGATCCTGGTTAGTTCTCTCTTCATCATCCTGCTCCAAAGGCTCGTATTTGGCCCCGATGTACTTCAAGACCTCATCAAACGACTGAGCCTCGTTAAGCACTTTCAATAAGTCTTCTACTTCCTTTTTCGAAATCTTGCTACCATTTTCCTTGGACGGAAGCGACTTCTGAGAAGACTCATATCTAACTAATGCTTCGAGAATACTTTCTACGATGTCGAGATGGTCTGCGCCATACTCTGGTTGTCCGAGAAAAACAGACTTCTTCTCGCAGGAGCAGCATACATATTCTATGGTCAAAACATAACTAACTGAACCAGTTTGTTCATCCCTCTGCTCTCTGACGCCCAGTCCTGTCACTCCGCGTAAGGTTGTAGACTCTTCGCAGTATGGACATTCACGAAACTTAAGGTACTTTTGTGCCCACTTCGGAATTGGTAGCATTGTTACCCCTCTGATGGTCGAGATCGATGTTGTACATCCATGTCACGCCTCTCTGAGGGTGTATACCAAAAAGCTTTTGTTCTGCCCTTGTTCCTGGCATCGCATTCTTCAAGGAATATACGTCTGCACCCACGAATGAGCCATTCATAATTAGTCGCCCGCTATGCGTCGTATACTCTGAAGCATTGTGGAAATGACCCGCCAACGTGTAGTTGATTCTTTTGTTCAAGGTCGCAGCCATCTTTCGCTCAAGATCCAGCATACCAAGAATCGGAACGCCCTTCGATTTAACATCATCGCCGTGAACAAGAAGGAAGTTGTGATTACAAACCTCCTCCAATGACCACCAGCATCTTGGCACATGGAACTTGATTCGGTCATTGTCCTGGAATCGAGTCTGCAAAAACTCGTATGCAATGATATCCCAGTTACAGTAGTCTTTCTCTGCACCTGAGCGAGCGACTCGACCGTGATTGCCGCGAATACCATAGAAGTGAATTTCTTCAAAGAAGGTCAACCAATACCAAATAGCATCAGACAATGCATGAATGCCATGCGTTACCTGGTCCCAAATCGGCATCGATATAAAGACAGGCGACCATGCTCCAGCTTCGTTCATGCCATCAACAATATCGCCGAGGCAGAAGATATGGAGCTTGGGAAGCTTATAAAGCTGCGAATGCAACTCATAGATATCAGGGACCGCCTGCTTTAGGTTCTCTAGTCTCTTCTGAAAAATCTCCAGGTTGTAGGCAGATAAACCTCCGGTTTCCTCATTCGAGTGTTCGTGACCGATATGAAGGTCACTCAAAATAAGACCCATGTCTTCATTCTGATGCTTAGCTTGCCTGCCGCTCGGCGACCATGTAACAAGCGGAGCTTCTGGTAGTCTTTTCGTGGCATCTGCAAGCTTATCAGCAATCACGTTAGCCCGCAACCTGTACATATCAAGCTTGCGGTCAGCGGCAGAAGCAGCCTGTTCCTTGACAGCCTCGACTCGACGGTCTTTAATGTTCTCTCGGATTTTGTCAGGAATGCCTGTGCCTGCCCAATCAGTGTGACGGTATTTGTCCCAGCACGCCTGTTCAGTACGGTCTAGTTCTTCCGCGATTACCTTGTATGGAACATCCATAAGACGACGCTCGTACAGGGTTATCATCTCTTCGACTGTCCACTTTAGTCCTTGTTTACTCATTACTGACTGCCTCCGTTGTTCTTTGCTGGGCAACGTAGGCGTCTCTAAATCGCTTCCAAACTACCATATGAGCGCCTATCATTTCTTTTTTGTGCTTCATCGTCATGCCATCAGGATTGAAACGATACTCAATTAAAGGTTCGGGAATATTTGCAAAAATCTTCCCATCGAGCATGGCTCTTGCCCATAAATCCATGTCTGGCACTGTGTATATGGCTTTTTCTAACGTGTAGCCATGTAGTTTTACGAAATCTTCCTGTTTAAACATAGTCGTTGGGTCTATCATCGGATTTTGACGCTTAATCAAAAGCTGATTCACTATTTGGCTATGCTTCAGAGCAGGATAGTTCATAGTCTCTTGCCGCTCGCCTTCATCATTGATAGCAATAGCCCAAGCTCCACAACAGAATAAATCAGGAGAGGACTTCATGACCTCCATCTGCCGTTCAAAGCGATGCGGCAGGCTAATGTCATCACCATCATGTATGCAAACGTACTTGGAGTTTGCAAGGCCTATGCATTGATTGCGACGGCGGGGAATCCGTTGATTATCTTTTGAGTCTATCAAAGTCATTCGCGGGTCTTCAAACGAGCGAACAATATCCCAGGTAGCATCAGTAGAGCCATCGTTCAATAAAATCCAGTTAAAATCATCATACGTCTGATTGATAACAGACTTGATTGATTGTTCAACATATTTTTCGCAGTTGTATAGCGTTGTAATAACCGTCAAATCAGGCATTGAAAACGTCCTTATATTCGTGCTTGATGGTGTCCCAGTTGAACCGTTCGAGCATCATTCGCTTACCTTCAACTCCAACACCAATGCGCATGGCCTTGCTTGACAATAGGTTATCTAAACAATCGGTAAACTCATCATAGAGGGCAGTTGTATAGTGCCACTTACCCTGAACCTTCTTAGTAGCTTTAACCACAAAACCACCGTCTAGTTCCTCAACATTACCAACATTCAATGCAACCCATGGCAGATTGTTCGCCATGCACTCAAGGATAACAAGTGGGGCGACTTCTATCTGCGACGGAAAAGCGAATACGTCTGCCTGCTTGAAAGCTTCAACTACATCCGAACGTGGAATGTTGTTCAATGCCTTGCTTTTGAATCGAGCCTTCGCAAGCATTCTATTATGCCGCGTGCGCATGACCTCTGCGGGTTGGAAGTTGGTTGTTGTAGAAATGTAGACAGCCGTAAAATCATGACCCCGGTCGGCGAGCTTCTGTAAAATATGGTATAGATGCTCCTGTCCCTTACCGGGAAAGAAGTTGGATACGCACAATATCATGTGTTCAGTATCAATGCCATATCGCTCACGAAAACTTGGAGACTCAACTTCGAACTCTCTTAAATCAATCGCGTTCGGAATTACCCTAACAGGAATATCAAGCTTCTTGCAGGTCTCGTAATCAAGATAATTGTCTGAATGAGTAATTGTTGTGAAATGTCTCTTCTTATTCGCAAACATACGGCCTACATCGCCGTGCATTCGCATGAAATTCATGCCTACAAGAGCTACGCTTTTGCTACATGGTATCTGCTCTGCATTGCGAACAACCGAACTCCAACCCACAAAAGAATCGCTATAAATAAATAGATGGTCAAGCCCTAGGTCTTTAACCTGGTTGACTATGCCTGTTTCGCCGCCCTTCAGTTTGTGAATATGAACGCCGTTATACGTCTCATTTCGAGGGACATATTTCGATATGACATGGCAATCCATACCAAAGTCATGATGCATTGACTCCGTAATTTGTTGAACAACCTTCTCTGAGCCCCCTGTGTGATAGGGGGCACAATGGTTGACGGCTACACCTAGCTTCATGCTACTATATCGATGTTCTGGGCCGCGAGCTTCAAGGTATCACTGCAAAGCTTCAACAGCGTGTTGTCGTTGCGGAGTGAATCTGCTACCCTTCCATTTCTCGAAGAACTTCGCGTGGCTCTTCTGGAAAAGTTGCATACGCCTTGGGTTCTTCCCTAGGGTCTGGTGGGGCAGATGTGTTACCCTTGCCTTATAATTCCATGCAAGGCGATATCCAGCCCTTCTTGCGCGAAAACAGAAGTCGGGGTCTTCAAAGTAGCAAGGATTGAACTGCGGATCAAACATGCCGATATCCTCTGGCACTTCTTTCTTCATAAACATCCCACCACAACCTACATAGCTCCAAGGCTCACCAAATCTCTTGCACCTATGCATGGGACGAAACGTCGAGCTTAGCATCCAGGCCTCAACTCCGACAATCTGTGCGTGACTTTGCTCCAGAACATTTAGATGTTGCTCCAACCAGCCTTCTTCTACAAACTGATCATTGTCAAGGAAGCCCAGGTATGGAGGCTTTGCATCTAAAGTTTGATAAATGGTCCATCCGTGATTTCGGCCACCTATCACACCCAGGTTCTCGTCATTCGCAACAAAAAGCATATTGTCATGGTCGTCACTAAAATCGCCTAGATACTCTGGCGAATCGTCCGAACTACCATTGTCTATCATGATAAGAGTGAAATCATCTGTATGCTTGTAGAGATGTTTCAAAAACTTCTTGGTAACATCAAGAGCGTTATGAGATAGTACGATGATCGCCGCTTTGCTTGTCATAACTAGCCTATCGGCTAACTAATGGTTACGGTATTGCTTCGAGCCGTGGTTCCTACCGAAATTCCGTCAAACGGTATAACCTCGGCATACCACTGGTCTCCGCTGAGCGTGAAGTTTGCCGAGATTGTTTCGTTATTCGCAACCTCCGTAACCTCTGTAAATGTCTCCTCTGTCCCTCTCTTTCGGAACCAACGAATCGAACTTTGGTCGCTCTGAGTTGTGCTTCCTTGTTCAATATCGTTATCAAAGAAAGTATAATCAATCTCAAGCACAGATGCAGCAGTAGGCTCCAGCGGCGTAATCTGCGGGTCTGTTACGACAGGTGGAGCATTTTCTACAGTAACGCTGCCTGAGCGTATCGGCTCGCCTGCGGTGTTACCGGCAGCAGGCCGTATCTCAACTGCCAATACATTGCCAATAACAAGGGCATTCAATCCAACACCTGCGAGTTCTCCTGGCACAATCTCGTTGTTGCTAAAGCCAGAAGTAGTGCCATCTAAATCACCACGCTTGAACTCCGTGCCATTGACATACCAGATAATCGTTGATGCGTTTTCACCACCGTCATCGAAGAAGTTGAACTTAGCAACAGCAGTAGTTGCCGTGGTTACAGTCTCCTGCTCCTGTCCATTGTTGTTCCGCCCAACTATCCTCAATTCGGTCACGAATGGAGGAGCGGACTGGACCTCGACAGAGGCAGAACGAACAAGGTCGCCGAACACTTTGCCGTCGCTCGGACGAACTGTGAAGTAAATAACATCGCCTACGCTAAGCAAGCTATCGCCGCGCTCACGAGCAAACTGCTCGAATGAAACTCCATCTGGCACATCCTCTGGCCTAAAGCTGAAACCATAAACCCACAGCGGGTCTTCGAAGTTATTGATATCATTCCATTCGGTAAGGTCTCGTAAGAACTCGACTTCAACACCATTTACGTACCATCTAATCTGTGTCTGTGTTAGGTCTTCTTCATCTCTGTTAAGGTCAGTAAATCTATAACTTGCAGAAATCTTACTATAGATAAACGGGTTATTGGGCACAATCAATAAATCGCTTGCTGAAGGTGGGCGCTCCGATAGCGGCGGAGGCAAGAATACGTTTGTATTCCACATGTACCCCAAACCGCGTATCAAAATGTTTTCGCCAGCAAATCGGTTTACAATCTTCAGGCCGATTCGAACTTGGTCAGTATTCTCAACTTCGATAAAGAAACTTGCATCTTTTCTCTTGGTTCTAAAGACCACAAGCCCCTGTCGAGGGTAAAGACGGTATTCTTCTGGTTCAACAATAGTTAGTGGGTCTCCAACTTCAGGGATAGAGCGAATCGTAATCTGAGATTCTGGATCCCAACGACCATAAGTCGCTCTCCAAGAAAAACCGTCAATATCAACAAGAGGCTCGTTGAGTTCTGTTATATCTTGTTCAGTTCTGATAGGGATAAAGAGCTTGCCATAGCGATTGATTGATGGTCTCGAACCAGTCTGGAAATCTTCCCAAGAAGTAGAATTGCTCGTAGCAACACCAACCTGAATCTCGCTTGACTGAGGGTTCGTCGCGTGGATGCTTGCAGCAATCTGCTGCGCACCAAAGAGAGAAGTATCAGGAGTAATATAGAGATAGCTCTCTTTGGGCAACGAGTAAACAACGTTGATACCCGTAAGAGATGGCCGTCCAGGGGTTGCTACCAAATCATACTCTTCAGCCACAGATGCGCTAAGACCACTCAATAGCGTAACCTTGAAACGGAAGTAGCGACCATTGAGACGGAAGAACTCTACTTCTTTGTTGCCGTCAAACTGGTCTGAAGGTTCGGTATAGTTAAAACCATCGCTAGATGCCTCTACTGTCCAGTTGCCATCAGTGTTATCAAACAGAGTAAAATCTACAGAAATATTGTTGATGACGCTTTCTTGCCCAAGATCAAGAACGGCCTCATACGTGCCCCAACCAACAGAGCCCGCTGCTCTACCAATCATATTGTTGAGAACTTCGTTAGCAAACTCTGCATCAAGAATGGTTTGAGACTGACCGCCCGTGTCTTGGGCAAGAGTCTCAAGGCTGTCGGTGTCAGTTCTCGCCAACAAAGCAGATAGAGTAGTTGGGAAGACTACGGAGAAGTTATTCAACAGCACTGGAACCTGCGCGAAACCATCGATAGCTTGAACTTCTTCGATAGACTCTTCTAGGCCAACAAACGAGAGGCTTTCTTCGTTATCCGTTTGTGCATAAATAACCTTGGCAAATGGGTCAAGGTTCTCATCAAGCAAAATACGAGAAATCTCTACGATACCATCGTAGAAAGGAGATGCGCCAAACGGAATAGACGTTTCTAGTCGCCTAATCACGGTTCGCATTTCTTCTGCCGTGCCAAGGTTGTTGCTGATATGAGGAATTACCTGCGGTATCCACTCGATATCGCTGTAGAAGTTGACGTTTGGACTCTCAAGCTGTGGAGATTGAGTTGGATTGAGATCAAATATCGGATTGTCTCTATCATCTAAATCATCAGTCGGAATGCCACCGCCGCCAGTTGAACCATCGCCAGTATCGTCATCATCGTCATTGCCGCCGTCAGGTGGATCTGGCAGTTCAGACGTTACCGAATAGCTTCGGCAGCCCTCAAACTCTGGAGAGTACGGGTCTTCTTCTGCTGTTGGCGGCCCGTCATCAGTACCATTATCCGTATCATCAGTTGTATCATCATTCGTATCATCGTCACCAGTATCATCCGGAAGCTCATCGGGATCTTCATTATCGCTAATATCCACAACGGTCTGGCCATAGTAGAAGTCATCGATAACAGTTATCTGAATGCGTATACTGTATGGGTCACGACGGTCTCCCTCGTTGATGATAAGAGGTTCATTTTGTTCTGCCGAATCAGTATCCTCTCCTTGACGGGCAAGCTCTAGTTTGTTCTTGATTTCATCAACTTTATCAAGAATATCTTCAGAGCGAGCAAGAAGCGTCGTTGTTCCAAAACCATTTGATATGATAAAGTCATTACTGCTAAACTGAACAGGATAGATTAGCGCCGAACGGTTTACATCCGAACCTTGCTGGCCCTGGTCGCTGCCGCTACCTCCGCCTTGCAAATCATCTGCATTATCTGAATCCGCATCGTCTGCAAAAATCAAAAAACCCCGCACAAGAACACGAATATCTTCATCAGGATGCTCTCCGACATCGTTGATAAGTTCAATATCAATACCTGCGGACTGCCGTCCGTCGAGCCTTAGCGTAGATGGAGTTGCCTCGGCATTGATCTGCAAGAAGCCTGGAGGACGACCGCTCGTTATGCCACCTGCAATATATATGTACCGTAGGTCGTCTGTAGCCATGCCGAAAGCTTGCCTACCATACGTCATCTCAGCAAGTTCTGTCAAAGTAAACACATCGTTCAATGGGTTATAGGTTAGTCTCTCGAAAGCCTTAAGCGTGTTAGACTTCTTATTTGCTCCGCCAAGAACATAATGCTCACCATCAACAGTAACAGAGTTTGCCTTATATCTAGGTACAGGTATATCTTGATATGATGAGTCATCTCGAACGATGGACAAATGGGATGGGTCTATAGCAAAAGAGTCCGTAATAAACTCAAGAGTCTGATTCTGGCCTGTGCCTACGACAGAAGCTCCACCAATGACGCGGATAAGATCATTATCCTCATCATAGAACGCAGTTGGAGCAATACGCGAATACAAAACCAAGTCACTACCTTCAAGGGGGCTGCTCGCGCTCCAAGTGTCAAGATCAATATCATAAACAAGAATACGCGAACTCAAAGCATTGATTCCGCCACGCGAATCTACTTCCTTGATGCCGCCTATAACGTATATCTGATTATCAACTCTGACAGCCGCTCCCAGAGCGATACCATAAAAATCATCAGCGCCGTCGCCCAGGTCAGGCATTTGAGTCAAAACCGTCCATGAATCTGTTAGTGGATTGTATCGCTCAAGAGCGCGACTCACAATAAGGTCGTTATCTTCAATGGTCAATCCACCAAGAACATATATCAAGCCTTGTTCTTCAACAGCCGAATGGTAGAACCTCGGCGTTATCATCGGAGCCAAGTCAATCCACTCGCCAGAATCAATGCGGTATTGCTCATTGTAAGCGGTTATAGCTGTGCCATCAATACCGCCAATAGCATGCAGAACCTCGCCGTATGCATCGAATGTCCAGTTGAGAGTCAGCGAACCTCGTGGATGATTCATGCTGACATCTTTTAACTCCCACGTATCAGTTTGAGTATCGTATATTTCGATCTGACCGCTAAACACGTTGTTAATTTGTGCCTGCTGCTCTTCTTCGTCATCATCATTATCTTGGGTGTCTTGTTCAATCTTGTAGTCAATTGTCAGACAAGATGTCATACTTCTCGTGACATCGCCACGTTTATCATACCTGCACTCAGCCTGGACTTGTGCAACGAACTGCTCAAGAGGGCTAAATGGCAACGTGGTAAACGATGCAAGGCTCCTAACCCCGCCGCCCAGGAATGGGTCTTCTTGTTGCTGAGTAAAGATAACAGACTGTGTAAGCTGAAGCTTCTGAGGGTTGGGGCCACCGATAGTCAAGAATATAGGCGTGCCGTTGGGGACATTCTTGCCTGAGAATGTAACTTCTACAATGAACTCGTGTTCAGACGTACCGTCCACAAGTATCTCTTGAACAGGAACACCATTGCGGCGAGCCTGTAGTATACGGATTTGCAAAGGCTCTCGCAGCTTCAAAATTGTAGGCGGTATACCGTTCTCTAGGTCTCCACCTGCTGTTAGATAACGAAGCTCATCATTGAAAACGACTTCGGTTCTACCAAACAAAGTGTTATCGTTATCTTCCGTGCGCATCGGCTCAGGTAGATTGAGCGCACCACAGCGGTTTGTAACTTCTTCGCTATCGCTCTGGTCGGGTGGCGGACCAATAAACTGATTGATACGCAGGAATACTTCGGTTTTGTTATCTAGTTCTGTAAGCGGTATTACAGCAAAGCCAACGTCTTGTGTTCCGCCGCTTATAACTGGTTCATCTATATATGGGTCAAACTCAATCTCGACATCATCGCCATAGAATATCTCGAAAGAATTACCAGTTTCTAACTCAACAAACTGACCTCCATTCAAAACGAATAGAGTTCCGCCAAACTCTTCAGAACATCTACGGAAACCCCTTGCTGCCCAGCCTCCCGCAGTATTGGGGTCATGCCATATTGTCAACTTCTCATAGTCAAATCCATCAGCCCACATAGTCACTCTGTAGTTGTCTAAGTTCATCAAGAACCTAGAACCAAAACCACCTGTAACCTCTTGTGGATATATGAACAATGGACGGTCTTCAAAGGCGCTCAGTCCATCATAAACCACAGATGCTTTCAGCGCATAAATCTCGGGCAATAACGCAATGCCGCCGTTTTGAGGGCCAAGGTTCACAATGGTCCATGTAACCCCACAAGCTGGACCGAAGAAAACTTTCCTTGCCTGATTATTTCTGATAGATGAAAAGACGCCAGGCCCTTGAGCTACGTTATCCGTAGAATAGAATGGACGGTCTTTACCTGTTTGCCCCTTACGGAGAGTCCACTTACATATCTCACCATCGGGAATCAATGTTCGGCGCGGGTCGCGAGGATTGGGGCTGTCAGGATCGATGAGATAGCATGAAGCAAACTGCTCTGCAACATCTATACAGTCAGGTTGTGGAGGAGTTGCCGTAACCTCGACTCTGAGTATGTTCTCAAATGCTATGTATAGTCGTTTGCGAGAGAAGTATCCGTTGTAAGCGCCTTTTGCAAAGAGCATAACGCCTTGCGGGAAATCAGGCGGCTGAAGCGGTATATCTACAAAGCTGAAAGTTCTTGTTATGCCGTCATCGTCTACCTCTGTGCCTGTTTGCATTGTCAAGGTGGTCGAAGGAGGAAGAACCGTTCGGCTCTTTCGGTTCGAAAAACTTGGCTCAAAAGGAACTGATGGGTCAGATTCATTGTCATCACAACCGGGGTCAGACGCCTCATGCACAGCTACGAATACACGACCACCACTGTCAAGGGCCTCATCACGGTATTTGACTTTAACACGAGCAATGAACGGCTCCTGTCTACGAATAAACGTTCCGTCAAACTCTTTTGTTTGATTAGGATTAAAAAGCAAACCACCTGTGGCAATGGCCGTAATATCGCCAAGAGGGAAAGTCTCTTTACACAAATGCTCTATCTTGTCATTGCGAAGATTAGTCATCTCCATGAAGAATGGATTCTTCATCTTAATAGAGATAGGCAATGATTTAAACTCAAAGATATTCTGACTCGGGCGCTCACGGTCAGGTATTGTGAACGAAACGAATGCGCTAAGATTTAGTTCATTGATAGCTGAGATAATATTGAAGTCTGGAACCATCCGAAGAATGGCACGAATTGTTCCACCACCAAGGGCTGTTGAAGACAGTATAAACGTGTCTTCTGCTGCGGGCGTGAATCTTTCGCGGTTTGGTATCTCCTGGAACACATCTTCAGCCAACTGAGCCGAAGAAACGCGACCATCAGCGACAATCTCGATACGGCTATCATCTGCAATAGGAGCGCCAAACTCGTCTGTAATCTGAGCGTACATGGCAACTCTCTGGTCAAACCATGCTTCAACGCTCTTCTGGAAACGGACAGGCTGCTCCCATTGCAAGCTAACAGAGTCTTCATTTACTACTTCGTAACGAAGCTTCTGGACCTCAAGCAAAGGTATGCCAGTCTCATCAGCTTCTTCATCAGGTATCTGAGATACATATACAGGAGAAGAAAAGAAACCATATTGGTCAACCGTAACTATTGCATAGTAAGCAATCTGGTCATTGTTAATATTGCGATGAACAAACTCAAGCTGCTCGGGATTACCGCGAAAAACAAGTTCTCCGGTTGATGAAGTTTCATCAACAACCGGGAAGTTGCCCGTTCGATAATAGATATGAACCTCTCGCACTCTGTCATCTATAAAAGGAACTTGCCATTGTATATAAAGTTTACGATTACCTTGCTGAACGCTTACTCCATCAACCGTTGGAAGAGCAGGTGATGGAGCGCCAATGATATCAGTACGGAGGTCTTGTCCTTGATTCCCTCCGAAGCCTGGAACAACTATTGATAGATTTGGCGAGTCCGAATAAGTACTATAGTTGCCTATAAGGTTCTGTGAGAATATACGATAATCATATACTCTGCCATGTATGTAATCATCAGGTATGGCAACCGTGAACGCACCTACCGCAGCGCTTTCATTGAAAACAACTGTTCCATCATTCTCATGGAATGGCTCAAAACCAAATCCTTCGTCTATACGCTCAAGCTCGCCATTGTCATCTGTGTTGCCTGTAAAACTATATTGCCTTGCGCCTGCCTCTTCCTTTTTGACAATACGAATGTTGCCACCGGCATAGTTATAATCATTAGGAACAGAGTAGTTGAGCAGTAGCAGCCTGTCTCCATTATCAAGAACCTTCTCGCTATCGTTCATAGGCAAGAACGAGTTATCCATAATTTCCGAAGCAGTCAGTTCTCTATCTAAAAGACTAACTTCGGTCATCTTACCAAAGAACGCATAAACTACAGAAGAGAACTTACCATAGCCTATTCGTAGCGTATCAGAAGTATTAGGATTATGTAAAGCGCCAAACTTTGTCGCTGTAGTAGCAACGCTCCTGTTGATACCGTTTATGTAGATATTGGCTGTTTCATCATTGCCATCATACACAACGGCAACATGATTCCAAGTGTCTGCCTCTAAACTTGGCGCAGAAACAGCAATAGAAGAAATATCTCTAGTAAAAGCTATTGAAGCTCCAGTTTGAAAGAGCCACCAGTCTATATTCAATGCTGACCCAGTTGAAGAACCTGAATTATCTCGAATAGCAAGCGTTTGCACGCCGGAAGAAGTCTCGGTATCAAACGGATATATCCACATGGATATAGTCATTGAACCATCAATGCTGGTTTTGTTACTTGCGTCAGGAACGTATATACCTTGAGTAGAACCATTGAATCGAAGACCGCTGCGTCCATTCGGAACATCTGAAGGATTCAACCAGAGCGGCTCATCTGCACCGAAATATGAGCCATGAAGCTCGTTATCAGAAAAATCGTATGTGGTAGTCTGAATGCCTTCATCCATGTGCATCAGCATGACTGCATTTGATTCTCTGCGAACACCTGTTCCCTTCAGCATGGTAGCAGAAAATTGGCCGACGCCATTGGGTATCTCTCGCACGCGAGGAGTTGCCTGTATCTCCACACCTTCGCTAAAGGTTCCAAACTCATTGAAAGTATAGACCTTGTAGAAGTAGTCTTCGTTTTCTTCTAGGTTGTCGTCAAAAGCACGGTCAATAAAGCCTTCAGTAACGATATCGCCGTCAAGCGGATTGAGAGGATAGCTCGATGCCTTACGAACTACACGTATACCTGCATATCCGCTTTCTTGGTCTGCAAAATAACTATCTGCAACATCACTCGTATCATTCGTATTGACATCATCAGATTCAATAACAGCAAAGAAATTGACACGAATAGGCGTGGACTCAAACGAGAAAATGTTAAAGTATACATCGCCTGGATATGTAGCGTCCAAGCGATTGACAAGCCTTCGAGCAAGGTCATGCCTCAATCCACCTGAATCATTCCATGTCATAGAACCGCTCTGGTCTACAAGAAGCGTTACAATTCTATCTGGAAGGTCAAGCTGAACCTCGTTAGAGTCCTCTTCTTCATTCGTAATGCTTGTGTTTCTGAATATAGGCTCAATGATAGCATCATCGAATGTCTGCTGCCTGAATGTAAACTCATCAGAATCGGGCGTGGTCAAAACACATGCGCTACTATCTAGAGCATCGCGGAACTCCCACACACGGATGGCGAGGTCGCGAGTGTTCTCAAGCTCCAAATCTCCACCCGAGTTATGGGTATATAGCAACGTTTTGAAGAAAAACTCTGCATAAGGATCATCCTGTTCGGACGCCAAATCCCAAATAATGTAATGATTGTCTAGATCAACGGTATGCCATAGAGTAAAAACATATGTCTTGTCTTCAACAGTTAACGGCGAACGCCATGGCAAAGGCGAAAGGTCGAAGTTATACCAATCATCTGCCTTGATATCTGAAGATTTGATGATTGAATAGATAGGTAAAGCATCATTTACATCATCAAACAGAAGATTTGAGTTGACTTCATAGACTAGAGCATGTAAAGTAATATATGGAGCATCACGAAACTGCTCTGTGTCAGTTGCATCAAATGAGGCATTAAGAGTTGGCTCAGCCCCAAAAGCAAGCCTCATCGCATCAAGCGACACTGAACCCGTGTCTTCGACTTTAATACCTAGCTTATGAACTTTTTCATCAGGTATAACGAAACTTGTTCCGAACCACTCATATGTATAAGACACGGCATCAGAAATGACAAAGCTATCTACTTCATCATCATCCAAGTAAACAGTAACCGTCGTAGCAGAACCATTTCGAGCTAGTCGCAGGTCAATATAAACGAGTCCAGGTGACTCGGCTTGAACGTCATACCACATGACTGCTGCATTATTTTCTACCCCTGCTTGAGCGAGCTTGGTCATGTAGCCTGTGCCTGAATATCCGTTCGTATCGCAGGCAAAAATCCAAGAGGGGTCGCCTTGGTCAATGCTGGCTAGATTGGTAGCATCAATGTAAACCGAACTATCGTCGGGTATGACATGAGCAACTCCGGGAGGACTACCTACCGGCCTAAGAAATGCTGAAACTTTGGTTGGAAAAGCACTCATCTAATCACAAACTCACTATTGATACTGCGATGCCAAACTAATACCTGTCACCAATCTGCGAGTCAAATCTGTTCCTACAACCTGGAACAAGTCGTAGCCAAATACCCATATCGCATTATCGACCAAAAGAACCTTGTGGATTGCATCAAGATTTGTCTCGCCAACAGCAAATCCCAAATCATCTACTACAACATATCTTCCGTCTGACAGACCGGCAACCACTCTAGTTAGATTTGAAGTTATATCATTTGCTATAATCTCACGAGAAGCTGCTGCATCATTGAAAACATTATTCAACCTGATAGAGGCTCGCTCGGCATAGAAGTTTCCATTATCATCATATATACCATTGTCTGTTGCAACATAAATCTTGTTTCTAAACTTAACTATAGAGTTTACAACTCTGCTACCTACGTTTCCTATATTGGTCCAGTTGAACCCATCAACCGAATAGTAGACCTCGCTATTGCTGCCTCGATTCGAGCCAACCCTGCGTATCGCAAATACGGCATCAGGAGCGATAATAACGTCTACAGGCTCAGATGTCTCGATTACTCGCTGCCACTCATCTTGAGTAGTTTTCTTAGCGTAGACGCCATCCGAAGCCCCTATAACGAGGTTCGTATTCAAAAGAGAAGTGACCTCAAAAAGCTCATTTGGCAAACCCAGTCCCGCATCACGGGTCACGCTCATAGTTACTAGATTAATAGTGTAGAGTCCTTTCTCATCCAATATATATGCTGTATCTCCTCTAACAAAAATGTCTTTGATGAGCAATTCTCGACGAGAATCAACTGTTACGCGCTGGACTTCATATGTCTCGTCATCAATAGAAATAACGCCTCCCTGTCCTCCGACCCAAACCTCGCCCAAAGATGGGATATGAACCACCGATGTTGGATATGGAATCGAAAGGCCCTTATTACCGGAGTCTTTAGATAGTTCGTAGTCAACAGTAGAGTTAAATGAATCATAGAAATCTCGATTGCAAGGAACGATATACCTCGCCTGGTAAGGAGGAACTCTCGCCATATCATTTGGGTTAGTGCGAGTCAAGTTTACGCCCATAGTCATCAGGTTACTATGTGCGACCTGCGAAAGATGAGATGGCATACCTGAGTTGACCCATTCGAACTGATCTTCAATAGTCCAGTGAGGAAAGCTCGTATTGATAAACGAAGGATTGAGAATATCGACTTCAACCCGAGTATATTTATTGAGAGGCGTGGCAAGCTCAAAGGTTCCATCTATCGAGTTGGCGATAGCAACCACTTCAAGGTCAGCATAATCCTCGCCATCGTTCTGTCCTACAGCGATAGCTGTTCCTGGATCATATCGTGGAAGACCAAAGCCCTCGATAGGGTCAGAGCCCTCAGTGTTTACAACCTCAAAAGAATAAGTATCTGAACTACTGTCATCGCTATCGCTAGAATCGGAGGTCACTCCTGCTGTATCTTGGACAAACGAATCCTGCCAGCCTTCTGTTGTATAGAAAACGATACCCTCGTTCTGCAATGCCGTAATTTCGTCTGCAACGAAAGTTTGATTAGGGGAAAAGACTACGCCAACTTCTGTTCGAGAAGTACTAAAATCCCAATCCGCGCCAGCGCGAAGCGAACGATACTTCTCAAAAGAAATAAACCAAGGAAAATTAGAGATAAAGCCTTCGTCTACTTCTCCGTTATCCATAGGCAAGCCCTGATTGAGGGCTTTCCTATCAAGCAAATAGGATGACATTGCAAAACTAGTAAAATCGTCATACTCTGACGGCGAGACCTCTGCAAAGAAAAAGTCTCTGATACCCATATTGTACCAGCCTTCAAAATTCTGCCTAAAGTATTCGGCATCCAAAGACTCGTTAATAAGGTCATAAATACTAGCTGAATCGAAATCTATCTCATGCGTAGATAGTTTGTCAAGATTTTGCTCTATTTTTGGACCCGCGAATACCCCAACTACAGCATCATCATGATTCGTAATCCATGATCCAAGCTGCGAGGTAAGTTGAGTTCGCCGTGTCTCAGACATCGTAAACCATTGGTTAGGACTTTTAAGGCTGTCGTTTGTAGAAGTTCCACCCGGTAGATAAAGCATGAATCGCCTGAATCCTGTGTTATAATCACGATTCATGCGAGTTATAAGGTTACTAACTCCATCATTAGATTCCCACCACTCAACAAAGCTGCCCGTTCTGCCGCTTACAGAAACAAACTCATCCTCCCAAAGAGGATAAATCCTCACAGCATTTCTATTAACGCCTCCAATCGGTACGAGGTTGTTGCCTCCTATGCTGTCATCCGTGCTAACAGATGCATCGCCCGTAGCTGGATCAAAAGCATCCTCAGTACCGCCTGAACCACCAGGCGTTCCAAAAGCCCCTCCACGGCTTTCGCCGGTTGGATCATCAATGGCATTGACTTGAGAATAATCTTGTTCTATTTGTGCTTGTTCTGTCGCGTTTTCAACAGTTGCATAGAAGAAGATTCCATCTGCATTCTCTTCTGTGGCAACAACATACTGTTGAGTTTTGTTGACTAAGCTAATTGGCTGTCTATGATACGGCGGTTTGTTGTTTGTCTGATAGAAGTGTCCCAATATTGGGAAAACCTCTTTGCCATGACGAGACGCTATGCGTTGAGCTTCTTGCATATTATTACGCAAATATGCCTCGTTCTGAGCCTTTGTGTTTTCTATGCCTACTTGAGGAGTCTTGCTATTTTCTATCGTATACCGCTGCGCAGACAAATATGGACAAATCAAATCAACCGAACTGTATAGCCAGGACAGATTATCATTGATTATCTTACCAAGCCCTCTCGTTCCATAGCCAAATACATTGGGAGCCTGGGCGGCTAGCCGTTCGTCTTTATAAATCGCATAAGGAGCGTTAAAAAATCCTATACGGGCGCGAGGCAAAACCGTTCGCAAGGCCATAATGGTTATTTCATAGAACTTACGAGACACAGCATTCCACTCTGCCCTCATAATTTGCTCTAGGCTCTCGCTTTCTCCATCATCTTGATTATCTATAATGGTTTGAATTCTGTCTTGTTCATTGCAATAAAACCAGTTATAGAAGTCCTCCCTATAATCCCTATCCCTTGGATTATAAAGGTCGGCATCAGAGCAACCAACATCGATATCAAAATCACTGTCAGTGAAAAGACCAGAACCGGATTCGTATTCGGACCAATCGAAATCAGGCAACCAAAAACGACTATAATCAACAATGATGATTCCATCGTAGCTACGGCTAAGAACTCTAGCTAAAGCGTCCTTCTCCGTTTTAATCATGTGGTCCCGAAGATAGTTAGAGTCTCTCAATATCTCGTGAGGCCCCGCGAACGGGAATTTACCTAGATTACTTGCGTGGAAAAGAACAGCGTCTTTGATAATAGGCGAGTTGCCAAAAGATAGCAACCCGTTTACATTCTGACCTGCAAACGAACTAGTCTTGCTAGCTGTGTATAGAGCATATGCATCAGCCATCTGAGTCGCCGCCTAACCCTGCTCCATCGCCACCTGACGAGGGGTCGCTACCGGACCCCTCTGGCGGCAATCCAACACCAATGCCATTAGTCTCGCTACCGAATGAGCCAATATCGGTAGAATCCCCATAAAGACCTCTATACGTGCCAAATGATGTAAGACCTTCGTCAGAGAAGGCGGAACCACCTGAGAGAAGCACGACTCTAAAATCTGGTACTTTAAAATCCTCATAAACAATATTGCCATTGTTGTCTGTAACGACAATACCATTATCGTCAAGCTGCGCAACTCTCCTGGCTTCAGGATAGATTTGAGATAAGAACTTCTCTATAGCATACAAAGTAGCAATCACGTTTTCCTTAGTAAAACCTACAAGTCTTTGGTCCCCTTCGTCTCCTTCGCCCTCTAAAGCGAGCAAAGCCGTATTTGCAGCATCGACTGCCGTCTTCGCTAAATCGGCTCCTGCCTTGTGAGCATTTCGGTCGTTATAGTCTGGAAAACGAATATTAGACATAGCCAATGCAGGCCGCTCTGCCACGCTAAACTCGTTGACTACGCGGCCATCTACTCTCATAAATATACCTGATGCAAAGTTTGCATCAGCCCAGCCCTTTTGTGTAGCCTGGTAGACTTGATACTGGTTTGCAATTGTAACTACAGCATCAACAGGCTGCTTTTCATCAAAACAAACAACGTTGCGTAAATCTCGATCAGATGTTGTATATCTAAAACCAATTGACTGCTCTACACCATTGACGAATATGGTAGGAATAACACCAAGAACAATTTCGCTTTGCAAAGCCATGCGGCCAGGAGCCGTCGCAGAAAAAAGCCTCTCTTCTGTGCCTACAAACAACTTATTATCAATGATGTTCATTGATGAAGGAGGAGGCACGTAGGAATTGCGATTCATCTGAGGGAAAGCTAACTCAAACTCAATAGTAGTATCGTTAAGTGGGTCGTCTTCAGGTATAGATACGTAACAACCAAGGTCGGTTGTTATGAACAGCCTATCTTTCCAATATCTAACCTTTCTTGTCATCTCAACGTCTTGCAAAACAGCAATACGCTGGAATTCTGTATCCGTAGCCTTTCTTCTCCACACGATGAAGTCTGTAACCGCAAAGATGGTATCGCCTTCCTGATAGAAGTCCCAAATAGGCCTCTGATCAGGCATCTCCTCACTGAAGTCCCATCGTATTCCAGCGTTGGATGTCTCGAAGATACCAAGCTCGTTGCTTACCATAACACGGTCTCTAAAGGCATCGTAGAGCATCGCATAGGATTCGGTAGAACGAGGACCGAAGATAGGCGTCTGCTCCCAGAAGAAGAACTGACGACCCACATCTCTCTGTAACTTAAATACACCAAGGTCGCCCGAACAGAAAATATTTCCATCAGCGTCTTGGACAATGCCACGGTTTGCCTTATTATTTTCCGTTCCGCGAATTTCTGTCCATACAGAAAACCCGCCCTGCTGCCCTCCTCCTGAACCATAGATGCCTCGGTTCGTCAGAGCAAAATACAGGTCAATGTCTGCCGCATAGAAGAACTTATTAACAGGTGTTGAAGATACAATCTGACGCTCCCAGCTTATTCCAAAGTCATCGCTCTTATAGATTCCATCGCTGGTCCCTGCTATCAGAACGTCCCCTTCTTGCCCTTCTGCCAAAAAGACATCATACCACGTTACGGCCTCGCCAACCTTAACCCCCTCCTCTATGGGGGCAAACCTAAAGCCATTGTCCAGGGCTATACAGTCTATCTGAACAGGAATCAGAGGTTCGCGACGACGACCATCATGGTCTTTGTTTGGAAGCTGACGTTCTTCCACAAGACCAACAGAAATCTGTTGAGCGCTAACGTTCTCTAGCCGCTCTTGAGGCAAGGTAGACTGCGTTTCTGTCAAGCCATCAAAAACAATGCTTACAGCAGGAGGCTCCTCGAACGGGAAGTCATCGCCTTCATCAACTAGTAAACCACCTGCCGCCAGTCTTGTCTCAAAAGTTATACGCCCTTCTGCCTTATCCAGATTGAATAGCAACTGGAAATCACCTGCCGGCGTTCCATTTAAGAACACCCTAAAGCTGGTGGTTGAAGTCAAATCGCTCGTGGTGAAATAGTTTTGGAAGTCTGTGGTTGTCCAATTAGATACCGTCAAAGTATCCGCCAAGTTTATACGGCGGTCATCAACTTCTGTAACATATTCATGCTTATGAACAGCGATGATTGCTCTAGCCCGCTCGCGAACTGGATCTTCAAGGTCCGCGATTCTTCTCAAACCAGTTTGGTCAATGGTTGCTTCGCCACCGCTTGTCTCTACAGTTCCAAGAAACAATCCGCCTGCTACGGCTGTGTTACTCTCCGTAACAAAAAGGTCTGCCTCATTACGGAACTGCCGTACCATGTAGTAATATATACCATCTTGGATCAGCGCATCATTGTCATTATATGTAGTTGTTGATGGAGGCACAGAATCAATCTTTGTGAACGAATACTTGTTATTGAACGACCTATAGATTTCATATCCATCAAACTGACCGCCGGTTGGTTCCCAAGATAAGTCCAGTCCCGTGCTATCTCCGTCCAAAGTAGCTGTCAAGTTAGTTGGTATGCCGAGATTTCCGCTAGCCCTCGGGGTAAGAAAAGCAAGCTTATAATCAAAGAAATCATCATCAATAGGATTCAAAGACTCTCGTCCATAAATATCAAGAGTAGTCACAAAATAAACATAGCTTGTGTCATTTTCTACTTCATAATCAGTAAAGGTAAAGACATCGCCTGGAACAGTTTCTACGCGAGTGAAGTCAGACGCCTCATACACGACCTGTTCCGAAGCCCTGTATATACGGAAATTAGATATAAACAATAGATTGGGCTTATTCCAAGTAAGCGTGGTTGATTTGTTACCTGCAACGCCAATAACCTGCGAAGGAGCAGCCGGTCTTGGCAAGTCTTCAAAGTCGGAGATAATGAATTCGAGGTCTAGTTCATTACTCTTATTGCCAAACTCATCTTCGCAATATAGGTAGAAAGTATATATTGAATTTGGACGGATATAGCTCTGATTGAGTATATATGTATCTGCCCGACCAATACGGGTTTCATCTTCTACAAGCTCTACCGAACTTGGGTTGTCGATGTCTGTAATTTGAACAGTTATCACGTTATTCGTGAAAATAGAAGTTGAGTTGAACCATGAAGCTAAGAGACTCTGATCATCTTGCTGTTCAACATCAAAACGACTTGGTGGTCGTGGAGGCTCAAAACTGCGAGTAGTATGCGTAGCAATTTTGCCAACACTTCTATTTCCGTCCTCATCAATGGCTCGTATTGTAATGAAATATTGAGTTCTTGGAGTAATTGACTTACTAATGGTTTGACCGTTTGAGTTAACGTATTGGAATATTCTAAACTCTCGGAAATTGTCATCTGGAACCTCAATCCAAATCGATTGAATCAAAGAACTGTTGCTTGGATCAAACTCTTCTAGACGTATTTCATGAGAAGCAGCAGGTGGACTATTATCATAGGGGTCATCTACCGATTCCCAATCTATTCTCATAATAACATCGGATACGATACCATCGCTTTCAATGTCGGTTATCTCAAGAAACTCTACATCTTTTGGACCCCGAAAAAGGTCAGGAATTGCATAGAGAACAATGCCAGGAGACTCTACGCCAGTATCGCTTACTGATTTTATGATAAGACGGTATTTCTGTGTATTTGTTAGTCCGCCAACTGTTTCATACAGTTGGTCTCCATTGACTGTATTGATGATAGTATCGCCTACAGGATTGTTTTCTAAACTGACAGGAGTGGTTTCTATCTTGTATTGATCAATATCTCCAATAGGAGCGGGACGCCACCTAAGATGTATAGCATTTGTAGCAGGTATAACCTCCACGCTTGTCGGGTCGGAGGGCGGCGACAAGTCAGGAGACGTTGTAACTTCAAGCGTATCTGACCAGCTACTCGCATTGCCTGTCTTGTCTATGGCCCTGTATCGATAGCCATACGTCGTATTATCTTCTAGGGATGAGTCTAGATATGAAAAAGTAGATGCTGTTTCAATTTCTGCAATCGTGACCCATTCTGACGAACCAAGTTTCCGCTGTATTTGATACTTGGCAAAATCAAAATCGCTCAAAGCAACCCATGTCAGTCTAAGAGAACTAATAGTTATTCCCTCAGCCGATAGTTGGCTCGCCAAAGCCGGACCCGATGTGTCGTCATGGTCATAGCTAACCATGTCTGCGAAGGCCCCAAACTCGCCAATAACACCTGGACGACGCCTCATCCATACATAGACAAAGTTATCATCGAGAACTGTTTTCGAGTAGACGCCGAATGTCCTCGTGATGTTCTTGTCTATCATCCCCATACCCGCTGAAACCTCAATATTCAGCGCGGGCGGATTCGGCTGAGTTATAACCCATCCATTGACGCATCCTGCTCCGATAATGTCGGAGATGAACGCCATATGCTTGTCGATAGTCGTAAACCTACGCTTATCAACAGCAGCAGAGTAAAAGTCGCCAGCGACGAATGCTTCTAGACCAAGATTGGGTGTTTTAGTAGGCATTTAGCTTACGAACCTTTGAGAGTAACAAACTGATTTCCTTCAAGCTCGAACATAATCGAGAAGTTGTTCACAACAGGAACATCGACATAAGGACCGCAATATATTGACGAGTCGATATCCCTTGCACGGAACGTAAAGGAGTTACTCTGGTTCGTAAACTTAGACCCATCAAATACGTCAATCGACAAATAATAGGTTGTTCTTGGCGTAAACAAAGATAGGTCTGGTCTAAATGTTACATCTTCCGACTGGTTGGCTCCTAGAACCGCACCATTAAGAGGGAACTCCTCGTTACCATTAACATACCACCCGCTAGTATCATTACCGCTGTATGCGGTAGACAAAAGCGTTGTCCGCTCTGGGTCTGTAAAGAACCTAACTCGGAAGTGGTATGACTTCGTACTCGAAGTTTCATTCGTGAAGTCGAAGTCAATGCTGTCTACAAATGTAGTTCCACAAGCCTCGATAAAACTCCTTTGCTCAAGGATAGTTTCAAACTCATCTAGACTATTCACTGCCTCAATCTTGACCCAGTAATAGGTGTTGCATGCTATCGGCGTATCTCCAACAGGGACAAACGATAGCGATACCGTCTCATTATAGTCAACGGGAGCGCCAGTTGACTGGAAGGTCTCTCCATCGATGCTCCAGCCTGACTGAGAGTTGGCCGAGTAGCCTTGATACACAAGGTTCTCCATCGCCATGTCTTCATAGAAACTTACACGGAAGTGATAGAGGTCATTCGAGCCGCTTGTGTTTCTGAAGTCCCAATCCAAAGAGTTGAAGAATAGCAAAGAGTCATAGGGGCCATATTCGCCGAACTCATCAGCGATGGTTTCGCCACGGTTCGGCGTAATTAGTCGAATGCCGACTCGTATGTTTTCACCGACTTGCTTATCATCAGTGGTGAAAATTCGGTTTTCATCAATAATCTGGTATTCGGCAAAGTCTACTGAGTTGTTTGCGTTGATACCAAATACAATGTCCGCAGCAACAGGCACCATCTTCGTGCTTGTCAATATACCACTCTTGATTCGTGACGGAAGGACAAAGTTAGTTGTGAAGAAGTGCGTAGACTCGCTTGCTATGGATGCAACCACCACGTTTCTCAGCGATGGGCTAAGATCACGAATCTGGCTACGCATGATAACTTTGAACTGCAAATACTGACCATTGACAAACGATATGTCTTCTCGCTCTGAAGAACCGTCAAACTCGATTTCGAATGGGGCTTCAAGCAGGTCGTCTCTACTGCTGCCAGTTCGAACCTGTATGACCATGCTCGTGCCAGAAGGAATCGTAACATCCCAACTAATAGTATCCCAAGAAACGAGGCCATTAGTTCCGTTGAATATTTCGCTCATGTATACGCCGACTTCCTCATCCACCTTATCAGCAGAATAGAAGCGGTCATCTCCATCGATAGTAGAAACAGTATTACCGAACGCATCAACCTCAAGAATACGGTTCGCGTTGCTGAAGCCAACAAGCTCTTCGAGCGTAATCTCATCGAACAAGTTAGAATCAAGCTGAGTCTGAGCGGTATCCGTAAACAGATTTGTCTCGTTGCCTGCGCGGTCAAAAAGCTTCAAGTAGATTCGCTTAGTCTCCGTGCCTTCGCCAATCTTGAAAATAGAGCCTCCCGAAATAAACCAAGTATTCCCATCAGGACCGACAGAGATGTCTCGAATATCTTCTGTATGCGTATACTTGGCATTCCATACGTTCTCCAATGCAAACAGCGTATTGCCTATTGATGTCCAAAGAATACCATTGACATTCTCCATCGAATAAACGGGAGCATTGATTGTCCTAAATGAATGGATAAATGCTCCGTCAGGAAGCTTGCTACGCTTGATGCGCGCTGACTCTGATGAGCCTGAGAAGACAAAACTTGCGCCGTTAACAGTTGCAAAGCCAACGCTCAAAATACGAGGGTCAGGGTCGGTATGAAGAATCTGCTGAGTCAAGTTGGAGGGGTCAAGGCGGTATATGCGACCCTCATCTCCCGTGCCGGCGTACAACTCGCCATCGGCTCCTACAAGATCCAAAATCGAACCACTAACCCGCTGAAAGACTGTAGAGTATTCTGTTCCATTATACGAGAAGAGCATGCCTTCAGGTTCTCCTGCACCTATGTAGAGAACGCCGTCTAGAACTTCTGCGCAATAAGCGTAGCTAACAGGCAATACAGTAGATAGATTGAAGTTTTGCCCGTCAGTGGAGCGATAAATCTTGCCTGATCCATCTGCATTGCCAGTTCCCACAAATATCTGATTCTGATACTGAATCAAGAACTCAACTGAACTTGCTGCATCTCCATCATCAAGCGTAGCTCGTAAGTCCCATACTCGTGTTATTGGATTATATATGTAGATGCGTGCTGGACTTGCCGTTCCTGCGACCAAAACTGGATTTGCGCCCGGTGCCTGCCACAGAAGCAGCCTGCGTCCTTCTGTTCCTGAAAATGTATATTCTTGTGTAATCTGGTCAAATACAGCATCAACAGGATGGTTGACCTGTGTCGTAAAGGGCTGTGGAGTTTGCGGCGTTTCGCCATCAGTTGTAAAGTTTGTAAAGTTTGATACGATATACTTGTCAATACCTGAAGTAGCATCAAATGGCAAGTATTCATCTCCCGATTGAACCTGCTTGATGAGGACATCAAGAGTGCTTCGGTCTATCTGTCCATTGATTTCAATACGACCGATTGGCGGCTCAGTATCAAGAATGATTCGGTCAAACGGCAAATCGGTTGTTTCGTCATTAATCTGAATCGTGTTGATATCTCCACCCGTTTGAGCGTATATGTTTCCATTTGTAGATAACAACTTCTCGATATTCGTGATACGAGTTCCTTCTGCAAGCTTCTCAGCCTGATTCTGCTCGAATCTATTCAATATCTCAACATCAAAGCGTATGTTGATTTGAACAATGTCGCTCTCCTTGAGCGGATACTCAAAACGAATCAAACGGAAGTTCGGCGAGAACTTGAATCCGCGAGTAATCTTATTGCCATTGAGAATGACTTCATAAAGCGAAGATTTAGAGATATCTCTATTCTCTAGACCGATAAGCCTAAAGGTCTGCAAGTCATCGTTACGCTCTGTATTGATAGTTACCAAGGTAAAGTCTTGGCTTCTAAACTTTGTTATCTGAGGACGCTCAGTCTCGAATGGCTCATCAACAAAAGTAATTTGATACAGGTCATGCATTGTTGTTGCAATAATATGGTTTGGCTCCTGCCAGCGAATACCAACAACATTGTTAAACTTAGGTATAGAAATATCGCCGGCAGGGATATCGGTCAAAGAAGCAGGAGGAGCATTGATATTACCAAAATCAAGCTTCTCGATGCCTACGCCAACCATTTTATTGATACCTGCACTTGTTGCAAGATACCTACGTGCCGTATCACGGATACCAATATCATTGATTTTGTCTGAAACAAGACCGTTAGCTTGCGTGAATACAGCAATATCGCCATTCTTATAACGAACAAGACCCTGCGTAGTTCCAACCCACACTACATCATTAGCATCGATGCGAACTTTGGTAACTGTATTCGTTGGCATTCCCTCAGTCGTTGTAACTGTTGTAACAGATGCCACCTCAATTGTTCTTGAAGCCGAAATATTTTCAGAAGTTGTCTGCAAATTCGCTACAAGGCTAGCAGTGTCGATAATAGAAAGACCAGAGCTAGAGCCTATAAACAGCCTTCGCTTACTATCTAGGTCTAGACTAGTAGCAGATGTTGGGACATTTTCGCCTGTAAACTTGTAAAAGTAGGCTTGGTCTGGACTAACGAACACGCCTTCATTAGTGGCAACATACATATTTGCAAGTTCATCGAACTGTATATCTCGTATCTCTAAACCAGAAACGCCATAGGTTGTATCTTCAAACAAGACCACTTCATTCTTGCGACGATTAAAATATAGCAAACCATCATCTGTTCCAAGCCAAGCATCTCCACGATTATTTGAAGCACTAGAGAGAACATTAGCTCGTGGCATATTGACAGTAGCCGATGATATAAGTCGAATAGTGAATGGGTCTACAGCATTGGCTGTAGTGTAACGAATCTTGTTAACGACCATTCGCGTACCGATGTTGTTAGAGAAATCTCCAAACCTAATTTCTTTGCGCAACTCGCCCGAACTGACACGAATATCATCGTCCGCGTAAGAATCCAGACCAAGCGTAAAGACCGGAGACCATGTTAGATCATAGATTGCATCACGGACGTTATAGAACAACCTATCGTTCTTAAGAGTTTCTACTCTGTTTGTGGATACATCGCCTGATTCATATAGGATATGCATGCGGCCATCAACTATGTTCGGCCCCACAGCAGGGCGGCGGGCTGTTCGCCTATCCCCTTCCTCTATAAGGACATCAAAACCGCCAAGAGAGTTGCCTTGAGTATCCGTTCCAGAAGTATTGCTACCCTCCCATACTCTCACGAGCGAGTTGTATCGGACTACATTGATGCTGTAATCAATTTCTCCAAAGCTAGGATCATCAAGAGTTGCATCGTAAGGGTCGTAAGGGTCTGCGATATTAGAGCTACCCTTTTCAAAGGCGACATACACATACCCGCCCGACTGATCTAGAGCAGCAGCAGGGAATCTACAGTCCCTAAAACCTGTTGTCACTTGCACGATTTCTCGACCAAAAGATAGTCTAGAGTTCAAGATTCGACCAAAGACCTGATAAACACCGTCAACAACCTGTTCCCAAACAGCGACTATACTGCCTGCTGCGTCTCGTGTGATATCTACGTGGTCTGCATTTTTAGCATTAGCTGCGCTAACCGTAAAATCGGTTTGTCCCTGGGCGCTTGAAACCCAGTTTGTTAGAGTGCTATCATCCGTATTTTCAATATCCGTAGTAAAGTTACCGCCGCCAGTGTGATAACAAGCCTTTATCGATGTCCTTCCGCTAATCTCTTCTGATGTCCATGCAACATATACCGAGAGACCACGGGTACAGATAGAAGGACGACGAGCACCGGCAGGGCTTCTGCTCAACCGAGTATCGCCTTGACCAAAAGCTCCAGATTCCCACTGACCATTTGCGCTGTTGCGGCGAGCATAGTATATCTCGGGCTGCCCAAGACGATAGTCTTCCCATACAACATGAACACTATTGTTAGTATCAATGGCGATTTTGGGCCGCATTGACTTGCCTATGTTAGAGCTAATCAAATAAGCATCAGACCAACCAGACTCGGTTCGCTGTATAGCAGCAATATCAGTCAAATCGCTACGAGATGTCTGGAAAACAACATAAACTGTGCCTTCATTATCAACAGCAATGTCAGGATGTCCGGCGTCAAAGTTTTCGCTGACAATCAACTCAGGAGTTGACCATCCAACGCCAACTTCGTACTCGGAAAAGTATATTTGCCTCTTACCTGCATTGCCTGTATCATGCCAAACAGCATACGCCTTGCCGGTGTTATCAGCATAAACAGAAGGACGACCAGCATCCCCCTCGTTAGAAGCAACTTTATCAAGTACGACCTCGCCAAGTTCTACATATTCGGGATCTGAACTTCTCTTGGCAAAAACTTTCAGATTATCGCCCTTACCTACAAACCTATATCTGTTTAGCTCAGTAGTATCAATTAAGAACGAAGTGCCTGAAGTTCCTAGCACGATTTCTTGTGGCAAAAAGTATATGTTCTCGTAGTATTTACCATCATTAATATACAAGCCTGCCCCCTCGGGCGACGATACGTCAGATGGCCTATCGCTATCTTCGATGCTGTCAATACGAACATCGAAATCAACTGTCCATCCCTTAGTGTTGTCAACCTTATCAACCCATGCGGTGCCTGGTTTTCGATGTGTATAGAACCATTTTCCACCTGCGGTAGAAGAATAAGGGTCCGGGCTGTATGGGTCTGCTGCTAGGTATGAACCCGAAAGAGATGCTTCGGGGAATACTTCGGTAGCCGAGATAACATTCAGATTGGTTGCAAACTGAGTCTCTAAACCACTGGTAACAGTTATATCATAGAACTGGGAGAAAAAGTTATTCTCAAGGTCATCTAGCTCACGAAGTTCAACAGCCAGTTCATCGAGCGTCTTGTTGAGAGTAGTCGTAAAGAACGGTGCTGAATCGCCTACGGAAAGCTTAAGCTGTGTTGAAGTAACTTCAATCTTGAAATTGAATATGTTTATACCGACAACATCTCTAAATGAAATGGCTGCAACATTGGCTTGTTCTGTAATTAGTATTCTTGAATCAATGCGTGACTGATTGGAAAATGTAGTATCAATAATGATACCATCTGCCCCATAGCTAACTGCTGTAAAGGGCGTCGTGCCAACATTTTCCCATAGGTCACGAATAGGGTCTCGACCAATTGGGAACTCTGTAAATACATCAAATGCATTGACAAAAGAATTCTCAAATAAACTGGCACCCTTGTTGTGACCAACAATCGTGATGTTGCCATTTGGCGAAGACGAAAGCGAGTTTATATCTACTTCAAACTTGTCTACCGATTCTGTGGCAGCCAAAGCAGGCTCTTCTGTTTCAAGAATACGGTAAATACTGCCGCTTTGGTCTGGATTCCTGGAGTTGACAGATACAAGAATATCGCCCTCGTGTTCGGTTATATCAGTAACCGCCTCACCTGTGAACGTAATGAACGGCTCAAACTCAATCTGAGAATAAGTAGATGGGCTCAAGATGGGGTCAAAAGCCCCATCCACCGTGTAAACAATCCTCTTGAAGTGACCAATAATATCGTCATTTGCAGAAGAACCAATCTCTATGTATCTATCTGATGCAGGAGCCAAGAACTCATCTGTAGCATCGAAGATCATCGTGTTTTGATTGAATACCTTAAGGGTATCGCCCTGTCCTACGATAAGGATATTCTTCATGGAGAGCAAATCCATGGGGATGCTCTTTGTGTTTGCTCCACCAAGGAAGAGACGCAGTTCAGTTGGATACATGCGGAGTTCTGCGAATCTCTTACCGTCCGCAAACGAGAATCGTTGATAACCGCCTTCGCCTTCAACTCTGGCGGCAACCTCAATCGTCCAACCTGTTGAGTTGCTTACCGAGGTATCCCAAAGAGAGCCTGCAACACGGAAACGACCAAACGACGGCTCACTGAAGTTGTCCATCGAGTTACTTGCGGCAACTGAGACAAAATAGTCAACGCCTCGTTGAACCACGTTATCAGGCAATGAAAACTGCTCATCAAACGTCTTAACGATTGTTTGATATACGTTTGATGCACCCGGAGCAGTTCCTATAGATATCTGAGCATATTGGCTAACCAAACCAAGCGGCTCAAGAACATCCCACTGAATAGTAGGGTTTACACTGTTGACGTTTAGATTATGATTCTCACCATCAATACGAACATTGATGACACGAAAACCACTGTTCTGTATTGTAACCGATGGGGAAGTCTGAGTTGTTCCAAAAGATACGCCGTCATACGGTGTGACCGAGAATCGAACAACATCGTTTTCCCTTAAGTTGAATCGAACAAACTTCGCGTCATTTGCAGAGTCTACAGCGGCATCGTTGATATACCAGACAATTTGACTTCTGTCATCAAGCAAAACCTGATTTGTATTTTGGTCAATGATGGAGTAAGATGCCTCAAGCATGTCGTTCTCATTTGGAGTACGAGGCAAAACTTCGAGGTTAGAAACAGAGGGCGGTAGTTTAGATATGGTTACTGAATCCGTAAAAACAGCGCCGCCTTTTTCAAGACTGTTGAATGGGATAATCTCTGCGAACCAAACGTCATTATACCTGATATATTCTCGCGATATTTTATCGTAATCATCAAACTGTTGATAGTGAACACCATTTCTAAACCAGCGAATATTAACATTTGCCTCTTGCTGTGGAAGCGTGTATGTTAGCTGTAGATCATCCCCCTCACCTGGCTCTTCAGGTGATATTGTGGGGTCAAGAATAAAGGGAAGTGTATTAACGCGAAAACGGAAACGAAGCCATTCGCTTTCTGCGCCCGATGTGTCACGGACGCGAATCTGACCAAAATAAAGAGCCCCACGAGTTAGATTCTTTTCTGGTAACGAAAAATACCTAGACCGTGTTCGAACAAAAGGCATGTTGAATATATCAGGCTGGTAGGCGTCGCTACCCCAGTTAACAGTATGAGTTCCGATACGAACCTGATACGAGTTTTGAACCACAGAAATCGATGAGGTATCGATCTCCCAGTTCAAAGTGAGCTTTGAGAGCTTGACCCTGGGCGCAGAATCATTGTATTCGATGCCATTGATTTTGAGATTTTGGATAGTTACGCTCATCTATGCCTCAAATACGAACATTCGATTTAGATATTCTCAAAGCTCCATCGTCTATACTGACCGAACTTTCTGTGCTTAGAAACTTAGTCTTAACATAACTAAGCTCATCTCTGTTTGCAAAATCTTTACGAGACCGCCAAAGCAACCTATCCCCCTTGAAGACTCTGCCATCTGTCCTTCCTGCATAGATATTTGTTCCATTACTGTAGACAGCAGTTATGTTAATGGCTGTTGGATCGTCAAATGCAAATCCGGTATAAACTCTGTCTCGGTTTCGCAACTGAGCATCTATCTCGTATTCGCTGCCAAAGTTTATATGACGAGCTATCTTGAATGGGTCAGCGATATACTTGTCTTCCATATATAGTTCGTCAATTACCGCATAAGTATTTCGCAACAGTCCGTTTTGCCCAACTGCTGAGTTGTTGATTTCAACCTGGACCGAACCGACCTGATTGAGGGTCAAGGGAATTGATGTCCCTTCGATTATTTCTAGACTAGACTCTTTACCATCTATAAATAGCTTAGCCAAACCAGCGGAACCATTGAATGCAAACCAGAAATAGTGATTGATTCCTGCATCATACTCTTCGCTCTCCAAGACTACTTGGTCGCCGGTAATGGACTCAAGCAAAACATGCATAACATTCTTGCCATCTTCGCGAGACTCTTCATACATTACAAAAGTGGCGTTCTGAGCCGATACCAAGCCCGAACCAAGGTCTAGGGTAAAACCAGATTTACTGATAACAGGAGTGCGGAAATAGGCATTCAGACCTGTGTTAGGATTAATACCAGGCCTCATATTTACGGGCGTCCACCAAAATCCTATACTTAGCTGTTTTCTTTCTCGCAACGCAAAAGGAAAGCTTAGAGTAGTAGCCGGTCTTAGCTGAAACGCATTACCATAGGCTCCGTTGACTATAAGAGGACTATCAGACCCCACATTCTGCATTGTGACACTGGCAAGCTCGTCTCTCAAAGGGAAAGACTCAAACTTAAAAAAGACTTTCGACCGGCGGCCAGGACTGAGCAAAACCTTTGAAATAGCCTCTTCTGAAACCGAGTTAACCAATGACGAGTCAAAGCTACCAGGAGTTATCTTGACATTTGTATTCATAGCAGATTAGACCCTACTGTACCCTACCGTCACAAACATTCTATTATTTGTGAATTCTTCATTGATATCCTCTAGACTGCGCTCAATCCAAACATAAATAGCTTGCTTAGGACCAAGAGTTCCGCCATTCGCTCTGCGGCCATCAACATCAATACTTACGCCTTCCACAAAATACTGAGCCTCCTGAAAATCGCCAATCAAATACGGGGGAACAGGATCAGGCTGGTCGAAGATACCAACTTCAGGGGCAACTTCGCCTGTTACTATTCTTTGCGATGGAGCAGTATCAACATAATAATTGTCTCCGCTGTTTACACTATTTGGAAGCTGAGAATCAAGAAAGAACGTCCCACTTTCGCCATTGTAGCCCACGACTATTCGTGTCTGACCGCTATTGGCTCCCGAAGTAAAAGTCACGGCAGCAGTCACGTAATGGTCATCCAAAAATGTATTTGATAGGGAAGAATCTGCGAAGAAAGTAGCGGACCCGCTAGATGCGGTTCCCGACCGAAACTCGCTTCTTGGTATCTCGATAGCAAGTCGAGTATTTGACAATAGATTTCTACTCAAAAGATTGAAATATACCTTCACGTCTTTGGCATATTCGTTAGAAGTTTCATTTCTTATAGCTATGCATCTGTATTGCTTGCGAGTTTTGCTAAACTTAGTGTCAAACAAATCATTCTTTTTCAGTCCTCGAACAACGGAACCTGCTGGATGAAAACGGATAGGAGTTCCATACGACTGCCTCTCGCTAATAACAGCAGTTCCGTCATTCCAGTCATCAACTGTTAATATTTCATCCTGAATCTGTATCAATCCAAAACTTGACAAGTTGTCATTAGTAACAACAACTTCTGTATCATAGAAAGAAACACCAGCATCAAGAACATCAGTTGTATACACCTCTGTTGGGCTAATGAAGCCGCCCAAAGACTGTGTAGGTATATTTTGGGATAAGTTGGGCTCAACGCTTGTCAGGAAGGTCTTTATGTTTCTAGACAGCGTAGAGTCTGCATCTTCATTAAAGACATCGATTTCTGCAAAGAAATAAACCCATCTATCGGTGCCTGAATAGAAGGTTGTTGCTATTAGATTCTTAGCATCTAGCAATTCACGACCATTGAGAACCTCTGCACGCACACCATCTACAAGACCTATGCTTACGCTTAGCTCTTGCAAAGATTGCCCGATAAGCGGAAGCTGCATCGGGAAAATGGTATCCTGAAAATCTGTCTCAAAGCCTCCGACAAACATTTTAGTCCCATTGTCGCCCTGTTGAACAGAGAATAATCCTCCTATATATGGTAAATAGGGGTTGGTGGTAGTGGAAAATGCAACCCTCAGCACGGCATCGGATATGTCTCTGCCCGAAGTGTTATCGTTAAAGTTTAGAGTCAAACTGCTCGACAAAGACTTGATCTGTGCATCTGTAAGGGATAACGAGCCTCCAGGGTCCGCACCGCCACCCGAGAAGTTCGCATTGAACAACTGTCCAAACTGAGGGCTATTACCGAAGTCAAGAGGCATTATACTAAGCTAACCTCCGTAAAACTAGAACCATCATATATAGTCATTGTCGGCTCATTTCTAAGCAAGATATAGAGAAGCGCGCCATCAGAATATAATCTTTCTACTGGCTTGCTGAAAGTGGTAACCAGGTTGACCGATGACTCATCATACCGATAAAGAGAGCCATTAAGAGAGCCCATGTAAAGCATGTCATCATACGTGTCCATAGTAAGAACTTCGCTACCTTCAGTATCAAGCTGAATAATGGACTCAGCACCAACACCCGTGCTTCTGTAGACTAAAGCTGTATCATCAGATGTATCAACTGCGATATAGACAACTCCCGTAAGTAGACCAAGGGCGGTGATGGGCTCATTGACTCTTGCTACAAAACTGCTTCCCGCTCCATCCTCAATCTTATAAAGAGCAGGCTCATTCCCATTGTATCCTATCCAAATAGTAGACTCTGTGGGGCTTGTTTGTTGCAGAATCATATCTGCAATGTCACCGTTACTTATATCAAAGTTAACACGAAAGTTCTTCTGAATCTCTGATGTTCTGTTAGCGCCGAAGTCCTGAAAGAGAACCTTTATGGTTTTGATACCATCCTCTTCTGTCATCTGGTAGTATTTAATGTTAACATACGACTCGGGTGGACCTTCAAAACTCCCATCGCCTTCGCCTTCAAGAAACTTCATAGCGTGTATGCCTGTTGTCTCATCGAAAGCAAACAACTTTACACTGGCATCTCTTGCGCGAGTAAACTCGTCACCATCATTGATTTGGACATAACCGCTTGGAGGCTTCGTGTCAACCAAAAAGTAACCCTCATTAATGATTGACAAGTTAGAAACATTAACCTCTGGTGACTTATTACCGTCATCATCAGCAAGATATGCAGTCAAAATGTAATCATCGGAAGGCGGAAGTCTGGACGTATCCCATACCAACGGGCCTGCACCAACCGGAACACTCTGAGCAATGGGAGTAAAGGGTATCTCTGCTTTGCGTGAACTAAAGAAGACATAGTATTTGGCACGCTGACCGAATGAGTTGAGGACAGTGTTATCATCAAACACAACCTCTATGCGACTGCCATATCTTGCGCTTGGTATAGGGCTCAATATGGCTGGCGCAATTGGCATTGCTCTCTTGATGGTAAAAGTGTCTGCCGATATTGACATAGAGCTTCTTTCACCTGCAAGATTAACTGATAGAACTGCTACTTTGATCTGATTACTACGCAAAGTGTTGCCCACTCTCCATGAAAATTTCCGGTTACCCACGGGTAGCGTAGCTATCTTTTTCCAGTCAGGCTCGTCGAGACTATCATAGAACTCGCTAAAATAAACCTCATACCAAACGGGTAGACCATCCGTAGAAGCAGGAGAAGGCTCGGACCACTCAATATCGACAAGCCGAGTGAGTATCTCTTCGCCGCCATTGGGGAATAGTAAAGTTGGCTGATTAGGTTTAGACATTTACTCTCCGTTAGTCAGGATTGATACGACCATCTCCGCCGCCGATCCAATCAGCGTTTCCACCTGCGGCTGTTGGGTCTATACCAGGACCACCAAACTTAGCCGACTTATAGTAGTTGGGGTCGCCGAACGAACGACGCATATCATCTTCTATATATTTATCTCGGAACAGCGTTAGATTGTTGAATATAGTTACGGATTGATCTAGAGATATTGAATCAAATAATCCTGTTCCGTTAGGATTTGAGGATGCAATCGTAGTTGGCCTACACTGACCCGGTATATTTATGACTACAACTCCCAAACCATCTACATTGACAACAGAATCATCCTCAGCAATACTAAACGATGCCTTATATAGCCCATCGCTTATCTTAGTCAAAGGGATATTGAGTTGATCATTTATTCCTTGTTGATAGACGCTCATCGTCAATGAATCATCAGAGTACCTGTCAAGCGCAGCCAATCTCTCTACAATCTGTAGCTTTTCTGTATCTGGGAAAGAGATTCTTGCCCAGATATTAGAGACGCTTTCGATCTCTTCTGAAATAGAAGTTAGATACTCGTCATCAATGAGAGTAGCTGTTTTCTGCGTACTTGCCACAGGATAACTTCTATACTTCGGTATGGGCTGCTGAAATTCCTCGTCAAAGAAGAAATCAATCCGATAATCGAGACCTCGGTAGAAGGCTTGGAAATCGATATAGAACTGCTCCGTTTTACCAAAAAATGTCAAAATCTCACAATATACCCTCTTAACTCCATCGCCAGGCGACGTTATCCAAGGAGCTATGAAACGATCTTTTGCTATAAAGAACGCTCTAAAGAAATCTCTTTCCTCCTCTGTATCTGCATCGTCATTTGGTTGAGAGGGCAGTGATGGGCCTATAGGAAGCCATTCTGTCCAAGTATCGTCATCTTCGTTCTTGAGCCTGAAGGCATATGTACCAGGAACGCCTACGATATCTAGCTCAATAAAACAGTCGTTGATAACAGCCATAGGCGTCTCTAGATCAAGATAGGTCGAGTAAGCCACATACGGTTCACGTATCCTCATTTTCTGATACTGTGATATATCTCTGTCCGGCTCTCCCCCAACCTGATAGAAGCTATCTCCTGTGCCATCAGTGAACATGCATGGCTGTATAAGATTTGGATTGAATGATTCAAGGGCACAGCCGATACTGCATGCCTGATGATACATCTTAGTTCCATTGTGGAACGCAATGTTGAAGTTCTGGAACTGGTCTAAGAACGTAGATGCGTTATACAGTATACCTGATTCTTCATCGCTGTAATAAGTCAATCGACGGTCAAACCCACCCTGGGCAGAAGAATGCAACTCATCATTATTTGCATCATACACAGCAAAGAAATAATCAGGAGACAACGCAGGCTGGTCGCTTCCAAGTCTTGTGTATCTATAGTCTTCCCACGAAATGTAGAACAAACCAGTTTCAGAGGCAAGCACTCTGGCATTTAGACACTCGTTATCGGTCTCTGATACCTTGAAATCATCGAAGCCTTGGCCGCTTGATATCCAGTTCTTTGAATCTGTATCCTTTCGCCAAATACTGCTCTCTGTGTAGAAACAGGGACAAAGGAACATTCCTTGCTCGATTTCTTCAAAAGTGTTTGTGTCATACTGTTCAAGCTTGTAGTAATATGGAACACCGCATAGCAGAGACCTATCAAAGGATAGATTCTGGTCTTGCGGTCGAATGGCGAAATCACTCATATAGATATTGTCGCTTCCCAAAAAGAAGTCAGCATCCATCAAGACAGATGTCACGTTTCGAAGAACCGCGCGTATGTTCGCTTCGGTTGCAGCAGCAAATCCACCACCTGTAGAAGGCTGAAACTCCCATCCAGATACGCTTTCGTCAATAGTAAAACGAAGAGTTTCATAGGAGGCTGAACGGTTAGGCGGAGAGCCGGACTGATGCACAAGCGTTCCTGCCGAACCCACAATCTTTACTGTAGGAGTCTGAGGACTCGATGGGCTCTCGTCGGGATCAAGCCTCATGCTGGCCTCGATAGTGCCACCATAGAAGGCCTCAAGGTTGCCCAGGAACTTAGCTGGCGCAACAAAGAATGCCGCATCCACCGAATCCGTGTCAGCATATCGAATAGCTCCTGCCCCGCCGTCGCTTACCCAGGTAGCGTTGACCGTTCCATTAGGGTCTTCTACTCGCCAGCCGTCCCTGTTACTTACGAAGAAGCTCTGTATTGCATTAGGAACGGTGTCGCCTTTTTGGTCGTCAAACAAATCAAAGGGCAATATATTAGGGTCGTATGCTATGCTTGCAGTCTCCGCAACATCTATCGTAATGCCGTTCGCCGGAAAATCGCTCGCGCCCGAAATCCAGTTTTTCTGGTCGAACAACGAGAACGAGGAAAGTATTGGAGACTCATAGTTCTCGTCTGCGTAAAACGTAATACGGAAATGAACGTTGTCAATAGCGGCCTGATCGCTGTTGTATATGTCTTTTATAATAGAGCATCGCGGAGTTTGCTCGAATGGACAATAGTAAACAAAGTCAGTGGTTCCGCCTGATAACTCAACAGGAGCAACTATGACTCGCAAATCATCAACACCTTCGCTGCTGTTGACTCGGATAGTCAAGGTTAGTATTCTCTTATTGGCGGAAAGCGTTAGAGAATCTCCATCCTCGCCGAATTTGTTTTCATTGCCATCAGCAGCATAGTTAATATTTGCTACTCCAAATATAGCGTCTGACGCTGCGCGGTCCTCTCCGCTTGCATATATGCCGACGATCGGAGAATCAAACTCAATCGTAACAGTTTCCTCACCCTCAGTTGAGGTAGAGCGGTCATAGTGAATGTAATACGAACGAACTTTATCTCCTGCATTGAAACCAGCAAGAGGGTCGCTACCATAGAAAACAACTTCCGGATCGCCGCCCTGTCCAAGCAAAGTATTCTCAAACTCTTCCGCTGTTTGAGAAGCCTTGCTTACAGGCGATGAAAACGTCCCCTCAGAGAATATGCGAACATTGTCTGATTGGTACTCTCCCTGTCGAACGCTTGAGACAACCGAAGAATCTACCTCTTCGATGTTTCCTGTCAACCCGCCAGCTACTATCTCGCCTTCTCGTGCCGCATTGGAAACATATTTCGCCGTCACGTAGAGTAGCTTGTTTGAGAGATTGTCGCTCTGGTCAGGCGAGTATGTTACCGTCACGGTTTCGCCAGCAGCAACAAGCGCTCCCTCTATATCAAGCTGAGTATCATTGACCCGCCAACCGACAACGCTATCGCGCGAATCGATACTCTTTTCGAGAGTCGTCTTGGCTTCATCTGTGTAGAAATCAGCCGTAAAGTGAAACAAGCCGCTTGTGTCAGTCTGAAAGTCAAAAACAACCTTGCATCCCAAGTCGTCGGCAAGCGTTCCAAAATACGGATCATAAGGGTCATAGTTGACGTTTCGAGTATGAATATACTCTTCAACCATGTCAATCTTGCATTGATCAATCCATTGAGGGTCAACTTCTTTCGACATCGCCGAATAAATTTGGAACCTTCTACGGTCACGATTGTCGTGCCACGAGACACATCGCCGCCCCTTGTAGTCAACCCCAATAGACGGCATCAGACTGTTGCTGTCTTTGTCCGTAATCCGTGTTTCAAAACGGAATGGAATACTCCTGTCCCGGCTGCCTGCATAATAAACTTCCCAAGGACCATCACGGTTTGATTGCCAAACCACATGAACTTTGTCGAGATCATCTACCGACAAATCAGGATTTCTATTTTGATAGTTTGAAGACAGTGTAATGGGAATCTGACTCATATGGTCAGTGGCATTGAGCGAATAGTTAATGTAATACTCGCTATCTTCAAGGAGGAGCATATCATCCACGTTCTGCGAGTTTGTCTCTGTAGGCAAGTCTTCAACAGCGTACATGCGTATTCGGTCAATACACGGGCCAAATACATTGAATGGGGCTTGTAAGTCCGTAGCATTCTCAAAAGTAATAGTCGTAATCGAACTTGTCGCAGTAAATCTTAGACTAATGTTCTGCCATCTCATCGTATTGGCATCTTGACTCTCTTGCCTTACACGATAAGTCTGAGATACGGCATCTGCTGATATTTTAACCTTGCGGTCTACGCTCGACGTACCTAAGAAAGTTATACCTTGAGGGTGATACGAGGCCACAGCCTCAACAACATATTCTTTGCCAATCTCGGTAGTAACGTCTTGGGCTATAGAGCCAAGCTGAGAGTCGCTTAGACCTGTTAGTTCAAGGAATCGCACGCCATCATAGGCATCGTAGTACGAAGGTAGGCCGGCGTCTTCAACCCAAGAAGTTGCGCCGTTTGTAATGGTCCAGCCTGTCGGAGTAGTATCGCCATCAGAAAGCAACGTTGTTCCTTCAAGAGGGGCCGTAAAACTCTCGAAGCTACCGTTGATTATAAGGTCATTAAACTCTTCGCTCACGAACATTGCCGAAGTATTACGGTCAAAGTTCGACATCTTGACGATAGACTCATTCAATCTAACAGTATGTGGCCCGATGGCAATGTTGTCAAAAATCTGTACGACTGGAAGCGTATCGTATTCATTGCCGTTATACGGTATCTGCTCATTAGTCCTAAACTGACCGCCTGATGGAAAACCAAGCCCAATATCAAACTTACGATATCGGTCACTAAAGTCTGCAATGAACGACTGACCAAGCTGAGCAGCATCACCTACAGTTACTATGATATTACCATAGAAGCGGTAGTCCTGTTCAACTGCACTTCGGTCAAACTTCGTTCTGTTATCAATCGCCTCTTGCGGCTGTTTCGTATAATGAACGGCAATCTTGATATTATTGTGCTGTGCTAAGTCAGCAAACGTCATGTAATCGCCAAACTGCCTGACGACATGATGAGACTTCTTTGAAAGCACGCCTGTTGACTCGTCTTCACTTGTAGCCAAAACAAGAGCAAGCTTGAAGCGACCCGTGTAATAGGTATTCTCTATCTGCGAGATGTATTGAGAACTTGAATCGGTAGTAAGCTCGTTTCTATCCAAATACACAAACAACGGCTCGGTATTTAGAGCCTTAAAACGAACTTTCTCTGGCATCAGAGCAAGCATGAAGTGACGCAAATTGCCAGGATGACCTGTTTCTATACTATTATCATACGTTGAATATGAAGCTGTAAGATTATTGACAAGGTTAGGAACCGTAGCTCCTGGCGAACTAGTTTCAGAAGCATATGACCCGAAATTGTAGGAGCCACAGATAGGTATGATTTTCTCAAAGAACGGGTCATATCTATCAACCGTAAACCTGTTTTTATCAATCTCGTATCGAAAGTTCTGCTTCGGAGTGAACTGGCTCAACCAAGTCGAATACAGCGCATCGATGTCCTTATCTGTGCGAACTGTAAATGGTATCTGGTCATCCTCATCTTCTTGGTTAGACAATATGCCCATAGACAAGTCAAACGATACCTGATAGCTAAGCTGAGATTCAAAGCCATTGAACTCTTCGCCTAGCTCCGTTTCATCAAGGGTGAAGACCGCCATCGCTCCATCTGTAGACGGCTTACCCTGAACCGCGAGCTTCGTCAACGAGCTTACTGAGCCTGCGCCCGAACCACTAAGTATACGGAGCCAATCGTCCTGTATAGCTGTAGGCTCTGTAATCGAAAGAAGAGAACGTATACTGTCGCTGCTGCCCTCTTTATCAATAGCAGACATAAGAACTTGATTACTCAAAGCGCGAGAGTTTGGACCGAGAACGCCGTAGTAAATCTGCGTTGGGCCATTGCGGTCAGACTCCCAAACAACATGCAAGTTGCCACCTTTATCGCATTCAATACGAGCATTCTTATTCTCGCCATCCGTAGTTAGTTGAGTCCACTCGATATCCTGGTCAACCTGCGAACCAAGTTTGAAACCAAAATAGAATAGCTGGTAAACACTATCAACGATAGCCTGACACACACAATAAACGTATATCTCTCCGTCGATAAAGTCTCTACGCGCAGTTATTGAAGGAAAGACCGAAGGAACTTCTCGCTGAAACTTATCCTTGATATATGGCAAGGGATTTACTGTCGTAATACCAATGTCTTCCGGAGCCTCGGTGCCCTGGTCCACGACTACGAATTTTTCACAGAAGAAGTTCTCTGTGATTGTAGGGCCATAGCCGTTGTTGACGCCTTCGGGAACTTCAAACCGAATAATATTCGGAGCCGTTCGACCTGTAATACTGTAGCTCTGAGCGCCCAGCGAAGGCTCTAAGAACAATACGGTATCGCCCGTGTCGTCGAAACCTCCATCGGGAGCAAGGAGTTCGAGAGTCTTATTGCTATCAAGGCAGACTTCGACATCAGAAGTTCCGTTGCTCAGAACTTGGACGCGGATAGAAAACCTGCTATCCGAGAAAACATCAACACGGTCTGAAGCAGCAATAGCTATTATCTCGGCGGCGTCGATTCTTTCATCCGCGTTTATGGCATCGACAAAAGCTCCGATAAAAGCCGCAACAGTGCCCGAAACAGTTTGCTGAATTTCGAACACGGTTCCATCTTCAATACGGAAAATAATACCAATCGTGTCGCCATCCACGAGGTTATTCATTATCACGCTATGATAAAAGTCAGACGGTTCAAGAATCGTTCCATTGCGAACGGGATTGCCCCTGAACTTGAGCGAAGTACTTGTCTGAGCAACAAAGATGCGGCTTGCAAGCGTTAGCTCTTTCGTAAGGTCGCCGCCATCAACTGAGGGGTCATAAGCCGAAGCAAATGCAACAAGACCGGACCCATTCGGAAGCAGCGTCGTATCGGATGAGTTAAATATTCGGCAAACACCGCCGGACGATGATGGGTCGGGCGTTATTTCGCTTATGCCGCCACAGAAACCCACGCGAGAGTTGACATAACCGCTATCGGCATCAAAGATAGACAAATCGCCAACCGCTGCGCCATTGAAGCAAAAGTCCTCTGCCGCCTTGAGTTGCAGACCAGGACCAGGGTCGGGATCAAGGATGGCGCACTCAGGAGAACCGGGGTCATTGGTCGCCTGTAGAACCCTCATCGCCTCTGGAACATAGTGAACATCCACGCTTGCGTGGTAAATGGTTTCGTGTTTATCTTGCGGCTTCGAAAAAGTTACAGGAAACCGCTGCAAGTCTGAGCCACCGACCGTCGAGCCTCCGAGAATATCGATACCTCGGAAAGACATGCTGCCTTCGCCCTCGTAGTTCGAACGAATCACGAAGCTCTTGCCATTAATATAGACACGGAGATGGCTATTTGCCTCGGTCTGTATATGAATGGTTGCCCGTTCATCAGGAGCCACGAAAGCTGGTTCAACACGAACCTTATCCATCGTGACAGATTCTTTGGGGTTCTCAATCTGAAACGCGAACGCAGCGATGTCAAGAAGACGCCATTCGCCACCGATGTAGGCTTCGATGTTGGCGTAGATAGACACAACGGAGTTCTCCGCGTGCTGAGGGACGTTGAGGTCAAGGGTGCCTGAAATATCAGTCGTACCCGATTCAGGACGAGCATAGTTGCCTTTGACCTCGCCCTGGTCGAGCGTCAGAAGCTTGCAATCATGGCCGAAGGTTCCGTTCTCAAACTTGACACGGATATCCTTGCTGGACGGAAGTCCTGTTAGTTTATAGCCAATGCTATTGGTTTTATCAATTGGCGCACTAAATGGTTGTAGTTTCAGCAACGTCCGCACTGTAGACACTCTCCATCATATTATCGAACTTTTCTACTATCTTGGAGTAGCTAAAGTTTTCTCGAACAAAATCATATGCCTTATCTGTTTTACGAAGATTTTGGGCTTTATTCCTTATCACAAGTCTCATTGCCTCTCGTATATCGCTAACTTTGATTCTAGGCCACTTCTGTCCAGCAAACTGAGGTATGCTATCAAGGCATTCATGAACCATAAAGCCAGACGGCTCTAGGACATAACATCTATCCTCGTCCGCATAATCACAACAGCCGGAAAACTTAGTTATGATTACAGGAAGATTGATAGCCATGCTCTGAATGGCAGGTAAACCGAATCCTTCTCCAAGAGTAGGACAGATAAAACAATCTGCTGAGCGGAAGAACGAGGGCATGTCCTTCTCATCTAATACTTTCTTTTCAAACAAAACGGGGGCATAATCCTTCTTAAATTGTTGCAAGTGGGCTGTTGCCTCTCTTTCCGCGCGGTCCACTCTGTCGGTCTTGATAACAAGCTGTACATCATCTTCTTCGCTAAACTCTTTCGCCCAAGCCTCAAGAAGCAGATCCCAACCCTTCCTTTTGCGCCAAGTTCCAACAAACAAAAAGGTAAACCTGTCGTGCTGGCTTAGAGGCTCTACTCTATCGTTCCAGCGGTCAAGGTCGATGCAGTGAGGAATATGAAAAATTGGACGGGTTACACCCTTGTTCTCGAAGGTATTCTTGTTGAACTTGCTCGCGGCTATCACGGCGTCGCAGCGATTGAGAGCGGCTATCCATCGTGAAGGGGGAGCAAAGCTTTCAAAGGTTGCGTATCCGACTTTTTTACGAAGGTTGGCGACCCTTCTGTGCATGTCGGGTATGCAATGAAAAACTTGAACCGCGTTTGTGTTCTGAGGTTTTGACATCAGAGCGCGGATGCGGCTGTATTCTTCGCGAGAGAACGCCTGTCCTTGAGGCTTGTTATGTATGCAATTGATACGAACGTCATACTTACCGCTATCATCAAGAGCAAATGCGTTAGCCAGAGCCGCCTGCGCATATCCGGTTTGATTCACGAAACAGACATAATCTATTGGTATCATGCTCAACTCATGTGCTAACGATAATATTGTCATTCAACAATGCACGAACATCGTTGATTTTGCTAAACTCGCCTCCGCCAATCTGCCAAATGACATTACCAAAATCATCAACCTTGACAACCCGACCGGCGGTCTGTACAAAACTACTTTCGGCAATAACGTAGTTTCCGTTTGAATCGATCACCGCGTCGCTAGCATATGAACCGTCTGGAGTATCATATTGAAAACTGATTGACTTTGAATCGCGAGATAACAGGATAACTTTACCTCTATAGCCCGTGAGTTTACGGATTGCTTCTTCTTGGAATGTTTCACCATCAGGAGGCGTCTGTCCGCCGCCTGGTGGCGGAATATCATCCTCAAGACTTACAATGCCTGCAATCAAAAAGAAGTTGTCATCAACCTCATACACCGAACCAAGCGAGAAGTCAGAGAAACGAATAAGGTCGTATGAGAACTCGACCTCCTCATTGTCTACGTCAACCTCTAGAATCGAAGCAGCAGTCGTAATTTCTCCGCCACCACCTGAATCATCCTCTGGCAAGATGGCAAGCACAACCTGCGTCTGTGTGCTAAAGTTTTGGGTTTGGTCATCGTTATTAACATAGTTTGCAATAAATATGAGCGTATATTCTCGAACAAGATCAGCCGTTGGATTCTGAACGTTTACAGTCAATCTATTACCTGGAGGAGGCGAAGACGTAGATATAATGTTTGTTAGCTCTGCCGGAATCTGCGGACTCCAGTTGATTACAAAGCCATCATCGGGTTCGTCAACCTCAACATCAAAGCTTGCCGTCTCACCGACCTTCACCTCAACACGAACCGACGCACCGGCGGCTCCCGCCTCATCAAAAGCGATGCTTGAGTTAGCGAGTATCCAGTTGCCGTTGTTCAAGACATTCGCAAAAATTGGCCTTCTGATGCCGTCAATGAACGTCATGTCGCCCAAGAAGACCTCGATACCTCGAAGCCCAATGACGCCCTCGGATGAAGCGGTAGGCTGAAAATCGATAGGGAAAGCTCCTGTGCGATATTGCACAGAAACGTTCGAAGCGGTTTCCCTAAGCTGTTCTCTCTTGTCACGCGAGAGGTTGATTTCAAGAATCCTCTTTGTCTTTGTCGGTTCAACTAGCGTGTCGTTCGGTCCAAGGTCAATAAATGAACCGCCAATCCACAAACGGATTTTGGTAAGGTCAATATCATCAATCTCTACTTCTTGCGAAAAAGCTGTAGTCAATATACCAGTTCTTGCATTATAAGAAGCTGTCAAAGGATAAAAGAATGTCTCATCTGCAATGTTGTGGCTTGCCAAACCCTTTAGGAAAGTTCCATCTGGCTTCGCAAGAATAATCCGGTCATTATCCGTGTCTGCAATGATATAGTTCTTGTCTTCTAAGCGATAGGCAGAAAATGCGTACTTGAATCCTCTCGCACCCTGGTTGGGGCCAAAGTTGAACGCCTGCTTAGGCGAAAGAGGATATCTAGCACCTTGAAAACCAACAACAGCTACTCTATCAGGATCTATCTCTGTAATCACGTTCTTGAACGTGTAGTACATATTGTTGACTGCAATTTTGTCAGCTATCTTAACGAACGAACCAAAAGTAAACTCATCGATGTCACGTTCCATGTTAACATACGAACCTCTGTCCCATTCGTCAGCATCAGAGATAGAGAAACCAACTTCTTCAGAAGCCACAATATACTGTAGCTCCAAAGAATCTAAGATAGGAGTAGAAGAGCGGTCCTCATCTGATAACAGAAGAACGTCAATCTCAATATCTGTTCCTTCTAGTGAGAATACATCGCCAGAGTTCAATAGAGAGCCATAAGACGCCCTATTAAGCAGAGTCGGCGAGTTAGCTGTTCTCACACGGAAACGTATATCCGTTCCATCTGGAACTTGCGTTTCATAGTTGATTGAGTTGAAAACAACAGGAACTTGGCTCGAATAACGGAACCGGATAAAGCCTTCGGGTGGATAAAGCGCTTGATTTCTCAGGAAGATGTTGTCTACCCAAAACTCAAACTTACTTCGTGTATCATCTGTATAGAAAACAATCTTTGTAATATTGCCACGGTTTACATTCTCAATAGAAAATGACCTTCGCTCAAAACCGTTAAGGTCGGGATCAGGATTTGTTGTTATCTCATCTTCGCCAAGAACAAGGAACTCGGAAGAGGTTTGCTCAGTCCCATTTTCGTCCTCATTGATAAAATACATAAAGACCGCACCATGAGACAGGGACAGGCTCTTAACGTCAAGAACTATCTCATCAAACAGCGACCAGTCTCTATTCGCCGACAATGTTCTCGTATACAAAATACGAAAATCACGGTCTGTATTGAATTTACCACTGTAGAAACCTTGCGTGCGAAGCGTATCCGCATCCTCAGACGTAACGCCGAGATTATCGTCTATAACCTCAGTTGATGCAAAGAAACCAGGTATTGCAACATTACCTGACGCAACTTGTTCAAAGTTCTCGATGAATAAACTGCTCGAACCGCCTCGCGTGAGAGCTACTTGGTCAGAAGCTATTGTGACAAGGTTTCGGTCGTGAGCCGTAAGGAAGGCTGTTGTTGTCTCCCAAAACACAGACGATATCTGTCCTGTTGCAGTTGGCATACCTGATATACAGTTGGTCGGCAAGCCAATATACGCAGTTGATGCATCAAAATCAATAAACGAGTTATCAGTAATACCAGGTATAACAACAATATTGTTGTTGAAACCATCTTCAACTTCTGGATTGCTATACTTCCAAGCTGTCAACAGCTTCATAAGGTTTGTGCTAGCAACTTCGCCTAAAAGTTCGCGATTACCTGATGTAATAACACGAACAAATGAGTCCAAGCCTGCGTGCGTCAGAAGACCCTTATTCGTGAGGTCATTATGGTCAAGGACGGGAATCCTCTCAGGGTCAAGGCGACCACTAACAACCTTTGAGGCGTCGAAGTCTTCAACACGAGCGCCAGGCAACTGGTTCCTGGTCTCGCTTCGGAGGTTAATCTTGGTAGGCGAACCTCGGTGCTTGTGATTAGCCACTTCTTCGCGGATAAGTTCAATGAAGCCAATCTCATCACGAAATGCCGTGTCAACGCTCAAGATACTCGCAGAGCCCGTCGTTACACGAGCAAGACGAACTGACCCCGACCCGAGAGCGAGGCGACTCCAAACAAAGCGGACAACACGGTTTGCTGATGTCCCGCCTGCAACAGTAGCATAAATATCGAACGTATCATTTGAGGGCAACTCAAGCAAATCGGTCGGAGCCGAGGTCTCTGCCGCAACGAGACCAATGATGCCAATACCAGGCTCAATAGTAAGAGCTATAGGATTGCTAGACGTTGAAGTTCGGTCTTTCTCTCTAACAGTCCAACCTGAAATAACACCATTACCAAAAATAGTATAAAGACCATATAGCTGTTTATCAATGAGCAAGAATCGGTCAATCTCCTTGCGCACGTTGACTGGGAGATCGAGACGATCCCTAAAGTCAAAATACGCCATACCATAAAAAGGAGTTTGACCGGCCATGCTTATTTACCTACTGTCGGAGGTCCGCCCATACCTATAACCAAAAGGCCCTCTTGAGAGTAGTATCGAGAAAGTTGGTACATACCTGTTCCACGAAAACCTTGTCGAGATTCGCGAACAGTATCCTGAACCTCTCGCAGCGTCATCTGACGCTCGCCAGACTGGTGGGCTCGGTCTTGTATTTGACGTGAATTATTTCTAACTGATGAACTAGACATGATATCTCCTTTGCATAGTTTTCAATCTTTTCCTCTATTAAGGACTCAAACTTCCTGTTGGACTTACGCCGACAACATCCGTTTCTCCGAACTCGATGTTTGTCGATGGGAACAGCCAGTAGCATTCAAACTTCTGCATCCACGTATTGCTTGCAGGGTCAATTGTAGAACTTACGTTACCGACAATAAGAGGCTGTGGCTCTCTCATGCCGAGTCCCTGGAACGTCACAACATCAAGGGCTTTGATATTGTTGTGACCCACGGCCTCAAAGCGTATACTCAACGGTGGTATAAACATCTTGGTATAGTTCTTGAGAACCCATTTGACAGTTTGCTCGTCACCGAATATACCATCCATCTGAATAAACTGCTTTGGATACCCCAAGAAGCCTGGCGAATCAGCATCAAATAGCGAATCAAAGTTGGTATGTCCTGCAATCAAAAGCTCGCCGTTTGGCGTCGTCGATATGATGCGAACATCGTTGACAACATCTTCTACGTGCCGCTTGACTGTGTAAGCATTAAATACTTGTCTATGAACCTCTGGACTGTCCACAGCATCAGGCGACGCAATGAACTTGATTTTCGCAAGACGTTCATAGTCAATGGGCTCGAAATCAGAGTCACGCCCCTCTCTCTGCTGGAAGTTGAAGAGGTCTTGCTCGTAGGGAAGCATATCAAAATGGAACACACCAAGACGGTCAAAATACATGACCTTGCCTGAAAGTGTTGACATCCTAACAAGGGCATCGTAATACTTCTCGCCATCCTTGAATCGCAAAAACGGCTCTTGTAGAATATCATATGCGCCAGGTAAAGCATACTCTCTATTGAGGACTGTCTCTCCGTTATGAATGGTGAAGAAAAACTCTTCTTCGTCTCTTCGATTAGTATAAGTTCTTAACAGAGAAGCGGGCTGCGTAGAATCGGTAACGTCTCCATCTTCATTGGTTCCGTCGCGGAATCCAGCCAATTGTAATATCTCATAAACAGCATTGAAATCTCGCATCTTATCAAAGAATGGAGAGTTCATGAATAACTGATTGCGAAGAATACCCATATAGTCTTCGACTTCGCAAGTCATGACTCTCTTATTGTTTTCAAATGTGATTTCTCCACCATGGCAGATGCCTGTTATCAATACCCTGTCTCGCTGCCTTGGCGACAAAGGCATAACTCCACCTTCCCACCAAACAGCAAGCTGTATGTAGAAAGCCTTATCTGCTAAGCTGGCAATATACGGAGCATAATTAGTCTCATCCTGAAACTCCATACCCGCATTAATAAGGAACTTGATAGTGCCTGAGTGTTCAAGCTGAAGCATGTCTTGCTCGCTCCATGTTTCCTCGTAGGACATAACATGGTGACTAACATCAATCTCGTTTTTATTGTATGCTACACCGGATGCAGGGACATAAAGTCTATAGCCTGTTACAATGGGAGTTATGCATCGCTGATACATCCAGCCATCACCTTCATCGCCATCGCCTTCGATTGAAGGGAATATATAATCTCCTGGCACAAGCCTAAACAAGACCTGTATTTGCTTGACGTTTGGAGATTCTGAGCCAACGTTTGAGGCGCACTCCCTCATCGAAAGCCCTATTTCCGATTGAGTTCGGCCACGAGCCCCACCGTCCTGCTGTGCATTAGGAGCCTTACCCTGTAAGAAGACAGCTTCAGGTTGTATATCAATAGCTGCTGTTTCTACTGTTCTGTTTTTGATAACCTCAGCAAATATTTCTGCGTCTTGTGTGAACTCATACGAGTCTTCGTTATCGCTCTGGTTTGATGTATTCGACCTGTTCTGCGAACCTGCATTCGGTCCAACTCTTGAAAGACCCTTATCTCGAAGCAATAACTGAATATCTTCCTTGTCTACAGGACCGAGAATACTAAGTGGCTGAGGCAGCACCGTATTTGCAACTTCATCATACGTAAGCGCTCCAAAAGTAAATGAACATTTCCTATTGCCTCCCATGATAGCAATAGGGGCAGGAGCAATAACCATAGGAACTCGCTCTTGCAAGAAGTCTTTTTCTGTCTTGGGTTCCTCGTCTTTCTCATTGTCTTCGCGAGGGGTGAGGTCTGCACGACTGATGACCCATGGGTTATCTTCATAGCCAGAAAAAGTTATGACAAGGCGACCGAGATGCTGTCGAACGGTAACGCGCAAGTTTTCTTGCTCCGTAAGCGAACGACCCGTTGCGCCTCTATATGTAGAAAGCCTTCTAAGTTTTTTGCCATCCGATAAATCAACCGTTCTTTGCCTGCCTTGAGTAGTGCCGTCCGCTGAGTTCTCTTGACAGTTCTGCTGATCTTGGGCACTATCCGCCTCGCTCTCGGTCTCTCCGATTTCTTGTACGGGCTTTAGTTCATAGACTATACCTGCATGACAAAATATGGGGCTAGATTTTTCTGGTATGATTATCCAATACTCATGACCATGCTCGGGACTTTTCCCACTAGTTCGCGGCGAACCGTTTGCATCTTCCTCGGTCTTGTCATATGGCCCATCAGCATCCACGCCAAGCTGAATCATGTAATAGACCTGACGGGAGAAATCAAACTTTTTCAACGCATTAATGTTAACGTTGCCATCGCCATCAAGTTCGATCAAAGCCTCTTGAGGGATAGTGCCTGTTCCGTCTGTAGGAACAGAGTTGATATCGATGTAATTGAACTCTTGCTGCATCTTGAACTTGGCTCTACCAAGCTCAGGGATATCGCTAGAAAGAGCTTCCTTCTTGAACTCAACAAAAAAGTCTTCGCCTTGGAATAGGGATGTTCTCTTTACAACTCGCCAATGGATACCGGGATTTATGTCCTTGTAGACATCATCAGAACCTCCGGAAACTGTAAACTCCGATAGCGCATCGCCTGCAATATTAGCAAGGTCATTTGTAGGGCTACCTGTCTTGTTTGCTTTCTGACTTGGACGGACCCAGTTGGGGCTTGAGTCTCTTTCCACGCCTTCAGCATTACTACTGTTGGCGGCAGCATTAAATACGCTGTATCCCCATTTAGCAGAAAAACGGTATCTCAGCCTATCGGCTTCGCTCTCTGGAAACTCATTTATCTCTGAGGGTCGAACAACATATGAGGAAAACAAGCTACCCGTGTTGACCCACATATGATGAGATGCCTGGGGAAGAGCCTGTATAGCCTCATTGCCATCTAACGACAGTATTGAGTTTCCGCTACCATCTATTAAGAGTTCCGTATTGATTTGGTCGTAGAACTCTAATCGCTCAAGAGGAATGACCTTAGAAGCTTTTTCATTGGCTCGGGCTGGATTCTTTTCATCAGGATCTTCAGATTCGGTCTTTTTGGTAGCGCATATAAAATTGTGCTGATACTCTACACGGGGATTCAGGAACACGCCGTCTATACCAGGAATAGCGTCCAACTTCTCCCGAATACCTTCGGGCACAAGTTTAAGCGTCTCGGGAGAGAATATAAATCCCTGGTCCTGGCGACGACGGCGATAGATAGGCTTGTTGCCCCAAATGGTGCATTCGCACTTGAGTTGGCCCGCAAAGCCTGGAACAGCCCTACGGAACGTCTCGTTATTCGGAGTTGTGCCTATGCCCTTATCGCCCATCGATGACCTTCTGTTTTACATCTAACTCAACAGTTCTGTTTGAAATAGTTAGACCTCGTATCGTTCCTTCTGTGTCCTTGTAATAGAACCTTGTATAACCACTCGATGAAGTGTAACCAACAGGCGGTATTTCCGATATTGCCATGGTCTCATTGAAATGGTCTAATGGTCCTGGATAGGAAAACACGATATTCGAGTTATCTTGCTCCAAACCAATCGCTACGTCCTCCCCTAACTGACCTACACAAAATATAGGAGGATTTCTCGTGCTTTCTGCGTCCAGCGCCGCAACTCGATCTCTTCTATCAGGGTTGAAAGTATCGGAGTCGAACTGTCTGACAAACATCATGCCATCTACAAGATAAGCTATGTTAATTCTATCGGTAAAATCATCGAATGCCGCGCCTACGTTCCCAATAAACCTAACCTCTTGCGCCAGGTTGTTTTTGTGGAAACCGATTCCCTCATTACTTTCATCCGCCAAGCCATCATACCAAGCCGTTCCGTCGTCTCGGCTAACCCGTGTAAACAGTCGGCCATTAGCAGCCCAAATAACCTTCAAGACCCCTCGATTATCTTTGGTTACAACGTAGTTGACTTCTGGAAATCCCTCTTCATAAGTTTTTCTATCTCCAGCAACACCAAACCTCCTAAAACGGCTTGGTGGGTTCTCTCTATCCGGATTGATTTGTTGATTGAGACGAAGGCTCGATATCCGAAGTTCACGAGTCAAGAACTCGCCTTCGATATTACCTATCACTACATTAGATACTGTCTGTCGAAGGTCTTTTCCTCTTTGCGAAAAATGGGCAACACCAAAATCTTTGGGAGTATTCTCGTCATATCTGAACGGCCTCTGATACGCCTTGAACGAATCTGAAGAATCAAAGTTATTTGGGTCCACCTCTTTTTCAAAGAGCGTGTCATTCAATACATAAAATAGACTGATACGATTCGACTGCCAATCCGGAACAACAAATGGAGAGCGAATCTCTTCATCGCCAGAGGTAATAACAATGCCTTTGTGGTCAAACCATGTATCTCCAAGGTCAGGCGATACAAGGCATGAAATCTCGGTATTACCTGTAGACAAAGCACCTGTTCCAGGCTGGTCTCCGTATTCGCCGGCCTCCGCACGAGAATCCTCATAGAATATGTACCAGTTACCGGCAGCATCAAAGCACGAAGAAAACTGACCAGGAGCAACATTCAGTTCCTCATAGGCCTCTTCAGTCAAAGCAATCATCTCTATCTTGATGACATCAATAAAACCTAACGCTTCTCCTTGTAACCTGATTGAATCATCTGTATAATACCTCGTATCAAGAATGATGAAGTTTTTCTTCTTATTACTATTTGCTCCGCCAGGGAAGACGACGCCTATGTTATCTATAACGCTACGCGAGTTAGGGAAAACAGCGGCAATCCTTCTATCCGAAATATCATAGAACCCAGGGTCGGATACTTCATAACTAATCTTCAAGTTACGGAGTCTCCGCTCTTGTAAGCCAGTAATCACAATCTCGCCTCGGTCTTTGTTGTGATTAAAAGCCGGTTCAAACTTTTCGTATATTTCAGATACGCTCTTTAGACCGCGAGCCACTTGGCCTGCATCTAGAACAATTTGCAACCCCCTGCTGTGACCTGGTTGATTGCCTATAACCTTGTCAAAGCCAAGAACTCGCGTATCAGACTCTTGCAAGTTGTCTATGTCTTGATTACTATGATTACGGCTGGCATCTTCTGAATCATACGAGACTTTCTGCAACTGAGACTGTATCTGCGAATCACGCACAGGAAAATAACGAAGCGTAGTCTCGCCAGTTGAGGAATCAGAGAAAACAACAAAGGCTTGCTCACGATACGGATGAACGGCAATGGTCATTGTCTCTCCGCCAACCGGATTCGTAAACACCCATATACCGCCATCTGGGTCTAATGCAAACTGTGGCGTGAATCTCTCGACAAAGATCCGTCCCCGTTTGGTAAGAGGGAAGAAGAAGAATGGCGTGCGAACAAACATATCTGCCTGAATCGTGCCGCTTGAACAGAACTGTTGGTCGTATGTGAACAATTCGTTACAACTGCGGACAAAGTATGCCCCGCCCTCAATGGAAGACATCTGTATCTTCTCAAACTTGGCTGTCCCTAAGTCAAAGCTGTTGCGACCTGAAACTCTGTTCTTGATGAGATCGAGGTTAGGAAAACCAATACCCGTTCCTTCAACCTCTGGATCATAACGCGAGACACTGGCCAAGGCTTCCGCGAGGTCTCGCTGATAACCAAACTTCTCGTTGTCAAAAACGGCAGTATTTACATGGTCGCTGATGTCGAACAGAAAGCCTCGCAACTTACGATTTGAACCGTCAGCGCTTGGATCAAGCTCGCCATCATCATTAAAACCAGGACCAAAATCAACATAGCTAGTTATAAACGAGTTCCACCAATCCTGGTCACGAATGTCTTCGGCTGCTATCAGAAGCTCGGGCGGCTGTGTTGGCTCTCTTGCGTTCCATGACAAAATGCCTCGAAAATCTGCAAAGTAGATACCATTGATAAACGGTACTTGATTTTTTGTATCGTTAAGAACTTCTATGAGCCTTTGACAAGTCAAGTCGCTTAGCGTTGTTTGCTCAAGCCTCTCCTCAAACGTCAAATCAGGATTAGACAAAATCTCCTCATCTTCGAGAAGGTCTACGAGGTCAGCACGTATGAAGTTACGAGAGGCATCGAGTCCATGTTCTTTATGGGCTTTGAAAGTAAACGGCTTGAAGTTATAAGCCTTTACCTGATCGATACCAATACGTTCTACCTGAAAGCCAGGAAACAAAAAGAAGAAGCTTCGTGCTTCGATAGCGTGCCGCAACTCATCATTGATTACGCCTGAATAGGTAATATAAAGTCGGTCACCTGGTTGTAGTCCAGGAACCTCATCAGCATCGTCGGTTGCTGGTGTGCCGTTGAGTATCTGGTCGGTTAGCCTAATCTGTATAACTCGGTCAACAAGGTCGTCGCCACCATTGTTTGTAAAGCAGTTTGACTCAAAACGGTCTGCATCATTATCTGCACGATAGTCATATTTTCTTTCATCCCGAAGAATTTGCACGAAAAGGTTTTCTTCGCCTCCAGAATTGAAGTTTGTAAAACTGGCTTCGATTTGACCTTCGGAGCTAATGCGATGCCCACGAGTCCGTCCAGAGGTTGTCCCTAAGCTCTCTTCCTCTTCTTCTGTAAACTCGATGGGAGATTGTGTTACGCCTAATACTCCAGCCGTTGCGACGGGTAGTTTGTAGGTAAACGTCTTTTCCTCATTCGAATTTGCTTCATCTAAATGTTCTTGAGTTATGATTATACTTCGATTGATACGAGTTTCCATATCAGCGAAGTGCCATATGAAACGCGAAACAGTTGGTTCGAAGTCGCCCAATAAAGAACAACCCAAAGCAGAGCCAATACCAAAACCTGCTCCACCGCCGAGGCCGCCAAAGATAAAACCTGTATTGCCGCCTGGCGAAAGGTCATTCAAGCTTGTGCCTGATATGTCCGAACGAACGCTATACTGAAACTCAGCGCTGATGCGATTCGAAGGGAGTAGACGAATCTCTTCTTCTCGAACAGTTCCCACTTCCGGGATGAAACCATTCGAGATAAGGTCTTGAGCGCCAAAAGCTAATGCGCCTTGGACAAAAGGAGCGCATCGACTCATCTTATCTCCTCGTGTTCATTTCTTCCATGACCTTATCTTGGGCTGCTTCGGTCACGGTCTTCATTACCATAGTAAACTGTTTGATAAGTTCTGCAACCATTGTCTTCATATCTTGTGGGGTTACAGAAACTTCTATCTTTTGCGCAGCATTAGTTACTTGAACAGGTAAAGGTGGTCCTTCGGTTTGTAATATAACAGGTCGCTGCACGCTATCGTTAATTCGCTCAAGCAACTCAGAAGTTCCGTATCTGACATTGCCTGCGCCTGCCGCACTTGTTCCCATATTGCGACCTATACTTTCCTGCCACTGAGACCACGCCTTCGCTACATCGGCAGCGTTCTTGCCTCCATTAAAACCAGATAAAGGATTACCTGTTGTCATGGCATTGCCCCAGGCATCGGTAACTCCATCATTGGAACCGCTGATACCTCCTGGTGTGTATCTCTGCGATTCAGTAAAGCCTCTACCTGCAAAACCTGTTCTTAGGCCTGTTGTAGCGTTTTCTGTCGCGGACATCATTGTGCCTACTCGCTTGTTTTGGTCAATGACAATCTTCGTAAACATGCCATTGCCGGTCATCATAGCCGAGATAGCAGACACCCAGCCATCACGAATCACACGAGTAACAGAGGCCTGCTGTTGCTGCTTCTGAAGTATCTTGTCTTCAATCTCAAGCCTCTGAGTCTGTGCCTGATAGATTGCTGCCCGAACGTCTTCCTCGCTCGCGCCTCGCGCGCGAAGCTCCTCAGCTACCTGTTGCTCACGCTGTATCAGCATCGACTGCTGCTCACGCATGATTTCGATTTCGCGCTGTAAGGCATCAACCTGCTCAAATCTCATCTGAGCAGAAGCCCCAACACCCATGGCAAGGTTATCGGCCAAAGATACCTGAGTAGCCATCAAGCTGCTCATAGCAGACGCACGACGCAACTCGCCCTCACGAGCCTTGGTTACATCATTCAGCGAATCAGATATCTTCCCAAACTGCTGCCTCTGAGCGTTTTGCAACCTAAGCCGCTCAGTCTCAAGGCGAGCTATAACTTCCAGAGGAGCAACCTGGTTGCGTAAGGCTTCAAAAACATCATCGCTAATATCAGCGCCATTTTCTCTCGCTCGTGTCAACGCGTTAAGTATTGCTTCGTAGCCGCCCGTATCCCCCGTCTCACGAACATTAGCAATGGCTGAATCGATATTGCTTACGGCGATACCCTGAGCGCTGATAAGCCTTGTTGTTTGGTCAATGATAGTGCCAAGCTCTGCCCCTATATCATTGCCGAATGGATTAGCTCCGCCAAACTTAGAAAGTAAATCTAATGTAGTTTCATATTTACTCACAACAGCGTCAAGGAGCTTGCTTTGAGTCTCGATGCTCTCTCTAATAATCTTCTGCAACGTCGCAACACGTTCGGCCTGAATCGCTCTTTTTGTTTCTGCATTTTGCAGGTCTTGAGCTATCGCTGCTTGCCCCTTGGCCCGAGTTGCGTCTCGTGACTGTATAGCGCGTAAATCGTCGAGCCTCTTTACAAGGTCATCAACTTCCCTGTTTGCTCGCTCCACTGGATCGCTCCAAAGATTCATTATAGAATCAATAGGGCCACCCATGTTTTCTTTTTGCTTATCGAATATCTGTTTCTCAAGGTCTGCGATTTCTTTAGCACGGTCAATAAGTTTATCGCCGCCTTCAAGCCCAGCAAACTGCGTAGAAGCTATCTTCATAGCCTTCGCTAGCTGACTGTCCATCGCGTTCTCTAAGTCGTTAATAGCTTCGCTTAGCGCTCCATCACCCGTCCAATCGATGTGCTGGCCTATCTTTTCGCCAACCGTTACACCGCCTGCCGCTGCCGCTGCGATAAAGGCACCGCCTATAACGCTACCTGCTGCTACTGCGCCACCGCCTGCCGCTGCGCCACCGCCTGCTGCTGCGCTACCACCTGCTGCTGCGACCCCACCCGTCGCCGCTGCGCCACCTACTGCCGCACCAACTCGTCCCGTCAAAATGCGGCTTATTAAACCTCCACCCGCTGAACCTCCAATAACATTGAGTGCGCCTCGTGCCGCGCCAAGCGCACCCATAGCACTCACACCTGCTGCAACTATACCAAGCAATGAGCCTATTCTTATAAGTTCATTGAAGTTTCTTTCGGTGAAATCTGCTATCGACTGAGTAATCGGCATCATTCTTTCAGCAACAGCCATCTTCAGTTCGTCTTGAGTCACGTTTAGCTGACGGATAGCCTGCATCTGACTACGAGATACATCCTCTCGCTGCCGGTCAGCGTCTCTCATTCCTCCACTCGCGCCCGTACCTGCGAGTCTTCTATTTTCTTGCGCAGTTATAAAACCGCTAGCTTCCTTAAAGGTAGCCATGTCGATGTCGCCAAGAAGCACGGCGGCTTCAAGCATGTCGCGACCGACAGTCTCCAGTCCTGATCGCGGACCCTTGAGCAGTTCTTGGAATATAGGCATCTTCGCAGCAACGCTCTGAAGAACGTTGTCTAGACGCATCATCTCATCTACGCTCTCACCAACAGCATCAGCGAGCAACTGCATATAGTCGCCCATCTGTTCAACAGTTATCGTATTGAAACCAAGCTGAACCTGTCTTTGAAGCTGCAACAACTCATCACGAGTAAAAGCAAACCTATTCCGCAGTTCAATGATACGCTGCTCAGTCTGCTGTACGCCTTCCCCGAGACGCGCAAAGATAGTCCGAGAAGCTATAAGCTGCTTATTGTACTGAAAGAGTTCATCTCGGACTCCCGACAAACCTAATTGCCTGATAGCAAGACCAAAAGAACTAATACCTGCGCCAGCAGCGGCAACAAGCTTAGAAGCATTTGAGAAATCTTTGCCTAAACCCTTGAGAACGCCAGTAGTTCTGGTCGCTTGACGTTGGACTTGTTGTGCAGCATTATCAACGCCACCAAGCGCGCGTATAACCTCCTCGGCTCCCTCGACGCCAAGGGAGACGACCAGCATGCGACGTATAAGTTCTGATGCGGATTGTTCTGCCATAGAGAAATACCAAAAGGTACAAAAACACCATATAGGTGCTGCTCGCTTCTAGTATTTCGGCAGAAAGGGGGTATTCCCCTTGATATTACGTCAGATTTGACAGCAAAAGCGTGAAATCACCAAATCAGACAGATGACCCACATTGTCAAGACAGCCCAGATGAAGCCGACCCGTGTGAAGGCATAGCCAATAACGAAAGCGACGATGCAGAAAAACCAAGAAATCCAGTCAGTCATCATTCGAGCGAAGTCCGAACGAGGCACAACAGCGTTGACCTGTCCAATCCCTGTGTAAGGCTCCATGTAGTTCAGCACACAGATACAAAAGAAAACGGCAATAGCCATATCGAAAAAAGTCAAACAACCTTGCTGTTCATCAGACATATTGAGTCTCCTTTGACCTACGTGGTCAACAAGACATCGTATGTGGCTGCTCACTAGGTTTCAACTGCTGTTCGGTCTATGATTGGTCAACCTGAGCCTTCATTGCCTCAGCTTCTTCCAAAATCTCGTCTGTAAGCCCCTCGAACAGCCCCAGTGCCGTTTCAAGACCGTCTGCAAGAGCAAGGGCCACTTGAGGATTGAGCGTATTGACGCTTGCTTCAGTCGCAGGCATGACCTTACCTGCTGAATCCTTGAAATCCCACTCTACAAGTAGTTGTACGATTCTGCGATACCTGACCTCGCTGACAGACATCGCAAACTCCCCGTTGCTACCAACCTGAAGCGCAGCATCCATCAGGCGAGTGGTGTCCCTGTAGTTTGGACGACGGAACTTGGCTGAATACGTCTCGAAATCTTTTACACCATCAGGCACTTCGTCATCTGACCAACAAATCAGCTTACCATCTCTGGTGGCAATCTTGAGCTTGACTTCTACGGTCTCATCTTCTGAAATAAACAGGTTGCTTGTCATGCATCAATCCTCGGAAACCTTGGCAGCGCCAAGCAAGCCTGAAGCCGCTGCGCTGAGCCTGTGCTTGAGCAATAGAATTTCTACATGCTCTTTGTATTCTTTCGGCGGAAGTCGGCGAATGTACTCAAGCGAGTAGCCATAGTTGTAGGCAAAAAGATGTTCCACTATTGCGTCCGGGAGGTCACTAGAATCAATCAAGGCCCCTGAGTAAAGGTCAGCGGCCACCCGGACTATTCTTTTTTTTCTTCTTGGTCTACCGTAATCGTGGAGTCATAAAGGCGGATAAGAGCCTGCGCAACAGCAGCCGGTAGCTGACCTACATTCTCGGGCGTAGGAGGAATCGGAGACCCATCCTTGTCGGTTACATCCCATTCTTTCAAGCAGTAACGGAAAACATTGTCCTGATAACGAGAAAAGTCTACCTCGTTATTGCCGGAAATCTTGTTGTAGGTCATCGATTGCTTGAGCAGGTTGTTGTTCATCTGCCAAGTCTGAGGCGACCACTTTGTCACTAGGCAATCCACCGAATCATCGCCGTCCTCAATGGCTTTCTTGCCTTTTTCTTCGTCGAGGACCACGAACTGTCGAACACCTGCGTTATTCTTTTTTACGCGGTAAAACAGCTTGATTTCGATAAGGTCTTCTTGACCGTCAATCAACAAATTAGATGGCATCAGTTTCTCCTTCTAAAGCTTCGCACAAACACAATCATGGCAAAGCTCCTACGAACAGAGAAACTTCGCCATGATTGCCTTGTAAGGTATCGGCATATTATGCCGTTTACGAATAGCTAGCTGGGGTCACAGAAGCTATCGATTAGTCGTCAGGATTCCAGTTAGGGAAGCCGGTGGATGTTCGTCCACCAAAAATACCTGGAGTAAAGGTGTTACCGCTTGGAAGGTCGGTGCCCGAAGTTCCAAGCTCAGTAGCCTCGTAACCATTGTCACAGTCAGCGAGGGCTGTAAACGGAACAGTCGTCTGAACAAGGTCGTTCGTGATAGCAATTTCTTCAATCTCGAAGACAACGCCATGAAGGGCCGTGATGAATGCAACAGTACCAGCGCCACCAAGCGAGTAGCCAAACGCGATTCGAGCCGTTGAGGTAAATCGGTCCTGGTTGTTATACGCCAACTCAGACAAAGCAGTGTTACGGCCCATGAGGACCATGCGACCGTTTATTTCTCGCTTACGAGCCGTGATATCCTGCGGGGCAAGCTTGTTATTCAACGTGAAGAATCGCTCAGCGTTGTTGTTGATTGTTACTTCAAACTCTCGCAAGTAATCGCCTCGAATAGGTTCGGTCTGCAAATTATCGCCGTATATACGAACCAAAAAATCGTTCCACGTAACAACGCGAGCGGGCGAAAGAAACTCGGGCTCAATGTTATCAGAAGGCAAACGAACCTGGTCGCTTGAGTCAGCGCCGCCAATGATGTCCATGCTAACATTTACCATGTCAGACTGAGTAACAGACATCGTATAAGAGTTAACAATACAAGTTGGATACTTGAAATGTGTGTCGTCTGTATAACGAACCTGCGTATCAAACTGGTTGATGAGACGACCAAACGAATCACGCTGAGAGGCGATTCTCCACATGGCCTCGCCGAGCGTCTGATTTGTAAGCTGGTCACAATCGCGGCCTGAGTTAATCGCTGTAATGCCTTCATGAACAAGCGGGAAAGCAATGTTGCCTTCCACGATACGCGGACCTAACTGATAGAGAGTCCTATCAATCTTGCCATCCACAACGTCAGGGTAATCTATGTTCTGCATAGCCCTAACATCACAGTTAGTAGCTCTTAGTCGTAGGTTACCAGCAGTAGTACCCAGGAGGGTAACACTACCAACGTATCCCATTTTTGCTTGTGGATTAGGCATTTATACCAACTCCTCATTAACTCCTAGAGACATTCTGAATCCACATGCCAAAGCGCTCATGGTGGATTAGACGATCCTCGATGCATCAATCGTGTAGCCTGCGGCAGCGCTGAGAGTCGCCCAAGCCTGGGGAACTGTGCCTGCTTCGCCCGCTAGCCATGCATCAAGGGTTGTATACGATGAGCGGTTGATGACGTGATTATTGATACGTCTAACCGCAGAAAGAAAACTAACCGGATTTCGGAACAAGTCCGAGTTAATCTGGTAGCTGTTCCAGAACTCAGTCAAGAGGTCTACCTCTGGCTCAATTTCATCAAGCTGGACGATTGTGTAAACCGCGTCAAACAGATAATCTACTGATGCGAGGACTGATGTTCTGGCATTCGCGTACTGCGTAGCGATTGTTTCATAGTTGCTTACAGAAATCACTGCTGCCATAAGTATTTCTCCTCAAAAGTTCCGTGACCCCAAATCCTTGTTATTGAGAGTTCTAGATTCTTGTCCTAAAACCCTTCTTTTAGCCCTTACCGGCTTTCTATGAATTCAGGCTCAACTAGGAAACTCCTTCTCAGAGGAGCAAAAATTTCAGAAAGACTCAACAGCTATTTTATCGCCAACAGCCTTGACTTCCTCGATGACCCCAACAAGGCGGTCAACAAATGCTTCTTCTGTGTATTTTTGGGAAATCTCCTTGGCTGCCTCTTGAGCAGACTGAAGCCATACTGGGTCTTTGACGGACCTCTCTCTAATATTCAGCAAAACATCTCTCAGACCCTCTATTGAGATAACAGAAAATTCCTCTTCTGCCGCTCCTATAAAAGTTGTATGAGGAACAACCAATCGATATTCCTCTGGCATTTCTTGCAATATCTCGCCTACGCGCCCAATATCCATACCAATAGGCACACAGCCGCAAGCCATGGCTTCGAGCATTCCCAAAGCAGTTGCGCATTTTACAGAGCAATCTACAAAGAAATCAGCAGAACGATATTCGTCCGCCATCTCCTCATCGCTGATACTATCCTTGACAGAAACAAACTTGTTTGGTAGAGATACATTGCTAGCTCCGTATCTCTCAATCAATAGTTCAAGCTCATAATCCCCAGGATCATAGAGGTTGGTGTGAAGTTTTCCTACCAACTCTCCCTCTTGTTCCGTAAGCTCCAGCAACCCCTGAAGTTGTCCCATCGCCGCAATAAAAGCGGCTATGTTACTCGCCTGCGCATTCTTAGCAGAGCAAATTACAACTGTCTCATCACGGGATTCTCGTCCCTCATCAGTAAATATATCTTGCTTGATACCGAATGGAATCATCTCTGCATCAATATTACACAACCCAGTCAGGGTTGCCAATCCAAAATCATTGACTGAAATTACCTTGTCGGCATACTCTATATTTGACTTGTGCTGCTCGTTAACATAAAGGCAGTCCACGCAGATTACAGCAATCCATTTGAATAAATTCGGATACATCGCCTTGATATCCCAAATGAAGTCAGTTTCCTTGTAATCGCCTATCGAAATAACAACATCGGGATGGACTTGTTTCATGATTTCGTAAAGAGCGCCCGAACCCTGAGCTTGTGGCTCGAAAGGAATAATAGGAACAGCGTTTTCTCCGTTAATCTCATACCAATGAGCGCCACCTTCCTCGGGCAAGAAAAAACCCTCATCGTGATGCCACGCTGCCGTAGAGACCTCATGGCCTTCTGCTTTGAGTTCCTCAATAACAGCAGCATTCATTCGCCCATTACGAACAAGCAAATACGGGGACGCGCTAACAGTTAGTATCTTCATCTCAGACCTCCTATAGAGGATATCGTCATACATCAGAGACAGCAATCGCCCAATCGTCGCCAACAAGCACAGCCGTCAGGGGTGTTCCACCAAGAGAAAATCGTCGAGTCTGAGTCACGGTTCCGCTCAGTTTCTTGCAAACAAGGTCGCCGAAAGCATTTGTTGCGATGGGGATACCTTGCCATATAGAGTATGTCGTGGTATCAACACTTCTTTCGCCGCCGAGCGTCGCATGCATGACTCTATGAGTTCCGTTTTCTAAGTAAGAAAATCTCGTACCTTGATATACAAAGCTGTTACTTGACAAAGACAGGGCTCCGTCAAGAGAGCCATCGACATCGTAAACAGCTAAGGCTCGCGAACCTGAGGAAGACTCGTATACAGAAATTGGTACTCCACCAATAAGCAACTTAGAAGATGAACGAGTGTTATAGTTTGATGCAACATCAAAGCCAGGCCTATATGCTCCTGAAGAAGACTGTATTGCCCGTATCGGAGAGTTGCCTATGCGAACAGGTCTGGCGCTACTAGACAGAACGGTTCCGGTTGGAGGAGAATAATAAATTGTCATCTCCATGCCGTAATGCCTAAACTGAACAGTCCCCAAGCCTGTGACAAGTCTACACTGCTGACGGAAACCAAAGGTCGGATTGAATATGTCTTTTGTTGAAAGACCTGATAAAAAGCTACCTACTCCTCCTGCTGTCTTTGATACGTTTGTGCCCGATGGAGAAGCCGTGGAAGAAGTAGATACAGTAGATGTGCTTGAATCATTGAGTCGTATGTTCGCACTAACAGAAAAAGCGATTGTGGTATTTGCATGAACCAAGCCATACTCAATTTCTATACCTTCAAGAGTAGAAAGCGGGTCAAATGAAAAGCCAAAATTTGTCCATACAAGGTATTGAGTGGTATCTATGGATGGGGATGAGTTAATGCTGCCCGCCGCAAAACCGGCAGGATAAGTTAGAGTGTTGTTGATATTTGTCCAGTCAACTTCGCCACCTGATTGAGTAACCTGCCCTGGAGCCCTTGTCTGTGTCTCTATAGCCATCGTTGTATCCTTAGCTCAATACGGGGTCAAGCCAGCCACCCTGTTCCTGAATCTCGGCCTCCCATGCGAAGTAACTTATTGTAGACGCATGCAAAAGCGAACCTTTATGAATAAATCCATAATCAATATCGGCAGGCCAAGAGTTATAGAAAAAACGAGTCATAGCAATAAGTTGTAAACTGCTACTTGAAGTATATGCATTCATAAATGGAGCATGAAGCTCAATAGTTGTTGCATCAATAATGCATTTGACTGCGCTTTCTTCGGACCTGTGCAGACTGTCAAGTAGAACATGGCGGCCTGGCTCAAAAATGCTCGAATCGGCAACCTTGATAACGCGGTCTCCTGCCGCGATATCTGCGGTTATTTGAGTTTGCTCATAAGAACCCACAAAAGGATAAAAGTTGTTCTTTAGACCTCTCTCGATATTATCTGTGATGCTTAAAAGAAAACGGTAGCTATCTTCATTATTGGTCGCCTGTGTGAACGAGGCAATCTGTATGCTATGATTTTCCTTAGTCAAATTAAGAGCTTCAAAGTTTGAAGAACGGCTCTGCTCCATAATGGTGATTGCAGGATACTGCGGAATCACGGCAGGGTCTCCGATGTAGATTCCTTCCATAAGCTTACCATTGTGAGTCTTGCGGATAACCGAGTTGTTCGCTACCGTCCAACCTGCATTGACTTGAATAGGCGTCGAAAGGGTTAGAGTGGTATCATCAACTACTTCATCAACCACGAGAAAAGGCTCATGAACCTCTCGCTCGTAATCAATAATTGCAAGCTGATCTCCCTTAGCCCATCGCTTCGTGGATTCAACATAAAGCGTCGTAGCTCCAAACGCGACATCGGCAGTAAGCGGAGTCTGCGTATTGACCCAGCGATACACAATTCGTCGGATAGATTCGAGAAGCTCTATTGTTGGTTTCTTATTGCTCATATCAGTCTATTCAATAAATCATCCACGTAATCTTGGGCAAGCTGCTCGGTCGCTCTGTCAATATCTTCTCCTCGCTGAAGCTTGAAGCCTTCTCCTCGTTTGAGCGAATCTACGCGACCTTGACGAACTGCCTCTTCCCGTGTTTTGCTAAGTTTAACACCGGCAGGAGTCATCACACTACCAGCTTTTATTTCTGTGCCATTGAGCATCTTGATGCGACGAATCTGTTCGGTAAACTTATCCCATTGACCCTTACCGTCATTATTCATGATGTTTCTCCGATATCTCGGCTACCATCAGAATCAGCACCAGGTAATCTATAGCGGTCTCGCAAATTGGGATTGAAGAAGCGGTGCCCGATTCGCCTTTGACCATGAAGAACAGTGCGGCCATTGAGTATGTTGTTAAAATCTCTACGCGCCATCGCCCGCAAATGCTTGCCGTATTCGCTTTGATTAGGCGAGACCTCTGCTGAGAAGTACTTATCGTAAATGTTAGCTGCTGCAAGACGGGCAGATATTAAAGCGATAGGTGCAGGATATTTGACACGAAGAACGCGAGTCTCGCTTGCATCATACATACCAACAAGTGTACTTGATAGCTCGACCGTCGTATTATTAACAACGGTCTCAACCGTATGACGTTCTTCTTGTGAGGCATCAATAAATACAAGGACATCACCAGGAACAAGATTCAAAGCCTTAGTTAATTCAATATCTGAGTTATATTCATTGACATCAAAAATGAGCCTCATTTCGAGGTCTGCCTTCTCGCACAGCGGGACGGCATACATTTCGCTCAATACGCCATCTACTTCTTCATCTGCCCAAGTTATGTATTGATTGATAGTATCAGACGAAATAGCATTCGGGTTTGTAACACTTCCAATAGAATTCAACGACACAGCATTGCCATTAACCACGCTGCTTGTGGCAGAGGTTAGGGCTTGAGCAAGTATATCTGTAACTAGTTGTTGTGTTGCGTAACCCATTTACTCTCTCAATCAGTCTCTTTAGCGGCCTTTTTCTGTGCGACTACAGCGGACGCATATAAACCCTCTACAACAGCAGTTCGCGGACTCGCGGCCCCTCTAACCTCCTTAATTTCAAAAGGAAGGTCAAGCCCTCTGACTACCTTTTCAACCTTCTTGGTAAAACCATTGGGCATCGAGGTTCCGCCTGCAACTACAATATCAAGCGGCGCATTGAACTGGCTTTTTTCTGAAGAAAACTTCTTGCCAAAATGCGTAAATACATGGCGAATAAGCTGGTCATAATACGCATCTAGAGCAAACTGAACATCATCATCAAAGTCTATATTCTCGAAATCTAGCTTCTTTTCCTTGGTGGCAATGACTTGAGACAATGGAACGCCTGTCTGCTCAGAAACCATTTTATCTACCCAATCACCGCTCCTGGCGACACTCATTCCGATGACAGGAAGGCCGCGATAAGCTAGAACACAGTTTGCTCGTCCAGCGCCGAAGCTTACGCCTATGCCGCTATAGGCAATCTCTTCGCCATCTTCCACAACCACTGGTCGTTCCGACAGAATAACCGCATGGCCCTCTTCAAGGATTTTGACATTCCAACCAAGCCTTTTGAATAACGCTTCTAACCGCTGCCTATGAAATACGCTGTCAGCAGAGCCATCAACAGACGCCGACGATACACAAGTGCATACCCATGAGTTGTCGCCATCGCCTTCTCCAACAGCTTGTCGAATAATCTCAGCAAGCACAAGCAACTTTTTGTCTTCGTTCTTATTGAGAACGCCATCCTGCAAGGGTCGTCTTACTTCGGCTTTGCCAGGAAAGATATTGGCAACCTGCATTGCATCATCGCCGATGACATAATACGAGTTACCATCCTTGACATACTGCCATCCATTGCGCGAGAGAATATCCTCTGCATCCTCAGATGCAGGAAGCTCCACGAAGGCATTGCGAACCACCTTGAAAGAAAGGTCATCTCCATCTTTTTCTGCGACTTGGAAAAACATTGTCCCACAGTCCACTCCCACTGCTCTGCTCATCATCTACCTCCTCATAGAAAACCTTCAAGTTCATCAATATTCTTATCGACGTTTGAGGAACCCTTGATTTTATCTTGCTTGATTTGACCCTTAGAGCCCTTAGTCAACCTATCAATCGTGCGACTGTGTATTTCAACAGAAGTATCATCCGGAATTTCTGTCTCTACATTATCAGCAACGGTCTTCTGTTGCTGAGGAACTATGCCTCCTGTAATGCTCTGCAACGCCTGTATTGCAGAGTTTAGCTGCTGTATTGCTTCCGGGTCCATTCCTTGACCCTGCGGACTATCAAGATGCTTGCTTACTTGGGCATTCATTCTGGCAGTCAGCCGCTTCTCCATCTCTTGCATTTGCTTAAGAACTTCTTCATTCGTCTGTTCTTTATGGACTTCGATTGCTTGCTGTCTCAAGGCTGTAGGAGCGCCGGGCTCGTCCTTTTTTAGAACCTTTAGAGCGCCACGACGAACGGCTATCCGCAAATCGTTTGACTGGTCAATAACATGCCTAGAGGCAAGCCTATCCAAGTCCTCTGTTTTGCCTGGCTGAATAGCTGCTCTAAGGTCGCCTAGAGATATTTCGTGTCTCGTCGTATTTTTGACAATAAACGTCATCGTCTTGTTCTTATCCTTGGCAAAGGTTGCGGCTTTGCTTCTATAGCTATTTCGTTCATCTTCTTGCATTCAGGACAATACCAAAATATCTTGCCCTCAGCAAAGTTGATTTCTATAACAGGCTCAGATTCGTGATGCCTGCATTTATCGCAAACACAGGTAACATTCATAACTCTTCCTTCAAGATACGTAGAGCAATCTTGGCCTGTAGCCTAGTTCTAGCGATATCAGCATCGACCATGCTCGTATCAGCAAACTTCGACATGCTTGTCTTGAGCCGCTGCAAATCTTCGAGGCGAGTAAGAGCAATCTTGATAATCTCGTATGCGATAGATGCACGACGACGGCGAGGAGCCTTGGTTCCAAGATACTCTCTTCTCATACGATTCCACTCTTCGCGCTGTTCTTTAGTTCCAACAGGAGACTCATCATCATACTCTCCCGGTAGAGACAAGATATTGGCAACAGAGTCCCACAGCCCCATGCCTACACGACGATCAAAATCTTGTTTCTTGAGACGCGCAACTTCAGGTTGCACAATATGATTGACGACATCAGAAGGCAATGTATTAACAATCTCAGGATTTACTGCGCCTTGAAGCCCTTTTTGCTCAAGATACTGATTAAGCCGCTTCATGCTGTCTTCGGGCATCTCATACCCCTCGCCCGACAGCATGTGAGTTAACAACTCTCGGCGGTCTCTATCGCCTTGCTCGTTGAATACAGTATAGCGAGCCGCGCTCTGCAAACCTGAATATGCTTTATTTGCATCTAAGAAAGCCAAGATAACATTCTTGGGATACTTCTTAAAAGCCTCGTCCATCACGAACTCTTCCACAGTCTCCGCGATACTTTGCGCAGCATAACCAAAAAGACTTTGGTCTTTTAGCTCGCCTGTCATGCTTTCAAAATCACGGCCTCTCCAGCTATTAAGCTTTGGTATTAGATTGCGATAGCTGTTTGGGTCATCTGGGTCTGGCTCTAGGGAGCCCGACCTTGCGGCTTGCATCTGCTCATACATTAATGAGTTGGGAACAAGTTTATACCAGTTTATAGAAGACCAATCGTTTTCAGCGCTTGGGTCAAATACCAAGTTTCCGAGTCTTGCGCGTTCAGCAAACTCCTCATCAGTCATATCAGCCGGACGGCGCTTCGGACGCCTTGTAACCGGCTTACCTTCGGTTAGTTTTTTGATTTCGGCTGGCGATAGACTCTGATTACCAATCTGCTCGTGCCAACCGTGCAGCGCCTTGGCTGCTAGGTCGCCTGCGGCGTCGGCAGCAATAGCAGCATAGAAAGCCGAGTTTGTTGACTGCTTGCCATTCGGAGCAGTTACAACCTCATCCATGCCATATTTATCAAAGATGTGATCTCTAACTTCGCGAGACAAATCCTTAACCATGTCGCCCATGCTCGCAAGGTTGCCAAAGATACTCTCCATGTATTTTACACGGTCTTCTTCCGACATCTTCGCGGCATCGGCCCTAGGCTGCTCTTGTTCAATAGTTTGTTCAAGAGACGGTGCGCTTTCCTCGCCCGTACCCTGCTGTTCGGCTTCGCCACGCTCCTTCATGCGACGCTCTTTGGTCTTTGATTGCAGCTTGCGTGCAATAAAGTTCCAGATTCGGTCATGCTGGCGAGCTTTGCCTTCCTCATCAATCTCACCATATTCATCGTATACAGCCTGATTGGGGTCGATAATTTCTAACAACTGATAACTGAGGTCTTCAATGAAGTTATCATATAAAGCCCTATAAACATCGCTGCTGTCAAGATTATAAGTCGGATAGTTAGCTTCCATCCACTCACGGACATGAGGGGGAGCAAGGTCAAGATTGGACTGGTCAACAGAGACCTCCTTCACCTTGCCCCCGCCTTGACCTCCCTTGGGCTCTAAAAAGAAGCGAATACGGAAATCTTTCGCTCCTGTATTACTAACGCCATCTGGAACGCCTTTAAATACATAGTCAGCAAGGTCAAGCGTCCAGTCATCAGTGTTCTTACCGAATCTTGGGTCGCTAGCTAGCTGCTTCATGTATTCTGGATTTGACATAATAAGCTGGTTAATGACAGCATCAGCAATCTCTGTTGGAGAGTTGCCCCGAAGCATTGCCATCTCTTCTTCAACTCGCTTCTGCTCTTCTGAGCGGACAGCATCGACTCGCTCCATCTCGATAGCCTTCGAGACCTGCTGAAACATAGCCCAGTTCTCGGGAACTTCGCGAATCTCGGCAGGAACTTCACGAGACGAGACCATGTTCGTCTCAATCCAAGCCTTCATCTCAGTTTCATCATATATCTTAAGCTGCTGTGGTTGCTGCAACCTTGAAGCATCGCCCGGCTCTACAACCGAAGGAACATCTTGCGGCTCTTGCTGCTGCTGAGAAGACTGTTTATCAAGACGGATAAGAGCCTCGTTAAGTAATGGAGCCCAATAGTCATCAAGAAACTCTTCCGGAAAAAGACTCTGAAAATCAGGACTAATTTCATGCAGGTCATAGACTTCTGCAATACTCATGCCAGGAGTAAAGAACATCTTGAGATTGTCCATCATCATCGGAAGAACAGTTGTAAACTCCTTGGCTGTATAACCAAGATAGCCCTCTTCTTTTTCCATGCCTCGACTTTGGTCCATGTCTCGCATACGCTGCATACGCTGACGACGACTCTTATCACGAGTATAGGTAGGCTTAGGCTGGACAGCTTGCTCAGGCTGAACGTCTTGTGGCACTTCGGTCTCAGGCGCAGGCATTTGTGGCGCAACTACTCTTGGCTGCATCGGTTGACTGGGCTCGTCATACATATCTGCAATGACTTGTCTTTTAGCAACCGAGTTGATGATTTTTCGGAAGAAGTTCATCCGCTGTCTCCATTTAGTTTATAATATTTGCTATACAAATATCTATCTGCTTATTCTTTTCTATGAACTGAGACAGAATCCTTGCTCTATTCATGTTTTCACATAAACAGACCCGCTCGCTGGAACGGGTCTATTTTCTATCTATATCGACATTTAGGAGGAAAAGCTTTCCCAGTCTACCGACCTCGCTTGATGGCGAATTGGAGGGTATGAACTTGGGTCACGGTATCTCTCATCGATTAGGTTAACTAGTGGGTCACGAACACAGTATTCGTAACCAAGTTCAACATAACCAACTTCTTGAATGTCTTCAAGTCTCTTGATAGCATCTTCAAGACCGTTTACAACCACACCACGACCAAGAGGGCCAGAGCGAATATCGCTCTGATGAACGTCGCCTGTCATAACAATCTTTGATTCCTCTCCGAGACGGGTTAGAATCATATGCATCTGTTTTATGGTTGCATTTTGGCATTCATCAGCAACAACATAGGCATTGTTAAAAGTAATACCTCGCATATACGCTATAGGCATAATAACTAGCTTCTTCTCAGCTTCATATTTCTTGATTTGCTCAAGAGATAGGTATTGGTTCAAAATATCATACATGGGCATCATGTATGGAGCAATCTTATCCTCGGCGGTGCCTGGCAAATATCCTAGATTCTCGCCTGCCTCCATAACAGGTCGAGTAAGAACTAGCTTCTCAAATCTTCCTTTCTGCATTTCTTGAAGACCCCAACCAACCGCTACATGGGTCTTACCTGTTCCGGGAACACCTGAAATGATAGATACTTTATGCTCGCTAATTGTACGAAGAGCTTTCTTCTGTCCCTCGTTCTTAGCCGTAACAACTGGTATCTTTATCTTTTCTTTTCCGCTCATGGCGTTGCCCCCTGTAGCCGTGCTACCGTTTGACGTTTTATGCTTTCTTGACATTAGAGTATTTATCTCCGTTTAGATGGAACCAAAAGAACCCACTCTTGTCCTAAGTCTTCAGTTTCTATGCCCTCCAACACATACCGTTTTTGCTCATCAGAGTATGGTTCAAACATAACCAATACGCTGTCCCAAAAAGAGCGTTTGACCTTACAGATATTGCCTGATTTGACTTGTATGCGCAATGAAATTATGTCTTCATTGAACCTAGTTCGAATGAAGTCAACAACTTGATCAATTTCGTTGCGTATAAATAAGTCTTCCCAACCCTGTGACTGCCAAGTTTCTAGCAATGCTTGCTTTTCTGACTTGGGCAGATATTCAACCAGTTTTTTTCGCTGATCAACCGTAAGCGGTCTCGTTAGAGACACAAACTCTTCAAAGTTTTGAAAGACTTTCTTATCCATCATGTGCGCTCCAAAAGGAACAACTATCATTACTGATAGGTTGCCTTTTAGACCTCTGTAAATACAGGCTTATTTAGACACAAGACAGGATACATTGAAGTGCTTAGAAACCAATGACCCGTATATCTCCGTGCGCAAGAAGATGCGCGTTTTTTGCATCAACGGTGCCCTCAATAACCTTCATAACCAGGTCGGCATCCAGTCGAATACCCGAGTCACGGGGGCAGCCTAGTATGATACCAGGCATACCTTCAGGAAGCTGATTTAGAAGCTCATCGCTTCCTTTTGCAATCTTGTCTCTTAGTTCGACACTAGGAAAAAATACGAACGATACAGACTCGTCTTTGATTGCATTGTAAAGCTTCTGCTTTTGTTGCGAATCCATTTCGGGAAACTTCTCTTGCATAATACTACCTCCATACGTGTATCGTCATTATAGAGAGAAACCACCCATAAGATAGCGGAACCAGCGAGAACGACCGCCAGGCAAAGTGTATTCAGGCGTAACAACAGTTTTCGTAAGCCCAACATACGAGCCATACTTCTTTTGCTCTAGAAGAAGGTTGAAATCGCCTTCATAGTTCTTCTTTAGAGTTTCAAGGTTCTGAAAAGCCTGACGCGCAGCGTCGGGACCACCAAATACTTCTTGCGGCTGCTGAAACTGAAGACACATAAGGAGTTCGCGAATAGCATCTTTCGCAGCCCCATAGAGAACAAGAGGGATGTATTTGAGGTTGTCGCCATTGCCAAGCGTCTGCAAAGATACACGAGTCGCGGGAGGATAGACGTTGAGGATATGCACAGCATTTTGTAAGAATCTATCTAGCTCCGTATCGCTAAACCATCTGAAGTTGTAACTACCGTTGACAGTATCAAACTCTGTAAGCGGTTCATCAAAAATGACTTCGCCCTTGAAGTAGTTAATTGTTACGCCAGAAGTTACTTCTTTTTGATTGCGATATATTCTCGTGAACTTGTTCTGATTCCACTTGTTAAAGGTAAATCGAACTGTCTGCATGTCATCACATATTGAACCTTGCTCATCATGAACAGGGATAGCCTGGGCACAACCAAGATGCATGTCAAGCGAAGCTCTAAGACCTGCAATCATATCAGAATACTGAGATGCTGCGCCAACCGCCCCGTCGCCAGCGACAATAACGCTTTGGACGGTAGTGACATTATCACTGTCTAAATCGTATGTCCAGGTAACTGTATATTCGCCTACAGTTTGATCGTTTGCAATATTCCAATCAAAAATATAGAAACCATCGGTTATCTTTTCAGGCGTGCCTGAGTCTACCTCGTCGCCGTCCGCGTCCTCAATAGAAATAGCTATAGCCGAAGGGTCAACCGCGTCGCCTTGAAAATCAGTAATCTTCAAGAACAGCGTCGTCCTTGCGCCTTGTTCAAAAGTGCCTCTATAATCTGCAATAGCTTGAACCATAACTACCTTTTCTCAAGAACCAAGCGTTATCCTTTAGGTGACACGGATATCAGATGAGCCGCCCGAACTGCGACCGATGCGAGGTGTCTGTGTGGTTGGCGTACCAATCCTTCTTGACTGATTTGCTTTTATTTCTTCCAGCAAAGCATTAATGGTCTGAAACTGTTGCTCGATTATCGCTTTGAGAGCCTCAATCTCTTCTGAGTTATCTGGACACTCAGGTATCTCTATATCAGTTAGAGAGTCAGGATTCTCTATGTCAACATAGATATCGGGAGCTTGAATATCTTGAGTCAAAGTCCGCTGGCTGTATTCCCAGACTTCTTGGGCGGTTAGCGAGTTGCCTGGACTTGGCGCAGGCGATGAAGCAGATTCGCAACCACAGACATTAACCTCGCTTTCTCCGTCCCAATAGAAGGCTAGAGTCCCCATAAGCGTATCAGATGAGCGGTCAAAAGACGTTCCCAAAGCCCTGTAAACCTCTATAAGATAAAAAGAGCCATCGCTCGTAGCAGGTATATTAGTAACTGTTGAAATAGTATACTTGTAATGACCAACACGAACTGAATCTTCTTCTAAGATAATCGCCACATCTGCCTCATTGCTTGCGGATAGAGTCACAAAGTCTGATGTGGTCGGATTAAAAGCTTTACGCCTATCTGTTGCGCTAAACAGATTAGCGTATATTGTTTCTCCAGTTCTGTCATTAAACTCTATAGGTAAAGACATATTAGACCTCTACTACAGATTCTCAATTCCGTGACTGTCTTCCTTTGTTCCAAATACATCTGGCGTGAATGTTCTAGTCTCAACTCCTCCCGCACCAAAAGCCACCGGAACAGGACCAGGAGTAGGACCAGGAGCAAAGGGAACGGGTCCAGGTCCAGGTACAAAAGGCGGCGAAGGTGGCGAAGTAGGAGCAACAGTAGGAGCAACAGTAGGAGGTGGAGCCCCCGCGTTTGCTATGATTGCTGAATGCCAAAATCCCATTTATGATTCAGTTCCAACTATAGTGATACTGAGCATATCGGCACTAGAGACAGAAGAAACCACGAGATCCAAAGTGTCGCCCACGGCCACACTGTCATTGCTTGTTGCCGATGCAGTTCCCTCGGTAGTTGTGGCAGAAAGAGAACTCCAACCGCCAACGCTTACAGCTTCCAATCTCACGTTGAGAGAGCATGTTCCGACATCAAGGTCATAGTAAATATCTTCAAGCGTAAAAGCCACGGGAACATACTGAAAAAGTTTGTACGTTCTATTTTCAGGGTCAGGAATCGTATACTGCAAACATACTTTATTTGAGTTTGGACTCCAAATAGTATCATAATCAGAGCCAGAATCTTTGGTTAGAACATCTCCCTGATTACCGCCTGATGGAATGCCTGCTACATTTGACAGAGCGTTGTTAGCCATAAATAAACCTCAATATCTATAAAACATGAAAAATCCTACGAGCGCCTCCTGCTGTATAGGTTATACCGCTCATATCAACAGACTGAACCCACGCAGGCCAGTTTTGACCGTTGTAGCCTCTCATAACATTTATTGTCGTAGAGGCTGTCGGTCTGGCACCAAAATAAGGTCTTGGAAAAGCATTTCCGGTACCATTGCATCCGTTATACTGTATAGCCGCTCGATAGCCCTCTGTTGTAGAAACTGTAGAAGTTGTATTATATGTCTCTGAACTAAGGGCAGCATCGACTGTGTGGTCATAAGTTGTTATAGTTGAGTCGCCGTCTGCCTTGAATCTATAATCTACAGCCAAGCCAGTGTGTTCATGAACATATACTTCAACATCAATATTGTCAGGATACTCTCCACCGCAAGCAACAGATGTTTCGCTTGCATTCTGGTTTACTCCATCGCCAAGTACAACTAATCGGCCTCCGAAAGAGTCGCCGATACCGCCGTCATCGGTAACTCCATATCCTAAAACAAAAGTATTGTCTCTAGTTACAGATGATATAGCTGCTGTTACATATTCTCCTGTAACATTAGCTCCATCGCCACCGGCATTGCCTGATACATTAACTCTTTGGATATTCCATTCAGAGCCCCATTCAACAACATAAACCGTAAAATCAACCGATGATACAGATTTGCCTGTCAAATCTCTTAAGCCATTAACAGTGGTAGTTCCACTGGGATATATCTTACAATCATGGGCTCCGTTTGCCGTCGAACTTCCTACGCCAGAACTACCTCCTCCTCTAAAGCCCCCATACAATCCAACCTGGTTTATATCTGACCACGCCGCAGATGTTGCCGTCGATATAGTATCAGATGCAGTAACATACTGAAGGTTAACTACATCGAGCAACGTAAACCCGCTTGCAGAAGCATCGCCTAAGCACTCAATAACCGTGACTGTGCCTATCCAGGCATCATTGCTAAGCCCCCTTGAAAGAGTTATAACGTCTGCCCCAGAAGAAGTAGACAAAAAGCCCGTGCCAAAAGGGTCTGCGGTCACTCTACAATGATTATCTCCGGCATTTCTAGTTATGTTGCCTTCGGCTCCGCCATTTACCATGACAAAATAGTTTGCCTCTAAATCATTGTTTAGAGTCAGATCATATGTTGTTCCGGTAAACGTATTTGCTTCTAATTCATATGTTGTAACTCGGAACGTATCAGGCATATCAATCCCTTGTGTATTCTATAGTTACGTTTATCTCATCGACTGTTCCGCTCTGTGCGGTAGTCTCCAGCCAGACCCAAGAACCAGCAGGAATAGTTGCATCATTGAACGACGTAACCTCTGAGCCAGAAGTCGTGCTTGTCGTGGTTGTTCCGCTTGTAACAACCTCTGTACCTGTTGCGCTTCGGTCTGACCCATGACGCACCGTCCATGTCACCGATGGAGTGGAAGAGCCTCGAAGCACCGCGTTCATCTGCGTTATGGTTATGGCATCATCCGTGAAGAACATCGTAATATCTTCAGAGCCACCAGGACTTTCAATGCCAATGCCCTTAATAAACGGAACATCGCTATACGCACTATTTATAGATGGCCTAAAAGGTAGAACATGGATAATGTTCTCATCTTCTACGAATACCAAAGGATTACTATATGTTGAAGGCTCGGTTGAGGTTAGACCGCCTGCAACGCTATCCGAAACGAAATAGTATTCACCTGGCGTCAAGCCGTGGCCCGTGGAGAATATGCGACCTGCTTGCGTAAGAGTGTAATAGTCTCCGTTTACCTCGGTAACTATATGGGTACCAAGCGTGCTTGCTGCATCTGCCTGTGCTTTTTGCCAATCACTGCCATCATAATAAACAGCATCTAAAAGGTCCAAAGAAACAGCCTGACTAATCTCAAACTGTGTCGCGCCTCCATCTTTCCAAAACATCGCTCCCGTGCCATCTGTAGTCAAGACTTGACCATCTTGGCCGGTGCTATCAGGTAGTATGAAGTTTACTTCATTGTCGCTACCATTCGACGGCGACTCTGGCGCACGAAGAGAAACATATGCATCATTATCTGCATTCCATAGCTGCATCTCATTGCCAAGGCGGATACGAAAAGTTCCTCGCACAACCTCGACGGCTTTATCAGAAAATACAGAAAACGCTGGCTGAGGGAATGCTTCATTGACACCATTAGAAGTACAAAACATCCATTTACCCGGCATGCCAGCACCGAGTTCACTAATGGAAGGACCATCCTTGTCATAAAACGCGCCGAGGACACATGAATTTGCATAAGAAGAACCGTTATATCCGCTTGCTTGGAAATAACCAAATGATTGAGCTTGTCCTGTGCCATCAGAATCCTGATATACAGCAAACACGCCGGGAGCGTCTGCAACGGCTGTGGGACTAGTAAGGTCTCCAGATAGATTAAAAGATTGCCATAAAATCGCACCGCCAGCAAGTTCTTGAAAGAAAGCGCTTCCTCCTATATTTGTCCCTGTAAGCGTCAAAGAAGCCGCGCTATTGCCAGCACCAAGAAGAATAGCGCCGCCATTAGTGGTAGTAGGATGACCAATATAGGCATAGGAATCAGGACTACTATTCAAAGGATTTGTTGTAATAAGCTTGCCATCAAAATCAGGTATTACAAAAGGAGCAACGCCTGTAGTTGATCTTATTGGAGATTCAACAAAAGATAAGTCTACATGATCAGTAGGATGCCACTCGTTAACAGAGCCAGCGATAAACTGTAGAATATCTCCATCTTGGGCAGGGTCAGCATCTACATCGTCTAACTCATCAAGAGTCGTTGCGCCGCCTCCGCCACCGGCAGGTGTTGACCAAACCAGTTGTCCGGTGCCTGCATTGTCAAGCTCAAGATACTGACCACTTGAACCTACGGAATTAGGCAGAATGTAAGTCTGTGTTCCCGTTGCTCCAGAAGCAGAGAGGCCAATGTAATTACCGCCTGTCCACCCTGTTGAGTTCCAAAGCCGAAGCTCGTTTCCCGTATTGATATTGATATGACCATCTTGGTCAAAAATAATGTTCTGAGCGAGAGTTCCACCAGAGTCTCTAGTATAGAACTGTATTTCTGTAGCATTTCCTGCGCCCGTTGTCGCTAGCGATGTTGTCGCAGCGCCACGCATCAAGACGCTTCTTGTTCCAGTACTATCCCACTGTAACTGAACACCAGGAAAATTAGTAACATCTGTTGTTTCAAATATCAATCTAGAAGTTGCTGAACCGTTATCAAAAGCATGGATGGCCGCATCTGGGCTTGCTGTATTGATTCCTAATCTATTATTACTAGAATCCCAAATAAAATCAGTATTTCCGTCATGCTGCAAGTTTCCATCAGGACCAACAAACAGTATATCACCACTTGTTGAACCATTAGGCATGGTTCCGACTTGAAGCCAACCCGTATCGCCCGTGCCTGAATTCTTTACCCAAAGGGAATTGCCAGCATCGGTGGCATCGCTTCTAAGATACAACGAACCGACATCAGCAGTTACAGAGCTTTCGGGGTTTCCTGTCCCAAAGCCTATCTGCATGTTGTCAGAGCCTAAAATTAGGTCTGTAAAGAAACGTCGTTCGGCCATTTATCAACCCACTACGATGACGCGGTAGCTTTGACCGCCAGCGGGAGCAGCCTTGAAGTTGAGGTCTACTCGGTCAGAGCTAAATACGTCTACGTCTATTTCTACTTGCTTTCCTGTGCTTGAATCAAAGACTTGAACCAACACATAGAGCGAACCCATGTCGTGCAATATGTTGAACGTTGTCGTCGAATCATCGCCGGTAATCTCTTCAACGTACTTTCTCGCCATCAAATGCGAGACAGTACCGTTATCGACATACCACTCATTAGTGCTTTCGCTGAATCGCAAGAAAGCGTTATCGCCGCTGCCCGCGCCGCCTCGCTCAACTTCAATACCGGCATCCTGAACAATGCCAGCCGAGTTGACAACAATAAAGTTGTCTTCAACAATCAAGTTTGTTGTATCAACAGTTGTTGTTGTTCCGTTGATGGTCAAGTCGCCCGTGATGGTAACGTTACCGCTTGCATCAACAACAAACAAGTTAGTGTTTGAGTTGTCCTCTATCTCGAATAGGTTAGCTGTTTGTCCAGAAGCTCCAATAAGACGCAAAGGAACAACCGTGGCTCCTTGCGAGGTTACATTATTTCTTGTTGCTGTCGCTGGCTGATTGAATACATATTGTGATGCAAAGTCCGTATCAGAACCATGTATAGAACCGATAGAAACCCAGCCCAAAATACCGGCTGTAGTGGATGACAAAACCTGACCATCGCTTGAAGAAGCAGTCGCAGGCAACGTATAATTCGTGTCTCCGGCGAGAGAAGGAAGACCAAAACCAACATAGTTTGTCCCGTTACTAAGCCTTAGATTATCTCTAACAGTAACATTGATAGTAGAGAGGCTTTCTGCTACCGTTATGCCATTCACTCCGCCAGCGGATATACCAACAGAATCCGCCCCTACCTGGTATATTCCTGTGTTAGCATCGCCGCTAAATCTTAGAGATGGACTAGAAACAGAGCCAGCGCCTGTTATAAATGCGCCGCTCGTTACCGTTCCCGAGGTTACGCTTAGAGCATTTGAGCTTGGGTCGTATGCGAACGCGGCCTCGCCGGTCAGCGTATCGCTATCTTCCCAATAAGCAACCTGATTGACATTTCCACTACCATTTACGTATGGCAACTCATCCAAGAACGAGTTGGGGTCTCTTGGAACCCAGGCATCGACAGAACCCGCAAGATAAACAAGTATGTCGCCTTCCGTTGGACCAGGTCCAGTAATCTCAACATCAGAAAGATTCGCCAACGAGTAGTCGCCGACCGTGATTTCACCCGTTCCGTTGTTACGGAAAAGAGTCTGAGTAGTAACTTCAGAAGAAGCAGCAATGACATAGAAGTTATCTTGTGCTTTTACGCCGTCATCGTCGAGTATGAGTTTAGTTGTAGGCGAGCCCGGTGACGCATCGTTAATGGTAGAAAATACAAGACGAGTTCCTACTCCGCTGACGCTAGCATTTTCAGTAGATTGAGCAACAATAGTTGCTGTTTCTACATAAGCAGAACCATTATGCGCAAACCATCTAATTTCGCCTTGTATGTCGTTGTTGATTACAGCATCAGGCGAAGCAATCGTGTCCCTGGCTTTTTGAAACTCTAGAGCAGAAGCAGCATCAGCCGAGTTGTTTGCAGTCCTAAAGGTAACATCATCGCTTCCGCCATCGCTAATAATCAATATTGCTTCATCAGAAGCATGAGCGACCGAGCTAGAACCGATAGTAACGCCAGAAGTTGAGCTTGTAAGATGAAGCGATGAGCCTGTTGCAGAAAGTGTTAGATCGGTTCCATTGTATGTAAATTCAGACTCACCCGTAAGCGAGTCGGCTCCATCCCAATATGCAACCTGATTCGCTGAGCCGCCGCCCTTGAGGTATGACAGGTCAGTTAGTATAGATTCTGGGCTGCGATGGACCCATGCATCGACAGAACCGCCAAGATAAACAAGTAAGTCGCCATCAGAGGGACCGCCACCACTGTAGTCAACATCTGTCAAATCGCCAAGAGCAAGAATATTAGCTATGTCAGAGTTTTGTATATCTCGGAAAGTAACAAGACCCTCAGTCGTATTTACTGCTACTGCAAAGTTACCAGCCGCAGTAAGAGTGTCCTCCGTGATGAGCATGGTAACATCGACATCAGACGTTGGCTGAGGAATATGAAGAGTATCAAAACCACCGCTGCTTTTGTTGGCCGAGAAAGCCCAGCCATGAGTGGCAACTACGCCTTCAAGTCTCAAATCTCCTGAATCAAATGTTTTTCTACCTGTAATATCTTGAGTACTATTGTCGGTAATAATCTCGCCGCTAGCATTTGGAAAGGTGAACGTGCGAGGGCCACCGCCGATACCACTATTGTCAAGGATAAATGCCGTAGAATCTGCTGCACCAGCAGAACCGCCGCCCTGTATAGTTCCACGAACAACAACGTCGCCATCGCTAGAGATTGTAAATATATCGCTGCTAGAGCTATTGTTAACTACAAATAAGTCATAAGTGCTAGCGCTACCAGCTTCTATAGTCAGCAACGTGTGCGCGGAGCCATCCGTGTTGCTAATAACGTTGCGTGTGCTGCTCGCAGGATTGAGAATAACTGCATCGCCAAGGTCAGCAGTTATAGCGCTCGCGGGAACTGTTGCCCATGCATTAATAGAACCACCGATGTATTGAAGTAAATCTCCATCATTAGCTGCATTTATATCAACATCAACAAGGTCATTGAGTTCTAGTTCGGGAAAATCTGAAGCAACAATCTTGCGAGACTGCCATGCATTAACGGAGCCTCCTGTAAAGATAAGAAACTCGCCATCTTGAGCGGCAGGAGCATCAACAACACGGCCATCGAGCAAGTTGGCATTAATGGTTCCAAGGCCCGTAAATGAAAGAGAAGCGCCCGTACCCACAAACATTGTTGCGGAAGTATTGGTGCCGCCTGTGATACCACCGAACGGAACACTAGATGCCGCGCCGGAAGACATCGAAGTCCATGACGCTCCGTTCCAGAAGAAAGGCTGCTGAGCGATGGTATCATAATACATCTGACCTTCAACCTCGGTTCCACTACTCGGAGCGGCGGCGAGCGGATGCATAACCATAAACTGCATCTCGTTTTGATTGAGGTCAATATCTGTAAAAAACTCACGGGCCATAAATCACCTAATTCATGTACGCTGTCCCACTAGCAGCAGGAGAGAACCTTAATGTTACTCTATTGAGATTAACGTATTCTACCTCTGGCTCAATTTGAAAACCAGAAGAACTCAAAACGGTAATAGTGGGATATCTATTCAAATTATGGTCTATAGTCCAAGTTGAGGCTCCCACTCCTTGATCATACTGAAAAGATGAGTTTAATGCCTTCCAGTTTGCTTGATCTGAAGAAAAAGCTGCGCTAGACGTATGCGAACTTGTCGCAACATAGATTCCATTCGAAAAATTGCTATCTCCCAAAGAACTTGACAAATCATAGTAGACAAAGGAGCCAGATGAGTATTCTGTAAACGGCTGCCAAAGAGCGATGCCACCGACCTGCGAGGGTACAACGTTGTGAGGATTGGCTGTATCATCGATATGGTCCTGAACCGTCGTTCCTGTATAGATATACAACTGAACTGTTCCAGTAGAACCAAGACTCAAGTCATCCTCTGATGTCAATAGGCATGCAAAATAGTCAAAAAACCAATCGCTCGCGTCAAGTAGAGGCACTTCTACGCCATTATCAAACAGACGAGGCTGATACCCTCCGCTGTCATCGCTCTGTACAGGATTATCGTTGTAGAAAAACGGAACCGCAAACGTGACATCGCCTATGTAGAGCCCTTGCGAACCCGAACCAAAATCTCCGCCATAATCGTCAGGAAACTTTAAACGATAGCTCTTGCCGCTTGAGGTATTATCTAGCTCAAGCTCTGCCTCTACGAACTCAACAAGACCCAGATGGTAGGCCGTTGCGGGGTCTGACGGAATAACTTCGCCTATAATTTGGTTTGCAGCAATAGAAATCTGCGAAGCGATAGCCTCGTTGTTGACGCCTTTGTTATTGGTCGTATGAGCTTTCGCCAACAGCTTTTTGAGCGCGATATTTCTTTCTGTTGCTGCTTCGAAGGCCATATTATGTTACTGCCCACTCAACTCCAAAACGTGTCAAATCGCCAGTAAAATTGGCGTCAGTCGTAACTCTTACATACATCTTATCATATGCATCGGCAGAGTTTCTTGTTCCTATCGATATGCCCCAGTTAGAAGTTGGAAGTATTGTGTCGTTACCGAACGAAGATGCATAACAGCCATCTCCGTCACTCCAAGAACCAGGAACAAAGTTTTGAGTAATATCAAGCCATCCTGTTCCCGACCCATCGCCTTGAGGAAACTTGACAGATATCTTAACTTGAGTATGAGAGCCACCTGTAAAACTAGCTGATTCAGCAATAACCGAGGCATTACCTTCAAGTATTAGTCTAAAGTTTCCTGCTCCCGTAGCATTTGTGAAGTATCTATACCAATATCTTGTACCAGAAGCAGATGAATAATCAGGATTACCCGCAGGACCATCCGTCGCCGCTGTAAAGTCAAGCGACGGATAATCAAGAGTCCCATTGATAACCTGCAAACCATCAGAATAACCAGCCGTCGCAGAGACAAGAGATATAGTTTCATCCCAAGTCGAAGATAAGTCGGTATCAAAGTCTGCGTTGCTTGGAATGCGATAACTTTCGCCAATCATATTGTCATTGAGGTCTGTTGCATTATCTGAAACGGTATCAATCAACAGATTGAAGCCCTCAACGTAGCTTGCGGTTACGGTGCTTTGTATAGTCCTAAGAACACGGGTCCGTGCCCTAAAGCCATCGTATGTGGTAAGATTTGTAATGATTCGACTTGCGTTAAGAGTCGCGGTCTGTCCAAAGTTTGTCAACGTATCCGTATACTCTGTTGGAGTTGTCAAGGCTTGGCTGCTGATAGAGCAGTTATTTGGAGTTGGATATGATACAGCCGAAGACGAACTAGAATACGTATTGCGATACGCATTGCTAATATCGGCCCTAAAGGTAGCCGAAGCAGACGTATGATATTCAACTCCAGATATATACTTACTGCCGCTTGCGCTGAGGCTTACAAACTCCTGTCCTGATATGGTAGTTGCCGTGGTATCATCATCTACGATGTAGACAAAAGTCTGTGTCGTATTGGTCGTTGTCTCTGCATGCTGAACTTGAATAGTGTTGTATCCTGTTCGCAGATCGGCATTATCTACAACCCAAGTGCCTGTTCTGTATTTGCGAGTCGCAAATGGGTTGCCATTAGGAAACTGAACCGATGTGGCAGCGGACAACGTAAAACCGCTTCCATTGCCGTTGACGCTCGCGCCAGAACCAAACGAAGACAAGTCTACGCTATGAACAGATGAGCCATTAACAAGTAAACTCAGTGTACCAGAGTCTCCCGGCCCAAAAGCATTCGCCGGATACGAGTCATTTGGATCAGCCGTAACATTGTCTGCGAGGGTGCCTGTCGGGTCTGTTGTAGCAGATATAATACCTCGGTTCGGCGAGGTCGTATTAATTGTATCGCCGATATCAAGAGTAGGATGGTTTGTATATCCTGCGGGATTCGAGCCGGCAGAAGGCCCAAATGATAGATTGCCCGTGACACCAGTCGAAGCAGACATACTACTAAGGTCAGGGGCCGCTGCCGGGAGAAGCTCATCAAGCAAATCAGAGTTGCCTGCACAGCAATCGGCAATGTAGTCAAGAGCGTCATCTACGTTACCGGGGTCCGAGCCGCCAAAATCCGCATTGTCTGCTGGCGCATATGTAACATCAGCCGCATCGACATCGCCTGCGCTAGATTTATTACGTGGGACATGCGGCATTTAGACATTCTCCATCAAGCAAATCGCCTTCTAGTATTTCTCGATAAAGGCTAAAAATCCTTGATATTCAAGATTTGCAATATGCCATTATCTTTCTGTAAACCTCTTTAGGCTCGGGTCTTTTTTTACTATTTTGTATAATCAAAGCAGCCATGCCCGCTGCTACAGGAGTAGCAATACTCGTACCCGACATCTTAATGTATTTGTCGCCCTTGAAAGTAGTATCTAAACTCTTGAAAGGAAACGCAATACCCGGAGCATCTTCTTTGATTTTCTCTATAGTTTTTGAGCCAGAGTATCCAACTGATATAACATGCTCAAACTTAGCAGGAAACAGCATATCTCTACTTTTTGAGCTAACATTGCCAGACGCCGCAAACATGCAGATACCGCTGTTGTAGGCCTTTTTGATAGCATCTTGAAGCAAAGGATGGCGAGTATCTGAACCAAAGGCCATCACGATAATATCTACTTGCTGAACAATAGCATATAGTATCGATGCCTGAACCGCTCCATGGTTGCCTTGACCTTGGTCGTTGATAGCCTTTGCATAAAAGATACTTGCAGACGGAACGATACCCGTTATATCTCTATGACCCTTCAGCACTCCAGCGACACCAGTTGCATGACCATGAACATCTAAAGCTCCATGAGGCGAGCCAGTAAAGTCAATAACCTGGTCCATAACGCATGGTATATCCTTATGCTTAGGATAACCCGTGTCTATCACACAGATAGACACGCCTAGGCCGCTTCCCTTGAGGTCAGATATCCCAAAATATTTGGGATTATACTCAACAGGTTTTTTAACTCTATCGACGGCGTATCGAGAGTTAGGTTTCGGACATTTGAAGTTTCCATCTATCATCGTTTAAACGCAAATGATTGCCCTTACCAAAGAACTCAATTTCTGCATGAAAGCCGTCCTTATCCAAAAACTCCACATGCTTTCTTAGCGCGATAGCGGCATGCGCCGTAAATAGGTCGTCTGTTACAATACGTTTGCAACGATTTATTTCATCTATTCTTTTTAGCAAGTTCTTGCGAAGTGGTATGTGCCAAAGTTCTGATAGAGACAGATTTAGGTTATCCTTAACATATGCCCTCAAATCGTCTCCAGATATAGCAACACCTGTTTTTCCTTTCTTTACTTTGTTCTTGGGATAATATGCCAAGTCATAGCCTTCTCCTCTCCAAGAAAGTCCGGCCAGCTTGAATAAAACCTGGAGAACGTGACTGTCAACTCGCTCGCCTGCTAAATAGGCAAAACAATACGAATCTTTAACAGAGCAAGCGCCTCCTTTTAGGGATTCGCAAACTTTTCTTGATTGCTCGTTTCTGCTCAAATCATAGATTACATCATATGTATCGCTTGAAGTGGGCTCACCGATAAACAAGTTTTCTATCCTAGAGTTGTATTTAAACAAAGGATAACTTTCATTCGTTGTTGCCCAATCAAGACGAAGTTTCCCATCATACTCCTGCACAAGTCTCTTGATAAGAGACGTAGCCGCAAGAGCCTCCCAGCTAGGGCCATAGTGTAGCACGATAGCTCTGGCAGAAGGAGAATGAACTTGGTGTTTGAGGTTTGTCATTATTCGATTGCTTCTATGTCCTGTTCAGTAACTTCTATGCCTGACTGTCTTATTGTATTAAAGAACTCTTGAGATTCTCTGGCATTACCTCTTAGGTCATTTTGACCTATCTCTATTGTATCAGATGTATCGGCATCATCATCCATATGATCAAGGAAATCATCAACGCTTCCCTTGACGAGCATCTTATCTAAAGCCTCATCCCTATTGCTTTCGAGCTTCTTTCTGAAGCCGCTCATTTTTGCTTGATAACTATTTCGTATGTCAGCGATATCATATTCATCTACTATAGCAATTTTGCCTTGATTCATGTATATAGAAAGACTCGGATATTCGCTTTCTAGATTTGTCGGCAAAGCATCAAGAGGCTTAAAATCAACGGGACTATCAAACTCAAGAGGTTCGCCGCTATTGCCATGAACAATGAGTTTCCCCGGAACAGTAGAGCGAATAAACTTACGTCCTGTTGGCCTGATTTCTTCGGTTATTTCTTCACCAGTGAGCGAAGCAAGTAACTCTGCAACATTATCTGCTGGAACAAACTCGGCTGCGGTGACATAGTATACCTCATCCGACCCCAATCGAGGAACTATTGATTTCAAATCATTCCAAGGATATGTCTTTACCGATTCGCGTTCGCTGTTTACGATTGTAACCGCAGCATTTTCTGCATCTATAAATACGATTATCATTGCTGCTTCTCCTTAATGTTTTTCCATATCTCGCTAATCCTTTCAGAATACCTATTAGCAGCATTTTGAAAAGAGTAGCTATTAGCTATTTCTTGTTGCAGCAGCTTATTCCTTTTCTTTGCCTCTTCATGGTTCTCATATACACGCCTCATAGATGCAGACAGTCTATCTATAAAGTCTTCTGATTTTAGATTAGCCATAAGCTGTCCGTCCCAGTAATGAACATGACTAGAACCGCGAGGCACCGGCTCTAGCGAATCAATATCAACAAGCTCTGCATTGTCTTTATTCAAGAACATAGTGTGACCACTGTGATTGGTTGCTATAACGGGTAAACCACACAGCGATGCCTCGGCGTAAGGAAGTCCGAATCCCTCTCCGCGAGAAGGGAGAACGAATGCATCGCAGGCCTTATATATGCGAGGTAGTTCAAACTCAGGAATAATTCTACTACAACGGCATACATGAGGGGGATTAGCCCCGCCATATTGCTTGAGATATTTGTCAATATCTTGCTTGATGACGCCACTTCGTTCAGATGAATATTGATACCTGCTAACAATGAGCAGCGATACATCATCATTGCCATCAAAAGCCCTAAAGTAGGCCTTCAGTAATGCGTCCCACCCCTTACGGTATGCCCAGCCAAAAAGACTGCAAAACACAAACGAGTTCAACGACGGACGAAACTCATGAGGCTCATAATGCTCATGAAACATCTTCGTCTGTATCGCGTTAGGCATAACATAGATTGGTCGTGCAACCCCTTCTTTCTGCATAACTTCTTTGCAGTAGTCAGCCGTAACCCATACCTCATCGTATGAGTTACAGATGTCTACCGTTTGTTTTGGCATAGAAGAGGCCTCAATTGTCGTATAAAGTATACGATAAGGCATCTTGGGGCTAATCTGAGAAAAACTTGGGATTATGCTGTCTATACGTATTGCCTGGCGACCCACCTTCTGCTTGAAAGAAGCCATCATTCTGGCCTCAAGCTCATTCAAATCGCTCTTTCGAGTTGAAGTTACATCAGCCTCAACCTTGCAACCTTTTGCGGCAAGACAAATCGCAAGATTCCGATTCGTCTTCGCATATCCACCAGCTTCATAGAAGTGGCCTTTGATGATAACCTCGGGAGCCTCTCCGCTTGTTTCGCGGTCTTCCTCCTCATCTTTTGAATCGTCATCTTTTGGTTGCAATCGAAGCAGGTTTTGTTCGATTCGCTCGTCGTTGGCTTCAACAATTTCGAAGGCTCCCAGAACAATCAAATTCTGAAAGGCACGGCTCTTTTTGACATCATCGGTGTCAATTTCGATAACCTTCCCATCCTCGAAGGGTATGTGCATATCAATGTCTTCAAGGTATACCGAGTTTTGTGTTACGTTTAGGAACTTCATACAAAGCATATCGGCTTAAAAAACAACACGGCACAAGGGCCGTGTTGAATTCAATATCTTGAATACCTCATGAACGAGGTCGCTGCATGGCCTCGTATTCATCTGCTTCGATATACATATCTCGTGAAGCGTCGTAATACTTACCCTCTTTTGGGTCATAGTAAAGAACATGACCACTCGGCTGCCTAAACGGACCCTCAAGTCCCGCCCTCTCAGGATGACGATCCCTATCAATGTCGGGCAAGACCGAGAAAGAAGCTTTCTTTTTCTTCTTACCCTTTGGAACACAGTTAGGGACTTCCTTACCGTCCTTCATTTTAGTTCCAACAGCCTCGTAGCCTTCCCAGCAAGCATCTGCTAGCTCGTCCTCTGCAACCTTCAGATAAGACTCGCTCTTCATTACCCTGAGCAGACCAGACAACTCTTTGCTAGAGCAGTTCCAACGACGGCGTGACTTGCAGATAGGCTTATCTGGTTCTTCTGAACAGTTGATATTATGGTCGTCCATCTGCCCTTTGCTTCGAGCGCAATACGAATCTTGTCGCTTCTTGCGCTCGCCTTTAGGCTTGTCTTCTGTAACAGGAGCTTTTAGGTCGCTTCCTGGATTTTCGCGTTCGTAAGACTTGCGACCTTTCTCATTGAGGCCACCTTTATCGCTTTTGCCTTCCTCTCTTTGCCAGGCAGGCGATTTCTTTGCTATGACGCTAAACGAAGGACTCTTGATTTCTTGCATAGTGTTCTCCAGATAAAAAGACACGGGCTAGGGAGTCGAACCCTCTTACCAACAATGTTGGCCTCGCCGTCGAGACCCCGTGTACCTCGCCGCCCGAAGGCGGCGCGCCTGTTCCCAGGCAGGGTTCGGATCAGATTAGAGAATCTGGCAATCTCCATTGCCATTTAGCTTCTCCAAGTCTGACCGCAATGTAATATTTGTTCTATACATAGTTTAAAACCTCCTTATGGAACAGGCGCGACTGCATAAAATCATGCATCGCGCATAGACAGGCCTTTCCCTATTAAACGTTACTGCACGCACAGCATGCTCAAGGGTCAGGGTATCTTTTGTTTTATTTGAGTTAGCCTTGCAAAAGCTATAGGACTCGCTCTCGAATAATATCATCGAAAGACCCCTTGAATAAAAGGCTCACCTACATATTCAAGGTCATGAGTTCAAATACCTTTCGCTTTAGCTTGCAGTTTCAGTAACTTCTTTCACCGGCTCTGAATCATTAGATAAATCATCATCTATAAATCGCTCTAGCAAAGCCATATCTGCAATAGTAACCTCTGAATCTTCGATGAGACTTAGCGGAATTGGATTAGCCGTAATCGTAATGGTATCTTCAAGAATCTCGTTCCATTCATTCCAGAAAGTTTCAGCATGCTCGGTCTTAACCTGTATGCTGCGACCTTTTTCGTTATCTACTTCTTCGCCATACTTCTTGATAAGTGTTTCTTTATGCTCGTTCAAATCTTTTAACTCTTGCTGAAGAGTTTTCATGGTTTTCTGCAAACGAAATGCATACTTCGCGGGCATATTAACCTGCACCAACCTGTTCAGGCTCGTAGACATTTCAGCTAGCTCACGATAAGTAATCTCAAATTCCATTGTATCTCCTTGGCATGCGCCTCTTCTTCATCGACTAGGACAGTTTTGAACTCTATTCAGTCACTCTATTCTATCGGCAAAATGGACTTAAATAGAGAAGGGCGAGCCCAATGGACCCGCCCTTCATAGAAGCTTTAGAGGCTAGAAGATTTCAGCTAAGAGATTAGCTGGCCTCAGAGACCTCAATCTTCGAGATTGCGTAATCGTTGATGACCGCAATGCCGACTTCCTCGTAGATAACCCAGCCGAGGCGGAGCTTCTTGGGGTCGTCTGCGGGCAGGACGGTAATGTCCTGGCGGATTGGGAACGCGCCAACAGTGTCGGGCGAAGCAACAACGAGAACGGTGTTGGTTGGCATACGCGAGGAAACGTGGATGTCTGCGGTCCAAAGGTGGCCGTAGAGACCAGTCGTGAGGATTTCACGAACGGTTGCCTCATCGTAGAAGTCCTTACCAAAGGTACGGATATCTGCGTAGCGGTTAGCGTGGACAACAATCTTAGTTGCCACGAGGTCATGCTGCTCGATGTAGCGGAATGCGCTGTTAAGAGCAGTGGTCGAGAGCGAGCCCATGTCTGTAACGATCTGAGCAGAGCCAGCAGCCGCACGGTTGTCGGCAGCAGCAATGAGAGCGTTGAAAATCTGGGTGTCCTCTTCCTTCTGGATTGCTTCCTTAGCCTTGATCTGCGCGCGGTCTACGATGTAGAAACGGCGAGCCTTGATCTCGGAAAGGCGAATCGTTGGGTTAGCGGCGATTTCCCAAGTGGGAACGAGGATTTCCTCGCCTTCCTGAATCTGGTCAGGAACAGCGCCGCGACGGGCAACAACGTGCGCAATGGCTGCGAGGTCACGCTCGTAGCGAGCGAGAGCGCCCTGAGGCAACTCATCAACCATGAGAAGCTTGCGACCAACAGCCTGGTACTCAAGCGAACGACGGATAGGCTCGACCATGGCCTGAGCGAGAGCCGTGCGACCCTCCTCAGTCTCAAGAGCCTGTGCAATGATCATTTCCTTCTGCTCATCAGAAAGGTTGTTTTTGGTGTAAGCCATTTGATTCTTTCTCCTTACATTAGTCCCGTATAGAGACCAAGTTAATTGTTAGGCTAGTTAGCCTCAGATTCCTAATCTCACCTAGGGATTAGAGAACCAACTGGAACCTAACGAACTGACCAAGAGAGATAGAACCCTCTACATCAACGCCAGGAACACCACTTGGGTAATCGGATGGACCAGTAATGCAGCGACCAACTATACGGCCTGAGCCGGGGTTCGTCATGGTCAAAAGACCAGTCGAATCTACATAGCAGTTGCCACCCTTCTCCCAGTTCTGACCAGTAGCGTACTGGTCAGTCCAGAACTCGCCGCCACCGTGGTAAACGGTGATCTTGCTCGAACCACGAGTCTCATCGAAGAAGTCAGAGACGCGGTTAGAGGTCGAACGAGTCGAACCAGAGCCGCTGATTACGATGTCAGCAGCGTAAGGCGTGTAGCCCTGATCGGTAGCGATTGTGTCGCCAGCGAGACCGATAGGACGCTGTGTGATTTCAGAGTTACCGTTGGACTGAGTGACGTAAGCGTCACTGTTCAAGGCAACGAACTGACCTTCAACAATGGGGTGTCCCACTGCATCATGGTTTGGGTCAACGTCATAGTTAGACGCAACAACGTGAAATACTTCAATAAGAGCCATTTGCAATTCTCCTTAAGGCTATGGGTTCTTTACCGTAGACGCCTCATTTGGGCAATCTCATCTTCAGCAGCAAGGCGGTTCTCGCCGTCGAGCCTAAAGAGGCTCTGGATTTGAGCAGTTAGCTCCATACCGGCATCCCGTCTGTTGCTGCTTTCCGAGATAACCAGGGGCTTTTCTGTCCCCCGCGCCACGGTGTCGAGTCCCTTCTCGACAACCCCAAACATAGCTCTTTCGAAGTCTTGGATTTGCGGAACCTCGTAGCGCTCTAGTTCAGCAACCTTAGCGGGCATAGCGTCCGCCTTGATCATCTGAGCTTGGAGCATACGAGCCGCTACCTTGATAGCTTCGGCCCTGCGGGTTGCCAAAGACTCCTCATCGCCACCAGCGATGACCGTGCCTTTGATGTTCTCCTGCTTTTCAGGAGAATACTTGTCATTCTTATCATAGTTAGCATTGGAGCCACCGCCAGATGGGATATCAGGCTGATGCTCGGGTGCCTTGGGCACAGCGCCAATGCTCTCCTCTTCGTGACCCATGTAAGCGCCGGAGCCTGCCTCTGGAACGCTGTCCGTTTCAGCATGGTCAGACGACTCAAATGGCTTTATCTTGCTGCCTTCAGGTGTATGAGGATGGTCCTCGTTCTTGGAGATAGGAGCAACGTCCTCATCGTCCGCAACTGGCTTAGCCTCGTTTACCTTTTCGGCACTCTTGATGATGCGGTTAGCAAGGTCATTGACCATACCGCTTGTTTTTACTGTTTGCTTATCAAGCTTGGCAGCCTTCGAGTTACCAGCACCTTTATCTCCACCAGTCATCTCATTGCCACCCTCGGAAGTGTAGCCTTGTTCTGACTCGTGACCCATCTCGCCGCTGCCATGAGGAACAGTTGGCGAATCAGTTGGAACAATGTCGTTGGGCTCCTTGCCCATAGTTGCGCCAGTTCCTACTGAAGGGGCTGTTGGGTCTTCGAGAGAAAGCTTCTCTTCATGGCCCATCTGTGACTTGCCTACATTAGAAATGGGCTCAATCTCAGGCTTGTCTTGCACGTTTACCTGCTTCACTGTGCTTTCGCCGGCATGCTTAGCAAGCAATGACTGAACAGCGTTCAAGTCAAGAGTAACCTTGTGGGACTTGCTAATTTTGCCTCGCTTGAAAGCATCTGAGTTACGCATAACTTGCTCCTGAGTTTCCTCTTGTATGGGATTCAAAACTTCCTGTGAAGATTCCTTCTTAATCCCCTGAGAATTTTTCGCATAGGCCCCCATTCCTGGTGCTTTTGGCTCGGAATCCATGCCCTCAACTACTTGAGTGCCATCTTCCTCTTCCTTACCATCGGGGTAGCCCATCTCGCTTGTAGGAGCGCCGCCACCATCGGGTCCATCGTCGTCACCATCGTCGTCGTCACCATTGTCGTCGTCGCCGATGGGTTCCTCAGTTGCGGGCTCTTCCTCAATAGCAGAGTCAAGAGCATCGTCCGCAACTTCATCAATAGCGTCTACTGCGTCGGTTGGAAGCGAAATCTCCGCTTCGCCCTCGGGTAGCTCTCGCTCATCGTGATGCTCCTCAAGGGCAGGGTCTTCACCAAGAGCCTTGTCGATTGCCTCATCAAAGTTCTCTAGAACATCAAGAGGAATCTCTACTTGGACAACACCGGCATCTTCAGCGCCAGGTGAGAACGGGTCAACATCATCGAACACGCTAGTTACGTCCTCGACAACATCATCCAATCCTCCGCCCATGTCGCCTTCAGGAGCGATATCATCAAATGGGTCAGACTCAATTTCGTCTGCAAGCATTTCAACAACCTGAGCATACTTGGTCTTGAGTTGGTCGCAAACAAACGACGCCTGCTTAGCGGAGAATCCGCTACGAATGAAATCTTCGAGACATTCGATACATGCATCCGGCTCGGACCATATCTCTGCAACCTTGACAGCAATCTTATCGCTGTAGATGTTTGCCTTAGCAAGACGCTTGCATACAGAGTTTACAAGGTTCTCTCCCTCATCGGGACCGCTGAGAGCAATCGCGTTCTCGCCGAAACGACGAGCAAGAAGCTCGCGGCAGTTCTCTACAGGGAAATCAACGCCAACACCAAGAGAAGCAGTTTTCTTGAAATCAGCCAATACCGATTGATTGCTTGCGGTCTTGACGCGGTTCAAGAGACCCTTGTTGTTCATCGAGATGATGACTTTACCACGGTCCTCAAGGGACAGTGACTCAAACTCCTTGTCGTTCATGCCAAACTGCTCAAGAGCGCTTGCAAATGTTTTCTTCAAGCGACGGCAAGTCGGACAACTATCAACAACAGGCGGTGTCCATGTCCACTGCATGTACCAATCATCGCCCTTCATAGCCTGCGCGATAGAATAACGACGGCCAGTGCTGAGACAGTGGTATTCGTTATCAGAAACTCGAACCGTATTGGTCGTTCCGTTGTAGGGGCTGACCGAACCAAGCTTGGTCCCAGACTCAGCAATCTTCTTGAGAGCCTTGTCAGTAATGCGAGTAAATGCCGCGACAGGAATATCCTCTTCGAAGCCAGCCTCATCATCGACTGCGAAACCTTCGCCCTCCATGTCGTCTCCGCCCTCTTCATCAGGGGTGAGGTCCGCCCACTTGGTAACTTCGATGTCAACCTTGAAGACGAACTCAGAGCCACAGTTGTTACACTTGCCCTGTCCGCCCATAATATCAACATCTTCAGAACCACAGACAGGGCACTTCGAGCCGGGAGGGGCAGGGTCAAGGTCGCCGTCTGCAAAATCAGACTCGCCCTCCATCATGCCGCCGTTATCCATGCTCTCAAGACCAGGCTGAGCGCCAGCAGCATCAGGCGGGGTTGGAAGCGAAGCGCCGCCACCCATACCATCGCCGAGTCCTGTTGGCATCTGTCCGCCCATCATTTGAGCGGCTCTCTCCATTTTCTTGTTACGCGAAGCGGCTCGCTGCTGCTTCTCGTCTTCCTCTGCTTTGCGGGCGGCTTCATCGGCTGCATTCTCTGCGCCTTGCTCATCCCAGTCCTCTTCCTCAGGACCGCCAAACTGATGCTCAGCAGACTTGAAGTTGTTCTTCTTGAGCGAAGCAAAAGCCTTCATCTCTTCATCAGAAGCAACAGACTCTTCCTTAACAATAGCCTCGAAAGTCTTGTTCTCTTCATCGATATCAAGCGAGGCGAGAATGATTGGCTTGCCAACCGTCTTCTCCGAATACGCTACAACAGTTTCCAAAAAGACTGGCTGATCTTGTGGATCAGCGCCTTCTAGGTCATCCCTAATGGTTCCACAAAGCTTGTAGATACCGTCATTTTTGTCTACATAAAGCTCGGAGAAAGCCTCAGCGAAGCGGGCATTCTTATCGAGAATCTCTTCAGGCGTCGATGCAGAAGCGAGCTTCTTGTGAGCAAGCTGCTCAGCAGAAGCAAATACGTTTTTATCGTTTACAACAAACTTTACAGCATCAATAAAGTCCTCAGCCTTTGCATAGCCGATGTTATCAGCAAGCGCACCGAGGAAACCGTTGATTGGCTTGTCGTTTGTTTTTGAACCAGCTACACGGCTGAAGTATGCGTTACGGTTACGAGCAGCAGCACGGTCTTCAATCTTCTGAGGCAAAGCGTTGACAAGAGTCAAGTAGGCTGCCTTCATATGAGACTGTGGCGTAATCGTCATAGCAACGATAGATTTCTGAATATCGCTTGGAGATAGACCGTAATTAGCAATAGCGTCAGCTACGGCGTTCGTAGCAGACTTAACAAGAGCCTTGGGGTCAAATGTATAAGCAGCCTTCCATCGCGAAGTATCTCCACCGTGCGGCATGGTGGAGCCCTGGTCAGCAAGCTGCTGTTGCGTAATAACTGCTGGGTCTTCCCAACGGTGTGTCGAAAGCAAGCTTCTTAGCTGAGCCTGCGTAATTTCTTCCGTGTAGTCCTCAGGAAGACGACCGCTAACCTCTCGGCTAATCTCGTCCCACTGCTTTTCAGTAACTACCTCTGGGTATGACTCCCAACGAACGATATATCCGTCCTGAATTTCCGCCAACTGAGCCTGTGTAATAAACTCGTAGGGGTTGTCAAGGCGAACTTGTGGCGAGGCTGTTGTAGTGTCGTTTACTCTTTCAGAACCACCAATCTGCTCATCACCTTCCGTAATCGTATTATAGTGGTCTTCCTGACGACCATGCAAAGGAAGGTCGGCAGAATCAAACTGCTTCTGAGTGATGACCTCTGCCTGTTCTGGCGTAACACCCTGACCCGCCGCAGTCTTGGTCTCATTATCTTTAGGCTTAGCCATAGAACTTGACTCCTTATTGTTTTCTTTCGAACTCATACCCGCAACTTCCTGCTGCTCCTGATCGACAACGATAGAGCGCAATCTGTCTAGATTCTCTATAATGTTCTCCGCTCTCTTCAAAAATTCCTCCCTAGAACTGGAATTATTGGAGGAAAACGTTGGACGGGTAACTGTACCAATTTGATTTCCATAGTTTCCGGTTTCTACCCCACCTGGCTGTGTCGGAGCAGCAGGTTGCTGAGCGCCAAGCATATTGGGGTCATCAACCTGAGTCGCTCCTGTGTCCTCAACAGGCGAAGCAGAAGTATTGGAACCAAACATAACCTCGCTCTCCGAGGGCGAGGGAAGTTGACTGTAACCCATTTCGATGAGTTCGTCAGTCGTGCTTTGAATATTTGCAAGAACCTCGATGAGGTCACTCGCGTATTCCATATCAATCTGTTGTTTCTGCGCCATAATCGAACGAGTAACCTTTTCAATAAGGTTCATCGCATCGTTTAGGGCCTGAACTTCCATATTACCTGCAACTTTTTCCATCTTGCCCGAAGACATTCCCTCTTCGTATGAAGATGCAAGCTTCTCTAGCTCAGCAACTTTCGATGCAAGACGACTCTCAATAGCAGGAACATTTAGGATATCGCAAACCAAGCAATCGTGACATGCTGGGTTTACAACAAAGCTATCTTCAATAAAGTTGATATCATAGTTCCACTCAAAGACCTTGAGGCCCTCGGTAGCGTTAGCTCGCTTCTCTCCGGGACGGCAACCGCACACAGGGCAATCATCGCTGGGCTTGCCAGCGCTCTCGTGGTATTTACAATCATGAGCCCTCATCTGAAACTTACGAGTCTTCTGATTTCTGATATGTGTACAGAACTCGTCAGCAGTGTGAGCCTTATTGTGACAGATTGAACACACCGAATGACCGACCTGAGCGCCCATCGATGTTCCTATAATGTAACCCTCTTCGATACCGCGAGCAAGCTGAGGATAGGCTGTCTTATCTACCTTGTTGATACAGTAGATACCACCGGCTTCATCGTCGAACCATGCGTGGACGACCATGCCGCGAGCTTTTTCAACATCATCATTCTGATGGTTAACGAATACTGGACAACCAATAAACGTGCTTGTAGCCTTCTTAAGCTCGCTAGCAGAAAATGCATCGCCATTATCGTTGACCTCATCTTGTTTGATTGCAAAAACCTTAACAAAAAGATGGTCTGGGCTTTCTTTGATAGCGGCTTCAAGATTAAAACCATTCAAATCGACAGCTTTGTCTTTCGACAATGAAGCAGTCTTGATTAGCGAATCCTTGTTGATCAAGTCCCACTCTTTACCCTGAGGTACGTTAAGTGCCTCTAGATGAAGGGGGCGACCAGTGCTTGATGCTCGTTTCGTAAAACCCATAAGTATTCCTCTTATTGTTTGCGGTCCTTCTAACTACGCATGTGTGATAGAAAAATCCTCTATTATTTGCTAAGTTTCCGCATCAAACGATGCAACGAAGCCATTGTACTATTTCCAGGTTGAACAATACCTCTATCGTCATTCTGGACATTAACGTTTGGTGGCTGTGCAGGTGTGGTAGCAGGAGCGGGCGCAGGCGCGGGCAACTGAGCGTCGGCAGGCATATCCCTAGCCTTACCAAGAGCCTGCTGCGCAATCCTTTGAGCGTCTTGACCGATTGCAGCCAAGTCTGCATTTGGATCTGCCTTTGCAGCCTCGCTCGCAAGAGAGTTAAATGCTTCCTCGATGGTATCTGTAAGAGCTATTTTTCGCCAAGGAGTAGAACCTCTAACACCCTGAGCCTCTATCTTTTGAGGAGCAGCAGTGGTCATGTAAACACCCCACTGAACGCCTCTATCGACAGCGAGCGAATCGACAGCAGGGTCTACCGCATGCTCAGGGCTCATCATGAACGGATTAGCCGCAACACCCTGTCCCTCGCCAAGATTGGTAGCAGTTGAGAACTGAGGCCCAATTACAGCTAAGCGATATGCGTTCAAAGATACTCGTCCACCGCCAATATAATGCTGAAGCTCTCGTAGTGACTCAAAACTGTACGGATTACGGTTAGGTCCACGACCGGGGCCTATGGCTTGCTCAATACGGAAATAGCCTTGACCATCTTCCGCAGAAAGGTCAGCCATAAGCTCTTCGGATGGACGAAAAGTACCAAATCTACCTGTTTCCTCGGTCTGTCCTTCCGCTGTTTCAGCGGGCTTGAGAGCAAGCGTTACACCGGGTCTTAAATATCCTGGCTTCAACAAGGACTGAAGCTGCGATGAAGTCATTGGATAGGTTTCGTTGCTCTGTATATTGCGAAGCATAATACTGCCATCTTCTTGCAGTCGCATTTGATACAGCGTCCCATTCTCCATTGCTTCCATGTTCTGCTGATATCGCTCCCAAGCATCTTGTGCTTTTCGTTGTTGACCAGGAGTTAGGCCTGGTTTCCATACAGGATTACCTGCTGCGTCTTGAGCAATCTCGCGACCATTGAACTCTACATAACGACCAATCTGAGATTTCTTCGCTGGCTCAGCAGTGTTACCGTTTGGTCCTTGAGGAAGAACAATCGTGCTGCCTTTGGGGTCCAAGCCTTGCTGGAAAAACTTCTTACGAGCGTCTGCGCCTGTTTGCAACGAAAGAATAGGCTGCAAACCCTCGCCAGTAGTGCCTGAAGTGTCTATGAACAAACCAGCGCCCGATGCTCCATCTTGAACAGCAAACGAACCATAGGACCAGCCATTTCGTTCTGCAATAGCAGGATTTGTTACCATCATAACTTCGCGGTTCTGCGAACCACGCGCACGACCAAGGCCACCAAGCTGTTTCTGTTGAGCGTATTCGGCCCATGCGTGACCGTTGTGACTCATGAAGTGAGCAGAGCCTATACCCTTATCTCCGCCCTGACCGAGAGTTGGTAACTGTATATTGTTACTGCGAACAAACTCAAGAGTCTGCTTGAGATAATCTGGTAGCTTCCTTGTCTTACTCGGAAAGTCATTACCGATAAAGTCAGGCGCATAGTAAGCAAAAATCAAACCTGCATACTTAGACAACGCTTGCTGTGTGGCATCGTTCGTGGCGAACTGCTCAAACTCGCTACGAAACTCGTCCATCTTGTTCTTGAGACGTTCGGCAATCTCAGGCGGCAAAGGACCGCCCTGAACAAGGTTTGATTGAGCGCCCGCGTTGAATCTCTTCCAAGAAACACGAGCTTTTTCTGCTTCATCGCCTGCGGCTGCTCCCTGGTTCTCGTACATAGGGAAATCCGCAAAGCGAACAAGTTTATTGTATAGTGTTTTTAGCTCGTTGCGAGACATAATAACCCCTTAGTTAACGTGCTGAGGAATATCCACAGGCTCAAGCTGCTCTTTTGTATAGTTTGGTGTACCTTTTGGTGTAGGAACACCCCACTTGTCATTTGCATAAGCAAGAGCAGCTTTCATTGTACGAAAATACTCTCCATACGGCGAATATGTTTTGGTCTTCTGATCTGCAAGAGGAGGCATCTTTTTAATGCCCGAGAAAAATACCTTGCCCTGCTTCTTGTGAACCGAAGGCCCCACAACAACATAGTAATCCGAGTTCGTGGTTGAGTCGTGACCACCCCACCTAAAATACCCGCCTGGACCAAGCTGCTTATCAAACTTCTTCTTGAGAGAAAGAGACTTGTCGTGATACGACTCCTCCCACTTGATGCCCCTCTCCTTAATGGGCTTGCGACCGCCGGTATGCTCGGCTTTCTTGATGAGTTCAAAAACTAGGGTCACGGCTGCTCCTCAGGCAAGAACTTGGCCTTGCTAATACTGATTAGTCCAGGACTTGAAAACTCTTCATAGGAAGCCTGGACATACCTTCCTTGTTTATTTGTTGAAGATTTACCATGTTTCCTTCTTAAAGCAGCAGCTTCTTTGATACTATCGAATAAGAGCCTCTTAACTTCATCTGCATTCTCATTTAAGGCAGACTCGCTGATACGGATAACAGTCCAGCCCATATTTGCAAGTTTTACGTCTCTTTGGTTGTCAGACTGCTTGTCTTCAACGCTTGTGTGCCACTTCTCGCCATCTGCCTCAATGTTGAGACCAATCTCAGGATAGGCAAAATCGAGAGCAAATGGCTGTGATTCGCCAGGAACCTGAACTTTGAACTGAGCAAATAGCTGATGAGGAGGATTGATGTCGTTCAATATTCTATAAGTTTTTGCTTCTGGCTTGGTTAGCTGCAAAGTTTTTGGCTGGTACATCATCTGCTCTTCAGGAGAAGGTTCTTTCGCTTTAGGCGCTTTGCCTTTCTTGTATACCCTCTGAGGGGCAGAACCGGCCGCCGCACCCATTCCGCCAGGCGCTCCGCCCATCGGGGCTCCTCCCATTCCTCCGCCGGGCGCTCCGCCCATGCCACCGCCCATCGGGTCGCCCATAGGTCCGCCCATACCGCCGCCCATCGGGTCACCACCGGGCATGCCGCCTGCGCCGCCACCCATGCCGCCACCAGGCATGCCGCCGCCACCCATGCCGCCACCCATGACATCGCCAGCGGGTCCGGCCATAATTTGCTCTTCTCGCAAACGTTGAACTTCCTGGTCATAGTCAAGATCAAACATTTCAAGCAATGTCTGGTTTGAAATGATACCATTCTGATTCAACTGTATAGCCTGCTGTATACGATTGGATGGGTCACGAAGCTTGAGGTCATCCCACTTAATCTTTGGATAGATGTAGCATTTTTCGCCGCTCTGCTTTGTAGCCTCTTCATCGATAAAGCCCTGCATCTTTGCGACGGTCAAGAAAACGTTTTTCTCTACCCAATCCGCAAGTTCATTTCTCCAAGACTCAAGGCGACGAATAAGCATTTCGACACCAACCTGAGCCGATGAATATGCTGCCATCTCACCATTAAGCAACGCCTGGTTGAGCATCATGCCGTCAAGGAGTTCCTTGCCGATTAGCTCTACTTCGTTCGTGATATTATGAATCTTGCCTGTAGCTCCATACCACTCATAATCGAATGCATGGTGAGTGACTAAGGTTAGATTGGGGTCGTTTGCAACCGCGCCCAACTGCTGCTGAACATCTGCAATATCATCCTCGCCCGCAGGACGCTTCTCATCGCCAATCTTAACAACACGAACAGGAAGAACAAGGCGCTCGGCCACAATCCAGTTTGCTGTCATCAATTTTGTCTTGTATGCCAAAATAGTAAACAAACGACGAAGCAAAGATTCTCCATAAACACCATACGGAGCGCCGCCATGCTTGATGTGACTAACAGCACGATTAGATAGACGGATAGGACGACCGGCGGCAACAAGCTCCTTAACTTGTTCAGGAAGACGGTCATAAATGGAGCGAGGCTGCTTCATTTGAACAATCTTCTTGAGTTCATCATCAGGAAGCATGACGATTTCAGGATCATCAGCAAGCGGAGTTGTATATACCTCGACCCAATCAGGATTCAGAACAATGATACGAGATATCGTTCCGTCTGCGTGGTTCCACTCATCGGGTGGAACATCGGTTTCGCCACGAGTGTCCGGAGAATCAAACTCAAGAAAGACAAAAACGTCTCCTATCAGAAATCGCTCGTGCGATATAAGACGAAGCATCCGTAACATATCTAGCTTATCGCAAAGTCTATCAAAGAATTCTTGAATCTTCTTGCTCTTGCATTCTAGTTTGAATCCGTTGATAGGAAACTGAGAATAAAAATCGATGCCTGCGGCCACCTTGGGTTCATTTTCATAGTAGAACCGTGCCCATTGATAAACTTCCTGTCTCTTGCTAGCAATTTGCCAGTTCTGAGGAGTATGCAGCGGCGAGAAGAACATAGGCTGCGTAAACAATGCGCCCGAACCTCCGATTGACTGAGCAGAACGGGTTAGGGGCATCGAAACAGTTGCGCTGGCAGCAAGACCCGCAACAGGAGAAACACTCTTTGGTGTGGGTGTTACGCCAGTCTTGGTTCTCGCAGCGGTAGCAATACGCTTTGTGTTTTTATCGGGAAGTTGCATCCTGATAGGCTTTTTACCGGCCATAGTTCTTCATCTCCTTACTCTAAACCAAGAGCGTTGGCTGACTCGCCAACCTGGATTATGTGGTCTTCGTCAGTTATATCGGCATGCTCATCAGACAAGTTTTGCTGAATCGGCCTCTTAACCCGTCTTTCAAACGTTTCAGTAGTTGGCTTCATGACATTACGATTGGCAGGTGGATTAACCATGTAGCTACCAATCTGAGCCATCTTTTGCTTCTGCTGCCTAGGAACCATGTACGGCGTCTCTAGAGACGAGCCACAGTTTGCGCAATTGGTTGCCTCTGGCGCGTTAGTAGACTGGCACACAGGGCATGTCTTTTGCAAAGCAGGAGAGTTTCGCCTCTGCGCCTCGCCCTGTGTCTCGCCAATTTCGGGCATGACAAAAGGGTCCGTCATAGGACGGCCTTGTGCGGTTTTTGAGTTTTGCAAAATACTGGTAGTTTTCAGCCCGTTACTTTTTTTTTAGCGCTTTGGGCTTCTTTCCAGTTAAAGGGCTTACTCGTATCGTTAAACTCACGACCACGGGAGTCTTCTTTAGAACGAAGATCCTGTAGCCTTGCCTCGTGCGAACGATACTCGGCAAGATATGGCTTACGACGCTGACCGGGCTTCAACTGAAGATTGTTTGTTTCAGGAATCCACTTATCAACTTCGAATCGCTTCTGAATGTAACCACCAACCCAGTTGCCGTCCTTATCACGGAATGGACGGCTATATTTGTCCATGACCGTATCTCGCCAGATGGCTTCGTAATCAACAAACGGAGCATCGCCTGGACGAATGCCCCAACCCTTGTTGCGCTCGTATACGTGCCAATCGCTAATCAAATAACCCGTAAATGGATCAATACGATTACCACCTGGTCCATGAACAATAACGTTCTCTAGAGCCTTGTGCTGAGCAGTCTTCTTGAGATTGAAAGACTCTCCCTTTGCCTTTTTCTGGTGGGCGGCATACTCTATAGCTGCTCGACGAATCGTGGCGTTGGTCTCGGCCACAGTTCGCTCAACAACCGAAATTTCATTCGAACCTGAATCTTGCTGTGGCATAACTCTAAAAATCCTCTCTGCTAGTTGAGCCCTCATCTCAGTATCACTGGGGTCAGGCCCAAAGGCTTCTACATATTTCGGCACAATATCAGCAATTACCTCTGCCGGTTCTATAGGTAGACCGTCTGAGGTTATGATTTCATTGTCGCCAACAGCAGAAATAAGCTGCTGTCTAAGGGCTGTAGAATCTGCCCCTGCCTGAACTTGGTCTTCCATCCAGTTGAATAAATCAACGTGCGAACCAAAGGAGAGGCTCTGGCTCGGGTCGAGGCTTGTATCTTGCGTAGGAACCTCCATTGCATCATCGACAGGAGGTTCCTCTGTTAAAGGTGTTTCAATACCCATACCCTGAGCTAGTCTCTCCAAGTTAAAGTAAGACGAAGCCATAGCTGGAAGCGCTGATTCGGCGTCTTCCACTATTTCGCCCACTTGATTCTGAGTGTTATTCAAAACTTGGATAGTATTCATCGCTTGTTCAAGCATTGTCCTCTGCCTTGCCATGTATTCCGTTACTTCATCAGGCGACAAACCTTCGGGTATTTGCCCAAGGTTATTATTGACCAAATCGTCAATCGCCATCTGACTTGTATTCAACGCATCTACTGCGCTCGGAGGCAAGGCCATTCATTACTCCCCCTCAGTACCCATGCGGGACTGAAGAATATCGAACAGACGGTCTGTTGATTCTTTCTGCGTATTTTTGTAGTTCGCAGAATCATCTTCCGCTGCTAGCTTATCAAAAAGACCAGAGGCAGCTTCCTTGGTTGTGCTTGCCTTCTTGATCTGCTGCCACGACTTATCATCGGTGGCAGCTTTCTTTTCCATAGATTCGCCCTGCGTTGGCTTGACTCTCTCAAAATCTTCGTTATCAAAGATACTGATAGAACCATTTGGAACCCAACCATGACGGTGTGCTGTTTGCGAGTTAGAAACTACCGAAGATGCATGACGACCGATGTATGACTCATCAGACTCGCCTACTTGTGGCGACATCTGATTACGATACTCAGACTGCTTCGCAGCACGGATAGCATGAGAAGAGGCCTTCTCTGCTGCTGTTCGTTCGCGGTTTGACGAAGCTTTGCCCATACGGTCTAACAAGTTGGGATCAAAAACACTATTCTTACCAGCGACTCCGTAAGCATTATTGGAGGAGCCTTCGTCGCTAATATTGCCACAGGCAGCCGAGCGAATGCTGTGACGACCTCGAACAAGGTCGAATTCATCGATGCTGTTATGCGACAACTTAGGAGAGTCGGCCATTTCTTCAAATGAGCGATCAAAGGCCGACTGCCTCTCTGCACGCGACTTCATCTCAGGCTCACGATCCTCAATGTTGATGTGTTCCTGAGCGAGCGTATCAAAGATGCTCAAGTTTACTTGATCAGATGTTTTCTGAAGTCTGCCCATTATTTTACTCTCCTATCGAGTTGCTTTTGAATACTTGCCAAGACGCTATCTTTGGAACCTGTAATGTATGGATGCCTACTCGAAGCCGCCTTGGAATCTCCTTGCTGAAAAGTTCCTGGCTTGATAACATCATCCAATGAGGTTCCAAACTGAGCAGCCTCGGGCTCTGCGATTTTGGTCTGAAACTTAACTTTGTAGTTTCGGCCTTCTTTGGTGATTTTCTGAGAAAGGTTGAACTTCTGACCAATCTCAGTAGCTAGCTGTTTGGCCTCGTCTCGGCCAATTTTTTGAGTCGCCGTAAACGATGGAATCAGATAGAAACCTGAGCTTGTCTCGCTATCCAAATCCTCATCCCATTGGAAGAACGGGTCAACCCCATCCTTGCCTCCGAACATTCGCTCGGGGACACCCAGTGAAACAAGCCTCTGTATAATGAAGCTTTCCAAGTTTCCGGCAAGGTCGGAATCTCCGCCTTGCTCTCCGTTTACTGCGCCGTCAATATCCTCTGCCGAAGGCTGTGGAGCAGCTTGGTCTTGTTCCATGTTTTGCTGTAGAGCATTAAAATCGAAGGCCGGGGCCTCCTGCTGCCCTTGCTGCTGTTGCGGGTCGGCATAGAATGAATCCTGCGCAACATCATCGCCACCCAGCCCCGTGGACTGAGAAGAGAAACTTTGCGCAACTTGGACCCTACGCCGACCTGATGGAACTAAACTCATAACTGACTCCTTTTAGCCTTGGCAGACTGATTACTTATCCTGGGTCATCGCGTCAGCGTATGCTTCGGGATAAACCATGTTCCAGTAAGACTTCAAACGAGCCTTAGCCTTTGGCGAAAGGTTAGCAATCTTCTCAAGGCTAGAAACCTTAGCAGAAGCGTTGCATGCCTCCTTGTCAGCATCGTCTTCCTTACCGTCTGCATCGTCGTGTCCGTCATCGTCATCCTTCGAGTCCTTGGACTTGAACTGATGCTCCTTGAGGGCGTCAGGTAGTTCACCAGCCTCTTTCTTCTGCTTCTTAGCAGAGGCCTTAACTTCAGCTTTGCCATCGTCCTCGGCTTCCTGCGTGTAGCAGTCGCTCGACTCACGGTCGGGCTCGGGAAAACGACCCTCGTTCTTGCCTTCGAGGTCGTCATCATCGCCAGGACCATCGCCCTTAGCAGGACCAGAATCGCCCTCGTCAGAAGCAAGTTTGGTCTCGCCTTCGGCTTCGCTCATGGTCTCTTTGCCCGAGTCGAGGCCTGCTGGCTCAACGGTCTTAACTTCTCCATCAGCTTCGGGTTCGCCATTGTCATCAGAAGGCGAACCTTCGATCCAATGCTTGCCCTCACGCTTACCTTCGCCGTCATCATTGATGCCAGCTTCTTGTGCAGTCTTGCTAAGCTTTGCCTCCGAGGAAGCAGTCTTAACCTGCTGCTCGTTGCCCAGGGCCGTCTTAATTAGCTCTGAGAAACTACCAGTTTTGTTGGTTGAGATTTTGTTTGTGTAAAACTTCATAACTTAGGCTCCTCCAATATTTTGAACCTTTTGCCTAGCTCGGTTATAACCTCCGAGCTTAACTGTCTTCATTGATTTAGCAAGAGCGGTCTGATCTCCGCTCAAGTAATCGCCCACGCGGGCTCCTGACATCTGTCCACCAATGCCTGCTGCATTTGCTGCCTGTTCTAACCTGCGAGCAACCTCAAGAGCCGTTGTCGGGTCGAGGTTGCTCATTGCCTGCATAGCTTGCTCCGCATTTGTCACAGGCGATGCTGCGGGAGCCGGCTGCTGAGCTTGTTGTGCTGCGGGAGCCGCTGGCTGCGCCTGTTGCTGTTGCGATTGGCCTTGGAAATTCTGTTGTATCTGCTGTCTAATATTCTGCCACTTCTGACCCACTTGTCTTGCATCTCCGGGCATAAGCTGCTGAAGAGCCGCAAGAACTTGCTGCGAGTTCTGAACCTGATTTGGCGTGCGACCAGGATTGTTGCTCAAAAACTGAACAAGACCATTCTTTGCCTCATTAAGACGAGTAACCTCAGCCATAATCTGCTGCACCGCACGGTCCATCGCGCTAAGCTGAGTATTAATGGTTATGTTCTGCTTGACGCCGCTTGCCACATCGCCAACCGCATTACCGATACCACGGCCCATATTGCCGATACCTCTGAAGAAATTGCCGATGCTGCTCTGAGCCTCTTTGGTTAGTTGCTCAGCGACCTTAGCAAGAGTCACAGACTCGGATGGATACTTCTCGAAGGCATCCGATGCCAACTCGAATAAATCAGTAGCGATTCGAATGAACTCTTGAGAGTTATCGCCCTGCATTTCTTCAATACCAGCAAAAATGGCATTGCCAAGAGACATGCCTTCTTTCTTATTTCTTTCGATTGCTTTGGCGAGCTTCGCATCTAGCTCAGCCTTCGCGGATGCTACCTTGATTCGACCCTCTTCGCTTTCGGCATATTTATCCCACTTGCTGCCATCATTATTTATTGAAGCAAGATACTCTTCATGACACTTGCCCCAGACCTCTTGGGCTGGCATATCAGGATTGCCTGCTCTCTTTTGACGGTAACAATTCGACCAACAGCGTGTATTGCGAATCCAATAACCTTGCAAGCCAACATACTGAGCGACCTTCACGCCAAGAAGCTTGTCGGATATTGCATCCAGCCGCGAAGCGAACTTATCGCCACCAGCCTTATCAAGGCTACCAGCAATCTTCACAAGTTGATTGACATGATTGTCCATAAGTATTAAACCCTAAACTTCGGTTCAAATTCTTCATCGGCAACAGCATAAGCTGTGATGTTGCTGATTATAAAAGCCCGAATGTCTCCTACAGTTCTATCGAACGTTACCATTATTTCATTACCCGTCGTTTCAGCGTGAAAAGTTCCGTGAGGCTCAACATCTCTGATAATGTTCTTTCCGCTCTTTGTCGTGTAACTAATCCTCATCAAGTGTCCGGTAAACTGATTCTGTGCCGTTGGCTTTGACCATTCAGTCGCGTCAAAGGCGTTTTCAAAATCAGGAACTTCATCTATCGGGCTGTCCGGAATCTCCGGAAGCTCGACTGGCATGTCAGGTGGAGGAGCTTCTGAGGGCGGCTGAACTTCGAGAGGAGGCTCTTCGAGGTTATCCTCAAGGGCCATCCCGATGTCTTGCGGCGTCAACTTCGGAAGCGACTCATATTGTGACCGTGCCTGTTCTTCGTCTGCCTGTGGCTGGTATGCATCTCCTAATTGTCCAGACGGGTCCGAGCTAAGTAGCTGTGAGACTTGCGTCCGTTTAGCTTTTCCTTCTCCTGACTTCTCATTCCTTCTTTTTTTAGCAAAACATACATACTTCCCTCTCACAGGGTCTTCTTCTATGACAATTTTGTCGCCAATATCAATGCGATTCTCTCTAAAATATCCTGTATTTGCTTCTATCGCATAACGGCATGGTACACTGCTTCTTACGGGTTTGCGGTTGAGTGGTTTGATATTGGTAATCTCGTGAATCGTGCCCTCAGTATCCGCAAAAGCAATATCCAACGGTATATAGGTATTCTCTCCCCAAAAAGAGAGGATTTTTTGCCTTGCAAAATCAAAAAGCATTCCCTCATTTTCAGGTAGTTTGTTAATGAACATCAACCCCTGAGCTTGTTTGTAAGGGGTATCAGCAACATCAACAAATAGCTTGGGAGGGTCATTGAGCATCAATGTTTCTCTATTTTCTTCAGCTTCTTGTAGTAGTTAGGGTCTTCAGTCAAATGGTCCATAGCAATCTCTTTAGCAACTGAGCGACTATCAGTATGTTCCATTTCAACTTTGATACCCTTCTCTAGCTCAATCGAATCAAAATCAGATGGCTTCTTCTCGTCAGCAAGTCCTCCTCTGATTTTGTCTTCATAGCTCTTTGATTTGATTATCTTCATAGCTCTGTAAACCTAAAGTTTTGCCTCTCCATTGCGTATTCGACCTGATAAGCAACTGAATCATCTACCTCGATGGCAAGTCCCTTGTTATCCGATTCAGTTTGGTCGATTTCTATACCAAATCTCTTACCAACATTCTCAACCCACTCCTTTACATCATCTTTGTTGTCTGAACGCTGGTAACCTATACCAAAGACTTCTTCTTTCATCACGTATGACTGATGTTCATTCGACCACTCGGCAGCAGGAACCGACCTACCCAAGTCAGGCTTCCATTCAAAACGAAGCTGGTCACCAAGGATGGTATACATCTTTTTACCGACCGAATCATACCAATACAGTCTATTGAGAACTCTATTTTTGACTCGCTTAGTTGTTTCAGTAAACTCAATCAGATATGTTTTCATTGGTTTTTCAAATGCTGATACCAATTAGATGCCTTACGATTCTTGCCTTTATTGTCATGCTGCGAGTTGACATACTCGGCAAAGCTTGGCGTATGGTCAGCAAGCTCCTCTTCTCTTTCTTCCCGTTCTTCATCGGTCATTGTTTGGTATGATGCAGTCTTAATATGACCCGAGCGAGAAGATGACTTCTCAAATACTGATTTCTCTTCCGAGAGGATAATCTGCTGTATAGCCTTAGCGCCCTTATCTGTTACGCGAAGGCTGCGACCCTGAACCTGAATAAGCCCAGCATTCTCAAGCTTAGCTACCTCAACTTCGCTCATCGTCGGCGGGCGGTGGAACTTCTTGCCGGTAATCTTATTCGCAGTATCAGACCAAACGGAGAAGAGTTTCTTCTCTTCAGCAGAAGGCCCCTGTCTTATCCTTGTGATTTGTAAATCTGGCATGAGGTCAACAAGAAAATCGAATAAAGATTGCTGCGCCTCTTTTGTTATTTGCTTAGTCATTATGACCTCCAAAGTACGTTTCGGTGTGGGTATGGGTTTGCGGAACTATCGCTAAAGCTAAACGGCTCGTTACGTATCTCTCTCCAATAAAAACCTTCATTGGGCCATGGGTCTTTATATTGTTCTAGACCCATGCGATATCTCCGCTGATGTCGCTTATCACGACTTCGACCAGCCGTTTCCTCCGCAATCTCTGACCACTGAAAGACTCTTTCTCTCATAGGAATATCCGTTCTAGACCAAGGACCGGAAACGCCGACCGCAACAGCCTTCTTAGGTTCTTGTAGTCTAAGAACAAGATGCGAAATATACATATCCCTACGGACAAGATGAGTTAGCCACTGAATGCCTATGGAATAATCAATGATGCGAGACATTGTTAAACCTGAAAATGATTCAACATCCCTATCCAAAGACTCCCTAAGCTTTTTGGCTACGCCATTTGAATCAAGTTCATCAAAATAACAACATATCTCATACAAACTTCTTATGGCAGGAACGAATAAGTTCCTCAAAGAATCAGCAGGCATCGAGTTTTCAGTCTCGCTTCGAAGTTCAGAACAAACTTCGTGCCACATGGCCCAGAGCAGTTTCTTATTTCTCTTGATTTTGCTTTCTAGAGTCTCGATAAGTTCTTTACCCTGCATAGACTTGCCGCGCATAGTATAGGTTCCGTCTTGAACGGTTATACCAAACACTGCAAGTTCTTTCAGGATAACATCTAACATGGTTAGCTGACCTCATCGTTATTAGGCATCTCTTCGCCACGAAGCTGAGCATACCTCTCTCGGTCCTGTTCTTGGTCCACAAAAGTAACTGGTTCAAGATTTTCTTGAGAATCATCTACGAACAAATCATCAAAGCCCTCTTGCGATTTCTTCATCTCAGTCTTAGGGCTAGACTTTGGCTTCTCTGACGTTCTTACAGTCATACCTTCGCCGGTTGGGTCATGAGCATACATTCCCTCTGGCGCTTCTACTTTCTTTGCTTCTGGCAGATGAGTCTCGGACTGCCCCTCATTGGGGTCAATAGACTGTGGAGCTTCTTCTGACAACCGTTTGATTGTCTTAGTTTTCTTTGCAGAAGCTTCTTTATTAGTTGTTTTCTTAGAAGCCTTCTTGGTTGACTTTTTCTTAGTTACTCTCTTTGTGGTTTTCTTAGGTTCTTCGGCGTCGGCTTTTGACTGCTCTCTTGCCTTTTCTGCTTCAGCAATCTTGGCATCAATTTCTTCGGCTAGCTCAATATGACCGTTGCCATGAGCAATCACGATTTCCATGTCCTCTACGTGTTCTGTTGGGACAAAGAAACGGGCTCCCTTGGGGACAGTTATCTCAAGAGACTGAAAAGATAGTTCGTTGCGATGAACATTCACATAGAAAACTCCATCTGGTTTCTTTTCTGTTTGACCTTCGAGCAACTCCAAAAAACCATTACGAATAGCGGCTTGAGTGGTTGAATCAAGATACTGTTCGGAGGTCATCTTAATGGTGGCACCAACCTTGTAGGTTCGTCCAACTGCACGAATAAACAGTTCGCCACCTGCTTTTTTTGTAACTTTGAGCTTCATATTTATCTCCTCTGAATTCTTCGGATGCGTCCTAGTGGTGTATCGTCATTTTCTAGCAACGAGTTATAACTTCCGTTCGATGGCATGTTTGTAATTGAAGGCTTTCGGTCAAGCTCTCCTGACTCTCCAAGTTGCCTCTGCACGGTGTTTTCCATGCTCAGAGCCGAGTCGGATCTAACCCGGTTCGTTCCGTCGTGTTGCGCCTGCCCATAGTCAGTGTCCTGGCCTTGTCCATATTGGGTATCTTGACTGCCAAGAAAATCAGAAGCAAACGGATTGGGAGGGTCCGTATCTCTGGGAAGCTTCTTATTAGGATCGCGAGTGTCTCTGTCGTTGCGAGAACTAAACTCAGAAAAATCATCAGGCTCAGGAGACCCATCACGCCCCCTTGTCCCAAATGCAGGAGCAGACATATCTCCTGGTTGTCCGGGCAATCCTTCGCTACCAGGAGTTGTTAACTTGTCGCCTTTCCCGTCGTTTGGAGAATGAACCGTATCGTATACGTCTCTCTCTTGACGAAAGTATGGGCGCGTAAAAACCTGCGGAGGCTCCGAGCCTCTACGAGCTTCCTTGTAATGGCTTAGGTTGAAATTCATTCTTCCTTTTCTGATATTTTCTGAATTTCTGACAGCATTGATGCCTTGACATGCGACATCTCGATAACATCGTCCGCTTCGTCATCCGTAAGCTCTCGCTCTTCCGAGGCAGCTTTGTAGAAGATATCGAACAAAGCCTTGTCGATGTCTTTGATAGATGCTGCTTGTAGTTTCTTCACTTTATCCTTTTTGTCCGCGTTCGCGGCGTTTGTATCCACATCAACCTCTGTTGGCTGAGAGGCTAGGCTCTCAAATCTTTCTGGGCGATTTGAAAGCTGGCTTGCAGCAGCAGGATCGGCAGTAGTCTTCTTTGGATAATCGCGATGCTGCTGAACACCAAGCTGTTTATCCCAGAACTCAGTCTCGCCATCATCGTCTATTGCTAAATAAGCCTGTCGATATTTCTGATGATGGGCCTCCGCAAGTGCATCCATGGGCTTCATAACATGGTCGTCCACGTTTGGATCTCTATGAGGGATGTAACTATCTTTCGCAGCCGACATCTGTCCCTCGGTTGTTACAGGCTGAGAATTGTCGTTTGTATGAGAACCAAGAGCATTCGAAGACATCTGTCCCTCCATGACGATATCAAGATTCTCCCCCTGCCCTTCGCCTCGCGTGTCTCCTAGTATTCCTTGGTATGAATCCGTATCTGAGCCTATGGATTCACCCAGTTCTTCCTGTTGATCGACAAGTCTTTTTGGGTAAGGCTTGTTCTGAGCAACTTTCTTGTTATTTTTCAGGTTGAAAGACATGACTGCTCCTTATTTCCTATGCCATAGGGGGTGAACCCTCGTTTTCTTACCTAATTCATTCATCACATGCTGGCCTGAGCCTACCCCATAAGGCGTGCCTTGCATTGACCTCCATGCAATATTGTTTCCTTGTGGTGATACTGGCATTGATATCAATTTTCCTTGTGGTAAACCCTGTGTAGCCTTACCTCGGACATTAAAACATGCGCCAGCAAGAGCATCAACAATATCATCAGTAGTGCAATCGCCATCTGGTTTTGGCATGACTTTAAAGCTATTACCCTGCCATTTTCTCTGCAAGTTTTTCATTTCTGTCTCTAGAAGCTTATGTCTTGGACACAATAGCCTTTTTGAAATAGTTAGCTGAAATAAGTTATCATATATTTCTTGCTTATACTGTCTTGTATAGGGGGTCATACGTGCAGGTATACCATGTTTTCTAAGTTTTTGTATACTTGCCTTACTGTTCCAGTGGTCATACGTAACCTCGCCAAAGTGGAATCTCTTGTTGAGTTCGATGACATATTCATCAACCTCATCGACGACAATCATCTTATCAGGCGTTGGAGACCAATACATAATATGGTCCACAATAACAACATAGTCTCTTTTATTTGTCTCTCTATCAAGTCTTTGCTCTTGATGAGTTATGACGAGAGCATAGTTGTGACTCGATGTAGCAGGATCTAAGTGAGCAAAGTAGGTTATGCCCGGCACACCATGGTTTACGAATGGCAAATGATGATTACGGAATACACGGTCTACGTCATCGGGGCTGAAGAATGATTCGCCAGCCGTGCCAAAGAACTCGCCACCATACTCCATCGCAAACTTCATATCGTTCATGTCAGGAGATTCGGCGAGCAAAAGATGCTTAGGAAGGTTTGGATTGACAACCCATGTCGGTGCCCGCATCATGAAACGGTGGTCTACGTTCTCGGCGTTCTTGTATAGCTCATAGAAAATGCCTTCCTTACCACGGGGCGTCGATATGCAGATAACGCGGCCATCGATAACCGATTTCATCTCAATCTCGCCCTTGGCGTTCTTTTTCTCGTTACCGTTTTCATCAAGAACTGGCTCTCTACGGACGTAAGTCTTTGTTGCGGGAACAAGGTTGTGATAAAGCTGGTCGCCGCCCGACGAACCTGCGGTATTTTTGTATGTACCAATCTCGTCGAACAGAATAGCAAAACACGAAAGACCAACTAGCGAGTTTGAGTTTGAGTGGCCCGCCACGATCTGAATCGAACCGTGATGCATGGGAAGGCCTCTTTCGGCCTGTTTTTTGTTACCTTCTTTATCATGCGGAGTAAGGAGGTAGATTCTGTCATCAGTAATCTTGCCTACTTTATCTTCAAAGTAGGGACTCATCTGAATCTTCTCTTTCATCTCACGGAAGAGAATTTTCGCCTGCTGCATGGCATTAGCGATTGTTAGAATCGTAATCGGAGCAGCTTGACCAAGATTGTATGTGGCATACGGATTTCCACCAGGCGTCTCAAGCAGCCTCATAGCCTCGTAAAGGGCCATAATAGACACGATGAAGTCTTTTCCACTACGACGACCCCAAACAAGCACGAGTTCGCGGAATGTTTCATTATTATTCCACTTTTCGAGCAGATTTCCGTTCTCAATATCCGTCAATCCATAGTCTTTGATAAGACGAGTTTCTTCTTCGGTTAGCTTTAGGTTTTCATTACCAGGAGAACCCCGATAAAAGCATTTAAGCAGAATCTTCTGCATAGGATAGAGATAAATTGGGTTTGTATAAAAAGGAAAACCTAGCCATTTTTCGCCTTCTACGAACTCAATAATATCAGGTAGTTTGCCGCCAAACTTACGACGAACATTATCTGCCTTGACTTCATTCTTGAGAGTCCGTAAAAGCTCTGTAAAATCAGATTGCTTCGACTTAGTATCTTTTTTCCTAGGTGGCATTAGCTAAAATCCTGTCCTAACGTCCATGCGTACCAGGTAGTGCCACCATCAGTAGAGAACATCTTGAAAATGTCAATAGCACCAAGACTGGCTGTCACGGTTGGGGAACTTCCTCCGCTCCAAAGAATAGAGCCGCCCCATGTTATTGTATTCGCGCCACCTGAGCCTTGTTCCACGATTAGGGTTAGTTCATAGGCGTCTCCGGAAGTTGGAGTGCCTGAAAAGGTGATACTAGTAATGTTTGTGTCTATAGTCATCTTCTGGACATTACCTTCGCTCAGATCAAAATCGACTGTTGCCGTATTGATGCCACCTTTGTCGTTATAGGTCTGCTTTACATCTGTCAGAACTACATTATCAAGAACGCCATCGCCTGCGTCGAAGGCAACCTTGTTTGTTGATAGCTGCAATGGAGTAGCGTTTCCGTCGCCATCATATAATGCGCGCAACGTCGTATCAGCGCCATTGCCGCTATTGTTTAGGTGCAGCAAATCCTTATAAGTCTCTGCTGGCGTACTTTCTGAAATATCAGCGGGCATATGCAGTCTCCATCATAAATTGTCCCATCCTATTCGGTCCCATCGCAAATCAAGCTCGTTCCAATCCACGTTGTCTAAATCTTCCCAGTTTGCTGCCTTGTCTCCAACTTCCGTAATCGGGTATCCCAAAAAGTTAGATATGGTTGCAAATGTTTGTGGAACCTGGATATACTGTCCTTGCAAAAACTCATCTAGCGTGGAGTATCCAAACTCTGTACCATATTTATCCAAAACGTGTTGTTGCAAACCTTTTACAAAGTTTTGCACTTGTCGGCTTAGGTTGAAGTGTCTAGCAGCTATGTAATTATACGTGCCGTCTAATGTATTTAGCAACCGTCTTCTATACTGATTGTATTGGTTAATTTCTGAAGAAACAATATGACCTCTCATGCATAAAAGCTTGTCTAGAGCATCTCCTGCTAAATCTTGCGATTCAGAAATGGTTTCCGATACTGTCCTGTAGTTCTTTGTGCCTATCATCTGTATATGACTTCTCTGAAAGTTCTATAATCATACGTCGTCAACTGGTCTTTCTGTCTTATTCGAAAATAATAGAACTTTCCCCTTTCAAGTTTTTCGCCTGGCTGGTTTACATATTTTACATTTTTACCAACAAAATTGGATGTCACACCATTGATATTCATTTGCTCATAGACATCATCTTCGTTTTGACGGAACCAGCCGCGAACAGAATCCTCGCTTCTTTTGCTCAATACAATATCGCTTTCATCAAAATCGATGTCAGTAGAAATATCTAACTCAAACTGATAAAAAGCAAAGTCTTCTTCGTTAGGATGCTCAAGATCGAACTCAAACTCCCATGTTCCTTCTTCATATAGATGCTCTTCTGAAATGGTTGCTTTGAAAATCTCATCATTCAAAACATCAAGTATAATTTCAGGTATAACACCATCGGTTTCATCTAGATAATCATTTAGAGTAGGATAATGTGCGGGGTAGAACGTCTTGTTTCTTTGAACGACAATATCAAAAAATGCTCTCACGAGGTTGATATAGTCATTTCGCCAACTCGGGTCTTCGTATGTCTTGCCGAGCCTATTTGCAAGTCGGCTTAGCTCAAGCTGAACATCTACGTCGTCTCCTGAGAGAAAATCGTTGCGCATATCCATAAGGATATTGCTCTTACGGAACATTGTTATTACAGATTGAGCGCAACAGTCTGCGGCTCTCATCCATGCAACATCTTCATCAACAAAAGTAGTGCTTTCGACCGCAAGAGGAAAGGTATACTGAAGCAAAGGGTCGCCAAACATAGCCATAGGAGTGTCAAACTTAGGTTGAGCATATAACATAGCCTCTCCCATCCGTGCGCCTCTGAACAGCGCATTGAATAGAGGGAATGGTCTTAAAAAGGCATCGATACTCATATTTGACATAGCGCCTGCGGTAGCAACATACCCCTGCCGAATAGCAAGTAAGGGCCAGTTACGAGCATCAATATTTCGCATAGTCTCTGCGCCGGTAAAATCAGCGTTATAAAAGAAGCCTCGTATGTTTGTAGATGTCCCGAAGAATGTAAGGCTGCCCTCTTCGGTTCCCCAGCCCCAGTAAAATGAATCATCATCAAGTTTTGGTATGATAGGGTCTACGTAGGGATCAACTCTAACTGTTGTTCTTGTATCAATACCCAGCCTATTCATGAAGCCCGTTTCAAAACTTACAAGCTCTTGCTCGTATTGTTCGGCTCCGCTGGCAAAAATAGCGGCATACGAGTCCATGAAAAACTTACCAGATACAAACAGTTGGTCAATAGCTCTCTGTGTATTATCAAACCAGTTTCTAGTTATTGCGGCCTGTGGAGTGTCAAAGCGCGAACAAATATATGCGATATCGTTATCTGATTCTTGATACCGACGAAACACTTTTGGATCATAAAGCGGATTATTTAGACCAGGTTCAAATGAGCTATAAAGCCTTGATAACCTAGAAGTAGAAGATATAACCTCATCATTTGCCCTAAAGCCACCAGGAACACGAGGCATCAAGACAAACGCATAGACAGTTCTATCAAGAAGGTCTGAACCAGAATCCGACAAAGCGCTCTTGAGCGGATTCTCTACTTCAGTCTGAAAATCCGTATACGTATCAAGAACTTCTCGACTTGAGCATGGTACAGCAACCAACTGCTCGTCAGCTAACCCGTGTATTTCTTGATACCGCTCTGCAAACTCTAAGCTTTCGCTGTCAGTATCTCTATATACAACGATTATATGTTCTGGTCCAAAATCCGCCATTTACAAAGCTCATTATGTTCCTGAAGAACCGAAGCCTCCATCTCCTCTTGATGTATCATCGAGTTCTTCTACGAGTTCAAAGCTGGCTTTCTCAGTTTTGCGAATAACTAACTGTGCTATCCGATCGCCAGCTTGATATCGCTTCACTAGCGATGCTCCCATATTCGATGGAATAACCTTGAATCTTACAAGAATTTCCCCTCTATACCCTTCATCTATTAGTCCGATGCTATTTGCAAGCATTAAATGAGTCTTGCTAATACTTGACCTCGGGAATATCTCAGTATGGTATCCAGGTGGCGGAGCTATAGACAATCCTGTCCTGTATTGAATATAGAGAGTATTGCTATGCTCGTCTTTCTTAAACTCGCCATCATCGATAGCTACGAGATCATATCCCGCGTCTGTCTCATTTGCTGATTCAGGCACTACCGCTGCTTCATCTAACTTTTTAACTCTTATTGCGTCCATGATAACTCCTTTTTTTGCTTATCGACAAAAAGAAAGGCCCCCAAGAGCCTAGCACTCTCAGGGGCCAAACATATAGGAAGGGTTTCAAGAGAGAGATTATCCGCAGCCTGCCCAACCGCAGTCGGCGCAACGGACGCACCCTTCCTCTCTTACCAGATTATCCCCGTTACAAGTATCGCAGGTACGACCCGTAACTTCTGTGCCATCAGGAATATACTTCTTAATGGCGCGGGAAAGCGACCTTGCAAAGTTATGCATATCTCCAGGAACTCGCTCAAGTGAATCAACACAATGCTTAATGTCCGCTCCGTGACGAAGCGAAAGCGAAATAAGTCTCGTGATTGCTGCTTCTTCATCCTCGATATGGTCCGCGATATTGTCAATCACCTCACCGTCATCAAAGATAGCCTGATAGCAGCCTCTCTTGATCTTCTTGATTTTGCAATGCTTTTTCTTGTTATCTATGAAACCGTTCTTACCAGCAAAGCACTCATAAGGTTCGCCGTCGAGCAATCCAACCATAACAAAGTATTGCTGCCCCTTAACTGTGATGTGGTACACGTCTGCATCAAGCTCTTTAGGCCGCTTAGGAGCATCGGTCTTAGATATTGAAGTTGGCTTGACATCATCTTTCGTGATCAAGACGCCATCGCGACAGCCATCTACATAGACTGTAAAGCCTTTACAGCCAGACTTGAAGGCCTCTTCATAAACCTTCTTAACTGTCTCGACACTAGTCCCCTTTGGAAGGTTACACGTTGATGAGATAGCATGGTCGATCCACTTCTGCATGGCAGCCTGAATCTTAACTCGCATCGTCCAATCAATAGTGTCTGATTCAACAAAGTAGCCGGGAAGCTTGATATCTTCGGCTCTCTTGTTTTTCAAAGAAATACTACGACGGTCTAGGAATCGTTCAACGTTGCGATGAGCAACATCATATTCCTGCCAAAGATCGCCAACGCTATCTTTATGCAACTGGTCCTGTGGCAGGTCATGAGCTTCATTGTGCGTAATCTTACGACGACGCTTGTAGAAGTTACGGAAGACAGGCTCAACGCCAGATGAGGTTTGACAGAGACACGAGAGAGAGCCCGTAGGCGCACAAGTCAAAGCTGCGATGTTGCGACGAGGAACGCCAGCCATCCCAATGCGGTTGAGGAACGGGTTATCCTTTTCCTTCTCAGCATCAAACACAGGAAACGCGCCCTTTTCCTTTGCAAGCTCAGCGGACGCCTTGTATACGGTTTTTGCGAAGAACTCATAGAACTCGTCCACCCACTCAACAGCACGATCGCTGTCATACTTGATACCGAGATTGGCAAGCGTATCGCCAAGACCATTAGTTCCCATACCAACACGACGACCCTTGGCTGCGACTTCTCTCTGCTGCTCAAGAGGCATCAAAGATAGGTCAATTTCCTTCACATTATCCAAGAAACGAAGAGCAACCTCTACATCCTCAGCAAACGCCTCAAAGTCAAAATAAGCATCTCTAGAGAAGTCATTTCGTGTATAACGAGTCATGTTCATGCTCAAAAGTGTGCATGCATCGTAAGCAGGAAGAGGAATCTCCGAGCAGGGGTTTGTGCAGATTGTGCGGAAGCCATCGTCGGCATAGCAATCTGCGGGAGACTCATCTATAATATGGTCCCAGAAAAGAATACCGGGCTCAGCCGTGTTTGTAGCGCATTCAACCAGTGTATGCCAAATCTCGCGTGCTGGCATCTCCTGAACAACCTTCTGGTGCGAAGTGGAAAACTCCATCTTCCATGTCAAATCTTTTTCAACCGCCTCCATAAAGGCGTTGCTGATTTTGACAGAAATGTTTGCGCCCGTCACTTTAGTTAGGTCAGTCTTCGATGTAATGAACTTCAACAGGTCAGGGTGACTGTCGTTGATAGTTAGCATCAAAGCGCCACGGCGACCGTGTTGACCAATGTGTCTAGTTATATAACTGTAGAGGTCCATGAACGACCATGCGCCTGTCGATGTTCTTGCTGCATTAGAAACAACGGCACCGTCTGGTCGCAATGGAGAAATATCTATACCCACGCCGCCGCGATAAGCATAGGTCTGCGCCATTTCTTTGGCTGCATTAAAAATGCCCTCCAACGAATCATCATGGATGGGCACTACAAAACAGTTGGAACAACTTGAACGCTGGTATGGGTTTCCAAGCGCAAACATAATGCTGCCCTGTGGGACAGCCTTCCAACCTTCTAGCACAGAATAAAACTTACGATACCAAGTATCCTGGTCTTTCTCAACGGATGAAGCAGCACGAGCCATGCGCTCCCACATTTGAGGTGGCAAGTATTCTTCTAGAGTTCCGTCAGGACGAGTTACAGCATACTTCTTAAGAAAAACATCGGTGGCAAGTTCATCACCACCGAAAAAGTCTATCGTATCTTTTCTTGTAAGCTGTATCGCGTCTTCAATAGTAGCCGTAGTCATTCAAAAACCTCCGATTAAATCTTGTCTCATTACTATCAGTCGTAAGAGAACTATTCGACTATCGGAAGTCCTTACCTTCCCTTCTTCACCAAAGAAATTGCCAGAAGTCAGGTAAGATTTATAGAAGATCATCATCGTCATCAAGATAGTCAGCAGAGCGTCTCGCCTGGAAGCCAAAATTGGGCTTTCTACCCTCTGTTGACTGTGTTTCTTGATAAGAAGAATAATCTTTGTCTTTTACTTCTTTCCATGCTCTCTTAAAGTGCTTTTCAGTTATAACAAGCTCTTCGCCGTCTGATTCGATACTTCCATCTCGGACAGCAAAGTGGGCAGCGGTTTGACAGATATCTCGGACATGGGCACCAGACAGTCCATCAAAGCTTTCGGCAATTTTCCCGACGTTTACGTCCCTAAGAGTAAACCTGTTTGTGAAAAGACGAATCATAGCCTCTCGCTGCTCCTCTTCGGGATGAGGAACCTCGATTACTCGGTCGAATCGTCCAGGCCGATTCTTGACGGCATTCTCTAGGTCTTCAAGAGCATTAGTGGTGCCAATAGTTACGATTTCGCCAAACTCTTCCAACCCATCAAGCTGGTTCATGAGTTCCATTGTAAAGCCAGCGACCATGCTTGCGTGACGGTTTTTTGCAATCCAATCCATGTCTTCTATGATAAGAATACACGGAGCAAGGTCTTTAGCCATCTGAGTAACCCGTCGCACTCCGCCTCGCTCATTCTGAAAATCAGAAGGCAGAACATAAAGAACAGAAGCTTCTGCCTCATTTGCTATAGCCTTGCATATCTGTGTTTTACCCGTACCAGGAGGCCCATGAAGAATAAGCCCTCGCTTCATAGATATACCAAACTTCCGGAAAGTCTCGGCATGCTTGAATAATCCAAGCACGTTATTTTTGATAACTTCTAGAGTCTTTTCAGGTAGAACCACATCTTCCCAGGAATAGTTAGTTAGCTCAAGAAAACGACACGAAGCGTCTATCTTCTTGCCTTTATAGAAGTTGTTTTCGTCAGCGAGATCAATCCAGTCCTTTAGCAAAGTTTCGTTATTCGTATTATGATAAAGCTGATAAGTAAAACCACTTGAGTTATAGCTTTCGCGGATAACGATAACTACCTTTTTCCCTTCTTCCGAAGCATAAAAGACTGCACCCTGCTTGTATCCTTTGAATACTTTATCAGGTTCGTATTCAATATCTATCATCTGCGGAGGCTGTTCGCCTATGAAACCGTAATCACAAGCCTTAATTAGTTTCATACCTAGTTTATCAAAGTACTGAGATTGAACCCACTGAAGCTTGTGATGCGAATATGGATGAAAACCATTGTCTGATATGTTTTCATATGCATCGCTGCCAAAAAACTCCTGTATTGCCTCGTCTTGAGCGGAACCGCCCTCTACATGGCGCATAGCGGTTATATATTGGTCAAGTGTTGATTCAGTCAGCAACACACCAGAAAGTTCTTCTTTGCTCATTTTTTGCCCTTTTCCACTTGTAGAGCCGTTGCCACCGAATATCTCATCTATCAAATCTTTACGGCGCATTAGACGTTCTCTTTCTCTTCCCTAATCTTCGCTGCATATGCCTGGAACAGAAAACCTGTATATTGTGCAAGCTTTCCATTGTCGCCATGGTCTCGACGAATCTGGTCAAGAGCATTTTTATGAATGGCATCAAGCGCAATTTGTGCTGCACCAGAGCCCTTTCTTCCGCCTGCATTTCTCTTGCCAAAAACACTCGTCATAAAATCTTTGGTATTGATTGCAAGCACGCTACTTCTAAACGAAGCAACAAGCCATTTTTCGCCCTTCATTCCTTCATCAACAACAGCCATAATGACCGCCGTATCAATGCTCTCCACTTCCAGAAGCTCTTCGCATAGCTCGCCAATCAAAGACCTTTGCTGAGGCGTAATGACTCCAACGTTTCCAACTGCGATATTTCCTGTGACTTCGAGTTGAGCATACGCCCTTCTTCTCAAATCGACCAGGGCCAGTGGTTTAGGGTAGTTCAAAATCTGCAAGAACTTCTCAAGATCAATGAGAGACTTCAAATCTTGATACGTGTCGCTGTCTTCATCGGTTGTGCCTTCTGCCTTTAAATCTGCGGTATCTGTATTAATGCCGAGGTAAAGAGCAGTCGCAAGAGTCTTATTGATTGCGATTCCGTGACTCTTCAAAATCTGGTAAAAGATTGTTGAGCATGAACCCTTGATTTCATGAATGTATGAACATTCAAGACTGGGATTATGTTCATGATGATCGACCACAAGGTCAGGTTGTCTTTTGTCTTTCACAAACTTATTTATCGAACGACAGTTCTCTTTGCCAAAGTTTGCGGTATCAACAACAACCAGGTAGCTAGTATTGAGAGCCTGCTCAATAGTGCCTGTTGTCTCTTCATCTTCTTCGGCATCAAGTTTGGTGGTGATGATATTGAGAACATTGACCATCACTCGATTCTGGGTATGCCCAACGTCGCCGCCATAGTAAATGTCCGCTGACAGACCGTATGACTCGGCAATCGCCTTCATTGCCATAGCGCTTGCAAAACAGTCAGGGTCGGGGCTGTCATGGCAAATAATAGCAACATGCTCATACCTGCCATCCTTCAAGACAGCGAGTTTATCCGCATAAAGCGGGCTTGTCACTTCTTGGGTTGATTGCTCGTGTTCAGCCATCCTGCATGGCTCCTTAAAAGGGCATAATCTCGACAGAGAATCCTCTGTTGAAGCATTCGCTTCTTGTATCTTACTAAATTCTATTGCACTTTCAACAAAGCTTGGCGAACCACTGTCCTATGGCTCGCTCGACGGGCTTTGTTGCTTCGATAGCATCTTTGAGTGAAACTTGAGGCCATCTTTCATTTTCTGAACAATTGATGATTGGAACTGGGCATTCTCGTTTGAGAAAATCATAACCCTTGTCAAAGTTGCGAACCGTGTGCCTGCGATGCTGCGTGTTCTTGCCATAAAAGTCTGTTCGACCATCTTCGGCATATTTACCGTCGCATCCCAGCAAAACAATATGAGAAGCCCCCATTGCATGCGCAAGCTGACAAGCAATCGCTGCCGAACAACCTGAGCCTTGATACTTGTTGGGACGACCTGTAAATCTATATTTGCCTGATGTGACTTCAAAGTTGTTGTATTGTCTACTCTTATCGCATTGAATTCTGCAAAGCTTGATTGAATTGCAGGCTTCTACATGCTTATCTCCACCGTCTTCATATAGTCCAATATCCTGCCAAAAAAGAACTGTTGGTTCCATAAGTAAATAGATGCGATTGATGCCTATGGTAAAATAGTTTGAGATTAGACCTAGGTCATGTTTTAGTATAGAAGGCGAGTTGCCTAATATGAAAGCAGGTTCACCCTTAAGTAGGTCAACCCATTTTTCGACCGGAAACTTTTGGTAGTTGCGCATCATACCAGCTTACTCGCCCATACGCCTCGATTTTGCGCATATTTCGGCGTCAACCTAGCAACAACTTCTTCAAGCGGCGTATACTTGAAATATTCGTTATCAGAAGAGCAATTAATTACCTCTCGTTTTGAGGCAACTTCCTTTTTTATCCACTTAAGCCCCTTCCGACAGTTTGATAATGTATGAGGCTTATGATGCCTGTTTCGTCCATAGAAATCGGTTGAGTGGCCTCTACACACACAATCCATACCTAATATCACGATAGGATTGCAGCCAAGAGCATAGGCAAGCTGAACCCCTATAGGACCAGTCGTGCCGAAGCCATGCAGATTATTCGGTGATTCAGGTAACTTAAAGTTACCCGGTCGTAAACGATAATGAAAGAAACGATTCTGCGGGTCTGCCGTATCTCTACACACCTTGATGGCATTGAGTCGCAATATCTTTTTGCGCTCAGTAAACCATAACTCAATATCCTGCCACAGTAATATGGTTGGGTCTATTTTATAGAAAGCTCTATTCAGTCCAATAGTAACAAATGGCTCAAGCGTAGATAGGTCTTCATCATTAAGGGCCGGGGAGTTACCCAAGACGAACGCTGGTACGTCCTTGAGTTGGTCTCCCCAGCCCTTAATAGAGTTACGGGTTCTTACCTCTGAATACCGTAGATGCCTGCGAATTCCCATAGTTACCTACTGAGTTCGACATCCCAGTAGTCTTCGGGGTGCCATAGTTTCTCTTGAGGCAGGAATTTAGCCCATGAATCAGGGTGCGAACCCTTTAGTGAGACACGAGAGAACTTGGAGTAAACAGGACTCCACTTGGGTTCTACAGGTTTCTTCAAGAGCTTCATTCCAGCTTGTTCTGGAGTCTTATCGGCTTTCTTTGAGTTTGCAGCCAAAGACGCAATCACAAGGTTATCCCAAGTGTGCTTGCCACCCTTCGATGTCGGGATAACGTGGTCAAGAGTTGCATCCTTACCGGATACCCTCTTGCCCGTGTATTGACAACGAAAGCCGTCACGAATCAACAGGTTTCTACGAGTCAGCTTGACGGACCTCTGCGGGAACTTGTCGAACTTCTCCAAGACAATGATCTCGGGCAGTCGCAAGTGCCTGCCTCTTGCCATAGAGATGCCAGTTTGTCCCTCAGGCACTTCAAGCTCCGCCCACTCCCAAAAGTCGTAGGTAACGTAGCTTTCGGTATCAAGAAATTTCGCGAGACCCGACGTAACCTTGCAGATTGCATGACGAACCGAGGCGATGGTAATGGGGTTCCATGCCGCGTTCAGCACAAGCGTTGGTCTACTTAGGTGGGTCTCCTGTCTCATTTCTTGATCCTTCCGATTCCTGTCCTATGGACTTGTTGAATGCACTAATGAACTCCTGACTCATATCAACGATGGCAATATTCATTCTCTTCTGATAGGGAAGCAGTTCTGTTGCCATCCGCTGAGCGACCTGAGTCTTGTCCAATCCTCCAATCCCTGTACCCAATCCAGGGAAAACAATACTGTTATGGCCTTCTTGTTGGGCCTTTGAGATTGCTGAGCGAACTGCTTCAAGAACAATCTCAATACTCGTTGGTCCACCTGGATATTTCATCGTAACCGCATGGTAGACCTTCTTGATTCCTCGTCGCTTGAGAAGACCTGCGTCATCGTTTGAGTAACAGGAGCCCTCCTCGAATGGGCCATTATCTCTCGCGTAATCTCTCACTTGATTTGACCACTTTTCGCCGCCAGAACGCGAAATAGCCCCAGCCACGCCAGCGCCCATCACACCGATACCGTTTGCGGCGTTAACAATAACGTCCACATCCCGTACCTTCGTGATATCTCCTACTATGGCTCTCAGCATGACGTACCTTTACACTTTTAGCATTCTTTGCAGGTCTTCTGCATATTGCGGATTGCAGTCAATCTTCTTTTTTAGCCTGCGTATGATATCCCCATGTAGCTGACTGATGCGTGATTCGGAAAACCCGATTGAATCGGCTATGTCTTTCATCGTCAAACCCTCATAATAGTGCATGAGGATTATCTTTCGCTCCAACGGCGTGAAGTTCTTGCCAAGCAACTTCTTGTACATCTCGTCCCTGAGCATATCGTCCAGGGGCTCTTTTTCCTCCGCCATTGCAATGTTGGCGATTGTCTCTGTTTCGTGGTCCTGCTCGCCTCGGCTTCGGGCATCCATCGAGATAAGGGCCACCGGAGTAGAGCGACGGAGAATATCCTCATATTCCCCTAAAGTCAAGCCCATTCTCTCGGCCATTTCACTGTCGGTCAAAGGACGCCCATACTCAGCCTCAAACTTACGGCGCATCTGCTCAAGGTCCGAATGGCGCTTACGAACTAGCCGAGGAACCCAGTCAACCTTGCGTATGTTATCCAGAATAGCTCCGCGTATTCGATACATAGCATAGGTCTTGAACTTGACATCCATGGTGCGGTCAAAGCCCTCAACCGCGTCCATGAGACCGTCTACTCCAAACGAGGATAGCTCGTCCTCGGTTACATCCTTTAGCTTATAAGACATTCGCTTAGCTATCTGAAATACCATAGGATAGTAAACTTCTATTAGACGGTTTCGTGCTTCTAAATAGGCTTGAGATTTCTTATCTCCCTTGGCCTTTTCTACATCAAACTCATCCCAGAGTTTTACAATCTTTTCGTCTTTATCGTTTATGTCCGTCGTCATAATGCTCCTATCGCAATACATATGTCGCCCGACAAGGGGCTTTCCAGTGTGATCTAAGTAAGAAGGTTTGGGGCCTTAGTAGGCTAAATTCCGCTCGTCCTCAACAACCATGAATGGCTGTCCATCAATCGGCTGACGAGCGACCCTTGCGCCGCTTCCAGTTGAGGAAGCAAGCTGGAAGCCACGCTTAGGCGTTGTATTATAATGCCTAATTTCTTGCACCTGCCTTTTTGTCCCCTTCGACTGAATACTATCCGCAACGCCAGGTTCCGCTCCACGACCGAAGATATGATCGCGAGCTTCCTGCGTGAGGTAATCTTTTGTTACTTCTCCTGTTCTGACTAGCTCATCTACAGTCTTGTTGTCGGTTATACGCATATAGACAAGATAGCCTATCACTCCAATAGCCGTTATTGCTACGACAGCTATTGTCACCCAAGCGATATACTGCATATATAGTGAAACTGCAATAGAGATACCCAGAGTCGCCGCGAACCCAAGGGCGACCATGGTGGCAGCGCTGCTTCGAGTGAAGAAAATCAACATGACCGAAATTCCAATGCCGAAAACAGATATAACGCCAATCCAGGCCATCTTTTCTTTGAACAACCGATTGGCCTTGTCTTTGAGTTCTCTATTTTCTTCTTCAAGACTTTGAATCTTTGAGTTGGCATTTGCAAAATCGCCTGTCAAACTTTCAACCCGTTCTTGCTCTACGAGTAGCTGTCCCTCGATATCGGTAAGCCTCTCTTGAGCTACTTTTAGTTCAGCGCTGTCATCTCGCAGTCCCTTTGCTTCGTTATCAATGGCATCAAGTTGTGGCTCTACTGAGTCGCGAGAACCGGGGTGTTGATTGTCTAAAATAGTTCGTGTGTCATTAGTATTAGCTTCTATGCTATCGGCTCTAGCGCCAATGCGACCGCCAACTTCTCCAACGTTGTTACCGATTTCGCCAACCTTCTTGGCTTCATCGGTCGTGTCTGGAAGCTCATCAACCTGTACTGGCTTAGGATCTTTTTTAGTCAGAGAACAACCTGGTATATGCAAAAAATAGGCAGATAAACCTATAGCCGCAAAAACCAATATATAGTTTCTAACTGTTGTCTTCCCCGTCCATAGATTTGTCATCTTGTAAGCCATTTGATTCCTCTTCCTTATCGCCGCCAATAGCTTCCAGAAAAAGATAAACTATCCATGTAAAAGCACAAGCAGCAAATCCACTTACGGGCCAAAAGAAGTATACTCCTTCTTGGAAGAACAGTATCAATAAATCGACAACTAAAGCGGCCCAGAAAGATGTACAAACAGGACAATCAAACATTTCAGATGCTTTAGGGTGGACCAGTGCTAACAGTTTTTCTAATCTTTTCCTCACAGGCGCAATAGGCCAATCATCCCCCTTCTCAAAAAAGAGGATAGTAATGCCAAAAGCGGCCAAAACTGCTAAAACTGGAACGATGCCAAATCCCATAGATACTGGAAACTTTCTAAATAATCACAAATAGACTCAAAGCCTTCCACATCGCGAATCTGATGAATCGAGAGAAGAAAGCAATCAGTTGTAAAAACAAAGTCGTGAGGTATAGTATGATAGTTGAGAAGATAAGACACCCGGTAGCCTCGTGTGCCGAGGTCTCCGAAAAAGCTGACATTATTCAGCGAGCCGCTCTGCCTACTACCTTGTCCCATTTACTCTTTGGTTTGTCATTTTTGACAGGATGATCCTTCTTCCACTTCAAATGACGGTACTGAGTTTGGGCTATCATGGTTACGTATAGCCAACGATTCTTCTCTTCTTCGATAGGATATTTCTCAAGCCACTCCCACATTTTTAGCTCTTCGTAAACCTTACGCGCCTCACCCGCAATCATGGCTTCCGGATCATGGGAGGCCTTGATGATGCTGTCAATAATCTCAACAGCCTTTTCCATTGCCTGAATTTTGAGTTCGCTATCTGCGTCCATTTTCTTTACCTCGTGCAAAGTAACACCTTTACTCATCGTCATTTTCTCCTTTTCTGTGTACAAAAATCACTCGATGCGAAACTTTCAAAGGAAACTGCCCTAGAAAGCCGAAAAACTACATTATGTCCTGGTATCAGCATCAAAGACAACAAGACGCTTGCCGCACAGCTAATCGCGCGGCTGATTGGGCTAAGAGCTTTGGAATGGGAGCCGCTTTGGGCGTTATCCCTGCCGCCGCCATCATCCTTGTCAGCGTGCAAGGAGTATCGCCAAGCGAAGCCATTAAACAAATCGGTCATGATGAAAGCAGGGCTCAATCTATTATCGATCAAGTTGAGTCTGTTCAACCCGGCGGCTCCCAGACCATAATACAACAAGCGCCACCTGAAATAGTTCAACAAATCAATCAAGAAGTCCAATCTGCCGCTACAAATGCTAATGAAGTCATGCAGCAGGTCTCTACTTCTCTAAATCCTCAAGAACAGTTTACTGCTCAATGGGAAACTTACGGAGGCAGGCCTAGTCTGTTCTCCTATCCTGATGCAGACAGTAAATCGATTGGTTACGGCTTTTTTCTTGGCAATCCAAGCGCAAGAAATAGAATAGAAGAACTTGGCTACAATTTTGAAGCTGTCTATAATGGCGAACAGCCTATATCTCCTGAACATGCTACTAAGCTTTTTCGCGAAGATATTAAAATAGCAACTAGAGATGCTCAACAACTATTCCCATCCTATACAAACCAACCAGCCGCAGTGCAACTTATTCTAACAGACATGGCTTATAATTTGGGAATCGACCGTCTCAGTCGATTTTCCGAATTCCGTGCAGCCATTGAAGCAAAAGACTATCAAGAAGCTGCGAAAGAACTTGTCGATTCTAGATGGTATGGGCAAGTAGGCAATCGCTCCAAGAATCATGTTCGGACGCTTCAGGGAATTTGAGTTTGCTGCGTGTCGCTAACCTCAATCTCCCCAAATCCTGTCTGCAACGCATCGTCATTACCGTCATCAGGATCCACAACGCCGCCGGTTGAGCCACCAACAGACCCTCCTGGCGAAGTGCCGCTAGTTCCGCCTTCAACAGAACCGCCCGAACCAGTTATGACATCGCCAGTCAAAAATCTACCTCTCACAAAGGTCGATTGGTCGCCCAGGTTGGCAGCATAGGTAGACAATATATAGTCATTGAACCATGAGTTTCCATTCCAACTGCAAGGAATGAAACCCCTATCCACCCAGTCATCAATATGGGCGCGAGCCTGCGGCGTGTCCGTATTTGTTATTTGGTCTACTTTACCTTGAAAACAAACATGCATCATACTACGATCTGGATCAACTTCCCAATAAGGCCATGACCTCTCATTTGGCCCTCCCCTGTTATAATGTTGTTCCAAAAACATCCATGGAACAAGATTGGTAAACGCAGGATCCGGTAGTCTTCCTGGCTCGCCCGTAGGCAGCGTAACATCGATTTTAGGAAAAGCCTCGCCTCCCGATAGAACACCCTGACTCCAAAGTAATCTTACAAGCTGCGGAAATGTTTCTTTATTAGTTGTTGTAGCGGCAGCATCAAAGTGAATCTCTTTTATGCCGGCCTTAATCCATTCTTTTAAGTTGCAATTGATTTGTTGTATATCTTCTCTTTTAGTAAAATCTGGCGTTCTAGTATTATACATTTCCCATACTGAACAATTTTCTGGCAAAGTGTATCCAATATATATACCAAAACTTAGCTCAGGTCTTGTTGCAAGATAATCAGTCAAGATTGTTCTCACGCCCTCTTGCTTCTCTTCGGTAATCGTTTCCCAACACATGCTTGGAACAAGTGCCCCGCCCTGTGGGGCTCCCATCGGTCTATTGACCCATATCCTTCGCCACCCTGACTGATATAGAGCCTCTATCCTGTCAACTAAGTTCTGAATAGCATCGGGTCCACGAAACCAGCAAGGCTGACCGTAGAAATCTTCATCAGGAAAACAGCTTTGTCCATAGCCCGCACCGAACGCATTAATAATATTTACTGGTCGTCTGTCAACATTGACAACAAAGTTCCGCTCTGTTGGAGTATTTGGTCCTGTCATATAAGAACTCGTGCAACGGTCATGGAGTTTGATGCGTCAGAAAGAGCCCTATGCCTGGGGCCAATCCAGGTTCCGCCTTCTCGCTCAACTGCGTCCTGTAAGTTAGTAGTAACGTCTCGAAGGTCTGCATACAACTGTTGCAAATTCAAGTGCTTACCAAAAGGGCTCTCAATTTCATGCCGCTCGCAGTCCCTTGAAAGACAGAGCGGGTCCCAGTCTCCCCAAGATGCCCAAGTTACTTTTCGTAAATCCATCGCAAAATCCTTCTCAAACCATGCAGTCATATCAATAACTACGTCTTTGAGAAGCTTTGCTGATTGAACTTGTTTCTGCTTTATACCAGTTAGTTTTTTGCAAAACTTAGATAACTTTGGATTAATAACTGGTTTGACAAAAGATTCATACGACGCGAGAACATCGCCTCTTACATTGCAAACAATGAAGCCGATTTCAATGACTTCGTTATAGTCTGGCATGTTATGATTTTCCCAGCATGTTGCCTCAAGGTCTGCCAGGATGAACATATTCGCCCCTTCAAGCTCTTTTGTAAATTTGGAAACTGTAGCCATACTGATTCTTATTGTCAGGTGGATACATATTGTCCTCCACCAGGATCCAGTCTTCGGGAACATCAAAGAAAGCGTCCCCTTCTATATCGGCGTGAATCCTGGTTAGGTGAATCGTATCTGCCTTTTCGAGAAAGAGATTATAAACCTCTTCTCCTCCAATAATGAAAACAGTATTATCAATATCTAAAGCCACATCGAGAGCTTCTTCGGGACTATGGGCAACAATTGTTTCGCCATTAACAAAATATTTGGCGTCACGAGTTAGGACAACCTGATATCTACCTTCTAGATCAGAAGGTATTGATTCATAGGTTTTTCGTCCCATGATGACAGGATGCCCCATCGTTATTTGCCGAAACCGCTGCATATCCGCACGCTGCTTCCACGGCAAAGAGTCTTCTTTACCTATCACACCATTCTCAGAAGCAGCAACGACTATCTCAATCATACAGCAACGGCAGCCTTGATAGCAGGATGAGGGTCATAGTCGATGATTTCTATGTCATCGATAGTGAATCGGTCAATAAACTCGACTTCTGGATTGAGTCGTAATTTTGGAAGTGGCCGAAGCTCTCGCGATAACTGCAATCGAGCCTGGTCAAGATGATTAGAGTATAAATGGACATCGCCACCTGTCCAAACAAAATCGCCAACACCAAGACCGCAAATCTGAGCTACCATATGTGTCAGAAGCGAATAAGATGCTATATTGAATGGAACCCCAAGGAAGACATCACAGCTTCGCTGGTAGAGTTGACAAGAAAGCTTGCCATCTGCAACGTAGAACTGATAAAGGCAATGACAAGGAGGAAGGGCCATTTTGGGTACATCATTTGGATTCCATGCTGTAACTATATGTCGTCTTGAGTCTGGATTCTTCTTTATCGAGTGAATAACTTCTGCAATCTGGTCAACACCACCCTCGCCGCCAAAGTTTCGCCATTGATGACCATATACTGGGCCAAGGTCTCCATTCTCATCGGCCCATTCGTCCCAGATGCTCACTCCATTATCTTGAAGGTACTTGACATTAGTATCGCCATTCAAGAACCAAAGTAGCTCGTGAAAGATGCTTCTCGTGTGAAGCTTTTTGGTAGTGAGCAGAGGAAAGCCTTCGCTGAGGTCAAATCTCATCTGGTAGCCAAAAACAGCCAGAGTGCCTGTGCCTGTTCTGTCTGTTTTGTTCACTCCTTTGTCTAAAATATGCTGTAACAGTTCGTGGTATTGCCTCATCGTCTATGCCTTACTCAAAATTGTAGTCCTCATCTTCATCGGCATAGAAGTCTTCGGTGTCAAACCCTTCACTCCATTCATCATCCCCGTAGTCATCATAGTCTTGGTCATCGTATTTGGAGCTAGACAGGTATTCCTTATATGCGGAATCTTCAGAATCTTCCATCGAGTCTTCAATAAACATATCAGTCATCCTATCCATGTCTTCTCTCCAGGCATTAAGCTCTTCGCTAATCATGTTCCACCTATCTGTAATGCGAGCGCACATGGTCATGATTTCCATGAATTCTTCATCTATTTTCAGATACTCAGCCTCAGCAAGTTTTTGCGGGTCTTTTCCTTCTATCTTTTTAGTGAACAGTTGAAAGCGACGACGAACGACCAGATGGTCTCGAATATGCTCTTCAACCCAGTTTACAAGCTGTTGCGGAGGAGAGAAAAGCGGATGGTCCTTTAGGAGTTGCATCTCTTGTCGGATGACATGAATAAGTTCATCGATAACAGGTTGTCGCTTAGCTATGGCGTTAATGGTCGGCTGAAACGAATCTGGTCTGGTTTTCTTTGCTGTCATGATTGCTCCGTGTGTTGTCGATAGACTACATAACTTAGTTAGCACTTGCAGTTTTTATTTATCCTGACAAACGTGTGAAAGAAGGTATCTTTTTTACGTTTTGAGAAGTAACAGTTATGAGATGGTACCAAAGAGCCTTGCCAACAATCGGAAGCGTGCTGCCTAGTATAGAGAAGGCAGCCGCAGAAGTTGCTGCGATCGATGGTGTCAATGGCGTATTCGCCTGGGGCTCTTTGGCTGAAAACATAGCGGATAAAACCTCTTCCATCAAAGATATCGACATTCTGGTAACTTGTGATTTTGACTCGGGTGACTTGTTGGCAATCGAAAAAGGACCAACCGGACCATTCGCAATTAAAACAAGCGAGCTAGAGGAAGAAGGCTTCAATCCTCTTGCAGTCGCGTTTACTAAGAAGTTCGTCAAAAGCGCTGGCTTTAGAGTAGACTACTGGGCCATATCTAAAGACGACAAACTTCTTCACTGGGGACCAGTTACGGACTCGGTTGAGGAATTCAAGGAACTTCGAAAAGATGCAGAAACAAAAGTCTCTGAGAAGCTCAAGCTTGAAAGAAAGAATCTGCATAAGGCCTCCGCGACTCAAAGGCAAAACTGGCTTGACCAGTATACGGAAGCTATTCGTAACTGCGTTGCATCTGGCCCTCTTGGATGGTATATGGCGTCCGCTTCCTCAGAAGAAATTCTCTGTAACGCTATAAAACTTTCCTAGCCGATAAATGCATTGTGAACCATCAATGCCCAATTTGTAAAAACAAAGAAGTCAAAGACCTTCGGATACATTTTTATCTGTATCTGCAATGTCAAAGATGTCAACATATATTCAATGGGTTTGACGAAATCAAAATCGCAGAACAGCGGCGACGTTATCTCATGCGGATGGAAAAGGTTAACCGAGAGTTTGTTCAAAACTCACCGACTCAATCTTTCTTTGAAAGACGCAAAAACGAAAACAAAGAAAGAAGCGTTATAGTCAAAAAATACGCCAACGCAGGTAATCGAATACTAGAAGCTGATGCAATTGACGGAAGTCTTGATAGTCACCTAGAAATCTATGATTATACAGGCCTAACAACTCATAAAAGATTCCGAGAAGATTGGAATAGTAAGCTTGTTTATGGCTCAATGAAAAATGTTTCCAGTGACAATCGGTTTGATGTTGTATTCTTTTTTGATTACCTTGAACACTGCTACTGTCCGTTCATGGAAGTTGTCAGAGCAATGAAGATAGGGAATAAGACAGTTGCCACTATTCCCATCAACAGAAACCCCAAACAAACCTACAGGGCCTCATGCCACGAGTTTTCATCTCAAAGCGTGAGGAAATTTGCTGCCAAACTATCGAAGAAAAACACGGTCATCGACCGTGCCTATGAAGCAATAGTTATTCTTGAGCCTTAGAAACGCGCGACAGGGGCCTTGTTAGGCATATCGTAGTCTGGAACTTCATCGCCTACAAGATTCCAGACTCTTTGATAAAGTTCGCGGGCTGCATCATTTGCAGCCTCTTGCTCTTGGCTCTGGTCGGGGTTAGCGGGGACGTTAACCTCGTAAACCATGATGCCACGATATCGCTCTGTTCTATCGCTTGAAGGTCCAGCCTGAGGGTCTGGCATACCATCCGCTAACTGTGCTTTGATTTGACGATACCAAGCCATGTAGATACTCCTATCGTTTCTTTTACAAAGATTCGATTGGAGTTCCTTGCAATTGTTTAGAAAATATCGTCTTCCGCTATCTCATATTTCCCGTCCCAAGACTCGGATAGATAAAGCGGATTTTCTTGAGCATAGTGAGCAAGAGCTTCATCGTGAATGAAATTGACGAGTTCTCTGTTTGTCATCTCGCTATCAGGAGTTGAAATAGGAATATCATTGCGACGCTCTTTGTAAATAATCCAGAGCAAACCTTCAACAAGCTTAGCTCGGTAGTCGCAGGCTTCAGTTTCGCTTATTTCTCCGAGGGCGAATCGCTGCTCATAGACTCTGGCGAACTCGATAAGGCCAGAAACGGCACACATCTCCGCCTTTTCTTCGGATATATATTCCATACAGTTCCTCCAATATCTACCAAGATATCGGCAGAACCTTGCCGCCTTTACAAACATTTCACCAAGGACAGTGGTCGCAAAAACGAGAATAATGCAAGAATGAAAAGGCTGTTCAGTCTAATCCATTCCATGACACGAAGAAGAAGGACTGATTCTTGCGAAGAAAAACTCTATTATATCAAACTTCATATCAATGATAAACACCGCTTACTCATAGAAGGCCTTTCTAGGTATTATGAATGTCATGATGCCAATACTATTGGAAAAGCAGTTCACATACTAGCACTGGTGCGTGACGTAGAAATTGCAGGCGGCAAAATAGCTATAGTTATGCGCGACGAAGATGGCAATATCGAAAGCGTCGCTCCTATCAACATTACTTAAAATATAGCGACCCCACGTATGGGGCCGCTATAGTATGCAGGTTTGGTTCCAGATCACGCCGCCTGCTTGGCCGAGTCGCACGGCTAGGCTATCAATGTTTGCCAGGGCAGATGCTCTTCTAATCTTTATTACCACGAGCAAAGCTGCACTTTGGTTTTCCCTTCACAGGAAGCGTACTGCATGACCGTCTATCAATAGCATTAAAACATAATTACTAAATACGTTACAACATGGTCCGGCTCCTTTTTGCAACATTAATCTTCCTTTCGTCCAAGACATTGTAGCAATCCGCTGTTTCACTTGCATCTGCGCACGAAAAAGCCTCCGCCCGCGACGATGCCGCAGACGGAGGCCTAGTGGAGGAGACGGTTTTAGGCTGAACCGTGGTTGCCTGCTTCAATCCAATCCATCAGTTCGCCCAGTCGTTCGTAGTCGGCATTATCCATCATCTCCTTGGGCGTGGCATAATCGAAATCAGGAACAGGCGTCTGATACCACGCATCAAAGCTTTCGCTGAGATAATAGCCGCCATCTTTCATTCGCTCTTTGAGGTCACGAACGGTTCTGATTTCTTTTGGCATTGTGCTACCCTGTAGAGGCCTTCAGCCTCCACCCCTTTGTTTTGCGACCCTTCTTTGTTCTGGCAACAGCGTTCTCTGACTCAACGCGGCCAGTCGCAACAAGGTGTCTAAGGGATAGGCTCAGCGCATAGCCATCAAGACCTGTTTCGCGAATCAGATCATCGCGAGATGACCAATCCTCCGAAAGCGCTGAGCGAACAATATGTATTTCGTTGTAAAACTTGTCTCTGGGCATCAGATCATGCTCATGAACTCGTCTTCGGAAATCAGCTCCACACCAAGCTTGCGTGCCTTGACAGCCTTGCTCGAAGTGCTTGAGGGGTCTGCAATGACGAGGTAGTTCAACCCCTTGCTCACGCTAGCAACCGACCCGCCGTTGGCGACAACCTTGGATTCAAGCTCTGCACGCGGGCGAGACATCTTGCCCGTAAAACAAAACGACTTGCCACCGAGCTTACCCGAAGGCTTGCCTTGCGGCTGCCTGGGTGCCCGTGTCGTATCAATCTCGAAGATGTCATGGAGAGCCTTGATTTCATCGAGATGATTGACGAGACTCGTCATGATGCGACCAGCTTTGGTGGAACCAAAACCTGGCGCATCTGCAAGCTCGTGGAGGGTCAAGTTCTTCCAGTCGTCAAGCGTTGAGACATCAAGCTCTCGCCAAATAATCTCCGCCTGGCGACGACCAAGCAGGTCAATGCTAAGGGAGCCCACAAGGTCAGCCATCGAACACTTCCGAGACTTGTCAATCTCAGGCAGAATACGACGAGCAATGCCTTCTCCCACTCCTGCCTGCTTGAACTTGTCGATGGTCAGGAAGTAGAGGTCAAAGACGCTACGAACAACACCAGCTTCCCACAGCGAATCGAGAACCGAGTCGCCGATGTTCAAGATGTTCCGCTTCTGAATCCACTTGCGGACACGATGCTTCTTGATATCGTCCGTGTCTTCCCAGTTCTCCATGTAGAGAATCGGCCCATCACGGTAGGTCTTGTTGCCATTGAACTCCGCCGGAACAAAGTCTCGACGGTCATCAGCTTTCTTGACAACACGAACAATCTTGGGAATAACATCGCCGGCGCGAATAACCTCAACAGTATCGCCAAGCTTGACTCCAAGTCGCTCAATTTCTGCGACATTATGAAGAGTCACATTGGTAATGGTCACGCCACCAACGGAAACAGGCTTGACATGAGCAGTAGGAGCCAGCATGCCACGGGTGCGCAGGTTCCAAGTCACGTTTTCAAGAACAGTGTGACCACCCATAGCAGGCAGTTTCCACGCGCGAGCCCAGTAAGGGAAACCCTTGTTGTCGCCGAGCTTTTTCTGATGCTCAAGGTTGTCAACCTTGACCACGAGACCGTCAATCTCATACTCAAGGTTCGGTCGGTCTTGATTGACCTTCTCCACAAAGGACTGGACCGCATCAGGATTCAAAACGTGAGTCTCAACGGCCCTGAACCCGAGAGCTTCCAAACTTGCGATTTGTTGTTGCACGGAGTTGATTGGCGCATCGCCTTCAATAACGAGGTCAAAAGCGAAGAAGTGCAACAGGCTTGCATTCCGTCCATCTGTTCGACGGACAAGACCAGCACCCGCATTGCGAGGGTTAGCTGTTTCTTCAGACAAATGCTTCTGCCAAACGGCCAACGGGAGAATAATTTCCCCTCGCACATGAACTGTGCCCTTCTGCGCGATTGTCAGCGGGACTTGTCTTGCTTTGACAATGTTGTGCGTAACATCTTCGCCTTCCGTACCATCTCCACGAGTAGCAGCACGAACAAGGCGACCCTCCCTGTATGTCAAAGCAATACTTGAACCATCAAGCTTGTGCTGAACAGAAAGTCGAGGATTCTGACCTGTAACAACCTCAACACTCTTGAGCCATGTAGCAAATGCCTTTGGTCCCTCGTCATGAGTAATCTTCTTGAGAGAACCCATTGGGATTTCATGCTGAACCTTTGTCAGCGCCGAGTCTGTAGGCATAGCCGTTCCAACAGAAAGAAGGAACGGGTGGTCACGGTCTAGTTCTTCAAGCCTCTCGACAAGCTTGTCGTATTCTGCATCAGACAGAGACGACCTGCCATGCAAGTAGTACTCATCACAGGCAGTTTTGAGAGTTTCGACAAGCTGATCGATTTCACGGCTCATGGTATCCTCGTATTGTAGGCGAATGATTCTTCACCTGACAGATACACGGAGCCAGAGCCCTATTGTATGTGGTTACTCTATTGGTGCCTGTTTGGTATCAGACTGTTGCCGATTCGCCAGTCCGAGAATTGTCTGTTCAGGCTGGTTTGGTCTATTCGATTGTCCTAGACCTGCGTTAATGAGCGCATCCCAATCGATTGCATCCGGAGAGTTACTTCCGAGCCCTCGGACTTTTGTTCTTCTGTCGATTCCATACTGTTTGTCAAACTGTTCTTCTGCCATATAGGTATCCTCCAGATGATATTTCATCGACCTGTTCGAGCATTCCTCTTTTATGTGCAGATAGACCTTCCCATTGTCGGAGCATTTGTTTCAGACTGATAGATGTCAAAACGCTTTTGACATCGCTTCTTCATCTGTTCTTTTGTTCTAATGACCAGATTGAGTAAGCGTCACTTCGTTCCGCAACTGTCTCGCTTCGCGATCCAGTTCAGAGCAAATCCATCCGGGTTTTTGTTTTTTGTTTTTCAAGCTACCGAATGGGCCAAGCCACCTAAGCAGAGGGCAACTCTTCAGCCGAATGCACAAACTCAAAAAAGAGAGCGCAGAACGGCTGAAGAAATCTCCTTGTTCAAAGGAAGCAAGGAGCTGGGCCTGGTTTTTTCTAGTCGGTTTTGCCCAGCTTTCAGCCAGTCACCGCTTCTTTTCGCTTTACCGTAAGAATGAAGAGTTGCCAGAAGTTCTTACGGGGCTAGTCTGAATACACAGACAGGAAGACGCCACGCTTGAATCGTCCAAGCATATAGCGCACTGTTCTCTCGCGAGAACCTTTCATTTTCCGCAAAGATGGCGGATGCTAATGAACAAGCAGTCCAGTTTGGTTCGTAACACACCATTGTTGGTCTCAACCCGCTTTACAGTTCGCGATATCTAGGGAGACGATTCCTGATATCGCTATGTATCTAGAGAATCGGCGTACCGAGAATGGGGTACTCGGGATTTCACTCAACAAGGATTTAGACAACAAACGAGTGAACTTACAATTATGGCAGACATACCTAGAGAAATACTGGCAGCTATCCTCGTAAACAAACTCTCCAATCCCAGCGGGTGTTGGAGTGATTACAACAGGCACTTCAGGGCAATAGAGGCACTGAACCGCCTTGCAAACCCAAGGCAGGACTCTCTTGTCAAGCCAGAGGAAGTGCCTGACGAGCCTGACCCAAATGATTTCGATAATCTAGACTGCTAGTAATGGCAACAAAACTAAACTTATCTAATAATAAGTTAGGCTTATTATGCCATTTCGTGCCATTTCTTTCAAATCCTCGACCGAAAATCTTGCAAAAAGCTAATATATTAGGTATATGTTAGCAAAATATGGCTGAATAGTCAGGAATTTGGCAAATAGCTAGCACTAGTTATTTATAATATTATTATAATAAAAGACATTAGCCATTTTTGCGTAATTCTCGACCGATTAGTGGCTCTTTAGTTTGTATGCCACTATATGTTGTGGTATACTACCAGTCAGCTTTGTAAAATCTTACAAAGACAGTCGAGAATTTGGCAAAAGCTGGTCAGAATTGGCCCAAAATGGCTTATTTATTAGATTATTTATTTATAAAAGTCTAACTTAGTTACCTGCATAAATGCAGCAGGGCCATTTAACCCTTGTTTTATAGGGGTTTTAAGCTGTTGCCTTCATTTCTTCAAGGTGGCGTTTTATGTTATTAATAGCCTTCTCGGTCAAGAGTTTACTAAAATAGTCGGTATAAAACAGTTTATTACCTGCGATAAGCTGTTCCATAAACTCAATACGGCCTTTTATAAACGCTTCATCATCATACTGGGCGTATTCTTTGCGGATATTCTCTGACCGCTCGGCGAATGCTTCATAATCGCTTGCCATGCCCGACAAATCAATGTCTCGAATAACCGAGCAAAGATAATCGGGATGCAACAGGTCTTTGTGGTCGGTTTGTCGAATGAGAAGATGAACCTTTTCAACGAAGCCTTCATCAAGGTCAAGCGAAGCAAGTTCGCTTTTGGCAAACTCTGCGCTCAAGTATTCGTTTGTATCAATAGCGCTCGTATTGCCTGTATCATACACGATATCATGATAAGCAAGAGCAACGACCAGTAGGTCGAATGCTTCTTCGGACAGTCCAAGATGTTCCCTGTGTTCAACGAGGGTGTGAATGCACTCAAGAACGTGTTCAAAGGTATGATATGAGCGCGGCGTGTCTCCAAAGACAGGCGTTTTATAGGCCTCAATGAGTCTTTCAATAACACCGCTAGGCTCGTTTTCAATTTGCTTCGACTCGGGCAGTCTGCGATTGATTGCCTGAAGGAAGTAATACTCGAACTGCTTTTGTTTTTCAATCATCTAGGCCTCATGAACAAACACTATAGCTGTAAAGCTCTCGCTATCTCTTATGGTTGCTTTTCGTTTTACGATAACATCAACGTCGAGATAGCCGGTCTCTTTGCGATACTTGTCTGCAATGGTATCGGCAAAATCATGAAGCTGCTGCATGTTCTCGAATATCAGTATGTTGAGCATATGCGGAAAGAAAAATGTATTGGTATTGTAGACAATCGAATAACTCAAAGGGTCTCTGCCTTCAACAACCAGCACCGCTTTGTGCTTCTTGTTCAATATTATGTTACCAAACTGCTCAACCTCGTTCGAGTGAACACTGACACGGGGCTCTCTCCACTCGCGCACGTAGCCAAGCACGACCAGCCACTCTCGGTTGTAGCGAGACTGTCGCTCTTTTCGCAAGCGAATTTCTTCGCCCGTCAGTCCCTTCTCGGGATGATTTCGCCTTTTGAAATTACGGCTGCTGATAGTAGAACCTCGCCTGTTGATCTCAGTGGTCTCTTGATGACATGAACTTGCATATCCATGATGCCAAACACACTAATAAAGGCATTGATTAGACGTTTTACGGTTTTTTCGGCATCCGTGTTACCATATGTCTGTTGCTCAAGATTTGCGGTAAATAGATTACCTTGTAGGGCGGCTAAATCATTACCGCTGACAACGCCAAAGGAGCCGCTTCTTATCGTATGCATTACAAAGCGAGTACCTTCTGGAACAGGAATAAACGTTGACTTATATTCGAGGTCAAACCGCCTAGCCCATTCATGAGACTGAACCGAGCCTATTGCATTTAGACAAGTCAACCAGGACATTGATTGCTTATCTTGTAGAATCTTTCTAATATCCAAAGGCATCTTCATAGGCCCTGATGTTGTCTCGGCCAATACGTTCAGAGGCATCTGAGTATATGGATTCAAGTTCTTCATTGCCAATCCAAGCAGTCGCTCTTGTGCTATCGACATCTTCCATCGACTTCTTTTGCGCGACTAAATACTGCAAAGAGCTAAACTGGTTTAGTTTGTTAACATCTGATGTATTTACTCCCAAATGCTCAAAAACCCTTTCCATAGTTTCTCTGGCATGAGTTACCAGGTCTTCATATCTGACAATCAAAAGCGAAGGATTGCTCAAATGTGGACCAATGTTGATAAAGGCAGATATGGCCTCACTGAGGGCTCTTTCTCTCCATTCCCTGCCTACAGAAAGGTCTTGGGCATCAAGAATGCCACGAGGATTTCTGACCGTATATATCGTGGGATGGTTCAGCAGCCAAGGCAGATTTGCGGCTTCTAGAAAAAGCTCTGGATCTTTTTCAATAACAACATCAAGAAGAGGTCTATCGTATCTGTCTTGGACAGCGAGGGCCGCAGCTTTGAGCCAAGTCTCTATACTTGAAGGCTCAAAGAGTCTTAAGTGACAGCCAAGCGTCTTTATCTCTTTATGAGTAAGACCGGCGGCAAGGGCATTCCGAACATGCCTATTCAGTTCGGATACGTTGACAATGCGAGAAACATGCATCTCCCTAAACGAGATACACTGAGAATGCTCGGCTATCAGCCTGGACAAAAGGGTGGTGCCTGTTCTTACTGTACCTGCGATAAAGCCGACCCGAGGAGACATCAATCCTCCTCATCAGGGTCAGCTTCAAACTCTCCATAGACAGCGCAGCCATAGATATTGATTTCAGTTCCGTCTGCCAATGTCAGGCTCTTATCTTGTGAAGCAAGGAATAGGCCTAGACATTTTTCAGCAAAGACAACAGACATCTTAGATGATTTATCTAGTTTCATTACTTCAAGTTGTTTCTGAAGAATATCTGACGAAAGAACAATGCTCCATGAGTCTTCGCTTGCGGCAAAGCTTGAAGTTATTACTTGACTCTGAGCGAAGAACTCTCCCATCTCATTGATGCGTTCTTGTTCTTCTTTCGAAAAGCTTAGGCTTTGACCGTCTTCTACTATCTCATAACCAAATGCGGTAAACACAAGAGCTAACTGTCGAGCGGCAGCCTTGGCTTGCTCTTCAGAGTATTCAAAGAATACCATGATGTTTTGTGGCTTGTTATGCCCGCCATCTCGGAGCAATATAACCCATATGTCAGGGCTGTTTGCTGACTGTTGGCAAGGCTCTATAGATATCTCAGTAGCAGCAGAGAAAAACTCGCTTATAGCGTTTATCCTGTCTTCTACGCCATCTTGTATGATGCTATGTAGTTCATCTTTTCTATCATTCGACATGATTTATTCATCTCCCAGTTCATCCAGGTTTTCAATCTGCTCCCAAACATCATCGTGTTGTTCAACGGGAACGATAAGGGAACTCCCATTCGGCATAAAAGCGAAGACGACCCCAGTCTTGGGGTCGATAACGTATCGAATGCCATCAATGACTTCTCGTCTCCTCTCTTCGTTCTGAAGAAGCTCCTCGCGCTGCCGCTCTGCCTTGAGTTCATTGGCTCGCTTTTTGGCCTGACCGAGAGCAGGAAGCAGAATACCAGTAAGCAATGCGAGAATCGCAATAATAACCAACAGTTCGATAATGGTAAAGCCTTTTTTCATTCTATCCCTCCAGCACAGCAAGGTGCCAGTTTTTCTTTCCACGACGAATCAGCGCGAACTTGTCAAGATGCAGATTGGCAGCAGTAAAGTCCTCAACAGAGCGAACGAGACGACCGTTGATTGAGATTGCTCCCTGTTCAAGAAGCGTCCTTGCATCACGTTTACTGGTGGCAACTTTTGCCTCAACAAGCATGTCAGCAAGAACGCTCAGGCAATTACGGCTCAGCTTGGCGGTAGGAATATGACCATCGAGAGTTGTCATATCGTCATCATCAAGCTCAGAAATGTCATTGTTGAACAGCGCTTCTGAAACACGGCGACAGCGGTTCATTGCCTCATCGCCATAAATCAAAGAGGTCATTTGCCTTGCAAGGCTTTTCTGGAGAGAACGAGGATCGTCTGATTCAGTTGCAGCATCAAGAATGGCCTGTGTGGCATCTCTACTGAGAGGCAAAAACCATTTTGCGTGCTGAATAGCTTCTTCATCAGACAGATTGATCCAGTAGTTAAAGAACTCCCAAGGCGATGTTCTTTCTTCGCTCAGCCAAACAGGTGTGCCCGAGGATTTCCCAATCTTGGAGCCATCAGCACGAGTAAGCAGAGGAACAGTCATCCCCAGGGCCGGGTGTTCTGGTTGATGCCTTTTGCGAATCAAGTCAATGCCCGAACAAATGTTGCCCCACTGGTCGTTTCCTCCGATTTGGACACGACAGTTTTCGAACATCCAAAGTTCATTGAAATCAAGAGCCTGCATAACCATGTAGCCAAGCTCAGCAAAGGTCAGCCCCTTCTCTCTTCGCTGCTTCATTGACTCTCGACGAAGCATGTCATTAACGCACACATGCCTTCCAATCTCCGTCATGAACATCGTGTAGCTCATGTCATCAAACGTCTTGGCATTACCGCGAATCAGAAGGTGGCTCGGTTCCTCTTGTTTGCCAAAGACTTTTCGAACCTGCTGCTCAAAGTTGTGGACGTTGTGCAAAATAGCCGTGCGACCGCATTCCTCTCGTTCGTTATCGCGGAACGAAGGATCTCCAATAAGCGCAGTGGCCTCACCAAGCAGCACAATTGCTCTTGCGCCATGCATTCTAAACCTGAAGAGAGTCATAAGCGCAACAAGGTTGCCAATCGTCAGACTATCCGATGTTGCGTCAAAGCCGCAGTAAACCGTAGCGCCCTCTGTGCAAAGGTAGTCATCGAGTGCCTGTGCATCGGTGACTTGGGCAATAAGGCCTCGCCATTCGAGGTCTTGCAGGATGGAACTCTTGAAAGTCATAGCAGGCTCTCGCTGTTCAAGGGTTCGCCCTTGATTTCAGGAACATTGAAAAGACACTGTTCTCCATACGATGTTCGGATGTGTCTCAGCATGTCACCTGAATGAGTGGTCACGATAAACTGTTTATCAGGTAAGACTTCGAGTATCCGGTCGAGCATGCGTCCGTGACGCTCGAAATAAACGTGCATCTCAATGTTGTCCACGAGCAGGATTTTCGCGTTGCGGACAAGGAATGGATTGCAGAGGCTACGGAGTAGTGTAGCCACTTTCTTTTCACCCGCAGACATAGATTTGTAGTGAACGCGAGTCTTTCCTTTCTTTATGACGATATCCTGCCAATAGACTTCTTCTACATCGCCCTCTTCTGTGATGACATCCTTACCAAGCGATACATCGTACCCGTAAACAATCGGAGCTATTTCCAGGAACTTTTCTTTTGCCTTATCGGGTAGCTGAAACTTTTGTGTGTTTGACTGGTTATCAGCATCAACAAAGAGTATGTCATTATTGCCTGTTGTTTCTTTGCGAAGGATTCCGTCGAAGTTGCCCCCTTCGACAACTCCTTCGCTGGTAATCTCGCATACTCTTTCTTCGCCATCAACATCAAATACAGCTTTGATGCGAAGAGGTTGCTGGCTTACTGCAAAGTGAGGAAGAGACGGGTCATAATCAGTATGATAGGTCAATTTACGAAAGAACAAGTCATTCTCTCGTTCGGTGATACGGTTGAGGTTTCCTATAATGCGAAGAGCCTCAAGCGCCGTAGACTTACCGCAGCCATTCGGTCCATAAAAGGCATTCAGCCGGTCATCAAAATCAAATACTGCATGCTCGTAGCCGCAGAAGTGTTCTAGTTCAAGACTTTTGACTCTCATCGAAAACTGCATCCGTTCTCTGTTTTCTCAAATCGTTCCCAAGCAAAAGGCAGATCGTGTACCGTTGCATAGCCTGCCTGGTCAAGCAGTGCTTTCATATTTCTGCGACCATCGGCATTAAGGGAATGAATGACAATTGTTACATCTTTATGCCTGCCCGATTCGACAAGCTTCTTTACTACATATCGACCATCTTCCTCATCATCATTCAACTGGTTTTCGGTTTCAGCATTGAGGTCATGGTCAAGCATGATGAGGTCGTATTCTTTTTCCTCATCCAGGAGGCACTCAAGGGCCTCTTTCGCTGTCCATACAGCATCTACCGAACATCCAATACTGTTGCGACGAAAGATTTTGTGCCGCATTGCATTATCATCAAGAAACAGTATTCGCATGACGACCTGCCAAAAAATCAACAATCACATCGCCTGTGATGTCGTAGTAAAGTTCATCAATTGCTTCTCGGTCAGGAAAGCGACGCAGGGGTGCCTGCTCAATAAGCTCACTCAATCGAGCATCAAGCCGTTCGTATTCAAGCTCAAGCTTCTCGAACTGAACCTCTCCGTTACGGATATCGCGCAAGAAATCAGCCTCAGGTCGAGGAAACGTGATATGACCCTCCTGAACAAGCTCAAGGCCTTGATGGAGTAGCCGAATGGCGTGATATGCATTCTTGACGCTATAGCCATGCTCTGCATGAGAGGCCTTTCTCTTGGCCCCTACAACCCGCTTGCTATGGTAAATCTGCCCTGTCGCTTTGTTTTTTGTCTTCAACTGAGCCTTCAGCCATTCAGAATGAGCAAAGCCACGGATAGGAATGACCGAACCCATGCAGACAAAGACATCACGGCGGCGAAGAACCTCGCGACCACGGCCTGTCGCGCTGATGATAAACTCATCAGGTACGAACAGGATTTCGAAGACATTCGGCGAGCCTTTTGTTAGCCCATGAAAGAACTTTTGAACACCCCATACAACGAGGTCAGTCGCTTTGTCTTCATGCTGCTCGAAACTGGCACGACCCAGTAGGTATTCGGCAGGTTCAACAACGAAGCCACGACGGTCATCGTCGGAGTCAGGATTCGCGCAACCATACAAACGAGAGCCGACCCGCGTTAGCAGGTCGGTCTCATTCCAGAACTCAGTGTTTTCTACCTTTTGATGCATCAACTATTCCAAAGTTCAAGCCAGTCTAAAACGTCTTGTATGTCCAACGTATTGTCGAGATTCAGGTCGGCACGCATGCTCCCAAGCTGAAAGTCAACGAGGAAAGCTTGGATGTCGCTGGCGTCCATTATACCGTCCCGATTGTAGTCACTCCAATCGGGAGAGGCGTTGCTTTCTGTGACGCCTCGGACAAAGGGAGAGGCAAGTCGCTCATCGATTTCAAAGCCAACGCCCATGCCACGACGCGCGAAAGCCGCCCAAATACGGGTCCGATGCTCGCCCTCGTTCAATAGTTCATCGGCAAGGACGAATGAATCTCTCAAGTCTTTAAGACTTGGATTAGGGTTCATAACTTTCAGTGCATCAATAACAAGAAACATAAACTCGTCTGTGCCCTTTTCAAATCCGTAATCTTCAATAAACTCATGATAAACCTCCCAAAGAGCAATCAAAGGAACTTGCCCAACATAATGACCACTGTAGTTTATGGTCCTAGGCGTGCGGGGGTATTCATCATCGGGGAAGTCCCACCCACCATCTATATCTGTGTAGAGAAGCCTCATAGGATTGAGTTCAACATTGATTGGGTAGGGGCGAATACCGAAGTAATAGTTATCCAAGAAGCCTAGTGAGCCATTTAGTTTATAACCAACCCAGCCACCAAATCCAATAACATCATCACGATTTAGTTCGCCACGGTCAAGGTTGTTATAGACAAGACTAACCAGATCGCTCATGCATTCGCTTACGGCTGCAACCTGGACCCACTGGTAGTTCATGGCTCCAACAAGACGAAGAGTCGTTCCATGTTGATATTCATGAACACAGATTTGATTATCAAACCCACTATGACGGTCAGGGCCGTTGAGGGAATAACGAAAAGGCCATAAAATGACCGTCGCAGGCGTTCCGTCAATATGTGTTCCTGAAAAGAAAGCATTGTTTATATAGCCTACTCGATTGTATTCAGTATAAGCTAATATCGAATCTCCACCGACGCCGCCGCGATTGTAGTTGTTTTCCTGAAAGTTGCCGTCATCTTCTTGAAACCCATAGCCCCAAATCCAGTCGTGATATAAGTTGCCGACAACAAATGCATTAGTTGCCGCAGTCTTGAGCGTCTGAAAATCAGAAGAAGTCCAATCATAGTCGAGACGGTAGTAATGTTCAAACTGGATTGGATTCGTGTATGCATTTGAAGCAAAAACTGGTCCATCAGGTATATGCTGGTTATTGACGCCATACGTCTCTGCACGAACATTGTTACCCGTTAGATATGCACCAGGAGCAAAAATCCAACCATGAGGGCTCGCAAGGCTTTTCTGGTTCATGATTGTGTTATGTATAGCAAAAGGAGCCTGCCATTCATCAGGTATGCCAGTAGGATGAGGAGTGCCCGGAAATGGACTGTCGTCAATCCATCGACGAAATCTTACAGACGGAATCGTATTATCAAGGTCTCCCGAAACAGCATTTGCTGAATCGGGCTGTTGATGCATACATGCAATAGTTTCGTCCACACTGAGCAGGATGTTGTATGTTCCCTGTTCGATAACAAGCGTGCGAGTATGTTTGCCATCAAAAACTTGAACATGGGTCGAGGGACTGAACTCTCCATTCTGTTCAAAATAGACAGGGTTTGAATAGACAATCTCGCTTGCCGAAATGCCGGTTGCAAGCTCAAAAGCTATCGCTGAAAAGTCCTGGTTATGTTGCGACGCCTGTGCTGGAAGACTGCGAGCAGTAGGCCGACCATTATGAATGACGCGACCATCCTTGTAAATGGTTTTGAAACTTGTACCAAAGACATCAATGCCGTTGATAGTGTCATAGTTGGTTGTTACAATATTTCCCGAACTAGTAGTTCGAGAGCTTATTTCTCTTGTGGCAAAATTAGGTTGCGAATGCGATAAAGACGCAATGCTTGCTAAAACAATAATCGATACAAGACGGTTCATAAAATATATCCTTACGATAAAAGCCCCGCAGGGGATTTGAACCCCTAGTTAGACTACGCAGTCCAACACTCATCCATTCGAGTAGCGGGGCGAGCGACCTTCTATATGTGAAAAAATAGGTAACTAATGCCCTATATCGGCTGCATGACCTACCCATGATATGCAGCCGATGATTAGAAGGTCGCCAAAAGTTAGAAAGGGAAGTTACTGTCATCGTCGTAACCTCCGTAACCTGTATCTTCCTCTAGGAAGCGCTGCATGCGATTGCTGATATTTTTCGCACGATGAACATGCTCCGCAAAGCATAGAGCAATCTCATGCATATCGTCAACTTGTTTCACGGTAAAGGGTTTATCTCCCATTACAAGCAAAACAACCTCCGATTGCTCTTCTTCGCCAGCAATAGGAGAATATATAAAGTTGTACCCGTCAAGAAAAAAGGGAACTTCATCAATAAGCTCTTCAAGGTCTTCAATAGAGAAGACATGGGGAATGTTTGTAATGTTGGTGCCTGCAAACTCAGCGACGCCCGATAGCATTTCGAAGATTGTAAGAGCCTGTTCTTCAATCGCTACAAGGTTATGATTGACGTAAGCCTTGACTTGCCAATCGCCAAACTCTGTGCGGATATATATGCCAAGATTGACAGCGCCAGCAGAGTTTAGTAGATACTTAGCACAGATACTACTAAGGTCAGCAATATCTAGTGTTTCTGCTGACTCTTTATCGCATTTCTTGGCAAGGCTACTAGACATGCTAGTTTATCCAGGTTCCCCAAGGTCATAGTCCCCAGAGGGATAGCCGTCATTGTATCCTCCGCCAGGGCCATCCATAGGCGGATACGGCACGATGTCGCCGAGAACAAGACTCGGAGAATGGTAAGGGAAAGACGCGAATCGCAAATCATCGCCCTTCGTGATGTAGATACGGAGAGTGTCTTCGAGGCCACTCGGAATTGTCGCAAGCCCTTTTTCGATACCAGGACCAATAAAGTCTCGGATGAAAACGGCAAAAAGCGCCTCGTTCCAGGTCCAGCCTGTCTGAGATTGAACCTTTTCAACAATCTTTGTCAGCGTAGCATCGCTCTTTTGCTTGCTCCACTTGAGAGGAGCCTGAAAGAGGAACTCAGAAACAGAGTTGAATACGTCCTTCATCGAGAGCAAATAATACCTGGGGCTTTACTGAGGCTCTTCTCGCCTTCGACCGCGATAACAGGGTCAGGCGAGGCATTGGGAAGAGAGGAAAGGTTATCAAATGAGATGCGAATGACTTCGACGTTGACATGACCAATCATGTCGGGGCATGTCCAGTTTTTGCTGAAACGAGGATAGCAGTCAATCAATTGGGATGCCGTGATCTTTGAGGTAGACCCACTTAGAGTCTTCAAAATCGAAGTTGCCAAATTCTCGAAGCTTGAGGACGATGACTTCTTGCGGGAGCGAACAGAAGAGCGCATCTTCATCGGAGATGACGACTTTGATGCCCTGTTCGTTGATGTATCCGGGGTCGGCATCGATAGAAGCGATGCAATCGTATCCAATCTGGAGGCTGCCGAGTCGAGCTTCGACTGTAGCAACATCATTCCATTGTCCAGAAGTGAGAATATGGAGTTCTGCGACATCTCGAATCCTTCCTGTAATGAGTCTAAAAAGGTCTGGGAAAGCTTCGATGGTGTTCTCAAAGCTCAATCCCACCTTCATCTTTAGTGTTTCTTCTCTTCTCCTGAATTCCCTTTGTTTGATTGGGAGTCCATGCCGAATAGCTTTGATATGCAGGTCGCTAACCGTCTTCTCTGAAACACCCTCTGTAGATGCAATATCGGCCAAACTTCTGTTTGTGTTACACAGAAGAGAGAGAATTTTCAATGATTTGTCCGTATTGAGGCCCAATGGCTCAAAGGCCACCCCATACTTCTCGCATGCAGTTCGAATAAACGACAGGTTTGCACCGTATTGACTCTCGATTTCTGCACGAGTCATGCCTTTTTGGACACAATCGGCTACCCGTCGCTCACGCGCAGCCTTGGCGTCGTACATTGAGACGCCTTTGTCATTGCATGCCTTTCTGACCGCCCGCTCTGTGACACCGAAATCTCTTGCAATTTTTGCGATAGAATGACCGCTCAGGGCGGCTTCAACCATTGAGTCCCTGCGTTGTCTCTCTGCAAAAACCGAACTGAACATCACGATGTCATTGTAGCGGCATAATCATTCACCTGCATGCAGCAAAGCGACTACGCCTTTACCTGTTCCTCGTCACCAGATTGTTTGGGCCTTAATGAAGTAGGCATAGCGCCTTTGATAGGCTCAGGTTCGTCATCGATACCTCTCCACGCAGCCATCCGCTCTTCATGCTCGATTTCGAGTCGGCGACGGGCTAGTTCAATCTTGGCCTTCTTCAGTTCAGCGCGAGACTGAAACATTTTGCTGATTGCCTTCTTGATCGATGGCATCTCATTGACAACCACCGCCGCCAAAAAGACGCCAACCGCCATCAGAACGCCTGCAATCACAACAAACGCAACCGGCATGACTGACCTCCGCTAGATCGACTACTCCGAGTCCATAGTATACAGCAAGATTCTTCACTCGCAAGGATGGTCCCGCAAATAGCAGGGTAACTTTTTGTGCGCCACAATGCCTTCTCCATCATGCCTGTTGTTGAACATATGCGTAGCGTAGTGCATGCCTGAATACTCAAACTGATTATCCATAACCAGGTTTGCATGCACAGGAAAGAATAGTTCCATTGGAATGATAAGCGGCTCAGCAATAACCTTCTTGACGGTATCATCAAAGTATGGAATACAGTTAGCATACCGATTCTGTTCAGGAAACTCCCGCGAACGATTTGCAAGCCCACGGACCATCTGCCAGCATAGCGGGTGGTTTGCAGTTGCACCAACAAACCCGTTACAGACCTGATAGGCTCCTTTGCGGAAGTTCCCCAGTAAAACGTGGTCAGTGTTCTGCATGAGCGGTTCAAGGTTCTTGAGTATCAGGAAGTCTGAGTCTATATAAACGCCACCGTATCGTGCTAGTATTTCAAACCGAGAGATGTTTGACTTGAATAGATAGCGAGGCTGCTCATCGTGTATCTGCTGATTGATGAGCGGAATCATATTGTCTGCTGTCCATAGCCTGTATTCCCAATCAGGATGAAGCTCTCTTAGATGCTTCGCAAAATAGCGATAGCATTCAGGCATCTCATCCTCTCCCTGATACCAAATCTGATGGATTATTTTAGGAATAGACTGCATTAGATACCTTCCGCCTTCTGCCTCTCGTCGAGGCTTCTGTATCTCTCATATTCTGGCAGCCGCCTGTGAGCGCCAATCTTTGTTTGGTCAACAACGCTATTGTAGGTATGCATACCGAACGAGTATTCGGGAATATCAGGGTCAAAATTGACTCGCCTAAACTCTACGGGCTTGAATGGGTTGAAAAGTTGCCAAGGAAGTATGTTAATAGGAACTCGCTTAGCAGCATCAAGAACAAGGTCACTGAAGAATATAGCCCCCACGCCAACAAGGTAGTTCTTGTAGGGATAGAAGAATAGATTCGAGTTGTTGTGTCGCTTAAAGCTCTGCTGTGCTTCTCTTACCGCCTTCCAGGAGAGCCAATGATTTTGACAGACTCCGTAGATAGAATTTGTTACATTGAGACCGCTCTCTTCAATAAAGAAATGGTCTGTACCTTCAATAAGCTCATCAATAGGTTTTGTTAGGCACATATCCCAGTCGATATACACCCCTCCATAGTGCGCTAGTATTTCGTAGCGCGCGATATCAGACTGAAACACGACATGGCTTCGAAGGGCGTCAAAGATTTCTTGGTTAACAAGTTCTGGTATGTTTTCTTGTGTCCACAGCTTGTATTCCCAATCAGAATGCAGGTTTAGCATGTGGTCTCGAAAAACCAAACATGAAGCCGGTATCTTATCTTCATCTCCAATCCAAATTTGATGAATGATTTTCGGGATACTACTCATGATGAAACTTTCTGGCCAAAACATGCCATCGAAGCTGTGTAATCGTTCCTAGAGAAGCAATCCGCAGGAAGTATAAGAGGGTAACGTATGAAATCATCGGCTAGCTCTCGAATGAAAGCAGGGTCAAATGCCCACTCCTCATCTTGCAAACTAAAAAACCTCGACTGTATCTTCCATAGATATTGCCAGACAATGCGATGGTTAGGCTTGAATGCCATAAAATCAGGGTCAATCCTATGTCGTGGTGCATCGAGCAAGATATGATCTGTGTTCTCTATTAGGCTATCAACAGGTTTTGTAAGCATGATTGAATCGCCAAGCCATAGCCCTCCGTGGTAGCAGAGAATCTCCATTTTCATCAAAGACAGCATGTGCCTGTTTTGCATTTTTTCGTTGACAAGATGACAGTTGACAGCCTCAAAAGAACTGAAATCGTTCCAGACCATTATTTCCCACTCTGGATGCAAAATAGCAGCCCTCTGAGCATACTCGGGCATCTTCCCACTCTTTTCATAGATATGAATGATTTTAGGTATGCTATTCATGTTCATCTTTTCTAAGTTCTAGCTGCTTCTTGACAGCCGCCTCTTCTTCTAGCAAGCGAGCCTCAGCGTCAAGTTCTTCTGTATAGTTCTGGCTTTCGTCAAGACGGCGAACAAAATCATTGAATATAGTTGGCGTAGAATTAGAATTCCAAAGATGGATTCCGTAACCGCCACGAACTGTTTTATAGTCCCAGTTTCCACATTTGAAATAAGAATAAGCATACGGCGTGAAAATCGAACGAGGTAAAATATTGAGACGGTCTTCGCATTCAAGAACCTGTTTGCTAAAATAACGAGCGCCGACGCCGTGAAGAGGATTCTTTGCGCCACCCATCAACCGTGTTCGCTCCGTAATCGCGTTAGAGCGAAGCTCACGGACAAGCCGCCAAGCAAACCAGTGATTTGGGCTTAGACCGAATATCGAGTTCACGGGCAAATCCATTGGTTCCGAGATAACAAAGTTATCCGTCTCACGGATGAGCGGCTCAATATTGCGGAAAATATAGAAGTCCCAATCAAGGTAGACTCCGCCGTTGATCGCCATAATCTCATACCTGGCGATATCTGCTCGATACATCGCAGCTTTGTATAGGTCGTATGAGTCCTGATTAATAAGAGGCAAAAAGTCCTCAGGAAGCCACAACCTGTAATCCCAATCAGGATGCAAGTTTAGAGTGTGGTCCCTGAGGACTTTGTAGCTTACAGGAATTGTGTCTTCAGTCCCTATCCAGATTTGATGAAAGACCTTGGGTATAAACGACATACCCTATGTATCGGCTCTATCAGCCAAAGTCTCTCGGGTCAATGCCTGTGGCCTCAAACTCTTCATAAGTAGTCCTAAGACCAAGCGTGTCTACAACGTCTGCGTCTCTGTCAATAGATTTAAAGTCGCCCGCCCTTTCTTGTAGCGAAAAGTTCTTCATGAACTCAATAGTTTCAGCATAAATAACATCGCTTCTCTGTCGGATATTGTCAGGAAACTGAGATGGAGGGCCAGGATTCCAGTAATGAAACTTGTTGCAGCCTATAGCAATGCAATGCTTAAGCAGTTCAACATCTAAGAAATCAGGAGCAAGGTTGTATTTATCGTGCAGATGTTGGTAGCCAAGAGGGGCAATCCAAGGCATTACACGGTTGCCTCCATTGACATTTGCTGCTGAGCGGTTTTTATTGATGCGGTCGATAAAGACGCCCCAACGAGGATGCTTTCTCTCGCCGTTCCGCCACGCTACTACCTTTTCGCGCCAGTTATGCTCGCGAGAAAGCATATAGTTTACAGGAGCAGAGTATCCAGTTTCAGAAGATGAGTAATCACGGATAAACCCGTTTTGAAGACGGATTGGGAAAGAAACCTCTTGAGACCCATAGTTAGAAAAAGGAATCTCTTTACCATAAATCTCAAAGTAGGCATCATATATGAGCTTTTTCATCGTATCCGCGATGAATGGCCTTGCCCACGATTGCCATTCGTTATGGAGCGCGTTGCGAAGAGAACCCGCGCCGACACGAATATCATCGGGTTCTATATTGCGAAAAATAGGAGGCAACTTCTTTAGAGCTTCAGGTTCTTCAAGAATAAGTCTCATCTGCTCAGCCTTGGTGTCGTCATCAAGGTTCCAAAGAACAGGCCCACCTTCGTAGTCTAAAACAATGATATCTGGTTGTCCGCCAAGCTCTTTGAGATGAGCAAAGAATTCGATAAACCAAGCTTTAGAGCTAAAGTCTGGACCTTTAGTTAACATCTTGTATAGTTCGCTGCTGCTTATGGCGGGCTCATAGCCGTAGCTGTCATTGGGTTTCCAAATAAACAGACATCTGTCGCCCTCTTTCATGGTCGCGAACCGCTCAGCGGCTTGTTCTGCTTCTTGAACGGGCGGGTGCCATTGAGAGTTGTTTCTTATCCAATCAAAAGTTATATGCCAGTGGTCGTCCTCGGGTCCGCCGCTCCATGCAAAGAAGCGGACATCGTTGTTTTCGGGTGGCTCAAAAAGGTCAAACTGAATGTATGGCTCAAGAAGTTCGAGCATTTCAGACAGCAAATCAGGCCGCCGTTCAAGGTATACAATAAAGTCTCTAGACATTATCAGTCTCCTATATAGGTGGTTAGAGGATAATTGTACTACTCTGGCAGCACTTGCCAGACCTTTCAATGTTGAGAGAATAATCGTAGTAAAGGAAAACGGTAGCAAAGACGATAATAAGAATGAAGGCGGCTCACGCCGTCTCATTCTTCCCGCTACCTCTTCGGAGGGGCAACCCCGCCAGACGATGGGCGGGGTTGTTTTTTATACGTAACGAACACCTAGCCAAAACTCTGGGTCATACGGCTTGCCGTCATACTCTCTGAGATTGCCGAGGCCTTTTTCTAAATAGACATTAGAGGCATGAGAAAAAACGCCTTGTGTTTTTCGCTCTAAATGAGGCCTGGCATCAAAGGCGTCATAAGCTCTGCCGGACCAAAGCTCATCTAGGTACCATGCATTCCAAAACCTGCTTCCTGATAAAAGCCTTGCTTTGTTCTCTATAGGTATCTCCATAGAGCATGAGTTATAGCATCCAATATACACGGCGTATCGAGCTATTTTGTAGCCATAATCCCGAATCAATAAGTCATTACACAAATAGCTTGGAAAGCCTATTGAAACCACTACGTCAAAACTTTTTCTCTTGTAGTCAAGCAGAGAGTTACCCTTATAGGGGTCGCATGTTTCGACCTGAGATACTCCATATTGCTCAAAAGTTTGCTTGGCATGAGACAAGCCTTTTCCCACGAGCAGGACGCTTTTGTTCTCGCACTTGTCTGCCACATAGGAATGCCAATACTGAAACTTGTAGCTATTAGGAATGGTTCTTTTTGATGGTATATCAAAGTATGTAGTAAAGTATTTATAGAAAAAACAGTCATTTGTCATAGCTAAGTCTAAAAAATAAGGAACATCAGTTTGTCCAAAAATCCAAACTTCTTTACCTTCATTTCTGAGTTTGTCATGTAACTCAATAGACTGGTCAGTTGATTCTACTACGTGATGATTGCCAAATATGTTCTTTACCTTATCTTCTTTTTCAAGAGATTTAGGAATAATCGTGTGGACTAAAGGATGGATTCTTTCTTTGGGTAAATGGGTGGCAAAGCGGACGACCCTGCCCTCCTTTTCAAGCGAATCAAAAAGCTTTCTCTCACGCTCCTCGTTGTGCTGTGAGATAAGGGGGACTCCATCGCCATAATGGTGAACCGTCTTGCTAAAGTGGTCAAATCCGTAAAGATGAACCTTATGACCAAGACCTGTTAGAAGGTTTGCAACATATGCTCCCGAAGAGTTTGCTCCATTCTCATCAAACAAGTTACTCTTATCTTTTGACATCGAGGCAATCTGTTCTTTGACAATTGGAAGTATCATTTTCTTGGGATACATCTTCTTTAGTCTTCTGTAGGCAAGTTTTTCTAAATTAGCTTTTTCAGTAGTCAGATACAGAATTAGTTTGGCTTTAGTAGGTTTGCTAATCTCTTTGCATGTTGCCCATACATCTGTTCTTGTGCCTACAAAATCTTCGTATCCATCAATATGATAGTTGTTAAATCTAACTATTGTGCCATCAAAACTATCTATAAGTTCGCCTGCTTTTTTATGAACAGCAGAAGGGCCATTACCGATGAGCAAAAAGTGCTGCCCTGTTCCTCGGAAAAAGGGGACTGAATCTACTTCTATTTTTTTAGGTACTTCTATAGTTTCTTGAGGAGCCTTATTATCTAAGTCAAAGACTTTATCAGACAGTCGTATATTGTCAAAGAACTTTTTCTCATATTCATGATTATGAGAACATATTTTCTTCTGGTTATCATTGAATGCGTTAGCAGTAAAATAGTAATGGTGTAGAGTATTTGGGTCAAAACAGTCAAAGCCATGAAGCCATACTTCATGACCCTGGGCAAGCAGGTAAGCGGCGCAAACCGCGCCCGTAGAAGAAGCTTCGCTTTCGGATAAGTGCCTGAACTGCTCTCCGATTTCCTCAAAGACCTTGTGTTTGACAATCCAGTTCAGAGAAGGAAAATGCTCTTTGAGAGACTCGTAATCGTTTCTACGCGCACCGGACTTCATCGAAACAAAGGAAACCTCACGATACGTAGCATTGAGTTTTTGAGGATGAGGATAAAAGATTGTGGTCCACCAAACATCAGTACGTGACCCAACATATCTCTCCCACCCATTTGTTCTATAATCGTTGAAACGAACAACAAGGCCGTCAAAATCATCTATGACAGTACCTAGTTCTTGGTCTAGAACAGATGGTCCATTGCCTATTAGTAGATATCTCATATCGCAAAGTCTATTTTCCTTTGAGCCTGTCCGATTTGCTCAAGAGCGTGCCTGAGTTTTTTGCGGTCGTCTTCGTCTCGTGATTTACTAAGAACGCTACTGACATCTCGCATTGCACGATTGAGATGTAGATTAATCTTGTTCTTGTGAGGTTTATCTACATTGATTACAGCTAAGCCAAACTGAGCTTTCTTATACCAGTTCATTTTTTACCACCCCACGAACTGATACTGCCTCAAAGCAGCCGGATTGCCTGATTCTAGAATATGGAAGGGTACGTCATTGAACCACTTTTTGTTTTCGTATGAAAACACGTTGTATGTTGCTGATTCGGCGTCTTCTCCATAGGCATCATAAAGGCCGTTTGCTATTCTTCTTATGACATCTGAAGTTAACCTAAAAGCTTCAACTTCTCTTCCTTGAACCCTTACCCATCCCCAGTTTTTGGCAGCGTATAACCTGACATCGCCTTGTCCTATAGCGATATTAGCCTCCTCATCGGAGGCTCCGTTCATCTTGAGGATATCAGAAAGCGCCATGTTATTTGATGCTAACTCAAAGAAGTTTTCTCCTGGATTGCTTGGCGATTCGTTCTGCGCGCCAGCATAGGCGAGTTGCCTCTCGTCTTCGCTGATAAGACCCTCAACGTTTATCATCCATTCTACAACCTCTTCCCAGTTTTCTTGTATATACCCATCGATAAACTCGTTACTGTTTGCATCTGTAAACTCTGGAATATCAAGATATTTATGTAGCACAGCGTCAATAACGTGCGTTTCGTGATTGGCGTCACCGACATCTCCGTCTGCGTACATAGCAGAACCCGAATCGTCTATCCACCATTCGCCATGAATCTGTGCAAGTTTTAGTCTACGATACCAGTTCATAAATAGCTGCTCTTAGGAATCATGGACTGTTCTTCTTGCTCAAACTCCCAATCCGCAGCGGGGTCGCCTGGGAACCAGGGGTCATGCTCAGTATCATCCTCTCCATCGCCGCCTCGGTCAATTAGAGATTCAAAATAGTTCATAAACTCTACGGCTTTAGTAGACGCTTCATAAATAGACCTATATTCGCCTTCGTGTATTAGGTCTGCTGAACTAAACTTACCTATTCTCATTTTATCAACGAGAGATAGTATCTTTTCTTTGTAATGAGGTCTGCTATCAAGAGCAGCTAGCGTCCACTCCATATTAATGCCAAAGCCAACAGTATACGTGATACCTTCTGACGCACTATCTGTTTCAAAGGTTTCAGTTCCATAATTATAGGTGGCATGAACAAATATGACATACATAATTGGAAACCTAGCACTAAAAAAGGGAGCCTTGCCTTCAAGGACTGTTCTTCTTGGTTCGCCAGGATTTTGATTAACAAAAACATAGTCTAGATAAACCTGAGAAACTCCGGGTATCATATTTTTCAAGGTTTCACGTATAGCTTTGCCTAGGTCTCTCATGGGCAAAGTAGCCGCTTGTATTCTTCTGTACCAACTCATGCCCATGCAATCTCCTGAAAACCATGCTCAACAGCAAAATCTGCGATTCGATACAAGTCTTGAAGTCTACGGTCTATATAGGCCTCATCTCTTCCTTGCATGTACATGCCCATTTGACCTTCAGGCTGATTAGGTTGAACAGGTATGGGCTCTGGCGTTTCCCATGGGTCTCTAGTGTGGTCTCCACCAAACACGCTCTCATAGGCATCGTCTTCGGCGTTCTGATCGCCTGTGTCTTCAGGTGGAGTAACCCATCCAGAAGGCTGAATCTCTTTTTCCATTTCTTCGCGAGAAACTTGCTCAATACGAGTTTTTAGCGCCTGGGCATTGACGGAACCAGATGGCTCTTGCGGCAAGCCTAGCATACGGAACATGGCATACGCATTGATATTAGACAAATTGACTTCAGGTATTTCAGGATATTCAGCGCTTGGATTATCCTTGATATCAAGCCTAAGAACTGGCCCATCGGTCATGTTAGACTTGTCCATCCTCTTTGAGATGGCGTATCCCTCGTCTTGTTTGTTTTGAATCCATTCATCAATAACGGGCATCATATCTGTGAGAGAGTTTTCATAGTATTCTCCACCTGACGCACGAAGTTCTTCTGGACTGAGTTCGTAGACTTTCTGCCAGTCCATGTTTTGAGGGCCTATTTTGCGTGGATTTGGATACACGTTGATAGTGCCTGTATGTCCATCAAAATCCGAGTGAGAAGTATCGGGAACAATGTCGTTCATGGTAGGCGCTGCCCGCTTCGGCTCATTACTTTTCGAGTTGTAGTAAAAGAAGTTTGCCAACTCAGAACTAAGACCAAGAAGGTCTTTGGGTTGAGCAATTTTATGCGAATCATTCACAAAGAACGTGACCGATGCAATCTTCTTGACTCTAGCTGTTAATATTCTATACCAGTTCATGCTGCAATCTCCACTCCGACAGATTTAAGATCCTGCATCCATTTACGAATTTCCTCTGTGTCTGTGGCGGTTAGTTCATCGAGAACCGATTTGATATCCCAGTCAACATCTTCATGTTCTTGAAGATAGTCTGTCATATCGCCTGTTTGATGCGATGCATGGAGAGCAAGGTTAATGGTCGCGGTTGCCTCGGCGATACTTTGGTTCTCAATATTCTGAAGACGAGCATATATATCCTCGATAGCTTTTCGTGTATCCTCAATGCCTTGCGGCCTCCATCTGTCCATCCACATCGGGAACAAAATATCGCGATACAAGGCAACCATGATATTGCGAAGCGGAATATGAATGGATATAGTCTCCATAGCTTCTGATATATCGCTGCACGAGCTACCGAAAAAATCAGTAATCCAGTCGCCTATGGTCATCTCATCAAGTCTTGCAGTTCTTGATTCAAGCTCGGCTTCTCGCTCTTCTTCGGTGTCGAACATTTCGCTTTGGATGTCGTTGTATTCCATTTCTCTGCGGTCATTCCGCACCATATTCATGAAAGGCTCGAACTCTTTGGCATTGTTATTGAGATACTGAACGACCATCGAACAATCTAAGTTTGGAACCCCGAAGCCTCTGGGCTGCTGATTGGTTAGGTCCATAAACTCGCCTGTAAAATAGCCAAAAGCTTCTTCTGTGTTACCTGTATCAAAGTAGTATTCATCGATACCATTGACCCTTGCTTCAGCCCACTGCTGAGGGTCTAGAATAGCGTGATTCGCGAGCCACTGGCTAAACACAGGCTCTATGACGCTTTTGAGATAGACAATAATATTCCCAAGCTCCGATTCTAGTCTTGCAAGTATATTAGCTCTACGCTCTTCTCTGCCATTAAAAGGCAACTGTCGCATCATGTTGTATTTGTATTCTAACTCATAAAGCCTGCGCAACTCATCCTCGAACGACCCGTCCGAATCGCTTTCCCAAAAACTAGCAAACTTAAGTATTTGATACCAGTTCATTAGAATACCTTAACAACAATCTTGGATATCCTACTTTTGATATTAGGATTGTTTTTGTTAAATATACGAGCCTTGATAACAGTATTATCGCTGCCGGTGAGGTTTCTAGTTATAGATATTGGACCTGTATACAAAAGGCTCTTGCTCGTAGGGTTACGATTGTTTGTTGTATAGCGAATTTCGTTATTAGAAGACGTTGCGGGTAGGCTAATAGTCACCGGGCCTCGCATAACTATCGGTTCAACCGTTGCTTCAATGTTGGGGTCTATTGATCTAGTTGTATATCCTTGCGCATTGACAAGAAAGTTTGGCGAAGGAACAGAAACAGGAGCAATGTCAGGACGAAGCTGTGGCCGTGGGGCTAATATTGGCGTTGGATTGGAAGAACTAATCGCAACTGAAAAGCTCTCAAAGCTAGCCATATATGAGCCGCTAGTTGTATCTGTTAGTTCTCCATCTGAGTTATCAAGAGCAACTGTCCATGTTTCGCCCGAAGCAGGCGATGCGCCCGATATTGAGAGAGTAACCGTGTTGGTTCCTGTGCCTGAAATGGAGTCAACAGTAATCGAAGGACCGCCCGATTTAGTAACCGTAAACGATGGGTCACTGCTCCACGAAACGCTTGCATCATAAGTTACGATTATTGAACTTCCACCCGCCGAAGCTGTAACCGTAAGCGGTAAATATGTAGACGAGAATATGATATTGGATAGTTCAGGATAAAATAGATTAGTTATATCTAAGTTGCCTGCTGTATTCGGATGAGTATTGTCATCCATCAACGAATCTTCGCTAGACAAGTTGTTGCCATAGAACCAGGTGTCATCGTCTGTCAGCACATCAAGGGTATGGTCAAAATTTCCCGGCGTGGCAAGGATGTTTTCATTGACAGCTACACGGCCAGTCAGGGGGCTCAGAGTGTCGCCTTGCCAATCGGGACAGGTTCCAAGCCAAACACCCGTGATATTTGCTGCGGTGCCCGCGTCCTTTAGCAAAGTTGCTGCTGCGCGTATCTCGTCTGCTATTTCGGACACTGTAATTGCATTCGCATCTTCAGCCTCGATATCTCCTACGTCGTTTGTTCCTATCATAGAGCAAAACGTAACCGGATAAGCCTGAGATATAAGACGGCAAAGTTCTTCCGCGTAATCGCGGGCATCAGTATCCCACCAGCTTCCTATTGTGGGAGTCTGATTGATTCGAGCGCCGGCATTCGCAAGGTCAAAGGTTCGCACCCTTGAGCTTTTCCACTGAGATTGTATTCGTTCGGCCCAGCCCGGCACTCTGGCTTCGTTGGTTTGTTCTCGGACATTAGTCAACGAATCGCCCGGACCCCAAATAACGATGCCTTCGTAAGAACCGAACCAGCCGTCTGCCATCATTTCAAGAGCCGCATCGTCAACGTGCTGTTGAGTAACTTCGGTTGCTCCCGTTTTTGCCAAAACCGCAGCAGAATAGAACCTTAGACCATGCTGGTTCTCATTTAGTGCGAGCGTCTCTCCTTGCCAGTTCGAACTCGCTGCATCATTCGTAATTGTAGTAGTTGATGAAAATGAAAGAGAAGAGTGACCTTCTCGGAACGCAGGAAATGTCCTGTATGTTGTGAGCTTTGTTGCGTTTGAACCATTAAACCATACAGATATTAGTATTGGGTAACCAGTGTCCGTAGACTGATTATTAACCAAAGCCGTAGCGGGCAAGTGGTTTGTTGTCTGCCATATGCAGTCATAAGTTCCGCTTCCTTCATCATTAAGTCGCAGCGCTCCACGGAAGTTTCCATTTGTACCGAATACACGGTCGGGCGAGCCGGTTTTTAACTGACTACAATCAAGAACGTCCACAAGCAGCAGAAGCGCCCAAGACTCGGCAGGATCAAATCGAGAAGCATCAAAGAACGGCGTCGAACCGGGCGAAGGCGTCGTGAGGGCGCTTGTTGTATCTTCTGCAAAAATAAGATAACCGTTTCCGTTGTCATCTGTGCCTAAAGTTGGCGCAGTGCCTCCAAACTGCAACGGGTATCCGTTGCCAGTGTTGTCTGTAAGTTCGGTAACTCCAGTCAGAGAAGACAGTCCTGCCGCTGACCATCTGCCCAATGTTGTTGCAGGCCAAGCCATTTATGCCTCCTTAAGCTGCTTGCTGCACGGCGGTTCGTGCCCAGTTGCGAATCGCTTCTACATCATATCCTGCATTAAGTTTGGACATGACTTCATTGATAATGCTTTCTTGGGTTCCCTCGCTAACGCCTCTGCTGCTCCCTAGCCCCTTGATCATCTGAACAATCGACTCCTTGTCTTCTTCAGACATGCGAGGATAGTTTGTGAACCGAGAAGCTAGTTTGAGTTTGCCATACCAGTTTGCTTTCATGTTTCTAACCTTTGAGTTTGATAGTTTTGGTTTTTCTGCGTTTAGAATATCGTCAACGGTCATATCTTGATGCCATCTGTCGATCATTCCCTGGATGACATCGAGGGGAACTCCGTGCGTGTTTCTGCGGGCGAGTTCTTCGGCATCAAATCTCCAGGGAGTCTGCGATTCCTTGATTTCAACCCGATACCCTCTTTTCATCGCTTCTTCTACATAGAACTTTGGCTCCCAAGCCTCTACGTTTGTGTTGTCGATGACGATGGGCGAGATTCCCTTATCCATCGCTTCAACGGCACGAGTCTGGTTCCAGAAATGAGCCTCGCTCATAAAGTCACGGTCAAACTGATACTCGCCGTTGACCATGAAGAAGTCGTCCGTAGAAAATACAGCGCCGCCTTCTCCGAGTTGTCTCGCTAGCGTAGACTTGCCGGAACCAGAAATTCCGCGCATAATATACAGAACCTTGTCTTCGGAAGTTTGCGAATGAACCGTTTTCATATCAAGATTTTCGACCAATATCAGCGAAGTCCTTTGCAGAGCCTTCGTATAAAGACCAAAATAGGCATTCTAATAAAGTTTTGTACGAAGCATTTTGTTTGTAGATAAAATAGAATGATATTCCTGTTTTTATCTATATTAACACCTATTGCAACCAATCTAGGGTTGCCCAACAACGGAGACCAACATGGAAATTAAGGAAGCACAACTAAAGGGAATAGTTGACGACCTCAACAAGAGCCTGGAAAAGGTCCGAACAGACAAGCCTAAATTTGACCAGAAAGAGCCTATATTCGCGGACTTCTTTTATCAGTATGGAGACACGATGCGGGATTACCCAAACCGTATCAGAAACGGAGACGAAAGGCCGTCGCTGACGTTTGAGCCTCATCCGCTCGGTTATACGCCCGTTCCGCACTCGGGCGGAGGTCACGGCGGTCCCCTGTATAAAGAAGATTCCTGGTATGGGTGGTATGCTATCGACTTTGCGAAAGCCATCGCCGACGCGGGTGGTCAGATCGCTCTCATGATCCGCAACTACAACTGTCCGTTCCCATACGGCTCGGACGCTGATGAGCGAGGCTCGCCAGATGCGTTTCGTCTTGCGCTAGAAAACCTGCCAAAGCTCGATTATGTCCTCATGGACCTTGAAGGCGGCGAGCGAGATATGGTCGAACTCAATATTCGCGAGATTCATAGAATGGTCAGAGAACATCCTGACCCCAAGTTTAGCCGCGCAAGACTCGGTAACTACGCATATTCGGCTGCCGAATACGATGAGTCCGTTATTTGGCCTGACAGGAGAAACCTAAGAACTCGACACGAAGGTCATGACATGACAAAGCTCTATCTCGACTGTTTGGACGTATCGATGCCCAACGCATATCCCTATGCTACCGCATCGCAGCACCTTTCAGCATACACGCAGGGCGATAACGTTGCGCCGAATGGCAGGGCCGCTATCTTCTGGCAAGCTCTAGAACGGCACAGCGTCGCTGCTCGTGCGCTACCCGAAAATCATATGCTTATGCCTTGGGTTGGAGAATATATCTACCACCCAAGTCCTAGCTATAATGCGCCTAAGCCTTCTGATGAGGACAATACAGCCCTCATGCTTCACTTCCGCATGAGAAAAGCGCGTTGCTTCTATGCTTTTGCACAGAGCTTCCAGCGCGATTACATCGAGCTAGCCATGAACGCATGGAACCTGCTCAATGGGCTATTCTCTCTTCCTGTCGAGAAAGAGCCCATGAACCTCGAAACTGATAAACGAAGCGGATTCAACTGGTCCGGCATCAAGGTCGCGGGACACCGTATCATGCTCTTCAGCAACCTTTCAAACCGAGAGGCCCATGTAGGTATTTACAAGATACAGCCAGGCGAACACAAGTTCCTCATCAATGGCGAGCTATCAGATATACCTGACCTCTAATCCTCAGTCTTCGCGGAACAAAGGCCGCGAAGACAGTTCTGCATTCAAGTGAAACTTCTTTCGAGTATCCTCAATGCATGCCCATCCGCAAGCAGATATCGCACAAGCGCGGAAGTACAACCGTGACAAAGCTTGATATTGGCCCCAAAGACCCGTCCGAGTATGAAAAAGAGTGCCTGAAGGCCCTTGATGAAGCGGGCGACTATTTCGCGGATAACCTGAAGATTCGCGAAATCAAAACCATCATCGAGTTTCGCCCAAGTTCTCCGTTTCCCGAAGAACATGCCAGAGTTCTGGATATATTCGACAATTTGGGGCTAGAAACGGCTCGTTTGAGGACTCTTTTCAGGGAGTGGATAATCGAAGAGGCGGCATCGAGCAGAAATGCTCGGAGTTGGGCGGTTCGGCAGGGCTGGATAAAGGAAGCGGAAGCGGAAGCTGTTCCTGCGAAAAAGCCAAGGAGCAAGAAGAAGATGATGACCAGAAAGAAACTCTCGGTTATCAAAAAAGTCTATGACCCTGACCCGCCTACCTACCATTGAGCCGCCCCTGCTCGCTGATGCCGCCTCTCGCCGTAACCGCCGCCTTGAAATTTTTTGTGGCAGCCCACGTACGTACCACGCGACCGCTGCAATCTACGGAAAAGCTCGAATCGCCGCTTGACGAATAAAACCGAGCGACTAGGATAGGCCCATGACAACCAATCTCAAGCCGCCCCGCAACACTCTTCAAGCCGAACGACGCCGAAAGCTCAAAGAACTCGGCCCCGGTCTCACGCTCGAACAGGTCGCCGATGCCCTCGGTGTCGGCTACATGACGGCAGCGAACGTCTGCCGCGAACACGGGTACAAGCCCAAGAACCGCAAACAGTTCTTCTGGGAACAGTTCTTCGCGAACCTTGCAGACAAAGACCCGCTCACCATCGACGAGATCATGAACCTCGCCAACTGCTCAAGAGCGACGGCCTCGGCCCGCGCAAGAGAGTTCGGGTACGAAACAAAGAAAAAATCTCGCGCGCAAGAAGACAGGTATGATTGGTCCAAGGTCGATTGGAGCCGCCCCAACTGCGAGATCGCCGACGAACTCGGCTGCTCGCGGTGGGCGGTGACGCTCAAGCGGCAGTCGCTCAACAAGCAGAACGTCCCCAAGAAGGTTCATCGCGGACCCAGAGTTCCAATGACCGTCGCTATCCACAACCTCGCAAGCGAGTTCGCGGAACAATCCAACGGCATCATCAGCTACATCGAGTGGGCCGAAATCTGCTCGGACCCCGACAAGGAAGAGTCCTTGGATACCCGTAGAATGCGGGTTGGGCAGATTCTTGGCGAATACATCGACTACGTTGTCCCCATCGACCCCCACGCCGTTCCCGACATGGACATGCGTATCAGCAACAACGACCTGGCCGACATCTGGGAGGTCCGCCACACGACCATCGCCTGGGAGCGACTCCGCCTTGATGGATACCAGCCCATGTACGAGGGGCGTCAGCCGCAGCGGATGCAGGACGATGCCTACCTGAAACTGTTGGAAGACGAGAAGCAGCGTAGGGTTTCCCATATCAGAGAGGCACGGGACTTTATCGTGTGCCGCAAGGCTTTGTTGGCGGACATGCGTGAGCGGTGGGCGGTCCTCTTGGCAGACGCAAAGAAGGCCCAAGGCTGACGCCAAGGGCCATATTCTTTGTTCCTTTGTGCGCGATTTTTATTCTTCCTGTAGCCGTGGGTTTTGCATGACCAAGTTCCGCATCAAGTCAGAGCAGGAGATGCAGAAGCCTTTCGGCAAGTGTATCCGCTTGCTTGAGGATTTGCAGTTCTATCGTCAGCGCGTTGTGCCGACCGATGACCCCAAGTGGTTTCGTCGGGTTCATCCTGATATCCTCTGCTCGACCGATGGTCCGATGCTCGAAATGACCAGCGGCTACCTTGAGGGTTCTGTCACGAATCTCGGCTGCATCGAGTTCGGTCTCGACGACAGCTACCATGGCTGGTTCTTCAATATCGAGTTCGAGAACCATATCTACTTCGTGCCTCAGCAGATTGTTGACATACCTGATACGTGTGGCACGAACTATCGAGACCTTGCCCGCAGTTACTATGAGCAGGTTTCTCAGAAGAACAGCCGCTCGAAGCTCTGGTCGGATATCCTCATCGAGGTCTACGAAGAGGAGATGACCAGAAATCCAAACGGCCTCTGGGAGCCGATTCTTACGTCCGAGGTTGTTCTGCGATTCGAGCAGCGCAAGGCGCTGTTGAGCATTTAGAACGGTTCTTCTCTATGCCTGAGCGAGGTGCCTGACGGGTTTGTCCGGCGTGACGGGCTCGTGCATCGCGGTCTCCAGGATTTCTTCGATTTCTTTGTCGAGCCGTTTCTTGATGACTTTGAGTTCGCTGCTCGTGGCTGTCATGAGCCGTTCGATGGTTTGTTCATCGATACCGAGCAGGAGCATCTTTTCGATCTTCGTGACTCGCGGCGACCTCGGCTGCTCCTTGGCTCGGATATCTTTACCTGCGAGCCGAATGTCTCTGCGGATGGTGGTTTCCGAGACATCATGCCTTCTGGCGAGCCTTCCGACCTCGTAGGGCTCAACAACCTGCGGAAGCTTGTCGATGTCCTTCTGTCTGAGCGATGCATTCTGGTAGACGCTGCTACTCGGTTCGACGCTCTTTCCGAGTTTCTTGAGCCTTTTGCGGAGCGTTTCGTCTTTGACGCCGAACTCTTTGAGCAGTTCTCTGAACCGCCTTTTCGTGACAACGCCGGGCAGGGCTTCGAGCTTCTTGGTGGCTTCGGGTGTCGTGAGATTCTTTCCGCGATTTCTCATGCCTTCACTTTATCGCGTTTTCTTTTCACCCGTAAGGGCCGCTAGTCCTTTTTGACAACGGGTGCCCGTGTCATCACGAAGAGCATCTTCGAATCGTAATATTTCGAGGCTCTTCGGACATTGAAGCCGTGCTTCTGAAACTGGAGCATCCACCAGTTGATGTCTTTGCGTATCAGGTGGAGGGTCTTCTGCTTGACGGGGCTTTTCCTAAGATGCTTGTCTTCTCTTGCTTTGCCGTTGTCTGTTTCGACTATCCACCACTTCCGTCCGACTCTGAGCATCTCGTCGAGACAGAGCCCAAGCTCGTTTGGGGGTACATGTTCGAGAACGTCGGTACAGACAACCACGTTGAAGGAACTGTCGTCGAAGGGTACCTGCTGCGCCGAGCCGTGTTTTATCCATTTTGCTCTGCGGCTTTTTTTGATAGCTTTTTTGCTTATCTCGACTCCCGCAAGAACTTCTGGATTATAGTGTTTCTTGAACCAGTTTAGTAGCTGACCTCTGCCCGCTCCGATGTCGAGGACGCTCGTAACGTGCTTGCGGGGCAGCGAGGCCACGGCTCTGCTGAGTATGGGTATCCTGTAACCGCTGATACCATATTTGTTGTCCTTCTTGTAGATATAGTCGTAAAGCTCTTCTTGTTCTGTGAGACTTTTTTGCAGTTTCTCGTCCATGCCCATCGTTTTCTTCTAACTACCCGCCGACTTGGGGAAGATATCAGGGCTGACATCGTAGGAGCCAGGCTCTCCACGCTCTCTGTTGACGCCCTGGCGTTCCACCTGTATGCCACGCTCTCTGAGGATATTCAGCACCGCCTGCGGCGATACGCCTGTTTCTCTTGCAACAGCTTCTTGATTCAGGTTGTATTGCGTGTAGAGTCTTACGACCTCATCCTTGATTTGTGGGGTTATCTTGTTTCCTCTATGGAAGTCAGATACAAAAGGCCTACCCTTGGGCCATCCTCTGGGCCTCATCTCGATACCCTGGTCTTTGAGTATCTGACTGATATACTTGGGCGATAGTCCGTGAAAGTTAAAACCTATTTCTCTCAGGCTCTTTCCTTCTTGATACATTTGGGCCATCTGCTGTTTCTCTTCATCGGTAAGCTTTAGTCTTCGGGAGCCTCTCTGCGATTCTACGAGACGGAAGTATTCTTTCATCGTTATATCCTATGCTTGTGCGTTACTAAAAGACTCGGAACTCGATCCGTATGATCTTGCTCTTGAAGTTTGGGTTGCTTGGGTCGAAATAGCGGGCCTTGATGACAGTATTGTCCGAGCCGGTCAGGTTTCTGGTTATGCGTATCGGCCCTGTATACAGTTTGCTGGTGCTATTCGGGTTCCTGTTGTTCGTCGTGTAACGAATCTCTTGACCGGCGGGAACCTCTCCGAAGCTGAACGTGAACGGGCCGCGTATCTGCGGACTGCCCACGGTCTTCTCGGTTACGTTGTCTATTCCGAGTCTCGCCGTGCTTAGAACGTTGCTTCTTCCCGCGAGTTGCGGAACGGGGGCGGCGTTTTCTTGAACCGGCTTCCTCAACCTTCTGAAAGAGGAGCCTCCCGAGCCGTTGCCTCCGCCATCGTCCGAGACAGGCAAGTCTGATAGAAGCCTGTAGTCATCGGTGGCGAAGCCCACGAGAGCCGTTGTTGCATAGGCCGCGAACGAGTCGTTGGCGTATGTCGTGGCATAGGTTGACTGGTCCGCATCGGTCTCGAACGTGTTCTGAGCGGCTGCGTAGTTGACCGTCGATATAGGAGTAGACGGCGGAACTCGGTTTCTAAAGTTTACGCTGTCCGAATACCAGTCGTTGTCCGCTCTGTAGCCCGCCGCTACGTGGTCGAACGAGAACTGGTCGAGACCCTCGGTCGAGTCGGGCGTCTCGTTCATAACCACGTTATTGCGGTACTTCGTGGCCCCCGTATTGAGTACATCTACGCTCGACAGCGACGTATCTCCAACAATTATGTTGTTGTGTATCCGCCCCAGACTATAAGGGTCGAAGTCCTCGCCGCTTCCTGGCGTGTCTAGTTCATCGGCGTCATACTTGAGTTCAACGTCCTCTCCGTTGATGCTGAGCGAAACGGCTGCCTCGCCCGAACCTATGTATACGTTGTGCCTGAAGGCCCAGGTTGTCATCGTAGATAGAAACGCCATCGTTGACATCGTGGTCGAGGCTGCCTCGACAAGGTTTCGCTCTATAACCACGTCTTTGAACTCGGTCGGATTCGACTGAACGACATCGGACACGTTTGACCATCGCCTAAACTGAGATTGACTTATGTCGAATGCGTTCAGGCACGAAGAGGCTCTGTTGTAGTAGCAGAACACTCCCTGATAGGTTTTGCCAACGCCGTCATCGAGACCCGCGTTGAGCAGCGTGCTGCATTGCGTGTTTCCTGTCGAGCTTCCGAGGTCAAGGTAGTCCTGGTCGTTATCAAACAGAGTTATATGCTCTCCGCCGTTGATATAGATGCGGTGATTCAGCACGAGGTCGCCCTGACTCTCGCTCGTCTCGCCGTGGGCAGCGCCTATCACGGTTCCCGCGAACCTGTTGCCGCATATAATAACACCAGTCATCTGAGCGTATACATATTGCTTGACTTCGTGTTGGTCGGCAGAGCCAAAGATGTTATCAACTATAAACAGGTTCTTATAAGCTGATGTATCGTCCGCTTGTCCCACGGATACGCTGATGTATTGCGTATCAACGCTGCCCTCTGTTATATTGTCAAACTCGCAGTTGTAGACCGAGATGCCGTCGATCCGTGTTTCTCCTCCACCGGAAGACCTCGGATTCAGGAAGCCTCTGCTCTGGTCGTTGCCATCGAACTTGAAGTTTCCGAACGTGACGTTCACGAGCCTTTCTTCGTTCGGCGATGTTCCGCTGTCGATGTTGCCACGGAGCAACGGATTCTGCAAGCCCGCCGTTGCCCGCAGTATCGGCTTGGCCCCCGTGCCGTAGGCTCCGACATGGAAGTTCTCGTTTCTTTTGAAGCCGGTCGCTCTGTCCGAGAAATCGTATGTACCGCCTCTTTTGAACAATACCGCCGTGTCCGTAACGAGGTCCGCGAAGAGCGTCAACGCTTTGTTACCCGTTTTCCACGCGGTTTCCTCGCTTGTTCCTGCCGCGAGGTCGTCGCCGTCTACGGCGTCGATGTAGTATGTTGTTCCCGAGAACGCGCTCACCGTTACCGTTGGCGTCGTATACGTCGTGCTGTCGCGGCCCGATGCCTTGAGCCACGATACGGTCGCCTTGGCTCGGTACTGCCCCGTTTTCGTGACCGTTATAAGACACTGCGGCCCTAGCTGATGAATCGTGCGGTTCATCTGGTCGCTCGTGCCGACCTCGAACGGAAGCGTGTGCGCGTCGCTCGTGTCTGTGGCCCACGCGGAGTCCGAGTCGGCGCGGTACTCGATGGTCCAGTTTACCTGCGTGTCTCCGTAGGTCCAGAACGCCGAAGTCGCCAAGCCATCGGCGTCCACGACCGAGCTTGCCGAGAACGACAGGTTGAATATGTCGGCCCTTACAAAGTTCTTGGCGTCCTCGCCGGGCGGCAGCGTGATGGCCGTAGCGCTGATATTCGGAGTTCCTATCGGGGAGGTCACGCTTTTTGTCTGAGTTGTGTCTTCTGTATAAGCTGTAAAACCTCCGGCAAGTATTCGGGCCATGTTCTTCTCCTAGAAGCTGATGTCGAGCGATACGCTTATGTTTTTCTTCGTGATAGCCCATTCTCCTCTTATATGCGTTTGTATTATCTGTGTTTGGGTGTGTATACCGTAAGGTTTTAGTAAACAAAACTAACTTAGCAACCCGTCTTGCGCTTTTTTGTTCCAATGCTTGCATGCAAGAACCGCTGCAACGGCTCAACTATTTGCTAGCTGTTAGGCGTTGTACGTCTTATAGTTTATTATAAACCACCTTATAACCGTTCACCAGATGCAGTTAGGTATCGGTTAGCTATTGTATAAGTTACACGTAGCTGCAACTGGACAAACAGCTAACATAAAAACACGGCCTCGACGGGCCGTGTTTGTTGGTGGGTGTTTGGTATTGTAAATAGTGCCTAGCTTTGGGGGTTATTGCTTAGCCTTTCGTATTTAGGAAAGCGAATGCACGAACTGTACGGCTTCGAAGCTTTTTGATTCGATAGCGAGGGTCATGAGTTCATCTTTCGTGTATCCGTTCTGAGCGGGCTGTGTCTGCTGCAAAGGCTGCGGGACCACGGTACGGGTCTGCTCGTTTTCGAGAAACAGCGTCCTCTCGCGACGCTCTTGCTCTTCTTTTTTCTTTTTTGACCTGCTTTGGCAGCTTCGCTGCTGCTCTCTTATTTCGTGCGCAAACTTTTGTAGGTTATTCAATACATCTGTTCCAAGGCGAGTGCGGCGGTATCGCGAGTTTTTGCTGCTTTCTCGCTCAACGTATCCGAGCTTATTGAGATACCAGACGGCCATTCCGAAGCACATCTCGGTCGTGCCATATTTATTCCGTATGTCGCGAGAGGCCTGCCCTCTTGCTCCGTGAAGCTCGGCGAAGCCATGCTCGTTGACGGCGGGGTGGTTCAATATTCGCCATGCTGTCTTGAAGCAGGCGTTGCCCTTGATGATTTCTTCTGCGGTTTTATCCATCTCGTTCTTCCATTCGCTGCATACGCCACCATCGGCGTTGCTATGCACTTCGTATCGCCCAATGCGATGAAGCCATACTATTAGTTCACTCTCTTTTGCGCGAATTCATCGCCGCTTCGTGCAGTGGGATGCAGTCAGCGGCAATACCGCTAGGATATCGATTGTTCTGCGCGATTTTTTGTGTCCGGAATTTTCCGGGCCTCGCGCGGTTTATTTTGCCTAGGAGTCCCTATGCGTTTTTATGGGGGTGGGGGTCTCGTTCTCGAAGAAAGCGTCGAGGAGATGCCTCTAAGGTATCCCCTGGAGCGATGGGAGTCCCTATATGTTTAATGGGGAGTATGGCCCGCCTAGGCCTGACGTTCCTCGTAATGTAGTTTCATATGGCAGTTTGCGCAAAGCACATCGCACTTCTTTATCTCTTCTTTGACAGCCTTGATACCTTTCTTAACTAGGGCTGATACGTTGCCTTCTTTGGCATTAGGGTCTGTATGGTGAAACTGTAAGCATCCTACATGGGTCTCACCACACCGAATGCACGGATGTTGCTTTTTGTATTCATCTATATAGTATAAAGCCTCATCTCTTATCCGCTTTTTATACCTTCTCCGCGCGGCACGCTTAGCTTCTTCATTTATTTTGGGTCTGCCAGGTTTTCTATATTCGCCACCATTGTCGCGGATACGCTGCTCTTTTAGCTCTTTGAGAATCCTGTCTTTATTACGATGGTAGTATTCTCGCCTATATTGCTTCTGTTTTTCTGGGTCGTTTGTGGGCATATCTCCTAATGTTCCAAAAGCGTTTTAGCTCCTCCATAAAAAGGGTAGATATACCAAAAGGGAACCCATACCCCCAATATGGATACCTTAGTTTTAGGAAAATGGGGAGTATGGTGGGGGCTACCCCAAAACAGTTTTGCACCCATCTTCTATACAGCCTACCATATGTTAGGTGGCGTGCATATTAGTTAAGCTAACATAACCCCTAAGTTAGGGGCTAGTTAGTTCGTGTGTGCTGTGAGGTGGTTAGTTAGGCCACGGCCTTGCGCTTGTCGCTGAGCGTCGAGCCCCTGGGCTTGCTCGGGTACTTCTGCTGGCGGTGGAACGGTCCCCACGCCCCACGGCGGATGCTGGCGGCGAGCGAGACCTTGCGATCCATCGGGTGCGGCTCGTGCATCACGGTCTCGCGGGTGCCCGTCTCGGTCGCATCGGCGACAAGGTAGCAGCGTTCGGCGATGAGGTAGAGCGTCGTCTCGACATCCTCGGCGGGGTTCTCGTTGACGACCTGGCAGGCGAGGGCGAAGTTGAGCGGGCTGGCCCAGACGAGTTCGAGCGTCGCGTCGCGGTTGGGGTCATCGGTCGCGAGCGAGGACATCAGGATCTCGGCGGTTTGCTTCATCGTGGCAACCTCGGCAAGGCTGCGGGGGTCGGAGAGGTTCGCGAGAGCGGCGTTGCAGGCGTTGACGATTCCGATGAGGCGGGTCAGGTGGCTAAGCATTGTTTGCTCCTTTCGACCCACGGGCGGCGAATGATAAACTATGTGGGAGCGAGAGCGAGTAGCACCCATCTTTTGCATGATATCCCCCTTTCGGGGGCTCCGTTCAGAATCCCATTTCTTCCATTTGCTCGCTCACGAGGTCGTCGGCGAATTCCTTGGCGGCGCGCTCGCAGTCCTCGCGGCTCATTGACTCGTCCCAGTAGTCCGCCAGGTCGATGGTATCGGGGAGGTCGTCCCGATGCATCCCGATCTTGCGCTCCACGGCCTTGTTGCACGCCTTGACGAATTCTTCCCAAGTCATTGTTGACTCCTTTCATGCCACGGGCGGCAGAAACTAACCTATGTGGGTCAGTTGAAATAGCCGGGGTCGTCGATGATCTCTCCGCACGCGGTATCGTGAAGATAGTCCACGGCTTGCTCGATATCCGAGTCCTCGCCGGTCCAGCCGAAGTTTCGGGCCATCGCGGGAAAGTCTGTATCTCGCTGGACGAGGATGGTACGCGATTCGTCGCGCGTATCCCAGTTGTCCGAGTCATCGACCTGGCAGAGCAGGAAGCAGCCTGGGGCGTATGACTCGTCGGTATCGATCGTGATTCTCATTGTCGGCTCCCTTCTCGTCTCGTGCGCGGAAAGATATCGTATGTGTTCTAGCACCCATCTTCTGTGCGTGGCCTCCCCTTTCTCAAGGGGGAGGGGTTGGTCAGTGGTGATTGCAGTTGAAGTATTCGCGGACCTCTTCGACCTGCTCGTCCGAGTCGTCGCGGTCGTGCCTCTCGTCCTCCTTATTCCAAGCCATGCGCCACGGCTCGCCCGTTGGGATGTCTGACAGTTCGGCGACCTCGGCGATTGCATCGACCGAGCGGCAGTGGATATAGATGACGCCCTGGTCGATTGCGCTGGCCTCGGTCAGTTCGACCTCGATATGCTCGCGGGTCTCGTCGTCGGGCTCGTATCCCTCGGCGTAGACGGCCTCGTATCGGATGAAGGTGAGTTCATAACTCGGCGTGATTTCGCAGCAGTGGACCTGCTTTGCAGCATCGTAGGCGTACTGCCCCATCACGCGGTCGATTCGGTTCGTGCGCAGCCATTCGCGGCTGAAGTCCTCTCTGATTTGCACGATTGAGGGGTTGGGGAGGATTTTGGTTTCTGCCTCGGTCATAGTTGCCCGTCCTTTCATGCCTCGGGCGCGTGAGATTATCCTATGTGTTGAGGCGGGCGATTTCTCGCTTGCGGGCGACTCGTGCGCGGGCTTCCGCTGCTCTGCGGTTTGCCTCGACCCACGGGCACTCTGGGCCTTCTGGGTTGCGGCTGGGGATGAGTTCGACTTCTTCCGTCGTGCATGTGTAGACGGTCGGAACGGCTGCCAGATACGGGTCTAGGTGCCTGTAGCCTGGTGGGATGTGGCCCGCGTCCTCAAGTTCGGCGAGGGTTCGATAGTGGCCGGTCCTACAGCCGGGTCCTAGCACGATGCCGATGGTAGCGTTCGAGCCAAAGCACCGTTTCAGGTTGTAGAGCCCACGGGCGATGGGCGGCAGTTGCTTTTCGAGTTCTGAGGCTTTCATAGTTCCGCGTCCTTTCATTTCTCGGCGCGCGGAAAAGTTTGTATGTGGGAATGTGAGTTATGCACCCATCTTTTATATGACCGCTCCCCTCTCGGTGGAGGGGGCTTGGGTGGTTTACATCGGCTCGTCCAGGAAGTCGTAGTCGGTCACAACTTCGAGGGACGAATCGACGCGCTGAATGAGTCGGGTCAGGGCGGGACCGTCGCCAACGGCTTCGCTCATTTCTTCGAGCGTGAAGGTGCCCGCGCGGGCTCCCTTCTGATAGGCCTCATAAAGCCGCTTCTGCGGGTGGGCGTGATTGAATCCGAAGTCCACGAGAACGGCGAGCGACGACGGCATCGAGTCGAGCATGAGGTCATCATAGAATCGCTTGGCTACGGGCTTGATGTTCATGGCTTGGGTTCCTTTCATCGCTCGGGACTGGCAGTATTTCGTATGTGGTCAGGCACCCATCTTTTCTATGCTGCCCCCCTTGCGGGGTGTTGAGGTTAGATAATGTCCGCCGCGAAGCCATAGTCCTCGTCCGTGCCCATGCCGCAGTCGCGGAGGGTCATGGCGTCGGCTTCAACGTCCGTGAGCCCGTCCTCGTCCGCGCCATCATAGGGCGGGTCGGGATACTCTTCTTCCACCTGCCTCTGCGTGTCGAAGTCATCGAAGGGCTGCTCGGGGGTCGTGCGTGGGTCGCTCATGGTTTGCTTCCTTTCATCGCTCGGGGATGGCGGACTATGCTATGTGTTCATGCACCCATCTTCTGTGCGATATTAAAGACCGCGCCCGCCAGGCGTCTCGGGGTGGAACGCCTCGCGGTTGCGCTCGGGCGGGTCAGCGGTCTGAAAGGTCCGTTATCCCCTCGCCTTGCGGTCCCAGAACGGCTGGTGCATGAAGGGGAGTTCGAGCCACATGGCCTGGTCGATCTGGCTTCGGAACGGCTTGGCCTTGAGGTCGAATCGGGCGATGATCTCGCGGGCCGTCGCGGTGTCCTCTACATAGAGGTCCGATTCGTGATTGTCCAACTTGCAGCCCGCGTTCTTCAGGGCATCGTAGACGGTTTCATTCTTGGTTTCGGTCATGGCTTGGGTTCCTTTCAACCCACGGGTGCCTGAAACTAACCTATGTGGGTTAGTCCTCGTCCACTTCTTCGGTGTAGTCGCGGGCGAGCATCTGCGCGGCCTCGTCCTTAAGGTTGTCCTCGCTCCATGTGGCGTAGTCGCCGCTTGTCTCGACGGTCACGCCCGTAAACTGGAATGAGCGGGCCGTGATGGGCGTCGCGCCTGTTGCGCGGACGATGATTTCGCCCGAACCGTTGTTCTCGCCCGTGTCGATCTCGCCGTCGATGCAGAGGCGCGAGCGGTCGATGGTCTGAACGATGAGGTTTCCGATGTTCATGGGTTTGTTTCCTTTCAACCCACGGGCGGCGGAGTTCATCGTATGTGCGTTAGCACCCATCTTCTGTGCGCGGAAAAACCGCCCCTCCCGGCGGAGTCCAAACACCGGGAGGGGACGGTTTGCTGTGTGGTCACGCGGCCACGGCCTCGCGCTGTTTGTATTCGGAGCCGAGCGGGCGGTTGACGTACAGGACGCTCTTGCCGTCGAGGTTGAGGACCGAGAACTTGCGGCCCTTGTAGTTGACGGTCATCGAGCCGTCGCTGGCCACGGTCGGCACGCGGTTGATCTTGCCGAGGGGCTTGGCGGCGCGGGGGTGGAGCAGGGCGATCTCGATGCTGTTGGCGGACATATGAATCTCCTTGAAAAAGGGTTTCCGTTTCTGACTTGAGCAACTCGCTCAACTGTCCCACGATATCAAAGACTTATCCTATGTGGGATAAAGATTGATAGCGGTTGATAACTTAGCACCCATCTTTTGCGAGGCATCCTCCCTTTCTCAAGGGGAGGTGCCTGGTAGTTTAGGAAACGCTGGCGACATTGCCCTCGGCGTCGTACTTGGTCAGCACGAACGGCGGGAGCATCGAATCATCTTGCTGCATGATCGTGCCTCCGCCATTCTTCTTGGCGTGCGTCCGCATTTCGTCGAGCGTCATGGTCGGCTTGTCCGAGTACGCGGGGATGGCCGTCATGTGGGGCTCCACGGCGATGATTTCGCGGAACGGTGAAAGACTCTGGAGCGTTCGACGGGGGTAAGCGATTTCGGTCATGGTTGGCTTCCTTTCAACCCACGGGCAAAGGAAACTAACCTATGTGTTCTAGCACCCATCTTTTATGCGACGCCTCCCTCTTGGGGAGGGTGCCCGATTAGGCAACTTGGATGTGGCGGGTGGCGGCGCGCTCGGCGATGGCGTTGCCTCGGTCGTGTTCGCGTCGCGTGCGGGCGATGCGCTTGCCCACGGGCCCGATGACGGTGGGGCCGGTGCGGATTGCGTTGCCCTCGGCCTCGGCTTCGAGGTCAAACTTGTCGAGCTTGGGCTTCGCGGGTCGAGACTTGGGGAGTTTGTTCCATGCCATTGTTGGCTCCTTTCATTCCTCGGCACGAACAAACTAACCTATGTGCGTTAGCACCCATCTTTTCTATGATATCCCCCTTTCGGGGGTCTCCTTGCTTATCGCTTCGTGTCCTCGGGGCTCAGGCCCAGGCGGGCGAGGTCGTTGGGGTGGATGGTGAGTTGCATCGTCGCGGGCTTGCCGCAGAATACCCCGGTCTCGACCACGACAGTCTCGCCGCCGGTCGGAATCGGCTGGGCCTTCGTCTCGGGGTATTGCGGAGGGTACCAGGGAGTCGTGCCGCTGCCGCCGATGCGGGCCGTAGCATAGTCGCTCTTGCTGCCCTCGTCCCACCACCACCCGAACGGGGTTTCGCGCTCGGCGACCGCCACCATAACGCTGTGCTTACGGTAGCCGGGCACCCACCGCTTGACTTGGGCCGCGAGAGTCGGAAAGTCTTTCAGTTTCAGGGTCTTCATGGTTGCTGTCCTTTCATCGCACGAGAGCGGACAACTAACCTATGTGGCCTTGCACCCATCTTTCGCGTCGTTCCCCTTTCGGGGTTACTTGCAGGACTGTGAGAATCGGGCTTGCGCGTCACGCTTGTCGCGCTCCTCGCGGCTCATGCCGTTGTAGGCTGTTACGGCTGAGCCTCGACAGATGCGGCAGGGGTAGCCGGGCGTGCGCCCAAACGGGCAGCAAAGAGTCGGTCCATCGGTCTTGGTTTGCTTCGTGTTGCTCATGTTCATCGTCCTCGCGCGGTGCCTGTATGTGGTTAGGCCTTCTCCAGGAACGCAACCTTATTCGGGTTCCAGGTGGCTTCGATCATGCGCTCGGCCTCATCCTCGGGGAACACTTCGCGGACGAGTTTGCACGAATCCTTCCAGAGCCCCATGGCGCGGCTATAATCCTCGCCCTTGCGTCCCTCGCCCTTGAGAATCGAGGCGTTATAGCCCGATTCGCGAAGAAGAGTCTGGGCGTGGTGCTGAATCATGCTGATGTTCTGGGCGTCCATTGTGTTGCTCCTTATAATCGACGAGCCGCAACAACTATGCTATGTGGCCTTGCACCCATCTTCTATAGGGCTTGCCCCTTGCGGGGCTGTCGGGCAGGTGCCCGTCAATCAACATTGATGAGCAGTTTCTTGCGGGGGCTGTCGGCGTGGACCGCCCAGTGCTTCTCTCCGCCTTGCCCGTGGTGGGGCAGCGCGATCTCAACATAGTCGCCGCGCTTGTAGACCTCGTAGTGGAGCGGCTGGCCGCTGTGCTTGGTGACGATGAGCCGCTGCGTGGGATTCTTGAACGCCCAATCAACGGCGAACGCGAGCCAGTGGTCTGCGGGGATGTACGACGAATGAGACTTCAGGAACGAATCGGTCGGAACATCCGAACCGACCATGTAGGACTTGCCCGCCTCCACGATGGCGTCCCACTCGTAGTAGTCGTCGCCGGGGGCTTTCAGGTCTCGATTCTCGGCGGTCGTCACGAATACCGTGCCGCGCTTGTAGTTGAACTCCACGACGCAACGGACGCGCTCGACCTCGGTGAGATTCGGATGAAACTCGAACCCCCACCGCGAGCGGCTGATCTTCTTGGCGTGGAAAATCGTGTTGCTATCGGCTGTGATTGTCATGGGTTGCCTTCCTTTCAATCCTCGGCGCGCAGAATATAAACTATGTGGCACGAAAATAGCAACTACTAACTTGCGCATGCCAAACAGTGATAGCACCCATCTTTATCTATGCACCCCTACAACCCGCCTTGCGGCGGGGAGGGGGAAAGGATCAGATGTGGACCTTGCCATCATCGCCGATGTAGGCGTCGCATCCGCCGGCGGCTTCGCTGTAGGCGTTCATCGCTTCCGCGTTCGCCTCGCCATAGTGCCGCTTGCGGTCGGGGTCCCAGAATCCGCTTCCGTGGCCGTTGCGCGTCAGCCAGAAATCAAGGCCAGCGGATTCGGCGGGCTTCCAGATGCCGTCCGAGCAGGAAAGATTCTCGGCATCGGCGTAGTGCGATTCATTCGCCGCGACGAACTTGGCGCAATCGTCGGCGATCTTCTCAAGCGAATCGGGGTGAATGTCCTCGATATCGTAGTTGGCGTCCAGCGGCTCCTGGTCGTCATCGAGACTGGTGGCGAGCAGCCCTTGAATGTATCCTCGGGCGAATGGGGTCAGGTCGTCGCGTGTCATGGTTTGCCTTCCTTTCATGCCACGGGTGCCTGAAACTAACCTATGTGGTCAGTCCTGCGCCTTCGCCCAGAGGAATGCGATGATGCCAAGCACGGGCACGGAAATGTACCAGTACTTGACCATGAGGATGATGATGCTTATGATGAGCATGAGTAGGTTCATGCCCTACGGGGCTGTCGCGCGGTGCTATGTGCGAGTAGCACCCATCTTTTGCGAGGCCCTCCCCTTATGGGGAGAGTTGGCGTCAACTAACTTCCAGCCCGATGCTCTCGGCCTCGTCGTCGCCGATGATGAATGTCTCGGCGGGGGCCTTCTCGACCGTGAACGAATAATCCGCGAGCCAGACCTTGATCTCGTTCTTCTTCCAGCGTTCGCGCTCGCTGTCGGTCAGGGGGTGCCCGTCCGCGTTCTCGTTCTGCTGATAGATGAGGCGCACCGTGTCGTCATGGTTACGCATCATGATCCAGCCGTCGCTGGGTTCTTCGCTGAACCCCCACTCTTGCGCGAGAGTTTCAAGCAGGCCCTTGAGCGAATCGGACTCGACACTGATTTTCTGGTCCATCTTGCAGCAGCGCGTGCCGGGCTGGCATCCGTCGCCCCACTTGTCCTCTTCCGTGTCGGCGGAAAGATAAACGGCCCGGTACTTGAATGCTGTCGTGGTTGCGGTCATGGTTTGCCTTCCTTTCATGGCATGGTCGCCCGCTTCTACCGTATGTGTTCTAGCACCCATCTTTTGTAGCAGTTGCCCCTTGTGGGGCGTTTGGTTATGCGATGCGAACAACGGCGGTGCCCGCGCGTCCGATGGTGTCGCCGCTCTTGGGCTGAGCTTTCAGGCATTCGTCGATGAACTCGCGCGGGACATCGACCTCCTTGGCCCCGAGCGCGGGCATCGTCGAATGGAATCCGGGGTGTCCGCGCCCGTTGCTGAGCATACCCTTGCCGGTCTCGACATTGATAGCGCAGGCTCGTTTGTCGCTCTGGATGAAGATGGTCCGCGCGCCCGCTGTCTCGCTCTTGCTCTCGTTGTAGCTGTTGGGGTAAACGGTCCAGCTAACCGCCTTCCGCATGTTGCCGAGCTTGCCGTGTACGCTTTTCATGTGTTGCCCTTTCTGATCTGAACCTCAAGCAGCCGAACGCGAACGCTAAGAATGGCGACCGCGCGGATAGCTATGTGCGACTCGACAATCCCCCGACGCCGGACGATTCGCTCGATTCGCTGCCGAAGCTGGAAGACTTCAAACTTGAGGCTATCGGTGTCCATGCTTGAAGACGCCGAAGCTGGTAGCTATGTGGGGTTGCACCCATCTTTTGTGCGCGCGAAAGAAACTCCCCACGAATGGGGAGTGCCTGGTCTCAGTTGAGATACTGGGGACCGTTGGGGGTGAGCCACTTGGCCCAACCCTCGGGCAGGTGGACATTTCCGCGCTCGTACCGCTTGGGCTCGGGGGCCTTCCATCCGGCGGCCTTCATGATCGCGCCGCTCGCCTTCTCGACGAAGCACCACACGCTGCGGTCCTTGCCGTCGTCGCCGACTACGATCACCTTGATGTTCGTCGGACCCATCTGGTAGCGGAAGGTCGGCGGCGTGAGGCGCGGGAAGTTGGCCTCGTAATACCGTCGATTCATTTCCGCGATCCAGTCCACGAGACGGTCCATCTCGGCCTCGGTGACTTCGCGGTGGTGGGGCTGCGGGGTTCGCTGAAACTTTGCCATGTGTTGCTCCTTTCATCGCATGACGAGGCGCAACTATGCTATGTGGTCAACGACTATGCACCCATCTTCTATGAAGTATCCCCCTTGCGGGGGCTCCGTTTGGTTAGAGTTGGGTGAGGTCGTCCATCGTCGGCATCGGCTTGTCGCCGAACTTCGCCCGCCAGAGGGTTTCCACATCCTCGCGGTGGAGCGGGCCGATGCTGCCGTTCGGCAGAATGTCCTCGCGGGTCGGGAATCCGAGGTCGATCATCGCGGCGCAGAGCGTGAGGTCGTTCGTGCCGTACGGTGATAGGTCGAGCATCTTGCAGGCGCGGCAGTCGCGGCCCGTGACTTCGCCCTTGCCGGTCCACGCGCCGGGCGGGAACACATCATGAAACAGTTTGATGTTATCGTCCTCGCGGTCCTCCCAGATGTCGATGAGGTGCCCGTTGTAGTGGTAAGCGGTTCGCATGTCGTTGCTCCTTTCATGCTACGGGACGGGCAGGTATTCGTATGTGGGTCAAGGGCAAAGCGGACGGCGCGGCAAATCCCAATCGCCCGCCTCGCTGTAAATCCGCCAGTCGCCGCTGCGCTTCTCGGCATCGTCGGCGGTCTGAATGTGAACAGAGATGTAGGGCGTGCCACGGCTGTCGTGCGTCGGCTTGATGGCGACGCTGTAGAGTTGCGCCTTGCTGTCATACTGCCCGATGAAAGTCCCCTCGGGACACGGCTCGGGGGCCATTCGGTGCAACATGCCAGGTCCGACGACCTTGCGTAGAAACTGCTCAGCGAAATCCACGGCCTGCTTTACTTGCATCGTTGCCTCCAATCAGTGAATGATAGCAGCACGCAGTAGTATGTGGCTAGCACCCATCTTTTGTGCGCGGAAAAGAACCCATTTCTGGGCTCTATTGGCTTACTGCACGGGCTTGGCGATGTCGATACCCAGTTCCTTCAACCTTTCTTCGATGAGTTCGTCATCTGTCAGGATGAGCCCGTAGCCGTCGAGGGCTTCGAGTATTTCCTTGAGGGTCATTCTTCCTCCTTGCGATAGAACCACGAATCCTTGCCCGGCTCCCATCCGACGATGTACCTATGCCCCTCGTATTCGTATTCTTCTTCGCACCCGTTGTTGTCCCTTCCGCACGGCGATTGTCCGATAAGTTCGCCCTGCTCCGTGACGGTCGCAAGCGTTGGCATGTCGGAAGGGATGAGCCCGAGCGGGTCGGGTCGCTTGAGCGTGTCCACGATAAACTCGCGGAGCGCACGGGCGGCGTTGCCCGTATCCTCTCGCCTCTCGTCGGCGCGGATAAGGTCGCCCGCGAGTTCAACGAATCGGTCGAGATTGGTCACAGGCCCAGCGGGTCGCAGGCAGTTGACGCAGTTACCGCCGGGGTCTGTTGTGCAGGGCTCGCAGACGCACGGGGCCTCTCTCATGTGTGGCATTGCGTGGTCCCACCACCCTTGAATCTCGTTGTCGTGAAACTCCAACGAATCGGCGGGGGCTGTCTCAGTCGTGCCGGGCACGAACATGAGAACCATGCGGCTGTCGTCGTCCGCCTCGGCAAGCAGCATGTCCACGATATGCTCGTTGCCCTCGATGTCGCAAACCTCAAACGATGGTAGGAAAGTTGTTTTCATGGTCATCGGGCGATGCGAGTTTTCGTATGTGGTCAGGCACCCATCTTTTCTATGATATCCCCCTTGCGGGGGTTTGGGTCATGCGTTCGCGGTGGCGGGCGCATCGAGTCGGCAGGCGGTAAACAGCGTCGTGAACTGCTGACCATCGAACTTGCCGCCGAACCCCTTGACAAGGTAGCGGCTCCGCCGAGCCTTGACGATTTCGCCTCGCTGCGTTCCGCTGATGATAGGGGTGCCTGGTGCCGCGAGCCCACGGCGGACCAACTCATCGGTCTGCGTGTTGGCGATGCGTGCGCGGTCGGCATCGGTTCGCTGGGGCGTGATGCTGATTTTCATGTCGAATCCGCTCGCGCCGAATCGACCGCTGCCGCGCTTGATGTCGTAGCCCTGGAGTTTCCCCTCGGCCTGCGCCGCCTCAAGAATGCCCATGATTTCTTCGCTGATTGCGTTGACTTCGTGCCTTTGCATGTTTCATGCCCCTTTCGTTATGTGTTGATGCTCGGAGTTTTTCGTATGTGGGACCGCACGCAACTGTCATAGCGTGAGTTTTGCACCCATCTTCTATAAAGAATCCCCCTTGCGGGGAGAAAGGAATCAGAATTCGTCGTTGATTGCGGCGTGGTTTAGAATCGCCTCGGCCAGCGTGTCGTATCCGCTGTCGTAGCGGTGAACCCAGGTGTTTTCGCCTGTCCGCTCTTGGATTTCGATATCGCCTTCTTCGTCTTGGTGGACCTTGAAGTCTCGGCCTCCCACGGTCGCGTAGGTCCATGCCTTCGTGCCGTGAACCGTGATTTCTTCCATGTTGGGCGTGTCGGGTTCTTTGTCGCTCATGCGCTCCTTCCGTTAGAGGTCTGAGGGTTTGCCGATGCCGGGGAAGTTGGTTTCCCCTCGCCGCACGGCCTCGCATTCTGCCTTGTCTGCTTCGGCGTACTTCGGATGCTCGCGCTCGCGCTGCTTGCAGTTGTTGTCGCCGCTCGTACAGATCATCTCCGTGTTGAACTTGCTCATGGTCATCGCGCGGCCTCGCGCTCCGCACCGCTCGCATGTATCGGTCATTATTCGTGGTCCCTTCCGAGTCGCTTGAGGATTTCGATTGCGTTGTCGAGGGCCTTCTGCTGGTCGCGTCGGCTGCCCCATTCAACCACCATTCCCTCTAGGGCCGACGCGAGTTCATCGTATGTGGGGCGGTCGTTCAGTGAATGGGCGTACTCCCACTTGCCTCCCTGCGGGATAGACGGATAAATCTCCCGTTCGTCGTTCGTGAAAAGCGTGGCGGATTCGCGGCCCACCCATCCTTCATCGTTCGACCAGTAAAGAGTCTCGCCCTCGATGCCCTTCTCGCCAACCATCACGATGCGCCAGCCAGCGGTCAGCAGGTGCCCGTCGTGGAACGGCTGGCTCGTTGCGCCGTTGTTCATCGTGACCGTCACGATGTCGCCATCGAGTACCAGACTGACGAGTCGGGCGAGGTCGTCGGCATCTGCCGTGTTCTCGACAAACTCGCGGAGGTTCTCGGTTGCGGTTTCTTCGTCGTGGTTCGTGTGGCCGATGGTTGTGTCGCTCATGTCTCTTGGTTCGTCTTGGTTGTCGTATGTGGGTTAGCACCCATCTTTCGTGCGCAGAATAGAAAATCCCCCATAAGGGGGATTATTGCTGGTTCACGATTCGTTGAGGATTCGGTCGAAGGCTGCTCGCTGCGCCTCGTCAAGGCTGGCTCGGTGGAGGTCGTTCTGTCGCTGAACCTCGGCCTTGATCTGCTTCAACAGAACGGACATCGTGCGGCCCTTGAACGGCCCATCGGGTCGGTCGGGGTAGTGTTGGTTGAGGACGCGGACGAGATTCGAGGGAGTCGCGGTCCTCGTCAGCCGCATCCGTCCGCCAGTCTGCACATGCATCTTGGCCGCTTGGTAGGCGTTGATGAGCGTGAAGAAACTCAGCCCACCGCTGGGCAGGTCTCCCTTGCCCGTGATTGTCATTCCGCCTCCGTTGTGTGATTCGATTGGCATTGCGTTGCTCCTTTCGTTATCTCTCGGCACGAAGAAACTATGCTATGTGGATTTGCCACACGCGCAACACGAGAGAGATTCATTTCCGGTACAATCTGCAAACTCTTGATCAGGTTGTAGGTCTGTTGATTGCCTAGCCGCATCACGGGCAATTTGCACTGCTGAATTGCTCTTTATGCAAATCTCGCACAAAGCCGTTTCAGACGCGGCTGTCCCTTGCTCAGTTGTCATAGCAAACATCTTCATATTGACTGGTATCATAACTGCATCCTATGTGGGACAGGTATATGCACCCATCTTTCGTGGGACGGCCCCCTTGCGGGGGTTGAAAGGAGGAATCAGGTTGCGATTGCGAAGGCTTCCTCGATGACTTCATCGGGAGCCTTGTCGGGCATCTTGCTCGTCGTCTCGAACCACTGATGACGCTCGACGGGCATCCCCTCGGCGTCCACCGTCCACTCGAACACGCGACCCTCGGCCAAGTCCTCGTTGCCGGGGACATGCGCGGACGGCTGGCGTTCGCCCTTAAAGCCCACGCCGTTGCGACCGACAAGGATGTGCTGCTTGTGGCCGAACGGCCCCGTGTTCTTGCTGACCGCGACGATGATAAACTCGACCTTCTCGCCAGCGTTGTCGGCGAGTGCCTGCTGCTCGGAGCCCTTGCCCTCGATGGCGGCGCGAATCTCGTTGCGGTTCTCGCTCAGCCAGACCTGGAACGCTCGCTCGAAATCGCTGAAGGTGTGCGAAGGCGAGCCCACGGGCGTCGCGCTGGCGACATGATCGAGCCACGCGCGAATCTGATTCGGCTCGCTGAACCATGTGTCAAAGAAGCCGCTGCGGTTGTAGTGGGCGATGTGCCCAAAGCAGTTGCTCAGGTTCTTGTACACGAAATCCGAGAAGTCGGCCCACTTGAAGCCGTTGAGCATGAACCGAACAAGGTCATTGCCGAAACTGGCCTTGACCTCGGCAGTGCTAAACTGCGTCGGAGTAAACCGGGCAGGTTCAAACGGTTGGGTGTTGTTGCTCATGGTCGATGGTCCTTCCTTGGGATGCTATGTGGGGATGGAAACACGAATCTGAACCACGGGCCGCTCGCGTCCAGAATACACGCCGTCGCAAGCCGTGTCCACGAATAGCCCGCCATCTTCCTCGCCCTCGTCGATGGAGAGAAGGCCGATGGATTCGGGCTCGCCCTCGTCGTAGACAAAGACGGGCTTGTTCGCGTCGTGTTTCTGGAGTTCTGCGATCAGTTCTCCAACGGTCATTGTGTCGCTCATGCCGCGTGTCCTCGATGCAGCGTCGTATGTGGGTTGAGTTAGCACCCATCTTCTATGTAGAACCTCGCTCGACCCGAAATGAATCGGGGAGCAAGGGAAAGGAGGGTCAGTTTTTCGGCATCATCTCATCGAACAGTTCGCGGAGGATGCGAGTGTGAAGGATAAGAGAGGCGAGCGCGGATGAGTAGTCATGCGAATCGGTTGTGACGGTCATCTCTCGCGGTGTATCGAATCGGTCGCGGAGAAGTTGGCCGGTCCAACGGTAGTTTCCTTCGTGGCGCAGGTCCATGATGCGGTGGCCGAGTTCGGCGAGTCGCATCTGCGCAAACTGCGCCAGAACACGAACGGCCACGCCCATCGGTAGAGGGAAGGTCTTGTAGTTCAGGTGGAAGGTGTCCAGGTTGTAGGTATAACCTTCGTTGCTCAGGCGGGCCATCATGCCGTCATCAGCGGCGTAGCCCATGAAGTCCTCGATGGCGGCGATTGCGTCGGTGTGTTGCTGGATGCTGGTCTCAGGCATGATTGCCTCCCTTCTATCCTCGTGCGCAGAAAACTATCGTATGTGGACAAAAGAAAACGGCCCCACGCCATCAGGGGGCCGCTTTCAACTTTCTTGTGCGTGGTGGGGTTCTTCCCCTCTCATACAATCCATTTCAGTTCCGGCTCCGTTGATGGTTGTGGCGTGTGTTCGGTCATTCAGTGAATGCGGTCAGCGGATCTTCATGCCAGTTTCCTCCGTGCTGCGGCGGGAGCCTTGACGATGTTCTCGACAGTGGCGACGCCAGGGGTTCCGTGAGGTCCGCCCATGTTCAGGGCAACGGTGAGGTTGTTCGGGTCGCGCTTGTGGTTGCAGATAACCGCGCGGCCCGTCTTCTCCTTGTATTCGATGCCGTTGCGCCCGCGCCCGTTCGGGACATTGATGGTCACGCGGTCGTTCGGCTCGATGCGGCGGATGAGGTTTGCTGCTTCTTCGCGAGTCATGGTCGTTGCTCCTTTCAGAGCATGACCGAGTGCCCGAATCGTATGTGGGTCAACAGTTGTCCCAGTAAAACTTGTTCGCCTCGTCCTTGGTCATGCGGAAGCCGTAGTAAACCACGCGCTCCTCGGTTGTCTCGATGATCTCGCCTTCCTTCGTGTCGTAGACCCACGAGTGCTGCCGCCAAACCCCATCCTTGCTCAGTCCGTAGCCCGTCATCAGTTCGTAGCGGTCGGGGTCGAGTTCCCAGATAAACGCGCTGTTGGTGTGGCATCGGCTCGCTTCGCCGGGAGCCTTCGTGACTCGCATCATCTCCAGAAACTCGCCACGCTCCAAGAGCGGAACGATGTCTTCCTCGATGACGGGCATGACCGCAGCCACACCGAGCGCGCCGATGAGTTTCTGCTTCAGTTGCTCGATGCGGGGGTCGATCTTGCCGCCGACGCGCTCGTTGACACAAAAGTTTGTGTCAGCCGTAAAGCATCGCTCTCGCAGACGCATCATCCATGCTTCGTCGGGAAGGTTGGCGGGGTCGAGCGTTGTTTGGAGTTGTGTCATGCTTCTTGGTTGTCGCCGACTTCGCTATGTGGAGGGTAAACCCACGACTTGTTCTCGTCCGCGCTCATATGAACGCTATCGAAGCCGCCGATGGGCTCCTGATTCGGGTCGATTTCTGAACCCGTATAAACATCGACGATGACTCCATGACGGTCAAGGTGCGAATCTTGGGCGTGCCCAATCTCCAACCTGAAAGGTTCGTCGCCGCTGATGATAAAGTTGCCGTGTTCCGTGACTGTGCCTTTGATCATGATAACCGTCCTCCCCATTCGGTGCTATGTGGTTAGCACCCATCTTTTGTGCGCGGAAACCCTCGCCGCCCACGAATGGACGGACGGAGGGGAGCAACGATCAAGCGGTCTTGGCGTAGGCTTCGCCGTTCTTCGTCGGGTAGAAGCCCCATTCAGTGATAGGCAGTCCGTGGCGCGGGTGGTCCTCGGGAAGCGGGATACCGTGCTTTTTGCAGAACCGCTCCACCGTATCGAGTCGCTTCGGCTCGGGCGGCCCGCTCAACTGAACGGCGTGCCACCGTTCGTCAAACTGGTCGGGATACGCCTTGCGGAGAGCCATCAGAGCGTCGTCGGGCGTCGGAAAGGTATAGACCTCCTCCGAACGGCTCGGGCGCATCATGCTTCCATCAGGCAGGCAGGCGGCAAACTTGGCTTCGTTGCTCATACTTCGTGTGTCCTTGCTTGTTGGCTATGTGGAAAGCCCAAGCAGCGCCCGTTGGTCTGCGGGAACCTCATCCTCGGGCACCACGCGGAAGTCGAGAGGATTGACGCTGCCCTCGATGATGGGGTTGGCTTCCCACGCATCGCTGACATAATCAAAACCGTCCATCCGTTCGAGAAGTCCGTGGGTTTCGGAATACGCACGAAACTGAGCGCGGCTGTCATAACTGTTTTGAAGCCGCGTGCGCCATCCAGTGATACCGCTTCGCATTTTTACGCCGTGGATGATTCCGTCCGTGACATGGCTGTAACTCTTGTTGCTCATGCTTTTTGATTCCGCGCAAAAATGCTATGTGGTGCCCGTCTTGACCTTATCAAGACTCGAAGCATCGATCAGCGCGAGGTAACGGGAGCCGAGGATGGCATTGTGCTTGACGATGACGAGGGCGAGGTTGTCCGACGACCACTCGACAATCTCGAAGTAAAGCCGATCATTATCAACGGGCAGCATGCTCTCACGAATCTTCGTCAGCACGCCCTCTTGAAGTCCGCCGCAGCGGAAGTGCCCGTTCAGACGAGTGCGGAAGGCCCAGATGCCGTTGCCGACCTGGCAGCGGTCCACTCGCTCGCGGAGGGTGCTGGGGTCGCGGTATGTCTCGCCGCAGAACGAGCCGAGAACCTGCTCCTCAATGTCCTTACCGACCTCCGTGAAGATGTCATCGAGGGTCGCGGCCTCAGGCAGCAGGAAGTCTCGCTTGTGGAGGTCAGAGAACTTCTTGAGAGTCTCTCGGCGTTCGCTTTCGCTGATGGTCTTGCTCATGCTTGTCGGTCTTCTTTCGTTGCTGTATGTGGTTAGTCCCACTGTCGCTCATAGGCACGAATGAACTTGTTGAGCGCGTTGCGGAGTTCGCGGTAGCGGGTCAGGTGGTAGATGCGGTTGTCTTCGTTTTCCCAAAGCGATTTCTTCTGCGCGGGCTTGATTTCTTCTTCGATCAAGCGGTCACGACACTCGACGGCGACATTGTAGAGCGGGTTCTCACAGAGTTCGCACCACCCTTCGAGGGCTTCGGAAACACACCCCTCAAACCACAGCGCGACATTGACCACGCCGCTCGTGTTGTAGGCGTTGCCGTCTTCTTCCTTCATGTGCTTGCGGAAGACTTTTGCGAGGGCATCGAAAGCGTTGCTGGCGAGACCAGCCGCAAAATCCGAACCTCCCATTGAAATATCCATGTATCCCATGTCTCTCGTTCTCCGACAAAGTGCCTATGTGGTTAGAACGGAGCCGCCGCCAGAACCTCTCGCGGGTTCATCCTCTCCCACTGATTCGCGCCTGTGTTTGTGCGATGGTTGCGCATCCCTCGCTGACGCTCAACACGGTCGAGTTGCCTGGGGTAGAAGTCGGGCAACTCGTCGCCTGACTCCCACTCAACAGTCACGCCGGCCTCAGCGATGGGACTGACCTCGAACTCGATGCGGGTGGCGCGACCTCCGCAGAGTTCGTGCATCAACCACACGCCCGCGCCAGCCAACTGCTCGCACGACGCGAGCCATCGGCCCCTTCCAAACTTATTCTGAAGGGCGGGCACTACTTTGAAGTTGTCGCACACGAAGCCTTGGTCATCGAGCCGCGCAACCGTGATGCGGCACGAAAAGTCGAACTCTCGCTGACCCTCGCGGCCACACTGGTTGGTGAAAGTCAGATTCGGAACAGAGAACCGTCCTCGGCGGCGAATGGTGATTTTGACTGCCATTGTCGTTGCTCCTCGCTGAGCGCTTCAGAGATGCGCTGCTTTGCTCAGACATCAGCATCAAACCACTACGCTATGTGGGTCACGGCTGGTAGAAGACTGGCGGCCCAAGGCGGTCATCGTAGACCTCGCTCCACAGAACGCGGGCTCCCTGCGCTCCCTCCTGAGCCGCTGCGCGGGCAAGACGCTGCGCCAAATCACGGCGACGCTCGGGCGGCAAGTCCTCGGGAATCTCGATGCAAATGGCGGTCGAGTTGGGTGACGGCTTGAAGTTGGAATCAAACATTTTGCTGCTCCTTTAGTCTACCACGCCACCGTTCACTTGTATGTGGCTCGACTAGCGCGCAACTGTCATGGCGTGAATCATGCACCCATCTTTTTGTTCGGTGGTGTGCATTTATATTATAAATAATAAACCATAAACTCTTTGTTTTCAATGACTTGTGCGTGTTAGGCAGCGTGTGTTTAATAAAAACAAACCCCGATGACGATGTTCGGTGGTGTGAGTGTCATTCCTTTTAAAAAACGAACCTAAACCCAAGCCAGTCGGCGACTTATGGGTATTAGGTATCGTGCATATTTTACCTTAAACAGTTTCATTGTCTGTTAGGCGGTGTGCGGTTGCGCTTTTAGAACGCTTCCAAAGTAGCGGGCAAAACATGGAAGTGCCCGCCAATCATCTTCGCCCTCCGGACACTCGCTGTCGTAGTAGCGTCCCTCAATCTTCGCGCAAGCATGAAGACCCGCGATATCCTCGGAACGGTCTTCGTCGTCTTCGAGGTCTTCGCCCCACAGCACCACAGCGTCATCTGTCTCGCGGTCCTCGCCCGTCCAAATCTGTATCAGTTCCATCGCAAAGGCATCGCAATCGCCACAGTTGATCTGAAATGCGTCAGCGTTCCAGTTCTGCTCGTAAAGGGCTACAAGTGCTTCTACGCATTCGGCGAGGGTTGAGGGGCGGTCGAGTTGCAGTGCTGCAACTCCGTCACGGTGGCGAGCGATACGCTCTTGGTGGTCGAGTTCGGCGGTCGTGAAGTTCATCGGCCAGCGCACACAGGTCCGATGCCGCTCTCAATGTTACATGAGATATTTTGCGGCCTTTCGACAAAGTTGGGGATCATTTCGTAAGTGACCGATAGCAATGTTGCATCGGTCGCAAAGCAGTCCTCGAATCCTATGAGTAGAATGACAATGATCGACATGCAAAGAAGTTCCGTTTTTACTTTGTGTTTCTCCGCAAATATCACATTTCCCACAATGTCCCTCAATCATCTCGGTTATTTCTTGAGGGTCGAGCCCATGCTTACGGGCAAATGATCTCCATTTTGATAGAGTTCGTGCGCGAGGGTTTGCCTTGTTCCATTTCGCTTTTTGTTCTCGAAACTTCTCAGGATTATTTTGTCTCCATTTTCGAGCAGAATCCGCATCACACTTTTTACAGCGCGCACGATATGTCTTCTTTCCTCGTTTCATTCGCTGCCCAAACTTATCTAAGAGCAGCGTTTTCTTACATCCGTTGCAGTATTTATGTTGGTCCATACCTCCTATTCAGGTGTTGGGCCTTATAGTCCTTCGCAAATCGGTCCAATTCCTTTAGAAATCGACTCGGGCGTGGTCAGTTTGCGATTGCAGCGCAAGCAACGCCCTTCCTTGAGAAGTTCATACTGCGCCGCGTAGGGGCTGTTCTCGCCGTGGAGCGCGAGGTCGAACAGCATGTAGGCAATAGCCCGTGTGGGGCGGCTGTCGCGGTAACGCTGCGTCATGCGGATGTTGCGCTCTTCGAGCCAACCGATCATCGTGTAGTCGCTCGTGTTGTCGGGGCCCGTAAGCAGAGACACGGTGCGCCGTCCGCTGTTCTGGTTCTTGAAGTGGTTGTCGGGCAACGAGTCGTCGGGCAGGACCGTCTTGATTTCGAGCGTGCGGTGGTCGCCCGTCGAACGGTTCTTGATGGTGTAGGTTCCGTTGTGGATGGCGACACACTCGGGGATATGCCGCAGGTTCGGGCGAACCTCCTCCTCGGCTTGGGCGGCTTCGGCACGGTTGGCCTCACGCTCCATCTGGTCCTCGATGCGGAACTCGGCCAACTGGCGAACCTCGTCGATACGGTCAGCGAGGTTGCGCCGCCAGTTCTGCGTGCGCTTCGTGACCATCGACTTGACGAGTCCGCGTCCGCCGTCGATAAAGGCAAAAGTTCGGATGGCGTCGCTACCAGAGGGACGCGAGGTATCGCGGTCGAACCTCAGGCTGGTGTTGACGCGGAGCGTGTAGCCGAGCGCAAGCGAGTGGTCGAAGACGAGTTCATCGCCCGAACGGTTCGGGGTCCAATCGAGATGGTGCCTGTCGAAGAACGCCTGAATCTCGTCGCGGGAAATGGAAGTGTATCGTGCTGCCATGTCGTTGCTCCTTTCGCTTCACGACTATAGCCGCCGTACCTATGTGGCTACAGAATGACATCCATCGTGTCGTCAGTAACCATCTCGAATGGATGATTCTTGACAAGCCAATCGGGAAAATCGGAATCGCAGTCAGGCTCGGTTGACTGGAACTCAGACCATGCCACATCGATGAGGGCACGAGCCGCGTTCTCGTGTAGCGTAGAGTTGTGAGTTGTGACCGTGCCGAGAACAACGGGTTCGTGGTCATCGTATTCTTTGATGAGTCGAATCTTCATGGTCATCGGCTCTTGATGTCGAGCGTATGTGGTCGAGTAGCACCCATCTTTTGTGCGCGAAAAAGCGAGAGGGGAATGCGCATTCCCCGACAGGCCCGGAGTCGAACCGGCATGTCCATCTTCCTGTCTGAAGCATACAGGGCCCTTGCTTCAATCTCGCAAAGAGCGGTGGCGGATGTCTCCGCCCAGCGAGGTTAGCGCCTCGACGCGCCCAAGAGCATCCCCTTGGATTGATTACTGCTTTACCGCTCGTGTTCTGTTGTTGCTGCCTTTTCGTATGTGGAAAAGGGCGGCGTGCCCGGGGTTTGTTTTTTGTTGTCCACCTTATCCGGGATTTGCCGTGAGTGACAAGTTCACGCTTCAACGCGCCGCCGCCCTCAGTCTGTCAAGCCCTCCCACTGAATCGCGTACTGTTCGTCCATCGCCTCGCGGTCAACACAACCCGCTTCGTCGGGAATGATAACTCGCAGCACAGGATGGTCTGCGCCCTCGGACGCAAGAGCAAACGCCACGGGCATACTTCCGCCTTCGTGACCCTCGCGGTTGTCGCCGAGAACATCGTGATAGGTTTCGCCAGGCTCGTAGGTCTGCCCATCCTTGATGTTGCCGACGATGGTGTGAAAAATGCTCATCGCCAGATTCGGATTGATAGGCAGAACGATTTGCAGGTCCGTGTGCCCGAGAGTCGTCAGCCCGTGCGTGTGGTAGTTGACGAGGGTAGGCGAGTCGGTATCGCCCTCTGTGTCATGCTCGCCACACGCTTCGCACTCGCATGATGGGCCGACCATGTGGGCGTACCAACCATGCTTCTGCATCATCTCGTTTTCCCACGCTTCGAGCGCGGCGAGTCGTTCGGCGTCCATTATCGTTCCTCCGGGAACATGACGGTGAATCCGCCGGTCTCGTTGCCGCCGAGCCACAACTTCTTGCCCGTGACATTGCCCTCCATCCACTTAGCGAAGTCATCGCAGAACAGGGGGATACCGTCTTGCGCCTGCTTCACAACCTCGTCACGGTTCGCCTTGATAAAGGCGAGAACATCGCTCATCAGGTTGTGAAGGGCCTGCTCGGGCGTGCGACCAGGTCCGGCGTTCTTCTCGACCTCAGCGTACACGCCTTGCGTCACACACCACTTGCCAGGCGCGATGCTGACGAAATGGATGAGAACGCCATCAGCGATTGCCTCGTCGGTCGAATAACTGCTGATGATGGGGGCGTCGGCGAAAATGTCTTTGTCGTCGTTGCTCATGCTTCTCGTCCTTGTTCTCTGCGCGTATGTGGCTTAGCGGCTCCGCTTCTTCCGCTTGAGCGTACGCCCGTTGCGAGTGAATCGCGGGCTCGTCTTGCGGCTTGCCTTCGTATCGCCCCACCCTCGCCGCTGTCCAGGTCCGCGACCCTTCCGAGCCCACGGCGCGCGGTCGGTGTCTCTCAGTTCGGGCATCTCGGGAATCGCTTCCATTGATGCCGCGACAAACATGGCGTTCAGACAAAGGCATCGTGTTCTGTTCATAGTTCAAGGATTCGGAAAAATATGCTATGTGGTGAAGAAAGGGCTCTTACTATATTTGTACACCGCCTAACACGATGCTGACTCTTTAGCACCCATCTTTTGTGCGCGCAGAAAAAGGCACCACCCAAGGTCAGTTAGGCGGTGCCCGTTCCCCAAACGGAACTGGTGGGTTTGATTATTCTTCGACTTCGGCATTCGGGGCAGGAGCCGAGATTTCGACATCCTCCACGCCGATGTTGACAGGCGAGCCGTTCCCACCCTTGATGCTGATGCGCCCGACCTTGATGGTCAGCATGTCGCCGCTAGGAGCGACGCCATTCGATGCGGCCTCCGCGAGCGAACCGAGCAGGCCACCCAAGCCATTCAGTTTCGGCATCTTCGGGCCATCGCCACTGTCGCCCGTAAGTTTGCCGATGAGGTCTTCGATGCTCAGTCGTTCGCCGTTCTTCTTCTTGCCGCTGTCGAAGCCGAATCCATCGAGCGAACCGTCACGCCCAACCTTGATGGTTGCGATTGCCGTAATAGGCTCGGTCTTCAAGAGTTCGCGCATGACCTTCGGAGCATTCGGCGGAAGTTGCTCTTCCATCTTCTCCAAGTCAGGTGGGTCGGGAACATCTTTGCCGAGCGTACGCAGCATCTTGTAGACGATGTTGTTTTCGTCCTTCGGGTCGAACTTGACGCCAGCCTCGATCGTGTCGATATCGTCGTCATCGGGCGCGAAGGTATCGAAGATATCAGCAGGCTTCGCGCCGCCAGCCAGCATCTCGAACAGTTTTTGCGATTCGTCCAGATTGAGTTCTTTGAGGCTCATGGTTCCTCCGTTTGGGTTGAGCGTATTCTAGCACCCATCTTTTTCACTTGTAAGACGCAAAGGGCCGCCCGACGAATCGGGCGACCCTTCGGCTGGGAGGCTCAGGCTGCCGGCGTGTTGCGGTATCGCTCGGGGATGGTCGAGAGGTCGATATCGGGCATGTCGCTCAGAGCCGCCGCCATGACGCGCGTCACGGCCTCGGGCTCGGCCCGTGCGATGGGAACCGCCACGGCCTTGCGAACGCCGTCGCGCTTCAGCCCTCGGATGCTTTCGATCTTAAGGGTGCGCGGCTTGATTTCTTCGTCCTCGCTCAGACCTTGCTTCGCGCTCGGCTTGTATTCGGGCATCCACGGGGAGAGGTCATCGTAGGCGATTTCGTCGCCCGCACGGTAGAGCAGCGCGCCAGTCGGGAGGTTATCATCCCCAAGAGCAGGGATATCCTCGGCAGCGATGTAGGTGGTCTTGCCCTTGACGAGTTCGCGCCCGTAGAAGTACAGCCGCTCGGTTTCAGGGTGGCGAACGAACGCGGTCGGCTTGCCGTTCGCGTCCATGACGCGCTCGTGCCACGATTCGCCCACTTCGAATTCGGTGGGACCATCGTAGGTTTCGGACTTCGCACGCGCCCGCTCCACCGCCGCGCCGTAGTCATAGCAGGGCTGGTAGGTCGAGTTGCGAACGCTCAGAACGCGACCATGAAACGGATTCAGCCGCTTCTCGGCAGCCTTGCGCTTGCCGTTGGTCTTGTTCATGCGGGTCTCGGTCGCGCTCGTCACGCTCAGGAAGCGTGCGCCTTGAATCCGAGAGAGTTCGATCATGAGTTGAGTCTGGTCCATTGTTGGCCTCCCAGCCGTTAAGGGGTTGTCGTTGCTACAGCCCTCGGAACCATGATTGTATCGTATGTGGGAAGCAGCCGCCTCACAGCCTAGCACCCATCTTTTGTGCCCAAAAAACCCTTGCCCGCGCCAGAGGCAGCGGACGAAGGGGAGCAACGATTAGGGAAGTCGTGACGGCTGGAACCCCTCGATGTTCGCCATCGCGGTCCAGACGCGGAGAGCGAGGCCAGCGGGGATGTTCGTGCAGACCGTGTTCGCCATCGCTTGCGCCGCCGTGTCAGCGTGGAGGAAATAGGCGGGAATGTAGAGGACCGTTCCCATCACGAAAAAGCGAGGGAGTTCGCGGTCAGAGTAGGCGTCGAAGAGAAAGTCATTGCAGGCGTCAGCGAGTTGCATCGCCGATTCTTGCCAGTCGGTCTTGCCGAAGTTGACCTCGACCATCTCGATTTTGGGCGGCTCTTTCACAGGTTGCTCCTTGTTGAGTTGGGCAATCTCTTTCTTGCCCCTTTTCAAGATGCGGTTTCCTCCAAACATACCTGTTAGCCTTCCGACTCTTCCGTATGTGGCTCCTCTTCTTCGCGCGCCTCGAAATCGGCGAACTCGGGCGTTTCTTCGATCTGAGGCCCGATGTCAAAATCGTCAAACTCGCCGAAGCCGGTAAAAACACCCATCGGCCCGTCGTATGCAGGATTGCGCTCGATGCTCATGCAGGCACTCCCAGTCTTGCTGCCAACTGTTCCCAAAGCGTCTTCAACCTGGAATCGCGCGCATGTCCTATGTGCTTTCCGTCCTCGAACCCTTGGAAAGGCCACGAAATCGGGTTCCCATGCGAATCAGTGTAAAAGCTCAGCGTCTCGCCCACTTCGAGTTCACGGCTGCGAAGTCGATGAGCCGCCACGAACATCTCGCCTGTCTCGCTGAACAGGATGACGGAACGGTGCTTCTTTTCAGCGTCGCCGAGAACAGCGACGACGAACGGTGCCTGCAACAAATCGGCTTCCATGCTCGCTCCAATCAGAGTTGACGCCAACCCGTGTTGGCGCACATCCAGGTTTCGGTCGGACGGTCGGGGTGACGAACAACAAGTACGTCGCCGACGCTCATCGAAGTATGGCGAAGGCCCTTGCTCATGATCAGCGAGCGAGCCTCTCCGTTCGGGCTCCAGAAGTCGCCCTGAAGCGCGCCGTAAAGAGACTGCCAATCGGCGCGATACTCAACCTCGCCGAGCTTGGCGTGGGTCGGCCCCATATCGCTGTCGAACGGCTCGAACATGCCGTCGCCCGAAAAGTCGGGGTTGATGGCATACCAAACCTCGATAGCAGGAGCATCTTCGCTCTCAGGCGAAGACAGAAAATCTCGCGTCTGCTCGCGGACGCTGGCGTTGTTTGCCGCCTCGTTCAGTGAATGGTATTGCGTGTTGCTCATGCGGTACGGTGCCTGTGCGCAATGCTATGTGGAACAAAGGTTCTTGAGCAAGCGTCCGATACGGCGGGCTTGGTTGCGACTGCATCTGCGACACAACCAGTTCGTTTTCCAGGTCCGCCAGGCGCTCGGCTCGGGACGGATATCGCCCGTGGCCTGCTTGCAGAAGTCGCAAGTCCATCTACCGTCACTGTCAGAGCGAGGTCCAGGCATGGTTATCCTTGCGCAGCATTCATTGCGAGGTCGCCAGCCACGACGAGCATGCATTGCTTGACGATCAGCATGTCTCGTTCAGAAGACGGGCCATCTCTGATAATGCGATCGATGTCAGAATGCTTTTCACGAAGAGCGGCCCACGCTTGGTCACGGGCTGCATTAGCCCTGGCTTCCTTCGGTGTCATCGAGTTCATCCCCGTTCACGAGAGTTGTATCGTAGGTCCAGTCGCCGCTGCGGATGGCTCCGATCTGGTCGAGGTCGAGGCTCACGACATCCGGCATCAGCGCCACGACATCCTCAACTCCGCCATGCGAAAGCAGGTCGCCGATGTTGAGGTCTCCGCCCGCGTATTCGTAACAGGCTCGCCCATCTTCGGTCGTTTTGACCCACTCCGTTACCGCGCGGCGAAGCTCAGCCAGGAAGTTTGTCTCTTCCTTGAGGTCTGGATTGGTTACGATAGCTGTGATGATTGCGTAGCGAGGGTCTTCGTAGCGCGGTGCTACAAATCGGACCTCCCATGCGTCACGGTCGCCGTCGTTCTCAACGATGACGCCGATAACAGCAGGTCCGCAGCCCATGTCTCGCAAATAACAAACCGCCTCTTCCTTGCCGCTGTCAGCACGAACGAGACGGAACGCTTTGATGAGTTGTTCGAGGTTCATGCCCTACGTCTGCCAGTCGCGGGCCGTATGTGGCTTACCGCCAGCGTGAGGCAGGTGGGTTCTACCTCGCTCGGGATTGTTGACGAGACCGCCCATCTTCTCATCGATCTTGGGCTTCTCGCCTTCCATAGGCAGAAACAGTTCCATCGGCGGAACGAACAATCCATCCGACTGGTCGCACCAGTCCCCACCCTCAATGAGGTCGTTGACAGCGCGACGGTTCGGGAACTCGCCGACCACTTCCGTCATGCGCGTGAAAGTAAATCGCTGATCGCCAAAGCGACAGGTGCCTGCCGCAATCACGACATCTTTGCCGAGATTCAGGTCGCTCAGTTGCCTGCCCTCAGCCATCGCTTTCTCAAGCGTTGCCTTCTGCGCCAAGCCTTCAGCGATGCAAGCCGTTGCTTCTGACAACTGCACGACGGCAGTGATATCAGGTCGCCCCCTCATGATCGTCGGAAGGAACATCCCAATCATTTCTTTGAGAGGAAACAGTTCAGGTGTGGGCGTGAACGTGAGGCTCGGTCCTGATTGCGTCAGGAAGAGGAACTTCATCGGCAGCACGTTTTTGATGCCGCTCTCAATGGCCTTGACGCCAGCGGCATGTGCTTCGAGTACCGCGTTGCGAACGTCGTCAGCATTGCGGATTTCGCAGCCGTTCTCGACAAGTTCAATGACGCCTTTAAAGAGAGCTTCGTTCATGGCCGTATGATACCCAATCAGTGCTATTCACCCGTAAAGGTCCATCAGCAGCGAGTAGGCGGCTTGGACTCGTTCGAACGCCTCTTGTGTGCCGCCGTGGTCAGGGTGAACCTTCATTGCGAGCTTGCGGTAGCTCCGCTTGATCACGCCCTCAACGATGGTCGTCTCGGTGATTTCGAGGATAGCGATTGCTTCCTGCTCGCGGCTTTGTGCCGTCTTGGTCGAACCAAGAACCTCTTCGTACTGGTCACGACCCATGCGGTCTTCGTAGGCAGCCTTCCAGTCATCAGGCGTGCCAGCGCGAGTGGGGACGCCGTAGCGGTCAGCGTTGTAGTTGTCGTCATCGAAGATACCCATGTTCAGCCTCCCGCCGGAAGAGCGCGACCGTTGCTCTGAGCGCGACGGCCTTGATTGGGGGTCGGAAGCGACTGCGCGCCGAACTTGCGGCCTTGCAGCCCGGCAGCCGTAAGGTGCTTGCATTGACCATGAGCGATGCAGCCTCGGCAAGAACAGGTCCAATACATCGCGCCAGGCGCAGCATCGAAACTGATCCTGTAGTTGGCGGTGCCTGCGCTGTTCGGAATCGTGAACCCGTAAAGGTATCGGTCGCCTGTCCGTGCCGGCGCGGTGGTCTGTCGAGATGTTCGTCGGAGATTGCTCATGCTTTCTGTGCCTCGTCCACAATGCTATGTGGGAACTCGACATCTTCGAGCATGTCCACGAACTTTTCGGCCATATCCCTCGCATCGGGGTGGTTGAGGCAGAACACACGGTAGCTTGCGCCGCCCAACTGATTCATGGCTTCCTTCATACGAGCCCGATAAGGGTGCCCGTATCCTTCCCAGTTCGCCTTCACGAACTTGGCGCACTTCTCGCTGAACCTCCCAAGCATGTCATCCGCGTCGCCTTCGCCGATGCCGTCATCAATGGTCTGTGCCGTGAGGCAGGCGATAGACCAGATGGTCTGCTGAATGATGCCTCGTTCGTATTCGCTCAAGTCGGTGGCGCTGCCGCCAGTCATCCTCTGTCGCTCGGAAACATCGAACGAATCGGGGAAGTGGTCAGTCAGCTTCGAGATGCAGCACGAGAGCAGAAGTTCGATGGCATCAATAAGCTGTGGGCGCGTCATCTTCATGCTGCCTCCAATCCACGGTGGCGGTTGCGCGGGTCATCAATATACTCGCGGCAGTCTCTCTTTGTGCCGCAGTAAATCCAGGTATTGTCAGGGAACGTCACCTTCCACCAAGTCGTGCGGTAGAGAGGAAGACGCGAGCCAGGCGTGTAGTCGGCGTGTCCGAAGTAACGGATATCGCCAGACTCAGGCGTGATGGTGCAACCGCGATATGTCCAGGTGTTTCGCTTCATGCGGTACGGTGCCTGTGCGCAGTGCTATGTGGCTTACTCGCCGTCCATTGGCATGAGGCGAACAGCACGAATTTCGGCTTCAGTGATTTGAGAACAACGAAGTTCTCGCTGTACGCAATCTTTCGACCGCGCGATGATTGGCCCTTCGTAAGAGTTCAGCACCCTAGAAGTGCCCGGCTGAAATGCCGCGAACATCTTGATGCCGAGGCGCAGTGAAATGCCGTCGTCACCGCCCTTTTCTTTCTTCGGCATCGGTCATCCCTCTTTCATTTCGAGTCCGTGATCTCGACGCTCGTGCAGTTGGCGATGTCAGGGTCCACGCACGAGAGCGTCGCGTCGATGGCGTCGAGTTCTTCGATGATTTCGGGAGAGCCGTCGTCCACCAGGTCCCAGTAGTCTCCACCAGTCTCGCCGTTGGCTGCTGCGCGGATGGCGGCGTCAACATCTCCGCCCTCGTCAACGCGCACGATGACTTCCTTCTCGCACATGACGGGGATGTTGATGGTCCCCTTGACTTTCGCGTAAACCTTGCGGTCGGGCATTAGTCGTCCTTCCATTCTGAGACTTGGACATCTCGGCTTCGGATCAGAATCTCCATGCCATCGAGCTTGAAGATGAGAGAGCCCGAGTCGTTGTCGCCATCGTATGTGGCGTCCGACACACCGAAGTCGGTCTGCGACAGCGCCTGAACAAGAACAGAGAGCGCCTTGAGCTTGAGGTCTTCCTTGTTCTCTTCCGCTTCGCGCTGGCGGTCAAACTCTTTGTGACGCTCCCACCAATCGGCGAGTGCGCGGGCATCCTTGTTTCGCCCATCCCACAGGTACTCATCTGCCCGCTCTTCATCCGATTCGAGAACCTTGCACATGCGGCACAGCAGCGCGGTCCATTCGTCGAGTTTGTCGCGATTGCCGTAGTAGTTGGTAGATGCGTGGCGGATATCGTCAGGGATGTTGCGACCCGCAGTAGGGTGTCCCACGATTGGGATGAGATAGACGAGGTGCTTGGCAACAGCACGCGATTCGATTTCGCGGGGCTGGGCTTCCATGTGGTCGCTTCGACAGGGCATATTGCGTCTCCTAACTGATGTAATCGCAGAGGAAGTGGAACTGTTCGATGGGTGTCATGTCGAACCCATTCGTATGTGGCACGGGTCCACACTCGGGGTAGAAAGCCCACGCGCCGTCCTCGGTGTTCTCTCGCCACTGGTCGTCCATTTCGAGGGTGATGCGGTCCTCGTTCGCCTCGATGACTTTGCCCTCAGCGCCCACCGGCATGTTCATGCCTGCGTCGCCCCAATCGGAGCGGACAAAGCGGACTCGCTGACCAATGTTCGGAATGGGAAGTGTTGTGTTCATACGAAAAGACTAAGCGTCGCCTGCGTATGTGGCAAGCGGCTTTTGCCTGTTCGGGTTTCTTTTCTGGTTCCGACGCCGATTCGGGTTCGTAAGGACTATGCGAGACCGAAAGTTTCTCCCGCAGCGCTGACGCCGAAGATGGCTCCGGGTCCGTTGCCCTCTTGGTCTCGTGACGGATAAATCTTGGTTCCGTCGTCGAGAACGATGACTATGGCGGGACGGCTCCAGCCCTCGACATCTTGCTCGTCGGGGGTCATAGGGCGCACGGTTTCGATTGTTCTGCCTTGGATATTACTCATGCCTCATCATCGGAGCCCTCTTCCGTATGTGGGAAAATCCTCTCCCAGACGAATCGTTGCTTCCCTTCGAGATGTTCGCCGAGTTGAGCGAGAAACTGTCGGATTTCGTCGTATTTGGTGGGGTTCTCGATGCGTATGGGCTCGAAGTCGAGGAGTAGCTGCATCAGAAGCTCGAAGGTGCTTGCACCCATCTTTTCTGCAAGCTCGATTTTCTTTATCCGCGCAGAAATATCCACCCCCTCGGGGAGGGTGGATTCCAAGTGCCTGAGATGTTCTACCAGTTCCATCTAGGTCTTATCGACTTCAGACGACCTCGACCTTAGCCACGGCGCGGAAGTTGCAGTCATCAACTTCGCCGAAGTCGAACTCGTAGCCGTTGTCGATGGCGAAGAATCGCGGCTCAAGACATCCGGCCTCGCAGCCGTCGATGAAGAGAACGATGTCGAGATACGGGGTCGAAGCATCGCCCGCGTTGTTATCGTCCGTGCCATCGGTGTTGCAGAGCTTGATATCGACCTCGACGCCTCCGCCGAAGTTTGCCGTCTTCTTGTCGATGACATCCGGCTGGTCGCTCATGCGCCCCTTGTGCTGAAGAGCATGGTTCCAGAACTCGATGTCGTCGGCGGTGAACTGAGCGTTTGCGGTCACAGTTCTCATCCGTACTTCTCCTTGTAGTCGGCTTCGGTTTCGATTTCGCGGATGTCGAACGTCTCATCGACGTAGACGGCTGTGCCCTCGGGGATGTCGAGTTCGCACGCCATGTCACGGGCATCCTGCTCGGTCGAATCGGGGTCGAGCTTGATGCGGGTCTCGAAGTCGCAAGACCATCTGACAACCCACATCTTGCCAGCGCCCATGTTGCCGACCTCTCGGCGGTGGTCCTCGTAGGGGCCGCTGCTGTCCCTCTTGGCATAGAGGTTGCGCTGCTCCATCAGTTCGCGGAGCTTGGCGATGGGCTCGCTGCTGACAACGGTGAGGTCATCAGAGCAGCCCTCATTGCTCTCGGAATCGAGAAGACTCTGAATGATTTGGGACAGTTCGCTGTTCATGGTCGTCGTCTTTCTTCGCGAAACGTATGTGGGTCAAAGCTCTTCGGGGTCGTCCACGAAAGGTGCCTGATGAACGCCTGGGACATCTCGCCTCGCCTCTTCTTGGTCGAGGACATCTCGCTCACCGAGGTAGCCAAACGGGAAGCTGACATTACTGTCAGCCAGAGCCCACAGATGGAACTGGTTCGCGCCATCGATCACGCGGTCACGAGAGGGGAAAAGTTCAGCCGCCTCGTGCGTCGGGCCGATGAGCTTGTTCTTGATGATCTGCTTGTGCCGCCACGGGATGTAGTTCGAGCGGTCGATTCGCGAGATGCTGATGTGGATAACCTTGCACGGCACGCCTGGAAAATCCATCGGAGGCGAGACCGTGGCCGAGTAGAGGTTGTTGATGTAGCGACGATGCGTGGCAGCGATCGAATCGCTAGCCAGCTTGAACTCGGTCATCGGAGGGTCGCCCTCGCGAGGCTCGAACTCGGAAGACAGAGCGGCTCGGGCCTCAACAAGGAGGCGGTCAGCGGTCTCGGGGTTGCCCTTGGCTCGCTGCTCGCCAGACCGCAGCGCCAGCTTGATGGCGTCGCAGTCTTGGCCGTAGTTCACGACGTTCGGTGTGTTGCTCATGCTCTTCAGCACGAAGCTCGGAACGTATGTGGGTCAGGTCGAGAGTGCCTGAGCCGTCTCGTTGCCCATCGTACGCTGAAGCTCGGCCAACGTCTGCTCGAACTCAGACTGAGCCAGCACGAGCATTTCGCGAGCGTCCTGGACATCCTTCTTGGTGCGGAGAAGACGATTGATGAGGTCATCGGCCTTGTCAGGCTTGGTCGGAGCTTCAGCCTTCTTGGTCGGAGCTTCATCCTTCTTGGTCGGAGCCTCGGCCTTCTTGGTGGGCTCAGCGGGCGCGGCTTGCTTCTTAGGCTCTTCTGCCTTGGGCTTCTGCTGCTCAGCCTTCTGAGCGAAGAGGGTTCCCAAAAGCTCTTCGGCCTCTTCGTAGGGAATCTGGTCGATATCCTTACGGTCGCAGATGTTGGCCCAGCGGTCTTGGTTAAGAACGCGCGTCATGCCTTGGCTTGCGCGACCTGGGCTTTGATATAACTTGGCATGAACAAGATGTTGAGTCCATCCCTTTGTCGTTCCACACCATACCAAGCTGTTCTTGCGGTCATAGTTGACGTAATACACAGCAGCTTCTTCCTCTTGGTCCTTACCAACTATCTTGTCAAGTTCGTTGATGTCTTTACAACCGCGCAGCAGATTACCCTTGCGCCATGGAAAAATATCGCGCAAGGGTATTAGTTCTGAGCCTTTATGGAAAGCGAGCTTTACTTGCCCTTTGTCCCCAACCAGTGCTAGTAGTGTGCCCGAATGGAAATGTCCATTGGCGTCGCGTTGAGAGCGGACTCGTACTGCGTTTAGTCCTGCTTCTATGAGACGGTGGGCTTGGGCCTCGGATATGCCGATTCGGTTTCCAGCCATAGCTAGATTATATCCTCGAAGAAAATGAAAAGCAACGCCGCCCCGTAAAGGGCGACGCTGCGGAGGGGGAGTTCGTGATTCAGGCGTTGGCCTTCTGCCACGCCGCCCACGAGTTGACCTTGCCCTTCTGCGAGGCGAGGAAGGCATCGACGGTGGCGACCTGCTGCTCGTGGGTCAGGGCCTCGGTGTTCGCGCCATCGGGGGCGTAGCCGAGGTCGATCGCCATGTCGAGGAACTTGTTGAACTGCGCGGTGTGGCGCGTCACGGTGACGGCGTTCTGAGCGTGCGCCATCGAGAGGTCGAGAGCCTCCTGCGCGCCCTCGGTTCCCTCGCTGATGTGGGTGGCGAGCGCCGTGTTGATGCAGCCCGCCATCGAGAGGAGGACGTTCGGCGAGAGGGAGTACAGCGGCGACACGGCACGGAGGCCGCCGTTGATGGTGTAGCCACGGGCGCTCGGCCCCTCGGTCTCGTTGGCCTCCAACTCGGCGACGTACGCGCCGAGTTCCTCGATGGAGTTGATCTCGGGGACGGTGGCCCGTCCAGTGGATTCGGTGGCCTCGGTCTCGGGCGTGGTGTTCTGCTCATCAGCCATTTGGGGTTCTCCGTAAAAGGGTTCTCGGAACAAGATGCGACTGCCACACGATCTCGTAGCGAAATCGTATGTGGAAGACGCCATCATACGCCGTCCACATTTCACCCGCAAGCCATCCGAAATGTTTTTGGGACAGGTCAGGTGCCTGTGTCGTTAAACGAAGACAGCCCTACGGTTTTACCCGCAGGGCTGCCTGTTCAATGGTTCGTGTCAGTATTTCTACTGACCTGCTTCTTGAACGCATCGGTTTGGGCTGCCGAGGCTAAGCCCTCTCCGCCATCCCAAGTGTTGCTTTCGCTTCCTTGGAGGCTCGTGAGCATCTTTTTCTCGCCGAAGCGGGAACAGGTTACTCATGTTGCCTTGGAGGTTTACCTCATCGTCACCGATGAGTTTAGTCTCCAGATGTCGGTTTGTCTCTCCGTTGCCTTCGAGACTCTCCGTCTACTCGACTAGGTGCTTCCTTTACAGGTCGTCCTTGGTCTAAAACCTACTGGGCTTTTTCAGACCCAGCAGGTTGATGCCAGTGAGCTTGGGGACTAGTCTTGGGAACTGTCCTTCGCTTTGACATACCAGAGGTAGCCGTCATGCCCAAGCATGGACTTTCCTTCTGGCTCGACCTCCCTTTCGGGTTGGTCTAAATCCTACTGAGCTTTTTACGTCTCAGCAGAATATAGGCTAGTATCCTCAGCGGTCGAAGACGGGTATCCGCGTCGGCGCTTGCCTATCTGCTTTTGGAATAGGGCATTCCGCTTGCCATCCTCTAGCAGTCGAGCTTTCCTTTCAGTCCGCTCTAAACCACTCAGTCAGCCGAAACTGGCTGAGCAGTTACCGTCCATTTCTCTACGCATCGCTGCGTCGAGCGTGGGTTCGGTCACATGCTTGGGGCTGTTTCAAGCCCTTCTGCTCTAGGCGAGTTTTGCTTTCGCTTCCTCGCTCGCTCAAGAATCAGGTCAAGACCTAAGAGTTGAGCGTCTTGAGTTACATGCCCGCCTTCCGGTTGGCATTTGGCTCAGCCTAGCGCTTTTGACCCTTTCTGCAAGCAGGGTTGGGTCGCAGCATATGTCGGAAAGTATGGGCCTCGCAGCTTGGCTTTCCTAATCATCTTCATCCCATTTCTGGTTTGAAGATGATGAATCTTAACTTAGTCTTGCGACCTTAGTTTCGATTCGACTTTGAGCTTTCCTCGTTTCCTTGGTTAGCTCTCAGTTGCGTGCCTCGTTTCCTTGGCTCGTGGGGGAAGTATAAACCGCTCCCTCGCGACCGTCAACCGCTTGGGGTTGTTTTTGGGCGACTTTTTTCGCCGCCCTTCATAAACCCTTGACAATCCTTGGTCTGCGCCGCCGAGGAATCTTCCGCGACTTGAATCAGGTATTCAGACTCGTCAACTTGCGCGCGAAAATGGCTGTTGATCTTCTCGCTGGACAGCGCATTGAGCAGAACTGACAGCACACCCCTGAACTCCGTATCTCTGCAAACCTGTACCTGTTCAGACAGAAAAGCATCTCCACCATGAGTGCCTGGCTCGACATCTCGACGCTGACCGCTCACGACCCATACTCGCACGCCGTTGAACAAGGAGCGGTAAAGAAGGAGCCTGCCCACCCGGACAACGTGGGCCTCACCCGGGTCGGGCTTGGAAGTGTGATTATCAAGGTGAGGAACCACAGTCAGGTCACGTCGCACGTCTGCCGTGTCTACCCCGATGATGTCAGCGATAGCCACGAGACGAAGAAAGGCCGTATCGATCAGACGCAAAACGTCGTCCGAATCAGACGCCTCGTTCTTTTCCCACAGAGTCGTTGCCTCGACCCTTGCACCCAACATCTCGGCGGAAGGCAAAACACGACGGACCTCATCGAGGAGTTTGTCAGTCTTCTCCTCGACAGTCTCGCCGCTCAACGGCGCATCAAATGGGACTTCGATTGTGAGTTTGAGTCTTGGTCTGTTCATAGGTCGTCGCGGTTCTGTTTCCATTTGCGACGGTCAGCCCTGGGCGAGGGTTTGCCTCCGAATGACTTGGCACGGAGACGGCCATGCTCGCGTTCGCGTTCAAGACGCTGTTCGCGGGCTACCTTCTTCATCAGCCGGATATCCCGTTCCCTCGACATGGATTCCCTGTTCCTCGGCGAACGCCATCATTCCTTCTTCAGCTTCATCTCCGATCCTGCACGCATGCGCAAGCGCTCGGAACCTTTTCTTGCTCGGCCACAGACTCAGATACCACGGAGTCGTCGCTTCCTTCAGAGCAACATCGAGCGCGTCAATCAGTTCTCGCTCACGTTCCACACGGGCTTCCGCGTGTTCGTGAACCGTTGATGCTGCCTTCTCGATGAGCAGCCGTGCCTCTGGGGACCACTTCTCATCGACCGCGCTACGAATGTCGTCTGCGTTCATACCTAATAGTATCGGCAGGATCTTCGTATGTGGATAGAAAAAAGCCACGCCCATTACAGGCGCGGCCTTTTGTGAGGGGAATCAGGTGCCTGTCACCCAGCCTTGGCCTTCGGCTTGGCCTTGGCCTTCGACGCGGGCACGAGCGACGAGCCGTCTTCGAGGCCGATGTCCTTGGCGATGTCATCGAGAATCGCCTGGCTCTCATCGGCCTTGATCTGGTTGGCGCGTTCGCGGGCGAACTTGGCGATGTCGGCGAGGAACTTCTTGGCCTCGGCGGGCGTCGCCAGCGAGCCCTCGAAAATGGCCTCGGCTTCCTTGTTGCCGGCGAGGGCAGCACGCTGCGCGAGAACCTCGATGAACTGAATCGCCGTCTTGGTGCAGGCGCGATTGCTCTTGGTCAGGGCCGCGTCAGGATGGACCACGCCGTTGCTGTTGATGTGCTGGCGACCGTAGCCCTTGTTGGCCTCGAACCGCTTGGCGACCGTGCCGAAGAACTCCTTGACGTGCGCCACGAGCGAATCGGGGTTGCCCGCCTCGGGGTTGTGCTTGGTCGTGTTCTTGTTGCTGCCCTCGCGACCCTCGCTCCACACGGGGATGATGGACGAGCGGGTGGTGGACCGCACGCGACGAGTCCGTTTGGCCTTCGAGCCGGTCTTCTTGGTGGATGCCTTCTTCGCCATGATGTATCTCCTTGATGCTGGCGGTTGACTGTGTAAGAGGGAACGTCCCGTCTCACGGCCCATGAAGCCAGTCCTGCAACGTATGTGGTAACGGTACAGGAGCATCTCGGCGGAATCAAGCAGGGACACGAAAAAAGCCCCCGTCCCGAAAGACGAGGGCCTCTGCTGACCGCGAGTGCCTCTTTGCCGTTCCAGTCAGTCGCCTGACCAGATTGCCTCTCCGCGTCCGAAGAGGCTTTGGAACATTGGCTTCAACTCCGGGTGGTTCCTGTTACCCTCCCTTGCGGGCCTTGTCAGCAGCTACGGACCTTGGGCCGAGGAATCGAACCTCGATAGACTGTCCCGAAGGACTGTGTTACCATTACACCATCCCTAGTCCTGAAAGCGAAAGAAGGGAGTCGAACCCCTAACCTTCTTGTTGATCCCCGCAGCCGTTCCGGACTGGCTGTGACTTCGCGTACGCTCCATCATGGGGCAAGATGCTCTACCAGTTGAGCTACTTTCGCAAATGGGACGGAGGGGGATTGCAACCCCTCACACGACGATTGAAGCATCGTGCATCTCTGTAAACCAACGCCCCTAGGAGCAGGAGGTTCCGATCGTCCACGCCTCATGGGGTTGTCGCGGAATCGTATGTGGGCGGAGAGATAGCACCCATCTTCCGCGAAGTGCCTGTTCCACGAGGCTCCCCTAAAATAGGCCCTGTCAGATTCGAACTGACGACCAAGGAATTATGAGTTCCCTGCTCTGACCGCTGAGCTAAGGGCCTACGTAGGCGATGAGGGACTCGAACCCCCGACTTCAACCGTGTAAAGGTTGCACTCTGGCCAACTGAGTTAATCGCCCAAGCTTCTTATTATCGGCAAAAAGATGAACCTGTTATTATAGGTTCACTCGCTGAGGACAACCTCGCGGACATCCTCCGATGCCTCAACTCCGCCGCGTTGCTCTTTGAGCTTGTGATAATAGCGACGGATATGCTTTTTCATCGCGTAGATATGGCTCTCGTTTTCACCGAGTTCCACACTGTCGAGCAAGTCACACAAAGCCCGAGCCATCAGTGGGTTCATCGTGACGATGATTCGGTTCCCCATCAGTGGATTCGGATCATTGATGTGAAAAGCTGGTTTACGTTGCTCGTGGGTGCCTGATTCGTGACTCATAACGCTGTAGCTCCTTCAAACGGATAGAAGGATATATTCTACAGCATCTAACTATCACTTGCATTAGTTCGAGCATTTTCAATCAGTGCCCGACTATATTCCCACGCCTCGCGGCTAGGACCACCTGTGTAAGTGAACCCGTTCACTTGCTCCTCGAAGATGAGAAGACAGCAGCGAACCGCGATGTCGTATTGCAGCGAGTCCGTGTCGCACGAGTTCGGACCCGAGCCGTCGAACCTGATCTGAAACGTCTGCGCCGAATCGTGACGACCGTTGAAGGAGATGAGGCTTGGGGTAAAAAGAGGCTCTCCACTGCCGTCCCAGCCTCCAAGATGAACCGGCGTGGCTGCCGTCTTCAAATATTCGCAGACCTTCTGGCATTCCTCGACAGCACGTTGAAACTCAAAACGATTCGGATTGGATGGCATATGCCAGTTGTATTCACTACTCATCTCTGTCTCCACGAACGACGAAACGATTGAAACGTTACGCCAAAGACATTGACCTCGGGCTTGTATTCAGGTTTGGGTGCAATCCACGACGACTCCATCACTTCTACAGGCCGAGGGAGCGTCTGCAAATCGCGCGGAGAGGAAATCTGACCGACGATATGGCTGTCCCACGGAACCCCGAACTCGTCGAAGACCTTGATGGCCTCCTCGATGGGTCGTGTTTTGCCTTCTTCTCGGTCTGTGTAGCGGACCACGAGGTCGATGTCCGAGAACATCCCCGGCTTCATGTCCTGGGTGCCTTCAGCCCACGAGCCGCACAGCTTCGCGCCGCAGCGGTCTCGCAGAGCCGTCAAGAAAGAGATGAACGCCTCATCCGTCATGTTGCATGACGCGGCAGCTTCAGGCTATGTGGAAGTAGCCCCACCCGGGCTCGAACCGGGACTCCCGAAGGAAAGGGATTTTAAATCCCTCGCGTCTGCCTATTCCGCCATGGAGCCATCAATAGGGATAACAGGGTTCGAACCTGCACGGGTTTCCCCACCGGCACCTAAAGCCGGCGCGTCTGCCAATTCCGCCATATCCCCAAATGTAATGTGGATGAGAGGATTCGAACCTCCACTCCCTTTCGGGAACCACCACCTCAAGGTGGCGCGTCTGCCATTCCGCCACACCCACGTTGTAAATGACCCTGAATCAGATCATCGGATTCTTTCTCAACCTGCTGTCTGACTTGCTCGTCTTTTTCGGCCTCTTCTTTGGTAAGAAGCCTATCTCGAACAATTCGTTTGACCTCCTTCTCTTTTTTCATAATGACCCTGGAAGGATTTGAACCTTCACTCCCTTTCGGGAACCTGCTTCTGAGGCAGGCGCGTCTGCATTCCGCCACAGGGCCTAAAAGTAGCTCTCATCTGTTGACGAGAGTCAATAGCTCCACCCGGGGTCGAACCGGGACTCCTCTCGGAACCGGATTTTGAATCCGGCGCGTCTGCCAGTTCCGCCATGGAGCCATAAAACTCGCCCATTATGAACGTCAGCTATAAAGCGAGCGGTTCAGCGAGTATGTTCTTCAGTTTTTGATGGTGAGGTCTTGCCGTACTGCAAGCGTTGGTGGGGTTCGTCCCCTCACGCGAGTAACAGCAAGCCGAGATGGAGCGTGACGCTCTGCATAGTCATGATACTAACCCTTTTCGGAGCCTTGTCAAGAACTCCTTCAGTAATTCACTCCAAAAAGTCAGATTCTTTTCAGTCGCGAGGCTTATTGTCGGGTCGAAGGTAGATGTCTTCGTTGCAGCAAGGGCATTGCCCCTCGACATCATCCTCCATATCCTCGACATGCTGAACACAGGCCTTGAGCCATTTCTTCGTGTTCAGGTCATTGAAGTAGTCAGCGCTATCAGGCGTGACTTCAGCAACAAGCTTTCCATCCTTGTAGAAGACCTTGAACATCACGCCTTCGAGCAGCCGGTCACCAAAGCCGTAGCCATCAACGATGACAGAATCGACATCTCCGCATTTCTCGCAATCAAACTTCATGCTCAAATCCTTTTCGGCAGTCGGAATCGGTCAAGGGTTGAGTAATACCAATGCTGTAGAAACGAACGACCTGGAACAAACTCGCCATCACGGATAGAATGCCACAGCCAGAGTGCCCGTCCGCTACGACCATTACCGTCCATGAAGGGATGAATCGTCTCGTAGGTGGCATGAGCCTCCCAAGGAGAGATGTCACGGAGCGAGATGCGCTGAAGCAAACCGTCAAGCATCTCTTGAACATCCGGTCCGCCAGGCGGCGGAGTGTGACGCCCAACCCAGACATCCATGTCGAGCCTGTTGCGCAGGTTCGCGCCAGGTTGAACGGTCCATACGAACTCCACGAGGTCGGCGATGATTATTTCATCTCGCGCGAGAAGCTTCTCGTGGATGTCGATCTCAGTCTGGCGAGGCGCACGATGGATGTTCTCGATTGCATTCGACTCGCGAATGAATTCAATCAGGATGTCTCCGTCGATTGCCATAGCTCTTCTTTCTCGCGTTCGGGTCATAGACTTCCCAGTAGGCAGCCTCTTCGCCGAACATCCCCTTGTATCTAGCCACTGTTTGTACCACAGCCTTCTTCGAGTGAATTGGGCCGTACTCTATGTATTTCGAGTCAGGCTTGGTCCTGTAGTAGAGCATGTACTGCGTCTTGGGGGTCTTCTCTTTTTTGGTCTTCCGATAGGGTCTTTCGTCCATGGAGGAGAGTATACCCAGTCCCAAGTTCACTTGTTCGATGAGAGGACAGCCGCCTCAAGCGTCGCGACTCAGCATCAGAGACCAACCTGCTGACATGCGACGGCGAAAAGTACGCTGATGCATTGCAGGAGTAATATTGCATCCCACCGAAAATCCCGCTGATGGTCTTGCACAGCAGGCCTTTCGAACCATGGTCCGCAACGACCTCCCACAAAAGCTCGACGCCTCGATACGTATAGAGGAACTTGTTCATGACTGGCTTTCCCACGACTGCTTCAGCCGCTCGACTTCTCCTTCGATGGTGGAAATGACTTGATCGATATCATGACACGAAAAACTGGCAAAATGACGCCAGGTATCGCTGTATTCTCTGTAGCTGTCAGGTTGTTCATCGCCGTCAGACGCGCCGTCATACAGCCAGATGCCATCGCCAAAGCCGAGGTCATGAAGCAGTACCATGATCATATAGATGTAGCGACGCTCAGCAGCATCAATCCAAGACTTGTAGTGAAAGCCAACGCTTCCGTCTTCCTCTTCAACCACTGAGCAGCCTGTCATGTGGCCTTCGTAGACAGGGAAGATGTCTTTCCATTCGCGAAACTCGCGAAGAAGGAATGCATACATCTTCTGGCGCTCAGCATCGTCTTTAGACTTGATGGTAATGGTGTAGCCCATTTACGCCTTCTTCGCCAAAGAAGTGCCTGCCACGGTCTCTTGGTATTGGCTTGTCGCGAGCCGAAGAGCTTCCTCGAACTGCTCTTCAGAACAACCCCGACGCACGAGGACCGTCTTCAGGGCACCCCGCGTCCACGCAGACTCATGGGCACTGGCCATCAGGTTGAGGATTGTCAGCAGAACGAACTGAGGAACAGCAAAGGGGTTCTCGCCGAACTCAGCGAGAGCCTCTCGGTCAACCTCGGCGAGGTCGTCGTCTGTCGGGGTGGCATCAGCCAGGAGCGTCAGTTCGCCGTGCTGCATCGGCGAAGAGACGATGCATCCCACCTGGTCCACGAAGGACTCTTCTACTGCGAAGACGCAGCCTTGCTGGTCCTCGAAGACGGCGAGAGATGTCGAACCAAGGCTGGCCTCGGTGACATCAACGTTTTGGAGAAAGCGTGCGTTGTTCATGCACGCTGAGACCGCCGCTCTTCAGTATGTGGTCAAATGCAGGCCATCAACTCGTTCTGGCGGCATTCGGCAGGCGTGTCGGGCGCGGGCCTTTGCAGAATCCCCAGATGGCGAGCCTGTGACAGAAGCGACGCCACGAGCCTGGCAGATTCAGTATCAAAGCGATTGACAGAGTGTCCGGTTTGATCTGTTGCACACACGCAAACAGAGCCCGACCAATGAGCAATCTCATTCCAAGGCGTCTGTCGAGGACCATCCTTTGTCTCGACCATCTCGGGATACACTGCGAGGCCAAAGATGCCGATTCTGCCATTCGGAAGCTGCGCCCCAAATGCCCAAAGCTCATCAGGTGTGACGGCGTAGACTTTGCCCTCATCGAGCGCAAGCCCCTTGGCATAGAGCTTCATCAGTTCGAGAGGGTCATCGTCTCCGTTGATATTGCACCCATCTTCGCTCAGATGGATCAACTCTGTCAGTTTGGGAAAAGCAGATTCCTGAGCGTACCTGTGCAGTTGGGCAATTTTGTGGGCGGCTCCGTCGCGAGGAGCCTCAAGGACGAAAGGGCACGGTGATGTGATATTCAGGGTCATTGCTCGATTCTTTTCTCAACAAAGTACTAACTCTTCGACGAGAACTCTTGCTCTCAGGATAGAGCTTCGCACGTTCACCCACAAGAGTCTACTATAATTTGCAGATTCGAGAGGCCTTGCGAGAAAGATGCGGCCTAGGCCACGCCAGCCAGGAATTCGGCGATGTTATCGAACCCCATCGCTTCAGCGCGTTCGTGGGCTGTTCGCCCACCATTATCCTTACGAGTGATCTCAGCGCCCTTCTCGATGAGGCGCTTGACTTCTTCTAAATCCTGGTCCATCACGGCTTTATGCAGCAGCGGAAGACCAGGTGCGGCTTCGATGTTGACTTCATCATCATCATCATCAAACATGCCTGCGAACTTCTGTTCGAGATGACGGATGTGGGCTTCGGGCGGGCGGTTATCTTTGCCGTACATCTTGAACCAACGACCTGCCCAGAAGTCAAGCTCAAACGTTAGACAGTTGCGGGTCTCAAAGTCCACAACATTGTCGCGTGCCTTGCCTTCTCGCATCGTCGTGATTCGTGCGCTAACCTGATTACGAACCCAACCCACGAACTCCGCCTTCCTCTGGCGCAAGACTTCGTGGTACTGTCCCAGGTCGGTATCGAACTCAGAAGAGTTGATATCGACCAGGGATTGAAGTGGTGTCTGTTTTGTCATCCTTGGAACCCCACTTTCTTATGTCCTGGTACTTTTCCCGTTTTGTCGAGTTTTTCCGTCGCGTCGCGAGTCTATCAAAATCTTTTCATGTTGGCAACCGACCTAGGCCAAAGGAGCAAAAAATGTGGACAACTTTCAGAGCCCCTTGACCTCGGTCCGGACGCGACGCCAAACCGAGTTCTGATCGAGCCGCCGCTGGATGTCGGTCAGCAGATTGGCGTACTCCTCGTTGTGGAGCGGGACTGTTACGTGTGCAACCTCGTGCGCCGCGAGCGCCAACAGTTCGAGAACCGTTTCTCGCTTGAGGGTGTATCGCTTGCGTCCATCGCCCGTGACCGGGTTGAGCAGCAGCGCGTGAGCCGTGCCGTCCACGACCGTATGCATCGCCTCAGCATACGGGGAGAACAGCCAACCAGCCGTCCACACGATGTTGTCGTATCCACGCCGCTCCATCAGCACGTTGATGGCTTCCTCGCAGCAGAGCTTCCACGCCATCAGCAGCTTCAGATGCTCAGCCCCCTTGCGGTAATGACGAGTCTGGCCCTTGAGAACTTGCTCGGTATGAACCCAGTTCTTCGGGTCATACTGATCGATGACGCGCTTCATCTTGGGGTCGCCCGTTTCGTCCTTGATGTAGACGTTGAAAAGGTTGGGCGCGATGAAGCGAGGACGCTCATCGACAGGCACTCCCCACTCGGGCCGCTCCTGAAGCATCTGGGTCTTGCCACCGCTGAAGGCAGCAGCGCCTCCGAGAACAGTCGCGCGGTCGTCTGTTGTCGTCGTAACATTCTCTCGCGGAGTCTGCGCAACCTTCTCGCGACCCTGAGCGGCATCGGCTTCAACAGGTGCCTGCTTCGTCTTGCGAACCGACGCGAGCCATCCACCGTCGCTGCGAACCAAACGAGAGTTGTCCACGCGAGGACGAAGAGCGCTTCGAGTATCGACGGAGAGTTCGGCGAGGAACTTATCAAGTTCCTCTTGATACTTCCCCATCAGACCACCACGAGTTGCAGAGAGAACCTCACGACTCTTGTCGCTGTGGATCTCGACAACGACCTGTGCAGCAGCATCGGTATAACGAGAGAACATGTACTGCCCGTTGACGCGGAACACGACGCGATGCTGGCGACCGCTCTTGTTGACATGGACCGAAGCAAAGGACAGGTCACGAATCTTGTTGCGCTTGTAAAGCCAGTCGGTAAAGGAGAATCCGTTGACCCTAACCGTGATATCGCCGAACTGGCAGTATGCAAGGTACTCTTTGAGCTTGGCGAGCATCTGCTCGCGAGAGGCATCATCGACCTCGACCGTGACCTTGCAGCCGCGCTGATAGTCGGCTTCGATGATATCGTAGTTGCCGCCGTCGCCATCAACCTGCAAGGTGCCTGTGTTGATGCGGTAGCTTTTGTGCGAGAAGCATGTCAGGATGCGAGCGCGACCGAAGCCGCCCACGTTGCCCTCGCCCGTCTTGGTCGTCTTGCCGAGCGCGAAGTAGACATCCTCCAAGACCTCGCGAGACATCCCGCAGCCGTTGTCCTCGACCGTGCAGACGCAGCCGGTTTCAGCAGGCTCGACGCGGAAGTCGATAACGCTGGCACGGGCGTCGCGGCTGTTCTGTCCGAACTCGCGCCAGAAATCAGCCTGCCAATCAGGGTAGAGGCGGACCCGCTCGTCGATGTAGAACTGCTTGGGGACTGTCACGCTCGGCATGTTCGGCTCCTAGTCGTTGGGGATCGTTGCTGACAGTTTCCGATTTCACCGAGCAATCGTATGTGGAGTCACGGAGTCCGCCTCTTGCACCCATCTTTTGATTGGCCTCCCCCTAGATGTTCTCGAATCGGTCATCGTGGGCGGAGTTCTCCACATTTCGCGCAAGAAAAGAACGCGCCCGAAGGCGCGTCCTCGTCAACCTCAGCATCGTGCCAAGGAAACAACGCCCCCTCCCTCAGGAGAGGGCGCTGCTTTGATTTGAGAGAGGCGGACGAGGCTGTGATTAGCCCTCGTCGGACTCGGTTTCCGCGCCGGGGTTCTCGACCCACTCGTCCGTGCGGCGCGACGGCTGGATGAGGGTGCCCGCGTTCTGCTGGACCCAGGTCATGCCATCGGTGGTCAGGCGGTAGGGGAGGCCACGCTTGCGGCCCTCCTGGGGAACCTGCTCGACCCACCCCTCGCCCTTGACGCGGCTGAGGTTCTGGGAGATGATGTTGGGGTGGTTCTCGGCGTTGCCGCTGAGCGGGTAGTGGATGGGAGCGCCCGTGACCTCGGCCAACACCGCATCGGGGTCCACGCCCTCGCTGTCGGGGCCGGCGTCGAGGCGGCAGAGGGCGATGCAGATCGCGTCGGCCATCGGCATCGGCTTCGAGCCGCGCGTGCCGCCGTTGGACGCGGAGCCGCTGGACGAACGCCGCTGGCGCTTCGCGGCGGGCCGCGTGCCCACGATGCTGTTGAGCGGCGAGAGGTCGGGCGTGCCGAGGTCGCCGCTGAAGCCGAGGGTGCCCGTGAGGGTCTGGTCGATTTCCGCGATCTGCCTGTTGATGTCCGCGACGCTGTTCGCCGCCGACTGCGCGGCCTGCTCGGCCTCGCCGATGAGGTTCTGGCGAGCCTCCAAGAGCGCGGTCTGCTGAGCATTGACCGTGCCGGACGCCGCCGCGATGAGTTCCGCAACGGTGTTGCCGTTGCCCTTGTTCGTGCCCTTCGCCATTTTGTTCTCCTTGGCTAAAAGGTTCTGCTCGGGAGGCCAACTACGTTGTTGGCTCCCTCGGTTGACAACCTACGGGCTCAACAGGTTATCCTATGTGGCTTCTAGTTGTTCAATCAAATTTTGCCCTTAAATAAAAAACGCCCCACCAAATAGGTAGGGCGTTGGGAGTTGGTTAGGGGTGCCCGATTAGTTGAGCCGCGCCTGAGCCTTGGTCGGAATCTCAAGCCCAGCGTCCTCCCAGATACCCTTCATCTGGCGAGCAAACTGGGAGCGGTTGAAGCCGCTATCGGCCACGCCGCTGAACCCACCATCGGCAAGGGCAAACTGAAGGCCCTTGTTCTCGACCCCACGCCGAGAGGCGACCGACCCACGCATCCTCGCCGCATCGGTAAAGAGGTTGAACATGCCCCACTCGGTCTCAACCTCGCCCTCGCGACCCATCGTGCGGTAGCGGTCAAGATCCTCCGCGAAGCCCTTGGAGATATGCCCACGGGCCTCGATGAGGTCGATGGTATCCTTCGCGCTCTTGGCGAGCGGGCGGTCCTGGAGTCCATCGAGCCGCGTGGCGATGGCGTGGGCGAACGGAATCGCCGCGTTGACGAGCTTGCCCGCGCCCTCGATGAACGCATCCATGCCGCCCTCGGAATCCATGCGGAGCCGCGCCAGCGCGAAATCCTTGGAGGTACATCCGTTGAGACACCACAGACGCCACAGGCCCAACGACGCTTCGGGCGTGACGTTGCCACGGTCGGACATGAAGAGGTCCATCATCGGATAGATGCGCTTCATCGGGTCGCTCGTCCGCTCGCGCAGAACGGGGTCGCCGAAGAGAATGCGCATCGAGCCGACGCCGGTGTTGACTTGGCGAATCATCTCCACGCCGCGAATCACATCCCCATACTTCTCAAGGATGGCGCGGAAGATACCGCCGACCACGCGGCCCGAATCGGGACGCTCGGCGTTGGCGTCGAAGAACGCTTCCACGCGATGATTGCCGAAGCCGTCGCCCGTCGTGCGAACGACAAACTTCGTCGCGCCGCTCTTGCCGCCGAACGTGTCGCGCACGTCTCGCATGAACGACTGCGCCGGACGCGAGCGCTTCTGGTAGGTCTTCCAACCGCCCGCGATGCCCATGAGAGAGCAAAGCTGGTTGACCGCGCTCGGGTCCACGGGGATAAACCCACGCTTGTCGAGGTCGGCAGCCAGCGAAGCGCCAGACGCGCTCGTGTCCGCGAGCCGCATCGTCGGGGCCATCGTGATCGTTCCGTCGTCGCTCGCCTCCAGATTCAGGAGGTTCGCGTCGTCCACCGCGAGGTCGAACCGCCCGGTCCCCTCGCGACGAAGCTGCATCAGCGCGTCGGTCGGGCTCCGCATCCGAGACACAACCTTGTCCTCGGTGTCGCTGTTGAAGCCGCGCTCGTCGCTGACAAACCGCTCGACCGCAGCCGAGCCCTCTTCCATCGTTTCCACCATCGTCGTCATGCCATTTCCTTCCGTGAGAGGGATGAACCATGAACTAGGCCGAGGCGCTCGCCTCTGTCGCCGTTGTCAGTATACCACGCCAGCAGCAAATGCTATGTGGCTAGCAAAATTTCGCGCACAGAAAAAGGCCCCTCCCCATGCCGAGGGAGAGGCCCGAACGAGGGAGTGCCTGAGACGCATCAACCCTCGGAGTCGTCGTCCAACCTAGCAGGTTCAACAGCGTCCCCACGCTCCGCCGCCTCAACAGCGTCGAGCATCGCAGACGACACGGGCCGCGCCGTCGCCTCATCAACAGCGTCCGAGAGGACCGCCATATCGGGAGACAACTCGGTGCGGACCACCGTATGACCCTTCTTCGGGTCCACAAGATGAACCGTATCCTCGCCGTGCCGCCAACGAACAGTCTTATTCGCCTGCGAACCACGGTTCTTATCCATGAGCAGGTGGAACGAGTTGGGGTCGTGCTGGTCGCGGTAGCCCTTGATAACCGCACGAACCATGTGAGGCAGATTCGTGCCGCCCTTGATCTCGCCCTTCGCATTGACATGCGAAATGATAAAGAGAATGAAGCCGTACTTCTCGGCCCAATGGTTGTAGAGCTTGACCGCGTTCTCCGCGTCGCGCGGATGACGCCAATCCTTCATCATGTCCTTCGAGTCGATGATGATAAGTTGCGGGCGCAACTGACGGATAAGCGATTCGTGCTGCTGCATGAACACAGCCGTATCCGACAGATGTACGTCGTGAACATCGGGACGCCAGACCTTGCTCGCGAACATCTTGGCAAACCGCTGGGGCGTCTCTTCGCCTTGGATATAAAGGCCACGCAGACCACCAAACTCGCGGCCCATGTAGTCGATTTGACGCGGACCACAGAGGCGACCGCACATCTCGACAAGCCAACGAGTCTTGCCCATGCCGCGCTCCGCACCGACAAGGTACGTATGCCCCATCGTCATGCCGCCCTCTTTGGTCCCATCCTCCAAGAGGTTGAAGCCGAACCAATCATCGAGCAACGGGTCGCCGGTCGGCACACGCTCAATCGGAACATGCGCGTCATCATCGAGCGCAGCCGCCCACGAAACCGACAGAGGATTGCCCTCGATCTGGCTCTGATGCGCGTCCATCTCGCGCGACATTTTCTTCTCGGCCTCGCGCATCTTCCGCCGAATCTGGCGAATCTGCTCGTTGAGGCGCTGACGGCGCAGGCGGAAGTACTTGGGCAGGTCCACCACGCGCTGACGGTCAGGCGACAGACACGAAACCCACTCGCTCTCGCTCTTCTCGCCCGACGACTTGATAAAGTCATGGATGATGGCGACGCGCTCGGCTTCGGTCGGCTCGTCCCACCCCTTCTCCGCACACAGCGACACGCGCTCAGCATCATCAACGATCGTGTCGATGTTCTGACGATGCTGCTGCAAGAGGCCAAGAATCTGGGGACCGTCATCCGAGCCCGAGAGATTGAACACCTTGATCGCGTCACGAATCAGGTGGTCGTTGGGCGTGGTCGGAGCCACAAACTGGATGCGGTCGGGAGTGCCCGTCCTACGGGCCGTCTTCTTCGCGGTCTTCTTCGGCATGATTCGACTCCAAGGGTTGAGGGTTTCTGTTGCGTCTCAGACAACAGCCCTCGATAGCGTAGCCGAATCGTATGTGGAAAGCAGTTCGCAGTCCGTTAGGTCGCGTCATTTTCGCGCACAGGAATAGGATCGCCGATGTCCCGCACGGGAACAAGGCCATCAACATCCTGCTCGGCCTCGGCCACCGCGTCCGCCAGAGTCGAAGGCGCAGCGAGCTTGTCCAAGCTCAACCAGTCAACCACATACGTTTCGTCGCCAGGCATGAAACCTGAAGAGACGGCAGAAATGCTCTTCGGATAGTTCCGCTCACGAGCCTCATTGACAGGAGCAACATCTTCGCCTGAACGAATCCCAATCTGAAGCTCGACGTAGGGCTTGCTCTTCGTGCCGTAGACGTTGATGCACGCGCCGACCTGGGCCAGCTTCAGCCCATACGGGTTGGCTCCGCCGAGACGCTGAAGAACACGGATGTTCTGCATGATGCGGTCAAAGGCGTCCTTGCCCGTTGATGGCGAGCGGTTCGACTTGCCCTCGAACTTCTCCCAGGCCGTCCGTCCTGCGGCATCTCGATACTCGTCCTTCGACATGATCTCCTGCATCTTTGCGTAGACCGCGCCGAAGAGATGTCGCTTGTTCGGACCCAACTGGTAGAGAGCCTCCACGAGGCCCCAATACGCCTTGGGCGGATTGAACGGACACAACCATCTGTTTTGCTGCTTCATAGCCTCCATGAGGCTGTCCATCTGCGCTCGCGTCAGGTGGTGACGACGAATCTTCTGCTTGCCGCCGTGACGGGCAACCACAGACTCAGGTCGCTGCTTCGCAGGAGCGTCCGCTTCCTTTGCGTGCGCATAGTACGTCTCGCAGTTGAGTTCGCCTTTTTTGATGGGCATACCGATTCCTGTAGGTCTGCATCGGCGACCCTTCCGTGCGCCGACTCGGTTTCTGTTGCCCATTATCGCAGCCTCCATTTCACTTGAAACTTTCTTCACTCGCCAGCCTGAGCCCCAGAATCCAAGTCGCGGAACTTTTTGGCGATCCAAGGTCCGAGAATCCCCTTGCACCCATCTTACAAGTGTAAGTCTTCACTCGCAAGGCGTCCACCCTTGCACCCATCTTTTTGCAGACCGTTCGGTATCGCACGATGTCCCGACTGACTCCCGCGCATACGTTCATCCGTTCATCCGAATCAGTGCATGAACCGATAATGCGTGTATGAGAACTTTTCCCGAACCCGACCAGGATACCCTGATAGCTTACATCTATCATACCCACCGGCTCGACCGTATCCCAATGGACAGGTCAAAGATTGAAAAAACTCTCGGCAAGACAGACAGCGACCCATACGTCGCAGGTCATCTCCGCGCCATCACCCTCGTCATGCAACTCGCCGAAGACGAGAACCTCCTCATCGAGTGCCCAAATCGATTCCAACTCGACAACTCGCTCGGATGGCTCAAGCGCCTCCACCGAAACATCATGAGACCCATCGCCGAACTCGGACTCGTGGCAGAAGACAGCACCCTCATACATCCGTCAGACATCGGCGTCTTCAGAACACAAGACTACATCCATCGCTCCGCCTACGGAAACTTCCAGGCACCCAATCCATTCGATGTTCCCGAACTACTCTGCAACTGGATTAATCGCGCAGTAAAAGTTGAAAAAGACAACATAGATACCATCGAGTACGGAATGTATAGCCAAGAAGAAGGAGGCGAACTTGCCAATCAGTGCAAGAAGCTCAGCCTCGAACTCTTCGCCATCCGACCATTCGAAGACGGAAACAGTGCTACGTCACGACTCGTTGAGAACCTTCTCCGACTTCACTGGGGACTACCCTGGAAAATCATAGCTCACAAGTCAGAAGAAGCTGACACATACTATATAGACAGACGACGAGAATTAGAACGATTCAGCACATAGCAAACTAGCTAGCAAAAGCTATGCCACTATATACAAGCCCTAACACATACAGTTTACTAATCAGTGCTAGAAGATTTAACCTATCAGTGCTAGCTTTCACATAGAATATAAACTTTCCCGCGCAGTGCAAGAAACTAACCAAGTCCCACATAGGATTTGAAGGGTGCCTAAGTTTACAACGCCTAACAAAACACAAGCGGTTCAAATAGCTGTTGCCAACCCGAACGCACGAGGCCTACCACATACCAAGCGGCAGTTGTATTTCCCTTGGAAATACAAAAACCAGCAACGAAACTCCTTGAAAAATCTGGCAAGAAGTTTTTATCCCCTTAAGGGGATAACTTTACTTACCAGCACGAACAAGCTTTTCGCCATGCCATTTTCTGCCGCATTTGAGGCATTGAATCTTCATCTTTGCGCCCTGATGGATGTAGCTTCCTTTGGGCATGCAGCCACGACAAATAATCACAGGCGTATATTTCATGAGTGGACTTTGCCTATCAGTGCTAGAGCATCAGAGATGACGTTGCACCCATCTTTGAGACGCTTGACGTTCCGAGCAGGAATGTAACCAGGCGGCTCAGCGCTCGAAGACAACAACAACTGATTATTCTTGGCATGCGTGTGACGGACCAGATGCTTATAAAATTCCGCGCAACTAGAAGAATCTAACCCGCAATCCCAATCATCTATCATCACAACGCTGTCAGTTATGTCACGAACATGCAAGTCGTGAAGAATAGGAAGAACAGACTGTACCCCAGTAGGAAGACTACTCCCACCATCCAATGTCTGCTCCACCAAACGCAATCGTTTCAAATCATAAAAAACAACGCCGCTGCGAACATGACCACCAGATTCCGTCACAGCTACATCTGCATGCTTCGCTAAAGAACTACTACGCTCCAAACGACCAGAACGTATATGAACACTAGCTATCTCACCAGGCAACTCGTAGTCCACACGAACCATGTCAGCAACCAAACCACACTCGTTCGAACTACGCTCCAGAACACTAGAACTCCACCCGCGAGCTATTGATTCAAAAATGAATGTCTTTCCAGACCCATTAGAGCCCTGAATTAGGCATTGTTGTAGGATTCGAGACTCATCGTCCATGAACTCCAAAGAAACGTCTCTCAGAGCGTTTTTTCCACGTATATGTATTCCACGTATTTTCATACCGTATTATCGAACCGAATCAGTGCAAGGTTTACTACAGTTCAACGCACAGGAACAGTGCCAGCCACAGTACCCATCATCCTCGGGTCTGACGGAGGCTCCACGTAGAAACCATGCTGTTCAAGCTCGCCCACAGGCACGATAGCCCAAGGACACAGACCACGAACATCGCCAGACGGATGATGCCACCTGTCTGTATTCTCAGGAACACGAACCGATGTTGCTCCTCTAAACTTTTCGATAACCTTCTGACGCTTGCTGCGAACATAGAGTTCGATGCAAAGAAAGAACGTAGGAAGACAGAAAGTCAGAACGCTGAAGAGACAGGCGAGGAAGACGATGGTTTTGTCATGGAAGTCCCACTGACGCACTGAAAACTTGTGACGATGCCACGACTGAAAGACCCGTACAGTGAAAGAACAACAGAAAAGAATGTAGCCGCCAACCAAAAATGGCCTATGTGGTAAACTAGTTATTGCATCTAAAAAAGCAGTTAGCATAGTTTCAAAAACCTGGTAATTAACTTTTTCCTGGGATAAGTTAAGAGTTGGAAACTAAAGACGCGCTAATATACGGCTTTCGAGCGCATCTATATTTTCCCGTACAGTGAACGCCAAAAACCTTGTTTACGACCTATAATCAAGGATTGCCTTGAACTCGACGGGTAGTTCGAGTGTTTTCGTGTTCATTACGCCTTCGAGTTCTCCGAGTTCATCAACGAACACTTGTGTTCTGTGTTTGTGTATAGGCAGCGTGTAAATGACTTTGCTTCCGTCTTCGAGGTCTCGGATGCCGGTGGCTCCAAACTCTGGTTCTTGGGAGCGTATCTTTTCAGCAATGATACGGGCTGTTCGGTATAGACCGTCTTGGCTCAGTAGGGCATCTGTTTGGAACTCGACCATTCTGTAATCTTTGCTATTCGGCTTTCTGACAGGTCCGAACGGCGAGGCCTTTCGTTCTCTGAGAATCCGCTTGTGAAGTATTGTTCTGTGCTTCATGTTGTTTCTTTTTCCTGATGCTTCTGGTCGTTCCAGTACAGAAACGCTGCGGCGACGACGAGCGGGTAGAAGAGATACGGCACACCGATGAGCCACCATCCTGCCGCTGAGAGCGCGCTGGCTGCGGTGGCGTCGATGACCGTGAGGAGTCTTCGTTTCGATGGTTTCATCGCCATCTCGTAGCACCATGCTGCGGCGGCGTACCTGATGCAGTATGCAACGGGAAGAAAGACGGCGAAGAGAACAAGGAAGGCTGTTGTCGAGAACTCCATTTTATGTTTCCTGTTCTTCTTTCATAAAGACTTCGTGAAACATTTCGCATGCTTCTCGTGTTCGTCTTTGGTTGAGGACTTGCGCGGCGATGATGAACAGGCACCCTAGTCCTGTGCCGGTGTATGCCCACAGTCTGGGGTCATGAACGATGACTTCTCTGAGCATCCATCCTGTGAACACGGCAACAACGAGGCTGAGCCAGTCCCACAGCTTCGTTGCTTTCTTGATGTTCTCGATTCGTTTGAGCGTTTCTTTTTGGAGTTCGAGCCTACGTTGGTGGATCTCTCGTGACTGTTCGAGTTGTTTTTGTTCTGGCGTCATTTTTCATTCTTTTCTGTCTCGCACAACTCATCGAGTACTTTGAACTGTTCCAGAATCGTTTTGTGATTCTTTGTCATTTTCGCGAATCCTGCGACGATGCTCGCGATTCCTGCGACTGTCAGTATTGCTGCTGTTTGGTTTGTGTCGTTGTTGACGTATCCGACGATTGTATCCGCGATGTGTGGTCCTGTGAGGAACGATGCGACGAGATTGAGCAGGTGTAGTCTGTTGTTTTCTCGTCTTGCTCTTTTGATATTTTCGACGGCGATTTCTCTGTGGTTGATATATGCAACGAGGGCAACCGTTTCGATGGTTGCTTCTTCTTTCGTTGGGATGTTCAGGTCGTCTGTCATTCAATCTTTCCTGCTCATTGCTTCTCTTGCGAGCCCTTGCTTTGACATTGGCATGGGTGGCGAGTAGACGTACGTGGAAGGCTGGTTCATGATTGACTTATGGTTGTTGATGTTCTTGATTGCTTCTTCGAGCCTTTTCTGGTCGTGATTGGGCATGAGCTTTGTCGTAAGATATTCTGTGTGTTCTGGGTCTTCTATAGCTGTGAGGATATCGTAGTCGAGTACGGCCATTGCGTCTTCGAGGAGCGTTGGGTCTGGTTTGTACTCTTCTTCTTGTCGTGTTGTTAGTTTTTGCGCGAGAATTTTGAGTTTTGCGTGGATTTTATCTTCGAGGGGTTGCAGTCGTTCTTCGATATCGAGGACACAGACGATGAGATTGATACCGATGATACCTGTGAGGTATCCGAGCGCGAACTGCTGGATGTCATCGATTCTGTTTTGTTTGACGAGTATGATGGCGAAGAGGTTGAAGAGGGCGAGATATCCGAGGCCGAAGAACACGGCTTGCCAGTATCGCACTGGTTGTCCGATGCCTATTTTCTTTTTCCAGTTCTCGTTGAGCATCGTGTTTCTCGCTGAGCTTATTCTACTCGGAACGCCTTTCACTCGCTGCAACTATTCAAAGATTTCGATTCATTCGACGTATGGCAGCATCGGTGTTTGGTCTTCGGGAGGTAGGTTCAGGTATTCTCTGTAGCTCAGTATGCCTTCGAACTTGAGGTATGAGCCTTCTGGCAGCTTGACGGCGAGGCTGACGTATCTTCCGTAGGCGTGCGGCGACCTGTTGTACATTTTTCCTATGAATACTCCGCCATCCGTGAACTGTCCATCCTGGCAATAGAACGTTCTGAGCTTGTGTTCGCCTGCGTCTGTGACGCGATAGAGCGTCCATATCTCGACGGGTCTATTGATATGGAGTTGTTGTTCTTCTCTGGCTTGCTCGTATAGCTCGCAGGCGCTGGGCTTTTCTTTCTTTTTCTTGGGTGGGCCGTCGATGAGTTCATCGGCAGCGGCCATTTCAGCATCGACTTCTGATAGTCTTTCTTGGATTTTCTCTTTGCGCGATTTTGGTTTGCTTTTCATGATTTTCTCTTTGTCTTTCGGTTGGCTTCGGCAAGGCATTCAAGAATTGCGAGAGCAATGGGAAGAGCAAAGAACGCAGCGACAAGGAGCCAGGCTTCAAAGGTTATCAGAAGGGCGATAACGAGAGCCCAGAGGCCCATCATCGATTGCATGTGACCCGTGCTTCTCTTGCGGGGCGAGATGCGTTCAGCGAGGTTCCAGGCCGTTTCTGAGAGAGCATACGCGCCGAGGAAAACAGCAAGAAGAACAAACGGCACGAGATACGGGTTGATCGTCTCGACCAGCATGTTAGCTCTTTTCTTTTGCTTCGATGGCCTTTGCTTTTGCTTCGTAGAACTTGGCGAGCTTCAGCATCTCTTTTTGATACTTGCGCTTCGGGTCGTCGAGCCACGCCCAAATCATGATACCGAGGATAGGGCATCCCACGGCGAAGACGACGGCGTTTGCGAAGACGTTGCTACCCGTGACAACCTGCCAGCCAGCGTAGGCAAGAACGACGACGATCAAGACTGTCATGAACTTCATGAATGCATCCATCGCGTGTCCTTTCAGGTTACTTTCACGAAGCCTTTTCCGTTGCAGCGAGAGCAGTCTTCTCTGCTGATGCCATCGGGACTGTTGAGTTCGAACGGAATGAAGAACCAGAAAATCGGCACGAACAGAACCATGCTATCGATGACATGGCCTTTGCCCTTGCAGTTCGGGCACATCACTCTTTCGCCGACGCTGTATGTCCTGTTTGACTTCATTCGGTTGCTTCCCTGATGAGGGCAGCGCGTTCCATATCTCCCGCGAGGAAGGCCTGAATGTAGTCGGCTGACGATTTGAGTTCGGCGCTCAAGCTCTTTGCCACTTGCACACCGATATCGTCGGGTAGGATTTCTCCGAACTCGCCAATGATCTCGTCGCATACCGCTTCCATCTGCCTGTAGTCTTGTTCGATGCCTTCGAGCAGCAGCTTGTAGCTGGCGAGCGCGTCATCCTTGGCCTTCATCTCGGCCTCTCGTAGCTTGGCCTGTGTCATCGGGTCGCTCATGATTCTCCTTGAAAAACGCCAGCTTTTTGTTGCGGTCATCGCGAAATGTTGCGGTGCGTTGCGGTCACTCTAACTTTTCCTGTTTGCAAAAACTATGACCAGTCCCATGCTTTTGCGGCTTCGAGGAACTCTTTTTTGTGTTCTTCAGCTTGCAGCATGATTTTGATATGGTCATCGAAAAAGGGATGTTGACCTGAGTTGGGTCCGTGATGTTTTTTGGCGAAGTCATTGGCCCATTCGTAGGCTTCTTCGGGCGTCATGCCTTCTTTCATTTTCACGAGCAGTATTTGCGAGGCAGCGACGGCATCTCCCGAGCCAGGCACTTTCATCGATGTCATCATAGCCGAGTGGCCGAGTTTGCCGGTGGGCGCTGATGCTTCCGAGGCGTTCTTGAACGTCTGAAACGTCCACAGAAGAATCATGACGGGATGACCTGGAAAGAGGGCTTTGTCTGGCATGTGATTCAGTTCGTTCTTGGGACGCCTGCTCGACCTGGTATTCTCATGTCTATGAGTTCGCGTCTGCTAATGATTCTTATGACTCTGCTGTTCTTGAGGATTTTGTAACCGCATCCCCATCCTTCTTCTATGAGTCTGCATTCTTTGCATATACGGCAGGGCGGCCTAACTCGCCCGTGCGAGAACTTGCTTTCATAGTGTTCGCACTCGTAGCATTCTTCGTGCGCGCAGTTTTCTTGGACCTCGAAAGCAACAGCGGCGAGAAGTTCTTTTATTGCTTCGCTTGCTTTGACCAGCTTTCCGAGTCGCTCGTCCATTGCTAATGGCCTGCCGCCGTGCATTTGCAATCATCGCAGAGAGGAGCGCCGCACACGAACTGACCCGCATGGCCGCACTCTTTGGTTGCCTGCTTTCCGCAATGGCATCTGTCTTTGGCGTGATTCGCGCAGAAACCGTTGTCGTTGATATCGGTGCTTTGGCAGCGGCCTGCCCATGACATCATGCGTCTGCATTGCGTGTAGTGTTCGGTCTTGACTGTCTTGGTTTTGATGGGACCAGAGCCTCGAAGTTTCTGAATCTCCAGCGCGGCGTCCCTGAGTATCTTCGCGTCGGCTCCGCCAAGATATTCGGCTGCTTTGGGTTCGCGGCCATACAAGGCATCGCTGAGTTGGTCGAGTCCATCTCGCGAGTCTTCATCGACCTGTCTTAGTTTGAAGCCGACATCCGCCTTGACTTTGACGGGGCGAAACGCCTTCATGATTTTGTCATAATCAACGCTGAGTTCGATGTAACGGTACTCGCCGTCCGTGCCACGAGAGCCATGAGCCTTCTTCATGTCTTCTTCGTAGCCCTGCGGGTTCTCGTCGATGCAGTATTCGTCCCAAGCGCACAGAAGCTCGGGCATAACATCATCGCCGTCTTCGAGGAACCACAGAGTTCTGATTTTGATTGAGTGGCCGATCGTCATTACCCCTCTCCCATGTATGCCTGTTCGAGGTAACGACCTGCGTCAGCGTTCTGCGGCAGGATGCCGTAGTGCCGTGCATATCTCAGGCTGTCGAGGGCTCGCACGGCTCGCTCAAGCGCGTCTGTAGGATACTTCTCTTGCTTGGGCTCTTGCGATTTGATGGCGTCGAGTTCGGCGCGTGCATTTGCGACCAGCGAGTTGAGCGATTCTTCGCGCTCTTTCTCTCGCGCGAGAAGCTTCTCGGCTTCTTCTCTGTTGAAGAGATTCGGTTCAGGCACCTTCGGTTGGGATGAGGGCTTGCAGAATCGCTCGATGGCTCGACCTGCTTCGAGGTCTCCCTTGTGTGTTCCGTAGACAAGAGAGTCAGTTTCATACCCGTTGGGAAGCGTGCCGTTCGATTCTACTACTTCGGCGCATTCGCGAAGCGTCGGAGATTCGCAGTCGGGCCAACGCTCATCTCTGAGAGCTTCGAGCGCATCATCTTTGGATTTGGCGACGACAAGGCATTCGATCTCGTAGTTGACATGAAAGAGCTTGTCGTCCGATTCGAGTTTCGGAGGGTGCGGCGGATATGGCTTCTCGGGCGTGCGACGGTTTGTCACCCACATCGCGAACCACTCTTGTTCGGTCCATCGCTCTGAACAGTTGACGCACTCGAAACGATCATCGCCTTCATTGGGAAGCGCTTTGGTCCATACAACATCTGCGCTGCATTCGGGACACCTGTCGTTGATCAACTTATCAGACATCGGTGATGATCCTTGGTTTGTCGTCTTCGGTCTTCATGCGGACCCAGCCGTCAACACCAGGAGCTTGACCTGGTATTTGAACAACTCGTTCGGGACGCCACCACGAACCATCGGGAGCTTTGACCATGCCGCCAACGAGCTTGATGTCTGCAAGTTCCTTGAGAGCCTCAGCAGCCTCTTTGCTCAGGTCATCTTCTCGCGCAAGAAGTTTATCGATGAGTTCGTTCATTTGCTGGCAACAGGGTCAAGGTCTACGCTTCGGTCAACTTCGACCACGGGACGCTTGAGTTCTTCGTCCGCCAGCTTGAGCGATTTGTTCATGTCTTCGATGTGTTGTCGGCACGAGTCGATGAGCATGTCCGTCATCTGGTGGTGACAGAACGCATAGCCGAGAGCAAAGCCAAGGCCCACCAAAAAGAGTCCGCCAATCAGCATCCCAATGAAAATCATGATTGAACGCTTTCGTCATGGCAAGAGCAAGTGCATTTGTCCGTGCATTTATCATTGCACTCGCGGCAATGATTACGAATCTTCCAGTCGTCGCCAAGAACATCTTCAGCGCCCTCGGCCTTCTTCTCTTTTTCCGCCTCATCCATGACATACATGGCGAGGATGAAGCCGCCTACAGCGCCGATAACCAGCGCGAAGATGATCGAAATGATACCGAAGATGAACGCTGTCATGTGATTCTCCTGCGAAGCGTATAATAGCAGCTTCGACTTTCACCCGTTAGCGGTTGTGCTTGATGCTTCTCACGCCGCGATGCTCGGGGTAGAATCTCAAGCGGCCTTTTCTTCCCCACTCGATGCGAGATTTGCTTCGCAGTTCATAAGGAAACGAACCTGCCACAAGCACGCCATACTGCGCGATGTGTTCGCTCACACAATGCTCGGCCCTGACGCTTTCTTCATACTCGTCTTGTGTAAGACAGAAGACCTCAATAAGGCCTTTGACAGTTGTCGTTCTCTTCATCTCGCCATACCCGCCTCTGCTCTTTTGAATGGCGTCGGCGTCCATCTCCATCTTCGTGCATTTCTTCTTCGCGCCTCGGCGAAGCAGCACGAGAATGTCGATGTCTCGACACTCTTTGATATAGCGAAGCTTCGAGTCTACAATCTTCTTGCGCTTGCGGAACCAGCCAACCTCCTTATAGACAACATCGAGATGGCAGGTCACAGAAGAGCCAAAGAGAACAATCGCGACAACATCTTCCGGATTTGCAATCTTGTTCTGAATGAAGTCGAAGAGTTCAAGGAAGTCAACGGTTGGGTAGGCTATTCCATGCATCCTGTGCAGCGTGCGACGACCGAGCGATGAGAGGCTTCCATATGGAGAGGATCGCGAATAATCTTTCGTGCGAACCGAGTCAAAGAACTCTTCGAAGTCATCCCACAGGTCTTCGCGAGAGATAGAGTGCTGAAGCGTCTTGCGCTTCTTAGACCTGCTTTGCGGCACGGGCTTGTCGATATCTCTGTCTTCTGCGACAGGTACAGGAAGCTGAAGCTGCGCATGAAGAACCCGCCCTTCGCGAAGATTCGTCAGAGCCTCTTCGTATTGGTCGGGTTTCTTGCTTTTCATCTAACGCCAATCCTCATGACTCTTTCTTTATGAGGGATAAGGTTGGGATTATTTCTTCGTGACCAGTCTACTCTACTACTGCTGCGAAGCACGAAAGGAAAACTGCCAAGAACAAGCGCTCCTTGGTCTAGGATGCTTCGTGCTTCTGAGTCTCCTGCTTCGAGTCTTTCGCTGAACTCGGTGGCTGTCATCGCAAAGATATCAAGAGCGCCCTGTCGAACTTCTCGGCTAATCCAGGGACCGCTGTAGCCGTAGGTTGCGTGCCATGAACTCGCATCAGAATAAACCTTGCGTCTCTTAATCTCTGTACCAGGCTGAAGCAATACGAAGATATCGATATCGTTGATTATTGCTTGATGCAGTTTCTCTGCGCGCTTTTTGCGATTGAACAATCCGAGTCGTTCTTCATATTCGATGTGCGCTGTCATGGTAGAACCAAAGATGACAACGCCTTGAACATTCTGAATAGGAGCAATGCGGGCATCAATCACAGCGAGCAAGTCGAGGAGGTCAACGCTTGCGCCGTTTGCTTTGTCGTCCTTAAATATTGCCGGCAGATCGAGATAGCAGTTCTTGCCGCCTCGCCTAAGAAGCCGCTCCATTGCTTTTTGCTCTGGTTGTTTTTTGGCTGTTTTCATGACAAAATCAGATGCATGATTTGCTCAACCCATTTGGGCTCTTCTTTATCAAGAACCATGCAAAGAAACATAATAACAAAGGCCATGACAATGAACGAAACAAAACCAGCAATCAAAAAGACAATAGAAGCAATAACGTAGAGGATAACCTGCTGTCCACCAAACACGAAAGCCACGAATATCAATGAAGCGGGATAGCACGCTGCCAGGAGCATGGCAGCAACCGAGATGAATACAGGTAGCCTTTTTGATTTGCTCTTGGACTCGTTCATCTTCTCATGTTATCCGATGCGTGTTTCACTCGATTAGCGCAAATCGATCTCGCCGCATGGATTGTCGCCCATGCTCGGCATCCTTGCCGACCTGCGAACGCCGTCGCCATATTTTTCCTTGTATCTCTGCTCGGCATGGGCAGCCGTGTTGCCCTCATACTTGTACTCAGGTTCAAACTCAATGCCGAGTTCTTTGAGACGGCCTATTTTGTCTTTGTCAACGATGCTTCCTCGCCTGGTTCCAATCTTTGAAACCATCGCTGTATGGATGTTGTCAACGAAAGCAGTGTGAAGGTGCTTGGTAATCGCTCTTATGCGACGTTCTTCATCTTTGTGTGGCCGGTAAAGAACGCATTCAGGATAGGGTGTGAGCAGCTTCGCTGTTTGCGATAACCTGCCTGAAAAGGAAGCGAAACCTGATAATCCAGCCTGCATCGTCAGCGCTTCTACTTCGCTTGGCTCCTCTTGCTCTTCTTGAACAGGCATATAAACCTCATACCCCATCATCGTGTAGATGCGAGCATAGTTCTTGACTAACCTGTCGATATATTCAATGCTCTGAGCGTATTGAATGGTCGTGGGGATAGCGCTGCCGTCGCTATATACATCAACGAAGCGATGCATCTCTAGAGGCATATGGTGAACATCGTTGTCTTTCCAATGCTTCGGATGACGAACGAGAGATATCGAGAGAATGGTATACTTATTGTTCTGTCCTCTGAAGTTTGTTTGGAAAAGCATCAAGACAGGAGCGATCATGATTTCCGTCTCACCCGTGAGGTCACGAATATCATCATCATCGATGAGGTCTTCGATAGGAATGTCGGCAGGTAGTATTTGTCCCGTCGCTACTCGCGTTGCTTGCTGCATAGCATTGTTCCGGTCAATCTCTTCTGAGCTATAAGTGTATTGTTGATGAAACAGAGCATTGTATTTATCGTTGGTCATTTGAACCGCTCCGAGAACGCACCAATTGTTTTTCATCGCGAATGCTCTGGTCTCTTCTATTTGTCGCCTGACTCGCTCAAGTTCAATTCTTTGTGCGCGTTTTCTTTTAGCCTCGTCAAAGACGCGACGAACAATGCTTTTGGCAAGCATGTCAAGTCGATGCTCACGGTCTCGGCGCTCGATGAGTCCAGGTACTCGTCGTTCTCTATGGCCTTGGGCATGTAGACCTCGATGCCTGACATCGTAAGAAAAAGAGCCGCCTGTCGGCAATCTTCGTAGACTCTTTTGTTTAGCCATTCGATTCTCCCGGTAGTAAAAAAGATACCACCAGCCATAGCTGTGCCGTCTTCCAATATATAAGGGTCAGCGGATATCTCGCAATAGGTAAGCTCATGGTCAAGCGTGTCGAGGTTTATCACACAAGGGCTGACGTATACCTTGCTGCCGTATCGCCCCACAGCCACCGGAAGAACGATGACGCGATTTGCATTCAAAACCCTATCCATGCGCTTTAGGCGACCTGCATTGTAATCGGTAGTTATAAGTTGCTCGTAGTCGAGTTGGGAGGGAAGGTCGCGGAACCGAGACTTCGGGCTGTTCTCTGCGACAATATCTGAGAGCATATCAGAAAGCTCTTCGACGTTGACGCCTGCTTTCTGTGCCGCCTTAGCAAAACTCATTGCGCCACCAGAAATGGCATACAAGAGGTCGCCAATCTCCTTGATGTTTTCTTGAGGGTCGTAGTTTCTCATTGCTCGCCCATTAACTGCCTAATGACTTCTTTGTGGTCTGGCAGGTTCATGACTTTGTGGGTTCGATAGCCCTTGCCACGCAGTCTCGTCGTCCAGTTCTTGTCTTCGTAAAGGTCGGTCGTCCAGTCGATAGGGCCGTGCTGCGAGGTTCGAGGATGCCACAGCACTCTCATACCTGTAAACGTAAGGATGTTACAAGCGGCGTCACAGATTGAATAGAGGTCAAGAAGGTGCCTGTCGCTCGATACGTCAGTCACCATATAACGAGGCGTAATCGGCGTACAGTAGTTCGTCGCAAACTCTTCTGTATTGAGGCTCATCATGAATGCCTGAACAAGGTCGGTTCGCTTGGTCCAGGCTCGGCCCCCGTAGGGAGAGGGTACCTCTTCTTCGATATGGTATTCAGGAATCATCGCGCAACAGACATAGACATCGCTGCTAAGCGAGATAATCTTCTCCATCGCCTTCGGTTCAAACTCATGAACGAACGGCTTTGGGTCGGGTCTCTTTGCTCTCTTCGGTTTGTCTTTTGCCATTACACCACCAGGTTATCTGCCATCTCTGCAAGCTTTTTGAAGTTCGTCTCAATCGACTCATAGGAACTGATGTGATAAGCGGGTCGAGTCTGAGATGGGTCAAACAACCTGACATCGCTCGGAGGCATCGTCTGCCCCATGCGGCGAGGGATGTAGAAAACGTCCCAACCTTCAATCGTCAAGATATTTGCCGTTGCGCTGAGCCCGATGAACAATGCATCGTAATACGTGTTCGCCTTATCAAGCTCAAGAGGGATGCGTGTGTTGTCGATGCACGCGGTCACGAGGTCGCCATCAGCAGCCGCTTCCAGGTCCAAAAGCATCGCCTGCATGTTGTAGACAGACGGAATCATCGAGCCATAACTCGGCGGAACGTCTGTTTTAATCTTTGTCGTGTCCGTGTCGTGAACAGCGAGAACCATCACGCGGTTCGACCGCAGCAAGTCTTTGAGATTCTGCAAGTTATATCGTGGAAGGCTCATGGCGACATACTACCCAATAACGCTTGCACTTGCATCGTTCCTCTCGTAGAGGAACTTCTTCATGTCTTCAGGGAACACCGCAGCAAAACGGGAACGCTTCGTGTCGTTCGGCGCAAACAGCTTAATCTCGGGTACCAACGACGGAGACATATCGCCCCACTTCGATTTGTTCCACGGATTCAGCGACTCGACCTGTTCGTAGATTCTTTCGCAGCACGAGTAATAAACTTCGTAGCCCTGCTGAGTTAGAGCGATAGCGAGAGCGTCGAGGGCAAGTTCAACGTCTACAGGTATGGGCAAATAGTCTTCCGCCGATGCCTTATTGAAACGGGTTATCATCGCAGTCGGGGGCCGGTTGTCGGGCGTCGCGTCATCAACGATGGCCGTGATGTATGCGCCGTAGCGATGGATGCTATTGTTCCCTTTGCGGGGCAACTCGACAACAGAGATAACAACTTCGAATGATGCTTCGAGTACCTGACGAAGGCTTGCTTCGTCTGATTGGGGTCCGGCTACCTCAAGCAGTTGGTCATCTGTCCAATCGATTTTGACGCCCCTTTCTTTGAAGAAGCGATATATCCAAGGCTTGTCCATCATTATCTCACGATGCATGAGATGACAGATATCATGAGCGCTTGCCTTCAGAACCCAGTCGGGTACCTTGTAGTCTTTGATAATCTCTCGGAAAACTTTTATGTCGCTGTTCTCTACTTTTGGGTTCGCGGCGTTGAAAGGCCCTATCTCTATTTGGTCAAGAATATGCTCGGGTACGCCGTGTTCGCGCAGATAAATAGCAAGCACACTGTATAACTTGTTGTAGCTATCGCAGAACACCACTCCGCCGTGGCCTTCGGCGGAAAACCATTGTGTCGAATCGATGATAAGCTTTTCCATTACCAGAACTTCCACCAAGGCTTGTCGTTCGCGTCTTCATCCGCTTCTTTATCGCCGTCCTCGCCGCTTTGAAAGTTGGCCCTATAGGTCACAGTAAACGAACCTGAAACAGGACTATTGTTTGCAACCTTGATAGAGAACGAATCTTCCTCGTCATCGGTCATGTCATCCGGCGCAACTTCGGCATTAAGGTCGAGACATGCTTCATCGCCAATCGTCTTGCGCCAATATTCCCATTCGCTCTCCGTTTGAGGCTGCGTAAGCATTTGAAGACTTCTAAGCTGCTCGATAGGGCTCTCGATGTTTTTCAGTTGGTCTTGGAACAGCTTGGAGATATCGCTCGTGTCGCAGATAACAAACTCGTTCGTCTCTACCTCGCGGCACGGCTTGAACTCGGAAAAATGCATGCCCTTTGGTTCGAACTCTTTTTCCTGGTCGTAATACGCCTGATGAATCTTGATGTCGCTCGCGCGTGGCAGCCACACCGTATAACCCATCAACATAAGACAGTTCGCGTAGCCACGAAGAACGCTCAGCAACTCGCCGCACGACGACTTGACATAAGGGTCACGGATATCTTCATCAGGTCGGTTCGGTCGAGCAAACTTCAACTCGTAACTGTTCACGAGAAGAGTCGCAAGCACGACGCTCTCGCGCGGCGAAACCCATTCTTTCGCGCACAGAAGAATACGTATCGTGCTGACGCGAGGGCCGACAGCATATTGGTCATTCAAGTTGGGCAGTTGAGCCATGCCCGCGTCGAAAGGGATCAGGCACAAGTCCTGATGGTCGTCGAGCAAGCCCCTCATCGTCATCGTGTATTCTTCAAGCATCTTATTGCAAATCCTCAAACTCAGGATACTTCTCGAAATCATCGATAGCAGCCCGAATCTTGTTGTTGCTTTCTTTTTCTTGTCCAGTTTCTTTTAGAGCGCGCAAAGGGTCTGCATCGTAAATGTATTTATCTGCCCGAATCTGCTCAGAATATTTAGTCATCTCGGAAGCGGTAAGAGGCCGCGAAGGTCGTCTGTTATAAGCCGGCGAAGAAGGATAAATGCCCGGCGTAAGCTTCTGGTTCCTCGCCGCCTGCTTCGCTGCGGCTATGTCAGCGTCCGATTGGTAATAACGAGCCAAGTTTGCTCGGGTTAGCAGGTCGATAGCGTCGTGCGTGTGATAGACGTTCGCCGCTTCGATACGGTCTGGCTTGAAAAGAGTCCACTCGCCCTCGCCGTCAGGATGGTAAACATCAAGGCCCCAGACCGTCATCATCGTGCAGACCATCGCGAACGTGCTGAAGACGTAGCCGTCACGGATAAAACCGACAGGGGCCGTGCCAGCATTGATAAGAACGCTCGGTCCACAGGGCGAACCGTCGTTGTAGCTGAGAAGACGTATCGCGGCTACGCCGCCATTGTCCGTAGAAGTCGCGGAGGTCGTGATGATGGCGGCAACGCTACCCGAGTCGAATAGCTCCCGCATCTCGCGCATTTGCTCGTCTGTAAACTTGAATGGCATGCAGCTAGCATACTACGCCCGAGTTTCACTTACAAATCTTTGGTGGGGTAGCCGCTGCATACGCCGTCCTGACAAACATAGAAGACATTGGGAGTGATAGGATACGGAAGATTGATGTACTCGCTCTTCATCCTGTCTAGCACCCGCAGTATCAAATCCTTCGATTCGCTCACGGCAGGAAACGCTACAAACATATCCCTCGCAGGCACTCCAACGTAGAAGTTCTCGAAGTCGAACAAAGGGCTGATGATGCCGTGTATGTCGTCTAGCAGGATCCTGCTCGCGTCGTATCCGTCCTCGACGTTCATTAGCGCAACCCGACCACCAGTCACTTCATACACGCTTATCTCTATATTCTCGCTCATGCGATTCAAGTTCCGCCGCGCAAGAAAATCAATGTCGTCTACGTCAACATTCCAACCGTCCAACTGGTCGCGAGATATGCTCATCGTCATCTTAGGAAAGTCAATAACATACCCGACAATACAATCGTTCACCCAAGGCGTCCAGACCATCATTTCCTTGTTCAGGCTCTCGAATACCGATTCGTGATACACCCTTGGCAGAATACTATCCTGAACGTCTATAAAGTCGTATTGTCGCTCGATGTGCTTGTTATTATCGCCATCAGAAAAGAAGAGACTATCAACAAACCGTTCAACTATCTCGCGGCCACGCTCCTTGTCGAACTGAACCATGCGATACAAGTTCTGCAAGTCTAATCGACGACCCTCGACGGCCAGAGCAAAAGGTTTAACATATGAAACATCTATTTCGGGCCGCGCCTCGTTGATGATCAGCATCACCGCGACGGAAAACTCTTCGGGGCTATCGGGCAACTCGAACTCGCTAGACATATCTCCTCCTTTATTGGTTGTCCTCTGACACAGACTCATCGCCAGAACGAATGCGAATAACGGTCACAAGACTTCTCTTAGACGGGTCGGTCTTACTGAAGTAGCGGGTACGTATCTCCAAACCCTCGCTCGTGACTTCCGGCAACTCTATCTGGCCCTCATATAAATCGCTCTCCTCGGTAGGATTCGAACCATCTGTCGTGTAGCGCAAGTCCTGAGTCGCCGAAGCGCCGCTTAAAGTCATATACGCACGACCCTCAACAACCCTGCCCGTTATAACGGGTGTTTCAACCTCTCCAGGGGCAGAATCTCCGTCGTTCGTGCCGTCGTCCGTGTCGTCGCCAGAATTGTCTCCTGAGCCGTTAGAACCGCCTGTATCGGGCGAAGTCGTGCCCCCATCGCCAGCAGCGGCGGCAGCGTTGTAAGGCTCGATGAGTTCGAGAGCCCATTCTGTGAGTTGCTGAGGCGTCGTGCCGTTGCCGAGGTCCGTTGTCATCGTGATGCCGCCAGCGAAATACCCGATACCCGTCACTCTCGGATTGTCGAGCAACCACTGAATCATGCCCTTCCAGTACGCCTCGTCGAAAGGAGCCTCCTCGCTCGCCGCAAAGTCGCCCGTGTCCTGCAAGACGTTGTAAACGTTAAAAACACTGCGCAGCAAAACAACGATCTCACGCCCCGGCGGAACGTGGTCTATCATAGACTGTACCCAGTCTTTCCAGAACTGCAAACCACCAGAGTTATTCTCGGCGCTCGTTGATATCAAGTCGGGGTCGTCCGGCTCCATCATGTGCGCAGACGGATACGAAACCAACAGATGACCGTCCGTGAAACGACCAAACTGGTCATACGCCCTGTCGTTCGAAAAATCGTCAGCGTCGAAAATCTCCTGCCACGTATCGCCCGACGCATAAAAGTTTCTCTCGCCGAAGATAGGCGTATCGTCCACGACATCCGGAGCTATATTTTTCCGCGCATGACCCACGATGGAACTCGCGCCGCCATACGCGATACCGCTCGTCACCCTTCCCGTCAGGTTCGGGTTGTAACTATACCAGAGACTCGGAATCGAACTGCCCAACTCCGACTTCACGACGCTATCTATCTCCACCATCGCCGCGAAAAATGCGTCCTTCTCGGCCTGACTGAATCTTTCGTCCGCGTAGCTCAACCAACCAGAGCCAGGCTCGGGGTCCCACCAGATACCGTCATACAGATACAAAGGCTTCGCAACCTTGAAGTCATTCTCCTGAGCCGTATCGCCCCGCACGATCGCACGCAACAAACCCAAGTTAATATGAGGCGTCGAACCCTTCTCCCAGTGGCTCTCGTCCGAAAGAAAATCCAGCAAGAAGTTTGCAGGCACCTCAACCTCCTCAGCCGTGATGTAAGGAACAGCCTGAGGGTCGGTCGTGTCGCTCGGAAACCACTGATTCTCCGTCCACACAGCAGGCCGATAAATGCTCGTGTTCGGATTGTCACGACGCAACTCGTAAAACTCCTTCGGCTCGTAAGCGTCCTGACCCATCCATAGATAAAACTTTTTCGCGCTCGAAGAAGTCTGGTTTTGTCTTACAACCACTTCCGAGTTGTTGGCGTCGAAGGGACGAGCGGAGAAGCTGGCAAGAGCATTGCCAGATTCGTCCGCGAAGTCGCCACCCGAATAGCTCAGAAACAGGTTCGAAGGAGACTCGCTCGCATACACCGTCATGTTCAAACGAACGAGCAACTGAGTCCGCGCCTCGCCGTCCGCCCACGAAGCAGCCTCGATCGTCAAGCGACCGTTGCGGCTGTCGTTGAGAAGCTGCAAGCCCGAGAAAGACCAGCCGCCGTCAAGGTCAGCACCCGCGCCTATCTTCTCAGAGAACGTGATGAGTATTCTTCGACCCGATGATTGCACAGTTACGTCGGTCACGGTAGGAGGAGTCGTGTCACGCGGTTGCGTCGAGTTGTTCGTGACAGGCACGTCCAGAAAGTTGCCGACAGGCGTGCCCGAATCCAACTCTGCGATGTCGCCGAACGCAGCCGCATACGCGAGCGTAAACGTTTCGTCGTCATACACGATGTCGGGTTCGTTGCTGCGGACAACCGTGTGAACGGTCGTCGCCGTGCCGCTGCCAGAACTATACGCGCACGTCGGGTTGCTGCCTTCGCCGTCAGGCAGAAGAACGAGACCAGCCGTGTTCGCCATCGTCACGGCCTCGTCCCACGTTATCGTGACAGTCGTTCCGTTCGGCTCTACGATGCATGAGGTCACACTCGCCATACATCGTTTTTCGACCAAACACGACTGTTTCCTTTGATATCATTTGCTACGGAATGTTCTACCCGTCATACACGCCAAGCTGTCGCCAACCCCTGCGACCATAAACCCAACCACAATCGTCACACCTGCGGTTCACGGTCTTGCCGCACGATTCGCAGATGTTCGGGTTGTTCGACTCGATCTCTTGCCATTGGCACGAACACGCCTTGCATTCATGCTGGTTGTTTTTAATAGCTTGCGTGTCGGTCGAACGGCATTCGGGACAGAGTTTGGCGTTCTCAGGTCGTTTTCCGTGCTGAATGATTTTTACTGCCATTTTATTCTTGCTCCTTATGCTATAGGGCTCGTCGTGCAGTAGTCGATTTTTGCATCGCGTGTCCACCGTATGTCGCCAGACCGCAGAGCAGCAATCATTCCTGGTATATCTTTCTCGTGCCACCGCTGCTCGATAAGCTCCAACCGCTCGCTACGCTGAGCCATCCGTGTTCGGAAGTGCGTCGCGAACATCAACGCCATGAACACGAAATAACCGATGGTGGGCAGCAAGAAACCGCTTCTGAACATCGTATACCAGCCCCAACCGACGAAGAGGGTGCCAGCGATACTCGCATACCAGAAAAGAACCTCGCTCTCGAACTCGCGACGCTCCATCATTTTCCAGCCACGCACGAGAGCGTCGAGGTCGCCACGGAGATGAGTCGCAGACGCAATGATACGGCCATAGTCCGCAGTCGCCACGAGGCTGCCATTCGGAGCAACAACGCAAGGCTGATAAGCAGGAGTCGAGCCGCTGGGATTTTTCGCGCGCGCGAAACAAACCCTAGCGGCGAGGGAGACGCGACGGAGCGCAGCGAGATCGCGCTCGACCATCGCCTTCATCTGCCGCATTGTTCGCGGCTCGTACTCGCGTCGTCTCGGACGCGCTGGTACATTGGCAAGCTGCTGTGAAAAAATTGCTCGTGGATCATTAGTTGAGTATGGTCGCGAACCGCTTGTCTTCAACCGCTTGTTCGCGCCATACGCGATTACTCGCGACGGCACGCACCAATGAACCAATCGACCTATTGGGGGCATACGCGGCATAGGCAGCAATCACGACAGAAAGAAGACAGTAGAGAACTTCATCCAATGATAACCATAAACGAGAGTAAACAACTGATAAAGAGTCATCATGCTACCAGTCATCAGAACATCAACAAAGTTACAAACTTTGGAGTCTTCATCGCCAGCAACCAGCTTACTCTTTGATACATCTCCAAACAAAAAGGACTTCATCGAGTTCACAAACTCCCAACCCCAACGAATCGGAAGCCATTGGAAATAGAAAGTAGGAATCAACGCTCCAAGCAGAAGAAGCGAATCAATAGCCAAACTCGCCTGGTGAAATGAAATCAACAAAGACCCAATCAACCCTACGCACACAATGGGAATAATCGATATAAAATAGGTCATCTCAAACCGAGTATGACCACCGCCCTCATCTTTTAGATAAGCATGAAAAAGGCTTGTAGTCAAAGCAACTGCGCCAAAGCCAAAAAAGCTAGCAAGCTTGTTGGTAACAGGATGAGGATGAAAAGGCATGATGATAATAGTTGCGAAAATTAGAACAACGAGCCCGACAAAACAGGCATCAGAAGGGTCAGTATTGTAACTTGGTTTATAGGCGCTCATTGGACCTGGATCGCAACTGGAACAAGCCGCACAACGCCACCGAGCGCGGCAATAAAGAAGCCAATCATCGCTGAGTAATGAAAGCAACTAAACATCGTAAAAGCATGATTATGAGAAGGCGGAGCAGTCGAAGACCACGCGAGATACCCGAAACTAGCAAACACGCCAACAGCGGGAAAACCAAAAAGAATCAAAAGCGAAAGCCCTAGTCCCATCCAAAACATGCTGCCAATTAGAAAACCAATCACAGCTATCCCAAGCAAAGGGAGGCCTACAAGAGGAATCTTCTTCGCAATACCAAGACTGTCTGATCTGATTGAGCCACAATCATACTCGATGCCTGCCGAAACATTCGTAATAACTGCAATCAAGCCAAGGACAGCGAAACTAATAATCATCGGCGGCAAAAGAGGATGCAGAGAAGAAATCCCAAGAGCAATGAAGGGCAAGCAGAGAGATGCCCGAAGATAGTCCATTGCTTGCCAGTCTTTAGTCAAAGGCAAAGCAACCTGTTTTTTCGATTTTGTCGTCTGCATAATGTCATTATAAGGCAGTAAAGCTATTCACTTGAAAAGGGCCGCGCCCTCGAAAGAACACGGCCCCTTAGAGGAGGGCGATATATGCCGATTACTTTTGTTCTGACCAGCGATCACGAGCAGCTTCAAGTAAATCTGCTTCAGCAACACCTTCCGCCCGCAGTTCTTCGAGGATATCGCCAGCTTCTTCCGACACCATGTCGTATTGGGCAATCTGCAACAGAACCAAAGCTCTCTTGCCATCTTCGCCAGGCTGCTTGAACTTGTTGACGCTATCTGGCTTGAGAATGCCTCTTCCTTGATAAGCCTCATGGCCTCCAAACATCTGACCAGTCACAGGGCATTCTGACCAGAAGTATCCGTTGACATGAGCGTAATGCTTATGCACGAATCGAGGCATGCTGTCGCTGGGCTTAAAAATAGAGGCCGCAACGAGTAGAGCAACGCCCGAGAAAATGATTACCAGAATCAAGGCCGCAAACAATCTAAAAGTCGATCGTGACATGGCTAACCCTTTATCGACTCTTCAGGCACTCCAGCTTTACGCTCAAGCTCATCAATCCATGACGGCTCTTTTTTGTTGCCTCGACCGAGCAACTTGATGAAGCCCCACAACAGACCAGAGGCCGAGCCGAGAGTCAAAGCAAGACCACCGAGCGGAAGCGGCAAGAAGATATCAGCGAGCCACCAGCCTATGCAGCAGACAGCAACGAGAAGCAAGTATCTCATGTCAATCTCTTTCGGTTCAGTTTGAGAGCAAAATACTCCCAGAGACAGGCAAAAAGCATCACGGTAGCACGCAGGTAGATTGCGGCTGCAAAGGCTGCGGCACAAACAAGTGCTGCAATCACAACGAGCAGGTAAGCGAACGGCATCAGAATAATCGGCATACCCCCAGAGCTAGTTACTTTCATCTTCCGCTTCGCTTTCCGATGCGTTTTCTTCAACCATTTCGGCTGACGCATCGTCTTGAGGTTTTTCGGGTTCATCTTTGCCACCAAAGAATCCACCGATACGAGAGAAGATACTCTTTCTCTCTTTCTTATCGACCTGCTCTTCCACGTTGGCGATCAGGTCTTCGGTATCCTTGACAAGCGTATGCCCTTCAGCCTCGATAGACTGGCGCGCAAGCTCGGCAACACGCTCACGGTCAATCTTCTCGCCCTTTGGCGTTTCTTTCGCGACGCGATCGATGGCGTCGCTGACCGAGGCATCGATACGGGCATGCGAGGCGTTCTGAGGGGGTGTGCCGTTCCACAGCGAACGACTCATCCACACTCCTCCAACAAGGACACACACCATGAGCAACAGGCACAGTCCCGCAAGGCCAAAGATGGCTGGTTTTTCTCTTGTCATGTCATTTGGCCCTATACAGAAACCCGAAATGTTCTATCGCTAAACAGTTCAATAATCTCATCTTCTGTCAGATAAGATTCTGCAACAGGGAAAATCAAGTCGTCACAACCGAAAGCATTGGAGCCATAGATCAACATCCTGGTCATCAAAGGGCTATCGCCACATTTGAAAATTGCCTGGAAGCTTTCTGCAACAGCGCGGAAAAGAATGTGCCCGTTGGATGTCCAAGCTGCAACAATACCCATGCTGCATGGCTGGTCGGTATTGATTCTCATTGATTGACAAAAAGATTTCATCCTGTGGTCAGATAGGTCAACATAAATATCAGCAATGATCTTAGGCTTTAGAACAAGTTGAGGTAGAGTAGATTTCTTGATAGCAGGATGCGAAGCAGTAGCTTTGACTTGGGCAGAGGCAACAGGTCGTTTCTGCCTTGTGGCTGCATTCTCATGAATCTCAGTATTCGTAGGCTCTGGTTCAACCACAGGGACGAAGCTGATTCCGCCAACGAAACGACCCATGGAAGGGGCTTGAGACATGAGCAGACTCCCACGAAGAGGCGAGCTTGGAAGAAGCCATTCTACCCTTTCGGGTAGATGGCTCAAGGCTTGAGTTATGAGCCTACGGCGAGGCTCGGAACAGTTTACTCGCTGGACGCGGGAACGGTCACGCTGACCGGCTCAGCCTTCATGCTGTCAACCATCTGGCGAACATAGAGGGCAAGCATGGCGTTCATCGTACCATTGCCGCCCTCGCCACTGTTGTCGCCGATGACGATATCGGGGGTGATATCGATGTTACCCGAAGCAATGCGTTCGAACAACTCAATCATTGCGAGGTTCGAGCCACCGACTGCCATTGCCTTAGCGCTGTAGCCTTCTGCCTCTGCCTGCTGAACAGCAAGGATACCGTCAGCTTCCGCGCGGGTACGAAGACGAATAGCCTCGGCCTCGGCGTTGGCGAGCTTAAGCTGACGGGCAGCTTCGCGCTCAGCGATCTGGTCATCAAAGTCAGCCGTAGCGAGTCGCTTGATTTCAAGGGCACGCTGGTTCTCGTCATTGAGCTTCTGCTCTTCGCGAGCCGCCGCCTGCTGCTGAGCGAAGGTCTGCTCCTGCTGAACAGCGATCTGCTTGTCGGTCTGTGTCTTCAGAAGCGCCGCAAGTTCAGCGGACTCGCCACGCGGGTCGATATCGCCGATGGCAACCTTCGTGATGGTCACGCCGTACTGCTTCATTTCCTCGTCGATGAGGGCAAAGCAGCTTTTCTCCTGCTGCGAACGGTTGTTGACGTATTCGAGAGCGCCGGCGCTTTCGGCGTTATTACGGAACACCGAACGAACCGTCGAGTTCATCTTCTGGCGCAGTTTCTTGTGGATGTTCTTCGTGCGGTCATCATAGAAGTAGGCGACCGCCGTAGGAGCATGGTCAGGCGTGATGCGGTACTCGATGCGCACGTCAATCGGGAACTTGAACCCGTCGCTCGTCTTGACATCGATCGAGTTCTCAAGCGACGCTTGCGTGAACTCGTCGTTGTTCTCTTCCGAAGCCGTATAGTCCACGATATTGATGGTCGTGGGAACCTCAATGACGTAGTAGGCATCAGGATTGATGTAGAGGGTCTGCGGTCCATACGCGGTACTCCAGATACCACGCGAACCCTTGGGGACAATACCGTCATCGCCGACATCATCGGGAATGGTTCCGACGTTCGACTTGATAACGCCAACAGAACCAGGATTGATGATGGTTGCGTCACGAAGCTCGACAGTGTAGAGCTTGGGGTTGAAGGCATAAACCTGCGGAGGAAGCACAGTCGCCTGCGGGCCGCTAAAGCCATTGGGAGAGTTCAGAAAGGTTGTGGCGTCGAGCATCTTGTGAACGTCATCCCACTCAGGCGCATAAGTTTCGCCAGCGGGAAGCGCGTTGCCGTCACGAACGGTCACAACGCCAACCTTGCCCTTCTCGACTTCGAGCAGGTCGTAGTATTCGACGTTGAAGATAAAGGGCCAGTAACCAGACTGAAGGCCATCGCGAAGAATGTCTGCCTGATAGCCCATCTCGCCGTTGACAGCGATAATATCGCCGCTCTTGAGAGACGCGCCGAGCATCTTCTTCTCGACCACGCCGATGCGACCAGTGGGAATGTGACGGAACGAAGAAAGCCATCCGAACAGGAAAAAGCCACCGATACCGATGACGGCAAGGACAGGTCCGACCTTGCGTTTGCCGGTAAGCAGCATCCAGCCACCGCCGCCGAGACCGGCGAGGATGGAGATGACTGCAATAGCCATCATGAGGGGTGAAAGCATCTCTGACATTGTGCGTCTCCTTTGGGGAAAGTGATGAGGTTTGGACTATATCTTAGCCGAAACGACTTTCACCCGTAAGCCTTATGAATGAGATAAGCCGCAAGGGTTCCCACGAACACGAGTCCAAAAACGATGACCACGAGCATCATGGTGCCTGCGAGCAGTTTGGTCAGCGCCGCAAAGCCCAGAAAAACAGCGAGCGCCGAGAGCAGTATCGCAATAAACAAATGGCTTGGCGTTTCTCTCTTGATGTAGTTTTTCCATGCAAGAACAGCAGGAACACCGAACAAGACAAGAAGAATGAAGCTGAGCATTTAGCTGTCCTCTACCAGCGATGGGCCTTTGCCATTTGAAACATTCCTCGTGCGAGGATAGTTACCAGGCGTATTGATCGTGTCAGTTTTGATTTCTTCCCCATACCCTATCTGTATGGCGTCTGCTCTTCTTCGCAAATCTTCGTAGTAAGGACGGTACTCGATGTCAGTCGTGTCGCCGTTCTTTTCTACTTCTTTCGCGTTTTGCGCGGCCCATTGTATAAGCGATTTGGAGTCTTTTTTGCCTCCATACGCTGGGTTAAGATGCCTGATATTAGTACCAGTCATAACCTCAACACCAGCAGCGGTAAGTATCGATGCGAATGCATTGAACTCCCAAACGCGGTAAGGACTCGCCGCTTCCTGGTCAGTAAAGGCAACTTTGAATAAGATGACGCTGTTCTCTTTCCAGTCGTTCCACGCTTCTGGCGTCTTCTTGCTGAATGGGAACTCGCTCACGACGATTTCAAACGTCTTATTTGAAGACCTTTGCACCAAATCGATGTAGGCTTCTCCTGCACGGAAAATACCTTCTAGCTGATGGAAGTGATTCAGCCAATAGTTCGACAGATATTCTTCTTTATTCTGGTCCATCTTCTCCCTCTAGCTCAGCATCAGGCGGCGATCTGAGCGTGAACGGGTCATATTCGCCGTTCTCGATCAAGGCTGCTCCGCTGATTTGTACCTCATATCCAAGAAGAGTCAGAACATTGGCGATAGCCACCATAATCCCCTCAACAAGCGTAGGGGAGTTCAGGTAGATAGCTGTTGAGGTCCAAATGCGCAGGTTATCGTTTGCGTCATTCAATGGTTTGTTGTTGAACAGTACAGCATAGCAATCCGATTTACGGAAATAGCAGGCCCTCATATAGAAGGGTCCGCCTTGCTCAAGCTTTTCCCTCATCATCTCAACGCCAACAAAATGAGATACGGCTTCGGGAATAAGCTGGTCGTTTTCATCCCATACCTTGACAGGATTTTGTTTGATAACAGCCTCGCGGCGAGCAGCGAGTTCTTGTTCGAACTCTTTGCGCTTTTCCGCTCTCGACCGAGCCGCTTCGCTTGCAAATCGTGCCATATCGATAGTATAAATCTGACCTTGTTTCACCTGCTAAATCGAAGACGGCCTGAACAACTCGCCATCAACATATACGTCGTAGCCCTGATACGTAAAGGATTTCGCAAAAGTTTTGATCAGGTCATCCACACCTGACTCGTTTACGTTTGCTGCAAAATCTCGTGAGTCGTATAGGCAAGAACTGTCTTTGATTTCTTCATTGTCTGCGACAACAATACGAAACGAACCCGCAGAGTTATTCTGAAAACGATTGCCTACTTCTTTACGTATATACAGTATGGGAGATTCCATGATACGCTCTAAAGCTGCCATAGAGTTATGAAAGCGCACCTGTTTTCTAGCTCTCTCCTCTTTCTGCAAGGCTTCTCTTTGTTTGTTCTCAAACTCTTTGTGTTCGTCTTCGATTTGTTTAGCTAATCGCTCTAGGCTGCCGCCATTGCTGTAGTCGTACTGATTCATTGATTTGCGAGAGAAACCCATTTGCTGAAAGCTCTCAATCGGTATCTCTATCGCTACGTCGTCCGGTTCCCTTTCGATAGTCATATGGTCTAAATGCCTTTCCGTCTAGTATTACATCATGACCTTGGAAGGTCATCATGAGGCACAATGTCCTCACAGCTTCGCCTATGTTTACCAAGTTACCCTGGGTCTGATAGGTACCTTCAATAATAGCGACGGAAATCAAAAAGTCCTTCGTATTCGAAAGTTCAACTTTAACGGTATAGTCATTCAGCGAACCGGCGTCTTCCATATCAGGTCTGATTTCACGAACATATACGGTATCAGACTGCATGATTTGCTCAAGACGACTTTGCTCTGTGTCATCAAGGTCTTTGAACGTAGGAATGCGACATTCTTTCTGTCGTTGGAGCATATTCATGGCCTCTTGCAAATCCTTATTATCTGTAGACCAAGATATAGAAGATTCCGTGGAATCCCAAGTCAGAGTTGTTCCACTATATATGTAGGATTGTTCACCTGAAGAGCTAATCATAGTTACGTCTGTCAAATCGTTCAAACTGTTGAACTCAAAATCGCCTGTTGGCTGATCTGGTATATCTGTCATGAAATGCTCCTCGAAAGAAAAACGGGCTACTTATCTTTCGACAAAGCAGCCCGTAAAATCCTGTTAGCTAAGTCACAATCCAGAAAACTTAGCTGGTCGGATTTCCACCGCTTTCAACAGCCTGCTTGAACTTGGGAAGTTCGGGTATGCTGTTACGGTTACTCGACTTGACACAAAGAACTTGTACAAGTTTGAGTGAGGTCATAACCTCTTCAACCGCTGCATAAACAGCCTCCGAGTGACGGTATGCGGAGATATAGTCCCCTGCTTCCGCTGCCTGCATCGCACGGTCGGCCATACGGTCGGCAGTCTCCATCATCAGGCGGTTGGCGGCAATCTTGCCACGCATCGAAGTCAAAGCGACTTGCCTGCGGTGCGTATCATTCTGCGAAACTTCTGCTTCAAACTGAGATTCGTCTACGTTCATGAGGCGTCTCCACTGGTATTCGTCTGAGCAGCCGATGCATCGGGAGCAGCAGATGTATCAACCTGCATGTTCACCGACTGCGGGGTGTTCGAGGACGTATCGGCCATGATCGGCTGATTGAGCCGTTTGAGCAAATTCTCAACTAAATCGGCACGCTCTGCGGTCATGCCGCCTACGCGGTCGCCCTTGCGGAACTTGCGATAGAAAGTCTTTTGCTGGTTCCACCAACGAAGAACCTTCTCTTCGTCAGGGTTAGTTGTCTTGTAAGACCACAGCTTACCCGCGTCACTAATCCGCTGAGCAACCTTCTTGTATCGTGAGTCCCAAACGCCATCGCGCTCAAAGCTCTTGTGAGAGTCAATAAGCTTCTCAATAGCATCGGCACGAGCGCGAGTCATGCCGGCAGCCTGACCTGTTTCGCGGTACTTTTTGTAGTAATATTTGTAGCGACTCCACCACTGAGCTAGAGTCTTTTCATCCGCATCTTTGGCCGTTGTAGAAGGCCAACGACTGTTTTTGTTCGCAAACTCACGAACTTCATCTAGTCTTTGGTTCCACTCGGCAGCCTTGTTGGTGCCTGTATTTTCTTCGTTTGACATTGGGAACTCCTGTGAGACGCTGCTTTTCAATAGCAGTATCGACAGAAGTTACCATCGCCGCCTGGCAATTCACTCTAACTTTTTACGCAAGTCCGATTTTCATGAGCCCCATAAGAGTTTTGCCGTCCGCAATCTTGTGAAGATTTCCGGCATCATCTTTGACGCCTGCCACGAGGGCGCGGATTTCGTCGTAAGTCAACCAAGCAGGAATGATAGCTTCGCCTTCTTCATCGAGTCCAGCATCCTCATCAAGTGGCTGGACATCATCAAGCGCCGCTGTGTAGATAAACTGTTTCTCGTTGACAAAGCCAGGTGACGCAAAATAAGACATATGGAAGGTAGTCTGTTCTGGCGTGATGACCACGCCCGATTCTTCTTGAACCTCTCGGATGAACGTATCAAGAGGGTCTTCATCGCGACCAATAAGTCCCGCGACCGTTTCATACATCCAAGCAAGGTGTTCAGATTGAGTATCAATATAAACAGGCACACGGAACTGCCTCATCATCATGACCTTTTCTTGACTAGGAACATGAATGATGCCAGAGACAGCGCTGCGGCTAATCAGATACTCTCTTGAAGTTGTGCCAATCCATCCGGTACCCGATGGTTTTGCCACGTCGATGTCACAACGCCTAACACGAAGGTAACGCGGATTGGCGATTTGACCATCAAACACAACTTTAACTTTCGGGTCGATATGGATCATGTGGCAACCAACCTATCTTGCTTTTGCTTTGCGATATAATGCCTGATTTTGTTCAAGCCATCGTGCTTTCGTTTACCGATAGCAGTACTATTGAGGCCAAGAATCTCAGCAATCTCATTTTGAGTCATGTCATGGAAATAGATCGATTTGAGAACAAAGCGTTCGTCTTCAGACAACTGACATTGATTGCTGCTGATAATGCACGAAATGTCCGCACAATCAATGGCATCTTCAAGCGGTCGGGTATCGCATCGCCTTTCTTTTAGCTCCACAGGCTGTATACCATGCTTCTTTGCCATATTGGATCTTGGGTTAATCCAACAATGCATTCGAAACTCATCGATACAAGCGCAATGAATTCGCTGACGAGCATACCCTGTAAAGCGACGGTCGATTTCTTCTGAATATCCAACCTTCTCATCAAACTTATCTATGCATGTAATCATCGCAGCGAGCGCAGCCGCTTGTATATCTTCAGGCGGGCAAATAGAAGTATCAACAGTAGAAGCAACTCGAAAAGCGATACCAGATGCAAAAGGCATTTGCCTTTTGACAAGCTCATCACGCAAGCGATCGCTGCGCGTGATAAGAAACTCTTTCCAAAGTTCTTCAGTATCGAGCTTGAATATTGGGACCACTATGCTGCTCTCTGTGATTCTAGTTTCAGGTACGAATATTGACCTCTCGTGTGAGTCTGGATTTTGCTCCATGCTCCATCTGAACACTCATTACGGCCATAAGAGTCTGAACGAAGCCCTTTCAGCCCCATGCGAATCGCTTGCTTTGCAAGAGCCCAGTAAAGTATATGACCATACCCTCTGCCTACCCATTTGAAATAGAGTCGGGCTTCATCGACGGTCAAATATTTGCAACCTGATTCTTTGCTAGCAATAATAAAGCCGATTCTTTCTCTTCTGTTTCTATATCGAACATAGCCTACAGCAGTATAGTGCCTGCCTTCTCTGCTGATGCGAACCTCTAGCTTAGCTCGTCCGCGAATTCTAGGGCGACGGTAGTAGGAAAGAGTGCGATGACGACGCAAGGCACTAACCTTTCAAAACTGCAATAGGGCTCAGTTCTGTTTCAATGTCTACAAGGTCAGCCTGGTTTCGCATAACCGTGCTGATATCTTTGTAGGCATGCCCAAGTTCGTCGTGAACGGTCTCTGCTCCGTGAACAGAAACACCCGCATTCTTCAACTGATCCTTTTGAGGCGGAGCTTCGCCTTCAGCAATCATGCGCTTCGCTTCTGAACGGCTGAAGTTTCGACCTGCGCCGTGGCTGCATGACATGAAAGCTTCTTTCGAGCCCTTGCCGCCAACAATGTAGCTTTTTGCGCACATCGAACCCGGGATGATACCAGTCACACCCTTGCGTGCGAGAGTTGAGCCTTTGCGGTGAACCCAAACGTTCTTACCGAAGTGATTCTCGATGTCGGCGTAGTTGTGGTGGATGTTGACGATTCGCTTCATCGGCGCAACATGGCCGACCTGGCGCTCAAGAGAGTCACGAGCGCATCGCATCATTGCTGAACGGTTCTTATATGCGTAGTCAAGCGCAATCCTCATCGCGTCGATGTATGCGCGACCCTCATTCGTGTCGGTTGGCAAAAACGCACAAGCCTTGCTCTCAAGCTTGACATGCCACTGGTCGCAGAGTTTCTGAGCGAGGCTATGGAAGATGTCGCACACACCCGCACCAAAGCCACGAGAACCGCTATGGATCATGATATGAGCGATACCCTCAGCATCTCGCTGCAACTCAACAAAATGATTGCCTCCACCAAGCGTACCCACCTGAGTACGGGCACGACTCTTGTCAGGAAGCTTGATGCCGTGCTTCGATTCAAATGCTGCGTGGTCTTCTTCGAATTGCTTCAGGTCAAACTGAAATGACTCATTGTTGAGCCAAATATCATTGCGACTACGTGATGCATTGCCAACAGGGATTGCGGTTTTCCAGTCCCTCATCAAGGTTTCAACATCGATTTCTTCGACAGGCACTCCCGTGTTGAGAACGCACATACCGCAACCGATATCGTTACCGACGAAGTAAGGGAGAATCGTGTTGACCGCAGCAAATACACCACCCACGGGTAGTCCATAGCCTGCATGCGCATCAGGCATCAGCGCTACATGACGAAACGCGAACGGCAAGCGTGCAGCCATAGCTGCCTGATTGATGGTCGTGATATCGACAGACGGATAGCTCTTACCTGTAGCCTCGTCTACTTCGGTAGCCCACACCTTGATGGGAACTCCGCCCGTCTGGTCAGGCGGAATAACCGCCATTCGTGTTATTTCAGTCTTTGCTGTCATTGTCGTCCATTGTAGACTGCTTCAAGGCTTCACTCATAAGCTCTTCGATTTTTTCCGTATTGTCGTTGAACTGACTATCAGCAGACATGGCGTGCGCCCAATCCTGAGTATAGTCGCAGCTAGGGCAGGTCCAACCATCTGTGGTGGGAACGAGGATATCTCGGCAGCTATCGCCACCGCAGGTATACGGATGGACAACACCGGCTGCCTGATACCTCTTAAGCTCTTTGACCTGCTCTTCTGTCCACGGGGCTCTGATGACATCGCTCATGGTATCAATCTCCATTATTTTCGGCGAGAAGCAATCCGTCATTCAGAATCGACAAACCTTGAAGTCTAGATTTTACGATTCTAAATCTACCTTCTTCACGTTCTGTATTTTCATCGCTCTGATATGCCCCATAAAAGTGAAATTCTGATAGCTTCTTTTTGGCTACTTCGATAGCGCGCTCTGCGGTTTTTGCAACAACGGAAAACTGACATTCTCGCCAAGTTTTACCATCAAACGAAATATGAAAAACCAAATGATACACTTTACAAGTATCTGTTTCGGAAAAATAGACATCAATCGAAGACGATGATGCATGACTCATGCGATGACTCCTACTACGGTATCAATCCTTCATCCCTCATCTTGGTCACTGAGGGCTTACGGGTCTTGTGGTAGGTCAAGGGCTCTTTCTCGCCCTTTTCTCTCCACTTGCGGAAATTGTAGTCTTGCCAACCGTCCCAAACCTCAACGCACTCGGGATCTTCTGGCGTCAGTATTTTGTCCGATGGCCTGTCCCATTCTCCGTCATAGGAAGAGCGACGTACTGGCACAAACTGAGCAAGAGGAGGCCACATATTCCTGCGGAAACTAACCCATTCGCCAGGACGATGAAACTTGACATTGACCCAAATATCATAGTTCATCCAATCGGTTTCAATAATACCCTCTTGGATGTGATACGGTCGTTGATAAGCCTCAGGAAAGTTGATTGGATTACGGATATGCATGCACCAACCCGGAGGCGTGCGGAAAATACAGCCGGTCCACATTTGAACCGTACAAGGCTCGGCATCTCCAAAAGCAATACGGGTACGAGTATCATCACGGTATTTATCTTCAGGACGAAGGTTGTGGCGAATAATAAGTTTCTCTGTCGGGTTATAGTTGCGGTGTATGCGCTGTTCCCATTCTCCATTACCTTTGTAAAGAATATCTATGTCTAAAGGAGCGGTCATCCAATACCCGAGTTTATTCGCATGCAGCATCGGACCACACCACTTGACGGCATCAGACGTTTGCTGAGTTTTGAACATATCGCCGTTTAGCTTGTGGTCTGCCTTCTTGAGTCGAACGCCACCAGGATGTAACCTAAAGACTTTGAGTTGACAATCTTTTTCGCTTTCGAAAGTCTGTACCTGAACATTATCAGGTTTCTCTACATTATGGAAAGGGCATTTTGATTCGCTCATGACTTACCTACTGTGACTGACTGAGGGGTGACAGAGACAACACGAGACGGCCACTCGAATGTCTTGCTGCTTCTTCCCCTGATTGCTCTAACGACATCATCAAGCATTCTCTTGTTGATCTTATCAAGGCCACTATTACCTGTTACACGAGCGGCTGACCGTAGCCATTCAAACACGACAACATCAGGATATAACCGCAAGGCATCTGCTGATGTCGTCTTTGAACTTGAGCTTGTATAACCATAACAGTCGATCATGCAAACAGCTTGCTCAACCAACTGATGAGTGCTATGCATGATGCAAGCAAGGTCTGAAGCATGCTCAGCGGCACGGGCATTGATTTGCTTGAGAACAGGAACTACATCTGCTCGTACAAGATTGCGGGTATAATCCTTGTCTTCGTTTGTTTCATCTTCTCGCCACTCAAGATTATTCTCTTTACAGATTTCGTAGCAATGTTCTTTTGAGATACCGAGCATCGGCCTGATAACTTCAATATCTGCATTGTCTAGCGGGCGCGATTCAACAACGCCTCGCAGCCCAGCGGTGCCTGTTCCCCGAACAATCCGCATGAGAAGGGTTTCAAGCTGATCATCAGCATGATGGGCTGTGGCAATCTTGGTATACTTGATACCAGGAGCATCTTCATGATAACAAGAAACGATGAGTTCTTCGTATCGAGAGCGCCGGGCTTCCGCTTCGTTATTGCCCTTCTTAGCAATCGAGGCACGACGCCAGGTAAAAGGAACATCCAGTTTTGCAGCAAGCCTTTCAACAAGGCATTTGTCTGCATCTAGCTCTTCTTCGCTTCGAAAACCTTCATGCGAAATATTGGTAAGCTTGATGTTCTTGGATGCAAGCTTCAGGCAGAAAGCCAGAGCAACCGAATCTGCTCCACCTGAAACAGCAACAACCGTAGGCTCATTGCCTGGATTGAGACGCCTGAACCGTGAAATAACATCGTTAATCGGTTGTGTCGGATTTGCCATCAACTTGACCTATACGCCGAAGGCTTTCGGTATCCGCTATCATACCTTGGAAATGCTTCACCTGCACTCCATGCATCTTGGTTAAAAACGAATGCAGGTTGTCATACGTTTCATCAGTAACATGACCTATATCGCCTACAATAACCTCTTTGATGCCCTTTGATATCAAAACTTTGAGACATTCATTACAGGATGGGCCTGTCACGTAGGCTCGACAGGTCGAGAGGTCGCTTTGTGTTGACTGTAATACAGCATTCAACTCTGCATGAACAATGAAGCGATACTTGTGACCTCCATCCCTGATGTTTGGCAGTTTTTCATCGAATGCGCCTGGTGGAAAACCATTAAAACCAGTGGCAACTATATGGTTCTTGTCATCAACAATCACACAACCATGCTGAGTATTGGCATCAGATGAGCGACGAGCGATCGTGTAGGCAATAGACATAAAAACCTGGTCCCATGACCATCGCTCATAATCGTTATCACGATATTTACCATTGATTCCGAGACGGTCTTTGAGTTCATCAACACCACAGTTGCATTCTTCTGCGGCTTTTTTGCATGTATCTTCAAAGGAGTGGTTCATGCTATCTTCTCCGTCATATTTGTTTTGTAGCTAACAAGGGCTTCGGTTAGGTCAAGTCGCTCTGCAATCGTCTGAGTAAGACCATCAAAATCGTTGTAGGGAATAGATAGATAGTTGTCGCTGCCAACATACAGGTCTAGTAGGCTGCGGATGTAGTCGTCCATTCTTTTTGCCTTTTCTGCATCTTCATAGCGACCTTTACCTACATAGGGTCTATCCCCACGTTCAAGGAAGATATGTAAACCTGGATACTCTTGTTCATGCAGTTCGGCAAGCGAGATAAGAGGACCAAAGGTTTTACTATGGTACTTGCGGGCGTAGGCTGCGCCAAGAAATAGAGGCGAGTCTGTGAACAGATGATGTACGCCATTACGCAAAGGTATCTCTTCTCGTTGTTGCTGATTCGCGAAAATAAATACCTGGTCGAAACCTTTAGGACTCTTGCCTTCCCAAGCCCAGCTTTTGACAAACTCTTGAACAAGTTCAAGCTGCCTATCTACTACACCATCAACACAAATTCGTTTGAACTCCGCGAAAAGACTTGAAGCTGTCGTGCTTTTACCTGTTCCAGGTCCGCCATAAAGACATACTCGTCTAATCATTATCCGCTCCCTACGATAACTTTGATAACGAGATTCGCCGCTGTCGGCATTGGACTATTGACAACCTGAGTTAGAGCTTCCAACTGTGTAATAGCTGAAGACAAGAGCGTCCCGTTCTGAACAGGAAAAGGTACTTCTGTTCTGCCGGTGATATCAGGTTGAGCCGAACTTACGGTTTTACTAGCAAGGTCTATATACCAAGTAGCATCAAGGTCAATCTCGATAACCACCAGACCGATAGAGGTAAATGGATTGGTCAGTATGCGTCGGACGGCATCAAGATGCAGGTTTATCTTGTCAAGGTTTGTATCTTCAGGAACAGCAATACTAACCTTTGTTCGTCCTGTAAGGTCAGGTTCCGTATCTGTCACGGTCTGAGTCGCCATGTCGATATACCAAGGCATGCTATTTTCCTTTTCTCAGTTAGTCCAGTTAAGGTAGCTAACATATTCGGTTCTTTCTAAAGTCCCACCTGTTCGTATGCGAGGAACTTTTCGTGTCAATACCACTTCCCAGTCATAGTCGGGAAAGATGTCTGGAGCCCCATCTCCATAGGTGAGGATGACGGGGCATTCAACCTTTGATATGAGGTCAATGGTCTGTTGCGGCGAGTATCCTTCTTCGATACCCGATTTGGCTTGTTCTTTGTAGTTACCCGATGTTCCGATATAGGGCGGGTCCAAGAAAAGCACATCGCCATCTTCTTCTTGATAACTTTCAGCGCTTCCATGTATAACCTCTATATCCTCTAGCATCGACAGAAGCTTGACAGTCTGATCAACAGGCAGTTTGTGTTGTGGGTACAATATCCAAGAACTAAGCTGCCCCGCGTACACGCCGCTACAGTTAACTCGAACATATGTCTCAGGACCACGAGGGAGATTTAGCTCTCGAACATCAGGCTTATGGTCTTCTGTATCTTCGACTAGCTTATCAACCTGAGTTCTTAATTCACGTAGAGACTTCGCAGTAGCTTCTTCTTTAAGCCATCGCCATAGCTCAATAATGTCCTCATTGATATCCATGCCCAGCGCAGAGCCACCGTGTCTCAGTATGAACGAGCCAGAACCCAAATAAGCTTCGACAAGCCTTTTGTGCTTGGGTGGGCGTCGAAGAAGAGGAACTATCTTCCTTTTGTTGCCAGAATAGCGAAATAACGTAGGAAACTGCTTCATTCTGTGCCTCGGTAGTTAGTGACAACAGTTTCGGCTATTTTCTCGCGTTTTTCGTTGTCTTTCAGAGCCTTTACAAAGCGATGGGCTTGCACTGTTTCAATCGCATAGCCATCAAAGATGTCGTATACGCCTTGAGCGGTACTATTCGACATCATCCAAAGAACGCCCTTGCTATTCATTTCATCGCAGAGCGAGCGCAAATGAATCAGGTCTTCGGTGTCCCAATCATCTTCTGTGTATGCGGTAAAACTTGATGAGTTTGATAATGGCTCGTAGGGAGGGGCAAGATAAACAAAGTCTCCCTTTTCCGCACGAGAAACGATGTCCTCGTAGCTACATAGATTGATTTCGCAACCCTGCAAGAGAGAATGGGCTTGTTTTAGTTTCTTGTTTTCGGATAGATTAACAGTCGTGACCTGATTCCAGGGAACGTTGAAATCGCCGTTCTTGTTGACCCGCCATATACCATTGAAACAAGACTTGTTGATATAGATAAACCGAGCAGCAGCTTGAGAATCAAAGTCGAGTTCAATAGCTTTGGTAACTAGCTTGCGTTCATCTTTGTAAAAACGATCAGGATCTTCTTCGTGGCAGAGTTCAAAATGTTGCAGCCATTCCTTGAAGTCAGCAGGAAATCTCTGAACAACACGATGACAGTTGATAAGATGGCTATTTGTGTCGCCAAAGATATACGATGCAGCACGGAATATATTGTCTCCAAAGAGGTCGTTCTCTGGGGAGTCGAGCAGTTGGCGATAGGCAAAATACATAGCGCCAGAACCGAAGAATGGCTCTAGGTACCGACCGCTAATCTGTCCCTCTTTCGGGAACTTTGAGAGTAACTGGTCTGCCAGTTTAGTTTTGCCGCCAACCCACTTTAGATACATGATGTCATCTCTTGTCTATCCCCTTTTTGATGAGGATGACTTTATCAGAGTCCGCAGCTTGTCGGTCGTACTCTTCAATTTCGCTCAACGGAAGCAAAGCTCCGATGGTATTATAGTCGAACTCTTCAGTATAAGTAATGAACATTTCACCTTCGTGAAAGGCTTTACTCTTACTTATAAACTTTGAAATATTGCGACTTTCGCAATAAAGCCAGTACCCCAGCTTCACTCTAGCGTATGAAAACTTATGTCGAGCCGGAAAGTCCGAACGATGCGCACTGAGAGCAAGTCCCATTTTGCTATTTTTGATACGACCCTTATAGGCATCTATAACAATCTTTCGGAGAATATCATGCTCTTTACGGCCAGGACCAAATCTCTCAAACTTTCCATCCTTGCGGAACCTCTCGCCAAAATGAGGCTCAAGAGCTTTCCACCCTACAGCGGCAAGATACTCTACGGCGATGTTGCCTGTCTTAGCGTAACAGGTTTTGCATTCGACAGGCACTTCATCTTCATCAGGCACGATTAAATCGTAACTATACTTTGCATCTGAAATATCACGAATTGCAGTGGGCTCAAAGCCGTATGCATCTGTGATGAGTTCCTTATGTTCATCGAGACTTTGACGGCTCAAATCCTTCTTCAAACTTGTCATACGATTGCATCCCTACATCCGTCGCTCTCAAGATACTGCCGAATAAGTACCCAGCAACGGTCAAGTTCTTCTTGCTGAGTATCAAGTTGCACAAGGCGATCAATACATTCATCGACATTTGAAAAGATGTTCTCTAGACGAAACACACCGAAAAGCCAGGTGGGAAGCTCCTTGATACCACCCTCTATAATGCAAAACAAAGGCTTGCGCTGACGCTCTGCAACAAAGAGTTCATCATATGAGCCGCACATATGGGTATCGCGGTCTACTTTGATAACAATGAAATCTGCCATGTCTGTAAATCGCAAATCCTCTCGGCGGAAGCCCTTGACAAAATTGCGCATGTCTTCCCACCGCTCTTCATTGCGATATTTGTCCACTAGTCGAACGCCATCTTCTATTTCCTGCGTACATCCAGTAGGCTTGGCGCATGGATTCATAACCCGAAGACCAAGGTTTGCCGCCTTTGCCTTTTCGATGAACTCTTCTCGCCAACCAACGCCTAAGTCAGGAGCATAATCGATGGCTCCACTCAGGTAGCAATATGCTCCACGTAGTCTATTCATTGTATCTTCCTTTCTGCTTCGTCGATACTTTTTGCATGCCTCGTAAACGAAAAATCATTAACAAGAAACAAAATAAGCTAGCCGCAGGTAAATGCCGAATCTGCGGCGAAGACGACTATGCCCTTCTCGACAATCATAGGATTGTAGAAGGAGCGAAAGGCGGCAAATATACCAAATACAATGTTGTGGTTCTTTGCTCGAACTGTCACCGTCGAACCCATGATGGACAAATCGTTATCGACAGATACTACCTTTCCACGGCTGGAACGGTCCTCAGAGTATTTATCGACGGAGAAGAGAGGTTCGTTTAGTCTTTCACATAGATGGCATCAATAGGGGTGCCTGCGTCGGCACTGATGCTTGCCCAGTCGCTTGAAACTTGCAAGCCTACTGCGTTTAAGAATTCATTGACTGAGTTATATTGGGTTCTTCTAACTATGAAAGCATTCAGCTTGGCTGTGGATGAAATTAAAGGACGGGTCGCACCAAGTCGTTGAGAATTATAAACGTTCTCAAATGCATCGAGGAGTTCTATCTTAACATCCGGATCGCTCAACTGTGCAACCAGTACAAGAGCGTTGTATAAAGAGGATATGCTTGCATTAATGCTTGAAGCTGCATTACCATATATTTCAGACAAATCTTCATAGATATCTTTAGCTTCAAGACGGCTCATGTTTGCAGGACTATTAGTATCATATAGCCCCATAGCTTCGCCTTGATTTGCCCAGTATGACAGAAGAGTTCCTGCTCTGCTATAGGCGCTATTGCTTCCCCATAAATATATTCCACCAAAATAGTCCTCGATACCGTCTGACAATCGCATGCAAATTTCCATTTGAGTATCAAAGACTGACTGATCAGAATAATCACCTGAGACATCAATGCGCACAGAAGGTATAATCTCAAGACCGAATGTCTTGGCTATATGATGCGTATATTGTATTCTACGAGTAAAGCCAACATGATTATTTGCTATAGCATAATCTGCGCGAGTTTTTGCGTCTGTTCCTGTATTGACAAAAGATTTATAGTTATAGTAAAAGGGGATAACAACGGCATCTGCATTTTTTAGATACAACCAGTTAGCTTTTTCGTTCAAATCAGAAGTTGATTCAACTAGATTCTGTGGACGGAACCAGACCATAATCTTTTGATCACTATTCCTAGATATATTAGGTATAAGTTTACCCACTTCTTCATAAAAGAAGTAGCCATAGTATCCTTTTGGAACCTCAAGTTGAACGTCTACGGAATCGCTTCGAATAATGTATTCAATATCGAATATGATTGCTTTGTACTTAGGCTCTGCAATACGAGCTAGAAGAGTAGGAGATTCAACAACGTCTAATGCCCCCTCAGCCATAGAGACATGCCTATATCCGTCTCGTAAACCAGAAGGATTTATTATGAGGTTATCTGTTGCAATAAAATCATCTTCGGGTCCATTGGTCGGGTTATATCCTACCTGTGGTCTAAAATCAGCAATACCAGGAGCATTTAGCGACGACTGTGCAATCCATGTTCCACGGGTAATCAATGATGAACCTATAGCAGAAATACTTGCTGGCAAATCAGGCTCTTCTCCGCTACTTCCTCCGGCATCAACGCCAAATATAATAGCTGGACCTGTTCCTGTAGCTAAGTATTTATCTATACCTCTGAGAGATGCTTGGTCAATAACTGCTGTATCGGTATCGGGATTTCTAAATATTCTCCAGGGGTCAAAAGCCAAAGAAGCAATCTGTTGATAAGATAAAGCTTTTTCCCAGGCAAAGAAAAGAGATATATCGCCAGTAAAGTCAGAATCATCATTAGAAAAAGTGAATAAAACAGCATCATTACTTGTAGAGGCTCCTGAATAAGATGCATCTACATCTACTAGGGGCTCCCACGATGTCGGGTCATCATCTGGAGATACTCCAATCTGTGTTTCGCCAAAATTGTTACCTGTATCAGTTTCAGGATCATATCCGCCTGGATCATATACAAAATTGTCGCCATCTGCAAATGACCAAATACGTAAATATGTATTGTCTCGCTGAGCAATAATCAAAGTCCAAACATCATCAGCCATTGCGGATGAAGCAGTTGCAGTATTAGAAGATACATTATTTGAAGTTGAAGCAACTATATCGCCATCAGATGTAACCCTAACACTATAGTTAGTATCTCCGCCTGAGCTATTCCAATCAGCTATCAATGTTCCGGATTCTCCAGTTGTTTTTCGGACCAAAAAAGCAACAGTAAAATCACCCGTGAATTTAAGTGCGCTTGGATCACTTAGGGTAACACCGGCATGAGAGGACGGCAAAGAAATGTAGGTTCCATAGTCGCCTGATGCTTCGCTTCCAATACTGGCATCAGCCGTTAGGCCCGAAGCAGAACCTCCAAGAGTTGTTTCTGCGACTCCATCATCAAGAAACCAGAAGCTACAAACGAGATCATCAGTAAGGCCTACGGTTACACGACCTGTAATAGCTGTAGTTGAAGCTGTACCTACAGTCCAGTCAATCGTGCTAGTTATAGGAGCGATATTAGCCATAATTGCAACCTCGATTATATCATATTATCGAATGAAGGCGATTCAACTTTTGGCTCAAGACGCTAACCTTGTCCCGAAATGCTTTTATTGAAGCAGCTATCGATATTATCGACTCAACATCAAAATCGCCTTTATCAATGAAGCCATCAATATGCATGTTGATAAGTTCTTGTAGATATTCCTCATCGGATACATCTGATACAACAATTATCTTGGCCGAAGGATGTTTTTGTCTGACTTTACAAATCGTCTCACAATCAACAGGCACTCCTCGCCTCGCATCACCGAATACGTAGATATCATAACTCTTACCAGCAGATATTTGGTCAGTACTACTTATATATTCTAAGCAGATATTGAGGCTCTCATTTTTGAGTTGATTTAGTATCGCGCCTTTTGTCTCTTGATCATAGTCAATAAGTAAAATGTCTATTTGAGGCATAAAATTGCTCCGTCTTTATCGTCAGCTTATGGCGTATTGGATGTAGGCTGGTGTCCTTGGCTCTGCTGACCAGGATTACTTTGGTGTTGCTGCTGTGGCTGCTGTACAGAAGTATTTTGCTTGGGAGTTCCTGCTACTCTTGAGAAGTAAACAAATCCTGCTATTATCGTAGCTACGCTAGATACAAGAATAACCGCTCCCCGAAACCACATGCCCTTCTTTCTAATATCGCTTAGAACTGCATCAATTTCCTTGTTTCGTTCGTTATGTTTTTCATTTTCCCGCGCAAGGCTATCGTATTTCTTGTCAATTTCAACAAGCTTACCCGATACCTCTCCAACTGTTGCAGACACATGATTCTTTATGTCATCGCGCAGACCGTTCTTCAGCACGCCAAGAATCTCGTTGATTTCTTGCCGTTGTTCCTCAACAGAAAACTTCAAAGAAACCAGGCTCTCCGCACTTTTGATATTTTCATCAACGATTCTATCGATGAACTGCAAGATGATTTGGCTTTGACTATCTGACATAAAAACCCTCTCTTCTCGTAATAGATACAAGAAGGAGGGTTTTCAACCCTTTAGCAAAACTTGCAGGGTTTTGATTATTCGTATTCAGACAGGCTGAAAATATTGCATTCCTTGGGGATGCAATGCGTGCAGTCCGTGCTAAGGAACCAGTACCAGTTCTTGGGTCGCTCGGGCCTCACGTTGTTGCCATATCCATCCGTAATCACGAAAACGGCCTCGGGATATTTCTTGATGAGCCCTTGACGCAACTGATTCTGAATGTAGTTCTCAAGAATATCAAATGAAGTGCCGCCAAAACCGTAGAGCTTACCACTCTCAAGACTCGTCTCATAGACCTGCGTATCAAAGCAGTAGAGATGGATGTTGAAACGGTCTTGCGGCAACGACCTAGCAGCAGCGAAAAAACGGTCACGGAAGCCATAGCATGAGCCTGAGGTATCTTGGAAGAACCAAACATCAATACGACTCTCTGACTTATGCTCGTCAGCAACTTCGGTTGGCAACAGCAGGTCAGTTCCGAGCGTAGCGTAACGACGATTTGTTCTTGCCCATTGCTCAGTATCTCGTTCATCTTCCTTATACTTTCGAGACCATTTCTTGATAACGGTTTCCCACTTGCGCTTGGTCTTCACCTTTTGATGAACGTTGGCTCGATACTGAAGGCGACCTGCGATAGTCCCTCGGTTCTTACCGCCAGGATTGTTACCATCGCCGCCTTTAGCTTCAGCGTTCTCTTTCTCGGCCTTCTCAGCCGCTTTTTGAGCCGCGTCGCCTTCCTCGGTATTCGAGAGCTTATCGAAGAGGTCTTTCTTCTCGTCGCCGTCCAGAGCTTCATCCAACTGGTCGGTAATCTCTTCTTTAGCCTTTGAGTCCTCAAACTCTTCAAGCTGGTCGTGTTTATCAAGAACGCTACCAGTCATGTCCCGGTATTCGTCATCACCATCGCCTTGACCACCACCTTGACCCTTTCCTCCGCCTGGGTCGCTTTGTCCGTCCTTACCGCCTTTGCCTTTGCTGTTGCACTTGATCTTCCATTTTCCGTTGATGAATTTGGTATTCTTTTCAAGAATATGGTAGTAATACTCGAACGGCTTGTCTCGCTCGACCTGATCTTCCATGCCCGGAAACACTGTGTCAAGCCAGCAAAGCTCAATGGGCTTGCCCCTCAATTCTTCATCGACTTCTTCGCTGTCGGGATAGGTTCCAACATGCACAGAAGAACGGTCGAATCCAAATTTGCTAGTCAGGGTATGATTTACCACAACGTCCAGCGCCTTGTTTGCGAGCGAGGGCATGGGACAATCGCGGGCTCGAATACCGTGACTCAAGATAACGTGCAGGGCTTCGTGACAAATAACAAAGCATTTCGTGTATCTGTCCGTGTCTTTCCAGAACTGTGGATTAAACAAGAACTCCACGTTCCGACCCTGCTGATCAAAGGCCACGGCAGCCGTAGGCAAATCAAAGGTCAAACGGGGCAAGCCCATTTCCCAAAGCTGGCTGAAGATGCCATGAAACTTCTCAAGCTCCTGCGCGATAGCATAGAACTCTTCTCGAATGTCTTGACCGAGAAGCGCTGCGGCTTCCTCTTCGGTCATACCTTTGGGAGTAGGGTTGATGAGGATATCCTCAACACCTAACTCTTCATCTTTCCCTATGACCTGTGGTCCGTCGTGCGTAGCTCCACTCATTAGATTTCGATCTCCTCAAGTTCAGGATCAGCTTCACGGTAGTCTTTCTGCTCAGACTTCGCCTTGGGCTTGATAATAAGCTTATCGACAAACTTCTTGCTGGGAGAGTTTGCCTTTTCGCTGAAGAACTTATAGAAGAAGTAAGGCGCTGTCGTAGACAAAGTAGCAACGTCGAAGCTCGGGTCAGAGTCACGAATAACATGAACACAAGTGTTGAAGTAGACCGGAATTTCTTCCTTGCTCGAAATCGTATCGATATTCGAGACAGCAACAAACCAGTCAAGGATGCGAAGGGCCGTCATAGCCTGAGTAGAGTTCATGTTAGAAGAGATAGCCTGAGCGACATCGCTGTAGCACTGCCCCTTGTAGTAGCTGTTTTTTGCCATCAAGGTCTTCTGCGCTGTTGCGCGAAGGTGGGTATCCAATTCTCCATCGAATGAGCCAGCGCTCTCCGAGTCGATAATGTCATATTCATCACGGAACTCGAAGTTATTTGCAAAATGCTTGTGTTCCCACTTGGGGCAATGAGACGGCAGAGGCTTCGAGGGAACCATATCTGCGTCGCTTGCGTTGGCGTTATCTCCAACCTGATCAATAACAACCAACAGTTCCTTGCATTCCTTCTTGATCTTGCGATTCTGAGAACCGGCAGCGAGCGTCCGAATGATTTCCGCGTAGGGAACGGGATTCTGCCAGATTTCTTGCTTGATTTCGCGGTTGCGTGCAAGCAGGGACGAAATGCGCTCGGGACTCAGAAGAGGCAGAGCAAACTTGCGAACAGCAGGATCGTTCGTGATCATTTCCTTGAGAGCCGAGACATTGTTTTCATGCGCGAGGAACTGCCTTGCGCGAGCCTCATTGTTCTCTTCCATGATCTTCTTGAACGTAACCTCAGGCGAACCGAATGAAAGAGCATTGTAAAGAGCCGATGTTGCGGCCTCACGAGGCAAAACGTACCTCATGTTACCGCACTTCTGAAAGCATTCGATCGCGTAATCCAGCCGCCGAGGGGAGACGAGTTTCTGCGTAGCATCATCGAGGCCATCCCACCAGTCGCATGCAGCCTTGGCCGTTTGCTCTCCATACTTCTTCACGAAATAAGCAAAGCTTGGCTTATACGGAACTTCCACATGGACATGAAAACGGTCTTCCTGGGCAGGGTCAATTTCCTCAACGTCGAAGTCCATATCTTCGGCATCTTTGGGGTTGACAGCGGCCCAAACCACCTTCAAGTTGTTGAACTTGCGACCGTTGATGCTCTTGAACTGCATCAACTCCATCACGGCGTTACGAACCTTCTTCGGGGCACGGTTGAACTCGTCAAAAAACAATGCTTCAACTTTGTCATCCGCGAAATCTTCAGGAAGAACAAACTGAAGAGTCGATTTGCCATTGGCATCGATCTTCTCTTTGGGAACACCCACGAAATCGGTCCAGGGGTCCATCGTAGCAGCAGAAAAGTACCGCCACTGTAGACCGTTGCGCTCGAAAGCCTCCTTGATTTGTGCGGTCTTGCCTACGCCATGAAGACCTGCCATGAGAACGTTCATGCCGTTCTCAATCCAAAAGTCAAGCTGCTCGTTAGTGACCTGCTGCTGTGTATACGCCATCGCTTATCCATGCTCCGTTTCTGTTGAGAGGTTTTGCCAAAGGTTACTGTTTCTTCTCTTCACTTGCTTGTTGCTCGATCAACCATTTATCAATCATCCTCCAATCTTCACTCGAAGATTGAGCAAACGTGCCTCGAACAGCGCGGCGAGAATAATCGAGTGAAACAATTCGCTCAAATCGTTCTTTCTCCATCGCGAAAGACGGTGCCTGTGGAATCTGGTTACAAAAATGCCATAGTCCTTTTTGCACCCATTCCGTAACCCGCAGCAATCCTGCCGCATGTAGCGAGCCATTTTCATAAACCAGTATGGGCGAGCCACTGTCTCCTTTGCTTGCATGAGGAGCGTGATGCCCTTTCTCAATCTGAACATCGTGATTCTTCAAGAATCGTGCTATCCGAGTACCTGCCCATCGTAATCGAGATGCTTTATCATCTTGACCGTAAACCTTGCCCCAACCTGTCAATATTGCATACTGTCTTACCTTGGGTTCATGGGCAAGAATGCCAACAGGCGCGATGTTATCAACTGGCTCATCAAGTTTACACCAAGCGATATCTTGCTTTTTGATTCGATGGTCTTCGACTATCTTCCGATGTTGACCTGTAGGAAATACTACATTCCACTCTGCGCATTGTTCAAGGCAATGCGTAGCTGTCACGACATATTCAGGATGAACAAGGAACACCGACCCGCATGCTCTTTGGCAAAGCATCGGGTCGATGCGCCCCACGAAACTCAAATCTGGGTGCCATGGATTATCTGGATCATATACATTACCGTTAATCATTTAAAACTTAAAGGGAGGCAACTTGAACTTAGTCCTGTGCGGCGAACCAATGTTGTCTGGTCCATGAGCAAATGGACATTTTTTGCCTAAGAAGTAGTCCTTCTGCCAATCATTTCTATTATGGTCAGAGCCGTTAAAACGGTCACGAGCATCCGACCAGCCTTGATAAATGAGATTGAGTTCTTCATCGTTCTCGATAGGCGTTGCCACCGGAACGATGTTCTCTAGAAGTTCAACAGGATAAGGAATAACCATGCAAACAGGGTCTCCTTTTTTCCATACTACGGGAATATCAGGCTTAACGATTCGCCAGTTCATTGTAAACGTGTAAGGGCTCCAGTGCGTTTCAACAAAGCCATCGAGGGCGCATGCATTCTCTACCCAAAAGTTTGTTGCTCCACGAACAAACAGGCCTATACCAGGTGGAGTTCTAAATATGAAAGGAATCTGAAAAGTAACAATGCCGTAACCGAAGTGAGATGACGAACTGCCTTGATGTTCTTCATCTTCGTGAATAACTTTTGTATCTGAGTACGAATCGCCACCATTCCATATGGCAGTTACTTCAGTTGGGTTGCGCATAACATAGCCCATCTGATTTGCTGCAAGCAATGGCAGGCACTTCTGAGAATGCCCTTTTGTTTGAGCCATCCAGTCTCTATTCGATGAAGCTGGCTCAATACCCCAACCTTTGTCGTTGAGACGGTAAGCTTCAATCTTGACCCCTATAGGGCATTTAGGGGCTTCGACTTCTTGAGTTTCTTCAGCTTTAACTTCTGTGGTATCTATTTCGCTCATTAGAGCATCCTTTTAGCTCGCAACGGGCTCTCTGTCACATACCGGACAAACGGTTTCCATGATAACACGGAAAACTTCATATGGATTCATATTTGCCGCAGGGCGTCTGTCCTCTAGATAGCCTTTGCCATCCTTAACCATAGCAGGCGGAATGCGGATAGAAGCTCCACGGTCACTAGCGCCAGCACGGAACTCGCCGATGTGACAAGTCTCATGCTCGCCTGTCAAACGACGGTCATTGAAATCACCATACACGCTAATATGTTCACTTGCACGATTAGAAAGAGCCTCAACAATCTCTGCCACTCTCTCAGCGGGGCAATCTTCTCTCATTTCTTTCGTGCTAAAGTTAGTATGACAGCCTGCCCCATTCCAATCCCCTTCCATAGGCTTCGGATGAAGTTTCACGGTTGCCTCGTATCTCTCTGCAACGCGGTTGAGCAAAAAGCGAGCAATCCAAAGATCATCCGCTCCCTCTAGAGCCGAAACAGGTCCAAGCTGAAACTCCCATTGCGAAGGCATGACCTCTGCGTTAGTCCCATACATAGCAAGACCCGTCTCAATGCAAACATTCAGGTGTTCTTCAATAATCGGACGACCAAAAGCAACATCTGAGCCAACACCACAATAGTACCTACCTTGTGGTGCAGGTTGTCCTGCGGGCCACTTATAAGGGCGATGACCATGCAAATCGTAGAGGGTGTACTCTTGCTCAACGCCAAACCACATCTCTTGCTCTTTGTACCTCTCTGCAACTTCAGCCAATTCTGCTCTTTTATTAGAAGGGTGAGGAGTGCCGTCTCGATTCATTACTTCGCAAAATACGATATGGCGGTCATGTCCTATCGAAATTGGTCCCGCAAGGCAGTTATTATAGATGCGAACAGGTTTGAGGATGCAATCGCTGTCTCCTCCCTCAGCTTGCTCGGTACTCGAACCATCAAACCCCCATTCAGGACACTGATTGATGCTATCAATCTTGCCCTCTACTACCCTGACTTTTGAACGAAGGTTCTGAACACTGTAGCCATCGAGCCATACATACTCTAGAATCGCCATACTTTGTTTTCTCCTTTAACTAAACAGAGCCGGCCCATAATAAGAACCGGCTCTGCTGAACTTCAGTAAATATCAAATCATTTTGCGAGTTTGGTCTATAGTTTCCCATGAGAGCATCAACTCTATCTTTTCATCGTCGCTTCTGACTCGCAAACCTGCCTTTTCAGGCACAATATAGCCACCATCGATTTTCACTCCGTCTGGATTGTTTGGTGGCTCCGTGCTAGTATCGTCCTCGTTGTCGTCAGGAATGTCTGTTTCACTGAATTCAATCAGAACTTTGTTCCATTCAGGTATGAATACCGTACTAATGAACTCAGTAAGATGTGCAGCATCTTTTTCGCTTCCGATTCCATACCAGAAGAAGAGCTTATCAATCCCACCATCTGCTAGTCCCCGCAAAGTAGCTGCAATAGTTTCTGTGTTCCAGAACTGATGGTAGAATGGGCTTCCCTTTTTGTTATGTTTCGGCCAAATAATCGGCACAACATCGCATCCGTGTTCTTTACCTATACGAGTAGCTTCAACAGCTACGGTTTCAGCAATAGCTCTTCTGTCATGGAATGACATAGTGTATTTATCCATGTCTGTATTAGAATCAACCCTGAAAGGTGTATATAGGTTAGGGCATACAAAATCACTAATCTGGTATAGCCATGACAGTTCGTTGTTGTCTTCCACGGCTGTATCAACTACAGTTAAATCAGGATTGAGCATATCGAAAATGCGGAAATGATATCCCCATTTTGCATTCGGTCGCAACCTTCTGCATGCAGCTATCGTGTCTGTGAATATTTTCCTTGCCGCCGTGTTATACGAAGCTGCCATGCCTTCCCAGTAGGCATCTCCTCCTTCATCTTGCCAGGCTTGCACCGCAGCAGGTTGAGCAGCAGTCAGCGCCGTAATCCAAGCATCTTGATACTCGGCTTGAGTACGATGCCATAGAAGTGACCATTTTCCATACTCTATAATGACGTAACCTTTGTAGTCTTCAGGCACAATCTTTGGGATATCATTGACAAGCTTTTCCATATGAGCCTGATACAACGAAGTATCGGCGAGGACTTCAGCAGGACCAGTTTGAGGGAACTTGCCAAGCTTCGATTCATAGAAAATAGCCTGATTGGGATGAAAAGGCAAAGCAGAGAAGTCAATAAAGTCCTCAGCAGATGCGGGCCACTCCTTTAGCCATGGACTAACAGTGACGACTGGATAAACGGAGAGCCTGCGTTTCGGTTCTCCGACAAGAACAGGTTGCGAAATAGGTTTTACGCTTCCTGCTTTTACAGCTTTGACAACGGAACCTGCTGCCGAAATGGTTGTGTTTTTACTGTCAGTCATAACATTTTCCTTTTAGCTCAAAAGATGATAAAGTGGTATAAGAGCCACACTCAGGTCTTGTGTGATTCGTTGACAAAAACCTTCCCCTTTTGGAGAATACGGAGAAATGCGAGTGAATCTTAATCAGGATATGATGTAGGTAGACGAAGAAAACCTCACGAGGACGATTTATGACATCAAGTGAAAAAGCTGCCCCTTCGGTCGAGACAGACATCCCGACTGAAGTCGAACCACAATCTCGCAATTTTGCCTTTATGAATAGGCAAGAAGAGACTCTGGACGCAATCGAAGAAGAAGACGGTACAATGTATCGAATTCCTGCCCAAGTCGGCTCTACGTACTGGGCAATACTCAAAGTCTGCTACATGCATCACGATGAGCCTCTGCGCATCAAAGACATCATCAATGAGGCAGCCGAAATACTTGAAGACCGTGACCCCGAAAAGTGGGAAAAGTTCAAAAACAAGAAATCGGTTCGCACACAAAAGAATGGTCAGCTTGTCGAGAAGAAAGCTCAGCCCTGGCAGAAAAGGTTAGAAACCAACATCAAGACTCTTACCCGTCATGGCGGGCGGTCTCCATACGGAGAACGACTGCGTATTCGAGGGCATATTCTTAGATGGGAACCAGGTCATTTTGATGGAGAAGGTGGCTATGTGCTGAGAACAGATACAAGCGAACCCCTTCCTCGAAATCGTGGCAGAAGAAAAAAGGAAGATTGAGTTCAGAGCCCAAAAGGAATGGTAGTCCTGAATATAGTCAGGTATAGCAAAAGGAGATAGTTATGGGTATACTTTGGTTTGCGGCAGGCTTTGCTGTCGCTAGCGTCATTTTCATCGTTTGGGGTGTCAAGAACCAGCAGAAAATTGCTCAGGCTCGTGCAGCCATCCTAAAGGCATATGATGAAGTTGGCGATAAAATAGGCGGATTCGTTGAAGGCATCGATAAGAAGCTTGATAAAGAGATTGCCGAACGCAAGAAATAACCTCTCTGCTATTCGGCTGTAAGCCGCAGCCGAGTAGCCTTTGTCGCAATAACTGACTTGTTTTAATAGGAGAAACACACGATGTCAAAGAAAGTCAAATTCTTCCACGTTATCATGCTTGATGAGTCCGGCTCAATGAGTTCTATTCGGGACGAAACCATTAGCGGATTCAATGAGACAGTTCAGCAAATCAAAGCTGATGCAGAAGAAAATATCGACACACAAGAGCATACGGTGTGTCTGGTCACGTTCAACGGCCATGTTGACCAGCCCATCTGGCTGGAAAGCGTTGACTCGCTGAGCGAAATCAACACAAACAGCTATTCGCCAGGCGGCATGACTGCTCTGCGAGACGCAATCGGACAAACTATCGCTGACCTCAAGAAAGACCTTAAGGATGACCTTGAGGGCGATGACCGTGTTGATATTTTCCTGACCATCATCACCGATGGGCAGGATACCGCATCTCGCGAACATTCTGGTTCAGATATCAAAGAGATGATTGATTCTCTTGACATGGACAACGATGATAGTCCTTGGACTATCGCATTCATGGGCGCAAGCGCTGATATCGTGACTGCTGGTCAGAACATGGGCTTCAAGTCTACGATGTCAAACCAGTTTACTGCCGATGAAGTTGGCACGCAAGCAATGTTCAGAAGCCATAACGCAGGGCGCAACTCCTACAGTAAGGGTATCGCTCGTGGACTCGGCAAGGCTTCTGCCGAAGCCCTCTACGCTGTGAGCAGCGCGTCGGGTCAGGCCATGACCGATGAAGAAGTCGAGAAGTGGATCGACGAAAATGCGCCTGAGGCAAAGAAAGAAGCTAACGGATAATGGTCAACCGATGTATCTGCTATAAGTGTACCTTCCGAGAGATTTTGAATCTCATCAATAGCGGATACTCATTCAACGAGGCGCTAGAAAAAACAGGGGCGGGCAGTGGGTGCGGTATGTGTCTACCGTACATCAAACTGTCCGTCCTTTTAGATAGAGACAGTCATGATCCAGGCGACACGTATGTACACAAAGAAGAAATAGCTAACTTTAATCCAAAGGATTTAGGAAGGGATGCTCAAAAAGAGAGCTAAAGCAAGATGAACTTGCTTATGAAAGGGATAATATGGAAGTTCTTGTGAGTGTTTTAGCTCAAATAACAATCACTGCTGACAGCGATGAAGACTACAAAAAAGCATTAGATGAAATGCTATCTAGCCTAGAAGACATGGGCTTTTCTGTCAACGTAGAAAATGAATCTACAGACGATGGCTGGTTTGATGATGCCGATTATGATGATGACGAAGATGATTTCGACGACGACGATGATGACGAAGACGAGGATGATGAGGAGTATTAGTGGACTTTTCCACTCATCAATCTATACCTGATTTAGTGAAGCCTAACGCTGCGGTTTTAGGCGATTGTCTAGAGGTCATGTCATCTATACATGATGAGTCTGTAGACCTTATTATCGCAGACTTACCTTACGGAACGACGATCGCAGCTTGGGATGAAATCATTCCATTTGAGCCCTTGTGGGAGCAGTTTAAAAGAGTGGCTAAGCCAACAACAGCTATGGTTTTTACTGCAAGTCAGCCTTTTACAACTCAACTCATAACCAGCAACCTAAATATGTTCAGGTATTGTCTCGTGTGGCAAAAGACAAGGCCAACTGGCTCTGTCCATGCCAACAAAAGACCATTAAAGGCACACGAAGATATCGTAGTATTCTATCAAAAACAACCGACATACAATCCTCAAATGACTAAAGCTAAACGGCGAAAAGAAAAAGAGTACTCCGTCAAGGCTCATCCTACATTATCGCCAACACCCTTAACGAGACAGTTTGACAATAAAGGCATGGCATATCCGAGAAGTATCTTGAAGTTTGCCAATCCTAATCACGACAATATCAACCCCACGCAGAAACCCGTTCCTCTATTCGAGTACCTTATTAGGACTTACTCAAACGAGGGCGACACAGTACTGGACCCATGTGCAGGTTCATTTACCACTTCCATCGCCGCAGATAAATGTAAACGGTCATGGATATGTATTGAGAAAAGCGAACAAGGTTTTGAAACCGGAATGGAGAGACTGAAAAATGCCAGATACACAGCAGACATCTTCGACGACTGACACTGATGTAAAGCCGCTTTCGTTTGATGAGCTTCGCGAGGTCAATACCGCACGATGCGAAGAATGCTATCATGGAATCAATGAATGGAACTTACTAGAATGGTCCGGCGCTATGGCAGGAGAAGCAGGCGAGGCAGCCAATGTAGCCAAGAAAATCAAGCGAGAGTGCGGAGGCAACGATGATGTCTGGACACAGGCACGTATTGAAGCATTTGCAGAAGAGCTAGCCGATACCGTCATCTACGCTGACCTGGCTGCCGCCCGTGCGGGTATAGACCTGGGAGAAGCTATTCGGAAAAAGTTCAACGAGAAATCCGAAAAACGAGGAAGTCAGTTCAGACTTTAAGCACCCGTAAGAGGTCTCCCTCGGAGATACAATAGGGTATGACCAAAAAGGGAGGACGCACTATGGCTGTGTTTGGATTCATCATGGCAGTGGCAAACGCTGCTCAGCTTGCCATTGCAGGTAAGCAAGCTATCGAAAGCGAACAAGGACAAAAGACCATCAAAGCTGTGAAGAAAAAAGGCGGAGAGGTCATGGCAAGCGCTACCGTCGCAGCAGCAACAGGTGTGACAGCCGCCGAGAAGAAGGCCAGACAAGCCAAGCGTGCTGTGGGAGATATCGCCTCCCAAGCGCGCAGCGTGGTCGGCGAGGCTGCCGACGCAATCAAAGAGACTGTCAGGTCTCCAAAGAAGACAGAGGAGCCTACCGCAGATAGCCCGCCTCAAGAGCAGGCTGAACAACCCTCTGATTCCAAAAAGCATCCGGCGGAAGACTGGAAGACTGACTAAAGCCTCTCCACTGTCCCACGCCAGCTAGAATCGCAACATCTTCGATACCTACGTTCTTGGCCGCAGTAAACCATGTCTTCATGGTTTCTGTGTCCCATGCGCCATCATCGCCTGCTCCTTGCATCCAGAATGTCGCAATCGGCTTGATCCCAAGCTCGGCGGCATATTTCTTCATCATGGTCATATTGGTATGATGGTACTTGTATTTGTTGTCTGGATCCTGCATATGAGGGATTCGTGGACCTGCCTGATATGAATGAGCATCAAGAAAATCTTGGAGAGCTACCAATCTCTTGAGCTTTTCGTGAGTGCCAATAAGCCCTTCTGGCTTATCCCAATGACCCATGCCATAAAACAGAGCCTTGGGGACATGGTACCATGCAATCTTTGCATTTGGGAATGACATCTTCATGCGCCATAGGAAACCTTGCAAAGCAGGCAATGACCTTTTATCCCATTCGATTATCTCTTCTTCGGTAAGCTCATCTGCCGGACCTGTATGGCCCCATCGTCCCCAAAACTCGCCAACAGGAGCAATGGTTTCATTGTCGAGCAGAATATAGCCATCCCAATCGGCAGGTATATCGTTAAGCAAAGATGCAGACGCGGCATCTGCCCACGCCATAATACCTTCCACTGTAAGCAACTCATTTATCTCGTAGAGATGATTTCCTTTATTCGTTGTTTCATCTACAACGTATCGATAAGGGCGGACTCTAATTTCTGATTGTGTATACCAGCGATAGTCCTTCTGAGTCCGCTCAAGCTCAAAGGTTGCTAACTCTTCAAATGGGAAATTAACTCCAAAGTGAAGTATTCCCGATCTATCTAATGGTCTGATTTCTACATTGTCTAAACGAGTAATCTTTGACAAGTCTGACGCAGCCTGCACAAAATGTCTTTCCATCGGTGTTGCCCTTTCGCAAAAAGTTGATACAAAGAAAGCCATCCCTGCTAAGGATGGTTAGCCGAAACGAGTATTTGATAGAGCGAATAAGGGCTTGCCACGGCCCAAATGCACGAAAGGGAAAACTTAGAAGCCTGTTGTGGGCTTCGCGGGATAACGATTACCATAAATAGAGCTACGCCAATCTTCTACTGGTTGCGCTTTGTCATAGTAATAGTTAATATGAGGAATATTTGTACGAGGCAAACGGTCTCGGGCGATTTCCCACACCTTTGCACGCAGCTTCGAGACAACAATTGTTTTGGGCTGGTCTTCATTCTTCGGACCAGTTAGTTCATCAATAACCTCTTTACAGGTCTCGATAACTTTCTTGTAGACTCTTTGGCATTCTTCTTGTTCATCCGCGCCGAACTTCCAGAACTCTTGGTATCTCATGGTTCCAACATGCCAGTTGTAAACGTGAAGAGAAATAACGTTTCTGTCATTCAGCTTGGTCATGAATGTTTCAATACGAAAAGTATCGACAACCCATCGCTGATAATCGCCTAGATCAAAAGCCCATTCATCTTGAAACCGAGACTTATCGCGGTCAAAGCTGAAGCGCCCTTGCGCAGTCCTGATCAAAGGCTCTGATGGCTTAGTTTTTGCTTGACGATACCAACTCATGTTAAGCTTTTCGGCAAATGAGACCCTAATCCTTGATTCCCTATAGAAATCCGAAGAAATATCAGACTTTGCGGAAGCATACCATCCCATAATCTCATTAATCGGTTCTTTCTGTAGTTTGATTCAAACTTTCCCAGTCAAAGCCCTTCTTGTGAAAGTCTGCTATTTCTTGCTTTTAAGCCGATACAGTTCGTATGCCTACAGATGTAAAAATGGAAGACCTATCGCCATCGATTCCGCTGGTCGCTACGGCCCCTCACGAGCGTTGGATATCGGAGAACGGAATTACATATTTCCGCAAAGTCAAAAGCCCCACACTCCTACCAATAGACAATGAACTGTTTCGAACTATTCCGCAAAAGCAAAGGCTTCTATGTTGGGCTCTAACCAAAGCAGGCTGTCCTGTAGTTCCCTATAGCACCGGGTCTCACTTCGACAGGGCGGAACTCAAAAACCTATTCAACATGCTCAAGAAAGATGAAATGGCTATACGAACAGGTGGCACGGTTCTAAAGAATGCTCAAACTGGCGAATCTGTTGATTTTAAAGACCGTTCATACAAGCTCCCATGGAGCAAGTTTGATGTCTTTTTTGAGCGATATGAAGAAGCTCAACGAGAAGGCTCTTTATCATTTTTTGTGCCTTCAAACAAGGTTGAAGAGTGTGAAAACTTGAAGGCTAACAAATATGAGTCCCCATTTGCCCAAGTTCGACATGAGCGAACCATCGGAGAGTTTGAGCAGTTTTCTATAGAAGTCAAATGCCCTACGTCAGAACTCAACGAAGTCGAATGGAACATATTGATGCAATACTTGCTTCCTATTTTTGTGAAGCACGCAGGAGAAAGAGTTGAAGACAATCATAGCAGGCAGTCGGTGGATTGATGACCCAAAACTTCTTCAATCAGCTATAGAAGAATCAGGCTTTTTGATAACAACCGTAATATCAGGTGGAGCTACTGGTGTTGACACCATGGGCGAAGACTATGCAAGAGCTAACGATATACCTTGCGAAGTTATGCCTGCAAACTGGGCTAAATACGGTCGTCGCGCTGGCATACTTAGAAATGAACAAATGGCCGATGAAGCTGAAGCAGTAATCGCAGTATATGACGGGACAAGTAGTGGAACCGCTCATATGATTAGCACGGCAGAAGCAAGGGGCTTACATCTATTCGTAAAAGAACTAACTGCCGATGAGATAATAAATCTCAGAGCAGAACAGGAACGCAGAAGAAAGGAAAGAAACCGTGGCCTTGTACAAGACATCTGACAAAGACGATAAACCAAACATGAGCGTTTTTATGACGCTTGTTCGCGACTATGGACCTGAATCATCTCAAGTCCAAGCATATATGGACCGATACGCTAGCGACAGCGGCTTTATGGTTCGAGCAGCATCAGTTATAGAGAGAAGCAGCATAGGAGAAGAAGATGAGCCTTCAGAGCGTTCTGACTAAACAAAAGATTCAAGAGTGCGCAGAGCAAATTGTTTCTGCGTTTAGCTCAAAAGCCACACCTGATAACTTAGAAATGGATTTCCATATTACCGAAGGTAAAATGAAGGGCGGTCTTGGTTCTCCGAATACCACCTTTAAGTTTGATATTAAAGATGATTCTCCCATAGGAGAGATTAAGGCCGCTATCAGCGAAACCTTTGCAAGCGATGACGCGACCGAGGCGGACGCTGCCCTAATTGAGCAGTTTCAAAAAGACCTTTGTGTTGAACTTGCTAAAGACAAATATCGTAAGGATATAGGAGATGCCCTTCGAGGCAAGGCAGGTCTCAATGTTCCCAGTTGGCTTGTCCCTATTGAGAAGATGGTCTTCCACAACTGCGAAATAACAACAGACGTTGAGGGCGGTCAGTTGCTTCGAGTCCACAAGGAACAAGACACAGGCACCGAAGGCGTTGCGCCTGATCTCTTGAAGACTTATCAAGAAACAGGTAAAGATTTTGATACTATCATCGCCGAGAAGAAAGCTTCTGGCGATTCAAGGTACAAGTTTGTAACGGGTGCAGAATTCGTGCGCTATATATTTGACGTTCATGTAGAGTTTGCGGCGGATTATTCATTCTGCGAGTATACAGGCGATGTCGAAGACAAAATCAAAGAAATCATTGCATCCCAAAATAGCTGACATTCGGGTAGTTCTTTACCCTCACGAAGCTTTGTCAGAGCGAGCAGAAGAAGTTGTCGATTTCGATGATGACCTGCGAGCAAGAGTCAATCGGCTTAAAGAGGTTCTCAAGTCGTTTCCCAACGGACTAGGACTCGCTGCAACGCAAACCGCGTGGATGCAGCGGGTTTTTGTCTGCTACGATAATCCCGAAGGCGAGAATCCTCCTGGTGACGTAGCGGTCTTCATCAATCCTACATTCGAGCCCGAAGATGGTGCAGAGCCAGTGAGGGCAGAAGAAGCATGCCTTAGCCTGCCTGGTATTGGTGTTCCTGTTTCAAGACCGCTGCGCGGCAAGCTGATTTGGCAAGATGAGCATGGCGAACAACATGAGCAACAGGTCTCTGGCCTACTTGCTCGTTGCGCACAGCATGAAATCGATCATATCGACGGTATCACCATCCTCGACCGAACAGACGAAGCCTCTCTTAAGGCTGCCCAACCGCGTCTCCGAGGCCGCAAGCGCTGACCTTGCGGGTGAAACCTCCGTGGCATACTATAAGGATGCTCAACCCACATAGAATGGTGGGCTGAGACCATACTGTCCACGAAGGGCCGCGTATGTCCGAAAACACTTGGAGACAATCATGAGAAGCACGCTTGGAAAGCTTGCGTTGTTCGTCGCTCTTGCGATGACCTGCGCTCAAGCTGTCGCACAACAGTCATACAGCCAACTCATCGGCAACAGTCCCATCGGCGAGGTCAGCAGCACCGACCCACTCGAAGCCAAGTTCATTTTCTGGGGTGGCGACTACGGCTTCTTTCACGCCAACGGTGGCCTTTCCACTCAAAGCGGGTCTATCTATGACGACCTCGGACTCAACATCAACTTCACCTCTGGCGATGACCCGATTCAGGCAATCAAGGATTATCGCTCGGGCAAGACGCCGTTCATTCGTATGACCTACCGAATGGCGTCGCTTTTCTCTGACTCGCTCAACGATGACCCTCGGATTCAGCCTCGCCTTCTTATTGCGATGACCTATTCGCAAGGCGACCACATCGTTACACGCAATCCGAAGATCAAGACGATTTCCGATATCATCGGAACTTCGGGTATCCTTCAGCGCGGTGGGCCGCACGAGGGTTTGATTTGGGACACGCTTCAGAACGCCCGTGTTGAAGACCCTCCTGGTTCGGGCAACATGCGACCTGGCAAGTGGTCCGACATCAACATCACTTGGGTCGATGACATCATGGGCGACAACGGTCCCGCTGCTGCATTCAGGTCAAATCCTGATGCCGATTGGGTCTGCGTTGTTACGCCCGAAATGATTGGACTGACGAGCGGTTTGCAGAATACGGGCAACGGCGCTGAGGGTACGATTCGTGGCGCTCGCGTCGTCGTCTCGACAGCCGAGTTTTCTCGTTCGATTCTTGATGGCGTGTTCGTTCGTTCTGATTTCCTCAACGACAACTACGAACTCTGCCAAGACTTCGCTCGCGGCTACCTTCGTGCATGCGAAGAAATCATCGACATGCGCAAAGATTACCAGTCTCGCGGCAGCAAGCCTTACATGGCGCTGATGCAGATGGCTCAGGACATCTATGGCGCTGACAACCTTCCCACGCTCGAAGAAGATGCTCACGGCCTTCTGCTCGACTGTACCTTCCTTGGTTACAACGGTCAGGTCGCGTTCATGAACGAGCCGAACAACCCGAACGGTATCGGCTCCTACAACAGTCGTTCGCGAGAAATGGTTGAGACGCGCGGCATCGTGAGCAACTGGCAGGATTTTCGTAGCGCCTCGCTCGACTACGGAAGCGATGCGTTCCTCTCCTATCTCAACAAGACCAACGTGCAGCGAACCGCACGGTTCAACGCGGAAGCTGTTGCTGACGATATCGAAGCCCTCAACACTGGTCAGTTGAATCAGCGGACTGTTGAAACGTTCGTCATCTACTTCGACCCTGATCAAACTGAGTTTCCCATCGAACAGTATGAAGACACGTTTCAGCGCGTCATTGATACTGCCGCTGGTTTTGGCAATGCTGCCATCGTTGTGCGTGGTCATAGCGACCCAACTCGCACTCTGTTCGATATGGTCATCGCCGGTATCAACAACGGCAAGATCACAACGCGAGGCGAGGGAACAGGCACTCGATACTTCATGGGTGGCCGTCCGCTTGACCTGACGGATACCAACAAGATCATCGAACTCATCGACCGTGGTTCTTTCCGCGCATGGACTGGACCTCACCCTCGCACAGGCAATACGGAAGAATTCAATCCTGTTCTTCGCATGCAACGAGCCAACGGTCTTGCGCTTCAGCGCGCTGAAAACGTCATCAATACCATTCGTGACATGGCGCGTGAGCGTAACCTGATTTTCGACGAATCACAGTTGTACGCTCAGAGCGTCGGTATTGGCGAGCCCATTATCGCCAAGCCTCGCAATCCTGCTCAGGCGGGAGAGAACATGCGGGTCGAGTTCCGTATCGTGCGTGTCAAGGCCGAGGCCATGGAAGCATCTGACTTCGATTTCTGATCGTCGCATACATACCAGACAAAGGAGAAAACCATGAGATACGCTCTCGTTCTCATTGCGACGGTCACGGCGCTCGCAACGCAAGCCATCGCGCAAGTCGGAACCACAAGGCAGGTCGAGAACTACATCGTCGTTCTTGACGGCAGCGGCTCGATGGACAGGCCCATCACAAGCGACCGCAACAGAACCAAATGGGATGTTGCTGTCGAAGCCCTGCTCGAAGTCACGCGGCAACTTCCTGAAAACACCAATCTTGGCCTGCTGGTTTTCGGCGCAAATGCAGGTAACAATGGTTGGGTCTACGACTTCTCGAAGCTCGACCACGCCAAGCTTGAAGCTGCTGTTGCCCGGCTCTCGCCCGATGGCGGCACGCCCCTTGGGACATACCTGAAGCGAGGGGCAGACCGCCTGATGGATATTCGCCAAGAACAACACAATGATGGCAAGAGCTACACCTTGCTGGTGTTGACCGATGGCGAAGCTGACCGAGGCAACGAGCAGCGTCTCGTCAAACGGTATACGCCTGAGATTGTTGAGCGTGGTATCATTTGCAATGTCATCGGGCTCGACATGGACGAAGATGCGTCGCTCAAGACAGCGGCCACAAACTATCGTCTTGCTCGGAACGCCGGTGACCTGTCAAAAGCAATCTCCGCCTCTTTGACGGCTGAAGTCAGCGGAGGCTCGCCAGAGGATGCGCAGTTCTACTTCGACACGATCGCGCCCCTTTCAGATGAAGCAGCCACGGCGTTTATCCAGCGCTTGTCGAATCCTCCGAATCATCCAATCGGAACAGAGGCTCCTCGCCCTACTAGCGCCGCTACCAGTCTTACTGCACAAGAACGAGAGCGTGTTGCACAGAAGCAACAACCTCAACAGCAGGCGACACCGCCGTCAACGGGCGTGATGACGTTTGTTGTCATCGGACTGGTAGTCGTGGTCGTGTTCATCATCGTCATTGTTTCGATTCTCGGCCACTAAGGGAGGCGCTCGCGATGAAGAAGGGTCCAATCATTGCAGTTTCGATCTGGTTGGTCATCGCGATTGTCGTGGCTGTGGTCATCAAGTTTGTTGTGATGCCGCAAATCAATCGCGACAAACTCGAACAAACAGGCTCCAATACCAAGTATGAGCATGAACTGACTTGGTGGGGCGATGGTTTCAGCGGGTACGCAGTTGCTCGTTCTCCTGAGTTTGCTGCCAACCTCCGAGACAGCGGCATCAAAATGTCGTTCAAAGATGACCAGGCAGACACGAAGGCTCGTATCAAAGCTCTCCGTGACGGCAAGGCCGACTTCGCATTCTTTACGCTCGATTCCTTTATCACGAACTGTTACGAGCTTGGAGAACTCCCTGCAAGCATCATTCTTGTTGGCGATGAAACGCAGGGCGCAGATGCTATTCTTGCATGGCAAGACTCAATCGGCAATATCCAAGACCTCAACAACCCTAATGCTCGCATCTGGGGGATTTCCAACTCGCCCGCCGAGTTCCTTCCTCGAACGATGGTAGCGAACTTCAACCTGCCTCGTTTGTCGGAAAACTGGTTCGAAGGAGCAGACAGCCCCGATGAGCTTTTCTCGAAGCTTCGCGGTAGCCGTGGAGAACCTGTTGCCGTCGCGATGTGGGAGCCGTGGGTTTCCAAAGCTCTCGAAATCGATGGCATCCACAGCCTCATAACTTCCGCAAATGTCAAGGGTTTTATTGTTGATGTCATTGTCGTCCGACGCGACTTGATTACCAGCAACTACGAACTCGTAAAGGACGTTGCAGAAGCGTACCTGCGAGCCCAATACACGTACCAGTCCAAAACAAACGGACTTCAACAGCTTGTCATTGATGATGCCAAAATTCTCGGCGACAAGCTTTCTGATGAAAGCGCCAACAACATCGTCAACGGCATCGTGTGGAAAAATACGCTTGAAAACTACGCTCACTTTGGTCTGCTGCCTCGGCACGAGACGGGTGGTCTTGACCATATTGAAGACATGATTCGCAACATTCTCCGTGTCCTTGTCGCGACAGGCAAGATGCCTCGTAGCAACAGTATCGCGGGTCAGACTAACCTGCTCTACTTCGATCAGATTCTTGCCGAACTGCGACGCGAAGATTTTCACCCCGGACGCGCCGTTAGCGTCGTAACTGGCCCTGCTACGCTTGGCGACCTCAACAGCAGCATGCAAATGGAGGCTATTCGTGGGGTTGACCAGCTTCGTAAACTGCAAGACAGCGAATGGGACCGTCTGATTGCTGTGGGCGAGTTTCAAGCAAAGCCTATCAGCTTTGGTCGTGGCAAATCAACGCTTCATATTCAAGCCGAGCGTGATCTCCGCTCTCTGGTGGATAAGCTGAAATCGTTCCCTCGTTACTACATTCAGGTTGTTGGCAGCGCAGCTTACGTCCCACCTTCGCCAGACGCAAGCGACGAAGACATTGAAGCCATTAATAAGGCCAATCTCGAACTAGCGCAAGCACGAGCCGAGACTGTGGCAAATCGCTTGCAGAGCATGGGCATTCACGAGAACCGAATCAGGCACATCGCCGCAACGCAGAACGGTTCAGGTGGTTCGTCATCTGTCATGTTCATCGTCGCGCAGGAGCCGTATTGAGAACACCATGAGCTACGACCGCGACTCAATCAAGAAAAAGCTGATGTGGGAGGTTATCACCTCTTGGACTGTTCTTGGACCATTCGCCATTGGCGCAACCATTCTTTTGTTCGCTTGGGGATTGAGTCTCAAGGGTCTTGTGGCAGGTCTTATTGGAGCAGCGTTTATTGCTGTGTCCTTTGGCATTTTCCTCAAGCAAATGACTTCAAACGGAGTCAAGCAACGAGTTATCGACAAACTCAAATTGCATGCGGAGCGAGAAGAGCGCATCCGCCTTGATGAACTTGACAGTCGTCTTGCGAACGACAGAGACCCGCGAACGCAATCTCTTCTCCGAAACATGCGTCGTCTGCGTCAAACATTCTCCTCTTGCTCGAATGATCAAACGTGCGCCAGAGCAGCGGGGAGCATTATCGCTGGGGTGGAAGACCTCTTTGCGGATAGCGTGAGGGCTCTTGAGACAACTCTGACCCTCAAGGCGACCGCAGATAGTCTGATTGGTTCGGAGGCCAAGCAACCCATCCTAGAGCGTCGTGAACGGCTGATTGCCGATGTCGAAATCACCGTGAACGAGATGAGCAACATCATCAGTGGCTTACAGGTGATATCTGTGACCGGAGATAATGACCTCGACGCCACCGACGAGCTACGGTCGTCATTGTCTGACAAACTGGTCGCGATTCGTCGAACCCAAGAAGAAATGGCCGAACTGCAAGTTGGCACCGCCTGACCCCAAGTCTTACGAAGGAGTACACCATGTTCCGCGCAATCAAACGAGTTTTCAGAGCAATCGGATATCTGCTGGTCGGCAAACTCGACAAGGCAGCCGATGCTCTTTACACCAATCCTGACGCCATGCGAGGCGGCTACCAGAAGGTAGTCGAAGAGAAAACCAAGCATGCCCAAGACTACATGGATGCTGTTGCATCCAAGGTCGAGTCCAAAAACGAGAAGATGGCTCGCCTCGAACGACTCAACGGCGACGCGACCAAGCTTCGCGATATCATCAACGGCGCGAAGATCAAGGCCAAGGAGCGTGCCGAAGCACTCGGCTTCGATGAAGAAGCGCTCCGCACTGATGAGAAGTACCAGGAACTTCGACAGGCAGCAATCGACCGCTCGCACACGCTGGTTGAGAAGGAAGAGCGAATCGCCGACCTCGAAGACGCCATCCGCAAGGATGAGCAGGAAATCAAGAACCACAAGGCGCGGCTGCGCCAGATGAAGACGGAGATCCAGAAGCTCAAGGACGAGTCGAAGGATGCCGTGGCTGATGTTCGCGCGGCTGCATTCGACAAGAAGATCAACGATACTCTCAACGGTATCAGCGATGACAAGACCGAGAACGACCTGACTCGTTTGCGAGAAGCTCGCAACAAGGCCGCTGCCAAGGCAAGCATCTCTTCGGAGATGGCAGGCACCGATGTCGCAGCGCTCGAAATGGAGCTTATCTCTGCCGGCAAGAGCGATGTGGCAACTTCTGACTTCGACGCCTTCATCTTCGAAGGTCAGAAGAAGCAGGCTCCCGCCGAAAAACTCGACCTCGGCACGGCTGAAACCGAAGTTTCGATCGGCGAAGAAAACAAGTCGTAATCACACGACAACAGGTTTACAATCAGCAATCCCTTACCCTCACGGAGAACGCATCATGAAGATTCAGAACCTCGCTATCGTTGCCTCCCTCGCTCTCGCGGGTGCGGCTCAGGCACAGAATGCTCCTGTCTTCTCGCTCGGATGGAGCGAGTACCCGTCATGGTCCGCCTTCGGCGTTGCCGAAGAAATGGGGCTGATCAACGGCGAGGAGGGACAGATGGGCTCGCTGGAGCGCAAGTGGAACGTGGACATCACGCTCGCTCAGGTGGACTATGACACCTGCATGACGCTCTACGGCTCTGGCGACCTCGATTTCGTCTGTCTGGTCGCTGGCGACGCGCTGATTCCCGCCCAGAGCATTCCCTCGACCATCGTGCTGCCCACGAGCAACAGCTACGGCGCTGATGCCCTTGTCGTGGACAAGAGCATTACGAGCTTCGATGACCTGCGAAACCACACGGTCTACGGCTTCGATGCTTCTGTTCAGCAGTACACCTTCACACAAGGCCTCGCGGCTCAGGGCGAGGACGCAGACGACTACGACTGGGCAAACTCTCCGCCCGAGACAACGGCTCAGAAGCTCAGCAGCGGCGAGATTCAGGCGGGCATGCTCTGGAACCCCTACCTGCTTCAGACGCTCAACACCAATCCCAATCTTCGCGTCATGTTCGATTCGACTCTCATCGAGAACCAGATCATCGACTCGGTGGTGGCGACCAATAGCGCTCTTGAGCGCGAGGGCGGAGACCGCGCGGCTGCGTGCATCGCCAACGCTTTCTATGCCGTCACCGAGCGCATGACCGACAGCGACATCGATGTTCAAGACGACACCTACATCGCCCTCGGCGAGAGGTTCAGTAACCTGGGTGTCGGCGATATGCGAACTGTCTGCCGCCAAACCCGCTTCTTCTCGAACCCCGACGAGAGCATTCTCTTCATGGCTGGCCGCGACATTCCGTCCACGCCTGCCGTCGAGAACCTGAGCGTCATCATGCAGACCGTGACGAAGTGGGCCGAGGAATACGATGTCGTGGAGAATGTTCCCAACATCGGTATCAACGGCAATCCCATCAACGGCTCGGCGGGGCTTGACCTCGATTTCGACCCGCAGTACATCACGCTGTACCTCAGCAAGAACTGACCCTTCGTAGGACGGGGACTTGTTGTTCCCAATGTCTCCTACAGCGCGCCCTGTCTTACAGGGCAGGGCGTGCTTTCTTGTTTCGATAACTGCTACGAAGGGTGGCCCAAATGCGAATGATACGGGAACCAATCCCCATCAAGAGACGATGGATTCTTATGCTCATTGGTATCACGCTGCTCATCGGCGGATACTCTTGGCTCTCGTATAGCGCGCACAAGAAAAACCCCAAGAACACTACCATCCCCAATCATATTCAGCTTCTTGATGGCATCAAGAGCATGACAACGATTTCAGGTCGCACTGAGCGCCGTCGTCAACGGTATATCGACAGCGAGTTTGAAGAATGGCAGGCTGCACGCAACAAGCCGTTTGAAAAGTGGGATGATGAGTCTCAATCGCGAGAGTCATGGGAAGCCGATATGCCAGCCGACCAGCTTCGCGTGTGGAAAGCTGCGGCTCATGAGAAATACCCATCTGATATCATGCTTTATGACGACGCCAAAGCATCATTCAGCCGATTCTACGAGTCGCTGATCGTGTCTTGCTTCTTTGGCTTCTTCATCGGTCTCTTGATGGGATGTTTCCGTAGTATCGAAGCTCTCTTGACGCCTCCGCTTGCTCTAGCGAAGTACATCGCCCCTACCGCTGCTCTTGCTGTCTTCTTCGCTCTGCTCGGCACAAAAGAGCAAAAGCTCTGGTTCATCAAATACGAACCGTTGTTCGTCGGCCTCATCGCATTCGGCGTGATTCCGCACTATGCAACAACCATCATGCAGAGCGTGAGAGATATTCCTCGTCAGCGATTGCAGAAGGGATATACGATGTATGGCAGCCACCTGGATGTCATCATGAGCATCGTGGTTCCTCAAACCATCCCATATGCCTATCGCGCTGCCATCGCCGCGATTGGGCCAACCATTATTTTTCTCATTGCTGCTGAATGGGCTGCTGCCGATGCTGGTTTTGGCTATCAGCTTCGCTTGCAATCAAGACTCTTGGCAATGAACATCGTCTACCCATACCTGATTATTCTTGCAGCGTTCGCGTTTGGATTGACCCTTCTTCTTCGAGGCGCGCAGAAAATCCACTGCCCATGGTTCTCGGAAGGAGGCCACTCATGAGTACCCCAATCGTCAGCTTTCGAGGCGTCCACAAGGATTACGGTGACACACAGGTTCTACATGACATCAACTTTGACTTGATGCCTGGTTCTATTACCTCGCTCGTCGGTCCCAGTGGTTGCGGTAAGTCTACTCTCTTCCGTCTGTTGCTCGGAATCGAAGACCCAACAGAAGGTGAGATTCTGGTTCAGAACAACGAGGGAAAGCTTCAAAAGGTTACAGGCCCATCAGGTCTCGTTGGCATCGTGCCACAGAACTATGACCTCATGCCGCACCTGACATCCGTTAAGAACATCGCCCTCGCTCCTCAGTTGGCGCAGTCGAGCATCTTCAGCCGTTGGCTCACGCCTTGGAGTTGGCTCCCGAAGCGTCGAGAGCATATCAGAGAGGCCGAGAGACTGCTGGAGCGGTTCGGCATCGCCCACGCTCGCGACCGCTATCCGAAGGCTCTCAGCGGCGGCATGAAGCAGCGCGTGGCTATCGCGCAAGTGATGATCAACAAGCCCAAAATCATCCTCATGGATGAGCCGTTTAGTGCGCTCGATGAAGCAACACGAGCCAGGTCAAATCGTATGCTTCTGGAAATGGGAGAAGAAAACCGTAAGGCCATTGAAGAAGGATTGGACCCGCCTTACACAGTCATTATTGTTACGCACGAACTCAACGAAGCGATTTATGTCAGCGAACGCATGCTCGCGCTGTCTCAGTTCCGCCACTGGGAAGGCAAGTATGATGAATGTCCTGGCGCAACCATTGTTCTCGATCAGCCTTGCCCTGTCTACGACCCGCACGACATCAAAGACCATACAGCATGGCAAGACATCAAAGACAAGGCCATCGACATCGCGTTTGATGATGAGACACGGCAAACCGAAAAGGCATTGCGAGAAGTTGAAGCTCGCATGCACACAGAACACTAAGGCAAACATGACCAGCACAAAGACCTCAATGGCTCCTTCCTCGCAGGAGTCTGATTTTCTTGACTCTTTTCTTAGCCGCGAGATCAAGTTTATCGACCATGAGGAATTCGATAGCGCCAACTTTTCGCATAAGCAGTATCCGCTGGAAAAAGAACCTGTTTGGACATGGGCTCATGCCATGTTGGGAGACTTTGACGAAAGCGATGTCAAGTCAATCGAACTTGAACTGCTGACCAAAGATGAAGAACAGGCCGTTTTTCTTCATATGAAGTTTTTCTTCATATGAACTGGCATCGCAAGATGCTCTACAAAATCCAACAACGATGCATCGAAGAAAAGCGAGAACCTGACTACAATGAGCGCCGTAGAATCCTCAGGCACTACCGCAAGTTCATGCATGCGCGCGAACAGATCACGCTCTTCAACCTTGGCCTGGTTTTTGCTGCGTCAAAGAAGCTCTACCAAAAAGGGCACGCACAGAACCTTGATGCTCAAGAGCGATGGTCAGAATGCCTTGCCTCAATGCTGAGGTCAATCGACAACTTCAACGCGAAGTACGGTTTCAAGTTCAGCACGTACTTCTTCAATGCTGCCTTCAATAGTATGCGGCGTCTCTCGATGAGAGAAAGCAAAATTGCCAGCAGGTTCAAAGTCGCTTCGTCGCTGGCTCGCGAAGGCGAAGACATCGAGTTCATCAATCAAATTGTTGATGGCGATGATGACAGAGGAATCGGTCTTGGTCCTCGACCAGATATGCTTGGGCATATCGAACCTGATGCAATCACCATTGTCTATGCCATGCTCAACGAGAAGCCGACTGGTATCGGTATTTCCTGCCCAACACTGACTCCTGAAGAAAGGTTGTCGTTCATTCTGCGATACGCAAATGAAGAACGATATACGCTCGAACAGATTGCAGAGATGGTCAGTCGTGAACTCCATCGAAACAAGATGACCAAAGAACGCATTCGTCAGGTTATTATCTCTGCAATGCGAAAAATCAAGACTCGTGTTGAACTTCGCATCCCAGGCACTTTCCCAGAGTATCAGGTGAATGAAGAAGAGCTTATGATGGCGGGATGAACCGATACGGCCTCTGCTGCATCTCAGCTACTCTGCAAGATAAAGGTCATCGCTTTCAAACGATGACATTCAAAAGGTTCTCGTCGCTCCCCCGTGACGAGAGCCTTTCTATTTTAACAGAACGATATGCGGGTAATCTTCGGGTCATTTACGCCATCATGCAACAATGCGTGAATGAGGGCTGGACATACCGAGTTAGCAGCAGTATCTTTCCTCTGATGACTCACCCAGATGCAGGTATTGTTTTTGACGAACTCGATAACGCCGATGAACTTCGAGAACTTTTTGCTCAGTGTCGCGAGTTGAAAAAAGCAAACAACCTCCGCATCTCTTGTCATCCAGACCAGTTCAATGTTCTTGCCAGCCTCAACGACGAGTCTGTTGATCGCACGATTACAGAACTCAATCATCACGGGTGGTTCATGGACCAACTCGGCGCTGAACGCTCGCACGAAGCTCCTATCAATATCCATGTCAACCGCTCATCGGGCAATCTGGAAGACATCGCTACACTGTTTCGCGACAATCTCGCACGATGCGATGAGTCTGTCACGAGCCGCTTAACAGTCGAGAATGAAGACAAGGGAGTGTGGAGCGTTCGCAACCTTATCAACATCTTCTACCCGATTGTTGGCGTTCCCGTAACCTTCGACAATTTGCATCATCTCTGCAACGACGGTGGTATGAGCGAGCAAGAGGCTTTCGAGGCTTGCTTGCCGACTTGGAAAAATGCCCGTCCATTGTTTCATTATTGCGAAACGATGCCTGGTCAGCCCTTGCTTCGCAAGCACGCAGACTATCCAGTTGGTTCACCCAATAGCTTCGGCCATGAGGTTGATTTTGATATTGAACTCAAGGCAAAAGACCGAGCTATTCAACGCCTTGCAAGTGAAACTAGCTTGCTGTAAGATTTGCTTGTTCGAAAACCGAAGCCTCTTGGACATAAAACATGACTGCACTTGCAACATCGCAGACAATCGGACAAATCAATCCTGCTTACCTTCCCTATAACAGTCGAGGGCAGGGAGGCCATGGCGACGCGGTTATTGACCACGTTGAGGCAGGTAAGCGCGCTAATAAGGTTATCAGCGACCTGAAAGTAAGCGCACAATACTGTCATATTTCTCGTTCACATTCGCGATTGGCTATTCGTATCGGAGATGAGAAGCCAGTCGTTTTCATTCTTGACTCTCATCTATTTAGAACTCTACTTCAGCATTGGGGCATGTATGATGATACCATTCAGTCTCGTCATGCCATCGAACTCGCAAGCGTTATTCTGAACTGGATTGAAAAACCCGAAGCCAAGACTCCATATGACAATGGGGTGTACTCGGATGAGTACCGTCAATCGCTGCGAGACCAGCTTGGCGAAGCTTACCAAATCATTTGCGATGTCATCGCGAAAGAGCCTGAAACAGGTTTCTTCGAGGGAATCAAAAAAAAAAAAGGTGACGACCGACTTAGGCGACGCCGACGCGAACGGCGCAAACGGCCAACGCGATAGCGACAACGATAACGATGACGACATCGAAGACTTTGATGCTCCGCCAGGTATAACGCGAGCAGAGGCAGCAAAGAAACCTGAACCTCTTTTCTGGAACGATGAATACAGAGAAGAAATGGCAGATGCCGCCTATGAAGATGAAGATGAAGATGAAGATGAAGATGATTACTACGAAGATGACTACTATGAAGACGACGACGATGATGAATTTGATTTTGATTTTGATGATGATTTCTGAGACCCTTAACCTGGGCTAATAGTCGCCCGAAAGCAAAGGAGCAATACCCATGCCCGTGATCAACGTTTGCGATGTGGACCATGGAGGAACCACCCGTCGAGTCAACGTGCCTGCCGGCACAACGATTCAGGGATACATCGACCGCAAGAAGCCAAACTTCACGCCTGACAACTACAACGTCCGCGTGAACGAGAACAAGGTCGCAAACTTCAACCAGGAACTTGGCGAAGGCGATAGGTTGACCTTCGCCCGCTCGAAACTCGCTGGAGCCTGATTCGAAGTGCCGCTCAACTATCGTCTCAATGCCAACGATACAACTGGCGCAACCACGATTACGTGGACAGACGTAGTGGCAGCAGCCACAACAACAGGAGGGGCGGCATACGGAACAACAACAGAAGCGGGTAATCTTTTTGATATACTTGGAAGAGCCAGAAAGGTTACCTGGACCACTTTTAGAGCAAACCCTCATGAACCAGTTGACGCTGATCATGAGGATTACGATTGGACAACAGACCCGGAGGCTAGCGAAATGGCGCAAGCAGTAGCAGTCGAACTCGATGCAGCTTCAATCGAAAAACTCACTACAGAAGCTATCGCTGGCGATGCAGCCGACAAAAAAGCTGTCATCGAGAAAGCACAGAAAATGGCTGCTCTGGTCTACAAGGGCGTCACCCATCGGCGTCGGCGTGACTCTTTGAAACCAGATTTCAAAACCGTCGAAGAAGCCATCAAGCGCATTGACGGGCTCGGAGGGAAGCTCCAAGCGCTCATGGATGAGTTTCATGCCGCGCAAGAAAGAATCAAAAACGAAGAAGAGTTCAATGAGTTTGATGAACTCGAACAGGAGTTTCGCAAGAAGTTTCGTAGCCTATATCGGGAGACAGACAAGGCAGCGCGTTCTTGTCAGGAATCCTCTTACTTGCTCGACACGACTCGCCGTCATCTTGAAGATGGCATGATTATTGAAGTCATGTCTGTGGATAACGATGGCGATATGAAGTTCCGTCTTGCCAGGCAGATGGTCGCCCTCATCAATAACTACGGTATCGATAATGTCGAGGTCAAAGGCAAGGACAAGGCAATCCAATTGGTTGTCGAGATTCCTGCCAAAATTCTCGAAACCAAAAACAAGAAGCATCGCCTTTCTCTCAGCAGCGCTAAAATCTACTGGAACCCCTACCAGGGCGTTGAATTTTCTGCGAAATACACAAATCCGAAGTTGTCTGATGACGGCAGGCAGCACCCTCATGTTATGAGAGGCAATCATATCTGTTTGGGCAACGCTGATGTTGAACTCGGCGGGTCTGTCAAAGAGGGTCGCGTGTTCGATGTTTTCAAGACTATCGAAACGCTTCTCAGCGATGCCAAAGAGCATGGAATGTACAGCATTCAGCGTTGGCCTGATTGCGAAATCAAGTGTGCCATCAGTAACGAGTGGATGTCTCAAAGAGATGCACAGATTGTCCGAGTCAAGGGCAGGGATATCCAGGTCAAGAAAGAGCTTGTTGCAAGATGCCCTGTCACAGGTCAAAACGTTATCAAAGGCGGAGATGACTCGATTGAACACGATGGAGTCATTTATCACCGCGATGCCTTCTTGCATGCTGAAGGCCATGACCCGATGCCTGCCACCGACCCGGCAGCATTTACAAGCGTTCTGAGTCAGCAGAAGATTCATCCCGCAAATGTCGCGGTTTGCGAAATCTCAGGCATCGCTGGTCGCAAGATGGATGGAAATAATAAGCAGATTCAATATCCCGATGACATTGTTGAACTGCAAGACGGTCGGTGGGTTGCCATGTGCATGCTTGACCTCGCTCTGCTTGATGATACGACTAACTTTGGATCGCGTGGAAATCTTCTGCGAAACTGGTCGCGAGAAAAGAAAGACCAAATGCAGAATCTCATGTCGTACCTGAGTAACAAGTATGAGCGAGGAGCAACAAATGGCTATTACCTGCCTGATTGGTTGCACCAGTCGCCTGCTTGGAGAGGTACTCTCGAAGATAATCAAGGCGTGATGCTGGCATAACAAACAGAAAAGAGAACTTATGAAAGCCAAGAAACTTGATACGACAAACCCTCTTCCGCCCAGAATCATCACGCCGGGAGGTAGCGTCTACGACCCCAGTCAAAAAACAGGCAGCAAAAGCATCGTCACGGTCAAAACCCCAAAGAGGGAACCGACCGAAGCTGAGAAGATCGACCCTCGCCGTGTTGTTATTAAGAAGGATGGCGATGGCGCATGCTTGACGTTTGACCAGCTTCCTTGGCTGAAGCTCGTCTATATCTCTCGTCTCAGCAAAGTCGAGATTGGCGGTATGTGTATTACGGAGAGCAATGATCCGCTGCACGTTACCGATATCAAGATGGTCAAGGCTACCTGCACGCCCGGCCACATTGAGTTCGATGATGATGGCCTTGCAGACTTCATCGCCGAACAAACGAAAGACGGGTTGCAAGCTGCGCAATGCAGCCGTATTTGGTGGCACAAGCATCCCGGCAACTCTGCATACCCCAGCGGAGAAGACAGGCACTATTTCGATGAGCATTTTGCCACGATGGATTGGCACATTATGCTTATCCGCGCTGTTGAAGGCGCAATCACAGCAACCATGCGCGTCAAAACATCGGGTCTTTACGAAGAAGAGGAAGACTTTGATGGCAACATTACGCGCGGCGAACGTGTTCAGAGGCCGATGTGGATTGACATTCCGCTGAAGGTCATGGTCGAGGCTATGGAAGGACAAAACCGAGCCGCTATCGACTTTGACCAGCTTGATGCTCGCATCATGTCAAAGCTGCCCTTCGAAGAATGGATCGAAGAGCATGAGAAATGCGTCATTATTCCTCCGCCTCCGAAAGTCAAGCCTTACACGGGCGCTTACAGGGGAGGTACCGGCGCAGGTTTTCATAGTTGGGAGGGAATGGGTCGCACAAATCTCAGTGGCAATGGTGTGAATCGAAAGAACGACCCGAGTCCGCTTGAACAAGAGAAGAGGCGAAGCGGTGGAGGGCGAGTCGATGACCGCCTTTTCGATGAACTCGATGAATGCGATGATGAGGCTCTGAAAAGATGGCTTGAGGAGGGGGAGGAAAACTCCCGTGACTTTCGCCACCCTGGACGCATTGAACTCGACCCAAACCGAGGAGAGTTCTACGACACGACCGACCATCGTTGGTGGTTTATTGCTTTCATGGATGAAGAAGGCGATATCGATTGGGAAGCAATTCGCGACCGTTACGGTCTCTCGGATCCAGACCTCATTCGCCTCAAAGCACGAGCAAAAGACCCCACTGCTATCTCCCTCGAACTCGCAGAAAACGAGATGATGCTCGAAGCGTTGTGGCGAGGAGAAAACGGAAGCGAGTCAGTCGATCGCATCGATGTTGTCCAAGAAGCCTATGGCTCAACGGACTTCGATGATGAAGATGACTCTGATGAGGAAGACACATCGGAAGAAGAAGACTCTGACGAAGAAGAGGGCGAAGAAGACTCTGACGAAGACGAAGACGAAGACGAAGACGAAGAAGAAGAACCTGAAGCTTCCGAAGAAGAAGAGGGCGAATGGGAAGACGAGGAGGAAGAAGAAGATACCGAAGCTGAAGCCTGGGATGAATCAGAAGAAATCGAAGAGTTCGACGAAGACGCAGTTAAGGGGTAACTGATGAAGGCAAAAACAGAAGCAACACAAGCAGCGGCGGTTGAAGTCAAGCCTGAAGCCGCCGAGGTCGTTCAGCGAGTTCATCAGTCGGCCCCTGCAAGGATGACTCGATTTTCAGGTATCATTCCGCCAAAGGCTCTGATGCGAGCAAACGTCGCCATTATCGGCACGGGCGCTGTGGGCCGCCAGGCGGCTCTTCAGCTTGCCCAAATCGGCGTCGAAGGGATGACCCTCGTGGACCTCGATGAGGTCAGCGGCGAGAATCTAGGGCCGCAGGGGTGGTTCGAGGACGAAATCGGAATCAAAAAGGTTGACGCGCTCAAGGGCATGGTCGAGCGAATCAATCCTGGTCTCGAACTCAACATCCATGACATCGCCTTTGAACCTGAACACATCGAAGACGCGGATTGGATTTTCTGCTGTGTCGATAATATGGAAGTGAGAAAGCAAGTTTTCGAAGCAGCAAGTGAAAACAAGGTTCGGCTTTTTGCAGAGGCAAGAATGGGAGCCGAATCGTGTGAAGCTCATTTCGTGTATGATGATGCCAGTCGTGAAGCGTGGAATGAGCGTTGGTTTCCTCAGAATGAGGCTGCGCCTGAAACCTGCACGACACGAGCAACCAGCCATTGCTCATCGCTCGCAGCTACGCTGCTCGTGACGGGCTTTACAAAGATGCTGCGTAAGCATCCCGTTCCTCAAGTCGTTCGTGCAAACCTGCAAAGTTTCCAAATGGAGTTTGAGGGAATGCCCGAAGGCGAAAAGGAAGATTGGTAAGAACCAAATTAGAGGGGGAGCAACCCCTAATTCATAACCCGCAGCTAAGGTAGCTGCAAGAAAAGGAGCCACAAACCATGGCACGACCCCGCAAAAAGCAGCCCTTCGAAGTCATCGCAATCCATCGTCCTCGCTCGGTTCGCATGACCACGAACACTCAGGATGGAGAAGACCAGAAGGTCATGCGCGAAGACGATGGCAACATCGTCTATGGCCCCAAGACCGTTTTTGCAACCAGCCGTCGAGCAGCCACCCTTCGCGCTTACCAGGAGATTGTCAAGCTCCAAGGCGCTGAAGCCTGGGAGCCCGATGACCTGGATATCCGTGTCCGCGAGTTCCATGACGACGGCGGTGGCGACGGAATCTGTTGCGATGGCGAAGCCGAGAACTGGTAATCTGAGCTAAATGGCTCTTCTGGTTGCCCCCTTAACACCCCTCTTGCCGACCGTGGCGGAGGGGTTTTTCTGGTGAAGGTTCAAGAGGCTATAATGGCTTCATGACGAAATACCTCACGACCCCCATCTATTACGTCAACGCAAACCCGCACATCGGTCATATCTACACGACCCTGATGGCCGATATCGCTGCGCGGGCGCTGCGATTGTATGCTGATGAACAAGTCCATTTCGTCACAGGTACGGACGAGCATGCGGACAAAGTGAAAGCGGCAGCTATCTCAGCAGGAGTGCCTGTTGAAGAATGGTGCGATACGCACGCTCAGAACTTCCGTGATGCCTTTGCAGCCTTTGGAGTCAGAAACGATGATTTCATTCGCACGACTGAACGCCGTCACAGAGAGACAGTAATTCTTCATGTCTCGTACCTTATTGGTAAGGGAGATGTCTATGAGGATGACTTCGAGGGGTGGTATAACGCTGGCCAAGAAGAATACGTGACCGAACATGCTGCTCAAAAATCTGACTACAAGTGCCCTATTACCGACAGGCCTCTCGAACGCCGAAAAGAAAAGAACTGGTTTTTCAAGCTGAGCAAATACCGCGAAGCCATCCTTGCCCATGTCAGGTCAACGCCCGACTTTATCACGCCAGAACAGAGGCGCAACGAAGTTATCAAGCGCCTTGAAGGCGAGATCAACGACATTCCGATTACAAGAAAAGTGCCTGACGGTAGTTGGGGCATTTCTCTGCCCAGCGAACCAGAACAGGTTGTCTACGTGTGGATTGATGCGCTGTTCAACTACATCAGCGCATTGAGCGATAAAAACAGTAAGCAGACAGAAGAAATCTGGCCTCCGACACATATTATCGCCAAGGATATCCTGTGGTTCCATGCTGTTGTGTGGCCCGCGCTGCTTATCGCGCTTGACTTGCCTTTGCCTGAACGGATTCATGCTCATAGCTTTTGGGTTCATGACCAGCGCAAGATGGGTAAGAGCAGCAGCAACTTCGTGAGTATCGAAGGCCTTAAGAAACTCGCTGAGCAAGTTGGTATCGATGGTATCCGCTATTATTTGGCCGCTCAAGGTCCATGGGGAGCCTCTGACGCCAACTTCGATGCGGAAGAAGTCTTTGCCCTTTATAACTCCAATCTCGCGAAAGGCTTCGGAAATCTTGTCAACCGTGTGGGCAAACTCATCGAGACATATCGAGACAATAAACTCGTTCGACCAGAAAGCGACTTTCCTGACTACATCGAAACTGCGACGGGTGGATTCTCTGCTCTCAAGCAACTCGTCAAATCTGGTAAAGATGCGCGAAACTTGAATATCCCTAAGCTCGTGCGCAGGGCAAACATTGTCATCAATGATGCAAACAAGCTTCTGAGTGATATGGAACCGTGGAAGCTCGCGAAGCAAAATGACCCTGAATCTCAAGAGAAATTTGACTGGTGCATGGTCTGCGCCGTTCAGATGATTCAGATTGCAGCAGCGCTGCTTCATCCCATCTGTCCCGAAGGAACGACCAGACTTCAGCAAAAATGGAACCTGAAATCGTATCAAAACCTGGGGCCTTGTCTTCCTATTCTGACAGGTCATGAGATTTCGGGACCGTTGACCCTGTATCCTGTCGCGGATGCCCTCGCCGTGGTCTGAAAATCCGCAGATTCCTTGCAAGTGCCACATAGGATTGGTAGAATCCTCTCATCGCCGTCCAACGGCTCGAAAAAAGGGGCAGAATTTTCCCTTTCCGCGCTTGACTTTGGGAAAACGGTGTGAAATACTGATGACCACGAAGAATTGTGGCCGAAAAGTTCAAGACGAGGGAGGAATAATCAACCCTCGCAAGTAGAATGATGAACCGAGGCGTGTCGCCTCACGAAAGAATGACCATGAGACAGTTCACCAAAACCATTACGACCACAGCCAAGCAGCATGCTGTCGATGCGTTTATGCGTCGCTGGTATGATGCCAATGGATGCGGTACGAAGGGTCTTGGTGGACCTGCGAGCTTGAGGGAGCGTAACGGCTAACCCGTAAAGCAAACAGAAAAAACCACCAAGGCCCTGAGCAAAAGCTCGGGGCTTTTTTATTGCTCGATAGTGTAGCGGCAACACGCTTGACTCTGAATCAAGTATCCCTGGTTCAAATCCAGGTCGAGCAGTTTGACAACCAGTTGCGGCGGAAGCACACTGGAGTTGCGTTCGGATTCCAAATCCGAAATGAAGAGGTTCGAATCCTCTCCGCCGTGTTTGACAATATGAGGTAGGAGCTAGGTTGGTTTAGCGTCTCGTTGCCAACGAGAAGTCCGCGAGTTCGAATCTCGTCTACCTCTTTGATAGCTTGGCCGTCTGCCCGAATGGTTAGGGTGTGGATTGCAAATCCACTACATTCCGGTTCGAGTCCGGAGGCGGTCTTTGAAGGTGAAAGGAAAAGAAACTATGATGCACAGACGAAAACATATGCGACCCAATAGGAACACTATGGGTCGTTGGCCGAACGGTTGAAGGCATCGGACTTTTAATCCGGCGAGCGAAAGCTCCATTGCAGGTTCGAATCCTGTGCGGCCCACTTTGCGAGATTGATGTAGTGGTAACATGACTGCCTTCCAAGCAGTTCTCAAGAGTTCGAATCTCTTATCTCGCATTTGAATGCAAATTCATAGGAACCTAGGCTCGGATGGGTCGAAAGTTCCAGCATCTTTGACAAGTGAATAGCGAGTAATCAGTAAGTCTCATCGCCGTGTGCGCGAAAGCGCCACGGCTTACGCTCTCTTGGTGCTAGTGGTAACACACTATCTTGGTACGATAGGGTCACAGGTTCGATTCCTGTAGGGAGCTTTTATTTCTGACTTACTATTGGGGATGTAGCATAAAGAGCAATGCAGCGGATTGTCTATCCGAAGAGTGCGGGTTCGAGTCCCGTCATCCTCGTTCAAACAGGTCGAAGAGACCATCGGTTATCAACTTTGAATTGTAATCAAACCTGCCGAAAGGCATATCCGATACTCACCCCTTACCTGTTTATTATCCCGGTAGCTCAACTGGACAGAGCGCAAGATTACGAATCTTGTTGTTGGGGGTTCGAATCCCTCTCGGGATGTTTCCCTTGTTGAGAGTACGCCAATACTCAAGAGAGCAAGGCTGAAACAGGCACTAGATACAAAGGACGATGCTTGCGCCTTGGCGGGTCTTGCATGACAGTCTTGTTGAACGCTTTGTTTCAGGATTTTGGGGCCATGGCGCAACTGGTAGCGCATTTGCTTTGCAAGCAAAGGGTTAGGAGTTCGAGTCTCCTTGGCTCCACTTACTATGGAACAGTAGCTCAGCCTGGTAGTAGCAGCGGTCTGAAGAACCGCGTGTCGTCGGTTCAAATCCGACCTGTTCCACTTATGGGGTTATAGCTCAGTTGGTAGAGCGATTGCATGGCATGCAATAGGCCAGGAGTTCGAATCTCCTTAACTCCACTTCGGTCGATAAACGGGTATGAAGTTTTTCAACAACATACCCTACGACAATATCGATCCTTGCTTTGCTAGCTTCCGTCAAGACGGATACAAAGAAGATGAGACATGGATCACAAACTTTCTTGGTTCTAAGTTTCTTCAATCGTCTTTCCCATTGATAGAAAAAGAGATCCACTACAAATACGTTACTAAAGCTATAAGACAGGTTAGCAAGAGCCCTCGGTATGCCAACTGCGACGATTACTACGAATATGTCGCGCTACTACAGTCCATCCTCAGCGCAGAAAAGAACTACTCTCTGATAAAGCTAGGGGCCTATCAAGGTCGGTGGGAAGCATTTGCTTGTGAAGCAAACAAGCAACATAAAAACTTGCCCATGAGAATTACGAGTATTGAAAGTCATCCCGACTCGCTCAAGGCTCTCATAAGAACGTTTGTTGAAAACAAACTCGACGACTATCAACAACTAAACCATGAAGTCTTGGTTGGATATATCAACAATTGCTATATGAAAGGGCTTGCTTATCCAAGAATAGACCTGACAGAAATCATTGAGAGGCACGGAACTGTAGACCTCCTTGATTGCGACATCCAAAGCGGCGAAAAAGGCCTCTTTGAACAACATAAACAGAGCATGAAGCGAGTTCGCAGAGTTCTCATCGGAACGCACAGCGAATCGATTCATACGAGCATAGAAAACCTTTTTCGAGATTGGGGTTGGACTTGTATAGCCAATCTTCCTTTCCGTCAATGGATTCAAACCGAATACGGAGAAAGAATGACAGAAGACGGATTGCAACACTGGGTCAATCCGCACTGATTATGGGGGCGAAGCTTATCAGGTAAAGCGCTTGGTTTGCAACCAAGAGTATTGCGAGTTCGAATCTCGTCGCTTCCACTTCAAGGTATAACCCACACGCCTTTATCTTGGGCAACACCCCGAGATAGAAAGAGGGTCGGTAAACTTAGGCCGATTGCTTCCCTGAACCTGATCAGTTCATATGCAGTAAGCAAGAGACAAGGGAAAGACCTGTGACAACCGGAAAAGACGGTAGTTATCTATGGTGTAAATGGGCACACTTCCACGATAGGGAAGAGGCGAGGGTTCGATTCCTTCTGTGATGGCTTTTCCATCGGTATGCAAATTGGTAACGCAGACAGACTGTAAATCTGTTCCCTTTCGGGTTTGGGGGTTCGAGTCCCTCCCGGTGGACTTTTGGGAGAGTTGGGCAGGTGGTGAGCCCAGGACGCTGTAAACGTCCCGCATCAAAGTAAGTCTTTGCAGGTTCGATTCCTGTCTCTCCCACTTACAAGGAGAAACAACAATGGCAGCAGATTTGCATATCCATGTCTTCGCTGAAGGAGAAGTTGAAGAAGCTGTCTTTGAAGACTTCTTCAGCGGAACCCTCGGCTCCAAGTACTTCAACCTAGACCGCAACAGGAATAGAGACGAAGAAATGGATAGTTACTCCATTATCTCTTCTCTTCCGAACGTCTGGGTTGGCGAAGTTTCCTGGCTAAAAGCGGCTCTGTTCGAAGACAACAAAACCTTCATTCCTGATCCTGTTGGAGCCATCTCTGAGATCATCAACGAAGGAGAAGAGTTCGTTAAGATTGATGACGAGTTGATTGCCAAGGTCAAAGAAGCTCTCGGACACGAGAACAAGACTGCCTACAGCGTCACCAGCCAACAAGAAGTCATCGACTTCCTTGAGTCTCACAAAGGCAAACTCGCCTTTACGGTCAGTTGGTAAGTTTAGCGCCGGTAGCTCAATGGTAGAGCAACAATTTCCACCGTCCTCGTCAACTTGCTTTTCGAAGCCGAAGAGCAACGGTTAACATCCATTGTGGGTTGCAGGTTCGAGTCCTGCTCGGCGCTTTTGGAGATTGTCATGAATGACAGACTCAGAAATCCTGGCTGGAAACGACCAGCAGATTGGCCTTACGAAGAAGATTGGGATTCGCCCGCATGGAAAGAAAGACTGCGAGCAAGTCACGAAAGAGCTATGAAGCTTCGTGAAAAATACGGTTTCATTTACTGTCCCGACTGCAACGTGGGGCATACAAACAAAACGATTTGCTGCCGCAACTGCGGTCATAAAGCAAAAACTGATTGAATGCCTGTGTGATGTAATGGTAGCATGCTAAACGGTCTTCTGCCGCCCCTTACTCCTTGGAGTCGATGGATAGAAGGTTATCTCTTTGCAACAGAGGTTGTTCAGGTTCGAATCCTGACGCAGGCTTTTTCGAGATAAACTGGTTAGAACTTCCGACCCATCGCTCTATCCGTCACTGATTCCATACGGACGAGAGGAAAGTCGGGACTGCAAGAAGGAGTTCTCCCCTTTGTATGTATAATATCTGATAGAAAGGATAATACAATGGGGAAACTACGAAAAACAGAGTTTGGTCATTGGACTGACGGTAATCATCAGTTTATTGAAAGGTCTTGTGAATCTTGCTCAACATCTTTCCTTGCCCGCAAAGACAAGGCTACAAAGTTTTGCAGCAAAGATTGCAGGTTTGCTAAGATACAAGCCGAAAATACCTTCGAACTGAATCAAGAAGACCAAGAAATACTGAATGGTCTTTTACTATCTGACGGATGTATTAGTAAATCAAGCCGGGCAAAGAACTACCAACTAATACACGCCTCAATCCATGAGGAGTATAGTGATTTCCTATCAGACTCATTGTCCTTCCCTCTTCGCAAATCTAGTCGGAAAGCTCATGAGTCATCAATACTAGGTCGAAAAGTTCATTGCAAAAAAGCATTCTATCTTCGGACCAGAAACAGCCCCACGATGACATTGCTTCACAATGTCTGGTATACAACTGAAGGCAAACAAGTGCCTCAAGATTTGTCAATGAAGCCCTTAACTGCCTTGCATTGGTTTCTCGGAGATGGGAGTCTTGATAATGAACGAGGCATTTGGCTTTGCACAGATAGTTTTAACAGTGAAAGCTTGCATATCTTGACGGGCAAACTCGAAGGAGTAGGAGTAGAGTCTTCCGTAGCCCAAAGAAACAGGATATTGATTCCGAATCGAAGTGTTTTCGAGTTCTTTGAATTCATAGGCCCTTGTCCTCTGTCTTGTTTCGCTTACAAATGGGATTCAATCGTTAAGCAGAGTTACAAAGGCCGCAAGTGTAAAGAATGCGGAGTAGAATACGACACCGAAACCAATAGTCGTTATTTCTGTTCTAATAGGTGTTATCAAAGGAATTGGAAAAGGAATGGGCCGACTCTTCGCGCCGCAAGGGAAAACCATGTTGGTGAGGAAGTTCAGGGGTCCACTGCTAACAAGGTAGGAGGCTGAATAAGCCGTTTGGACTACCGAGGGACTAACCGCATATAGGCCGTAGTGGGTGAGCAGCACGATCCGGCGGGTAGCGGGCAGCAGGCTATAAACGCTTGCCATTCTTCGGAATGAGATAAATGAAGAGGTTGAAACAGAACCCTGGCTATGAGCTTATTTCTTTTCCAATAAATGAAAGGCAATGATGGAAACTCAAATCATACATGACCTGTCGAAGACAAAAGTTATGCTTGGGGATTTTATCCGACTGCATGGGCTACAGCCCGGTATGATAATATACCTCAAGAATGATGGTTCTGCTATACCAAAAATGCTCATCATCGGCAATGCAACTCCTTATGAAGGCGTTTCTTCAATATCTCATGATGGTTGGGATTGGGATGCATATAACTGCTGGGAAGTAGAAAAGGTTCTACTCATTTCCGAGCCAAACAATCGCATGCTGAATGCGGATGACATAGATTTGGCGAGAAATCTCGTTTCGCAGCTTGTATAGCTGCACTTCGCGAATGGGGGAGGCCTAAACAGCCGTTTGGACCGCAGAGGTAGCAACCTAAACAGACCGGAGCGCGGGTGTGACGCAATGATGGTCGGGTAAGGGCCGCTAGAGAAATGATGGGATAAAACAGGATCCCGCTTACGGGAAGTTCTAACAGTAGCCGGTATAGCTCAGTTGGTAGAGCGGGAGTCTCATAAGCTCCGTCAGCGCAGGTTCAAGTCCTGCTATCGGCATTGTGGCTGTGGCAGATTGGTAATGCAACTGCTTGTGAAGCAGTCTTATGCGGGTTCAAATCCCGTCAGTCACCCTTTCAGACAGTAGCGCAGGAGGCTCAGCGCTATACAAAAGCAATAGGTGAACCGTTAGCGAACTCGTGAGCGTAAACGGGAACCCTTGCCCGAAGGGTAGCCAAGAGCGGAGGCGTCGAGTAAACGACCGTTCCTCTGGTCCTTCAAGTTGCGGATACCTGTCTTTAGATGGTGGTCGTGGCAGATTGGTAATGCACCTGGTTGTGGTCCAGGGTCGGCAACGACAATGCGGGTTCGAATCCCGTCGATCACCCTTAACGGCTGCCGGTTGGCCGTACTCGTGGGACCACTTGACGAGTATAAATAACGCAGACAAGTGGGCTCTGGTGGGTTGCAACCCACCAGAAAAGGGTCAGTAGCTCAAGCGCAAGCAATGGTAGAGCGGTCGGTTGAAACCCGGCGACATGCGCAGGTTCAAATCCTGTCTGGCCCACTTTCATCTTTGGGGATGTAGCATAATCGGTTAATGCACCAGATTGTCGATCTGGCGACTGAGGGTTCGAATCCCTTCATCCTCGTTTCATGGGTTGCAAGCTTATTAGGTAAAGCACCTGGTTCTTACCCAGGAGTCTTCAGAGTTCGAATCTCTGGCAACCCACTTTTACCTCGGTAGCTCAGCGGCAGAGCAGGTGGCTCTTAACCACTTTGTCGGGGGTTCGAATCCCTCTCGGGGTATTTACAATCGCTTACGAGCAACGTTCCTTATAGAACCGCTTACCCTCGCGGAACTAATGCGAACAGCCTTAGCATTGATGATGCGACTTGATTTGTCAACAAGCTTGTCTCCGATGCTATCTTGGTAGCTACCTGACCAATAGTCGATATTGACACCAGCCCTCACAATCTCATCTGTCTTTTCATTGTCAAAGACCCAGACACGAGGATTGCGGTGCATTCGGTTATTGAGCCTATGAATGCCCTTTATAGACCAGCGAGTTTTCTCTGGCATAAAGTTCTCAACAACATCAAACCACTCTTCGTTGGAGCCATTCTTAAAAGCGTAAGGACCAGGCAACTCTCCGCCTATGTAACGGAAGTTTAGTCGTTCGTTGAGAGCTTCAAGAACAACGGAAGTCTTCTCCCAGCCAAGCCAGCACAAAGCGTCAAAATCAATGGCGTCAAAGGTTGGATTCAGCCCTTCGACGAGACCGGCCAAGTAATCCATAGCACGGTCAAAGTCTTCATCTGTTTCGGACTGTGCGTTGATAGGCCAGTAAGCCTTGCTGCCTCTGTTCGAGATAACATCTCCTGTTGTATCATCGTAGTGAGAGAACCAAAAGCCAGAACGGACTGTAAAGGTGACATCAGCGTCTTGAGAACGATACTTACCAAAGAGGGCCTCCAAGTTCTTGAGTCTTCCTACAGGAAAACGAGAGGCCATCACGAAGGGCTGCTCGACTTCCCAACGGTATTTACCTGTTGGTAGTTGGAACTTGAACTCTCTGATACCCGCGTCAAACGCGGCATCTAAGTTGTCCTCAAGCCATGGAAACAAATCCTCGTCATCTGAGGCCCATCTTCGGTTTAGTCCTAGATTTTGGTCCCAATGGCTGAAGCCTGGTCTACAGTTGAAAGTCATACAGTTTCGTGTCATTGATTCCCTTTCAAAACAATCTCGTGTTTCTAGTTGAGATTGCTAGGCTTCAGAGCCTTTAGGAATATCCATTACTGTATAACAATCAGGTGTTTTCCCTAGGCAAATAAGATATTTGCAAGTCGATAGGCGACGGTTATCTGTAAGTTCGACTCTTATCTTCCCCGCTTTCACAACTCATGGGGAAGCGCCCTTTGGGGGCATTTCCGTTACCACTCCCTTACTTGCAAGTTTGACTGGTTGGCTGAGCGGTTAAGCGGCAGGCTGTTAACCTGCGGGGCATGTCCCCTACGTGGGTTCGAATCCCACACCAGTCTTTTTAGAACAGGTCGAATAGTTTTTGGTTATCACTTTGATCCTTATTCAAAATGCCCAAAGCGCTTGTCTGTGAAGCAAGAAATGCTGGGGGTAAAAACGCCAATGCTAACCCCTTATCTGTTCTGTTTCCCCGATAGCTCAGTTGGTAGAGCGGGTGGCTGTTAACCACCGTGTCGCAGGTTCGAGCCCTGCTCGGGGAGTTTCCCACCTATAGCTCAGTGGCAGAGCAATCGGCTGATAACCGATGTGTCGCAGGTTCAAGTCCTGCTAGGTGGACTTTAGTTTGGGTCGTGCGCTGAATTGGTTAAGCACCCGACTGATAATCGGGGGACGAAAAGTCCTATGCAGGTTCGAGTCCTGTCGGCCCAATTTATTTGAGACGCAACAAAGGTTTGCCTCGACGTTTCCTCATAAGTGAACAGCAACCATCTGATTCGCTTTTACAGGAGAAAACATCTTATGGCAACACCACAGCAAATCGAAGCATTCCTCGTGCAATACAACAAGCTCTGCAACGTCTACGGCCTTTGTTTCGTCGTAGAAAACCATACAAACGGCTGCGCATGTCACGACGGAGATCCGTATGATCCATACGATCCGTATGACCCATACTGTTGCGGCGCAGTAGACCCATATGACCCTTACGGAGAATGCTGCTGCTTCTCGAAGGTTCATATCGCAGATAACGCAGACATATCTGACATTCAGGTTCGCAACCATGTTGTTGCATCTGACTGCCAGATAGATAAACTCTAACACACAAGCGCCTTCGGGCGCATTTGGTCCCGTAGCTCAATTGGCCAGAGCGCCTGGTTTACACCCAGGGTCATGTGGAGGTTCAAGTCCTCTCGGGACTACTTTCGAGTGAAGCATCAAAAGCCTATAATGGTTCGTGCTTCAAGCATACGGACACATCGATATCAAACGCACAGGGCAAAAGCCTGGCTGGTATGGCGTTGACGTATGCGATGACTTCGCAGCCTACTACAACTGGTTTCAATCCAAACGTGGAATGCCGTGGCAACTTCCAATGAACGGCTGTCACATCACGTTTCTCGCGGGAGAAAAGGACAGCCGAGTAGTAGGACTCGATGAGATGAAACCGTATGACAACGAGGTCGTGTGGTTTACCTTCGAGCCGAAGGTCGATACAGATGGCAGGTCATTTTGGATTGACGTTCAATGTCCTCGCCTTGATGAAATCAGAAAAGAACTGGGATTGCCCAAGAAACCGTGGGGATATCACGTTACCCTTGGCAACCTGAAGAACATACAGTTATGAGCGAAAGCCAATCAGCAATAATCAAGCACTGGCAGGGAGTTATAGACCGCGCTGAAAAGCATTTTGGAGGTATGCTTCAAGATTACCATGCCTCTAGCAACGGTCAGCATCCTTTCCCTGAACATCTAAGCGCCATCGGCGCATTGATTGGCTCCGCTCAAGAAATGGTCGATAAACTGAAAAAGAAAAACGAATGAGTCGAAGCTTTTAGGTTACCTGATGTAGGCGCTTCGGCGCTGTGGGTTCGACTCCCACGAGCCTATCTGCATAACTTACTCATTCTGTTTTTGCCTGTGTAGCTCAGTTGGTAGAGCAGAGCTTTTGTAAAGCTCCGGTCGGGGGTTCGAGTCCTCTCGCAGGCTTTCTAGAAAGGTACATGATGTATGAAGCAGACCATCGAACAAAAGATTGTGTTCCTTTTGTAAGAAACAATATAGCTTACGATGATTTTTGGCAAGAATATTTGTTCGAAATCAGAGAAAACCATGGTTGGCTAAAGCTAATCAATTTACAATCTGCTAATGAACTGTCTTCATACATGAAAAGCATGAAAGAATGGATGACTGATGATGAGGTTCGTACGCTCAAGCAATCTATCAAAGAAAAAGCGCAGCGAGAAAGATACGAACAGTTGAATAAGTCTCAGCCATCCCAACCAGACCAATCAGAGATATTGGACTGATGTCTCCCTCTTAGTGTCAATGCAGCACGCTTGTTTTGTACTCAAGTAGTGTCGGTTCAAATCCGGCAGGGGGATTTTCCGATAAACGAGTATGACCATCTACGTCAAGACATATGGCATACAGAGGTCAGGCACCAACCTCACCGATATCATCCTCTCAAACAGCTTCAAAAACGTCAAATGTTTGAAGAACCTGTTTGGATGGAAGCACGGCCCGATACCGAATGAAATCGACACATCGAGCCGTTCTTGGGACCCAGACTGGTCGTCACGCAGGTACGCGAAAAAACTAGAAAACTCCGTAACCCCTGAAATGACCATCGCCTATTTGAGCAACCGAATACGATATGTGTTCGTTGCCAAGAATCCATTCGCTTCTTGCGTCAGCTTCATCAACTATCGAGAAAAGCTATATGAAAAGCCCTATGCTCAATCATTCAAATACTCTGTAAGACATATCAGAGAAGAAGACGCAATCGACTTCGCTCTGCGATGGAATAGGCTCTATCGCGGATGGATAGAGTGGGCGAGAGGAAAAAGAAATAGCGTATTCATACGCTACGAAGATTGGTTATTGGATTACGATTCTCAGCTAGAACGATTTGGCTTGGAATACGCTGATAGCCGATATACTGTCAAGGGTATTGTTGGTACAAATGGCATCGAATCTAATGAGCGGTTCGATGGCACGGAATGGTACACTCAACAGCAATACCTATCATGCTTCGATGGCAAGACACTGGACCTACTATCTTCTCTGCTAGATAAAGAAGTGGTTGAGTTTCTTGGCTATCAGGCAAACATGCCGGTGTAGCTTAATAGGTAAAGCCGTGACGGTTATGTGCCACCGTGCCCCGTCTGTCAGGTCTTGACAACCTGAGTTGCGGGTTCGACTCCCGCTGCCGGATTTAGAGGCTTTATTGCGTTTCTTCTGAAAACATAGACATGGAACGACCCTATGGATGGTTTTCAGAAGCAGAAGGACAGGCTTATGCAGGCCTCGTTCAAAACATACGCAATGGAGTTATTGTTGAGTTTGGCTTATATCTAGGTCGTTCGTTTAGCTATATCTTACCTGTTTGTGCAGAAAACAACAATCTGCTCTTTGGCATCGATGATTGGAGGTTGCATCAGCACCGTACGATACGAAACACGTTCTTCGAGTGGTTTAGACAGAGCGGTTTCGCGGCTACGATTATCGAACAAGATGGCATTGAGGCTGTCAAGAGTTTTGATGATGCAAGTATAGACCTTGTAATGGTGGACACAAACCATCACTATGAGCCTACGAAAGAACAAGTCTCTATTTGGCTGCCCAAGCTGAAATCGGGTGGCATCATATGCGGTCATGACTACAATGATACGTGGCCTGGCCTCGTTCAGGCTGTTGATGAGATGCTTGGTAAACCTCAGAACTTAGTCGATTCGTTCTGGTGGTTTCAAGTTGATTCCCTCTAAGCATAGTAGGAGATGCGCTGGCCTCGTATGCCAGATAACTCGGTTCGAATCCGGGAGGGGGATTTAGTTGCAGGCGTATACCCTCTGGCTTCGAACCAGTAGAAAGGTTAATTTGGACACATGGGGGTTCGAGTCCCTTCGCCTGTGTTTTACAGTCCCTTAGCTCAGTTGGCCAGTAGCGCTTGCATGACACGCAAGAGGTCGTCGGTTCGAGTCCGACAGGGACTATTTGCTCTCGTCAATAGATGGGAGCTATTTATTCTCGCTGTAGTTTAATGGTAAAACGCCAAAAAACATCGTTGGGCACTGCCTTACTCTTCGGAGTCGATAGTTTGACGGTTATCCACTGCTAATGGGGAGTTTCAGGTTCGAATCCTGACGGCGAGTTTATGAAGAAGAACGATAGACAAGATTGGGAACGAAACAGGCATGTTTCGCAGCGGCCTCGTCGAGCAGGTAAAAGCAACTGGTGCTTTGGCTGCGACAGGTATATTGTTACGCCTGGCAGAAAGTGTCCTGTATGCGGTAGCAGGTCTCCCAGCAAGTCTCATCGTCACTATGAACGCGGCGATGGATACTGATTTAGCCCTATAGTTTAATTGGATAGAATACATCCCTGCGAAGGATGCGGCCCTGGTTCGACTCCAGGTAGGGCTGTTTGATTGTTGACCTCATAGCTCAATAAGGACAGAGCGTCTGTTTCCTAAACAGAAGGTTCTAGGTTCGAATCCTAGTGGGGTTGTTTTGCTCCCGTAGCTCAATGGTAGAGCAACCGGCTTCTATCCGGTTTAGGCCATCGAAGGCCGTGGTTGAGGGTTCGAATCCTTCCGGGAGTGTTTAATCTTTGAAACAGAGGATTGGGGTAAGTTCATACCGAAGTACCAGGTATGAAATACCTAATCCCCACCATTCTAGTCCTTTGTCTTGCTGGTTGTCAGAAGGCGACAGACATCAGCTATGACAATCCCCATTTTGACGCCACGAGAGCAGGAGACCAGGCCGTCGTTCTTCAAGAGGTAAGAGGAGACTTCCATAAAGAATATCCTCAAGTTTATTCTATCAACTATACCTTTGAAGAAACCAAAGATGGCGTATTTGTTATCTACCAATGGGATGAGCAAGAGACTCATACAACGACAACCGATGGAAAAGACGTTGTTCAAATAAAAGCAGGTAAATGGAAACGATTCGTCTCAAATGAACGCCTAAAAGAACTCATTGACTGGTAGAGTTCTAAAAATACAAAAACGATAACATAGAAAGAGGCGAAAGCCTCTTTCTTTTTGACCAGTGCGCTGAGCGGCTAAGCGCCCGACTCATAATGCGCGTGGGGTTATAGCTCAACGGCAGAGCAAGGAACTCATAATTCCGAGGTTCTCGGTTCGAATCCGAGTAGCCCTATTACTTCTTTGTAGATTCAAAATAAAAGAAAGACATTCAAGTCTTTGCAAGAAAAGTATCCTTGGAGGTAATCATGGATACAAAAACTTGTTCTGGATGTCAAAAAACGAAGTCTACCAAAGAGTTCAATTTCAAAGATAAGAAAAGAAAGCTATATCATTCTCGATGTAGAAGTTGCACAAATCAAGCTTCTAAAAAACACTACGAAGAAAACAAAGAAATCTACAAAGATAGAGCTAGACGGCATTCTAAGAAACAAATTGAATCTAACAGAAACAAGCTTATAGAGTACCTTTCTGGCAAAGCTTGTGTGGATTGCGGAGAAAATGATCCTGTTGTTTTACACTTTGACCATGTTCGCGGAAAGAAGAAAGAGATTATATCTGTAATGATCTCACAGTGCTACTCATGGTCTACGATTGAAAAAGAAATTGCCAAATGCGAACTTCGCTGTGCCAACTGTCATATGCGAAAAACAGCTAAGCAATTTGGCTGGGCTAAATCCAGGTAGTCGGTTCGAATCCGACCTGGTCAATTTTGGCTTCGACGCCTAAAGGTATTCTGAAAACAATAAAGAATATACTGATACCGAGTTCTAGAAAGGTATCCTATGGCAAGAAGTTATCCTGCAAAAACTGATGGTGCAGCGACACGAGACCGCTCTTCGACACAATCGACCACTGTTCAAAATGCAGCGGCTATGGGATTTGCCATCGCATTTAAAATCACAGACTTTACTTCTGGTTCGTCTGAAATTTTCAATACATCAAACAATCACTTTGCAGTTAAGATTCAAACTGGAACCTTTTGGGTTCAGTTTTTTACAGAATCGAATGGCACTGTTACTCTTACAGGTCCGGCTGCATCAAACGGTAACTATGTCATCGTAGGCGATTTTGATACAAGCGGGAATGTGAGCCGCGCGTTCATCAACTCAACATCTGCATTTGATACAGACACAGCGTTGTCAAATATAGAAAACACCGGAGCAAATCTTACATCTGGTGCTTCTACTACAAGCCTTGATGTCGAAATTCACCAAGTTATTTGGTTAGACAGAAAGTTTACATCAGACGAAATCTCAAGTTTTGTGGCTGGATCTGGCGATGCATACACAAATGAATTCAACAGCGTTATCGATATTTCGACCGAGCGCAGCAGCGGGCGAAAAGTTGCATTCTATAACTTTGTAGATGGACTGAATACGGCTACTGACAAGGGCGGAGATAGCGTAGACTTTGATACCCTCGGATGGCAAGGCAACCCTGTATGGAACGACTCTAATCTCTTTGAATCGCCTACTCCTACTATTGTTCTTGAATGGATTGATAACAACTCTCTTACATCGGCAGGATCTCTAAATCTTGGCAATATAGAACTTGGTGGTTCATACAAATCGCGTTTGCGGTTCAAGAATACAGGTGACGCCGATTTGACAAGTATTTCTACATCTGTCTCTGGCGATATCTCCATAGACACAGACTTGCCATCATCGCTGTCATCAGGAAGCGAAGATGATCTCATCATTGCTCTTACAACGTCTGGCTCCAACGGCGATAGCCAATCAGGCACGCTAACAATATCAAGCAGCGAACTCGCAGACTATACCCACACGTTTACCTTTACACTGCGCGATACGAGCGAAACAAGGACTATCTCGCCTCATGATGATTGGGATGGCTCAAGAGGCTCAGGATACAGCAATAGTGGTGGTGGAGGTGAAGCAGTTCCCACGGAAAGCTCCACTGCTGAAGGCTCCGGATTCTCATACAGAGTATTTGGACGCCCTTGGATTGCGGCCTATGGTTCCTGGCTCTATACTGAGAGTAACACGTTAGACGTATTTGTTCCAGCAGGAACAGAAGACCCAGGCGGTATTGCATATGTAGACTTTTATTGCGAAGGCACAAAGAAACGCATTTATACGCAAACCACTGGCTTAGTAACAGATGACAATAACATACCGATTCATTCTGATTTGATCAATGAAGGAATTGATACTTTATGGGGTTACAAGGCTACCATTGATCTGTCTGAAGCAAGTCCATTACAGGGAGATGTAGACATATTTGTTAATATCGTCCCTATTAATGGCCTAAATCGCGTAGTCAAGTTTACTGTTACATTCAATCCTAATGCTGGCAGCGTTGGAGACTTGTACTCAACAAGAACTTCTGTTTCGCATGTTGATGCTGATACTCTATTCGATGCACTGCGAGATGCTGAAGAAAATGAGGCGATTATTCTGTCTGATGCAGGAGGCAGTTTCACTTGGCCGACTTCTGAATCTGGCTCTAATAACATTCTTTCTCGACCTACTCTTGTAGAACCTGCAAATGGAAAATCTTTAGGCGATATTATTGTTGGTGGCCCGGGTAAAGAGAATTTATTTAGGCCTAAGCTACAGCGTATCTTCTTTAAGAATATAGAATTCAGAACCGATGACATTGCATATTATTACGGTTCATTAATCAATTATACTATAACGGCAGTTTCAACAGCTAATGATTCTGTAACAGTTGCCTCCGACCTAACAAATGTTCTTGCTCCTGGCGATAGAGTTTATCTCACGTCTTCTACAGGCAAAACAGGTTGGTGGACCATAGACACGCTTAGCGAATCTAGCGGATCAACAACTGTTGTATTTGTAGAAGATATTCAAGATAGCACAGTAGACGGCAGTCTCAGAATACCAAGCGTAACAACTTTTATCAACTGTAGCTGGGTTGATAGCAATGGAGCAACAGGGCCTACTTATGGCTATCGTGACGGAGAAGTCACACAACAGATGCTCCGTGGCAATGAAGGCCAAAGATGCACCCTGATAGGTGGGTACTGGGACAACTATCTTGGCCCTACAGGCGCTTCTTGTATATATGGTCAAAAGGTAGTGGCCTCTTTTGACTCTATTATCTATGTCTCTCAAAACCATCCAGGTTCTTATGGTATGGGATATTGTCTTTTCCGCCCTACACAGGACTTTAAACAGAGAAAAAGTCTAGAAAACACACTAACCATTAGCAGCGTAACAGCCGATACTCCTGAAGCTGGTAAAACAAGAATAGCTTTCTCTGGTAGTCCCACATTATACGGGAGCGGCTTTGCTGGTGAAAAACTGCGAGTTGTCAACGCTGCTTCTGCTTCGTTAGACTCTGATAATCTTTGGGACATTGTTACAAGCGGCGTTGATAGCGATGGATTCACTATCGATGTAGAGGACCCCGATGACACAGCAGAGTTGCTTGCATCATCTGATGTGGTATGGACTTATATTGTTGCGCATGCAGATTCAGGACAATTTATTACTGATAGTCGATATTCAGTTGATGCGGTTTCTACCGCTGCTGACACTTTTACCGTAAATGATACAGACTTAACTGACGATATTGTCGTTGGTCGCCAAATCGAGATCAAAGGTAGCACAGGAAATGATGGCTTCTACACTGTATCAAATATATCATTTTCCACGAATACAACTATTACTGTTTCTGAAGATATACCTAGCAGCACCGCAGATGGCTACCTAAAAATTGTTGATCATTATCACGAAGGCATCTTAAGCGGAAACTATGATTCTTACTACTTCTCTAGCACTGAAGCTAATCCTCAACCTTGGTTTGATAATAATGCAGCAAACGATACAACTCGCAATACAGCTATCGTAAATGTTATCATAGATCATGACGGAGTTGGTTCGGCGCAAACGCAATGGAACACCAAGAAAGAGCATGTTGTTTGGGACGCTGTTACGCACATTGGTTGCAATTTTGCATTTGGTGATGAAACAGAAATTAACTGCGCCATTCTCGATTCTATCTTTTTACAAATGAACGATGATGGTAATGAAGTTGCAATCAACAATAATCACTTCATATCAGGAACCGAAAGAGGCGACTGGACCTCTACAGGCGAAATCACCCTTGGAAGCAATTATGAGCCCGTATCTGTTGTTGACAATAGACTCTATTTCCACGGAGCAGGATTCCGCCGACCTGTTGATATATACGGAAACGCGATAGTATACGATGCAACTTCCGCTATAGGAGCAGTCGATGGGGCTCCTACTATTATAGTTACGCCTGACCCTGAGCCGGAGCCTGACGCAGGTAACAGTAGACCACGTAGACCCTTGTCTTTAATCTCCAGTAATAATTCTACTCCTACAGTCAACATCAGAGGCATTTCTTCTGCACGAGCAGGAGTTGACCCTCTTCTGGAGAAGAGTATAGGCAACCCTCAAATTAGAGGGCCTGTTACGATTGACTTTGGAGCCATACCTAGAGGGCAAGAAATTCGTTATACGACAAACAACAGAAATCCAACGAGTAAGAGTAAGCTGTATACAGGACCGTTTAGGGTATTTCAAAACTTGACTGGTGTTGATAACACTGTTATCAAAGCCAGGTACTTTGACCCTAACAACCCAAATTTCAAGAGTAAAATTGTAAAAGTTCAGTTTAGACTATTCTAAAAGGAGAAAGTCATGCGATTGGAACAGCAAGCAAAGGGAACGCGACTCCTCGTTGGCGATGAAGCCAAGCTGCGGAGGCGTCTTCATCAACTCTCTCGCTGAAACGGCTGAGAAGCAAGGTTTCGATGAAATCATGCTTCCCCTCATCGAGCCTGCTAAAATCTACGAAGACAAGGCAGGAAAAGAGATTCTCGGACAGATGTACGTGTTCGAGGACCGTGGAGGGCGAGAACTCTGCCTCCGTCCTGAAGGCACAGCAACGGTTCAGCTTCTCGCCAAGAAGCTCGGAACCCGTAAAGACGTAAAACTCTGGTACGAAACGCGATGCTGGCGATACGAACAGCCACAGGCGGGTCGTTACCGCGAGTTCACTCAGTTCGGTATTGAATGGCTCAATCCTCGGGATCCTGAAGCTGCTCGTGCCGAGCTTGAATCGCTTGGAAAGGCGATGCTTGAACGAATCGGCGCAGACTACGAATGGTCGAGTCAGGTCAAACGTGGCCTGGCGTATTACGTCGATGACGGTTTTGAAGCAAGCGTCAACTCTCTGGGAGCCCAGAAGCAAGTCCTTGGCGGCGGCAGCTATAATGAAGGAATCGGCTTCGCGGTTGGTATTGACAGACTGATGCTCGCTATTCGATAATCAAGTGAAAGCTCATTATGATATCATGCTTACATGATGACACCTTCTCCGCGTCTTAGTCGAGCAATCGAAAAAGGTCAAGACTGGTCTTGCGCTATTCGCCAGGTCATGAGGCCTCTGCATACCAATATGTACGGCACAGTCTTTGGAGGTATCGTACTAAGCATGATCGACGAAGCCGCATTCGTCGAGGCTCGCAGGCATGGAATGCATAAATGGGTAACTGCCTGTTTCGATAGAGTCGATTTCAAACGACCTATTCGGGTGGGCGACACCGTAAGCCTTTATACCCGAACAGAAAAAACAGGAACAAAAAGCGTCTCTATTGAGGTCTGTGTTGAAGTCATGCGCTATGATACAAACGTGACCGAGGAAGTTACAACGGCGCATGTCACGATGGTCTCTGTTGATCCTGACGGCAACCCCATCCCTTTTAGTCACCCGGCGACACTGTAATGAATAGAATAGACTGGGGAGAAATGCTCGACACCAAGGGCAACACTAGAATTACTTGGGCAAACCATCTCGGAGATGATGAATTTGTTCAAGTTGTCGGTCGTGTTGTTTTTGTGCGGACATTCGGAAAACTGACGTTTGTCGTCATCCGTGACGCAGCCGATTCGATTCAGGTTGGCTTGCGTGGCAAAATGGACCCGCCGCCGATGTGGAGCATCATCTCTGTTCACGGTACAACGGGCAAGACCAAGAAGGGCGAACATACCGTTTGGGCAGAAGAATACACGCTGCTCGCTGAATGCAACGGCGGTCGGCCCGACAAGTATCACGGCATCGAGAATCCTGAGTATATCCATCACAAGCGATATGCTCATCTGATTGCCAATCCTGACCAGTCGCACAACCTCATGATGCGTAGCCGAATCATCCGTGAGATTCGCCGGCGTCTTGAGGATGTCCATGCGTTCATGGAGGTCGAGACTCCGCTTCTGAGCGACCGACCCACAGGAGCGAATGCACAGCCATTCGTGACGCATCATAACGCAGAGAACCGAGACAAATATCTCCGTATTGCTCTCGAAGTCCCTCTCAAAAAGGCCATCATCGCAGGCTTCCCAAGCGTCTTTGAGATTGGGCGTGTCTTCCGCAACGAAGGCGTTGACCGCACACACCGACCTGAGTTTACGATGGTCGAGATGTACAAGTCAAACGGCGCAATCGAAGACATGCGAGACCTGTTCATCGACCTGATTCATCATTTGACCGGCAAGTGTCCTGACATGCCAACCTACGAGTATGATGACCTCGTTGCGAAGTATGGCGAAGACTTCGACGAGCATATGCAGGAACTCTGCTTCGTCGTTGGGCAACCGCTTGAGCAGACTCCGCTCTGCAAGGCCCGACCAGACGGCAAGGCTGATAGGTTTGAGGTCTTTGGCAGGGGCTTTGAGATTGCCAACGCTTTCCAAGAGGTTCACACAGCAGACGAACAGCGCGAACGATTTGAAGGCAAACCAGAAGGCGCTGATGATGGGTTGATCGAAGCTCTTGAGTATGGAATGCCCCCAACAAGCGGCATGGGCATCGGTATCGACCGACTCGTGATGTACCTGTTGGAAATCGACAACGTGAGGGACGCAATTCTCTTCCCGTGAGGTAGATAATGAAAGATTTAAGTAATTTATGGTTGCATGATGCAATGCCTTCGGCTCTTGTTGCAGTATTACTGATAGTTATGACTTGGACTACAAAAGGTGGGACACTTACATCTCCTCCATCTCAAAAAATGGATGCATTGCCGATTTTGCTTGTTCTGTTTGCTTTATTATTTAGAGGACTAACCACACCAATTGGAGTGTATATTAGAGATTGCTTTCCAAAAGAAAAACCACGTTATGAAGTACAGATCAAAGGCTTTATAGGATTTCTGGGAATAGTGTTTTTTATTGCTTCCAGTGTTTTCTCCTTAATGGAATTGAAAATAATATGACGATCATAGACAAACGTTATATCGAGTCACCGAAGGTTCTTCCTATCCGCGACTTTTATAACTCTGGTCGAGAAGCCGTCTTCTTAGCTGGCGGAATCTCAGGCACTCAGAACTGGCAGAAAGAAGCAGCCAAAAAACTTCTCGATGAGACCTCTCTGTATGTCGTCAATCCCCGGCGAGAGGGCGTTGACCTTGCCAAGTCAGGACACGAGGCTGCTGCACAAATTCAATGGGAGTTCGAGCATTTGCGAGCATGTCGTCTCGTATTGTTCTGGTTTCCGAAAGAAACGGTCTGCCCGATTGCGCTCTTCGAGCTTGGCACGTTTCTTGGAAGAGGACGAGACTACGCTTTCTCTGAGAACTCATCTCAAACAGATGGCGAGTTTCCGTGGGTCTTTGTTGGATGCGACCCTGATTACTCTCGCAGGTTCGATTTGGAGCAACAGATTGGGCTGTATGACCCGCGAGTCAAACTGCGACTCAAGCTTGATGATGTCGTTGAAGATGTTTCACTGGCAGCGAAGGCGATTCTCAAAAAGCCAATCAAGAGATAAACATGAATGACACCCAAAATGGCGTACCTGTTCTTACAATGCAAAAGAAGCTTGATGCTCTCAAGTATTGCATTGAAAATGATGCCCATGAAGATGCTGTTGGGCATTTATTGGACTTGCTGTTTCACCTTGACCCGAGCCAAGAAATAGCAGCGCACCACCTGCAATATCCTCGAATCCCCATCAAAACTGAGTGAATTTCTCACGTTGGGAAGATTTTTCGCCGATTTAGAAGGAAAGAGCCTCGTTCGGTGGTATAATGGGGCACGGAGAACCGCGTTCATGTTGATGCAACAGCAGCAAAGTCAGTCCTCACAAAGCTCTTCGAGCTTCGGCTGGCCTTGCGCTCTCGCTCCATGAACTGACCCCAGTTCAGAACTGAGTTGAGACCTGTCCAAGGCCTAGTCGAGAGATTAGGTCTTGTTTTCGTGTACCTCTTTGGCAAGTGAATACCTGTTTGATTTTCCGCTAGGGCGGTAGTGTAATGGCAACACAAGGGTCTTTGACACCCTTATTCTGGGTTCGAGTCCCAGTCGCCCTGCTAGGGACATGGTGTAACGGTAACACGCTTGGTTTTGGTCCAAGTATTAGGGGTTCGAATCCCTTTGTCCCTGTTTATTTTGAGGAGTCGTCTAATTGGTAGGACGCCGGGCTCTGAACCCGGAAATGCAAGTTCGAGCCTTGCCTCCTCAGTTACAAATAGGAATCATGGAGAGTAAACCCTGACGGCGACGGGGCTTCCCTGCTAAGGAATGCGAGTGTCAAAGCTTGCGGTTCGACTCCGCTGCTCTCCGTTTGCGCATGAAAAAGCGCCGGCATTGCTGCCGACGCTCAAGGAAGAAAGAAGAAGACGCTGGTTTAGTCAGCGTGCAAGATGCGAGTCAGAGCCGCGTGGTCCAGTTCCCCACGAGAGAACTGAGTCATCGCCTCGATGCGGTCGAAGTTATCGAACACGCCATCGCCGTTGATGTCGAACGAATCGATGACATCAGCCGACAGAGCGAAAGCGTAGTCGATGGTGCCCGAGTCCGACTCGATGCCCGTGATGACGCCGACGCTGCTCGAAGCGCTGACATCGAGGTTGGTATCGATGACGATGAAGAAGAAGAAGTCCTCGACGCCGGTCTGGTCGAAAACGAAGAACTCAGTCTCGTCGAGACGAACCTGCCGACTCTCGTTGCCGTCGAAGTAGCGGATGAACACGGCGATGTCATCGGCCTCGGTGCCCGCAGGCACGAACATCTCGTACTGCATGTCGCCACGGATGTCGAACGACTCGTGGAGATTCAGGTCGGGATTGAGGCCGGTGCGACGAGGCGAGTTCGGCGTAGCCGCCGGAACGCGACCGAGGCACCAGGTAAAGAAGTTGTTGGCCCCGTCGTAGCACGCCTGACGACGGTCATCGTTGGGGTTGTCATCGTCGCAGTCATCGAGAAGATCCTGAAAACACTCCCAGCAAGCAGCGACAGTGATGGGGTTGGGCAAAGCGCAGCCCGCCTGCACGGACCCGGCGCTTGCCGCAGTGAAACTGACCTGCTGTCCGGCAGAGAGGCCAGCGAACGAAGCGAGAGCGATGGTCGAAAAAAGCTTCTTCATGATTCGGTTCCTTGAACTGAATGCTTCCTCTGAGCAACACAGCGTTGCCCATCTTGACAGAGCATAGCAAGTGAATGAAAGGCCGCAAGCGAGGGGAAAGGTTTTTTCTGGCAAAACGGGCAAGTTTTCCTATTTGGGGGAGCCCGTTGAGCCCTATTCCGAGGTCTGCATATCGCCGCCCCCTCTTTAGGCGGTGTTGAAGAGTGCCCAAAACGTAAAGGAGATGGCTATGGGTAAGAAAAGCAAGCGTATGAACAAACAGCAGGTCAAGCAACGAGGTCAGGAGCGTCTTTGACCCCTCAGCGATTATCGTTGAAATTCGCTTTGGCGAAGGTGGCGATGACTCGAAAGACTTCGTTGAAACTCTTGGGTCTATGTACCTGACCTATGCAGCCAATCGTGGATTCAAAACAGAACTCCTGTCAACGGACTACGGCTGGTTTGCCTTCGAAGTCAAGGGTCGCGGCGTCTGGCAAGCGTTCCAAAACGAAGGCGGCAAGCACGTTGTTCAACGATGCCCCAAGAATGGGGGAGGTAGAAAGCATACCTCAACGGTCAGTGTTGCGGTCATGCCTATCCTCAAGGCACAGGCACCGTACCTGAGGGAAAGCGACCTCGAAATCAAGACCCAAGGAGGAAGTGGGCCAGGTGGTCAGCATCAGAACAAAACGGATTCGGCTGTTCGGATGACCCACAAGCCAACAGGTCTTCAAGTGTTCATCAATGGCCGGTCGCAGCATCAGAACAAACAAAAAGCCATGGAAATCCTCGCTTCGCGTGTTGCGAGCCTTGAAGAAGAAAAAAGGCATTCTCAGCATAACGAAAGGCGTCAGGAACAAATTGGTGGAGGTTCAAGGTCAGGGAAAGCAAGGACGTACAACTTCTTGCAGAACCGAGTAACAGACCACAGAACAGGTCGAAAGACTCGCAACATCAAAGAAGTGATGAAAGGCAACCTCGATTGTCTGAGTGAATAAGCTCAAGCGATATTCTACGAAAGCCGATACTATCCGAATACGGAAGGCGGTTTTATGGACGCAGTTCTACTCGTAGGTATCGGAATCACAATCGGGTTCTTATTTGCCACTTTTATTGCTATGCTCGTTCTCAGGACGAGCAAGCATATGGAAGGTAAACCGGAAGCTGGTTCCGGCCCTGTTTCGAAAACAGGTGGACGTGAAAGACCGTTGAGGATCGTGCCCTCTGCCTTCCGTTCAGATGAAAAGGAGAAGACAATGGGAGACTATGGTTTTGATGGCGCTGGCGAATTTGGTGGAACGGATTTTCCTGTTCCGCCAGTTGAGAATCCGGTTCCTAAAGCCGAAAAAACTTGCGCCAAGGGGTGTAACTGCGAAACTGGCTCGCCTCGCGAGTTTGAGATATACAAGGATGCTTCTGGCGAGTTCCGCTGGCGTCTACGAGCCAAGAACGGTCGCATCATCGCAAACTCTGGCGATGGCTACAAGAACAAAGCCGATGCCGAGCATGCAATCGGACTCGTCAAAAACGCAACATCCGATACTAAAATCGAAGACCTGACATGAATAGCAGTAGTCTAAAAGAATCCGAGCCATTCAAACAAGAGCTACAAAGTATTTTGGGCTCGATTCTTGATGACTATGTTGAACTTCAAAAAGAGGCAAAAGAACTCCGCGAAGAAATTCGCAAACTACGGATGGACTACAACCATCTTAAGAATATAGACGACACTATTCATAAAATAGGCAGAAAAGCCGGTATTGTTCAACACGATGATTGGGACAAATGCGGCGATGATTGTTGTGGATGCATGATGCTAACATCTGATATCATAGCGCATAAGTTGTATAAGAAAACTCTTGGAGAGTAATCCCGAACGGCGACGGGCACCGCTTGGAAAGCGGTTGGAGTGTTAAAGCTTGCGGTTCGACCCCGCTGCTCTCCGTTATTGGAAGGTACCCGAATTGGCTTAGGAACTGGTCTTGAAAACCAGCATGGGTTCATAGCCCTTGGGGGTTCGATTCCCCCACCTTCCGCTTGATGAGGTAGCGCATGGAATACAAAGGCCAACTACTTCAAGACCAATGGATAATCGAACAGGTATTTCCTGGCGTCACCAATGGCTACTACCTCGATGTAGGAGCATACGATCCTATTGTTTACTCCAATACCTATAATCTAGAGCGATTAGGCTGGGATGGCATATGCATAGAGCCTACCCCTTCTTTGTATGAATATCTAAAAGAAACCCGTAACTGCAAGGTTATCAACGTGGCTGTTGATGCAAAATGTGGTATGCGCGAGTTTCTAGATGTTTCTATAAGAGGTCATAGATGCTATAACTCATTTGAAGAAATCAATCGAGTTCAAGAACTCTTTCCTGAATTTGAAAACTCAGATATTCAGCCAATTACTGTTATCTGTCAGACTCTTGAAGCTGTTCTGGAACTCTTTGATGCGCCAAATTATATTCATTACATGAGTCTTGACATCGAAGGCGCTGAACTTGCATGCCTCGAAGGATGCGATTTCTCTCGCAGGAAGTTCGGGGCTCTGACTATAGAACACAACCATATAGCCGATAACAGAGATGGTGTAAGAAAGTTCATGCATCAGCATGGATACAGGCTTGAAAAACAAGTCGAGTTTGAAGATTGGTTTCTGCCTGAATGAAGCTTTATCCTCTACATTGTACCTGGTATAGCGACAAGAACGTTGTCGAACAGGAATGCCTGACTCCAAAGCCTGTTGAAGCTTTTATCTTGCGCTTTCCATCGGATGCAGAAGTAGAAGACCGAGCGAAGAGAGGCATTGTTACAGTTGGATATTATAGCTGCGAACCTCAACTTTATAAAGTCATTACCATCCTGGATGGAGACAAAAAGACAACCATCAAGTCTGATGAATACCCCGATTTCATCAAAGAAAATCATCACAAACTCAGCTATGTTTTTGATTTTGATGAACGTGTTGTAGGGAAGATTCCGAACTGCATCCACACACTCAGCGCGTACTCTTTTATACCCAAGTCATTCTCTTCAAGATACAGGTCATTTGATAAGCAGTTTGCTGTATCGTTCGTTTGCACGAATAAAACAGATTCTCCTCTTCAGCTTATGCGTCATATCATCTGGAACGACCAAGACAGGATATCTACGCCCAAACACTTCTACAATAGCTCACGAAAGCCAATGAAGAATGACTTTGGGCTACCAAGCATACATACAAGAGATGAAGCTAAGAATAAACTGTTCAGAGCCATGTTCTCGATTACCCTGGAAAACAGCATCGAGAAGGACTACTTTACAGAGAAAATCATCGATTGCTTTTGTACGAAAACCATACCAATCTATATTGGATGTCCAAACATCGGAGACTTCTTTGATACTGATGGTATCCTCTTTGCTAAAGATGAAGAAGACATCTTCAACATCTGCAACAGTCTTACACCGGAAGAATACTTTCGCCGACTTTCGGCTGTAAATAGAAACTACGTATTATCGCAACCGTTCCTGACAAACGCCTATGAGCGTATACCAAGAACGGTTCAACAAAACTTGTTTCCTGACTTCGTGTTTGACCAGGTATTTTAGTCTAGCGGAGGCCAGCTAACAATAGGCAGACCTTCTCTTGCACGAAGGTCATTAATCCAGTCCTTGTGCGTGCTAACAATTCGCCATTGTTTACTTAGTTGCACGTTCTGACTTGTATCAGCCTCGCTATTGTCCTTAATAGCTTCGAGGGTTTGCTGCATCAGAGCAATCTCCGTGCGTAAAGCAGCGGCATCATCATTAAGGTCATTGATGCGGCCAAGCGACCATGTAAAAAGGCCGCTGAGGACAAGGATGAGCAGGCCCATAAGGGACTGAATTATCTGTTCTGGTTTCATTTTAGAAGGTCTCCTATTCGGTAAGATGGTATCCAAATAATAGCGAAAAAAGTCCGAAATACCTTCGACAGGACAACTGGAGAATGTTAACAAGTAAATTGGGACAAGATTCATGGGTTTTCCAAACCGTCTATAACCGCAAAAACAGCGGTTTCTTTGTAGAAGCAGGAGCAAGCGACGGAACCAGTTTGTCAAATACTTTTATTCTCGAAAAACATGGCTGGACAGGTATTCTCATCGAACCGAGTCCCGCTTTTGACCTCATCAACAAAAATCGGTTCTGCTGCACAGACCATCGAGCCCTTGGTAAAGCATCAGATGTCGAGGAAGAGTTTTTGATAGATTTTCATAACCAGGATAACCGCTGTAGCGCCTTTGAGAGATATTTCAATGCCAACAGCATACGCGGCCTCGATGAAGAACGAGAAATAGTTCATGATACGGTAAAGACTGTTTGCCTTATGGAACTACTTGAAGAAAACAAGGCTCCAGATTTCATTGAATATCTTAGTCTCAATATAGAAGGCGCTGAAGTTGAGGTTCTCGAATCATTAGATTTTAACAGGTATACCTTTGGAACAATAACTATCTCGCACAGATGCAAACACGTTCAAAGAAGTTCGATCTACGGTATATTGGTCATGAATGGATATAGGTTGGCATTTGACGCAGGCATTGAAGACTGGTACGTTCACGACTCGATAAAATGCGATTTGCATGCTTCTAGACGCGGCCTATAGCTGTTGCAAGTGAAAGAAATGATCGATAGTATGTACGTGGAGGCCCTCATGTTTTTCTTCGATAAAGATGGAAACCCAATCTATCTCTACAGGTTTATTACCTATGAGCAAGAGTTCTGGATGGCTTCTACTAAGAAATACACAGAAGAAGAACTTCGTGCGATCATCGAGCCAATCGAAAAACAGTATGACCGTGATTATGCTGTTTATCGCGAAAAATGCAATGAGCTTTTCGCCAAAAAAGAAGCCGGTAAGATAACCGAAGAAGAATGGGACCAGGCCCAAGATGAACTCGATGAACTACCTCCCTTCGGCACTCAATACGGCCTTAAGCAAATCCTTGCAGACAAACTAGACATGGTTGAACTCAAGCCTGATGTTGAGACTGACGCTCATTGGGGCATCTGGTAGCGTAGCTTCATGATTCAGGTGAATAATCAAACCGTGCTACAATGCAAGGAAAAGGAGCAGACCAATGGGATTGAAGCAGATCATCTGGACCGCAACTGCCGTTGGCGCAGGTATCGCAGTCCTCTACAATAAGCTTGATAGAGACCAAAGACGGCATGAAGCCCGCTTCAAAAAGCTTCTCGATGAAGGCCTCTTCAAAACTGGCCGTCATAACGCCGAAGAACTGAAGCGCAAGAATCCTGAAGCTGTTGCCTTTGACGAGGCAGGTAAGCCGATGAGCCTCCGTGATGTCGTCAAAGAAGTCATGAAGAGGTCTGTTGAAGACCCCGCCAAACGCATCCGTGAATCACAGAAGCAACCAGGCGATGATTGAAATACTCGTGACCATCGCGGGTTTGTCGTTTCGTAACGCAGAAGTTGCCGAGGTTATACCTCCTGCTCGTGAAGTCTGGGCAGGAACAGTCATCTTTGGCGAACTAACTACCTCTGATTGCCTTGATTGGCAATACCCTACCTGCTTTGATTCTGAGATTGTTCTCGCTCTTAATTTGAACAGACAGTACGACATTCGCATTCTTGAAGAGCCGGATGACAGGAACGAACCCAATCGCGCAGAAATAGCACTTACCTGGACGTATCACCCTGCTGACCTGAACATGGATGGCGTGCTGACTTCAGAAGACCTATTTTACTACTACAGCAATGAATATGACTACAACCTCGATGGTTTCATCAACTCCATGGACGTTGTGGACCTGATTCAAGCCTTTCAAATTCCTCAAGGCAGAAAGTTTCAGCGAATCGATGGCCCCGTGCCTTGTTGTTGAATCGAGTGAATAGTGTTACGGGTGAAAGCTTCTTGCCGATATAATGGCAGGAGGTCAAAAATGACACAGATTACTCGAAAAGCATCACTCGGAATCGCTCTATTGGCATCAGCAGCTTTGGCTCCCATCTGCCCTTACGCGGCTGTCACAGGCTTTGCTGCTGTCGTCATCTGGCGAAAAGGCATTCAGGACAAAGGCGAAGCCCTGTTGACTAGGCGAACCCCTGCCCTGTCTGCCGCATAGCGGCGGAACACAATGAAGTCAATCAGGCCGAAAAGCGATAGCGACGATTTTGACGGCAGCATCGTTGAGGCAATTGGTTGCATGGTCATGACACTTGCGATTATATCGCTCTTGATCACTATGATTGCCGTTATTCCAAAAGCCATTTCAGAGCATATGGAAGAACAGGCTGCAATCCTCAAGGCTGAGCGATATACAATCGAAGGCACAATCTCGCATGTTGAACAGCTTAACCGTCCTGACCCGTTTGAAGATGACAGGGACGAAAATGGTGACCCGAAGCCGGGTATTCGCATTCATATCACCCATCAGTCCAATAAGTTTACTCGTATCCATTTCAAAGATGGCAGACACCATGACTTCGACGGGCTGTATTCAAAGCCTTTTCCTATTGACGAATACGTTATCATCGAATACGATGGTATCGGTAAGGTTGTCAGCATTGAGCCTAAAGAATGAGCGATCATAAATGGTCATTCGATGAACGAGATGACACTTGGAAAACAGGCACCGAGTTTCGCGGGGCAGGTGTGTTTCTAGATAAAAAAGGCTGGACAGCAAACGTCATCGTTGGCGATACTGGCGTCATGCTTGATTACTACAATGAATGCGATGACGCGATGAAAGCAGCGGAAGAAGAGCTTGAACGTCTCATAAAGGAAATCGAATGAAAATGGACCGTCAAGAAATGGAAAGACGTAGAGCAGAAAAGATTGAGCGCGCCAATCAGGCTAGGGCAGCGGCGCAGTCTCTTTCGGAAGACGAAATCAATGCCCTCGTGACAGAGGAAGAGCTTGTCAAACATCTGCCGGTCTTTGTTCGCACGAAGGACAACAAGAGGCTGACCAGCGAGCAGGTTGACGCTCTCATTTTTGCGATTCGCAGGCAGCTTGCTGGCGAGAAGGTTCTTGACAGCGCAGCATAATCATTAGCCGCCCGTAGCTCAGCGGTAGAGCAGTTGGCTTTTAACCAATTGGCCGGGGGTTCGAATCCCTCCGGGCGGATTTCCGACAACAATAACAAGGTTTTATACTTTCTGTCTAGAAGAATTCTGTGTACGAATTCACTTCTAGAAATGAGAGTTATGTTCAAAAAAGCCTTTGTTTTTGCTTGTCTCGTATTAGCGATATCATCTGCAAGCTTGTCTATTGCACAATCGACAATATCCGAAAAGGCTAACGATTGTGACCTGTGCGTAAGTTACGCAGCATCAGACAATAACGGATGGTTCATCGCTAAACTATTCGATACATCTGATTATCCTGCAAGATGGAATTGTGGTAACTGGTCAGCCTTCACAGGCTGGCTCTTTATCTGCGCCAATATAGCGACTAGCTTAGCTTATATAGCAATATCTGCTCTTATTATTTACTACATACGCAATCAAGGCTCATCATATAATGGAGTGCTATGGCTGTTCGCCCTGTTTATTATGCTTTGCGGCGTTGGTCACGCAATAGATGCATCCATTTTTTACTGGCCTATTTACAGGTTTCTTGCTTTATGGCATACTTTTACAGCCATCATTTCGCTAATAGCTTTTGCGGTAACTGCTAAACTAATGCCAGAGGGCATCCAAGCCCTAAAAAAAGCAAAAACAGAAAGAGACCTGCTAGAAAATCTATTCCGATATTCCAGAATAGGCAAATGCCACGTTGCTCTTGATGGCCGATTTATCAAGGCTAACCCAAGACTATATGAAATTTTGGGTTATGATGAATCTGAACTGATGAATATGACTTTTCAGGACATAACATACAAAGATGACCTTAACACAGACCTTTATCTCGTTCAACAGACGATAGATAATAAAATAGATAACTACACGCTTGAAAAGCGATATATACACAAAAACGGACATATTGTTTGGGTAGAAATAACTGTTAGTATGATACGTGATAGACAGGGTAAAAACCTGCATTTTATTGTAGAAGTTATTGATATAACTGATCAAAAACAAAGCGACCAAGATATGCTAGATATCAAATCTGATATTCTACAATCTAATCAAGAACTTGAATCATTTGCTTATGCTATTTCTCATGACTTGAAAGCGCCGCTACGAGGTATAGACAATCTATCTCAATGGATCGCCGAGGATATAGGCACAGCAATAGATCCAGATATAGCTCACAAACTCGGACTACTACGCGAACGAACTGGTCGTATGCAGAAACTAATAGATGGGCTGCTCGAATACTCTCGCATCGGGAGGCAAGACACAGAAGTAGAGGAGTTCGATACTCAAGAAGCGATCCAAAATGTTATTGGAATGATAGGTCGAAACGCTGAGTTCAATGTCAAAAATATGCCTGTAATCTATGGCAACCAAACCCGTTTTACCCAGGTAATATCCAATCTTGTTGATAATGCTATAAAATACAACGATTCTGAAGTACCGTCAATTAAAATAGGCTGTAGCGATAATGAAAAGTTCTATGAGTTTTATGTCAAAGATAATGGCAAAGGAATCGATAAAAAGTTCCATGACAAGATTTTTGATATGTTCAGTAAACTAACACCTAAAGATGATGGAGAAGGTGTAGGCGTTGGCCTCGCTCTTGTCAAAAGAATTGTAACACAACTCGGAGGAAACGTTAGAGTTTCTTCACAAATAGGTAAAGGAAGTACCTTTTACTTCACCTGGCCCAAGAGAGAGAGATAGTATGAGGAGATTTAATATATTTGTCATTGAAGATGACGACGTTGACTTCATGAATGTCGAGCGTTCTCTTCAAAAAATCAATATCATTAATCCTATTATACGCGCCAAGGATGGAGCAGAGGCTTGGCAAATATTGACAAGCGGCGAAATCGAGCATCCAATCATTATTTTCTTAGACCTCAGCATGCCTCAGATGGGAGGTCATGAGTTTCTTAAGCTACTCAGAAGCCATCCCGAGTACAACAAAGTACCTGTTATCGTAATGACAGTATCTACGGAAGAATCAGACAAAGACACAGCCTACGATACAGGTATACAAGGTTATGTCATCAAACCCCTACAGTTTGATGACTTTGTTGATATACTCAAGACTATCAATGCTTATTGGTCTATTTGTGAGGTTCCAAATGACAGAAAATAAGAACAGTTATAGACTCATGGTCGTCGAAGACGATGATGTAGATTTTATGAGTATCGAGCGAAACCTAAACAGCATTATCGATGCAGATATTGTTAGATTTAATAATGCAGAAGATGCTCTTGCGCATATTGAAGCTCACAAAAATGGATTTGATTGCTACATACTTGATTACATCTTACCAGGCGAATCTGGTTTAGAAATCATCAAGGCTGTTCGCAAAAGAGATGACCTTACTCCTATCGTAATGTTCACAGGTAAAGGCAATGAAAATGTAGCTGTCACGGCCATGAAGCTTGGACTTACCGACTATATCGTTAAAGACGACATAGCCGAATCCATGAGGTCTGTTGTCAATATTATTGAACAAGGTATGGCAATAGATTCTAAAGTTCGTAATATCGAATCGAAGCTTGCCAAGCTCAAAGGCCGAACAGGTCGTTTGGAATCAGATAACTAAAATCTTATACAGGTGAAAGCTAAAGCATGATATAATGCCCCATAAGGAGCATGTATGTCAATTTCATCATTTATCATGAGAATGCCCAACTGGACGAAGCCTATTCACTGGTACGTCGTTGGACCTGTGTTTCGCAACTTCTATCACAGCCATGCTGAGAACTTTTGCTTTGGCGCATTGCTCATTCTTTGCGCTACAGCGACCATGCCTCTGGTCGCGATGATAACCGCATCCGAGTTGATGGCTTATACCATTGCTGGTGGCGTCTGCTTGTGGGGAATCGCTCATATGATTGCAGGCGCAGTTATGGTCATCAGAGAAGAAAAACGGATTGCTGCAAGAAAAGCAAATTCCAAAAAGACCAGTAATTAAAGCAAATAAAACGACTCCTTACGGTTAGGTAAGGAGTAGAAAAAGAATGTGTTATTGCCTGCATTCAACTGCGATGCAATTACCACAATCAGAACCGCAGCAACCCTCTTTAGAGCCTTCTTCTATAACAGGTAGAACAGCATGCGATAGCTTTGTTGCGCAATAAACAGTTTCCCCATTTGAGTCAATGTCTACTTCAACAAACGGCACGCTTGCTGTGTATTCAGGCATATTGAGTAGAGAGCGATAAGCCATGCCGATAGTGTCGATTTCTCGACTATCATCGAACTCAGCCGTTGCGTGGTTGTAAGCGCTGCGAACAGCAACCGTAAGCGAAAACGATACAACAAGGCCTAGGCCAAAACCGATAAGACCGCCGATAAAACCTTTAGTGTGCTTGGGCATCTATGCTTTCTCCTTTTAGCAATGAGGTGGTACACCAAGTGACACTTATAAATACAAATTCGTACAAGAACTCCTTGAGAGTGAACCCAAAATCAGTTATTCTTAGGAACACAGATGGAAGATTTAACAGAGGCGAACGAACCCATGTTTAATACATACGATGCCCTCGTCTGCGGAGCAGGTGGATTCATCGGAGGCCACCTTGTCAAGTTTCTGGTAAACAAAGGCTTCCGCGTTGCTGCGGTAGACATAAAGCCTCTCGATGAGTGGTGGCAAGCCGATACCTCAGGTCGAGTCCATAATATCGATAACACCGACCTGACCCTACGAGAAAACTGCGACCGCATCATCGAGCAAATCAAACCAGAAGAGGTCTTCAATCTCGCCTGTAACATGGGCGGTATCGGCTTTATCACCGACTACAAGGCCGATTGCATGCTCAACGTCCTCATCAATACCCACCTGCTCGATGCATGCGCCCGAATTCATAAGCCCAACAAATATTTCTACGCAAGCTCAGCCTGCATCTACGGCAACAAGAAAACTGACCTTGATAATGGCAAGGGGCTAACCGAAGACATGGCGTATCCTGCCGAAGCTGAAGACGGATACGGCTGGGAGAAACTGTTTAGCGAACGCATGTGCCTCAACTTTATGGAAGACCACGGCATTCCTGTCTATGTCGCCCGATTCCATGCTATCTACGGTCCTCACGGCTCCTGGACAGGTGGCAGAGAAAAGGTGCCTGCTGCTATCTCTCGCAAGGTTGCTGAAGTCGAGGGAGAATCTGGCAGCATTGAAGTCTGGGGAGACGGAAAACAACGACGAACCTTCTGCTACATCGCAGACGCTATTGAAGGCATTTGGCGATTGACTCGCTCTGATTTTCATGAGCCTATCAATATCGGCTCAGACGAGATATACACAATTGATGAGTTTGTTGACCTTGTTGCTGAAATCGCTGGCAAAAACATCGAAAAGCAGCATGTTGAGGGCGCAACAGGCGCAGACGGCAGGGCAAGCGATAACACACTGATTCAAAAGGTTCTTGGGTGGTCGCCTAGTATTTCTACACGAGAAGGAATGACCTTGACCTATCAATGGGTGGCTGAACAAGTCAAGCAGACAGCAAAAGCCTAACCCACGGGGCAGTAGCTCAGTTGGACAGAGCGTCGGATTTGGGTCTATGGTGAAACCGGATATCACATCGGTCTTCTAAACCGATATTCTGGGTTCGAATCCCAGTGGACCTATTTTCTAGATTAGACATAAAGGTATTATCCGGTTAGGCTAGCAATAAGTATTCAAGGAGAATGCTTATGGCTAACCAGTGTCGCAATTGCGGTGAAAATATACCAGCGTCTATTGTAGTAGATGACAAAAAAAGAAACCTCCAAAACAGAAAATACTGTCTTCAATGTTCTCCTTTTGGGGAACATAATACAAAACAGATACATAGAATATCAAATACTACAAAAACATGCGCCAGATGTAAAGAAGAAAAATCGTTTGACCAATTTAATACTAAGGGAAAAACAAATAGATTGCTCTCTTATTGCAAATCCTGCTTTAATGCATACTGCGTTGAAAGGTGGCAAAAGCGAAAAATTGAAGCCATCAAACAAAAAGGGGGAGGCTGCTCGATTTGTGGATATAATAAGAACTATGCTGCACTTGAGTTTCATCATAGAAATGGCAGTACAAAAGAGTTCCAATGGAACAAGCTACGAACCAGAAAACAGGTAGATATTGACAAAGAGCTTGCCAAATGCGACCTAGTTTGTCGCAATTGTCATGCTGAATTACATAACCCACAGGGAGTATTGGAATGACCATAATGATACCTATTGAAAATAGAGGCTTTTCGGTTAATCCTGAAGCCATTGAAAAAGTAGAAGTCTGTAAAGATTATCTTTATATCTATCTATCTACTACGACAAAGCATCGAAGGCAACTTAAATTTAGTGTGCATATAAACAAAGAACAAGAAACCATAAAAGTTCTACAAAATAACACTCTACCATCTTTCAAGTGGCCGAACTTCTAATTCGAATGTCGGGGGTTCGAGTCCCTCCTGCCCTGTTTTCGCAAAATAAAATACAGCTTGTATAAAGCTGAAAGCTGTTCAACAGGTATTATTCTCACCTAACAGGAGGAAAATATACCTGGCGTTGAATTATAAGGATAACTCTTTTAGGAGACTTCCTTATGCAAAACGCAAAAATAACCTCGACTTTTGTAAACAAAACTCTTTCGGCTCAATCTGCCGCTAAGCTAGCCGTGCCCAAGGCTCCCGAATATACTGGGCATCCCGATTATACATACCAGCAGTTCGAAGAAAACTTCTACGCGATGTGGAGCGTCTCTTCTGCGCTGCCTAATCCTGAAACTAGGAATATGGGATGGGGCATACCAGAAAGCGGCTACAACTGGTTTTTTGATACATACATTATGCCTTCAATCAAGAAAGGCGTCAAACGATTCCATATTCATCTTCCTCACGGAAAAACTGGCAGAACGGGCGAGCCTATGTCCTATGATGCTTTGCTTGAAGCCAAACGAAACGGTCAGACCTTTGCTTACGAACACTTCTATGAGCGTATTGCCGAAATCTACGAAAACTATCCTGATGTAGTGTTTCTTTGCTACTTTGGCACGCTTCGATACGACCCTGATATCAAGCCATTGCTTGATGAAGGAAAAATAGACGAGTGGCTCAGTGTTCTTTTTCACTCAATTGAGCCAGCGCTCAAAGCTCCAAACATTGAGATAGGTTTTGATGCCTCATATGGTCCACCTGATGTTTACGGGCCTGACCATCCCAACTATTACTTCCTCTCATTGATTCAAAGCATCAAAGCCATACAGGGTCGCAATATTTATGGCGAGCCTAAGCCCCACATGAACGCCCCATGGTGGTTCAAGTTTCCTATGCTTGCGCTAGAGACTTTCTGGCAACGGTCAAATCCTGATATTCATAGCGATGCAACAGGAGCCCATATAGAAGACCTCGCCGGCCCCTGCCTTCGTATGGAAAATCGCGGCTACCGAGATGCAGATGGCAATAGAGTAGATGTTCGAGACGTGCCTGACTGGAGAACATGGTTACCAGAAAGACTCGCCAATGTTCTCATCAAAGATGGTCTTCGCTACGGTTACAAGTTTCAAATATCGCACAGTATCGTAAGGATTCTGACCGGAGTTCCTACCAACTCAATCACCTTTGGTCCTCTCGCAGAAAACCTTCAAGAAGTCTACGACGAGATGATCAAGTACGCGGTCAAGAACGAGTTGCTCCCACCAATCGGCCCAACACTACCAGACAAAAATGAAAACGCTAAAGTATTCGAAAGTCTGGAAGAGCTTATCGAAGACTACGAAGAAAACAAGTGAAAGGTAGCGATGGTATAATGCGTCGATGAGCGATGCGATACCAGAAATAGACCTGTATACCGATGGGGCGTGCAAGGGCAATCCCGGTAACGGTGGTTGGGCATGTATCCTGAAAGCACAGGATGGAACTGAAACGGTGTTGTCGGGCGGAATGCCTGACACCACCAATAACCAAATGGAACTTATGGCCGTCATTCAGGGGCTCCAGTCCCTTGAGTCATCATGTCTTGTTCGCGTTCACTCTGATTCAACCTACGTTCTCAAAGGGCTCGAAGAATGGCTTGAGAACTGGAAGAAAAAAGGGTGGAAAACAGCAAACAAGAAACCTGTCAAAAATCAAGAGCTTTGGAAGCTTCTCGACGCGCTCAAAACAAAACACACGCTTGAGTTCAACTGGATACGAGGCCATAACGGTCATCCTGAAAACGAGCGATGCGATGAGCTTGCGGTTGAAGAATCAAATCTCGTAGGACGATAAAGACATAGTGAGCAGGTCAAGATGTATCATCGTGCTTGGTGTCCATGGCAGCGGAACATCTGCTGTCGCTGGAGTTTTACACCATCTCGGTTGCTCGATGGGTAAAAGAACTCGTGGTCCTCATCCTACGAATCCTCGCGGACACTACGAAGATATTCGACTCGGTACCTGGATTGACAATCTCTCTTCGCTCAAAGATGAAGACAAATTAGACCAGGACTTGATAAACTTCAAGGAATATCTGTTTGAACGTGCTGACACAAATCGGTTATGGGGCCTTAAAGACCCGAGACTCAGCGTCAAGTTCGACTTGATTTACGACTCGATTCCTCAAGATTGGCGAGTTATCTGTGTTGAGCGCAATGAACTGGCTGCGGCCCGGAGCGCTGCAAATAAATGGGGTCGTAACGATGTCGCGAATATCATCAGTATGCAGGATACGATTCGAGAATGTCGAGCCTTGGTCCTTGAGAACTTCAAACCGCCTGCGCTGTGGGTCAACTTCAACAACATGACTGAAAAACCCGAACTGTATGTTCGAAAAATGGCAAACTTCATCTACGAGGGCATTGCAGAGCCGCTAGAAGAACAAGTCGCTGAGGCGGTTCGATTTATTGACCCGTCATTGAACCACAAACGAGAGGAGCATTCTCATGCTTAGCGGTATTTTGAGCTTTATTTGGTTTCTGATTTTGGTCTTCGTGATCATTGATATCATTTCAAGCGAAGCAACGACAGGCGCAAAAGTCCTGTGGTGTGTGCTTGTTTTCTTCTTCCCGCTGATTGGCGCTATTCTGTGGTTCTTGCTCGGGAAATGAGCAAGTGAAACAACTTTGATGTAGAATCCTGTCGAAACCGCAAAAGGACGAATCAGGATTTACAAGTGCCAAAGCAAACCAGAAGAAAGCTCCCCAATTATGATGTGATATCGCTCGTCGGAAACAAAACCGCTTCCGGAGCAGAAGCGATGTTTTTCCGTCTCTCTAAGTCCAGTAAGTTCGGCATCAAGGTATACCACGAGCAAGATGAAGCCGAACATGCATATAGGTCTCAAAAGCTCGCTGCCAGCAAAGGCTTGGCTCCAAAGGTCGGTAAGCGTCTTGTCGTCATTTATCGAAGGACAAAGACCTCTAAATACCCAGACACTCTGTATGGATACGAAACACAGATTGCGCGCAAGGTTCACTACAAAGACAAAATCTGGCAGAACCAGGCAAATGACCTAGAAAACAAGCTTCTCAAGCTGGGAATGGGCGGCGACTTTCATCCTATCAACTGCGGAATTATTGGTCAAAGACTTGTTTGCGTTGATTTCGGTGGTATCAGCACAGGTATTCGCTAGGCTCAATCATGCTCTATATTGTTCTGTCCATATCAGAGAATCATGAAACGGATACGTTTCATCTCACGCCATTCATGGTTTGCGATTCGCGAGAAGCCGTCCTGAAGCTCTCAGAAGAGCCTATGGGTCATGGACGCTTTGCAGTCGTTCAAGTCACCGCGAACACGCTCTTCGACTTCAATGGCCTTGGAAAAGACTGCTGGGTCGAGGATGTTGTAGAAAATGGAGTGCAGTTCATCTTTTACGACAAGACTGATGCCGATACTGCTTGACAAAGGCTCCTTGAGCGACTAGACTGCTCATACCTCTTTGACAACTTGGGGCGCATTTGGTTTTCGACCGGATGGTGTAGGTGGAAGACTGCGAGTCGAGGAAGCATGCTCTGGCCTCGTAAAAAGGTATGCGAAAATTAGTTGCCAACAGCAACACCCTCCGCATGGCTGCCTAATCAGCCTGCCCACGACCCGATGACTCCGATGATTGGGGAGTGGATGAACTTCGGATAGATAGCGCGTTCGATTCCCTAGGACGAACTATCGAGATCAAATGGGATGCTCTGAAAATCATGCCGCTGCTGGCAGGATTGATGAAAAGCTAAATCAGCAGCTACGCTCGTAGATGTCTCTTCTGAACCAGACCGACACGAGGGTTCGATCCCCTCGCGCTCCATTTATCACAAAAACGACGGTGGCTTCCATCTAAAAGAAGGAGGCCTCCGTCGTTTGCTTGTATGTGATTGTATGTCATATACACAAGCAACCTGCGCCGCATGCGGCAAGAAATTTAATAAGAGTGTTTCTGAGTTCAATCGAACTCAGAGAAGAAATTCTCGTCACTTCTGTAGCCGCAGTTGTTCAGCTAAAATAGCTGCCCAAGAAAATCCGGCTATAAAACCAAGACCTGATAACCTCAGAAAAGGCAGAACCCGAGACGAGTTTACCCCGTTTCGTTGGTTTGTAGCTAGAGCAAGAGATAGAGCATCAAAAAAGGGCTCTACGAATTTAACTCCTGAATATCTCAAGCAGCTTTGGGATAAGCAAGAAGGCAAGTGCCCGATAACATCACATCAGCTATTATTGCCTCGCAGTACTGAGGGTTGGGACGATTTTAATATTGTTTACAGAGCAAGTTTGGATAGAATTGATCATAAAAAAGGTTATATTCAAGGCAATGTTCGATTTGTTTCGTATATAGCCAATATTGGTCGCCAATGTTTAGATGATTTTGATTTGGTTCGATTTTGCTTAATGACTACCGCAAGCCAATCTGTAAGGGTAAAATTTGTTGAACAACGTATCACTCAATTTGTTGAATCAAGCAATAGAATAGATACAGCAGACTGTCCTGATATGACTAGAACCTTTGAACCTGACGAAGAATTTCAGGCCATTCCACACCCTTATGATGGTACATATCGAATATCGGCAAAATCAAATAGCGGAGAATGGGGCATGTATATTATTGAAGCAGAAGTAGTCGAAAAAATCGGATAATCCCCCGCGCTCCACTTGAAGGAAAAAGCCTCCCCTTGCTGAATAGCAGGTGGGAGGCTTTTTTCATGCCAATGCAATATTTTGATTTCAATGACGGCAACAACGAATTCAGCGAAGTATCGCTAGAAACATTTCAAGCTTCTAGCAATGCAACAGCAATCATTGAAACCGCATCCGATGGTCAAATCAGTTTCAAACTCAACATGACCACTCTCGATACAGATGCTATCGAAGCTGCGATGGTCATTTTCACCAACTACATATTGACTCTAGGATAAAAGCTAAATGCAGAACTGGGAGAAAACAGAAGATAAACGATACAGTTGGCTCTATGCCAATTCTTATGGACCAGCCCCAAAGAGAAGAGTAGACAAAGGTATGCCAGGAGTCCTTCATTGGGCTGGATTGAAAAGAGATTCGAAAGTTGTAGACGCAGGGTGCGGGTGGGGTTTAGTTAATGAAATATGTAAAGACTACGTAGGTTGTGACGTATCAAAATACGTCATCGATCACAACAACAATGATAAAAACCTAACCGGCAGATTCATTCATTGCAGCATGACCGAAATGCCAAAAATCCTTGGCAACGAAAGATTTGACTATCTTGTATCAATGGATGTCATGGAGCATGTTTGGCCTGATAAGGTCATGCAAACACTCGATGCTTTATCTCGCATTAATGCAGACAAGTTTGTATTCGCTATTTCGACCAGACAAAGCTATTTTGTCGATAAAGACGGCAACCATCTACATATGACTATTGCAGATATCAACGTATGGAGAAAGCTACTAGAGATATGCTTTATAGTTGAAAAATCGCACAAAGAACAGGTCTTACAGAGAGCAGACTTTGTATGCGTTTCAAAGAACAGGCACCTATAAAAAAGGGCCGCCTGCACGAAGCAGGACGGCCCCAGGGTATACTCAGCCGAAGCTGAGTGGGAAGAGAGAGGCTTATTTAGGCCTCAGCCGAAGCCTCGGCAGGTTCTTCCGCAGATTCGCCTTCAGCAGGAGTGAAGCCGGTACCAGGCTGCGTCCAGCCCTGCATCGCCCGTCCTGTCAAAAGGCCCATCAGTTCAGGCGGCAGAGTAACAGCCTTGCCAAGCCCATTCATCTGCGAGTGAATGGCGAGGCCAACACCAGCACCCACGGCCTGTCCGAAAGCGTTCAGACCAGCCTCCATCATCGAGGGGCCATTGGCCTTCGCGCCCTCCATGAGTTCCATGTGAGGCTTCATGCCGGCGAGCGAGTCTTGCAGGTCTTGAGCAGTAACCTTGCCCTCGATTTCCGCTTTGCCATGCTCCGCGAGTTCGCGAGCAATCACGATGCTCTTCGAGCGGTCCACACACTCGCGGATAGTGGCAGGGATGTGGCCTTGGAGAGCCTTCGCAGCAGCCGAAATGTCGATGTCAGGCGACAGCAGCTTGCCGCCGTAGAAGCGGATGAGGCGTTCAGCCGCCGACTGGTCAGGCGGCAGCACGGGAACGACCGTATCGAGACGACCGGGGCGGAGCATCGCCTTGCTGATGTTCTCAGCATGGTTGGTCGTCACGATGGTCAGGATTTCCTGGTCCTTGTAATCAACACCATCGAGCGTGTTGAGGATGGCATTGACCTCGTTGCTTCGGTCGTGACCGACTGCCTTGTCAACATCCTCCGCAAAGATAACGCACGGCGAGTAGAGCTTGGCGTACTTGAGCGCCAGCACAAGGTCACGGACATCCTTCAGGTACAGGAACGTCCAGCCATTGTCCTCGCAGAGCTTCGCGGTCACGTTCGCCGTCAGCGTCTTGCCACAGCCGTAGGGACCAGTCAGAAGCACGCCGCGCTTCAGCGGAATGCCGTACTGACGGAACGAATCGGCGCTCTTGATGGGAGTGAAAAGACCCTGCTCGATGAGCTTGGCCGTTTCGTCGGGGAAGATGAGCGATTCGGGACGGACCTTGGAAGTATCGATGAACGTCGGCGAATCAAGCGACGGGTCGAAGGGTCGCTCATCGCGGATGTATTCGAAGCTGACACGAATCGCCTTGCCCTTGTAGATCGAGTTGCTCGCAAGCAACTCCTCGGTCAGAGCAGCGATGGCCTGCGATTCTTTCTCGTGCTTCTTGAGAATCTCGCCGCCGATGATGAACTTCGGACCCGAGGCAGGGTTACCAGGCGTCATCGTCTCGAAACGGCCCGTCATGTTGGGAACCTTCACGGAACCCCACGGAACCTGAATCTTCTCCGTTGCGGAGATGGGAACGGTCACGAGCGTCGGCGGCTTCGCCGAATCAAACATATGCTTCGGGGGCGTCTTCGTGCCGATGGGATGCCCGTACCTCTTCAGAAGAGCGCGAGCGAATGCCACAGCGCCGTCGAGCGGAAAGCACTCGATTTCGTGGTTGAGCATAACCTCGGTCTCAAGGTCTTGCTCGATTTCGTACAGGGCCTCGCGAGCTTCCTGTGTGGTCATGGGACGGGGAATGCTCGGCAGCGTGATCTTGGTCCCGCTGTGTTCCAGAGCAACATCTTGGAAGACATTTTTCTCTTCGTTCGGCATAGCTGTATACCCTTGATAAAAAGAACAGTCGTTCCGCATGGCGACCGTGCCACGCGAGAAGGCTCAATATATCGGCTGCCACTTTGACAATTGGGTGAAGATTGATGACAAAAAATCGGAGCGGGAATGCTCCTAGCGGGTGAAACTTGAAGGCCTATAATTGGATAGGCTGAACTAGCCCTATGCTCACGTAGCTCAGATGGTAGAGCCGGGGCCTCTAAAGCCCAGCGAGTCGCAGGTTCGAGTCCTGTCGTGAGCGTTATGAAAAGCATTTTTGCAGCACTGCTTCTTACCACCGCCTTCTGTACCGGCTGTGGAGAGAATCAGCAACAGACCATTCTGACTGCTCGGATGCAAGAGCCAGCATATGTTGGCGTAGTTACAGGCAAAGATTATTTACCTCCACAACAGACGCATGTTGGTCATAGCATTTACAAATCCACTGAAGAGGTCTATCTTCTTTGGGTTACGGGCGAGAACAGACATGGATACGAGGTCGTGACCAGACATGAAGTTCTACCTGACCTATTTATTACGTATCGCATTGGCGACGAAATCGACATCACACCTGCTAAAAGCGAAGAATAATCAAGTGAACAGTTTTTGATGGCATAATGACACGATGAAGACCTCACAATCATTCAAGCGAAACCTGCGGCCTATCATTCGATTGCCGGAACTGACGGCTGGTCGGATATGGATAGCTGCTGGCATTGCTGCTTTAGCATTGATGATTTGGGGAATATCTGCTGTTGCTTCGCACTCTTTGCACTCTAATCGCCTTCGAATTGAGACAGGTGTCGAACTGATAGTTCATCAACCATACACCATTGAGATTGTCATGCCTGCTGCTTCGAATGATAAAATCGAAGTCTCAGAAAAAAGACATCTCATCGATTCTCGCAGACTCGTGGGCGTAACCTACAGCACAAGCTCTTGCGCAGGAACAGCGCTTTCCATCCGCCACACGCCTCCAAACAAGTTTTCAGAAACCCTAAATATCTATGGCCTGACATTCGAAGAATGGACAGAAGCTTTCAACCAACTTGAAGGGCCAAAGCTTGAAAAACCATCAGATGAATAAACTGATGGTGACAGGAAGTCAAAAGAGAGGAAGACAATGAACCCACTGGATGACAGTTTTGATTTCTTCGCGTATTCGCGCGAAAACGAAAACAAGCTCAAACTGCTACGCGGCGATGCGGAGAACATGCTGGGCGACAGCGCTACAACCGTAACAACCAGCGGTGTTATCGCTGCGGCGCTTGTCAACGGTCTCGACCGCATCGTACGTGATGACCTGCCGCTTGATGCTCCCGTTGACAGCGATGGCGAGAAACGATTCGAGAAACTCGCTATTGGCATTGGTCGTTTGCTGACCTGTTACGATCTCGAAGAAAAAGGCATGATCAGCAGAACAAGCGACGGGTGGGTCATGACCGAAAAAGGGGAAGGTACGGGTAAAGACATCGATACCCTTATCGATGAGAGTCACTTTTCAGACGGCAACCCATACGACTGAAGCCACATACGATTGCGTTCGTGGCCCATAGGGTGTGAGCATGGAAAAGATTGAAACTGAATGCCGCGATTGCGGAGGAACTGGCCTTTATTGCGGGTTTGCTGAGCCTGATGGCACGGCAGTCATCTGCAATGGATGCAGCGGAACAGGCTGCAAAACCATCCACTACAAGCCATTCAACGGACGCAAGCCCAAAGCAGGAGTCCATCGCGTCATGACCGATGGCGGCATGTGGATGACCAGAACTGGCAGCGAATCAACCGTGTCCATCGAAGAGTTCTACGAGAAAACGGGTGGACGCCCAACAGGATAAATCATGGCCGTCAAAAAACTCAGCCGCAAAGAACTTCCATCAGGTCATACGCTCAACGATTTTGAGTGCTTCGGCCCACCCGCTCTCAAGGATGGTCAGTTTGATGGCACAATGATCGCTGACTTCGGCTGTTTCAATCAGGACGGCAAAGACAGCAACAAGTTCTACCACGCTGCTGTTGTCAAAAGCAAGATCAACAATACCTGGTATGTCTATCTTCAATGGGGGAGAACAGGCACCACGGGCGACATTCAGTTCTGGCAGTGCGGGTCAAAAGAAGAAGCGGTTCACGCATTCATCAAACAATGCGAATCTAAGAACATCCGTCGCGGAGTGTTCAAGGATATCGGAGGGCGGCAGGTTCTCTGTGGAAAGCCCGGCAAGGACTGCTATCGCGTGCGACCTGCCGCAAAGCGTGATGTCGGCTTGCCAGATGCCAAAAACATCGTCCACAAGGATACTGATGCTACTGCTGATGATGCAGCAACCGCCAGCAAAAAGACAAAGAAGAAGACCAGTCGCAAGTCCAAGCCTAAGTTTGATGCACAAACGCTGCAACTCATGCACGCAATGAACCAAGGCGCAGTCAACTATACACGCGCTAGCATCGAAGGTGGACATATCCCAACGCAAGCAGCCATCGACGAAGCTCGCGACCTGCTTGATGCCGCTCAGCAGCGAGTGGGCAAAGTTGGCGATAATCCTGATGACCAGAAGAATGACGCCGAACTCGTTGACATCACGAGCGCTGTTTATGGGTTGATTCCTAAGACCAAGCGCATCGGCGACGAGAACTGGATCCTGGGCTCAAACAACATCGTCGGCTGGCGATCTGACCTCGATGCATATGAGAACGCCCTGGTTGCTGTTAGCATTGGCGACGACGATGCAACCGAAGTCGTTCAAGACCCATTCGATGGCGCTCGTATCGAAATGAAGCACATGACCGACGCGACTCGCGAAGGCGACTTCATCAAGAACTGGCTGCCACAGGCAACCGCAAATCGTCATGGTCATGTCGGCAAGATGCGCATTCTCAATATGTGGGCATTCCGTCAAGTTGACCTCATGCCCCGCTTTGACCAGATGCTCGAAAGCTTCAAGGGCCGTCGCTTGGGTGAGATCGAGCGACCTGCGTTTCAGCCCGATGCACGACATGACTTGAGCGCTACTGACCAGAAGAAGTTCCACAAGACAAACACGAGCCTGTTGTTCCATGGAACGCGATCGGTCAATGTCCCCGGCATCCTTCGCGAAGGATTGAGGATGCCTAGGCAGCTTGTGGGCGTGGCAATCACGGGCGCTATGTTTGGTCCTGGTAGCTATTTTGCTGATGACTGGAAGAAAAGCGACGGTTACACATCTCGTCCTGGGACATATTGGGCGCGGGGTGGAGGCCATGTCCAAGGTCGAGGCGCATTCATGTTCCTCGCGGATGTCGTTGTTGGAAAACCGTTTGTCGCGCCTGGTCCGCGAGGCTATACTGCCCCTCCGAAAGGGTGCGATAGCGTCGCTGGACTTCGCGGCAAGAGCGGCGTGCAGAACAACGAATGGATTACATTCGACACAAGCAATATCAACCTGCGGTATCTTGTTGAATACGAAGCGTAACGTATCAACAACCGCAACTGTACCCATTTAGGAGAACCGACCATGAAGGGCGGAAAGCAATTGGGACAGACCGTGCAGCAAAGTCGCATCAGCATCGAACGCCGTGCGAATATGCTGGGACAGCATCTCACAAATCAGGGCTTCAAGAAAGTCCGTGTGAAGGGCAAGATCACCATCGAGTGCGCTGATGATGAAGGCGCAAAGGGGATGCAGACCATCGAAGTCAACTTCTCTGACTTCGTGGAAGGCGCTGGACCTCCTGAAATCGGCGGAGATGGCCGCATTGCCCTTGGCGATACCGCTGTGGGCACAGGCGATGATGCTGATGACGGCACAACACCTGCGCTGCCGACGCCTCGTGTCAAGACCGTGAGGAACGACCAGCTTCCCGCTGGTACCGGCAAGCCCGGTGTGTTCGGCGACGACTGATACCACTCGCGTTGGGCTCGCCCATGCAGACCCGCTTCCTGCAACATGGAGGCGGGTCTTTTTCTTTTTTGCTACCATTTCATCACAAAATCAAGGATTGCTTTTAACCTCTTATGTATTTAAGGGGTTATGTTTCGTAAAAGTACCATCTTTTATGCAAGTTTGTTTATAGTTTCTCTAACTTCTTTCAGTATCATAACATCTTGCTCAACAGTATATTCACCTGATATAATTGAATCAGACGGCCCCCATCATTTTGTTGAACCACTAGACTGGGACCCGTTTAGTCTACAAATCGATACAGAACCAGAAGAACATGCTAGCAACGTATTTATGCACAATGCGCTGTCATCTATTGACATACCTGCTCCTCCATACGCTATTCAGGTTAGAGTAATTGTTGAAGTCAATAGCGAAGGCGTTCCTGCAAGAACGCCGGAAGACATAGCTAAAGACTTCAATGTAGCTGCGCAGTTCTTTATACGTGCTGGCATGGTTTTTGTAATACAAGAACAAGCCGAAGTATCTATCGATAAAGATATCCCAAGAATGAGAGACTATCGCAACGACGCTATGATGAATAGCGATCATATGTCTGTTTATTATATCTTTGGTCACAGTTGGTTAACGCCGCTTGGATTATCCTCGTTTCCTTGGGATGACCAAAAACACGGCATTATCATGAATGGGAAATATGCAGACTATTTTTCTCTTGCGCATGAAATCGGTCATTACTTCGGATTGTTCCACACTTTTGACGAAGGTCCAATCAAGGGCGACTTTGTTCGCGATACCTACGACCAGGACGAGTGGAATGAAGAAGAGCAGGGATTATATGCTTCTTACAACAATCTCATGAACTACAGCAAAGGCGACACGCGCACGCTGACAGCGGGACAAATCGAGCGAGTGAAGTTCTTTTTGATTATGTTCCGTTCTGACCATATTATCAGGCTTGATAGTCCCGGCCAGTTTGACGATGATGCACCTGTAAAAAGTCCTGAACTGCCAAATCCGGTCTTTCCTTTATTTGAAGACCCAACTACGCCGATAATACAAGAAGAATAGAAAAAGGAATACAATAGATGGACTACTTTAGTGCAGACCCGCATTTCGGGCACACCAATATCATTAGGTACTGCAAGAGGCCTTTCTCGTCCACCGAAGAAATGGACGAGCATATGATCGCATCTTTCAACCGCAAAGTCAAACATAGCGACAGGCTGTTTATTCTCGGAGACTTTGCTTGGGGTCATCTTGCTCCAAACTACCTCCGAAGGCTGAACTGCCAGAATATCTGGCTCATCACAGGCAACCACGATAAGAGACCATCAACACGAATGGGTTTCGCAAAGGTTCTCCCTTATCACGAAGAGAAGTTCCAACTTCCCGGCGAAAAGAGAGCCAAGCTTGTTTGCCTTTTCCATTATCCGATTCTTGAATGGAATGGCTCACACAGGGGCTCTTGGCATCTGTATGGTCACGTTCACGGGTCTCGCAGTGGTGCGCACGGAATGGAGCCTGACAAGTATCGCATGGACATCGGAGTTGACAAGCATAACTTCGAGCCGAAGTCTTTGCTTGAAATCCATGACCTCTTCAAGAAGGTCAACTGGCGTGACCCCTTGGCAGGTCGTGAGCGATGGAAACCAAAAGGCATGACCGAAGAAGAGGTCGAACAAAAGCTCTAAGCCTTACGGGTGAAAGAATGAGGGCTATAATGCTCTCATGCCAAAGCAATACGTCCTATCTGAGTTCGTCAAGCGGGTATTCAAGAGTGACCACAAGGGCACGAGAATCACCAACTACACGCCTGACCAGTTCGAATACATGCTCAACGACCGCGAGCCTGTCGCAGAGTTCGATGGGTACGCTCCATTCTGTAAGCTCTTGATCTTCGAAAACTGGACCGATGCCAAAGTTGGCGTCATGCCGCTTACCGAAGACAATGCATTCTTCGTCAAGACGGGTTACGAAGCTCGACAGGAAGGCGAACTTCCTGTCCTGAGCAGGTGGCTCGAAGGCATTCTCGCGCCTCAAGCCAAATATCTCTGCGTTGTCGTGTATGACGAAGAACAGATGCGAAAAGAAGGCGAAATGATCGATGCCCCTTGGGGTGTGGTCGCTATCCTTGGACAGAACCAAGACAAGCCTCAGCCCATGTCGCCGGTCACGATGATGCGCAATGCGCTCGGTATCGAAGAAGGCGGCAGCGGCGTTCCTGTGGACCGTGAAGCATACATGGAGGCGGTTGAGTTCTGGGACAAACACGCCCTTGTCAAGGATGGGTAACGCTACCCAAACAAGCGCCCCTTCACTTGCAAGTGAAGCCCACATACGATTCAATGCTGAGGTCATGGGGCATCTCCTTGGCGTCTCGGTAGCTCAAATGGTAGAGCGGCGGCTTCTAGTTCCGCTGGTTGGGAGTTCGAATCTCCTCCGAGGCATTATGAACCGCTCAGACGTAGACATCAATCGCATTCGTGAAGCGCAAGACCAGTATGGTCGTGGTGTCCGTGGCGAACCTGGCGACGGCTCAGACGCCTATCGCAAGGGCTTGGCTCGCCGCGAAATGCTTGAGCGCATTCAGGACTCTTTGAGAGAAACGGCAGGCAAAGATGAGCGACGAGATCAACACTAAACTTCCTCGTGTCTTTGTGGGTGGCCCATGGAGTAAGCCTGACCCTCTGGCGAACATCAACGCCACGCTTCATCTGCGCACACAGCTTCAGAACTCTGGTCTTGTCCATACTGTTTGCCCCATGTGCGATACATTCATGTGGGGAACAGTATGCGTCAGCAACTATGAATCGCAAACCCTGTTTTGTTTGCATGAACTTGCAACCTGCGACCTTGCTGTTTTCCGCTATGGTGCATCTTCTGGTCGTGACCGAGAAATCGTTCTCTGCACAACGCTCGACATCCCCTACTTCATGGAAAGCGAGCTTAAGAGCTTCTGGGAACTGGTTAAAGACTTCAACAGAGGGGCAACGTCGCCGCGTTGGACAATCAGACAATGAAAACCAACGGACACATTGAAACCAAGATGATCGGCAAGAATGCGCCGACAACTGGTCTCGTGCCTTCAATCATCCTTGAAGACCCGAAGTATGCTCGCAATGTCTCGCAGATCGTTCGTCTAGCTTCGGGCTATGATTTCAAACAGGTCTTCTTTACAGGCAACCGTGTTGACCTCGAAGACCCGACCAAAAACATTGATGGTCGCGGTGGAAACAAAGGTGGCAAGAAGGGTAAGGGCAAAGCTCGCCTTCCTCGCGAAGAGCGTATGAAAGGCTATCAGAAGGTACAAATCTGCCACCATCAGCGGCCCTTTGACTGCTTTGCATCAGGCACTCCCGTCATCGGTATCGAACTCCGTGAAGGCGCTATGCCTTTGCATGAGTTTGAGCATCCTGAAAAAGCCATCTATGTCTTTGGACCCGAAGATGGCAGCATCAACCGGCTGGCGCGCCACTGCCATCAGTTTGTCTACATACCCGTGCGGCATTGCCTGAACCTGGCAACTGCCGCATCTACGATTCTTTGGGATCGTCAGATGCAGTTGCTTCAAAGCGGCGCAATCGTCACCGAGAGCATGGATGACCTGCTTCGCGGAGACCGAGCAAGTCTGCGTATGCAAGACTTCGAAAGTCTCGACATGGTTTCAGATGGCGGAGGCAAACGGTGAGGCTTTTTATCCCGCCACCAAACACAAAGCTCCGACTCACGAAGCCGTGGTTTTTTGACCTGCAACATAGAGAGCATAACAAGTGGCTATTTCATGCACTTGGCCTTGAATACATTAGCTATCTTAGATGGCGGGACATGGAGTATAAGAGGACAAGCGAGCCACATCGCTTTTCATTTCCACCACCCGAACGGGTTCGACTTCCCAAAGGAACAGTCCTGGCAATAAAGCGCATCTCAGAAGACTCTTGGAACATCAGCTTTATTGTCACAAAATGTCCAAAATTCGAGGTACAACCTCGCTTCTGGGCGAGTATCGACGATTGCAACCGAATGCATATGGTGGTCGTTAAAGAAGAGGAATCAAACAAATGATCATCAAACTTGTTCGGCATGGACAATCAGAAGCTAACGCTGGTGTTGTTGTGCATGGCTCCGTTGGAGACCACAAGATTCAACTGACCGGCGATGGCGTGGCTCAGGCGCAAGAAGCTGGTCGCGCTCTCGATGACGACCCAAACTTCGACCTGCACAATGCTCTCATCTACTCGTCACCTTATCGCCGAGCAAGAGATACCCTTGCGTCGATTCTTCAAGGCGCTGGTGTTGAAGATGCCTCAACCATCACGAGTTACGAAGACCCTCGTCTCCGTGAGGTTGACCACGGCTACAGCGATGTTGAGGCGCAGGACGCAATGCGTGCCGAGCATGGCTGGTTCTATTACCGCTTCAAAGGCGGAGAATCGCCTGCCGATTGCTTTGACCGCTGCTGCCACTTCCTCGAAAGCATGATGCGGCAAGTCTACCGCAAATTTCCACCTGTTCCCGCGAGTATGCGGCTGTCCCTTGATGGGACTGACCGCGACCGCAATGTTTTGATCGTGTCTCATGGGCTGACGATTCGTTGCTTTGTCATGAGGTTCATGCATCTCAGCGTCGAGCAGTTTGAGAGCCTCGCCAACCCACAAAACTGTGACATCATCACGATTGCTCACAAAGAATACATTGAAGACCCGCAGTTTACGAGTGGTCGGTGGGCCATCTCGGGACTCAGGTTCAGAAACAAGGAGTAGCCATGAAAGGCAAGACTGTTCTTATCGTCGTCGGCATCGTTGTCGTCGTTCTCGGTTTGCTGATTGTTGGACCTGCCATTGGCTTCCACAACAGCGAGGTTCGCCTGCGCAACGGCGTTGAGGCGCAACAGAAGGCGAATGAGGCTACGTTCGACCGTGTGTGGAAGGTTCTCTCGCAACAGGCACAGGTGGCCGAGCGTCACAAGGATGCCTTCAAGGAAATCTACACGGACATCATGAGCGATTCGGCTGGCGGCAATAGTCGCCTACTCGCCTTCGTGCAGAGCGTCAACCCCACATTCGACCAGTCGTCGTTCACGAACCTGCAAGCAAGCATCGAGTCGAACCGTCGTGATTTCGAGCGAGAGCAGAAGTCCCTGATTCAGAAGTGGACCGCGCACCGCGACCACATTCAGACGTTCCCCAACAGCGTCTATGCGGGCATCTTTGGTCGCACCGAAATCGACATCACCGTCGTTACAAGCGGCAGAACTCAGCGCACGTTCGAAACCGGAGAAGAAAACGAGGCCGACCTCGATCTCTTCCCTAGCGACGGGTAAGGAAACATCGCATGGTCATCTACGGCTCTATTTTCTTTGCCCTCATCGCGGTTCTGGTTCTGTATTTCAGATTCCGCGAGCAAGCAGCATGGTGGGAGTATCTGCTTCCTTTTGCTGCATGCATCATTCCTGCGGCCATCATCAAGTTTACCGTGGCATTTGCCATGGTAGCTGATACGGAATGGTGGACGGGTCGAGTCGAACGAGTCGAATACTACGAAGACTGGAACGAGAAAGTCACCTACACGACGACCGAAACCTACACAAAGTCTGATGGTAGCTTGGGCACGCGAACCGTGACCAGAACGCGCATCGACTACCATCCTGAATACTGGACGCTTGAAGACAGCAACGGTATCGAAACTCGCATCGACAGGAGCGACTACAAGCGAATCGTGGGAAGATGGGATAATGAAGAATTCCGAAACCTGCGCCGTGATTACCATACAAACGATGGCGATATGTATTATGCCGTTTTTCCTGGCGGCGATCGAAGCACGTTTGTTTTTACGACAACACATACCTACACGAACAAGGTTGCAGCCTCCGAAAATGTCTTTGACTTCGAGGAAATCAATCCTGACGATTGGGACATCTTTGATTACCCTAACAGCGGATGGGCTATCGACGACGACCATTATCTCTCGCAGGTTCCCATTGATCCGCAAGAAGCGAGGCGTCTGGCGCTATTCAATGCCCGCTGGGGCAAGCCGAAACAAATTCGCGTGTGGTTCCTCGTTTTTGAGGATGACACGCTTGACACCGCCTATGCTCAAGAGTCGCATTGGAAAGGCGGCAACAAGAACGAACTTGTTGTTTGCATCGGCGTCAATGGTCAGAGACAGGTTCAATGGGGTCATGTATTTTCATGGACAGAACGAGAGGATTTCAAGGTTGAGTTGCGTAACACAATTGCAGGCATGAAAGGCGAGGAGCTTTCTCTGACTCCTGTCTTGGATTGGCTTGACGATAATATTGGGAGATGGCAACGAAAAGAGTTTGCCGACTTCAACTACATCAAAGTACCCACGCCGATGTGGGCCATTCTGCTCAACTACTTCGTGACCATGGCAGCATCGGCGGGTGTGGTTTGGTTCGCCGCCTCGAACAACTACACCGAAGACAACCCCAAAGGCGAATACAGGTCACGATTCCATAGAAGATGGCGATGAAAACTGCAACCCTCTTCATTTTGCTCCTCGCTTCTCTCGCTCACGGGCAGAGCGAAATTATGCCGACCGACTGGCGACCCGATTGGTATGTCACGACGCCACAGAGCGAACTTGACATAGCCGAAGGCGAATCTCTGTGGGAGATTCAACCTCGCACGACTCGACGCGCTCTTGAGCAAACTGCAAAAGACATTTATCGTGACAATCGAGGCCAACTCTGGTATCATTTCAAAGAGAAGATTCGTGGCGAAGTTCTTGAGCGGTGGTACAACCTCGAAACGGGTCTTGAAAAGGAATGGCGACCTCTCTATATGGATGAGGATGCAGAACCCATCTCTGCAAAGGAACTGCTCGGCGCAGCATCGCTGAGAGAGGTTCCTTCTGCGGTGTACCGCCGAGTAAAAGTCAAGGTTGCTGACCCTCAATATGCAATGGAGTTCTCTCATATCCGCTACAACTACGGCAATGGAGGGCTTGACGGAAGTACTCGTTTCAGTGGTGGCTTTGTGTTTGTCTATGAGCGAGTCCAGGTCAAACCTGCTGAATATGGGTATGAATGGAAACCAGTAGAGCGACGCATCAGATTTAGAAGGGCCAAAGATGACGACCGTATATCTCGACAAGCAGATTGAGGAAGCTCTGCGAGACGCGGACCCTCAGACGATGCTCGAAAGGGCTGAGCTTGTCGCTACGCTTGCGCACGAGGGTCAGACACGCAGCGGAGGCGAGCCCTACATCACGCATCCTGCTGCTGTTGTGGATATCCTTCGCAACGAGTTCGGTATCCGCGATGAAAACATTCTGGTCACAGCTTGGCTTCATGATGTTGTTGAAGACTGCGATGGTATTTTCTCGGAGCATATCGAGAAGTGGTTCGGTGTTCATGTTCGCAGGTGGATTCACCAACTGTCAAATGACAACATCCCCAAAGACTGTCAGCCGCTCAAGAAGGCTACCGTCAAGGCTGCGCTTCAACACTACAAAGCTGCTGTCATGGATGAGCAAGCCGTGTGGGTCAAGGCCGCTGACCGCCTCCACAACATGCGGTCGCTTGAGAATGCCAAGTGGCATTCTGACGCGAAGCTCGGCTACGCGAGAGACGGCGTGCTGCTCGTCAACGCGCTGACCTACCGCTTTTTTGCACTCACAGGCTCGATGAACTTTCCGTTACAATTGGTCGTTCATCGGCAAGCCAAGTCGCTGGGCGTGGACATAGACGAAATCATGAACCCGATTCGTGTTCCTGTTGATTATGAGGGCAAAAAGAATGATTCCACCTGAAGCTCCTCAAGACATCAGCATCAAGGAACCTGAAAAGGTCATTTCAGAAAATGGACCCAAGATGTCTGGCGAAGTCGTGTGCTTCTGTGGACATCAGTTTATGCACGACCTAAATTCCAACATGGTTCGGTGGTATGGATTTATCGTACCATGCTGTCCTGAATGCCATGCAGTGCCTCGGTCAGAAACACGAAGGATGGACGGATGATTGATCAATACGAAGCAGGCACTCGCGTTGTTGCTATCATGGACGCGAATGCAGAAGATAAAACCGTGCGCATTTTTGGGTACGGAGTTTACCAGGGTCGCAAGATGCTGCCGCCCGACCACTACATGCTGGGTGGAAACGAAGAGCAGTATCGACAAGCCATCGAGAAAGAGTTCTTGGGCAAAGAGCGCGAAGGCATTGAGAAGCTATTCGACCGCTCCAAGATGGATCCTGAACAGCAGGCAGAGTTTGACAAGAAGTTCGCTGAAGAGCAAAAGCTTCGTGAAGAAGGCAAGTTTTCTTACACTGAAGAAGATGTCGAAACAATGCTCAAGACTGCCAGGTCAAACCCTTACATTGAGCTTGATAACGGCCAAGGCGTCTGGGGCGCTGAATGCTGGTGGGGGCCAGAAGAAGAGTTCAAGAAGCGGTATGAAGGCTGGGATATCGTTGAAGTCGATATCGAACAAGAGCGAGAAGAAGCGAGGCAGCGAGCGCACGCTGCTTCGTCTGAGTGAACTCAGCAAGTTCAAGCAGAAAATGTCCGATGAAGACTTGACAGGCGGCTTGTGGGGCTGCTTGAATACTCGAACCCCTTTCATAAGGAGACACACGATGGGATTCACGTAGAACCAGCAGTTTGATGAGACCACCCCTTACCTTTATGTCTTCGTGCGGCGAGACCTGACGGCCGCGCAACAAGCGGTCCAGTCAGGACACGCTTTGATTGAGGCTAGCTCTGCCTTCTACGACCCGTAGGCAAATGAGCATCCCCACCTGATTATTCTGAACGTTGGCGGCGAGCGCAGTTTGCAACGAACTGCCGAGAAGCTCGAACGCGCCGGTATTTCTTTTCGTGCGTTCAGAGAACCAGACCTCAACAATGAGTTGACTGCGATCGCTTGTAAGCCCGTGTGTGGCGAGCAACGACGTTTGTTTATTGGCTATCCGCTCATGGGAGCGGCTGCTGTCAGTGCGCCTAATGCATAAGGAGAATAAAGCTATGGCAACCAAAGATCAGAACGTTATTGAAATCAACGACCAGGGCCTTGAGACCTACCGTTCGAACTGGGGCTACCATCCCTGTAACTACGAAACCTTCCTCAAGCTCAAAATGCTCTACAAGGCGTATCACGCCTCTCAGAGCCGAGCAAAGGCATGGTTCCGCTGGGCTCGCAAGATGGACCGTAACCGCAAGGGCAACGAGCCGCAGGTCTTGCCCGTCTTCAACGAGCTTGTTCCTTCGCAGGGAATTAGGTCTTACAGCAACGAACGAACCATGCATTCGACATGGCTTAAGACCGACAAAGGTACGGCATATGCCTACGAAATCCCCATGGGCTATGAGCCTGAAGAAGTCAAAGCATCGTGGGGCACTTACACGCGACAGAAGTCTACGGGTCGGAACCATGACAAAACCGTGGTTGTTCGCAGCCACGCCATTGAGGAAGCGTATCGACAGGCACGCATTCCTGCCAAGTCTCCCGAAGATGTCAGGCCTCTCATCATTCCTCTCGCGCAGATTGATGCGATGATGTCTGACCTGTCTGATTGGCTTGACCGCAACTAATCACTCGATGCATCATCGTTGAAAAGCGATGGTGCATCTTCCAACAAGTGAACGAATCGAGTCGATATACTATAGACAATGGCAAAGAAACCAATCGACAGTCAATATAGCGAATCGGATATCCAAGCGCTCAAAGGTCTTGAGGCCGTGCGCAAACGTCCTGCCATGTACATTGGCGACACAGGCACTCAAGGCCTTCATCATCTCGTTTGGGAAATCCTTGATAACTCAATTGACGAAGCGATGGCCGGTCATGCTGACCATATACGCATCAATGTCCACGCTGACGGCGAAGGCATCAGCATCGAGGATAACGGTCGAGGCATTCCTGTTGGCATGCATCCGACTGAAAAGATTCCCACGCTACAACTGGTTCTGACTGCGCTTCATGCTGGCGGCAAGTTTGGTGGAAGCGGCTACGCCGCCTCTGGTGGTTTGCACGGCGTTGGAGCTAGCTGTGTAAATGCTCTCTCAACAGAGATGACCGCCACTGTCAGACGAGACGGTGGCGTCCATGAGATGAAGTTCTCGCGTGGCGAAGTCACGCAGCAAATCAGCAAGACACGCGATATGAAACGGGGCGAGTCAACAGGCACTCGCATTGAGTTTCGACCTGACATTGAGATTTTCAAGAACGGTGTTGAGTTCAACGAAAAAACGCTGCTCAACAGGTTTCGTGAAGCAGCGTTCTTGAATCGCGGACTCACGATTGAATACAGCAACGAGAAAACTGGAACAAAAGTTAACTTTCAGTTCAATGGCGGTATCGCTGACTATGTAGACTATCTCGCAGAAAATCGTAGCAATAACTACCCAACCGAGCCCATCTATCTTGAAGATGCAGACGGCGATATCCGCGTTCAAGTTGCACTGCTCTACAGCGAAGAAGATGACAGCATTTTGCTGTCTTTTGCTAACAACATCAAGACTGTTGATGGTGGAACACACTTGACTGGCTTTAAGAAAGCTATGACTCGTGTTGTCAACGCCTTCTATAAAAGCCTTGGCATTCAGAAAGACAAAGACCCAAACCTGTCTGGCGATGACATCCAAGAAGGCATGACAGCAGTCATTAGTGTCCTTGTTCCACAGCCTGAATTTGTGGGGCAGACCAAGGCCAAGCTCGGAACCGTTGAAGCAGAAGGTATCGTGAGTACCATCGTTTATGATGAACTGACGAAATACTTTGAAAAGAATGCAGCCGTTGTCAAGAAGATCATCAGTCGCGCTCAGCTTGCTCAGAAAGCACGAGCAGCCGCCAAAAAGCAAGCTGAACTCATCAAGCGTAAGAGTATCTTCGGCGACCGTGGAGGCATGCCTGATAAACTCTGGGACTGCCGCTCGAATGACCGCAAGTCAACCGAGCTTTTTATTGTCGAAGGCAAATCGGCTGCTGGCTCTGCTAAAGGTGGGCGAGACTCAGAGACTCAGGCCATCCTTCCCATTCGAGGCAAAATCATCAACGCTGAGAAGAACGCCATTACATCTTTGCTCAAGAACGAGGAAGTGCAGGCGATTATCAAAGCCGTAGGAACTGGTATCAAAGATGAGTTTGATATCGATAAAAGGCGATACGATAAAATCATCATCATGGCTGACGCGGACGACGATGGATGCCACATCGCCACACTGCTCATTACCTTCTTCTTCCGCTACATGAAGGAGCTTGCGGTAGAAGGCCACCTTTACCTTGCCTGCCCTCCCCTGTATAGGGTTGGCAAAGGCACGAAGACAAAGTATGCGTGGAATGACGCTGAACTCAAAGAAATTCTGAAAGACAGTCCCAAAGCCGACATCATCCGATTTAAGGGTCTCGGCGAAATGGATGAAGAAGAACTGGGACACACCACAATGGACAAAGATAATCGGCGACTGATTCGTTTGTCCATCAGCGACCTTGGCGAAGCCGAACGAATGGTCTCAACACTCATGGGAAGCAATGTTCAGGCGCGTAAGGTCCATATCAAGAATAACATCAACTCGGTGGTTGCATGACAAAGACAGCAAACGACAAAATCATTGTTGGCGAACTTGCCGACAAGCTCGACCAGCAGTTCACGCAATATGCCTTCATGTCGCTCGAAGACCGTGCGCTGCCCGATGCTCGCGACGGGCTCAAGCCCTCGCAGCGCCGTATCCTCGTCGCGATGGATGACCTCAAGCTCTCGCCTGGTGGCAACACAAAGAAGTGCGCCAAGATTTGTGGCGATACTTCAGGTAACTACCATCCGCACGGCGAAGCTGTTATTTATCCAACCCTTGTTCGCTTGGCTCAGTCTTGGGTCATGCGATATCCTCTTATCGCTCCGCAGGGAAACTTCGGCAACCGAGACGGCGACCCGCCCGCCGCCATGCGATACACGGAGGCCAAACTCGCCAAGTCGGGAGCCTTGCTCCTGCAAGACCTCAATAAAGATGTTGTTGACTACGAGCCAAACTACAACGAAGAAATGGAAGAGCCTACAATTCTTCCTGCCAAGGCTCCAAACCTTCTTCTCAATGGCTGTGCGGGAATTGCGGTTGGCTGGGCGACGAACATGCCGCCTCACAACTTGTCCGAAACATGCAACGCAATCAAGGCCTACATCGCAAATGAGAACCTGACTCCTGAAGAAGTTCTCGACATCATGCCTGGTCCCGATTTCCCCAATGGATGCAAAGTCCTGGGGCGCAGCGGTGTCCTTGATTATTACAGAGAGGGCAGGGGCTCTGTTAAGCTTGAAGGCGTCTGGGAAATCAAGAACGCTCAAGGTCGCAAGAAGAAGTCAGAAATCATCATTACCGAACTCCCTTATATGGCGAGTCCGACAAAATTCATTGACCAAGTTGTTGACCTGATCAAAAAGGGCGAGATTGACGGTATCAGCGATATGAAAGACTTGTCTTCTAAGAAGGACGGTCTTCGTATTTGGATCGAAGTCAAACAAGCTGCTGTTGCAGAGATTGTCCTCAATACGCTTATCAAGAGAACGTGCCTGAGAGACTCGTTCAGCATCAATAGTACGGTATTGATTGATGGTAAGGTTGTTGAATGCGCCTCGATCATTCAACTCTTCAAGGCATTCGTGGAGCATCGCGAACTTGTTCTTACCCGCAAATACGAGGCAGAGCGTCGTAAAAATATCGCTCGTACCGAAATTGTTGAGGGCTTGATTGCTGTTACGAAACGGCTCGATGATGCGATCAAAATTATCCGAAACGCCGAAGACCCAGTGGATGCTAAAGAAAAGCTGATTGCAGCGAGCATCATCAAGACAGAAAATCAGGCAGAAGCCGTTCTGTCTATGACTCTTCGTTCGCTGACCAAGCTCGAAGCCGGTAAGCTCAAGGAGGAACTTGAGAAACTAGTGGAACGTAAGAAGTGGCTCGACACAATCATCGGCAACAAAAAGAAAACTCGTGACATCATCGTTGAAGAACTCGATGAACTGATCGAAAAGTTCGGAGATGACCGGCGCTCTCAGATTGAAGCCGACCCGACCGATATTAATGATGAAGACCTGATTGCCGAAGAAAAGGTTGTCGTCCTGCTCTCGGGCGAAGGATACGTCAAGCGTATTCCTCTCAGCGAATATCGTGTTCAATCTCGCGGAGGCAAAGGCTCGCGGGGAGTGGCAAAGAAAGACAACGAAGATGCTCCTGTCGAAGTCTTCGAAGCCTCTACAAAAGATGTCTTGCTGTTCTTCACGACACATGGCGCTGTCTACCGCCGCAAGGCCTACGAGATTCCTCAAGTCTCCAAAACGGCTCGCGGAGCCCATGTCTCGAACCTTCTGAGCCTCAAGCAAGAGGAGGATGTCACGAATATGGTCTCGATGGCAAGCGTGCCAAAGAACGGGCACCTTGTCATGATTACGAAGAAAGGGTACATCAAGCGAAGCAAGGTCGAAGATTACGATACGGCTCGCAAGGTTGCTGGTATCAACGCAATCAAACTGGAAGACGATGACAGCGTAGCCTTCGTGCTGCCGACAACTGGATCTGAAGATGTCTTCATCATCACGGAGCAAGGCAACGCTATTCGCTACTCAGAAGAAGTGGTGCCTGTTCAGGGACGAGTCACGCGAGGCTCACGAGCAATGAAGCTCAACGAGGGCGACCGTGTTGCTCAAATCTTTACGCTCAAGCCCAAAGACAAACCTGACATCTTTGTCATTACTTCTGCGGGATACGGAAAGAAGTCTCCTGCGACTGAATACCGCCGTCTTGGAAGTCGAGCCGTCAAGGGCTATGCAGTTCTCAAGAAGAACGCTCTCGCCAAGCGCGGAGGCAAACTGGTGGGAGGCGCTGCGCTTTACAACGGAGAATCATTGCTTGCAATGACCAAGTTTGGACAGGTTATTCGATTTGGAGCAAGTGAGATTCGGAACACTGGACGGACGACAGGTGGCGTCAAGGTGGTTACTCTGAACGATGGAGATGAAGTCATCAAGCTCGCCAAGATCGCCGCCGATGCCGAAGATGAATAACAGGTGAAACCTTTTTCGGCTAGAATCAGTCGCATATCAGATAAGGATTGGCCTAGATGTCGAACAAAGATTTCAACCTGAAAGCAAGCTCGCCCTCGGTGCATGAGCTTTACAAGCAACTGCCTCGCGTTGCTGAAATGCTTAACATCAAGATCGAAGATATGCATATTCTCGAAAATGCCATGCGCAGGCACATGCATGGCAACAAGCGAGACCGACTGATCAAGTGGGAGGGACTAGTCAAGGGCATGCCTCCTATCCGCTATCGCGCAGGTATGCAATCTTCAAGCTTCGTTACTCATCCCTGTGTCGGTCTGAGCTTGTACGAAACACAAACTGATGAGCAACTAAAGAAGCCCATCAAGTATGTTGTATTCGCAGCAGGCGATGGCCCTGGAGAAGAGAATGAGCATTTCATCATCTGCGAAAAAGGAAAACTGTTCCGTCTGGAACGGTACTGGCGCAGACTACGGAATCAGCGAGAATTCGACCCAACTCCTCCGATTTTGGAGCCTGGTTTCCTTGACGACATCCTGAACAGCAGCGTGGGGTTCTTGCTTCGCGCAAACGAAATCGAGAAATACAATGTTTCGCTGAGGCGAGGTATCGTCCTGAGTGGAGACCCCGGCAACGGCAAGACAATGACCTGCCGTTGGATCTGCGAACTCTGCGACGAATACGACATCTCATACAATAGCGTCAATGGAGCGCACATCGAACACGCCTACAAAAAAGGCGAGCTTGATGAACTGATGGCATCTGCAACTGTTATGTTCTTCGATGACATCGATGTCTCATTCTTCAACCGCGATAGCAGCAGGACAACCGGCGATGGCAAAATGTGCTGCGCGATGCTTTCTGCTATGGACGGCATGATGCAGGAAGGGCACTGCATCCGAATCTTTACGACTAACGAGCGCATCGAAGACATGGACCGCGCTTTCAAACGCCCTGGTCGTATTGACCGCGTGTTCGAGTTCAAGGTTCCGAGCCTTGGATTGAGAAAACAACTTGTCGATACATGGCATCCGGAGATTCTGGCCGAAATTGATGCATCTGAGGTCGCACGGCGCACTGAAGGCTATTCGTTCGCCGAAGTGAACGCCATCAAAGACATGCTGGTCACGAACAAGTTGTTCGGCGATGAAACATGGAATCTCGACAGAGCAATGGAGCTTTTTGAAGAGGGCAAAGTCCTCAAGAAAGAAGTCGCCGAAGCCAAAATCGAAACTGATGAAGTCGCAGAAGTCGGTTGCTCGCCGGCTCCGATCCGAACTGCAAACGGTTGGAAGTGCTAGCAAAATAAGCTATACTGTCCTCAATCATCTTTAGCAACAACCTTCTTCTCATATAACAGTCTCAAAGCTCTCGAAGCTGAGGCTGTTTTTCATTGGAAGGAACAAAGATGGTTGACCCTACTGACGTAACTAAATTTGACCGCAACAAAGCTGAACTCGAAGAGTTTTTACTATTCTGTGTTGCAGTAGCAGGTAAAACTGCTAGTCAAATCTCAGTGGCTCTTGAGCGTTTTCTCGCAAACGGTCCTGAAGCGGTTTCCCCTTTCGATAAGGTGCGTTACCTTATCAAGAAGAAGAAACTGCGAGAAGCGATCATAGAGTCCAAGCTCGGTCAGCATAATAAGTTGACCCGAGCTTTTACAGAGCTTGTCAAAGCCGACTTTGACTTGCCCAAAATCACGACCGACGAGCTTGAGACGATTCACGGCGTCGGTCCCAAGACAAGTAGATTCTTCATCCTGCATACGCAGCCAAAAGTAAGAATCGCATGTCTTGATACTCATGTTCTCAAGTACCTAGGAGAGCTTGGGCACGATGTCCCCAAAACCACTCCTACAGGTAAAAGATATCGAGAGCTTGAGAAAGCGTTTATTGAACATTGTGATGAGGTTGGCAAGGACATTGCCACACTCGACCTTGAAGTGTGGAATAGATACTCAAGAAAGGCTTCCTAATATGCCATGTTGTTCAGGTTGGCAAGCGGAGACTGCTGGAGCTAAAGAAGTTCTGGCGGATGGAACTGTTATCAACGTAAACTCGGAAAACTTTCTTCCTACAAGCATGTTGCTAACAATGCAGTATAATAGGCCCAGAATTGCTGAGATACTAGGCGCAAATGTAGATGACATAGAGTATACTATCCGAGACTGTGTGCGAGAATCAGTAGCAATTTCCGAGAGTCGCGACCCTATTATATCAACGCACGGTCTAACCGAAGAACTCGGATTTGCTCGGATAAGCAATAGAAGAGGGCTTCATGCCCCCTTAAACTGGGCTGGCATTGGTATTCAGGTTTATGAAACCCGTGGACTTGAACAACCCATCAAGTATGCTATGCTTTGTTTTCATACGCCATCGGGCGGATACGAAGGTATACTAGCTACACGAAAAGGCGATTACTTCAGGCTTGTACGACATTGGAAGCGAGTTATTGCTAAAAACACGGAGATGGAGCCGCCTGTTCTTCCTGATGGCGTTCTCGAAGATATTCTCAAGAACAGCGTCGAGTTCTTGACGAAAAAGAAGAAGATTGCCTCATTCGGCGTTAACGTTCGCCGAGGAATCGTGCTGAGCGGTCCTCCGGGCAATGGGAAAAGCATGGTTTGCAGATATCTCAAAAGCATCTGCAACAAGAACCATATTTATCACCGCACTATTAGAGCAGGCGAAATTCAGAACGCTTATGCAGAAAATGTTCTAGAAAGCCTATTCAGCGACAACGGTATCATTTTCTTGGATGATATTGACATCTCATTCTTTTCGCGTAGAACTGGTGGATCGAATGACAAAATGGCTTGCGCACTCCTTGCGGCAATGGATGGCGTAGAGACAACTGGCAACTCTATCCGTATCTTCACGACAAACGAGCATCTGTCCGATATGGATGAAGCATTCAGGCGTCCAGGTCGCATCGACAAGGTGTATCATTTCAAGAAGCCAACAAACGAGGGTATCCGTAGGCTTCTTGAATCCTGGCCGAAAGAAATGCTAGAAGGCATCGATATCGAAGAAGCTGTAAAGATGTGCGAAGGCCATTCATTCGCTGAAGTAGATGCCATACGTGCGAACATGGTCACGAACCACATCATTGATGAGAAGCCCTGGGACTTCAGGACTGCTCACGAGGAGATGTCACAGAACCAAGAGGAAAAAGACAATGGCGCAGACTTCAGTAGATCAAAGGTGGGATTTGCCCCTAACTGAGAATATTAGTTTTTCTAGTTGGGAACTTCCATCAATCTCAAACAAGCCAATATATAATCACTTTACGAATGCTCATGGCGTCGTAAACTATGGTACTCTGCGTCTTGAGGGCGATGTCTCTGACCATATGATGAACTGGCCTATTTTGGAGTTCAATGGATACATACCTGTTGTTCATGAACCTACCTATATGGATATGGGGGCCTATATCTACTTTAATCCTGCTCCCATATTTATTCCCGCGCCTTCGGGTGTTGCAATAGCCCTTGCAGGGCTTTGTATGCTTACTCGCAGAAAGCGATAAAGGGATACGCTGTGAACCGCGTAAATGAAGTATATGGAACGCCTTTTACTCGCAACAGATGCATGGTATCCTCAAGTCAACGGCGTGGTCCGCACGCTATCGACTGTGACCAATATTCTTGCGCGTGATAAAGGCCTTGAAACACGGATAGTTGACCCGAGTCAGTTCCGCAACTTTCCATGTCCTGTTTATCCAGAAATAAGGCTTGCTCTTACTTCTGAAGAGTCAATAGCCAGGCACTTCCAAGATTTTCAACCTGATTGCGTGCATATAGCAACAGAAGGTCCGATTGGTAAAGCTGTCCGCAAATATTGCCTCCGTCAAGGCTTTCCGTTTACAACATCATTCCACACGCGATTTCCTGAATATCTCCGCAAAATAGCTCTTGTGCCGACGAGCATCTCTTATCGCGTTCTGAGAGGTTTTCATGCCCCTTCTGAACGTGTTCTTGTTCCTTCTGATTCGATAAAGCAGGAACTCGAAAACCGTGGATTTCAAAATGTTCACGTTTGGGGCCGTGGTGTAGATACTAAGGTTTTCTATCCGAGGCACAGGAAACTCGATAACAAACGACCTATCCTCATGTACGTCGGTCGTGTCTCTCGTGAAAAGAACCTGAAAGCGTTCTTAGATATAGAGTTTCAAGGCTCGAAAGTCGTTGTCGGAGATGGGCCTCTTCGCAAATCATTGAAAAAGAAATATAGAGAAGTCGATTTTGTAGGCGTCAAAAAAGGCGATGAACTTGCTGCATACTACTCAAGCGCAGATGTATTTGTCTTCCCAAGTAAATCTGATACCTTTGGTCTTGTCATAATTGAGGCCTTGGCATGCGGAACTCCTGTAGCCGCCTACGAAGTTCCAGGGCCAAAGGATATCATTACTGACAAACATATAGGCCGAATCGGACCTGATTTGCGCCAATCAATCCTGATGTGCCTGGCAGAGTGCCGAAGGGAAAAATGTGTAGAGTTTGTAAAACAAAACTACACTTGGGAGACCTCCGCTCAGGTATTTTATGATAGTCTTGCAAAAGCATAACTCTATGAGCAGTAAAAGGCATTATAGAACTTGTTGGATATCAGACCTTCATCTAGGAAGCGATAGTTCTTGCGCAGATATCATATACGATTTTCTCAAAACCAACAGGTTTGATAAAATCTATCTCAACGGAGACATCGTTGATATATGGCGTCTAAACAAAGCTGGTTTCTTGAGCAAAAGAAAAGCACAAAGCCATATCAACGTATTGCAACGATTACTCAAGATGTCCAAAAAGGGCACAGAGATAATCTATGTATTAGGAAATCATGATGAGTTTCTAGGGCATTTTGTTGACTCTGATTCTACCGAATTTGGAAACCTTGTCATATGCAGCGAGACCGAGCATGTTACTGCAAACGGAACAAAGCTAATTGTTATGCACGGCCACCAGTTTGACCTCATCACTCGTTGCAGTCCTTGGCTAGCAAAGCTCGGAGACCAAGGTTATCACTTTATGATTTGGCTCAATAAAGTGAACCGCTGGGCAAGGCGAAAAATGAATCTCAAGTATTGGTCCTTGAGCAAATACATCAAAGTCAGAGTGAAAAAGGCCGTCGATTTCGTCAATCGGTTCGAAGATAATGTGGTTAAGTATGTAGAAGACAAAGATTGCGATGGAATTGTAGTTGGGCATATTCACGAGCCAGCAATCAAGAAGATAGACGGCAAGTTTTACCTGAACTCTGGATGTTGGACTGACATAGCGAACTGCTCTGCTTTGGTCGAAACAGAAGAGGGAGAGATAGAACTTATCCAATGGACGGAAGATGGCGATGAGCGAAACTATGGGTCAACAAGAGAAGTTGAACGAGGAACGAGAGAAGCCATACTGTTACCTAGTAACTTTCTCGTCGGGTCCAGTTCTTCGTGAATGGCTAGCGGACCCTGATTCACTATCAACTACTGATGGTACACTCATAAACCTGCCTGTCAATGCATCGCACATCACCTTCTATGAACTACATACAGGAAGACCAGTTCTTATTAGCGGGCCTTATCACCTCGAAGGCATAAGTAAAGAAGAGTATGATGAACTCATCGCTGACGGTCTTCATGGCCGTCCGTGTCAGGAGTGCGGAGAATGATAAAGTTTTGGCGGACAAGAGATGAATACGGATTCCTTTCGAACTTCTCGAAACACCCTGTCACTATCGATGGCAAACGATGGCCCACAACCGAGCATTACTATCAAGCAATGAAGTTCACCGATGAACTTCATCAAGAACAAGTTCGAAAAGCGGCAGGAGCAAAGCAAAGCAAAACGCTTGCTCATTCTTTGCCGCTTCGCGAAGATTGGGAAAACGTAAAGTATGATGTCATGCTTGATGCCCTCAGAGCGAAGGCGTCCCAATACGAGTTTATTCGAGATGCTCTTATCGAGTCAGGGGATGAAGAGTTAGCAGAAGACAGCCCATACGACTATATTTGGGGTCTTGGTAAAGACGGCTCAGGTCAAAACCTTCTGGGCAAAGCTTGGATGCAAGTGCGAAAGGAACTGATCAATGAGCAAAAAGAAAGCGACCAAGAAGCCTAAGAGCCCAAAGCAAACACTGGTTACAAAAGTCGTGGGGGCTCAACCTGAGCGTATCGAACAAGCCATCGTCGATCTTCGCAAAGCCGGATATACTGTTAAGCATGTTGTACCCCATGTTCACTCCACAAAAAACCTGGGTCAAATAGTAACCGAAACAGACATCATTCTTATATCAGAATATCGCAGGAAAACGCTCAAAACTCCTACGAGTGAAAAGCCTAGCGAGTAATCTACTCGCTATGTATCTCATCGACGTTCCTCCACCGACCATCAGCGGTCTGCTGCATATGGGCCATGTCTTTTCGTATGCGCAGATGGATTTTCTCGCACGCTTCCACATGGCAAGGGGCAAAGTCGTTTACCCGTTCTGTTTTGACAATAACGGCGTTCCTACCGCTCGGCTCGCTGCTCAAGAAGGTATCGAAGACCCGCAAGAAATCGAAAAGATGTCGCATGCCTACGCAGAGCGATACCGCAACCTGTTTTCGAGCATGCGATTCGATTTTGCGAATAACCCTTCATACTGCACGCTGAGCGACGAAACTCGGCAGCTTGCCAATACATCTTTGCGAAACCTGCTTGACAAAGGATATGCCTACAAGGGAACAGAAAAAACGCTATGGTGTCCTGAACACAATATTGCTGTGTCTCAGGCAGAAGTCACGAAAGATGGTCGATATGAGCGAAGCGGCGCACTCGTAGAAGAACGAGAGAGCGAAGGTCTTTTTATCAACATGAAAGACCATCTCGATATCATTCGAGACGCAATCAACCAGATCAACTGGCACCCAAATATGTTCAAACAAAGGTTGCTGCGATGGGTTGATAACATTGAATACGACTGGTCCATCGCTCGTGACCGAAACTTCGGAGTTCCCATTGAAGGCGAAACAGGTCTCGTTTTTGATACATGGTTCATCTCTTCGATGACTCCGCAGCTTGCATGGGCAGCATATCAAGAACAGGCACCCACCCTTGAGTGTCCCATCTTCGACTTGAGATTTCAAGGCCACGATATCATCAGAACATGGGCGCTTTTCACTATCGTCAAGAGCCTTTACCACAACGACCAAATCCCTTGGACTGATATCGTGGTTACTGGTCACGCCCTTGACCCCAAGGGGCACAAGATTAGCAAAAGCGCTGGTAACTTTGTGCCACCCTCGGAGTTTATTGACAAGTATGGGGCCTACGGCGTGAGGTACTGGGCTGCCCTCAATAAACCAGGTACCGATTCGCGAATCACTGAATCAGCGATGCAAAAGGGAGAAAAACTGGTCAACAAGATCAGAAACGCAGCAAGATTTATCTCCATGCAAACAGAGGATGAAGGAATCGTGACCGAATGGCACGAAAGATGGGGAGAAGTCGAGCAAGAGCTTTTTGCGAATATGGAAGCCCTCGATTGGTCTAGCGCTATTTCCGCTTTGCGAGCATTCTTCTGGAACGAGTTTTGTAGCGACTGGATTGAGGCTTCGAAGAAACGACCCTCTAAGGGAACGCTCTGCTCGATTATGCTTGGCATGATGGATTGGTTCGATATGTTTTTGCCAGGTATTGGAAAAGAGATTACGCAAACAATCGCTCAAACACAAACCGCCTAACAGGTGAAAGTCTTTTCTGATATGATTTCGTGACCGATACTTGAGCAGGGCACCTATGCCTCCTAGACAAGGAGCGGCAATGTCTACGCAAAAGCAGCATGCGGTGTATATCCCTGTTCACGCATGCGAACGGTTTCGAGAACGAGTCAATGGCTTGAAGGGACCAGCCAAAAGCAACGCGAGCATCCGTGCCGCTATTGAAGAAATGTATCCCAAAGGCTTGCCATTCGGAGGGGCATGCGGCAAAGATTTCATGCTGTTATGCGAAGCATCTGTTGGAGAGCCGGGACAAGAAATCATCTTGGTATGCTCTAAGCAAGAGCATGGAGTACGGGTCAAAACCGTACTAACAAAAGATTTTGCCTACGCGAACCAGTCAGTATTAACGCGAGGCCGAGCTAAGTTTTGAGAGAATTTCTATGCGCGATGACATGGAGCATTTGATTGTTGAACGGCCCCGCTACGGCGGTGGCAAAACCCAAACCCGCAAGCACCGTCGCAAAGCCAAGCAGGATCCCGAAAACGCCCCCTGCATCCGTGGTATGCGCAAACTCCACAAGATGAACTGGGGCGATGCGAAAGAACTCAACGAAAACCTGAACCCGCTCTTCCGTTGGCTGAACAAGCAGGTGGGGCGTCTGTGGAACGATGTCTACGCGGAAATCTGCGAACAGGTCAAACCTGACAGCGCTACGCAGTTGCACATTCTTCAGCACGTTGATGATATCGTTGAGAAGGATGTCATCATTGTCAATGGCGAGCCTTGCTACAAACAGGCACACTACTGGCGGTGGAACAAAGAGGACGACGGGTACACTCGCATCAGCGACTACACTCGCGGCGGAAGCTACCGCCGGATGTACGTGGACCCTCGTGATGGCAAGCTGAAGTTCGCTCCCAAGCGCAAGCGATTCAAGCGCAAGAAGAAGACCATCAAAGGAATCGCCCATCCCAAGGATGAGATGATTCAGTTCCACCAAATCGAAGGCATCTGGTACGAAGTCGAGTTCCGCCAGCCTCAGTCGTGGGAAGTTCGTAAGCGAGACTCGAAGGGTCGCCCGCTCGGGTACTGGGGCTCTTACTGCACGGCTTTCGACTGCATCACCAAGACCCACAGTCGCGCTCTCCGCGACATCGAAGAGGATTACGGCAAGCTGATCATCCCTCACAAAAAGCGCCAGTTGAACAGTCGAGAAATCAAGCGCCTCGCTGCCTAAGAAACAGGTGAAACTGGTTTGGGGTATATTGCCGAATCATCGCTCTACTGTATAGAGCAAAGTAAGGACAACCCATGCCAAAGACCCCTGACCAGATTCCCTTTTTCAACACTGACCTGAAGTGGCTTGCAATCCATCGTGCAGTTCGTCCGGATATGCAACTGCCGATGAGCGAAAAGCGAACGATCACGCCTGCATTCGCCAAACAGATTCTCGAAGAGCGCAACGTGACCAACCGACCGCTCAACCGTGGGCGTGTTCTCAAGTACACACGAGAGATTGTCGCAGGTCAATGGAAAGTCACCCACCAAGGGCTCGCCTTCGACTGGAACGGAAATCTCTTCGACGGTCAGCACCGTCTCGCGGCTATCGTTGAAGCAGAACGACCAGTCGAAATGATGGTCGCGTTCGGCATGGATCCCGAAGCAATGATCGCTGTTGATGAGGGTCGCCCTCGCTCGACAAAAGACGTTGCCAACATCCTTGGCCTTGATACCAGCAAGAACGCAGTCTCGGCTACAAACTACCTGCTTGAAGTCAAAAGCCTCAAAGCGCGAGCAAGCCGTACAGACCAGATCCATTTCCACGAACGGCATCGTGATGCTGCTGAATGGGCTTCAGACCGTATCAGCCGCATCAAGTTCGTCAACGCGCCTGTCCTCGCCGCTGTCATTCGCGCCTACTACAGTTGCCTCGGCGATGATGTCAAGATGAACCGCTTGCATCGTTTCTGCGAGGTCTACAATGACGGCATGACCGAGGAGAAGAACGAAATCGCAGCCATCCGACTGCGCAACCATGTCATCCAGAAGCGCCCCAAGAAGGGCGACGAGCGCAAAGACCTGTACCGCAAGACCATTTCTGCAATTCGCGCCTTCCTCTTGGGAGAGGAAATCACGCGACTGCGTGGGTTCGATGATGACATTTTCAAGCTCCCTGAAGAAGAGCTTGGACGGACGCTGCTGTAAATGGTCTTCTTCTTGACAACATTCGTTGCATGCGCACTGTCGATCGTGGCTGCCGTACTGCTGCTCGAAGCATACCAATCTCGCCGTAAGAAAAATTGGATGCCTAAGAAAGCATGCAGAGTCCGAGACATCGGCAATGGATGGAAGGCATTTAGCCTTCGAATCGATTTCAAAGAACACAGATTCATCAGCAACGGCGAACTCATCACAGAAATCGAACAAGAATGACTCTGGCCTCTAACAAGTCGAATAATGAAATCTACGGCAACTACCTCGTAGTCACGCCTGATGGCGAACCGATGTTTCGTTGCAGCGAGCGTAGGGCCAACCACTACATTATTCGTGACCTGGCTGAATGGGTTGATGAAAAAACCATTCGTTTGACCTTTGAGCCAAATGGCAAAGGTCATTACGGCGACCCGTTCCATCTTCAAGAGCGTAAGAACGTTTGTGTTTGCTGCGGTTCAGAAGATGACCTAACACGACACCATGTCGTGCCTCGCATGTATAGACAGTTCATCGATGAACGGTTGAAGCGAGGAGACAACCATGACATCCTGCCGCTCTGCATAGAGTGCCATATCCGTTACGAACGAGTGTTTGGGCATCAACTGAAAAAGAAGATTGCCGAAGAAACTGGCATCCCTTTGCACGGCATTGGTGTGTTGAAGAGTAAAGGCGCTGAGTTCTTCGCTCAACGGTCAGCAAGCACACTGGTCAAGCATGGCGACAAAATTCCTGAAGACCGCAAAGATGATTTGATGTCAGATGTTGTTGAATGGCTTGGGCATGAGCCATCAGAGAAAGAACTGCAAGCTCTAGCATCTGACAAAATCTCCTACTACGTTCATACCGATGACTACGAGCCACATGGTAAAGCTGTTATCGAGCGAATGGATGACGAGGAGTTGCATGCTTTCATGATCAGATGGCGTCTCGATTTCATTGAAAACATGAACCCTCAGTTTATGCCTGACCACTGGGATGTAGCCCGCCGTCTTACTCCAGATAAAGACTATCCACTAGGAGATTCTGATGAGCGATGAAAAGCCCTTCGCAGAAGCGACAACCGAGCAAGAGATTATCAAGACCTGTCAATCTCCTGACCGATTCAATATCGTCTGCATGCTCTCGCGGCCCGGCGCTACTCTCTTCATGATCAAGCTCGAATACACTTACTTCATTCCAGGCACCGATGCCAACAATGACTTCCTCGTATGGCAGATGTCCTTTGATGGGCTTCCGTTCTTTCTGCTCTCCATCCCTGCGAATAAAAAAGACCTCGCTTACAAGGTCGCCGGCGAAACAGGTATGAAAATCTCCGATGGCATCCCCATCCTCATTGGAGGCGGGACTGAACAGGTTTTTCCTGTTAGAGGCGACAACACGTTTACCCTGACCAATCATCCCGACAGTCCTGCATACGCGGGATTCGAAGAAAAAGAAGCCTACGATAAACAATGTCGGGAGAAGGCTGATGCGATTATCAGAGCGCATGACGCGAAGTACGGCACAGACCATTTTGCATAGGTCACACTATGAGTACCAAAATCTATGAAGGCCTACGAGTTGCAACACCTGAAGGTCAGGGGATGCTCCGTTTTCGCAAAGAAGTCTTTGACACCGCTGAGCCTCTGCTGAGGAAGGGCTATGACCGGATGGTCGCCATGAAATGCGTCGATATACTCGACCGCTTCATGGTTAGGGGAGAGATACCTGAAGGTCTCGACTCTGAAAAGTCTGACAGTTCTGTCGCAGAAGTTGTTACAAAGTTCTTGTTGGATAACGCCAAAGAAATGTCCAGAGAGCTAAGAGCCCGAGACCCTGAACACGATTTCACGTTTTCGCTCAGCGTTTACCCATTTGATGACTACACGCTGTTGTTCCCTATTTGCGAACAACAAGACGTTATCGAGGCTATCGGAAAAATTCAGGGCGTCGAAGAATATGGATACTGGAACAATACGGACCAGCCCGATGATGTCACAGATGAAGAATGGGAAGAACGAGGCAAGATTTGGGAAGAGGCTTGCGATATGGGTCCGCTCATCATTCGCATTCAACAAGACTCTTTCTTTTATGGGTGGTGTCAAAGAGTAATCGAATCTATACCTGATTTCGATTATCGCCTCAATCGCATCGCACGCTCTATAGCTTTTGATTGGAGACTCAGCGTCCTCGATGAGCCTATTAACTCATCAAATATCATCAGAAGCTTCAGGCAAGTTGACAAATGGCTCAAGACCGCAGAAGGAGAATCCAAGCTTGAGAGCGAGCGTCAACTCGCTCACAAAAAGATGATTCAGAACATCGAACTTGATCACATCATGACCCCTCTCAAGGAACTCAAAACCTCTAGCCGATGAAATTGAATGGAGAGCCCTTGCAGGAGCATGATATGAGCAATCACGGTAACGGTAAGAAGATATTTGCTGGCGCAAATAACCTCATCCTCGGCGAGCGCGTCTGCGAATCAATTGACTTTCCGCTCAGCACTTCTGCAACCGAGTTTTTTCCTGACGGCGAGATTCTTGTTCGCCTTAAAGAAGACGTTCGAGGCAAAGATTGCTACGTTATTATTTCTACCTGTAATCCTGTCAACGATAACTTGATGGAACTCTACATCTTTATCGATGCTCTCAAGCGGGCATCGGCTCGTCAAGTCGTGGCTGTTATGCCTTACTACGGCTACGGAAGGCAGGACCGTAAAGACAAGGGACGGACGCCTATAACAGCAAAACTGGTTGCAAATCAGGTTGTTTCGGCTGGCGCTGACCGTGTTGTAACTGTTGATCTTCATGCCGCTCAGATTCAGGGCTTTTTTGACATCCCTGTTGACCACCTGCATTCGGCCCCTGTCTTCGTCAACTATTTTAAGAGTATCCGAGAGGAACTTGGAGACCTGTGCCTGGTCTCGCCCGATGTGGGGAACGTCAAGGTTGCTGAGGGCTATGCCAATGAACTTGACGCGGAACTTGCTATCATCAACAAAAGACGCAAGAGTGGGACCGAAATCGATATGGACTCACAAATCATCGGCAGAGTCAAAAACAAGAACATCTTGATGGTCGATGATATGATTTCAACAGCAGGCACCGTCTGTAAAGCAGCCGAAATCTGCCTAGATAACGGGGCACAGAGCGTTATGGTATCTGCAACCCATCCGCTGTTTGTTGGAGAAGCAGTTGAACGTCTCACTCAACCAACTATCAGCAAAGTTATTATCAGCGACACGATTCCTGCGGCCAACAGACCTGATGTTGTTGAACATCTTGGAGATAAACTGGTCGAGCTAAGCATTGCTCCGATGTTGGGCGAAGCGATTACTCGAATCCACGAAGATAGATCAATCAGCGCCCTCTTTGAAGGAACAACAGGGGCTAAAAGATAGGAGAAACCATGGCTTTTGAATTTGACAATAACTACGCCGAACAAATTGGAGAGGGTGTTGCGCTCATTGACTGCTGGGCTGAGTGGTGCATGCCCTGCCGCATGCTTGCGCCTACCATTGATGAACTCGCAGAAGAGTTTGAGGGACGCGCAATCGTTGGCAAGCTCAACGCCGACGACCATAACGAAGCAATCGCTACTCTGTCTGTTTCAGCGTTGCCCACAATCATCATCTTCAAAGACGGGAAAGAAGTCAATCGCCTCACTGGCTTGCAAAGTAAGGATAACCTGAAAAAAGCTCTTGAAGAACAGATAGGAGACTAGCATCATGTTTGAACTTATCGCAGTTGGCGGAATCGCTTTCTGGATCCTTACTGCCATCGCTGCGGCAGTGATGGTTGCAGGCGTGGCTCGTGAAGAAGGATGGTTGGCAACTACCTCTTTCATCATCTACCTGTTTATTATTGCCATCTTCTCTCCATTCAATATGCTCGGTACGATTCTGGCAAATCCGCTGTGGTTGCTTGCAATGCTCGGCATCTACTTCGTCTGCGGCATTCTCTGGGTTTTTCCGCGATGGGAAATGTTTTGTCGCGGAAGAAAGCAGAGGTACAACGAACTGCGAGATGAGTGGCTTGCAGAAAAAGGACATGCGGGTAAAAAGAGCGTTCCCGATGAACTGAAGTCACAATGGACGACCTACGTTAAGAACCACGCAGAAGACATCTGCGGAAAGCATTGCCCCCGTCACATCCGAGCAGACCAGACTACCTCAACGCAGGTCCAAACTATTCTTACGCCCCGTGTTCGCACACACAAGGCCACTATTCTCTTTTGGATGTCATATTGGCCGTTTGACGCTTTCTGGACTTTCGCCAATGACATCATCGTCGGCGCATGGGACGCGATTTACAACGGCATCGGTTCGATGCTTCAGTCGCGGGCGAACAAGGCCTTCGAGGGCGTCATGGACGACCTCAAGACCGACGCGGACGGCTGAAGCGGCCCCTCCGCTCGACTTTAGAGGCCATCGCTTATCGGTGGCCTCTTTTGCTGCGCCAAAGTTTTTGGCCGAAATGCAAGAAATTTGGTGGCGTGGGGTGAATTCTTGAAGGTAGTGGGGTATACTTGCCGAATAAAGAGGGACCAACCCTCAGAAGGATTGAGCAAACCATGACCATGTTCCTTGAACATCTCGAACGCATGGAACGTCAGGTTCACTGACAAGGCTCTCCTTCTACCCACATACAACTGAAGAGAGCGCCATGCTCAGTGGACCCGACCTGTAGGCCCCTTCGTCTAGTTGGCCGAGGACACTAGATTCTCAATCTAGTAACATGGGTTCGAATCCCATAGGGGTCATTTATTATGACAAAAACCTGCGCAAAATGCGGTAAAACCGGAGAGTTCTTCAAATGCAAGAAGAGCAAAGATGGCTTTCAATCATGGTGTAAAGCCTGTAAATCAAAACAAGTATCGAAATACTACAAAACCAATAAAGGCAAAGCCTACAAAAAAGAGCTATACGACAGAGATCCTGGAAAAGCAAAACGCAAGGCACTTAGGAACTACAGGAAACACAGCTTGGCATACAATATGTCAAGACAAATCAGGAGGTCATTAGGAACAGACAAGAATGGGGCCAAGTGGGAAGAAGTTGTTGGATATTCACTCGATGAACTCAAATCGCATCTTGAAAAACAATTTCAACCAGGAATGACTTGGGATAATTATGGGAAATGGCATATCGATCATATCAAGCCTATCTCGTCTTTCAACATAAATGGAATCAACTCTGATGATTTCAAAAAGTGCTGGTCCCTGAATAATTTACAGCCCCTTTGGGCAAAAGATAACCTTCAAAAAGGAAACAAATAAGCTCCTATCGTCTAGCAGGTCCAGGACGCCAGACTCTCAATCTGGTAACGGGGGTTCGAGTCCCCCTGGGAGCATTGATGTTGGCCCTATCGTCTAACGGTTTAGGATATCGAGATTTTCAATCTTGGGATACGGGTTCGAATCCCGTTGGGGTCATTAAACAGGTGAAAAGCCTGTCTGATAGAATCGGTGCAGAATACAAAGTGGTCGAGTAGCGTACCTTTCAAGTACGGCCTATCGGGTTCGAGTCCCGACTGCATCATTCATGTTGAGAGAACGAGGAAAAGGACTAAGGAAAGAGCGTTTCTACTCGATTTGCAGTAGACACGCTATCCCAGACAAAGACTGTAAGCTCTGCAATACAGGCACATGGCAAAATGTTGCCAAAGGCACAGCGGGTAACGCAGTCTACAAAGTTTGGCCTGGTCTTTGGAGATGTCTCGTTAACAAACATTGTTCGTTGCGAAAGCGATTGTCAATGATTTTTAGAGGCCCCATCGTCTAGTCTGGTCCAGGACACCAGGTTTTCATCCTGGTAACGCGGGTTCGAATCCCGCTGGGGTCATTGAGAAATATCATGGACCGCAATAAAGCCATCACACTCGGCCAAATTGATTACCGACTTCAATCGGCATGCGGCCTCTGCGCTCATGGCAACTTCAACGGTCAAACATGGGGAACGTGTAATAAGCACTCCTACAAGCATGAAAAGCATACAGGCGATGTTCGTCAACTGAGTATCCATTTTACAGGCGTATGTCCTGACTTCGAGCGATGCGAAGTTGCTTCGTCCTCAATAGAGCATTATGCTCCATTCTTCAAGGATACTTCGCAAGAATGACCAGAGAACAAGCCAAACGACTTTCCGAAGCGCTGAAGCAGCATCAGACCAATGACGAGTTTCGTCTTGCGCTGATTGAAAAGGCATGTGGACAATTCAGCGATGAGGCAAAAACGACCTGGCGAGAGAAGGGTGTATGCGATTTTTGGCCCGATTGTTCTTGCAGAAATGAGTGTGGTAGAGGATGAAATCAATCATCAAAGGACTCCAAAGCATCGCGGAAGGTTTTCTTTCCTTCAAACTGTTCCCACCCCCAATGAAACCTGTTAAATACAACACGTTTCGAGATCACAACAACATCAAAGAACGCACTGATCCTAACTCTCACGACTCTTTGTCTCGTGATGAGTCGCTATATCTCTGTAATACACGCTGCTGCCCTGATTGCGGCAGCAAGCTTTTGCCTGGTCCTTGTGGAGGATGCTCGCAGAACATGGCCTGCTCTAACACCGAATGCGCTAGCGAGTTCAATGGTGCTATTGAGTTCGGATGGATTGAACGCAATGGCAAAATCAGTGCAGAACGATACAGGTACGTCTATGGAATTAAAGATTGAAGCAAAATGAAATACGATCAAGCTGAATTTGAAAAACTTGCTTTATACTGGGATTCTCTTGGACTAGATTGTGGCGATGAAATCGAAGAACCTATTGAGTTTCTTTCATATGTCTCCACATATCTTGAAGATATAATACGTCATTATGAGTCCGATTCAGAAATTCTCAATAAAGCAAACGAGCTTTACCATAAAGATGAAACAGATATGAGTTTCGAAGAGATCAAGATATATTTGAATGAATTCGAATCTCTCGCTAAAAAAACTCATGTCTTATCTATGGGTAAACTTGCTCGCTCTGAAGAAGCAGATTAAAAGAGCAAAAGTTGATACAGGTATTACTAATATGCTTACAGGACTGTGGGCAAACAATATCACAATAAATCATCTATGAAACTCTACCCCTCCATTCCAGGTTCTTCTCAAGCACCCCGTAAGCCTTGCATTGCGTTCAAGAAATACGATGGGTCGAATATCCGTTTCGAATGGTCGCCCAAACAGGGCTGGCACAAGTTCGGGACACGCAAAAGGTTGTTCGATGAGAGCGATGAGGTCTTTGGACCTGCCATTGCTCTTTTTCGTTCAACTCTTGCAGATGATGTTCTGAACATCATCAAATCAAACAAGCACTGGCGAAGAACGCGGCGGGTAACAGCCTACGCAGAGTTTGTCGGCCCTAAGAGTTTCGCTGGTCTTCATGATCTTGAACCTGACAATCCAATGGAACTTGTTCTGTTTGATGTCAATATTCATCAGCAGGGACTTGTTTCGCCTCGTGATTTTGTCAATCGCTTCGTTGGCGAATGCAATGCCGCTGAGGTTGTCTACGAGGGCAATCTCAACGAAGACTTCATCGCAGCCGTGAAACGAGGCGACTACAATACAGGCGATGGCATTGAAGAAGGCGTTGTCTGTAAGGGCGGGTCGGGTCATTCTCTTTGGATGGCGAAAATCAAGACAGACGCCTACATCGCGAAGCTCAAGGAAGTCTTCGGCGTGGGCTGGGAGAAGTATGGCGAATGACTGACCTTGAACGCGCAACCGAATCAGCAAACAGGGTTGTTGAAATTCATGAACGACTTTCCCAATGGCTGCGAATCGGCGTTAAGCTTCCGCAGATAGATGCTTTCGTTCGGCATCAACTCGCAGACCTTGATAGCAAGTCATGCTTCCGAGGCTATAGAACATCAGGTATAAAACCTCTTTTTCCATCATACTCTTGCTTGAGTATCAATGATTGCATCGTGCATGGCACGGCAGCCTCCTACACTGAACCAGTTAAAGCAGGCGATGTTCTGAGCATCGACATTGGTGTGTCGTATCGAGGCTTCATTGGTGACGCTGCATGGACATACGTCTTTGGCGAGCCCTCTGAAACAGTCTCAAAGCTTACCTCTTGCGCTAAAGATGCCATTCTAAGCGGTATCTACATGATGACGCCAACTTCTCCGTTTAGAAACTGGTCTAAAACTATTCAGCGAACTGTCGAAGATGCAGGCTTTCATTGCGCCGAAGGCTTGGGCGGTCATGGGTACGGCAGAAAGCTGCATATGGAACCATTCTTGCCCAACACAGTTACAGGTACTTCAACCGACGATATGAAGTTCAAAGAAGGCATGTTCCTTGCAGTTGAACCAATGGTGTGCGCTGGAACCGGAAAGCTTCGTCATGAAAAGAACACCTGGCCTATTTATACGGCTGATGGTTCCATCGCTGTCCACTATGAACATGACGTTTATATCAGCGATGATGGACCAGTTGTTCTTACTGAGGGACTCAACAACATCAATGACTTGATTCTCGTATAATCAGGTGAAAGTCAGATCGAGGTAGAATACAGCTATGAGCAATCCACTGATGGCGGCTGGCGAATGGTCAATCGACAAGAATGATTGGGTCCACAAAGACGTAACAGGTAAGGAAACACAACGCAAGCCACGAACAAAGCTTCCTGACGGTTGCTTTATGGAATCATTTGCCTACTACAAAGCGACGGCGCTTCATGATTATCCCCAAGACGGCATTTCAAAGGGGGATACGGTTGAAGTCACAGAAGTGCCTGGTGGTCTGGTCAACATCGTCCATGGTGGCGAATATGTCCACGAGGACGCAAGCGAAGGCACGGATTTCGACTTTGTGACGCCTGTCGAAAAGACAAAAGAAGGTGTTGACTTCTCTGCGATGCAGGTCCGTCAAGGCGTTGACCTCATTCAAGAGATGATTGATGCTGAAGAAAGTCCTGAAATGGACTTTGATGAACTCAAAGCCGTAGTATTCATGAAAGACGGCGAAACGTATGACGAAGGCGGATTCGTTGTTCTTTATGACAAATCGCTTTATGCGAAGCGATTTGACATGGAAGACCTCGCACAGATGGTAGCGAAGGGAGAGATGCCGGGCATCATCATCAAAGATGAAGTGGTTATTGACCTGGTTCGTATTGCTCTCGACTCCTACATGCACGCACGATTCCGTTCTGATGACCCCAAGAGCCTTGATCTTGCTCGTCGCATTCACGAACTGCTTGAGCCGTTGAAACTCTTCTAAGGAGGCGACATGCCTTGGCGAGTTTGGAAACCTGAACTGAACTGCGAGAAAACTCTCGCCGAAGTTCTGGCGACCATGCCTCGCGACCCACCTGATAAAATTCCGTGGCAGGTCCGTTTATTTGAGAATCCTGAGAGTAAATTCGCTTTGCCTGGCGCAGTTGACCTCTTTACGCATGATTGTATTCATGCGATTCTATGTACCTCTTTCTATAGCGAATGCGAAGCGTGGACCATTGGCTTCACGATGGGCACAGCACATGACCTGCGGCCATGGCATGCTGCGCTGCTCAAAGTCTGGTCACGGACATATCCTGGCACTTACAAAATGTCTTGCGTAGACCGCGAACATTTTGATGAAGGATTGTCTTACGGTCTGCGCTCAGACTGCCCAGACTTGACCAAGGTGCCTTTCAGGTCTCCTCGTTATCAAAACATGAAAATGGGGCAACTTCGCGAAGAGTTTGGCCTGCATTGGATTGATACACAAGAAGAATATCAAAGGTGGGCTATGAAGCGGTGGAACGATAAGCCCCTTATGGGCAAATGCCCTTCTATTATTGGCAGGCTTGGCCCCTTTGACACCGTTATGCACGGTAGTTCGCAATGACACATATACTTGCTGCTCAAGTCGAGCAACGCTGTATCGCTGAGAATCACGAGGTTGTCGCACGAGCGATGACTGGTCCCAATCTTGAAAACGGCAAAGAGCTTGAGCAACTTTGGGAGAAACTGAAAGAAGAACTGTTGCATACGGATTGCGGTGAAGCTGCAACATTCCGTATTTTTGCGCATGAAATCTTACGAGTTGACATTGGCAGAGATGGTCTAAGATTACAGAACTCTTATTGGCGAAATTTGTTCCTTAGCAAATGCTTCGATTATGGACTCACCAAAGCAATCAAAATGATTACCAGGAACAAATCGCGGCAAGCAAACAAACCAAAATCTCTCATCACAATGCATCAAGACACAGCAGAGTTTGCATATGCCGAAGTTCAATATCTTGATGCTGGCGATGATGAATCAGCAACATTTTGAGATTTTACAAAATGAAAATGTTCATGAAAGTGGATGAAGCAGCCAAAAGGCTCAATATTCATCCGAAGCAAGTTCGGTACCTGTGCAAGACCTCACAACTCCAAGAGTTCTATGACGGAGACACGCTCCTCATTAAGGTCGCGCAGATTGAGTTACTAGCCGAGGGCAATCTGCCCAAGCTACCTGACCCCGAGTCACTGCCTGACGACGAAGGCAATCCGTACAAGAAAACGCTCGGCGAGCGAATCAAAGCTCTTTTCTCTTTCAAGTGAAGAAATCCATCGGCTATTATTCACACGATGTCTTCGGAGTTTCCCAACCTTGTCTCAACACTCGTCGCCGTCGAAGTCGGCGCAGCGTTCGATAACGGACACGTTATCGGAGAAGCTTTTCGCAAATCAAGCGTGACCTGCCCAAACTGCAACTATCCTCAGAACTCAGAAGAATACGAAAGGCTTCTGGGCGACAGGATTTCTCTGCATGTTGAGTTTCATCGGCTGCTCAAGCGAGTCGAGCGAAGATGGTACGGCAGAGACATCTTTCCTCCTGAACCTCGACCCGAACTCTTGCGAAAATATGAAGAGGTTTATTCTCGATTGTGCTTGATTCGAATGAGAATGCGCGACATCCGTCCGTGCGCCACTTGCCGCAAGCGCTTTAATCCGACTCGTAGGGTGAAGCATTGTCTTTTCAACCTGCCCAAGAAACAGGAGTTTATTTATGGCCGATGAGACCAAGGTTCCGATTGCCGTCGAAATCCGCGAGAAATCGAAGGAGGCTCTCGCAGGCAGCGGCGACGAGATCAAGCAGCGCATTATTGACCAGTTGGTCGAGGATGAGAAGTCCCGCCGTACCGGCGTTCTTTCCGATGCGTTCACTGCTCGTGAGGCGCTGGCTCGTGAACTGAGCAAACTCGCCAACAAGCCTGACCAGGTTCTTCATCCGATGGGCGGTGGCGAGACTGTCAAGTTCCAGAGCGACGAAACAGTCAAAACCATCAAGAGCAAGCAGGAGAAGCTCGACAATCTCGACCAGGCAATCGAAAACGCCATGACAACAGGCACCGGCGAGAGTTACGACAAGCTCGCCAAAGCCACGAACAAGGCCAAGGAATAATCGCTCGCGGGGGCCAAACGGCCTCCGCTTGCTTTCAGGAGGCAAGCATGATCAAGCCAACCGAACTAATCGAGTTTATGACAATCGATGAGATTGCCGAGAATACTGCGAAACTGTTCGGCAAGCTCGATGATGATAGCGTCGAGACTAGTGTTGACGAGGTTCGTAAGCGCATGGAATCATACCGTGCGCTTGGTTTGACAAATCAGCTTGGTCAACAATCCTATGACCTGCGTATCGAAAAGGCACAAGGTCTCGGGTTTGTAGAGGTCACGACTCAGCAGATGTTTCGCCTCATCATGCACGACCACGCCAAGGGCGTTAGGAAAGCATGGAAGCAACACACCTACGAATACTTCTACAACGACCTTCGTAGCGAAAAACGAGAGAATGCATGGAACAGGAAACCACTTATTGCATGGTCTGGTTTCCGTTTTCTGCCTCGAAATGCCGCGATGCTTGGGTGCCTGAACTACCTCGAAGAAGCCATCCCATACGAGGCCGCTAAGCGCATCGAGATTGCTAAGAGACTCGAAATCTTCAACAGCTTTTCGGTCATGGCTCCCGTGTCGGCATTTCTGCATTCGGTCGAACACCGCTCGATGGTGCCTATTATTGTTGGCGAAGTCGCCCGTATGCTTGACAAGGGCGATAACAACTTTGAGGGCATCAAACAGAGGTACTTCTTTATCGCGCAATGGCAATCTTGATTCCAACAGGAGCATCTCACTATGAGCAAAGAAGTTGTCGCCCTAGTGGAGGCGCTCAAAGCCATGCAAGACCACACAACCTATAAGGCAGGTGTGGAATGGGGTAAACCACGCGGAGGGCACCCTGAGGGCAAAATCGGGTTGCATATCGAAGAACTCGAACGCAACCTTGAACGTCTCAAGAAAAGAGTGAACATCTCGGAAAAAGAAGAAGCCAAACTGAGGCTTCTGATTCATGCGCACGATACGCTCAAAGTGCATGCCAGACCAGGTGTTCCCATCATGCATCCATACAGTCATGCATCTCTTGCAAAAGACTTTCTGTCGCACTTTATCGATGACCACGACCTGCTTGAGATGGTGCAACGACATGATGAGCCATACTCGCTGTATCGCAAGCACAGGAAGGGTCACGACATCAATGAGCGCATGACAGAAATGCTTGATGCAATCGAAGACCTGCGAACTTTCATTCTTTTCAACATCATTGATTCATGCGTTGAAGGAAAAAAGCGAGACCCCTTGTCATGGTTTCTGCATCAAGTGGACGCAGAAAAACGGCAGGGAATTGATCATTCGTGCATTCTGCCCAATTTGCAGGTGAAACAAGCCACATAGATAATGGGGCTGAGGCCATAAGACATGACACAGCTTGCCCGAATCGGATTGACTCTAGTCCTCTTCTCAACCGTAATGCTGCTTGTTAGCTGCGACCCTATCGAATCAGGTAAGTCGTACTCATACTCTGTGAACAATGGCTTTCTGACGATTGATGTATGGCTCGGCGACGACCCGTATTCTACAACCGCTATTCCCGTGTGGAATATCACGAAACTCGAAGAAATGCAGTCCGCTGCTGGTAATACATACGTTCGTGTTCACAGCAGCGATACAACCTCAACAGACTGTTACGATACAAACCTGACGCTGATGTTCGGGCATATCTCGCAGGCGTTGCAGTCTATCGATTCAATCCCATCCGAAACACCACTAAATCGGCTGTCAACACTCAAGAGTGATGCAGACGATTGACAGGAGAACCAGTTATGCTCATGAATGGCCTTCATCTTTCGCTGCCCAACTTTACGGACAGCTACAAGATTTCCCATCATCGCATCTACGTCGATGGCGTTGAGCGACTGGTCTCATACTTCGAGGCCCGAGCAGGTGCCGAGTTCGCGGATGAAACCGTGTTCTTTGGATTGCAATACTTCTTGAAGCGATTCTTCCGAGGCGGCGTGGTTAGCTACCAAGACCTGCCTCGCATCCGAGCTTTCTGCAAGCATCACTTCATGGGCAACGAAAGCATTTTCAATGCTGAGGGCTGGCGTCATATCATCAAGAAGCACGGTGGGAAACTGCCGGTTACGATTCGCGCCGTACCCGAAGGAACCGTTGTTCCCTCGTCCAACGTGCTGATGATGATCGAAAACACCGACTCCGAATGCGCATGGCTCACGAACTTTCTCGAAACAGTCCTCGTCCAAGTCTGGTATCCGATGACTGTCGCCTCTCTGTCTCGCTCTTGCAAGCAGACCATTTTCGAGTTCATGCAAAAGACCGCGACGGATGAGATGATTCCTATTCTCATGCCGAGTCGTCTGCATGACTTCGGGTACCGAGGCGTGTCGAGCGTCGAAAGCGCGGCTATTGGCGGCGCAGCGCATCTTGTCAACTTCGCAGGCACCGACACCATGGCTGCCATCGAACTGACAACACAGTTCTACCAGGGTGATACGTTTGAACATCTGCTCGAATACGACCGCAATGGCATCGGACCCCATTCCGACTGGGACGCTGATGACTCGTTTGCTGCCTGGGATAAGTTCTACAGCGAAACGATGAGTGGTTTCAGTATCCCCGCCACCGAGCATTCCATCATGACCATCAAGGGACCGGAGGGCGAACGAGAAGTCTGCAAGCGTTTGCTCGACCAGTTCCCGACCGGCTTCGTTGCCTGTGTTTCTGACTCTTACGACCTGTTCGGACTCTGCGAAAACGTGTGGGGTGGCGAGCTTCGTGAGCAAATCATGGAACGCGAGGGTGTTCTTGTGGTTCGACCTGACTCTGGCGAGCCTACCGAAATCGTTCCAAAGGTTCTTGAAGTCCTTGGCGAAAAGTTCGGGTACACTGAGAACGCCAAGGGTTTCAAGGTTCTGCACGATTCCATTCGTGTCATCCAAGGCGACGGTATCAACTGGCGAAGCCTCCGCGATATCTTGCAAGCCGTCATGGACGCAGGTTGGTCGGCTGAGAACCTTGCCTTCGGCAGTGGCGGCGCACTGTTGCAGAAGATGAATCGTGACACCTACGCCTGTGCGTTCAAGGCCTGCTACAGCGAAATCAATGGACAGGGCTATGAGGTCTACAAAGACCCGAAGACTGGTTCGAGCAAGAAGAGCAAGCGTGGCCTCCTCGCTCTTGTCAACGACAACGGCACGCTTCGAACCATCAACACGCTCGAAGAGAATCCCAATGACTTTGGTGGAGACCTGTTGGTCGAAGTCTTCCGCGATGGCGAAGTTGTCCAAGAATGGACATTTCAGCAGGTTCGGGAACGCGCTGAACTTCCTGAGCTTTTGAAAATGCAGACCGCAGGCGCAGCATGATTCGCAATCGCGCCCTCTATCTTGGCAAGTGGTTTGGGACGACCGTTCATATCAACTGGACGTTCTTGCTGCTGTTCGCGGTTATCTGCTTGGTAACGATTTTCTCTGGCAAGGGTTTCGCTTATCTGATTGCGACCTATATTGTCTTGCTAGTCCTGCTTGTATCTGTGCTGCTGCATGAGTTTGGTCACATTCTCATGGCAAAATACTACAACTTTTCAACACCTGACATAACCATCTATATCTTCGGTGGGCTGGCAAATATCGGCGAAAACAAGCGCAAAAGCCTGTGGACAGCCAAGGAAGAGTTCTTCATCACGATGGGCGGCCTGATGGTTAGCGCCTTCTTGTTTGTTGCCGCATGGCATCTCTATACCTATGTACCCCTCAATCCCCTGCCTTCTACTATTCTTCTCGCGATGTGGAAGATTAATCTTATCCTGCTCGTGTTCAACTTGGTGCCTGCTTTTCCAATGGACGGAGGAAGGCTTCTTCGCTCAACATGCAAGTTCTTTACCAGTCATCTCAGAGCAACATACATCGCAAGATATGTCAGCGTAGTAGCTTGCGCTGGCTTTGCTGTATGGGGCATCGTTGAGTTTGACCCCATGATCATTCTGATTGCCTTCTTGGTCTTTATGTGGGGAGGCGCTGAGCTTCAGCATGCGAAACAGATATCGCGGTCCCACATTGAACCCATGGTCGTATAGGAACCAACATGAATCATCATTCTGCTATCCGTCGATTCAAAGAACAATGGGCCGAGACATCGGAAGGTCAGCGCATCTCTGCGATGATTACGGGTGGTGGTTTCGCATTCGGTGACATCGGCAAACTGCCTGGCGCGAGTAGCGTTCTCAATGACATCTTCATCCCCTACAACCAAGCCAAATCGATTCAGTTTACGCAACAGGCGCTTCCAAAAGGAATGGAAAATCCATTGACCACGGGTCATGTCGCTTTTGTTGGCCCTGTGGCAACCGAGCTATACCTCAACGCACTGATCAATGCGAACGCGCTGGCGAGTCCTGACGCGAGGCTCCTGGTCATCAATGCAAGCATTACGACGACCCGCTATCGTCGCGGAGTCAACGAAGCTTGGATTTGGATGTTCAATCCCAAGACCAATCAAGAGCGCCGTGTCCAACTTAGTCTCAGCAAGGCCGACGAACAAGGTTACGCTGAGCTTGCTGCTCAAGGTCGTGTGGAGGCCGTCAGAGAGATGGAAGATGCCAAGATTACGATGGCCGCTCTCGCCGTCCTGATGGACGACATCAAGTTTGCATGGCTCGGAGAAGGCGAGACCATCACGGACTACACACTGAACGACGATGGCACATACGATGTCGCTGACAACCCATGGATTGAAGGCCCAACATGGGTCGAGCGACGAACAATGGAGGCGTCAGTATGAGCCTTTCCCTCGAAGAAGCGTATTCTCGTGTCATCGCAGATTCTCTGTTCGCCTTCGTGTGGCGAGATGGAGAGATTCTGCCTGTCTATAAAGACCAGTCTCCATTCAAGACTGGTTTCATTCATCTCGTACCTGGCAGTTTCAATCCGATGCATGCTGCGCATCGTGCCTTGTATAACAAAATTGATGCCCGAGAAAAGCACTTTGAAATCGCTATCGAGCGCATCGACAAAGAGTTCCTGAGTCTTGAGTCATTGCGGCCTCGGCTTGAGCAAACAAACGGTATGGGGAGTATCCTCGTAAACCGATGGCCTTACTTCATGCAAAAATCAGGCGTTCTTTGTCACTGGTCAATTACGTTTCACATTGGCATTGACAACGCTGTCAAGCTGTTGCAGCATCATGGTGTTGCAGGCATCCAAGGCATCAATGGTAAGTTCATCGTGTATGACCGAGAAATGAACGGAGAACGCCTTGGACTCCACAATCATCGCGAGTTCAATGGTCGCTTGCCGATGAACTGCTTGCGAGGCGAAACACCTGACGAAGCTTTGCTGGGTCTCAGTTCAACCCAAATTCGTGAACAGCATGGAATCACGGATATGAAAGACCTGCCGCGAGACGTAAATACCTAAACCTGTCTCTTCTCTCCCACAGATGGGCGGCTTCTGTTTGGAGCCGCCTATCTTTTTGCTCTTTTTGGGCAGATTTTTGAAGGAGATGGATTGACAGCCTTCGTATGAGGGTTATACTTGCCCTTCATGCCCCTCTGAGGGCTCGGAGAATAGAATGCAGACACGCAACCCCAACATCCCGATGCCAAATGGCACAGTCCCTACAAGGGGCTCAGGGATCGTGTCGCGCTCTGTTCCGAAGGATGGACCCGCGACTCTCTGAGTCCGTCCGCACCCGCAACAATCAAAATCTGGTCCTTCGGAGAATCTCACGCTTTGCGTGTGAAAGTCTACGAAGGTATTGTGTTTATGCCGACAATGAACACAGCGGCCTACCCAGCCACGAAATAATCCAGATACTTGCAGGTGAAACCTGTAGTTGCTAGAATACAGAGAGTAGCTCAGCTTGGTAGAGCGTCTGGTTCGGGGCCAGAAGGTCGCACGTTCAACTCGTGTCTCTCTGATTGGAAAGATGATCGATACAACGCCGAAGAAAACAATGTATGAAGTGATGGAGCGTATTCGTATGCTACGTTTCATCAGTTGCAAGAGACCAGAAGACATTCGACCAGGCGAAACTTATCTCGCCTTGCCGAAGGATGTAAAAGAACAACTCAGGAATCTGAAGTCTGAAGATATTCAGGCACCGATAAACTGCTATAAAGAAAGGCAGTATTAAAAATCAGGGTGTAGCTCAGCTTGGTTAGAGCGTCTGGTTTGGGACCAGAAGGCCGGAGGTTCGAATCCTCTCACCTTGACTTAGGAACAACGAAAGGCGTTCCAAGCCAACAGTAGAACAGACCCAGAAGACTCTGGCCCTTACTGGATCATCTGTTACGAAATGTTGGCGCAAGTGGAGGTCCGGCTACGCCAGTATAGGCTGGACCGAAGGTTGCATCCTGTTGAGTCTGAAAAAGCTCAACATGGATTTGAAAACTGAATATTGAACAGGTCGAAGCTAAAGGATTATCATACACGGACGGTCCTAAGTTACGGCGAAGATTCCTTGGTAAACTATAAGGGACATAGTACCTTATAGTCAGCAGAGCCAGGGGTTAATCTAAGCCGCTTCCCAGCTTGCTGGGGACCACCTAAATATCTGCTGGATTCTTCCTTGGCATCCCTTACCTGTTCAAATCGGAGTATGGCGCAGCTTGGTTAGCGCGTTTGTCTGGGGGACAAAAGGTCGTCAGTTCGAATCTGACTACTCCGACTTATTTGTTGCATCTTTGACAAGTAAAGAGCATCGTTTTGCAGAGTGTGGCGCAGTTTGGTCAGCGCGCCTCCCTTGGACGGAGGAGGTCGGGGGTTCGAATCCCTCCACTCTGATTTATCGGATAGAGTCGAAGGTCATCGGTTAACATCTTGAAACTGTGAAACCCCGATGCCCACCCACTTACTCGTCCGATACAATACATAGCAAGTCGAAGATTCAAGGTTAACAACACTTATCATGTTTAGAACCCCTTGTTTCGCAACTTACTTGCTAAAATGGATGCTGTAGCTTAATTGGTAAAGCGCTTATACAGTCGTCGTTCGCTAACTTGCTCATATGAGCCGATTGATCAGACGGTTATCGCATGTGGAGCGAGTGATGTGGGTTCGAGTCCCACCGGCATCCCTTACCAATAGTTCCCTCTGTCTTGGCTTACCCCATGAGCCCGACAGTCAAGGCAGAGGGTACAATCGATCGCGGAGTAGACTGGACAGGACCAGCGTTGGTTTCATAAGCCATCCGATGAGAGTTCGAATCTCTCCTCCGCTATTTCAAAACCTAGTTTGCGGGATGGAGCAGTCTGGTAGCTCGCTTGGCTCATAACCAAGAGGTCGGCAGTTCGAATCTGCCTCCCGCTATTCGAGTTTTTACTTGCTTCTCAGGACAAAAAGCAAGAGGCCTACGACTCTAAACAGAGTTGTGGGTCTTTTTTATCTGCAATCTTTCCAGATAAAGTGGCAATGACCCCTCCAATCACTGTATACAGTGAAGGCAGGTAGAATGGCTCCATGAAGATGTAAGTAGCTCATGCAAAAGGAGTTACTTTATGGAGCAATACGAATTTATCATCCTTTCCACCCCTCAAGGCGACATCAAGCTGGTGTTTGTGCCTAATGATGTGGTAGAACCACCTACAGAACCACCTACAGAACCACCTACAGAACCACCTACAGAACCACCTACAGAACCACCTACAGAACCACCTACAGAACCACCTACAGAACCACCTACAGAACCACCTACAGA